ATTCTGTTTTTTGATGTATAATTGTAAATAGAAACGAGGTTGAAAGAAATCGTTACTTTCAATCAACCTCTAATCACATCCAATAAGGAGACTATTGAACATGACTATAGATATTATACAGCAAATCAAGAGCATTGTAGATGCCCATCACACTCAGTATGGGAAATTCTTGCGCAGACCAGAAAACAAGCATCTTCTCGATTTCATAATGTCATATGAGAACGAGAAACTAAAGAATAACAACATGTAGACCCATCTGTATTGGCTATTAAACGACATCCACGATTTTCCAATATGCGATGCTCCTGACTGCAACAATCCCATCACAAAAAATGTTGCCAATATATTCACTGGCTACGATAGAACTGCTTGTTCTTGCAAATGCGCGAAAAAGACAGACCACTACAAGAAAGCATACAGAAAATCATTGATTGAGACATATGGTTGCGACCACCCAATGCACTGCCAAGAAATTAAGGACAAGGTACGAGAAACAACAGAAGAACGCTGGGGTGGAATTGGTTTTGCGTCAGAGGAAATCCACCAAAAATACGAAGACAAATGCATGGAACTATATGGTGTAAAAAATGGTGGTGGTTCTGAGCAAGCTGTGAAGAAGATAATGCAGACAAAGATGGAGAGATACAACGACCCGTATTACTCCATGCCAAAAGGACAGACATTCTCCAAAGGCGAGAAGGAAGTATTGGAATATGTCAAGTCCATATACAACGGAACGATAATTGAGAACGACAGAACCCAAATGGAGCCGAATTCTGAGAATGGATGGAAGTCTTATCACGAACTTGACATCTGGCTACCTGACATCAAGGTTGCCATCGAATACAACGGCACATATTGGCATTCGTTGGAGGATAGAAAGATAATAGACCACTTCAAGAAACTGCAATGCGAATCCAAAGGCATTTCCCTGATTTCAATTTCTGAACAAGATTGGGCTGACGATCAAGAAAGATGCAAGGACTTGATTCGCTCCAAGATTGGTAAATAACAAATGACATAACCAATCTATGGGGAAATCAAGATGAAAAGACTGAACATAACGAAAGAGGCATTTGAGAAGTCCAAATACTTCAAGAACAAGTATGGGAAACTGGAATATGTTTCCGAATCGGGGAAGTTGTTCAAGACCAGCAAAGGCAAGATATTGATGTTCAAGGAATCTTCGGAAAGGATGTCATATGAAGATCTCTTGATGAAGTTTGAGGAAATTCAAGACAAAATTGGGGAAGATGCTGCGCTTGACACTGAAGTATATTTTACATATGATCCCCTTGATGAAGAACAGCAGGAGTATATTGATAAAAAAGGATATACACCATTTATCACCTGGTATTCATTGCAATCTGCCTATGGAAACAATATATGTTGGCCTTCAGGTGCATATGAGGGAAGCAAACACTCCAAACACATGTCTGCATCAACTGTGTGGGAACTTTGTCGTTTCTTCAAGAAGAACTTGAAAAAGTTCTCAGGCTATAAGGTAATAGGCGCACTTTCTGGCTATGACAAAATAAAGGACATCAAACACGAAAATGGAAGAGTTGTTGTTGTATTTGGGAAATCCAATGAAAATTATGATGTAAATGAATCTTCCAAGAAATTTGGCAAGAAGTTCTCCAAGGAAAGTACTGAATCCAATCCAAGGTTCAAGTGCATGGAAGAAGATGGAGAAGACCAGGACAACACAAGGTTCTCGATTGAGGTCGTGGACGAAGATGGACACTTTGACGACTTCATGATTGACCTTGCAGACGAAAGCGATTGGGGCAACATCAACACAGTGGATGGAACATGCTATTTCCCATCTGGCGAGGAATTCGATGGAATTGGCTGGGGCAACGATGAAGATGGGTATTTGAAGATTGTCTCTGTGAGGAGGAACATGTATCAGGACAATGAAGAGGAAATCTCAACAAGGGAGTTCGCAGAAATTGTTGACTCCTTCGTTGGACTTTACAGCGACATGTGATATGCGATGAAGATAACAACGACAGACAGGCTTCCAGACATCAACATTGCAGGATTGAACAGAATCTTGCAAATCAAGCCTGATGTCTCCGACGAAACCCACAAGGCAATCCACGAAGCCAGGAAGGACGAACACATCACCTACCTCAAGCCAGAGCAGGAGACGCCATTGAAGGACTATCCCAAGTACGAGGAAGCCCATGTGGACGATAAGTCCACTTTCCTTCACCCTGCCATAAAGAGCAAGCAGGAGTTGATTGACTGGGTTCTTTCCATGCTTGGCTATCCACTTGTGACTGTTGAACTTAGGGAAAACCACTTCAACACAGCAATCCAGAACGCATTGATGCTATACACGAAATATGCGACCTTTCCGAGAAAATATGTCTTGAAGTCCTCAAGGCAGTACATTCCTGGAGTTGGTCTTGACCTGACGAGAGAGAATGCGACCCAGGTGACCGATTTGCAGTACGGAGTGGATTTCTCTGGATGGGGGGTTGTCCTTCCTTGGATGATCAACAGAACTTCAACTGGGAACTTTGGAAGTGGCAATCTCGCTGGTTCGTTCGTCACCTACCACAATTTCGTCGAGTTCAAGAAGATGGCGCAGAGGGTTCTGGCTACCCAACCAGATTGGCAGTTCGACAGGGTGTCCAAGAAACTAATCATAATCCCAGAACCCAGATATTGTGGAAACACCCCACCACCCTATCATTCTGAACTATGGCCCTATCCTGAACTTGGGAGAATCCCCGACCCAAGATGGGGAGTTCCAATGGTTCTGGAGATTGAGGTGGAGCCGCCTTTGGACGAACTATATTGCAACGAACATGTGAAGAAACTGACATTGGCGTTCTGCAAAATCATATGTGGGTCCATCAGGGGGAAATTTGAAGGAATCAACCTGCCGGGAGGAGGTTCAGTCTCAAAGGAGATTGGAGCCGAGGGCAAGGAGGAACTTGACAAGGTGTTGGAGAATCTGAGGGCGGAGACTTCATTTGGTCAAGAGGTTTTCTTCGCATGAACATATGGAGAGATTAAACATCATGAAAACCACATTGAAAAAAGGAAGACATCAGCCAGACTTTGGTGGAGAGCGCATAGGGGAGATAGAGCCTACAGGCGACAAGGAACATGACTTCAACAAGGCGATGGTGGTGTTGAGGGACGACAACTACGAGGCGTTCATTGAAGATTTGAACACGTTGGCGAATGATCCAAAGGTGAAGAACCTTCGTGACGCAATCGTTGACAACTTCAACAGCAAGGATGGCGTCCAGGTGTTCTTCTCAAACGAGACGGAGATGCCAATCAGGAACATCCATCCAACACAGTTCGAGGTTGATATGGAGAAGTCCCTGTCATATCCACTGGCGAAGAAGCCAGCAGGGATAGTTGACATCCTCTCTGGAAAGCCAGTCAAACTTGCGGGTCTTCCCCTTGTGGTTGCCGAAATTGAGGGAACCAACTACATCATTGATGGACATCACAGATGGTCATAGGTCTATTGCCTGAATCCAGACGCGAAGATGGTTGTGAGAGTGTTGAAGTCGGACATGCTCAAGCATCCAGATGATGCGTTGAAACTGGTGCAGATGGAGATTTTCGTTGCAAAGGATGGAAAGGAACTGCCACAGAGCAAGGTTGAATCTGGCTACAACCTCTACACCATCGACGAGGACTCTTTCAAGAAGTGGTGTCAGAACACGATGTCGGACGATGCCAAGAGGATTTTCGACAAGCTGCTTTCTGGAAAGGATCCAATAGAGTACATGTGGCAGAATGTGGAGACAATGAGGAAAGAAGCAGAACCAACCCCAAACGCACATGGAAGGGAGGACATGCCATAGACAGACCAAGTTGATGGCGAGTTCATAAGCCCAAGGGCAGAGGAAGTGTCAGAGAACACAAAGATTTCTGAATCCAGTAAGAGGAAAACAACAATGAAAAAACTGAACATAACGAAGGAAAGGTTTGAGAAGTCAAACTACTTCAAAAGGAAATACGGAAAATTGGAGTATGTCTCCGAGTCTGGAAAACTGTTCAAGACAAACAAGGGAAAAATCTTAAAGTTCAAGGAATCAAGAAAATTGGCAAAAGAGAGTTCTGGAGAAGTTGCCAACCCGGACAATGTTCAGGTTGACGACATTCTTTACTGCACGTCCTACTACGATTTCATGATTTCCACTTTCTACAAGGTCATTGAGAAGCGTGGAAAGTCAACACTTGTCCTTCAGCGCCTTAAGAAGAACTACACCGGTTCACAGTCAGATGGTGCTGCAGAACCCTCGGACAGGATTGATCCAGACTGCAAGCCCATTACCGTGAGATATGGCAAGCGTGGCTTCAAGATAGGCAGCAACAGGCTCTATGTCTGGGATGGAACGCCACTTGAAGAATACAACTATTCTGAATCCAGGAAATTCGGCAAGGAAATCGAAGGTGCAGACCCAGCGTTGATATGTCCCTATTGTGGTGGCAACAACTGCGAGGTTTCCATTGGCTCGGACGACTTGAATTTCACCAACCTTGACAGACTGCAAGGCGAGACGTTCAACGTGGAATGCTGGTGCAACGATTGCAACAAGCCCTACAATGTCACTGTTGAGTTGAATGTGAAGGATGTCTATCCAAACGAAGATTTGGAGAACCTTGATATTGAACTCCCTGGTTCAGAACTTGAGGACGATGACCTGTAATAGGGACGTTGAAACACATCAATGAGCAAGGTGGTTGGGCGAATAACCCAGCCATCTTTCGTTATATTGCAAAATATCCATATATTCTGCATATTTGACCAATTATAATTTTCAGAAATTCTATTTAACCCTATTGACTTTCTGACAGGAATATGAGATAATATAGGTGTTCTTGAGGGACAAAGGTTCTTGTGTGAGAGCCAAATCCTGAAAGATGGGAGATTGGGATGCCCTTGAGTTCCCTGATAGGAGCAGATAGTTATGGCGAAGTCCACGAAAACCACGAAGACCAATGGCGCGACCTGGGAAATGGTCGGCAAGAGCGCGAACACGAAGAAGATCAACGATGCGCTCAAGAAGTGTGGTCTGAACTTTGAGGTTGAGAAGCGTCCTCTTTACTTTGGGCCAGACATGAAGAAGATTTCCGACAAGCTGGCAACAGTGCGCACCGACAAGGAGGGGTACATGGGCATCGTTGGCAAGGGGTACGAGATTTGCCAGAACGAGACCGCCTTTGGCTTCGCCGACTACATTGACCCGAACCTGACCTTCACCCGTGGTGGTCTGACCTATTCTGGTCTCTGCTGGGTTGTGGGTCAGCTTCCTTCCATCAAGATTCTTGGAGAGGACTACACGCCCTGCATTGTCCTCCAGAATTCCTTCAATGGCAAGTACAAGGTCCGCGCCAACATCGTGGCTGTGTCCTCCGCGAACTACGCCCAGTTCAACATTGGCTTCAATGGGATCACGAACACGATCTCCATTCTCCACAAGTCCTCGCTCCCCGCGCGCATGAAGCAGGGTCAGGCCGCTCTGGTGACTGTACGCGAGTACATGGATGGTCTGCGCAAGGCGGCAGAGAAGTACGCCTCCATCAAGATGGACAAGGAGCAGATTGCGCTGTTTGTGGAAATCCTGTTCCCCATCAAGGAGAACATGAGCGAGACGACCAAGGCTGGCATCCTGAAGAAGCGTCAGGAGTTCATCGCCTGCTTCAACGACGCCGGAAACAAGGCGCACCATGGTGACGCCTGGGGTCTGATTCGCGCCTACGCCGACTACACCACGCACACCGTGTCTGGCACGAAAACCAAGACCTTCGAGCGCCGCTTCATGGATACCACGATTGGCAAGTCCACCTTTGGTGGGTTTCTGAAGAAACTTGAGGCCGTGACCGGCCAGAAGGTTGCGTAAAAACCATTTTGGGTGGTCTGGACGAGTTGGTTCCTAGCAGCTTGTCCAGATCGCCCATAAACTGAACAGAGAGAAAACTGAAATGGAAAAAGAACCTGACAAGAAGACGCATGTGCGATACGCCGTGCATTACAACGATAGGAACTACGAGTACGAGTTCCACAGCGCGAAAAAGCACTTTCTGAGGAACCACGCCGACATACTCAATGTGCTTGAGTATTGTGTTTCACAGGACTTGAAGAAAGACCTTTACAATCCAAGCGAGAAGTTGTATAATTTCAATGTGATTAGATTGGTGAACGACAAGCCTGACGAGAATTGGGGGAATGGCGATGGTGTGAAATACCACGATTCCCTCAAGAACATCATCATGCAGTTTGTTCTGGATTCAATCAAACGCAATTCTTGAAAGGTCATATGAAGGAAAAAGAGGATACTATAAGGCGCACTGGGACAATCACCAAGGTTCATGGTGGCGCATACGAAGTTGAGGACGACGAAACGCAGAGGAAGGTGCTGTGCAAGTTGAATGGCAAGATGAAGATGAACTCCATCAAGCTGACACTTGGGGACAAGGTTGAATTTGAAATGTCCTTGTATGACCTGACAAAGGGACGGATAGTGTACAGACGCAAGTAAGACGAGACATCGCATTGGACAGAAAACAAGAAGACGCCACATGAAAAAGTGGCGTCTTCTTCACATCATGTGAACTGGACATCGAACAATTGAGTGTGGACTGGGGTTGTTCCTTCACATATGTTCCTCACGAACTGCGTCACTGAATCCCTCAACTGTTCCTTGTACTTCTCCAATGTCCTTTCTTCTTCGGTCATGTCCTTTTCGTCCTTGCTTGACTTTGCGAGGTTGGAATTCTCAACCACAACCGAGAAAACGTTGGACTTGTGCTTGATTGAGGACTCGAACCTGTTGATGTTCTTGACCACCTCAACCATCTGATACTTCAACGCTGGCTCTGGGTTCACCCTCTCGGTTGCCACATTGCCATTTTCATCGCAAGACACTTTCATCATCAGGGGCTTGTAGACCAATGACAATTGATCAGAACAACTTCCCATGCCCAAATACTCCCTGCCCACGCCACACAACATGTCGTCGCTGCATTCAGAAAGATTCATGTCATATCTGGGATCCAGAACAGATTTTGCCACGAATGCATCGCCATACAAATCCCCAGTGGAATAGTTGTTGGGGCATGCAATTCCAGAGCCAATCATGTTCTTCAATGAAGATTCCACTATCGTCTGATAGGCGATGTCCCTATGATATCTGCACACCTTCCAGAAAGTCTTCAATCGTTCAATTCTCTCATCTTCAGATATGCCATCCTCGTTCACATAATCGCCAAATGTCAAATGACGGCGTGAAAGATATGAATCGTCAGTCCCCTTGCCCACAACTCTGATGTTCCTAATCACAACACCTGTGTTCCTCAACTGATCCTGGTATGTGGAATCCGAGTTCCTTCTTCCAAAATCAACATCAAAGTGGATTCTCACAATCAGATTGAAATCATTGTCCTTCAATGTGGTGTTGGATATGGGTTCAATGAATGGCTTGAACTCGTTGACTAGATTATCGGATTCATCATCAAATACAACCTTGTCGTCCAACATGATCGTGGCTTCCATTGGATAGTTGAAGTCTTTGGGCTTCTAGCATCCATAATCGAACTTCAACTCCATTTGATTGTAGTCGGGATTTCTTGGCACTTTGATGTGGATTATCCTGTCCTTTCCACTGATGAATGTGTCGTATAGATTGAACAGAAACCCAACTTGCTTGGCGTTTCCATTGTTTAGAACATACCTTCCAGACTTGTACCTGCCCAATGAGGAACTGCCCATCCTGATGGATCTCCAGGTGGTGGAGTTCAAGCCAATAGGAACCGGCTTGTCGTCCTCACCATATAGAACAAGATCTGTTGGGGAATATGTGGCAAGTTCAATCTCAAAGGATCCATTTCCAAGGCATTTGAGTTCAGAGACGTTCTAGCCATAGACTTCCTTGAAAGACACAACAGTCTTCCTTGAATGCGTTTCGCACCATTTCACGAAGTCCTTGACTGTGGAGTTCTCGTATCTGTCTTGGCTCTGCTGGAAAAGCGTCATCGTGTTTGGAAAGTGATATGGCGCGTCATGTCCATTCACCAATGTCAATCCATTGCCAAACACAGCGTTGGATGCAGATTCACCCACCTCCATCAAAGGCGACATGGCATATATGTTGTTGCCCACCTGCTCCACATCGCGCAGACAATCCTTGTAGCTTATCCTCCCCTGGAGGGTGATGTTTCTGGAACGCTCAAGATCATCGTCAATCTCCACATAAGGTCTTATCTTCAAATTGGACGCATACAAGGACTTGTTGGACATCTTCTTGAATGGGAACAGAACATTCAACTATGTCAGATAGACATTTTCATCATCATCATTCGTCCCTTGCTCCTTCAATCCGTTCAGACAATGCATGTACCTCTTTCCATTGGAAGGAAGATTGTCCAACTATGAATTTTTCATCCCAGACAAAGTATCATCCATCATGTACAATTCCGAATGCCCCTTGTCCTTGAACTTTGTCTGAAGGTCAAGGTTGAAGTCAATGATGCACTCATTGAGACGTTCCCTTGTCAATCTGAGACTTGGTGGCGTGAATGATGGATGGATTTCTCTGCATTTTTCAATCCATCCGAGAAGATCTTCCACATCTTCTGGAACTGACGGAAGAAGAACAGGAAACTCCTCGTCAACCTGGTTCAGAACCAATGCGTTGGCGGTCTGTCCACTGTAAAGTCTCTCTATGTTCAACACATACTTTTTCATACAGTGCTATTTACCATTTCATTCATTGTGTGGTAAATACATCTATCATGGACAACGAAAACAAGATAGACATGCTCAACTTCTGGATTGAGGAAATCGTCAAGTATTTCCAGGAGATTGGTTTTGAACATGAACCAATGCCATAGGTTGTTCTTGACCAGACCCCAAATCCAGAGGACGAACTTTTCATCAAGACGGGATACTATGACCCAACCGACAACAAGTTGGTTCTGTTCATAGACAACAGGCACATCAAGGACATTCTCAGGACATTCTGCCACGAAATGGTTCACAGGAACCAGAACATAGTGAATCCAAGGCAATTCGCAATGTCAGAGGGGGACATGCCACTTGCCCAAGCACCAAGGTTGAAAAAGATAGAAAGCGAGGCGTTCTTGAAGGGAAACCTTCTGTTCAGGCAATTCACAGAAAGATATACACATTGACATCAACAGACACATTCATGGGAAAAGAAATGGCGTGGAGAAATCCACGCCAGTTTCATTTTTCGTCCATTGAAATGCTCTGTTAGAAATCCACCCTGCCAGGATCAATCTTCTCAAGTTCAACATAGTTCGATATCAGGTCAAGAACGATTTCATTCTTTCCACCAATGTCTCCAAGTTCATCCCACAGTTTTTCAATCTCAGATTCAAGTTCCTCGGCTCTGTCTGGCATGTCAAGAACCTGCTCTTGCGTTCCACGGCCATCCCAGTCCTCGTTCACGGGATTTCCAAGAAGAACCTCATAGGTTCTGTCGCCAAGATCGAAACCCTTGATTGTGCCCTTGAACTCCTCTCCATCTTCACCCTTCATCATGATGTGGTCTCCCTTGCGGAATGGACCATTGAACTTGTCCCCAATCGCCTTGCCAACCTTCTTCACGCCAGACTTCACCTTCTCCCAACCCGACTTCATCGCGTCCTTGAAACCTTCTTCCATGAGTTCAGAGTCTGGGACAAGTCCCCTTATTGCTGAATTCAATTGGTCAATCAACTCGCCACGATTGGCCTTGTCAATGTAATACGCCTCGAATCCTTGTGGGTCATGCTCGTATGTGAAGTAATCGTCATAGTCCTTGTCGTAATACTCAAACTCGGAGATGTCCACGAGGCAGTCCTTGTACAGAACAAAGTCTCCATCACCCTGACCATAGATCTCCTTCACCTTGTATGCATCTGGAATTCCAAGCCACTCTTTGTCTTCCAATCCATCATCTCCAAGGCAAGCGTAGGTCAAGTTGTCGAGATCGCCCTGAAGGTATCCACCTGGACCACCCTGTTCCTATAGCCATGCGTCAAACCCCTTCTCGTCCTTGTCCTCAGGATGTTCATCCCTGTATACATCCGACATTCCGTCAATCACATCCCAATAGTTCAGAGAGAAACCCTTGTACTGGATTTCTGGGTCTGACCAATCGCCATGATAGATGTGCTTCGCCCCAGGAATGTCAAACCACCACTGTTGCTTCCTCTGCGATTTCTTCATTGGCTTCTTCGCCTCTTTCACAATTTTCTTGAACTTCATTTTCTGTTTCCTCAATGTTGATTCACATTCTATTTACTTATTTCCTTTTGACAACGCCAAGTTCAATTGCCCGTTCCACCATTGCCTGCACAAGTTCCTGCAAATCTGGAACCTTCACAACGGTTATCTTCACTGGCTTTCCATCCTCAAGGTACTGGAAATGGTGGAGTTCCTTGCTGACCTTTGCGTTCCTTGGAATCTTGCCAGAGTCCTTCGCAGCCCATTCATATACGTTCAATTGGAGCGCATACTTGTTGTAGGAGTTGTTGTTGATGTTCTTGGTCAATTCATCCAACCCAACCTTCCCATTGGGTATGTCCTCAAGTTCCTCGCCATTGGTCTTCCAATCAACCAATGTCCACACGCCATTCTTCTTCATCAGCAAATCGAACTTGCCACCAACTGTTGCCGAACTTGCGTGAAGGGAAACTTCGCTTTCAACGTCAGTCGCCCCCTCAACCAACTTCTTTGCGTAGTCGTAAATGGCTGTGTAAACGGCCACCTCCTTTGGATTCTCTCCTTCCTTGGATGGAGGTCTGCCATTCACGGCATCGTCAGCGAGCATATGGGCGTATCTTCCAACATGGGTACTGTCCATTATTGATCTGTTCCATTCCTGTTCAGCCTGCGCGAATGAAATGCCCTTCTCCCTTGCCATCTTCCCAATGAAAGCCTCCAAGTCAAATGGTGGATCGAAGAACTTCTATACGAAGTTGTTTGCGCCCATGTCCCTGACCTTTGGCTCGGTCAATGGAACTGTCTTTCTCAGAAACTGCATGAACCTCTCGTCGCCCATTTCGCGGTTCATCATTTCTATTGGGGTGTCGTCAACTTCCACTCCCCATTTGTCCAGCAACTCGGCGCATCTTGTGTTCAACTTCTCAACCAAATCATCTGGAAGCGAATCAAGGTATTCCTTAACCTGTTGCCTAGGGTCTTTCTTCACTCTTGCCTCGTTCACGAACTCCTCTCCATCAAAATCTGGGAAGGTCAAGTCTGAATTGTTCTACGCGGATCTCTGAACTTGCGTCTTCACCTCTTCAACAAGATCTGGGTTCTCCTTGACTGCGGGAGCAGTCAACCACGCCCTCCACATCTTCTGCACCGAATCAACGTCATCTGGAGTCACTCCCTTGCCAAATATCATTTCAACTATCTCGTCTGGGTCAGATGAAATCACAGGAGAGTCAACAACCGTGGCATGGGGCTTCCAATCGCCCTTCTTGAACCCATTTCCATTTCTGGAATACTGCATGTACTTCTTGTGGCAAAGATGCAAACCAGTGTTCTGGTCGTATGTCCATCCCTCGTATTCGTTGTGGACTTCCTTCTCAGTGCCATCGTCCAAAACCTTGATGTGGGTCTCGTCAGTCAAGTCCTTGTGGTATGAACAGCGAGCCATGATTGCCAACATTATGTTCCTCACAGAACCCTTGAAGAAAGTCTCCCCATCCTTCTGCTGCTGGGAGAACCTTCCAAACTTGGTCATCTTCATGTTGGTTGTGGGCATCAAGTCAACTTGAACGTACTCGTCCTTCTGTTTTCCATCATCGTTCACAATCGGCCAACGCAATGAACACACCGTAGCGGCCATGGAAAACTCAACCCCACATTCCTCTGCGCCAGACTTTGCCAAATCCACCCATTCCTCAATGCGCTTCCCAGTCCATTCTGGCAAATCCCATTCCTCCTGCAGCCTTGAATAGTCAATGGCTATGTCTATGTCAGAACTCTGCTCTCCATTCAACCTCTTTCCCGTGGAACCAAGAGTGGATGTGTCCTTGTCTGGATCAAGATGAAGGTATCCCGAAATGAACCTGTCATGTATATCGTCAAGGGTCGCGGCAACGTTTTCCTGGTCTATCGGGGAAACTTCAAGCTGCTCCCCAGCATCGTTCTTGAAGGGCATATGTCCACCCTCAGTGAATGGCTGTGGTATTTTCATGGTATGACTATTTACCTTTCTGGTTCTCTTTTGGTAAATAGAAACAACAGACACCTTAAGGCAACTTGACCATGAACAGAATTAAAGACACGGTTGGTAGAATGAGCGCTGAAGATTTGAGGACAGTTCTTGTTGGCGAACAGAATGAACTGGTGATGGAAGGGGGAAAGATGTTTCCTGACGCAACCAGAATCCATCAGGAGAATGTCGCGGCGACGTTGAAGTACATCTACCAGATCATCCTCCCAGCGTTGGACATTGACAGAAAATGGGTACAGCCACTTGGAAGCACTGGGAAGAAACTGGCTGGTGGAACAAGTGGGGACATTGATCTGGGCATTGACGCGACAAAATGCGATTTCCTTGAAGGGATAACAGACACCAAGGAGATTGTCAGGGCACTTGCCGACCACTGCAAGCCAGTGATGGACGACATGGGAATTGAATCCAGAATGATACCCACTCTGTATTCAATCAAGTGCCCGATACAGAACTTCGATGGAAAACAGGAGGGGGAGTTCGTCCAACTTGACATGATGGCGACAAGGCACATGAAGTTCCAGAACTGGTCTCTGTACTCTCCTTCGGAAGTGCAGGGAAAGAAGTTCTTCAAGGGAGCAGTGCGCAATTCCATAATAGAGGCCGTTGCCCATGCCATGGACAAGGTGAAGGTTCTGAAGACTGGACTTGTCAAGTTCAAGGATGGAATAAGGAAGGACATGGTTGAATGGGAGGAATACTCCTACTTCATACAGGAAGGTCTCAACATGAAGAAATGCGTCAGACAACCAATGAAGATTCAGCCAAAGGGCGCGCCAGACACTGTATACACCACTGGGACAAAGGACTCCAGAACTCTCGTCACGAACGACCCAGACACAATAGCCAAGAAGATGTTTGGGCCGAATGTCAAGGGAAAGGACTTGATGGACTGGGAAAGCACATGGAACGCCGCGAAGAAGGCTTATTGGGCGAAGGACAACTGGGACAAGTTCATATAGTCTCTAAGGGAGAAAATGATTGACAAGATGAAGGCTGGAGTTGAGATTCCACCAGAGATACTTGACGCGACTGGACTTGAGCCAATTCAGGCGAACGAATCAACCATGATTGTCAAGGAAGGTGGAAACAGATTCGATTACGTCACCAGAATCAACCAGAAGAACGCAAAGCCAACCATGGACGAAATACGTGGCAAGTTGAAGGAGTTCTTTGGATTGAAGGACGATGAAATCATATTCACTGGCTCAACAGGTAAGAAACTGGATTCAGGTTCAAGTGGAGACGTTGACTGCGCAATCTCAATGTCTGCCCTACAGGACAAGTTTGGAATTGAGACCCCAGAGGAATGGTTTGACATATGCAGGGATTTCGCCGAGAAATACAGCATTGGCATTGACGAGTTGCCACAATATGGATTCGAGGGAATTGCGTTTGCCTATCCAATAGTGAACTCGGATGGAAAGCAGGATGATCAATATGTCCAACTTGACCTCATCCCAGACAAGAACCTGAAGTTCAGGGATTGGTCTCAATATGCTCCAGCAGAGAAGGAGGGCGAGGACTATGTGAAGGGTCTTGTGAGGAACCAGATAATCAGCGCAGCAGCGAAGGTAAGTGGCTACAAGGTTCTTGACAAGGGCAAGGTGAACAAGAGGGATGGAGAGGACAATGCCACAAAATGGGAAAGGTATTCGTACAGCCACCAGATTGGAGGACTGTACAAGAAGACCTTTGAACGTCCATTGATGAAGGGGAAGAAAGGCGAAGAGGGTTTCCACAAGGGTTCCGAGGAGAAGACTGGAATGGAACTGGTGACGGACGACCCAGACGAGATATGCGAAATCCTGTTTGGCGTTGATTCCCAGAACATGCTGACCTGGAAAGACGCATGGAAGGCCGTCAAGAAGGTTGGCATTCTCAAAGACCCCAAGAAGGAGCCTATTTTCAGAGAGGCGTTGAAACTTGGAATAGAGCAGGCAATCAAGGGTGGAAACCTGCCCTATCTTCCACCAGAGCTGGAGAAGTACCTTGGAATTGACAACTTGAAGGGAATGTTTGGACTGGCGAAGAAAAAGAAAGCAGAACGACTCGCTGCCGCCGAATCAACCACTAAAAAAAAAGTATTTGACGAATCCATCAAGTCAACCAAGAACATGTCAGCCCTTGACACGCCAAGGGAGGCAATGACGAAGATACACCAGTTGACTGGAAAGGACTTGCGCGTGTTTCTCCAAAACTTCATAGATGGGGTCAACAACTCGTCGCTTCTTGTGAAGACAACGCCGAAGATTGATGGATATCCATTCAGGGTGGCGTGGCTTGATGGAAAGGTCATGATGGAACTGTCCTACTCTGGACTTCTTGACAAGGAAGGAGTTGAGGCGATAACTGGAAAGGGCGTGTTCCCACACGAAAGGAAGTTCTACGATTACGTTGAATCTCACCAGAACAAGAAGATGGCTCAGTTCGCCAAGAAACTGGGTCTTGATGGAGTGAAACTCGTCGGAGAGCTTCTGGCAAATGGAGACGAGTTCGCGGACGCAGATGGAACCATCACCTATGTCGGCACAACATATGACGCGACAAAACTTGGAAAGAACGGGTCTCTTGTCATAATTGACGTGAAGGGACTCAACAGCGAAAAGGCATACAATCTGGACGATGAGACCAAGAAGAAGATTGTCCATTTCGCATGTTCGGAACTTTCTGACGCGAACGCATCTTACTTTGACATCAACCAGTTCGCGCAGGAGATTGACATCAGCAAGGACGATTTCCCGAAAGAGGTCATTGAGCCACTGTCAAAGACAGACCCAATGGACATGAAGAAGGAAGAGGCGGAGAGAGTGCGCGACAGCATCAACGCAGCCATGACCGACATCATGAAGCGCAAGTTCAAGAACCCCGACATAATGCCAGAAGACGATGGCTCTCTTGAGGGAGTTGCGTTCGAGTTGGGTGGAAGGCTGTACGGCATCCACTACCAGTCATGGAAGGACATAAGAAATGGCTACTTTGGCGAGATTGACGAAATGGCTAACTTCACCAAGAAGTTCTTGAGCCAGATAACAGGAATGCCAGAGAAGGCTGGGTTCTCGCAGATGGTGAACGCCATAAGGAAGAATCCAGAGAAGTACCAGGCGAAATACGAGGAACTTCTCCCCAAGTTCGCCACAAGGAGCGCAGAACTCATCGACAACGCGCAGACAAGGACTGACTTGCCAAAGTTCATTGACGACATATCAAAGAGCAGGGCGAACATGCTCCCACAGAAATTCGACCCAGCGCAGTTGACGAACGATGTCATGTCGCTTGTGGACTTCGTTGGTGGAAAGATCACGGACAAGCAGGGCAAGACAATCGCCTTGATTCCAGGTTCGTTCAAGCCACCACACAAGGGGCATTTCGACATGGTGAAGTTCTACGCCAAAAAGTGCGATGAGGTCATAGTTGCCATATCAGGGCAGACAAACGTGGCTTCCCAGAGAAAGGACAAGTTTGGAAGGACAATGCCAAACTTCGTGGCTGGACAGATAATGGAGATTTACTGTCAAGCTGCAGGAATTGAAGACAAGGTGAGCATATCCATGACGTTGAACCCAATGAACTGGGTGAACTCCATGCTGCATCACATCAGCAACTGCAAGGTGATGCTTGGGCTTTCCGACAAGGACGACCCAAAGAGATTTGACCAGTTCACCAACCCCAAGTTCGTCGACACCCTCCAGAATGTTGAGATACTTGACGTTGCCAAGAACGCAGCGCCTGCCACAACAAGTGGGAACGAGAACATCTCGGCAACCTATGTGCGAGACCACATAGACGACAAAAAGGCGTTGAGGAAAGTCCTTCCAGATGAACTTGACAACCAGCAGTTCGAGGAGGTGTTCAAGTTGATGAACCCAGAAGGTGGCAAATACCCACCAATGAACGACCCTTCGCTTGCAGGAAAGTTCAACCAGAGGATGAAGCAGACAAGATGAATGGAGAATCGGGAACATGAAGGACTTTGACGATGATGACATTGAGGATTTCGATGACGATGAGGAGAACTACGAGGCTTTCTCCGTTGACGAACTTGCCGAGATTCTGAGGCAAGAGGAAGGACTTGAAGTCGAGGTCGTGGAGAGGAAAAAGGGCGTGAAGGTCATCCACGTCCACTGCTCCGACCCATCCGAGACAAGGAAGAAGTTGAGGTTCGAGGTGGGTCCAGACATTGGCGTTGAGTTCATTCAGCCACGGAAGACAAAGGCAACAGGGTTCATGCTGCAGGCTGTCCAAGATGGAACCGACGAAGTGATTATCGTGAAGATAATGAAGGGTGGGACGCACAGGGCGGGGAGGCAGAACGAACTTGACTTCCAGAAGTTCATATTCAACGAGATACAGAAGAATGGCGTGTGCCACCTTGACATTTCAGACAATTATGGAAAACGTGTCGTGCTTGACATAGTGGAGGTCATTGACTCGGCCCAAATCCATGGCAAGGATGGAAAGGTGTGCAGGACGGACACCACAGTGAAGTTGGCAGATGGTTCAACATATGGCATCTCCCACAAGAAGACTAACGCGACATACGTCTGCAAGGTGAAGAAGATGTTCCGCGAAATCCTGGCTGGATGCGCAAGGATTCTGAGAAGATACGCAAGGGAAAATGGACTTGGATCTGGGGACTACATGGACGTCAGAATCACGAACAAGGAACTCCTCAACCTCTGTTGGTTCGGTACAGACATAACGAATGGTGCGGTGTTCATTGGGAACTTCGAGGGGATGTCAAGTGGAACCCAGAAGATTGAGAGGATAATAGAGAAGCAGGACACAGACATCATCGAAAACTTCCCAATCTACACCAAGTGGAAGATCAAGAACAGCGCGTTCACCCTGATATTCTGTGGAGTGTCGGTAGCGTCAAAGGAGGGCAAGTGGATAGTGGATGGCGTTGTTGTTCCTGGAATCAACGCGCCCTTGCCAAACGGCAGACACTATGTCACTGGGGACGAGCCACCGAAGAGGAAAAGGCGCAAGAGGAGAAGGAAGACAAGAAGGACAGTGATGAAGGAAAGCGCAGACGAAGATGGCAGATGGATCTTCCTTGAACGCACAGAGGACATGTGGGACACTATAGCATGGTGCGCGGAGAACCACAAGATGGTCTGGTTGAAGTACGAGACTGTGGATGGAGAGACTATCTCCAGAAGGGTTGCGCCATATTCATACAGAACCAGACGGACGAAGATACGTGGACAGGCGACCTACTTCTATGGGCAGGACTTCACCCCAGGCGAGGACAACACAATCAAGTGCTTCCTTGTTGACAACTGTCTCCAGGCGAAGAGGTCCCCAACTTCGTTCTCCCCCAAGTTCACCATTGAAATCAAGCAGGAAATCGACAGATTGGAAGATCAGAGGAGGAAAGAGGAGCAAGAGAAGGAGAAGGAGGAGCAGAAGATGAAGGCTCATCGTCAGAACAGAGAGAAGGAGCAGGACGCGAAGATGAAGACAAAGGCCGACATGGAGAACTACAAGAACACTCCAGAAAAACCAAAACCAAAGCCATAGTCGAAGAAGGACGATGGACAGCAGCAACAAAAGAAGAAAGAGCCTGAACAACAGAAGGATGTTGATGTCGTCAAGACCTCCGAAAAGCCAGATGAACCAGAGGAACCAGAACAACCAAAGAAGCCACTGCCCCCACCAGATGAACCTGAAGATGGGAAGGTGGATGAAGAAGAGCCAAGGCAATCCAAGCCAGAGGTCAATGTCCCAGATGAAGAAGACGAAGTTCGAGTCACCGATGATCCTGATGAAGCCTTGGCAAAGCCAGACACCGATGAAGTCCAGATAACTGACGATGATGGAAATCCCGTGAACGAAAAATGGATGAAGATTGGGCTTTGAGACAGCAAAACGACAAAAAAAATCGCCACCCCCTTGCGCGTGGAAAATCAATCTATCTTTCTTTCCATCTTTCAACATATATATCTGCATAGGTCCTATATTAAAAACATCTCCCCATGGTTTTCAAGTTGAAAGCTTTGACAAGTACATTCGTCTGGTTCAACAGCTTTCGTCAAAGAACATCGAACAATTCCCAAGCATTTCCCAATGAATTGCTGAATCTTGGGGGGAGAATGTCGTCAGACATTCGGGGGTGATGCTGGCGAAGCCGGCATCAACTCCCCCATCGACTTTCAATCAAAGCTTCGTGGATTTCAGCATGAGAAGTTCTGACATGAAGTGTTTTTCAACATGTTCTTCATCTTCAATGCTTTTGATTCCATAATCTTCTATCTTCAACATATTATCTTCAATATTTTCTTTTCACAGTATTTTCATTATATTGTCTTCAATATTCTTTCTATCTTCAATATTTTTCTTCAGTATTTTCTTTCATTGTTTTTCAATATATTGCCTTCAATATTTCATATTGCCTTCAACATTGGGAGGTCAAGGATTGTCAAGTTGATGTCCAAGAATCTTTAATGGCATATTATGTACATATGGGCTGAAACGACAAAATCCCATGGTAGAAGATGGTTGGTTGGACCATGTGTGGATATTGCGAAATGGACTCTTCAGGTGGCATTCCCATCAGGGATGTTTCAGACGTGATGTGCCTGAAAAACTCTGTCGCCGAGTCTGTTCCTGTTGTCAACCAGGCGGGCTGCTTTCTCCACAGCCCTTGCTTTGAACGCCCTTCTTGTCTCAGACCTTGCCTGCCGGGAGCGTTTGTTGTGGAGCAGATGCCCGACCCAATCAAGCATGGAAGGGTCAGACATCCACTTGCGCCAACCGGTCAAGTCCACGTCTGGTTTTTCTTTTCTGACGAATCTCCCAACCATGCATGTGCAGGCGTTCTTGATTGCGTCTGTCATGGATGGGGATTCCAAAATCGCTTTCATCTGGATGAAGGTTCCATCTACCTTGCCAAGTTCCATTCCGAACTCTGAGCATTTTTTCTGAACCATCTTCACCAGCCTTGAGTATGTCATGAAGCAGGTCTTCGCCGACCCGTTCATTATCTTCTCCTTGCTGAAGGATATCAGGGAGTTGTTGAACTGGCGGTTTCCCTTGCTTCTTGCGCTTTCCACCACCACAATCTTCACCCCATATCCCTTGTTTGTGCTGAAAATCTTGTTGAGGATTCTGCTTGTCTCCGAGATTGTCCTGTTCGCAATCCTCCTCTTGATTGCGTTCACCGTCTTCCAGTCATGCTTGGCAATCCTCTCGTTCAGGTATTTCCTTGTTGTTTTTTCTCCTGAAAAATCCTCGACCTTCCATGTCCTTGAGTGGATTACCTTGTTATGCCTTGTCGTGTCCATCACCTGATGATGCACAACTTCATCGTTGACCCATATTCCAGCGACCATGTTGGAGGACTGGTGGGATGATTTGACTTTCTCTTCCTTCTCCACCCCCTTCTCCTTCAACTTGTTCAGCTCCTCTGCCGAGAAGGTCAAGGTTGCGTTGAACCTTCCATTCCCAATCCTTGTCAGGGTCACTGTCACTGGCAGAGTCCCATCTTCCATTCCCTTGGCGATTAGGTTCAGGGTTTTCAATCCCTTCTTGGAGAATCTGCTTGAACGGAAGGAGAAGTCCATTCGTTTTCTTCTCCAGACAAGGGACAATGTGCAGTCTTCTGAATCCAGTTTGAACTTCTGGTTTCCACCCTTCGCCTTTCCAATCACTGTGATGGATGCGTTTCTCGTCAACTGGAACTCCTCCTTGTTGAGTTTCTGCCTTGACCTTGCATCCATGTCTCCGAACGAGGGGTTTTCCTTCGTGGTCTGCCACTTGGACAGTTTCCTCTCGAACGACTTGTAGGTCTTGAATCCAGTCATCACGGCGTTCTGGAGAAGGGTTGAGTCAAGGACATAGCCATTCTTCACAAGCCATTCCCTCAGCGCCATTATGGTGCCTTGGATTGGGGAGCCAATTTCCTTGTCAACCTGCCAGAAGTTCTTCTTGCCGTGGTTTCCCTTCAACATCCCATTCAGACCCAGTTCCTTGAACCGCTTGAATGCGCATCTGGACGCTGAGTTGTAGGTCTTCACCAATGCTTCGATTTCAGGGAGGTTTTCTGAATCAGAAAGGGAAAGATTGTGCAACTGGTACGAAACAATGTCGGCATGGGCGTTCTTTCCGCCCATCTTGCGTGAAAATATGTTTTTCTTCGTTTTCGACATTTTTCGACAATCTTCCTCGTTTGGTTCAATTATACATAAGTCGCACTGAAAATATATTTACATCTTTACAATATGTTTCATCTGGTGTATAATGATGTTGAGGATTTTTATGGACAGCAACAAAGACATTGAAGCAAAGGAAAGCCCTGCGATTCAGTATTCAAGGGAACTGAAGGACGATTTGAACCTGACTCTCGCCAACTTGAGGGAGAAGTCCCTTACAACCAGCTCCATGAAGGCGAAATGGGTTGGGTACATGGCGAAGGAGAAGGAGGCTTTGCAGAAGCTGAACTCAATCCGCTCTGAATATCAGAAGAGTCTGGTGGCAAAGGCGAAGGGCAACGCATTCGACAAGTTGAAGACGGCCAACCAAGAGGACGAGACATTGAAGAAGATTGACGCGACAAGGAAGAACATTGAACTGTCCCTTGAGGTCATAGCGCAAGCGATTTCATCGTTGTCCGAGTTCGGCTACAACATCAAGAACGCAATTGAGGTTATCAAGTTGAATGGATGAGGATTTTTGTATAATTATTCATTGGGAAAGTGTAAATAATCATGTTCAGATGGTTGTTGCCACTGAAACCGATGAAAGTAAAAACAGAAACAAGAAAAACAGAGGTAAAGTAAAAATGATGACAAATGCACATGTCGGCATGCCGACCAGTTCAATCATGACGGGACTCCTCACTCAGAGGAAAGCCCGTGAATTCGCAAAGAACACAAGCCAGTTGTTCCTGCGCCCCACGGAAGAAGGAAAGTTCTATCGTGTTCGGTTGCTCAACACGCAGCCCAACTCCAACTTCGTTTCCTCTTCCAATTTCGCCCACTACAGGGACTTCCCGTTCATCATCCAGCACATCCATCAGGTGTGGGAGGATGTTCCTAATCCGGACGATCCCGAGAAGCCTCGCCGCAAGTCGCATACCATTGTATGCCCTCAGACTGACTATGTCAAGGCGAACAGCACGCTGAGCAAGACCCAGTGTCCAATGTGCGCCGCATATGGGGCCGCGTGGAAGGCTTTCTCTGATTCCCACTACAAGAACCAGGAGGCAAAGGCGAAGATGAAGGCTCTTCACAACACCTTCGCCGCGCGGATCCTTGTGTATGTGGTGAACGACCCCAACTATGAGGCAAGCAACGGCTCTGTGAAGGTGATGACCTTGGATGAGGATGGCTACAAGGCTCTTCTCACCCAGATTCAGGCGTCACAGGCGAACAACACCCCAATCTGGAACAACGATGCTTGCGACCTGTTCTTCACTTGGGGGAAGGTCGAGAAGGTCAAGAACGAGGGCAAGCCCAACGAGTACCGCTTCATGAAGAACGGCTTCACGCGCATTGGCTTCACGACCTCTCCGAAGCACCTTGATTCGCTTACGGACGAGCTGGTTGATGATGTCCAGTTTGACGCGAACTGGTACACTGTTCCCACGAAGGAGGAACTGGAGCAGTTCTATGTTGAGCATTTCTCGGCACAGGCCTCCATGAACGACGACATCCCGATGGATCTGATTGCTCCTGCGCCAAAGGCTCCTGTCACATACGATGAGGCGGTGAAGCCTGTTGCGCCAGTGGTTGAAGACCCAGTGGCGAAGGATGTGGATGAGGATTCGGACGACATTCCAGCTCCTGCGCCCACCAAGAAGACCACTCCTGCTCCGAAGAAGGAGAAGGAGCAGGAGGAGAAGAAGAAAGTGGAGAAGCCTGCGCCAGCCGCAGACGATGACATCAACTCCAAGATTGAGAACATTCTTGCTGGAATGCTGAATTGATGGCGGAGGCGAAGAAAGAAAAAACCAAGATGGCGAATCCAAATGCGAAGATACTTCACAGCAGATTTGCATCTTGGGTCAAGCAGAGTCCTTGAGCTGTGCAAAAGACCCTTTTTGGACAATATAGAGATGACCGACAAGTTGATAAACAATTGCAACGAGATTGCAAGCAATTCAGACGACATCTTGTACCATATAGGGGATTTGTACTGCCTCAAGGACGATAATGGCAGACCTGGGATGTTGCTTCCGTGGAAGGAGACGCAAAAACGTTTCCACTCCACGGTGGTGAACATCCAGGGAAACCATGACCCCCAGAATGGGGTCAAAAGCATGGCATCTTCAATGCGCCTTGTGCTTGGAAAGGTGTTCAACGTGGTTTTGTGCCACTATCCATCCACTGATCCAAGAAGCAGATTGCACTTGAAGCCTGGAGACATAAACATATGTGGACATTGCCATGAATTGTGGAATGGAGAGAAGTATCTGGTGGACAAGGTGAACAAAGTATTGAACATAAACGTGTGCGTTGATTTGTGGGACTACCAGCCTGTGAGCGAAGTGACGCTGGTGAACTACATCAAGCAGATACTTTCATCCAACATGGTTATTTGAGAAGAGAAAGGAGATTGAGAAGAGAGACATGAGACGAAAGAACACAGCAAAAAGATTGATGGATGGCATAGGGATGTTCAACATCATGTTGATAGGCGAGAACCCACACGCCATTTCAATTGCAGACAACATCCATTCCATCTTCTTGAATGGGAATGGTGTGAAGAACATCATGGAGTTCAACATAGTGGATGAAGTTCCATCTGAGAACAGTTGGTTCAACGAGTTCATATTTGATTTGACTTCAATTGTGAACTACAACAACATAGTGGTGTCCAGTGCATTCAAGAATTGGAACGAGGGTGGCAAGACCAACATGGAGCGAATCTACATGAAGAAGTTGCTACAGGCGATGAACTTCATAATCATAGACATTTCAAAGACGAATGGACAGAAGCAGACAACAACAGACAATTTTGGTGGTGGAGGGGGATATGAGACGATATTCGACAACGATATACCACATTTCACATTCAACGAGAACACCGATTTTCTGGTGGATATGATGGCATGGATTGATGGACAAATCTCAAAGGTTGTGGAGAAGACACCTTTGATTGGGATTGTCCGCTCTTTGTGTGGCAAGAGCATTCCCTACCTTGGTGATGTCTTTGGTTGCTTGTCGGGCAAGACCTATTCTGGCATAATAGGCACTGACAAGATGAAGTTCGATGTGCCAATATTGTTCGACGAGTTCTGCGCCTTGTCCAGAGGGCATGACTTGAAGGAAGTGGAATCGTCAATCATGACGCGGACCAATTCAGCGTTGGTGACATTCTTCAGATGATGAGGGAAAACGCATGGAAACAACAGTTGATGGATTGAAGGGATTGTTCAGAGACACAATCAAGTCCGAATTTGGCCCGATGAAGCCAGTGCTTTGCAAGTTCGCGCTTGAACTTGTGGATTCTGTGCCTGTCTATTTCTGGACGGAGCCTGCCTCCTCTACAGGAAAGCACCACCCTGAGTTCAGTCTTGGCGAAGGTGGACTGGCTCGCCACTCCCTCATGGTGTATCGTTGGTTGAAGATTCTGATGGAGGCGAACGAGCAGGATATGTCGGAGTTCATGCCTGGAATGTACCTAGCAGCCTTGTTCCACGATTGCAGGAAAAGGGGTCCGACGGCAGATGGGATATCTGAGCACACTTTGTTCGAGCATCCAATTCTTGCAGCCAAGTTCGTCATGGACGAGTCTGAGAGGTTCTTGAAGGAGAACAAGGAGTTCATTGAATCAACTTCTGACGACGAAGAGTCCTTCAAGCAAGACATCGCAGTTGCAGCATCTTGCATTCAGACGCACATGGGGAAGTGGAACACCAGCAAGCACTCTGAGGTTGTGTTGCCAAAGCCAAGAACCCCAATGCAGTTCATGGTTCATCTTGCGGACTATTGCTCGTCCAGGAAATTCACGAAGTTTGACGACAATGCCTTTGCCCAAAATCATGAGAATGCGTCATGACATTTTGAATGAATTTTTGTAAATACTTATTGGGCAAGGGAAGATAGGAAGACATCCATCCAACCAAGTCCAAAAACCTGACAAGACTGATCACAAAGACAGTCAAGGAGGATAAAAAATGAATGAACTAATGCTAAATGATGCATGGTTTCCATTTAGGAACATGTTTAAGAATCTCGAAGCAGTTATGGACTTCGATTTCAACAAGGAATCACGCGGGTTGAAACACTGGATAAAACGACCTCACAATCTAATCACCAAGAAAGATAAAGATGGAAAGATTGAAAGTTATCAACTTGAAATGGTATACACACCATTCAAGAAAGATGAGGTAAAAGTAGAAATCCTTGATGGCGTGTTGAAGGTTGACTGTGGTTCTGAAAACAAGATAAAGGATGAGGACATGGACTATTGTGGTATTTCACATCAATCATATTCGTTCTCTATTCCTTTAGCAGAATAGATAGATGTAAATGCCATTGAAGCTAAAGCTGAAGATGGTGTTCTTTACATTGAGTTGCCGGTTAAGAAACTTGATGAAAAGAAAGCACTTCCAATTACAATTGAGGTGAAGTGATAGTTTAACAGGACAGATTGTATACCAAGCAATTTGGGGTCTGGTTTTCATCTTCCAGACCCCTAACTGTTTTCTAAAAGAAATATTGTAAATAGAGATACAACGTTGTTGGTATCAACGTTGTAAAAATAAAGGAAACTAAAGATGAACTACGAAAAAATATATAATGATATTGTATACAAGAGAAAGAAGGTTGAACCTCTTTCCGATGATGCCATTTATGAAAAACATCATATAATTCCACGAAGTATTAGACCAGATTTAATATCTGAACCATCAAACATAGTTAGATTGACACTAAAGGAGCATTTTATTTGTCATCAACTACTTGTTAGGATTTATGCAGAAAAATTTGGAGAAAATTCAAGTGAATATGTCAAAATGGTTAATGCTTTATTCATAATGGCTGGGTATAAACGATATGGAAAAATGCTATCTGCAAATCAATATGAAACATTGAAATTAAAATATCGTGAAAACATTAGTGAGATATTAAAAAATGCTTGGAAAAATTATCCAAAGGAAAAGATGGACAAGTTACGAGAAAAAAGGAAGATAAACTCGTCTGGAAGCAATAATCCAATGTTCAAAAGAAGCTGGAAAGAAGGAAAAACCGAAGAAGAACTTTTATAGCATCGTATAAAAACATCAGTTGGCTTAAGAAATAGAACTCTTGATGAAAAGTAGGAAACAAGAAGAAAAATAAATGAAACCATTAATAAAAAATCTCAAGAAGAAAAACTAAAGACTAAATAGAAAAGAAACGAGTCAAGAAAAAGATTTTATGAGTCATATCCAGAAAAACTAAAAGAAAGAAATGAAAAAGTAAGAAAGGCTATTCTTGGCAGAAAATGGTTGCATCTTAAGGGTTCATCAAGAAAAGAAGATAGAGTATATGCTAAAAGAGGAGACATTGATAAATATATTAAAATTGGATATGTATATGGACTTAAATGTAAACCTGATGAGATTAAAATCGAGCCAAAGCAAATCACCAACATTGAAGTTGAGTGACGCAAAAACCTTCAACCTCTAGACAATGAATGCCGAGATCTGATTGATCTCGGCATTTTCGCATTTGTCATCTCATGGCTTCGTCCATTGTCACATTTCCATTGACAAGGTTCAAGTCAATCAGAATGTACTCCACAGCCTTTATCGGCCTTATCGCCATCTTGCAGTGAAGCTCATGCATGTCTATTGTCCTCGTGGGGTTGTTGCTTTCGTCGCACAGAATTCTATAGTCGCTTATTCCATTTGTTCTTTGGATTCTGCGAAGCATGTCTTCCATGTCGTTTCTGAATCCATCTCTTGTGGATTTGGTGTGAGGCTCGTATTTGTATCTGTTGGCAATCATCCTTGCCTGTTGCTTGATCCAGCACACCATTCTCCTTACATTCAATCTGTCCAGAGAGGTCTTCCTTGTCTGCATGGTCTTCTGCCCTTCAACCACAACACCCTCGTTCTGGTATATGTTGAAGAAGTTCCAATGGTTGGAATACAGTAAATCGTTCTCTTGGTTGTAGGATTTGGTCTTGACGCTCACATCGAACGCATTTGGAACCAGTCCCCTCTGCTGTCCTGCTGGGGCGTACCATACCTCTCCATTGGCGTCATTGATTGCGAGTTGGCTTCCCATCACCACAGAGCCAGGAACCCATATGCCACTGTTCTGCCATTGCATGTCCTCTATGAACACCCAGTTCCAGTATCTCGCGACATAGTTGTTCGTGTAGCCGTTGAACAGAGGAAGGAACTTGTTGAACATCTCTTGGTTGTCCATGTCTGTGTAGTTGGCGATTGGGTAGTTACGCTCAAGGTTGAGAATCCTTGGACCATCTGCGATGTAGACGCAATCTCCACGGACATTCTGGCAGAAGTCCCCGAACATCCGCGTGATTTGATTCCACACCTGCGCATATTCTTGGGCATTGTCCTCTGGTGGGAACTCCATCTTCCCCCAATTCACCATGGTGGTCACGGTCTCGTCTTCGTTGAACGATTGTCCATCTGCGCGTTTCGCGGCATGTGCCATGAAGGCGGTTGATGACAGTCCGGCATCCAGAATGGCGTCCAGATACAGAGAATCCACATCTGAATATGCGCTGTCAAGCATGTATTGTATTGGATCGATTATTGATGTCTTGTAGTTGATGTACTTCAAGCATTCCTGATGTGTCATTCCGATGGAGGTTATCGTCTAATCGTTCATCACGAAGAAGTCAGTCTCCCCAGGTATGGAGAGGTTCTTGTACATCCGCACCAATTTGGATTCAGAATTCACAACTCTGTCGATGGCGTTCCTCCCATTTCCCAATTTTCCAACGAAGGATTCCACTATCTCCAACCTCGTGGTCTGCTGGTCTGCGTCCCATGCCATTTTGCATACCAACAACCCTATGTTGTTCAGAAAAGTCTTGTCCAGCTTGTTCTTCTGCAACATGTTCATCAGAGGGAATCTCTTGACGCATTGGTCTTGGAACGATTCCGCTCTGTGGAACCGATTTGTCGTTGTGTCGAAGTTCAGTGTCTGGTGTATTGTGGAGAGGATTTGGCTCTGTTTCGCCTTGTAGATGTCGTCCATTGGGTCTGACTTTCTATACCATGGTCCAGACATCTCGAATCCATTGTCTATGTATAGAAGATTGAAGTGGGGATCCAATTCCTTGCTGTTCTGCAATCTTCCTTGATAATACAACGCCATTGGCGCAGTGGTGATTACTGGGAATATCCCAGCATATTCCACCTTCCCAGCTCCAACCCCATATTGTTCTCCCACTATGTCAACTATTCTGAATGTGTTTGAATCCAGATTGTTCTTGGGATCCAACTCCAGCTCCACAAGTTCCTCGTTGGACATGGAATGGATTCTTGTTTCGTTTACGTCCGCCACTTGAACTATCCTCTGCAATTGGGTCATCAATGGGTCAAGGTCATGCATCTCCTTGAGGACAGTCACCGCCGAGTTGTCTTTTTCCCTCATTCGGCTTTCTTGTGGAACTGTGGCTATGTCCTTCATCGCGATTGGCTGCTCAATCTTGTAGTCCACATACTTCACCGTATGCGATTGATCGTTGTCATATGGAAGCCGCGTCATTATCGCCGTGGCGTTGTTCTGGACAAGTCTAATCGCAGAATCCACAAAATACTTCTCGGGCGCTGTTGTGGGAGTTCCAAACTCTTGAGTGATTTGCGCCACTGTGTTGCACACCACCATTTCGCATGTCCTGCCTTTGGGTGCGAAACCAAATAGAAGGGTCACTGGTGGCTTTCTGATTTTCAGTTCAGGTGGCGTGAGATCGTGTTCCTCTATCAATATCCTGGGAGCGAGTCTGTCTGTTGATGTAGCCATTGTAGATTCCTATGTTTGTCAAGGGTATTTACCATTTATGAAGGACAAAACAAAAATTCAACCCCTCCTACATGATTGCAAGAGGGGCTACAATGAACTTATGGCTGAAAATCCTTACAGGTAAGTTTCAACATCTTTGTCTATGTCATATCCTGTGCTGCCGGCAGCTCGTATAATCATTTTCTTCAACTTGTTTGGAAGCGAGGTCAAGTCACTTACTTCAGTTGGCACATATTCATTTCCTGTGCCCACATCTTCTCCAGTGGCGAAGTTGTCCTCCATTTCGCTTCTGGTTGAATAGGACATTGTGTCGCCTTCGTCCCAATAGGAAACAGAGCCGCTTGCATTTGTGTAAAGAACTGTTCCAGATGGGTACATGACAATGTATTGCTCACTGAACGGACAATCTTCTCCATAGTCAAAGACATGGAGTTGACCATCCCCGAAGTAGTCGGGGTCATCATCTTCAAAAGATTCCTTGAACTTGAGCAACTTGCCCTTTGATGTCTTGAACACTCTGCCACTTTCTGACACATATTCAAGTCTGCCGTATTTCCTCTTGAAATATTGGCTTTTCTCAAAAGCCTCCTTCGTTATGTTTAGTTTTTTCATTTTTCTGCTCTCCATCACCTGTTCAAGTGCTGCTTCACCATAGTATTTCTCCAATATCTCAACAAGGTCTGCCCACATTGGGTTTTCTCTTGGACATCCTTCAATCAGATCAACCAGGCGTTCCTTCACAACATATGTTGGATAATGCCCTTTCGTGTAGTTTTTCTTGGAAATGCTTTCCACGGTTATTGCCTCTCTTGCGTTCATTGTTGGTTTTGTGAATTCAACATCCTTGATTGTGATGTTGGAGATTGCAATATCCTCAATCTTCCACTCGGCCTTGTCCAGCTTGTCGTAGAGTTCCTTGCACTTGTTCCTTGCCATCACGTTGATGAAGTTGGTGCGGAGATCGTCATATGCGAACAACTGGCTTGCCTTTCTGTCCTTGAGTCCCTTCAGCATTCCAATCACAACGTCCTCGTCAACGTTGTCGAACGTGAAGATGTTTCCCTCGGAAGCCTTTGTGTCGTAGGCTATTGTCTCCTTCGTCTCCTTGTTCTTGAAGGTGACGTTGCTGTACTTGAATGATATTGAGAATTTCATAAATGTTATGCCTCCTTTGCGTCAATGAACTCAAAGTCAAAGTCCTCTGAACATTCCATGTCGGATGCCCATTTCTCAAATTTCCTCCTTGCTTCTTCAGGAGAATTTGCAGAGAATTCTTGTTCATCTTCCGTTCTGTGGGAATACTTGAACAGTACAATAAATGCTCTGTTCTTTAATCCCTTTGCGATTGAAATGTCTTCAACTGCGTTTTTAAGTAGGTCTTTTGCCTCTTTAGTTGTTTTATTTGTAAACTGGATGGATTTGAGTTCTGTGCAAAGGTAGAACGCCCATTTCCCGATGCTTTTCAAGTCACCTTTAATTGTCACACCCGTCAGACTAATGCAAAGGTTGAACGCCTACTGCCCGATGCTCGTTACGCTGTCAGGGATAGTAATGCTCGTCAGATTGGCGCAACGGTTGAACGCATAATCCCCGATGCTCGTCACGCCATCTGGAATGACAACATTTCCACCCCTGCCTGTATACTTTTTAAGAACTCCATTTTTTATCACGAAGTCTGAATCAGATGATTCTTTGTAAAGTCTGTACCATTTCATCTTCAATGTCTCCTCAGTAAAGGTCTTTGTAAAGTCTCACGATGTAGTCTTGGTCGCATTTGAGGATTGTGTCATCGTCCTCTGCCTTTGCCACCATCTTCACGCCCAGAAGTTCCTCTGCCTCGTCTCTGTCCATGGTTGGGACGTAAACCTCCACGTTGGGGCAGTTCTCAAAGGCTTTCTCGCCAACCTTCTCTATTGAGGTTGGAAGGATAACTTGCTCCAACGAGGTGTCGTTCTGGAAGCAATATGCTGGAATCTCAACTACGCCATCCATGATTGTCGCAGTCTTCAAATCAGGGCAGTTTGCGAACGCATAGTCCCCGATGAAGGTGACGTTTGGTGGGATTGACGTGGATGCCAAAGAGGAGCAGTTCTTGAACGCGCCCATGCCAATGTGCTGGATGGACGAGCCAAGTTCAACTGCCACAAGTTCAGAGCAGTTGAGGAAAGCTTCGTCTCCGATGAACGTCACACCATTCAATCTGATTGAGGTCAGCTTCGGGCAATTCTCGAATGCGTTCTTTCCAATCTTGAGGTCTGTCGCATCTTCTGGGAACACTATTGAAATCAGTTCCGACAAGTCCTTGAACTCGCCATCTGGGATTTCCTGCACTTCGGAGGAGATGATGAGGGTCTTCACCTTCTTTGGTGGCTTCTCTGAACCATCGTATGTGAATGTGTCTGCTTCAATCGCATCGTTTTCATCATCGCCATGGTCAAGGTCAATTCTGTTCCTTTCCTCGGCTTGTTCCATCATCTTCAGGAACTCTTGTCTTGCCTCGACCGTGTTTTTCCTCCATTCGCTTTCGTTGAAGAACCTCTTGTCGGCTCTTCTCAACATATCGTATCTTGTGGAGATGAAGTCCCTTTCCAGAGTTCCATCTACGAACCTTCCATTCCTTATCTCGTCTGTGGAGTATTCTATTCCAAGAAATCCTTTAACCATCTCAATTTCACCTGTCTTGAAAATTGTCCATCATTATTTACAATAATTATGGATGAAAACAAATGGGGTTGTCGCGAAAATGGTAAATACCCTTGATTCAAGTTCAAGCCAACATGACAGCAGACAAGAAAATAACACAGAGGTTTCCAAGCACGGGCGCAAGCCCTGCTGAGCAGACAGCGGCGAACGCCATGAAGGGTGGTGGTTCGAACCATGTGTGGCAAATTGACAAGTTGTTGTATCAGCTTGTTGAGAACAATGTCGAATATGCTGGAGAGCAGTTCTCCGAGAACCTCAGATTCAACTCCAAGGTGCTTACGAATGTCCTCTACGACAACATCTACAAGTTGTTGGGTGAGAAGTTCCAGGAGGACGAGTTCATAGATTGGCTTGCGCAGCAGTTGCTTGACAAGGGGGCGATACTCCAGACTTCAACTTCTCCTGCTTCCGAGACAAAACAAGAGGTTGAAGATGTGGTTGCCCAGAAATTGGACAAGGCGCAGTTGGATGAACTCAAAGTCCATCTTGATGCGGTTGTCAAGATTCTCCAGGCGAACAAGCCAACCTTGTTGAAGAGGGTGCAGGAACTGGATTCAGGCGTCAAGGAACTCCACAAGAGACTGGAGCAGACATCTGAACATGTGGAAGCCACTCAAGAGCAGTTGATTCAAAGGAATGAACTCATATCCAAACTGGTGTCCAAGTTGAATGGCAACCAGGAGAAGGTGGACAGCCATGTGGTGGCATCCTAGGAAGTCCATGCCCACTTGACCCAGAAGCTGGGCGAGTTGAAGGAGTTGTCCGACAAGGTGTCCAAGCAGGAGAAGCGCAAGAACCAGTTGATTAAGGGCAGCATCCTCAGAATAGGGACCACCATTAAGACCATAGGGAAGAACAACATCGTAGAAAAGGGTGGATTGAGGATTTCCGAGAAGGAATGGAACAATGTGCTGAAGGACAAGAAGACTCTGTTCAAGGAGATGTCCAAAAAAGGTGGAGGATCGTCCAAGTTGGTTCCATTGGCGTTGATTGGCGCTGGGGTGGGAGCTGCCATTGCATCCACGAAGTCTTCAACCCCTCTTGGCAAGACAATGGTTCGAGGTGGAAGAATCCAATCCCAATCTTCATCTTCTTCACCACGCAACAAGGTTTTCGCCATTGGCAACATCTTTCGGAAGAAGCCACCTGCGCCCAGAAAGCCCACCATCTTCCAGAGGATGGGGGCGAGGGTCAAGATGATTGGAAGGAGAATCAAGTTCAAGGCGAAGATGGGGGTGAAGAAGGTCAAGCGGGCGATTTCCAATTCCATCGTGGGCAAGTCATATCGGGCGGTCAAGAAGGGTGTGGTGTTCGCGTACAAGGTTGTGACTGGAGTCGTCAAGGTGGCATGGAAGACAGTGAAGTTCGCGTACAAGACTGCAGTGTTCGCGGTCAAGACCTTCTACAAGGCGTCCAAGATTGTGGGGAAGATTGCCGTGATGACTGCGAAGGCTGGTGTGTTCGTGGCGAAGGCTGTGTGGAATGCTGGAAAACGTGTTGTCACTGCGGCCAAGGACTTGATCAAGGCTCTTCCCGGCAAGGCAAAGATTGCCGCGATATTCCTTGCTCCACTTGCGATATTCCACGGTGGATGGTCTCCAGCATGGGCATTGACCAAACTCGGGTTCAGGGCGATTGGGTTTGTGTTCAGGAAACTGTGGCAGGGGTTGAAGAAACTCGTGTTCAAGACCGCGAATGTGTTCAAGAATCTGTTCAAGATGATGGGGAATTTCGCGAACAAGGCCGCTTTCTGGATTGCCAAACTGGGGCATGGAATCAAGGACAAGGCGTACAGGTTCCTTGTGAAGCCAATAGCCAACATGATGCGCACCGCGTTTGGATTCACCAAGAGCGTGTTGATGGCTCCTGTGAAGTTCATGCAGAATCTGATCCCGACCATATTCGACAAGGTGAGGAACACAATGTCCAACCTCAAGCAGGCGGTGAGAAGGGTATACAATGAATCACAGCCTCTGTGGAAGAGGATTTTGTTCAACCCCATCACATTGTTCATTGTCCTGGGTGGAATATTCTTCCTGTTCAAAGACACGATATTCGGATGGATAACGAAGTTCTTCTCCATGCTGAAGAACGGCGTGGTGTCCACAGTGACATATATTGCCACAAAGGGATGGGAATTCCTCAAGGGTCTGTGGAGTTTCTTGAAATGGATTGGTGGGGCGCTGTACAGTGTCGTGAAATGGCTGACGGACCCAGATGGATTCGTGGTGAAAACTGTGTGGACGATTGTGAAGGCCGTGATGTGGGTGAAGTCGAAGATAACTGAATTGGTCAAGAAATCTGGGTATGATTCAGTTGATGCTTTCTGCATGTTCCTTGCTGGAGACTTCCTTGGACTTGCCATCCGCGCGATTGCTGGGCTTGTGGTCAAGTTGTGGAATTGGGTGAAGAAACTCAAATTCGTCAGAATGGTGTTTGGCTTGGTGAAGGGGTATATCAAGGGCATGTTGATGATCTACAAGCTCCCGTTGACGTTCGCAGACTCCATATGGAAAGCCTCCAAGGCCGTTGGCAAGTTCCTGCTTGGATTTGGAAATCTGAAGGATATCGGCAAGGGATTCGCGCAACCCTGGTTGAACTGGTGGAACGATATCAAGTCCATATTCGCAGGCTTGAAGCAGGATGTTGGAAATCCAGGCGAGGCCACGGACTTCATAGAGGACGACCCAGCAGAATTCACCGAGCAGAAGTCCACCAGGGCGAATATTGCGATAAGAAGCCTCAACACATCAATGGGCATGGAGAACATGGACTTCCTGGAGAGGTTGTCCAAGGCAGGTGGGTACTATGTCGCCCGCAACCTATACACCCGCCTTTAGGAGATGAATCTGGTGTATCAGCAGAATGTCCAGCAGACGAAATCATACGACGAATTCATGGGGAAGATTTGGGAAATGGGCAAGGGCAATGATGATTTGGCGTGGAATGTCCTCACTACATTGGTTGAATCACCTGAACTGTCGCAGAAGCTTCTGTCGGCGTTCTTCTACTTCAACCCCCAGACGAAGCAGACCATGATGCTCCGCCCAGCAGGCTACATAGGTCAGTTTCTGGACAACATCCGAAATGTGCTTGCCAACTCCACAGACACGCCAGCGTCGGAGATTTTCAAGCAATTCATACAGTCGTTCGATCAATTGAACAAGGAGCGCAATGTCATCATCAACAACCAGGGAGACATAATAGCTGATTTCGCCGAGAGGATTAAGAAGTACGATTAGAACAACAACGACGTGGCGACAAATGGTCTGGTTGAGATAAGGGAGTATCTGTACAAGTTCAACAAGGGCAATCTGTTCGATAACATCAAGGTGGAGAGTTCGCATGTCAACATGACCACCGGGAAGGCGAAGACTTCATATGTGAAGAGCGTGACCGGCGACGAGTTTGGATCGGACAACATTTTCCTGCAGGTGGACAAGAACAGGAACGATGCCAATGGCAGAAAGCCAAACATAGACGATCTGCGCCTCAGTGATTTCGTGGCGAACGACACCACCGGCAAGGTCAAGAAACGGGTTGGTCTGAACAAGAAGGAGGATGGTGAACTGGTGGGTGGAAACCTCATTGTCCCCCCATCCTTGAATCCACCACCCCCCAAGCAGAAGCTGGACGAGAATGTCTCCAAGGAGAAGTCGTTGTTTGACGAATGGCTTGAACATCAGGAGAAGAGGAGATCAGCCATACATAACGGCATTTCCCAGACCAAGGTGGATGAAATGGGTCTTCAGGACTATACATTCGACCAATACAAGCAGAAGTTTGGCGCAGCGAAGAAAGCATCTGGCGTGTCAGGCAATGTTGTGGAAGATGAAATGCAGAAGCAGATGCTGGAGGAGAACAAGGCGAAGAGAGTTGCCATGATGAGGTTTTCACGCGATTTGCAGGCGTACCACAACCAGGGATCGCAGGCGAACATTGATGGATTCAACATTGGGAAGAAGCCATCCATTCTCCAGATTAAAACCGACGACCTCAGACAGGTGATGTTGATGTTCTCCCCAGAATGGCTTGCAGTGAATGGCTCGTCCAAGGTGTCGGATGATGAGTTGGCCTTGGCTGTGGATGCACAGGACAAGGAAGCGATGGAGAGGTTGAGAAAGGCGAAGGAAGCCGAGGAGGCGAAGAAGAAGGAGGAGGAGATGAGGAAGAAGCGGGAGCAGGAGATTCTTGACTACAGCGCCAAAGTGTCGGGTGGGTTCATAGAGGTGAAGATTGGTGAAGATGTCCAAGCCATGCAAGATGCGTGGTACGCGCATCAGACCAAGCGGCAAGAAGCCATACATCGTGGCATATCATAGACACAGGTGGATGAAATGGGGTTGAAGGACTATACTTGGGATTAGTGGAAGAGATACTACCGCAAGATGCATGGACTTCCAGAGGACGGAATCAAGCGAATTCCATTCGAGGGGAAGAAGAAGGAGAGGAAAATAGATTGGAACGCCAGATATGCCCTCTCCACAGACGAATTGAAGAAGTATGGCATAGAGTTCTCGCAGGATGGCCCAGTGATGATACCACTTGACAAGGTCATGGCGGCAGCCGCAGATTTGCTCCAAGGAGCGAAGACAATCCATTCAGTGAGAGATGGATTGGAGTTGATGAAGCAGGGCTTGGATTCAGAGACGCAGAAACTGAAGAAGCAGAGGGAGGAGGGCACTCCAATTCAGATGATTCAGACGCAGGAGCAAGGGGGGAACTACACCAATCTCCAATTCGACAATGGGGCTGCGGCAACGCCCTCACAGGCTTCTTGACACGCGAATTCTGTGAATTCTATGCGAGGCTAAAGACCTCACATCTATCTTGACGCAATTCTTGTATAATTGAAGATGCTTGGTTGATGGCACAGTGCCATTGACGGCCAATTCGCATGTTGCGATACATGCAGAACTTTCAAAATAGAAAGTTTACAGATGAAGACAAAAGACCTTCTCAAGGGATTGAGAAAGAAGAACGACACGAAGAGCGCCGCCGAGTCAGACACGATTGTCACAGACTTCTACGATACTGGCTCCTTCGCGTTGAACAGGGTAATCACAGGCAACGTCCACAATGGCGTTCCGCGTGGAAGAATCACTACAATATACGGGCCTTCCCAATCAGGCAAGTCCCTCATCGCGGCGCAGGTTGTCGCCAATGCGTTCAGGGACAACAAGATTGATGGTTGCTTCTGGGTGGATTCAGAAGGTGGTGGCGTCCAGTTGCTCAAGAACTTTGGGGCTGACCTGGAAAAGGTCGAGTATGTCCCTGCGCTTGACGCCGAGGACGCTTGCGTGAAGTTGGTGAACATCTACGAGACGCTGGTTCAAGCGCACAACGAGTGGGAGAAGGATCCAGACAACAACGACGAGCCGCGCTACATCGTGGTTCTTGACTCGTTTGGTGGACTTGCCTCGTCAAAGGTTGTCTCTGATGCAGTTGACAAGGACAAGATGGTTGCCGATCAGGGCATGGCTGCGAAGACAAGAAACTCCCTCATCCGCACCCTCATGATGCGAGTTGTGGTTTCCAACTGCTCGCTCATCGTCATCAACCACGAGTATTCCAATCCGGGCCAGATGTACGCCTCCAAGGTTCACAACATGGCTGGTGGAATGGGAATCGAGTACGCTTCGCATGTGATCCTCCAGGCAAGCAAGTTGCTCGTCAAGGATGGCGACACCGAGTTCGCCACAGGCAAGGAGACCGATGGGAACCATGTTGGCTTCTACAAGGGCAACAGAATGCGCTTCTTCTGCACGAAGAACAGGGTCATCAAGCCATGCTTTGAGGCTGACGTCTACATTGACTTCGACTATGGCATCTCCAAGTACGATGGCATCATCAAGGACGCTGTTGCGTATGGCTTCATCCAGGAGGTCCGTGGCGGCTATATCGTCCCGTCCTACAAGGACACCCGCGTGACCTACAAGGAACTCGTCTCCAAGGACGAAATCTGGGACACCTTCCTGGACAAGTTCAACGAAGAGTCCGCCAAGAAGATGGCGTATCGCTCCAAGTCTGATGACGCTCTTGCCGAGATTGAGTCCGAGATTGAGGAAATCAAGGCAGGCAAGAAGCAGAAGCAGTTGATTGTTGAGAACAACGACGACATTCCAGAGGAGAATTGACATGGGCAAGGTAAAGGCGATTCAGCACAGAGACAAGGACAAGATTGGCTACACGGAGCCATATCCTGCAATCCAGTTCACAGGTTCCTACAACGACATCATCGACATGATAGGGATGATTGGAATTGAGAACCTTGACTTCCCCAAGCCCCTTATGGCTTATTGGAACGAGCATGGCAAGTTCTCGGACGAAATCCTTGAGAAGTTCTGCACAAGGGATTCCGTGTTCACCCTACCGGGGAAGTTGAACAAGGAGTCATATCCCCCAGAGAAGCTGGTCATCCATCCAAGGGATTGGGTGGTGATGAAAACCGACATTGGTGGAGACTTCTATGTGGATGTGATAGATCATAGGCATTTGATGGCAAACTACGAAATCGTGGATTGGCATCGAAACGAGAACAAGATTTCGCACAGATAAGACAACAAATTGACTGTGGGAAGAAGAAGAAGAAGAAAACAACAAACAAAACAGAAAGAGAGATAGGCAAAATGGCTGACAATACAAACAACAAAGTTGACATGAGCGCGATTGCGTTTGACCTGGCCAAGGCTGCTGGGCTTGCTGACGACAAGACGAAGTTCGAGAAGTTTGAAAAGGACTTTGTGAAGAAGTTCTACGAGCTGATTGGGCTTTCCGACATCCCAGAGGAGTTCTTGGACTTCACCAAGTTCCTGGACGCATATTCGAGCATTCTCGTCAAATCCGTTCAGAACGACCTGGCCATAATGAACCTCACCAAGCGTCTCAGCATGTACAAGTTGAGCGAGAGCATCGCCCAGACAGGCGAGAAGAAGGATGTTGGTGCGCGTGATCCTGCACCTGGCGAGACTGGCACCGAGACGCCTGCTCCTGAAGCCAAGTGAAATTGAATCCAGATTGGTTCAGACAAATGGTTGGACATGTGGAATGTCCAGCCATTTACTTTTCATGTGGAATGTTGTATAATGATCATGTATGTTGATTGATTACAAGGGAATACAGCAGAACTCCTCAATCTCAAAGCCATTGACAGACGAGGAGTTCGAGTCCATTGCGAGGGAATACTATGCCAAGCCAGACTTTGATCTGGTGAAGAAGCAGCTCAGGTCGGTCGCCGATGGAAAGACCAAGACCAATGTCATATACGACCATTACTTCAAGGAAGTGATGTCCAAGTGCGTTGGAACAAGGGCATCCTGGTCGATTTGGGATGGCATCCACCACAGGCAGATAATGGAGTATTTCGCCGGAAAGGTCGATTCCAACAAGAAGGTGTTTCCAGACACCATGACCCTTGCCCAGAAAATAGCGACTGCATTCAGGCTTTGTGGAATCAGGTACTGCGTGAAGCTGCCCAACTTCCCATTGAAGACGGCTTCTGATATAGTGAAGAAGTACAATGTGAATGGCAACTACTACGACTACAGTTGTGGTTGGGGATCCCGGTTGCTCGCTGCACTTCAGAACAACATCAACTACTTTGGGACAGACCCAAACACTGAACTTGTGCCACAACTCAAGGCGTTGTTCAACGACTACAAGTGCGTGAATCCAGCGAATGGTTCAACCTGCGACATCAGATGCCAAGGAAGTCAGGAATTCGTTCCAGAATGGGAGAACAAGATGGGCTTGTGCTTTTCCTCTCCTCCATACTTCTCGCTTGAGGACTATGGCATTGGTGAAGGTCAATCGTACAAGAAGGGCATGGAGTACAGTGAATGGGTCAATGGGTTCGTATATCCAACTGTTGAGAACTGCGCAAGGTATCTGGTTCATGGTGGGCATTTCATCGTGAACGTCAAGAATTTCCTGGACTACAAGACGAACGAGATATATCCCCTTGAACTTGATTTTGCCAAGGCTTCAAAGGAAAGTGGATTCAGGTTCGTGGCAAGGGAGGCTCTTGTGAACAAGAAGAGATGCCATGGTGCCGCAGGTGGTGGGGAGTACGATAATGGCAAGAAAATCATGTTTTCCGACAATGATGAGAAGATATACGTATTCATGAAACCTTGATTTTTCTTCTGAACCCCCTTGCGTTCCAAACCTAAATGTGGTATACTATAGGTGTTGACAAGAAAAAAAAAACAAGGAGAAAATCATGGGCAGATATGCGAAACCAAACCAGACCATTGAAGACCTCAAGCGCATGATTGAGGACAATGGTGGCGTCAAGGAAACCATCTACAACGACAAGCTGAAAGTCCACAAGGACTTGCTCAAGGTTGACATGGGGCATGACTTCGCAGGGCTTTTGGCCGAGGCGAAGTGGAAGTCAGCACAAGGGATTCCCGGCTATGAGATGCTTGGTTCTGGAAATGGCAAGTTCCCTGTTGCTTGGTGCTATTCCCATGCAGAGGGCGAGTGGGCGATTGCATTTGTCCTCTACATCGGACAGGAGGGAAAACTTCGCGCATACATCCCAGTTGATGGAAACAACATTTCCGGCGGCCATAGCCGTGAAAAGGGGACATATTCGCATGAGAACATGCCGTTTTGCGCGGATCATGATGGAGAATGGTGGTTCAATTATGGCAAGATGAAGAAGGCTGTTCTTGACAGAATCTCGGTGAAGGGCGATGCTGGCGCAGGAAAAGCTGGCTCAGGAAATGGTGGTGAAGCCCCATTGACCTTCAGGCAGCTAATTCAGTCTCTCAGGGACTTTGGCGACCAATACGCCTCCGTGATGCCTCATGCGAAGGGCGCGGAGAACCCATATTGGGGGATAGAAGACATCTGGTTCGAGAATGGGGTTTTGAACCTTGGGCAGACTGACGATGAAGGTCTGTCATGCGGCTTAATCGCAGAGCGAATCGAGGCATGCGTCCCTTCTGACCTTCTGGATGGAGTTGCCGTGGTCAGGGTGGGCGTGACTGAAAAGATGAATGGCAAGATGGATCTCATTGATGTTGATGGGGACATTGCAGCCAGCCACAATGTGAAGAGCAGCGAAGTGAAGCCTACTCGGGACGATTGCTTTTGCAAGTGGATTCTGAAGTTCGCAAAGTGAGGGTAGTTGGATTCCGAGGTCAAAAGTTGAGGATTTCTCGTAGACCCCCCTTGACTTCTGACCTTGGGTTATGCTATAATATAGGTGTTGTGAGAAACAAGGAGAACAACATGAACAGCAACTACAAGCCAAATTGCGAAAAGGCAATCCTTACGGTCAATTACCCCCTTGGGGTGAAAAGGGTATATACCCACTATTCGTGGAACCGTTGGACAGCGTCTATCTGGGCAATGTACAAGTCCATGCGCATTCTTCTTCCCTTTCCCATGAAGAAGACCCATTGGGTTCGTTCTGAACTTGAGATTCGTCCCTGCAACGCCATCTATCTGTGAGGTGATTGGAGAGTTGAAAATGAGAACAACTTATCATCTGGGAAACATTGACCTTCACAACAGGGGTCGCAAGGGCAATCGCGTGTTCGTCACATTTGACGACACAAGCGACCATCGCAAGGCCGGCGAAGAGTATGGTGGAATAATTTTCCGAATAACAGGCGCAAATGGTCAGGGATATGAGCAGTTTGGGCAGTGCCAGGACACCCTCGCCAAGTTTCCAGAGATTGCGGAGACATACCTTTTCAAGACAGCTTGTCATCTCTGCGAGAAGTATGGTTTGACATATCGTAGACTTTGGAGCAAGTGCGACAACGAGATGTTCGTTGCCCTTTGTCGTGGAACAGGAGAGGAAGAGTGAAATGAAAAACACGATGATGAAGAAACTGGAGCGCAAGGCTTCCGAGGTTGTACTTGCCAATTGCGAGTATGTCCATGTGAATGGGCGCATAGTCGCCGGCAAGGCTCCGAACGCCAAGAAGGTTCGTGAATTCTACAAGAAGCGGGACAAGTTCCTGCGTCTGCGTGGCAAGAAGCGTTGAAAGGAGAAGATGACATGGACGAGGAAATTGAAGTGATGGGTCTGTTGGAAAACGGCAAGTGGAATTTGTATTACTACGATGACTACTGCAATCCAATGGGAAAGTCCTTCAAGACGAAGGACGAAGTCAAAGCGTATGCCATGGAACACAACTACAAGGTTGTTGGAATGTGGTCTTGAACCAAAGAAGGATACGCTGAAATGACAATGCCACATTCTAAAGCATGGGATGAACTTCAATGGTCAATGGGCAGCAGGTACACATTGGGGTTTCCGGGCAAGGTGTCTGTTGGGCAGTTGGTCTTCAAGTATGACGATTCTGCCCATGAGTGGAGACCATATTGGGTTGTGGATGAGAACGACGGGCTGTATGAAATCATAGCCGCCTATGGCGACGAGAGGATTGCTGGCGTTTCCGCAGACAAACTTGGAATAGCTGTCAATGCCGATGGCAAGACCTACAACGAAATTCATTGATAACAACAAAAAACAAGGAGAAAACAAAAATGGGATTCATGTGGTTCAACAAGGATGTGAAGGTCGATTGCACGAAGAATTGCAAGAACGACAAGAGGTTGACTTTGGTTGACAACCTGCGTGGGGAGGCGCATGACTTCGGTCTCTCCAGTGACCTTCTCAAGTATCTTCTGGACAATGGGTTCTCCAGCGTGGAGAACTATGTTGCCGAATTGGTTGAGAAGAGGTTCAACGAGGAGAAGGAGAACCGCAAGTGGCGGACATACTACTTCTATGTCAAGAAGTGCGACGCCCCATACATCATCAACAGGATTGGATCCACTGAGCATGTGAAGAGTTGGGAGATTTCCGAGGGCATGTTCAAGGACGAGGGGATGGTCAGGATTGAATATGTTGCCGACAAGAAGGTTCTCCATCAGGAAAATGATGGGATTGTGATTGATCTTTGATTGCCAATAGGAAAGAGAAAACGAGCATGAAGAAGAACGCGACAACTGAAGAGAAGGTGGCATTCGTTGCCAAGGTTCTGGTGAAGGAGTTCAAGTCTGTGAAGGAAGGTGAGAACTACCTGCGCATCGTTGGGAACTTCACCAATGTCTGCTGTTCCAACAAGTTCAATGGGACGCATCTTGTGTTTCGTTCTGGCTACAAGGAGGAGGTGGATTTTGGGGAGCTGTCCGACGAGTCCTTTGGTGAAATCACTTGCAGAATCGCCGACGCAATCTGCTCCAAGCTGAAGCCGAAGAAGAGCGAAATCCTCTCTCGCAACAACGAGACTGGCACGAAATGGTCTGGGGGTTGGTATTCCCGTCCACGCGAATACATCACTTGCAAAGGCATCTACCTCATCAAGCCGTGCAAGGGCTTCTTCGCAATCAACAAGAAGTTGAAGGCGTTGGGACTTTCTGAAATCAACTTCAAGGACTGGTATCACTGCGAGGTTGGGGGCAAGCGTTCATCCATCTTCTCCCGCGACTACCATTGGTATGCGGAATCCGAGAAGAAGTGCGCCAAGGTTCTCGACTATCTCAAGGGCAAGAAGAAGCTGGCATACGAGTTCGTCAATTGCGATGACCTTGAGGACAGGCGTCGGGGCGAAGAGTACGAGACCGAGTGGTATGGCTCTGAGGCGAAGGAGATTCAGTTCACAGACTCCAAGGGACATCAGACTGTGATTTACTGATTCATCTGATTGTGGTATAATTGATTGAAAGGAATGACAACGCATGTTTGAACCGCACAGATACTTTGAGAAGAACGAAAACAACCTGGGCCGAGCAAGAAGGATTGGTCGGAACTTTGAAATCATCTGTTCGCCAGAGCTCGATGAGATTTTCTCGAAGTTGTTTGGTAGGCTTGAAGATGGGAATGGTGTTGCCCAAGTCAAGAAGCCGAAGGACGATTTCCATTGGAAGATTGACGATATTGAAGATGACGAAGACGAGGAGGGTTTTGACGAAGGGGATGCCTATGAGGACGATGAACCTCCATATATCCACGAGCAGGATGTGATGTGTGCCGAGGACGAAGAAGATGAAGAGATTGAAAGGGTTCCACCCTCCATCTTCGACATGCTTTCGTCTGGAAAGGAGTTCAAGGATCTTGTCTCCCTTAAGCAACCCAAGCGCACTGAAATCCTTGACGATGAGGAAGAGGAAGAAGACGAAAGGGACGAGAATGTGAAGAACCCGTTTGTCTTCATTGCGAACCGGTTGACATTCCTCATCAAGACAAGCCAGCCAATAGTCTGGGACACCTCCACGATTGCCACCCCCTCCAAGGACTGTATCTTCATCGCGTTCAACCAGCACAAGAACCCCCAGTTGGACATGCGGCGTGCTGCGAAGATTGCCCATGCCGTGAACATGGACAAGGACATCCAGGACGAGATTGAGGAATACCTTGAGGGCACTGATTGGGAGAGCATCTTCTGTGCCCCACACATCATGGTCCTCAATGGCGAGGACAGGCTTGGTTTCGTGTTCGCCGTGACTTCAAGGGAAGATGATTGATTGGAAGGACAGATCTTGGATAAGCTATGTTGATGAGAAAGTCTGGCAAAACCTGCCAGACTCTTCGCTCAAGTCGCGCAACAACTCCGAGATCACATTTAGATGCCCCATATGTGGGGACTCGAAGAAGAACAAGCAGAAGAAGCGTGGGTATTTCTACCGCAAGACCGGGACATATTATTGCTTCAACTGTGGAACATCAATGACAGGCTACGCCTTTCTCAAGGCAATATGCCCTCATGATGTGTTCAGTTCCATCATAGACGAGTACAAGGTTCTCAACTTCAACAACATTGTCAAGGGTGGTGGTGGTTCTGGAATCGTTGAATCTGTCATGGCAGGTGGCTCGGACATCGAGATTCTGTCTCCAAGCCCATCATACAGATATCTTCTTGAGATGGGGTGGAAGACACAGCCATTGACATCATCGGCAAAAGGCTATTTGGATTCGCGGAGAATCCCACTGGACAAACGGGACATGATGCTCTCAATCCTGGATCCGGCAGGAAGGGAGTTCATTCTGATTCAGTACATCTGGGACGATTCAGCAATATACCATCAGATGGCGAACTACAACAAGTACGACATCAAGGGTCAGGGTTCGGTCAAGTACATCTTTCCCAAGGACGAGAACATCAACTTCCAGCCAAAGCCTGTGTTCAATCTTTCGGGGATTGATGTGAGTTTTCCATACATCATCTGCACAGAGGGCGTATTCGACTCTCTTTTCGTGAAGAATGGCGTTGCCCTTGGTGGAAGGAATCTGACCGAGTACCAGATGAAGATGATCTCAACATTCTACCCACGCCACAAGATAGTGCTTGCGTTCGATAACGATGCTGCCGGAATTCAGTCTGCGCTCAAGCACATGGAACGATATCCAGATGCCATGTACCTTGACATGTACGATTTGCTTGGTGTGGCGAAGGTCAAGGATCTGAACGACTTCGTGAAAGCGACTGGAAGGGCAGATGTGTTCATGGACGATAGAATCGTCAGGAGCATGATTTCGTCTTCGTTCAAGATGCAGATGAAGTTGAAGTTGGCTTGATTAGACAACAATGGTCCCACTTGATCCCTTGATTACTGTGGCGTTGGTTCCCTGTCCATAGTTGGAGTTGATGAAGATGGATGGGGACATGATGGCAACCCTTCCACCTCGTCCATGTATTATGACCTTGTTGCCGGCGTCAATCTGGGTGTTGAAGGTCTTGAGAAGCAGGTTCCTGCAGTTCAAGATGATGTCGTCGGCATCCAATATGATTCTGTTGTTGACGTTGGTTCTGTCCATGAGGATTCTGCACTCCTTCATTGAGCCATTGTCCTGCGCAGCCCCCTCATGAGATTGCACTGTCATCTCTATTGAGCCGTTTTCGTCCAGAGCGACCTCGGCGACGCCATTCTTCAATATCTGCTTGACATACTTCTTCTTGCGCATCATCTTGTTGAATGTCGCCTTTCCGAATCCTGGAACTGCGTTCGCCTGCACTCCAACCACAAGAGGATAGTTTGCATCCCCATTGAGGAACTTGACGAACACTATGGAACCCACATCTGGAATCCCGAAGAATCCAGATTGGTCTATGCATTTCGCCGACACTGGAAACATAATCTCTGCGTTTGGGAGGAAGTCTTCGTTTCCATCTGCCTCGAATTGTGGATCGTACACCGACGGCACGAACACCTTGACTCTTCCATCTGACATCTGCTTGCGCACCACGCCACGATACAATCCGTCAAGTCCTTGTCCCTGCGCGTTGAGATGCTGGTTTGTCTTGTCCTTCTGACCCATTGTCTATGCCTTTCTGCTGTTTTCTTTTGGAGTATTTACCATTTCCTTCGCATTCAGCGTATAATTGAACTTGAGGATTATTGTTTTTTGGCATGATATGATGAACAAGATTGAATATGACCCCAAGAACAACAGATTCCCCTTCCACACGAAGGAGACATCTGTATCTGTGTGCTTTGACGACCCCGAGGGGTTGCAGGAATTGGATTTCGTGTATGGGAAGATCATCGAGAGGCATCCCAATCTCAGGGCGGAGGACTTCTATTCAAAGTTGGTGGGGCTTGGCGAATTGGATGAAAAAAGGCAGGTTCCAGGACTGAAGGAACTTGTGGAGGATTTGTTCTTCAACATCAAGTCCATGTTCATGGACGAGGAGTTTGTCCATCAACTCCATGACAGGTGGGGTTTTGGCGTGGACAAGGTGATAGAGACCCTGTATGCCGTGTATGGGTACTATTTCTTCACTGGGAAGCGCACGGCGAACGCAATCAGAAAGATATTGGATGGATATCAGAGACAACCGGTACATTGACAACATGGAGAGGAGGCTGAAGAGCTACCAGCTTCTTTCCCCGTCTGATGTCGCAAGGGTTCTTCCCCTCTACATTAAACTGTTCAACGACAATGGTCCCGTGAGGAACATTTCGGTGGCATACATGGACAACTACGATGGCAAGTCGATGTACAGGAAGTTCAAGCGGCACTTCGACCAGATCTACGAGATGTTTCTGAAGAACGCGGTGACGGTGGAGGACAGGCAGATTGTGTTCAGGAAGGTCGCGGACAGAATATCCAAAGTGCCAACCACAGTAAGGGGGATGCAACGCCTTATTGGGATCGTGGTTGAGGAAACGCGGAGCCTGAAGAAGAAGCAAAGGCTTGTGAATGCCCGTCGGGCGTTGGTTGACCGATTCTCAAAGGCGGTGAAGAAGTATCTTCATCTGACATACACCCTTGGCTTCAACGAGCCATCTGCTTGCGTGAAGACGCTTGCCGAGAGGCACACGCTGGACAAGTATGTGATGTCGGGCGATTTCTCCGTGATTCTCCTCCCATTTCTCCCAGAGGTTGAGGTTGCGATAAGGAAGTGCTATGAGAACTCAGAACTTCAGGATGCATGGGAGGTGTTCAGGGGAAGGTACTTCAACCACAAGGACGAGTATTCAACCTTGGCAGTTGAGATTAAGTCCGCGTTCAACAGATCCATACCCAACTTCTCGGACTACTTCGACAGGATATACACAGACACATACTACAAGAAAATGCTTGAACAGCAGAGGAAGCAATAGGAAAATGACAACAAAGAACATTGAGCGCACTGGGAAGTCCCTTGTATTCACGGACCTCCATGTTGGAATCTCCAACGACAAGCCCTCTCGGCAGAAGATAGCGGAGAAGGTCATCGACGAGATGATTGGACGCATAGAGACAGAGGGCATCAAGCAGGTGTTCTTCCTGGGGGATCTCTTCCACCAAAGAACCGCCATTGAGGTGACATCGCTGAATGTGGCGAACGATCTCGTCAGAAAGTTGGCGTCCACCTGCGAGGTGTTCCTTCTCCAGGGAAACCATGACCTGTACGAGAAGTACAACAGCGTCATCACTTCCCTGAACATATTTGAATTGAACAACGTGAACATCATATCGGTTCCCACTGAACTCAAGTTGAACGGGCAGAAGGTTCTGCTTGTACCTTGGTTGTGTGGAACCACTTTGAACGACAACATCAGAAGAAACCACCTTTCCGACATCTACGACATCATGATGGGGCATTTCGATATATCCTATGCTGGAGACATCAAGAGCAAGGGACAGCACTATGCCGAGGCGTACAAGGCTGGTGGAAGGAACTTCTCCGAGGTTGAGACTGGGAACATCATATCCGAGATCCTCCACCACACGCACGATTTCTCCACCATCTACATGGGGCACATACACGATCACGAAACAGTGACGTTCGAGAACAGAACATGGAACATAGTCGGCTCCCCTCAATATCAGGTGCATGACATGCAGAGACTTCCCGACGAGAAGAAGCAGCATGGCTATTTCATATTGGACGAGAGCAACAACGAGACATTCCACCAGACCGCATCCATACCAAAGTTCGTGACATTGTATGCGTCCGACGTTGTGAATGGGACTGTGGACGAGACGAAGCTGAAGGGCGCAATAGTGAGAAGATGCTATGATGTTGTCCTCACGGACGAACAGAAGGGGAAGATGGACAATCTGGTTGCTGACGCAGGTGTGTATGAAGAGGACAGTTCAGTGTTCGTGCTTGGAATATCGGAAGATGGGGAGCAGCCAGAAGGTTCTGATGACGACATGGGCATAGTGGTTGACAAGTTCGACTACATCAAGAAGCAGATTGAGAAAATCCACCACGAAGCCATTGACAACGCGAAATTGCTTGAACTGATGAAGGAATACTACGACAGGGCGGCGACAGCATGATGGACGGCATCAATGACATCGAGGGCGGAATCGAGGAATTGCTTCTGAAGTTGAAGCAGGACGTGGACAACCATTATAAGCCAGGTGTGGAGTGTCTGTCAGAGAACCAGCATTTCGAGCTGTGGGATCAGATGATGGAACTTGAAGATGAGGCGAAAAGAAGAAGGTTGGTTCAGTGAAGAACCAACCTTGATTGTTTTTGTGTGACACATTGTTTCAGCTTGGCATGTTCCAGGTGATGTTCTCATCAACACCAGCTTCAATCATCATTTGCTTGACATTTTCAGCATTTCCACCATTTGCAGTTATTGTAACACCAGTAAGACTTCCACAATCGTAGAATGCAGAAGACGCTATGCTCGTCACTCCATCCGATATCGTCAACTCTGTGAGGTTGCTGCATCCATAGAATGCCTCGTCCCCAATTGTCCCCACAACGCCTGGTAACGTCACGCTCGTAAGGTTGCTGCAACCGTTGAACGTATAACCCTCCTCAATGCTCGTCACGCTGTCAGGAGCTGTTACGATCGTAAGGTTTAAGCAATTTGTGAACGTACCCTCCCCAATGCTTGTCACAGTATTTCCAATGTCTACTTGAGTTATGGTCTTTAACCACACATCACCTTCACTCGTTTCATCATCCCATGGGATATAATACCCATTATTACTCAGCCATTGTTGGTCAAGTGGTCCTGTTATGTTATAGGTCTCAACAGTTCCATCTTGGAGAGTGAATCTTGTCTCTGGATGTCCTGCTGGAGCTGAACCACCCGCTCCAATCGTGATGTCTCCACCATTTAGTTTGTTGATGTATACCATTTTTGTTTTACCTCGTTTTTGTTGTTTGTTGTTCAGATTGAATCCAGATATTCTTCAAGTTGGAAGCGCGAATCATCGTTCTCCGCATCCTCCCATTCAAACATCTGATCCCCCAAATGCCAGCAGTTCCATGCGTAGTTCATCGCAAGGTCAAGGATTTTCCCCTTGTCCCGCTTTGTCAGTCTGGACTCGCCCATTTTTCAGTCCTCGTCGTCAATCTGCACCGTGGTGTTCTCCTTCACGGAAATGTCATACGCCTTTCCGCTGGAAGTTCCAATCGTGCAAGTGGCATCGTAGTCGTCAAAGTCAACCCATTTCACCCATTCGCATTCGTTGAGTTCGTCAGTGATGAAGTCCAGGACGTCGTTCTCGTCCTGATCGCCAGACTCTCCATAGACGTCTGCATCAGAAGGTCTATCGTAGATTTTCGTGGCGCGACCTTTGGGCTTCTTGGTCTTCTTCTTGTCATCAACTCCCAACAGACTGTCCATGTCCACATCTCCAAAGTTGGCGGCGAAGTCAACTCCCTGCTTCTGCGCCCAGACATCGAACTTGTCCCATTCGCACATCCCATTTCTGTCGGTGCTTGTGTCGTTGACGACCCTCTCTGGATCTATGCCCTTCTTTGCGCAATATTTTTCCAGTGCCCTTGCGGTCTTGACGCCGTACATCCTCTCTATTTCCTTCAGGATGTCCTTGTTGGATTCTTTCACGATTCTTCTGAATTTCATTTCCTTCATGCCTCTTTCTGTTTTTTGGTTTTTCTTTTCGTTGATGAAGATGTTGTTGTTTTCCTGCGACTGTTCCTCCAGGTCTCCTTCTTCGGGGCTTTCTTGCCCTTGATGAGATTGTAGATTGAGGTTGTCACGGTGCAGTTGGCTATTGCGTTCTGGATTTTCTTCTCCTCTTCAGGAGTCAAGGTATCGTCCTCATAGACTTCATCGAACAATGTTGTCCAATTGCGCACTTCGTGTATGGTCTTCTTCGCCTTTTCCCATCCGTCCTTTGTGGAGTTCTTTCTGGCGTAGTCCATGATGTAGGCAATCGCAGTGGCTATGACCTCCACCAATGTTGAATACGGAACCATCTTCAATCCAAGTTTAATCATCCATTCTATCATACTTCCCTCCAACTCCCCTTTTTGAGAATCAGAACAAATGTGTCGCCGTTTTTGGTGGCAACTTCAAGTGTTCCATGCTATGCGTCTGCGTCCTCTACGCCTGCCACATATGGGCATGTGTCCAATTCATCCCATATCCATTTGAACAACTTCCACTTGTCCTGTTGGGCGAAGAGTGATTCTTGTTTAGATTCGTTCATTTTGGGGGTGTTTTTCTTCATTATATGCTTATTGTGCTGTCCAATGAATATTTACAAAAAACTTGATGAAACCCCCTTGCGCTGAATCCAGAATTATGGTATACTGTAGGTGTTGTGAGGGAGAAGGGGATGCCCACGAGTTCCCCATTAGGAGAAGAAGTCATGGAGAAGAAGATTACGAAAGCCGCTCTGGTGGAGTTCCTCCGCAAGATGCTCACCACGAACGAGAAGTGGGCGAAGGCTGCCTTGCTTCGCATATACGACAACCAGACCGACTCGGAGCAGAATGGCGAGTGCACCCACGCGCTCAATGGCGTTGGCTTCACGGTAGGGGACGCCACCCTCCTGACTCGCTTCGCCGAGTGGTACAAGACCCATGGTTGGCTCAGCCCCAAGCAGATGAAGTGGGTGTTCGCCAAGATGGGCAAATACACCCGCCAGCTCATGGAGATGGACTACTTCTCGATGGAGAAGTTGGAAGCCGCCTATGTCAAGGCGAACAAGGTTGCGTGATTGAAAGGAGTGTCCCAAAATGGCTGAGAACACCATAGGATTCAGTTTCATCATCAAACTTGTAGATAGGGACGGCAAGGACTTTCAGATTGACCGGGTTGTGGTGCAGGGAACCGACAGGAATGCCGCAGAAGCCGAGGCAAAGATGCGAATGTACGGATTGGCGCGAAAGTGGCCCGACAGGATGGTTGTTACGCATTGGGAGCCGATTTACGCCAAAAAGTGAAATGTGAAGAAGGAGTAAAGACAATGAAAACCATTGTTGACTGGTTCAAGGGTCTGTTTGACCCATTTAGAAACGAACCTTATGGCATTTCTGTGAAGAGGGTCGGCATCTTCAAGAACAGGTTCGTCTATAGAAAGTTCAAAGTTGGGGACAAGGTGCATTATTCCCATCCTGCAGTTCCGCGCAACCTTGTGGTTGTGGATGTCCTGCCGGACAACATGTACTCCTGCCAGGATGTCAACGATGGATTCTGGGGCAAGTTCCACGCAAGGGTTCTTGTGAAGAAGGGAGTTTGACAATGAAGACATGGCACGACATCATCATCTATGGCAACCCCCAGGGTGGACTTCCCACCGAGAAGGACCTGCATAGCTGGGCGAAGCACCAAAATGCCACCAAGGTGCGCATCCTCTACTATGGGCTTGCTGTGAAAGGTGAGTGTTGGGATGGCGAAAAGGCCGCAGGACGCATGGTTGGAATCGTGGAGTTGGCAGCGAGTGACGCAGACGAGGTGATGCGCGTATATGACCACCTTGGTTGGTACAAGGTGGTTGAGTCATATCGTGCCAGAATATCAGATGGGACATTCGGAAAGGGAAAGAGTGGTGGAGTCTTCCACAAGGCGTGGAAGAAGATGTTGGTTGAACGTCTGGGGCAGAAGTATGGCGTTGCCTGCCTATACGACTTCAACGAGGCTTCCAAGTCAACGAAGATTTTCACCTTCGGCGACAAGCGCAAGACCGTGAGCCACTTCAATGCCGAACTCGTTGGCAATGTCAAGGCAACCTTCGCCAAGGACTTGTCTGGAACCGGCATCCCCCAGGAGTTCAGCGTGGACGCAGACACTGTGAAGGTGAAGCTGACCAAGGATGGCAAGGCGCGTCTTTGCTTCGCCGTCCACATGAAAGCATCCAAGAAGGACTTTGCGGATGTTGCCCTCCAGACCAAAATCAACGAGTTGCGCAAGACGATTTCCTTCAAGTATGGCGTTGACATTGACATTGTTGACATCCGCTCAACCATTGAGTATGTCTGATGAAATTGGAGGCATAAACATGGAAACACTTATTACCTTGTTCGTGTTTGGTTCGGCAATCTCCGTGCCGTCATATCTGGTCTATGTCATTGCGACGAAGATAATTGAGTTCAAGCGAACCAAGCGCGTATGTCAGAAAGAGACGCTTGCACCAAAGGCAAGTGCTGTTCTCGATGAGGGTGGCAGTGAGGAATCTGAAATTTCCATTGTCCCTGTAGCGAAGGAAACCAAGAAGGAGACTCATGTTCTTGTCCAGCCAATATGTGCCAATTCCGACATCATGGGGAAGCTGAGAAATGTCCTTGCTTCTGCAAGTGGATGCCCCATTAGGGGAGTTGACATTTGGGAAATTGGCAATGGCAAACTTGGCGTGGACGAGTTTCTGAACGAAAACGGTGGCTTGTCTCAGCACAACAATAGAATCAAGTATTGCTTCGATAAGGACGAGGTATATGACACCTTGATGGGTTTGTCGCTTTCATACGACATTTGCGAGTTCAACTTCACCCCAAGCTACAAGCGCACCAAGGGGATTCTTGGAATTGGAGTCGTGCTTACAGGAAATACTATCAGTAACATAAATGCCGACCTCATCGAAATGATTGGGAATGTCATGGATTCCAATTCGTCAACCAATGTGTCGTTCAATCCAGCTAGTGGATATTATGGATACTCAGATTTGGATTTTAAGATTGACGACATATTGTCTGGAATGTCGATGTGATTTTTCCACAGTTGGGCATGAATGATTGGAGACATGACGATGGACTGCTACGAGAAGCCACAATACATTTCGGAACTTGCGCAACTGTTCTTGTGTTCATACGAGAACCACATAAACACAGGTGAGTTCATGACCCGAATTTGTGAAATTCTCACGGACGACAAGAATCAGGGTAAGTATCCATATTTCGACTTGTTCCTTTGCTCAAGGAAAGGCAACAAGACAACGCTCAAGTCCCACAAGACTGCTGACAAGTACCAAGTCCTACATTACTTGTTCGACTTGTGTGGGTGTCAAGGATATGAGGTGTTTCGTCTCACTGAGGAAGGAAGCGCGGGTGTTGCAGGACATACGAGGTTCTTCTATGGCATTTGGATTTGCAAAGCCCCTTGACATTGGGCATGTTGATATGCTATAATATTGGTGTTGATTGAAACGAGGAGAATAGACATGACAGATTATCAATTGTTTGGTGGGCAGGTTGAGGAATATCGCAAGAGGACAAACAGGAAGTCGCTCCCCTATGTCCTTCTGGTGATGATACCTGCTTGGATTCTGGGGGTTGTCGCCACCATCGTCATCTTCCCAATCTATCTGCTTTGGATGGCGTTCTCGGCCACTTGGTTCGCAATCCACTACATCAATCGTCCCGAGGAATTGTTCAGGAACATGCGCAACGCGGAGTTCTGATCAATGAGAAGCAGTTGCGAAATAGTTTGGGAATTGGGGGCTGTCCTCAAGAGCAAGGGCAATCTCCCAATCAAGTCAATCATCGTATGCACCTACAAGAACAGTTTTGAACAAAAGTTTAGGTGCTACAGTAAAGATGGAGTCGGGGAGTTTCTTGGTGATTTGTTCAACGCCTCCTTGTCAAAAACCATACGGGAGGTTTCCATCACTTCTTGGGTGACCGACAGCCATTGCGGTATCACTGTTTGGGTTGAGGATTCCAAGGATGGAAGGACGAACATCGACGCTGATGTTATTGAGGCGTTCAGCAAGTTGAAATGGAAGGAAAATTGAAACATGACCCTCGTTGACATCTGCAAGAGAACCACCCCCTACACGCAGGAAGAGTTCATGGAGGGGTTGATTGGAACCTGCTCCAGTGACTCAATGCCATCCTATTGGACGATAGTGGTGGTGATGCCAGGAGGAGACGAGATTAGGTTTTCAGACCATGAAGACGCAATATCCTTCTTGTTCGACAAAATCACCGTGTTCAACTACCATGTAGGGAATTTCGCGTTCAGCGTGTGCGCCAAGTTCCTCTACATTGGGCTGTTCGAGAATGGTAAATAGAAGCCTATGCGTTTTCTGCCGTTCATATTGCTCATGACATGTCTTTCAGCGTTCGCCTCTCCTTCCGAGAGGTTGATTGACGCGCTTGTTCATGTTGAGTCAAATGGTGAGGCTCATGCTGTTGGGGACAATGGAAAAGCCATCGGACCCTTGCAAATCCACAAGGAAGTTGTTGACGACGTGAACAAGGCGTATGGAACCTCCTACACCTACGCCGACAGAAAATCCATTGAGAAATCAAGGGAGATCTGCCGCAAATACCTTCTTCTGCATGGGGGAGTCAATGCCACGAACGAGAAGTACGCAAGAATCTGGAATGGTGGTCCAAAGGGGCATCGCAAGAGCAGAACCAAGCCATATTGGCGGAAAATCAAGTCAAGATTGAGTGCATGATGGTAAATACATGATGAGGAGAGCATATCATGTCCGAGAGCAGAGGATTGCAGAACAACAAGGTGGTTGGAAAGCCATATTCGATGGATGGGGTGTATGTTGATGAAATAGATCAATATGTCCATTCATCCAATGATGCCTCCCCTGACTTCTTCGACCTTGACAAGATGTTCTCTTTGTTCATAGACAAGGAAGGGCGATGGCAGTACAATTTGAATTCAACCTTCTACTTGATTGACATTCCAGACGAGGTTTGCCAATGGTACATCTGCCCAACAGACATGCATTGGCCCTCGATATCATGGAAGGTGTATGGCTCAACCAGATTGGCGTGGTTTTTGATGAAGTTGAATGGAATCAGAGACCAGAACATCTTTGAGCAAATCAAGGCTGGAACGAGAATTCGATACCTTGACTATGGCAGGTTCGTCAACACCATGCTTTCAAACATGGAACAAGATCAACTGAAGGAGAAATGATGCGATTGCTTGAAATGATTGAACGCCTTTCTGAATTGGAGAGACAGCGTGGAAACGTCGAGGTTTTTCTGATTGACGAGGACAAGGATTGGTACAAGGACATCTCCAACATTGAATTCACTGATTGGGATGGACATGACCGCGTTGTCGTGAAATAATCGCCTTTTTTGTAAATAGTCTTTGAAAACAATCAACATAGAGATTTGCAAATGAAGACAAGGAAATTGAATTTCGCCCCATTGAGGAAGGTCATGGATCAGATTGACGACAACGGCAAGCATGGACGTTGCGGCAATTGGGAAATGGGTCTTGGTGGCTATGACCATGGATATGAAATCTACTACAGAGGTGCGCCAATTGGAAGGGTGGACTATGGAGACAGAGAGTACGAGCTGTACGATGAGGATTTCATTTCAAAGGACCAGATTCCAGAGTTTCTTGCAGCGATTGACGCAAAGGGATTCAAGGATGTCGGCTATCATGAAGAAGAAGACGAAGATTTCAGCGATGAGGATTAGGATATGGTGAACGAATCCAGAAAGCAGATAATGTGGGCAGTCAATTTCAGGAACATGCACACGGCGATTCATGGATTGTATTATGGACAGGACAAGAGGAAAGTCCAGAAGTTCGCGCAGGAACTTGAAGACATCAATGATATGTCTGGCGATGGAGCTGAGGCTGACGACTATTTCTTTCTGATGGAAGACCTCTTCAACAGATATCCTGAAATTCAGACGATTGAGGAATTCAACTACCGCGACATCGTTGACCTCCCTGGAGGATATGAGGGCATTGAGGACGATGATACCATTTACAGGATTGTCAATAGAACAAGCATTGATGTGTACAACGAATCCACTGGGAAGCAGAAGATGAAATCCAGAAAGATTGTGAAGGAAAATGCAAAGTTTCCGTTCATGGCGAATGGACGTAACTTTCTCAAGTTGATAAGCGACCTTGGCGACGAAAATGTTGTTGGTGTTAAAAATGTAAGAGGTGATGATAATACATCTTTTATTTTATTTGACGATGATTATAGCATCAAAGATGCTAAAGAGTTTGCTGAACTACTTGAACAAAGATATGACAACATATCTGTGCAGGTAAAAATGGGAAGAAACTATGACAATTCAACTCCAATGGTTGTTGTGAATAAGATAAAAATGTTGAAGGAAGCCGACGATGGGGACAACTACATTGGCGATACCCCAAAAATCTACGTTGGTACATACGCCAAGTACAACAATGGCAGCATTGATGGCAAGTGGATTGACCTGTCCAAGTACAACACATACGAGGAGTTCCTTGAAGCCTGCTACAAGCTGCATGAGGACGAGGATGATCCGGAGTTCATGGTTCAGGACTACGAGAACTTCCCAGAGAAGTGGTATCACGAAGGTGGTCTGCCAACCGAGGAGGAGTTTGACAAGATCAACGAATACTACTTGATGGACGATTCCCAGAAGGATGCCTACGCAGCATATGTCAGCTACACCGACAACGACAGCATTGAGGACTTTGAGGACGCATACGAAGGACAGTTTGACTCCCCAGAGGATTTCGCCTACCATATTGTTGACGACATGGGCTGGGACAGTGTTGGTCAGGAGAACCTTGACACATACTTCGACTACGATTCCTTTGGACGCGACTTGATGTATGATTTCCACCGTGGAGATCCCGACAACACGGACTCCGAAGGAGAGCCTGAAGATCCAGATCACTACTACGACAACGATGGCTATGACCAGGGCGAGTACGAATCGGACCAGCAGGTTGCCTATGACTATGTTGATAGTCTTGGTGGCGTTGACCAGTTGGCTCCAGACACAGTACGTAATTACTTCGACTACGATTCCTTCGGAAGAGACCTTCTCATCAACGATTATTTCGAGGAAGATGGGTATGTGTTCCGCAGGAACTGATGAAATACAACAATGACTTTCTGTTGTTGCCAAGGATGCTCTCTGATGGGCGTCCTTTTTCTTTCCCCATATATACAAAAAATCGAATGAAAACATTGGGGTTGATGGAAAATTTTGTCGAATTATTGTTGTTGAACAAGGGTATAATTGAAGGGTGGTGTGGCGTAAATATAGCTTGGACAAGTTGAAATTTTAAGGTGATACAAAGCATGAATTACACAAAGATTTTGAAGGCCGACATTTCCAATGGACTGGGGTTTAGATGCACATTGTGGGTCACTGGTTGTTTGCGCAAATGTCCAGGATGCTTCAACCCTGAGGCTCAGGAACCTGAGTTTGGAAAGCCATTTGACGAAGAAGCGAAACAGAAGATTTTCGGTGAACTTGAAAAACCAACATGTGATGGCTTGAGCCTGATGGGTGGCGAGCCACTTAGTGTATGCTCCGACAATAGAACTCAGATTATCAATCTATGCAGTGAGGTCAAGAAACAGTTTCCAACCAAGGACATTTGGCTTTGGACAGGATACAGGTTCGAGGACATTTCAACAGACAACAGCATGAAGGGCATTCTCGACTGTGTTGATGTCATTGTCGATGGCGAGTTCATCCAGGAGAAGAAGGATCTTTCATGCCCATTCAGAGGTTCATCCAACCAGAGGGTGATTGACGTCAAGAAGACATTGAAGTCTGGAAAGATAGTTGAAGTGAATTTTAGAAATTGAAGGGTAAACGGAAATGACAGTGATTAAACGAGATGGCAAGGTTGAAGACCTGGAGCCGAAGAAGATTCTGAATTCAATAATCAAGGCAAACGAGAACGTAAAGGCAGACGAGAAGCTGACCTCAAAGCAGTTGAAGCGCATAACAGATTCAGTTGTTGCGTTCTGCGAGACATTGGAAGAGCCTATTGACATAGACATACTGGAAGATGTCATTGAGAAGAAGATAATGGAGGCCGCGGGATACGAGGTGGCGAAGAAGTACATCACATACCGCTACGAGAAGGAGAGGGTCAGGAACACCAAATACCTCACTGAGAAGCTGACCGCATCCAATGTCCAGAACCAGAACGCCAACGTTGATGAGTATTCATTTGGTGGGAGAATGGGCGAGACCGCTTCCTATGTGATGAAAAACTACGCCCTTGAGCATCTGGTGTCGAAGAAGACAAGGCACAACCACAACAACAACGAGGTATACATCCACGACCTTGATGCCTACGCGGTTGGCTCCCATAATTGCTTGTCGATACCATTTGACAAGTTGCTGAAAGAGGGCTTCAACACAAGGCAGGGTGATATAAGACCAGCAGGTTCAATCAGCACGGCATTTCAGTTGGTGGCTGTGATATTCCAACTTCAATCCCTTCAGCAGTTTGGTGGAGTAGCTGCTACGCACCTAGACTGGACGATGGTTCCGTACGTGCGTTTGAGCTTCTGGAAGCACTATTTGGATGGAATGAAGTACATTGAGAAGGAGAACGAGATTTCTGGACATACGAAGGAACAGGTGCGTGAACTTTCAATAGATGCAAACATCTACAATAAGGACACTGAAGCATACAAGTACGCAATGGACAAGACCGTTCAGGAACTTGAGCAGGCAGTTGAGGGAATGTACCACAACCTCAACACCCTTCAGAGCAGAAGTGGAAATCAGCTTCCGTTCACATCCATCAACTATGGCACATGCACGTTGCCAGAGGGACGCATGGTGACGAAAGCCCTGATTGAGGGTTCTATCAAGGGAATTGGCAAATTCCACAAGACGAGCATATTCCCATGTGGCATCTTCCAGTGCATGAAGGGCGTGAACAGAAAAAAGGGCGATCCCAACTACGACTTGTTCAAGTTGGCTTGCAAGTCAACTGCATTGAGATTGTATCCGAACTATGCGAACGTGGATTGGTCTAATGCAGCTGGCTATGACCCCAACAACCCATGCACCTATTTCAGCACGATGGGATGCAGAACCGCCAACCTTGCCGATATCAACGCGGAAGACCCCAAGTTGGTTCAGTTGAAGGACGGCCGCGGAAACATATGTCCGACGACAATCATTATGCCGACATTGGCGATGCAGGCCAAGAAGAAGGCTGAGAAGGCTGGAACTGACGTCGTGGAGGAGTTCATGAAGCTCTTGGACAAGAAGATACATGAGGCGAAGGATTCCTTGCTTGAAAGGTTCGATTGGATAAGCTCTCAGCCGGCAGCGTCCGCGAAGTTCATGTACGAAAATGGGACAATGTATGGCTACAAGCCCGAAGAGGGAATCAAGTCCGCGTTGAAGCATGGCACTTTGGCTATTGGTCAGTTGGGATTGGCGGAGACACTTCATATCCTCATTGGATGCAACCACACCACGAAGAAGGGAATGGAGTTGGCGAAACACATTGAGCAGTTGTTCAAGGACAGGTGCGCGGAGTTCAAGAAGGAACACAAGCTGAACTTTGGCGTGTATTTCACTCCGGCTGAGAACCTGTGTTACACTGCGATGAAGAAGTTCAAGGCGAAGTATGGCGAGATTGAACATGTCTCCGACCACGACTACTTCACCAATTCCATGCATGTTCCTGTGTGGGAGAAGATGACGCCGTTTGAGAAGATTGACCTTGAAAGTCAGTTGACGGGATATTCATCGGCAGGTTGCATCACCTATGTTGAACTTGATGGGACGGCGAAGAACAACATCCAGGCTGTTGAGGAACTTGTGAACTATGCCATGGATCACGATATCCCCTATTTCGCAATCAACGTCCCGAACGACATCTGCAACGATTGTGGGTACACGGACGAGATTGGGAAGAAATGTCCACAGTGCGGCTCCACGAACATCCAGCGTCTCCGCCGCGTGACAGGCTACTTGACCGGCGACTACAAGACTGCGTTCAACTATGGCAAGCAGAAGGAGACTGAACAGAGGGTCAAGCACACATGCGTTGATGCATGACTTGATGCATTTACATTGCAGGCAAAAGGCTGGGAAGTTGATTTCCCAGCCTTTTCTACCTTCTTGGGAGCAATTGGTTCAATCGTGTCTGCCTGTGAACAGATTCTTCGTGATTGCGCCCTTGTTGTCGTAAATCTTCTCCAGGATGTCCTTGAGTTCCTTTGGCGCGTCCTTGATTTCAGGGAGGGTCTTGAACACGACTTCGTTCTTTCCTGTTGAGAACAGGAACGCGAACGTCTGCTTGCACTTGTCAAGGAACTTCTTGAAGAACTGGGAGTTGAAGAACTCGTCTGTTGTCTCCTTGTCCAGCTTGTTGTCCATGTAGCTTGTCCACTTCACGTTCGCGTATGTGAGAATCCACTTGTTCTCGTCAAGGTCGTAGAAGCATCTGTAGTCCTTTCCATCTGCCTTGAACTTGACTTCTGCTATGATGTCGGCAAGCCAAGTCTTGGTGCAGGCTCTCACTTTGTCGTAGATGTACGGCGTTATGATGGCTGCAGCAGCAACTCCTGCCGCGATCCATCCAATTGTTGCGAGGCTCATTCCAAATATGGTTGTTCCAGATGCTGCTCCTGCTCCGGCGGCACCTGCGCCAGCAGATGCGGCAGTGGTTGCCACCTTCTCTGCGTTTTTCAAGAATGCAGCCCTCTCCCCCTCTGGCAGTCCCTGAGACACAATCTTGTAGTATTCCATGCTGCGGTCTGGAACCTTGTCCAGACCCAGCCTCTTGAATTCAGAATCACTGAGGTTGTTGACCCACTCCTGTCCTTTGTTTAACAACTTGACATCCACCCCCAATTTCTGGGACACTCTATTGGTATATGCGTCTACAGAATTCCGCGCCACTTGCTGGACTTGCTGGTATTTCTGGAGGTCTTTGTAGTCTTGTAGGGCCTGCTTGAGGGTGTCCACGGTTTCCTTCGCCTTGGATGCTCCATATGCGCTCGCCGCGAGCGTGACCACTGTGGGATTGGAGATTATGCTTCCTGTGGCAGATATTGCAGATGAAGCCACTTGTCCGCCAATGGAAGGTCCATTCTATGCAGTCTGCACAACATCCTGCTTGGTGATGTCTTGCTGTTCGATTTCCTTCTCAACCTTCTTCTCCTCCTTCTTGTGGACATTGGCAATCTTGTTGAATATGTCAGGGTCATCGAATATGATGAACTCCTCTGCACTGTCCTCTTCAATGCTGTCGTCGTCCACATATTCCCTCGCCTCGGAGACGAACCGTATGACCTCTCCCTTGTCTGTCTTGAAGGTCTTTCCACTTTCTGACACGAACTTCAAAGTCCCATATTTTCTCTTGAAGTACCTTGACTTCTCGAACCGCTCCTTCGTTATGCTCAGTTTCTTCATTTTGTTGTTCTCTATGGTTGTGCTTTTCTATTTACCTATTTTCGCATAACAATGGTAAATAGCCATGTGGAAGACGAACAGAAAGAAACATAGAGAGAATTTACGATGTACGATGCCATCAAAACATTGATTGAGGGACAAGTGGAAGGGTTCATAGAGGATGTGATGAGGCCTGAGAAGGTTGACAACGGAACTCCTCCACATGGGCAAGAATCTGGCACGAATAGATTTGGCATGCTTCAGGGAAAGGGTCCAAGGGAATTTGCGTCCAACATGACTCTAGAGGCTGGCAGCAACGACCCTCTATATTGGGCCAACATCATGGACAGGCTGAACACGCCATTCGACCATATTGACAGAATCATGCTCCAGGATTTCATGGAGCAGATGATGGGCAATGGCAATAACTGGTTCCAGTCCCAGTATGAGAACAATGATTTGCTTCAGAAATACAGGGACAACAGAAGGTTCTTCCTTGATTCATTCACCTACACGCCGTTCATAGACTATTCTCAGACCAGATATGAAGTTGAAGAAAATCCTGACATGGCAAGGACTGGAATCTACTCTGACCAGTTCCTCAACGACTACAACTGTGGGAAATACAATGCATAGAATGACCAGGTGGACGAAAACAGACACCCCATCTCCACCAATCTATACAGACTGAGGAACCTCCAAAAGGACATTGAGGATGTCAAGGACTCGTTCAGACGAACGATATCTGAGGAAACTGACGCAAAGGCGTACATCTACACCTTCTGCGAACACATCGCCGAGTTGTTCGCCAAGATGTCCAACATCCGCATGAGCTATGTTGTGTATGGATTCAAGCAGCCACACACTGAATGGGAGGGCATTCTTGCCCTTGACATCTGGTATCAATTTCTGTATCGTGCCATAGACGAGCAGTATCCCTTCAACGATGAATATCTGGACATGAATCCAATGTCCGTGACGAAGGACGAAAATGGGACATCATATATCTGGGACGATGATCTTTGGGATGAGCTGAAGAGGAACGCGAAGTCCATACATGACCAACGTTCTGACTATGTGACTCCAAGGGGAGTGCTGGGCAAGATTCATGACATTGTATATAAGCATGATGCCAAAGATGTTGTGTGCGATTACTCGAATGGAGACTTCGATTGGTTCCACCAGAATGGCAAGGTATATTCGGAGGCAAACAAGTCTGATTTCACCAAATACACCAATCTTCATCTTGGAAGGGCATATGAGGTGATGTCTCCACAAGACTACAAGGAGTTCATAGACACAGATGCCACAGTCAAGCCATCTGGCGTTGATCTTGGAATTGGCAAGAAGCAGAGGATGCTTGAACTTGGATTTGACGCGCTTGAGGATGCATTCAGCGTGATCAAGAACGAAAAAATCTTCAACATCTACAATTCATCGACCAATGCAATAGAGGAATTCAATCCTGAACACATCATCTAGTATTCCCAGGGTCAGTGCGCAATCGTGATTGAGCGCGTGTTCTCCAGGTTGTACAGATACTTGAAGTTCAAGTCCACGACCAAGGAGACGTTCAATCGGCATTTCAATGTTGACATGGGCTTCAAATATCTGGATTCAGAATCCATCTTCAACTCTGACAAAAACAGGCAGGTGTACTTCTATGAGGGTGATGAGGTTCCGTATGTCAGATATCTGAGGAAATTGGCTGCATACACTGACGATCAGCTAAATGGTGAGATTGGGCTTTCTTCCGACGAGATTTCCACGCTGCGCAATTTCCAGAAGGTTCTTGAGAAGAAGATTGCCAGCTACATAAAAGACAGGGATCGTGCTTGGAACCTATGTCCATTGTGCAAGGAGAATCGTGATGATGTGGAGGGGGTCTCAGGACTGCCATGGGATTTGCGCATGAAGATGAGGGCCGCTCCCAGCGTCCAGACCTACCTCCCAGATGGACATGTGTTCCTTGTTGTCAGGTTCAATCTGGGCAATGGGATGGAGATGATCGAATCTGATGTGGATTTTGATGGACTTGTCAACATTGAACATGATGATGTGGAGTTTGACGCCGAGGGACGTCCCAAGTATGTATATCTTCACGCAGAATCATCCATGTTCCCCCTTGCCATGTCAAGTCTTGGTGGCATGATTTCGTCCTCCCCCAGATACACAGATGGCGAAAATCAGGTGGACTATGAACTGGTGGGATTCTCAACCACCCCCAATGGGGATGACATTCTGGGATTGGATGGTTTTCTTGATCTGGCCAACTTCGACGGAATGCGTGGGATTGCGTTGTATGCCAGATGGAAGCCCAAGTCCTTCATAGTCAAGTTCAGTCCGGGGGAGAAGACATCTGTTGTCCAGGGGACGATGCCCGACATTGTGGTGGCATCCAACCAGATGTTCTCCCTTCCTGAATGTGGTTTCACATTGGATGATTCGCAGAAGATATCCAGATTCACATACCATGATGATGATGAATGGAAATCCGTGGAGGATTCACAGGACAAGGTGGATTTGCGCAGATTCGCCAATTGGAGATGCATGACTTCCCAATTCGATTTGGACAATAGATTCAGTCCAGGCAACAGGGTTCGGATACAAGGCAATGTGGGATCCTCTTCTCCTGTGGTTGTGTTCTCCGCCCAATGGGAGGACGCCACTTGGAGCAGGGTGGATTTCGAGGTGAATGGCAAGGTATATTGTGAAGTGCTGGTCTCCACCACTGATGGGAAATTGGTCTACCCAACATGTCCTCCAGGCATGAAGAACGACTGGGTGTTCTTGGGGTGGGATCAGCCAGAAGGCAGGATATTGGATGGGGAGTTGGACAACTCGCAATCGTTTGTTGTGTGCGACAATGACGACATCGTGTGCCTCAACCCACTCAATCCACCACCTGACTACATTGTGTGTGGTGGAGCAACATCAGGCGACATCGTGTGCAAAGATACCTCTCCAATTGTGTGCGATGGTCAAGATGGAAGTGTGATGTGCCATCCGACCAATGTCTCCACATGGAACTTCGTGGTGAACGCCCGATTGGGCAAAGACACTTCCCAGTATTTCAATGTGACATTCAAATGGGGAACCGATGATGATGAACCTGAAAAGACACAGTCATATCTAGTGCAGGAAAACTCTCCCCTCAAGGGACATGTGGTCCCAGAAGCAGATGTTCCTAATGGATGCGTGTTCAGATATTGGAAATTGAAGTCGGGGAACATTTCGTCTTCATATACAGTGCTTTCCGATTGCGTGTTCGAAGCAGTATATGACAAGATGCAGACCTTCCCAGACGAGGAAATCGTGGTCAGTCAGACGCCATTGGTGATATGCCCAATGATGGATGGACGAAGCGACCCAGATGATCTTGAATGCGAATACTATGCCGCGGAAAGGAATGTATGCACATTTGGTGGCATGCATCCTCGGGACTACAATTGGAAGACTGAACCTGGTTGCCCATATCTGAAGATGATTGAGGGGGTGTGGAACGCCAATGTGGATTTCCAGCCCGGGTCTCTGATCCAAATAGAGGACGTCAAGAACCTTCTGAACGCATTGTTCAAAATCAACATCCACATAGCCGAGACAGAGTTCTTCTTCAAGGAATGGATTGAGGATGAGACCAACTGGTGGTATGGTTGGACTGTGCCCAATTCCCTGGTGTGCAATCCAGACACTGACGATATAGTGTGTGAAGGGGAAGAAGAAGCCACCTCTCCAATCATCTGTGGAAGCCATTGGATTTCGTTCGAGCCAACTGTGGAGTTGAAGTTCTCCAATCTCCACGCCGCGAACCAGGTGGTGGATGGAAAGTTGATTTGCACATCCAATGGGTCGGTCAAGACTCCAATATCCCCAGTGAACAGAGATTTGATGCACGATGGCTGTCACTATTCCGAGGACTGGCTCTGCTACGACTACAAGAGGGGTCTTGTGCAAGTGCAGGACAGAAATGGAAACCCCTTGCCAGTGCTTGTGGATGTGTGGCAGGAATACTATGCCGTGGAGCCATTGCATCTGCATGGAAATTCGGCAATCCAGTCCCCCACCGACATGAACGACTTTGTGCCCACAAGGGGCCCGGAGATACAGCGCAACAACAAGCAGGTTCAGACATTCACATCAGTGGTGAAGAAGTATCGCCCATTGGTGATGCCAAACGTCAGAGACATATTCGACGAGTGCCAAGGAGCGGAGACCAAGTACGAGGCAGATGTGAACAACGACTATGGCGTGTTTGGGTGGTGTACAATCCCATCCAAGACGATGGTGGACATGCAGTACAACGAACAGGCGTTGTATGTTCCGTCCTCCTACGACCACCACAACAGGATTGGGGGGAACAACTTCCTCCAATTGGACAGCGATCTTGCCAACATCTACAAGAAGTGGATTGGCGACAAGATTGATGGCCGTCTCGAAGACAATGCCAAGGACACATGGTGCTATCTCTACGGCAGAAGGGACTGGACATACTTCATCCAGCCATTCTTCAACAAGAGGCGGAACAACGAGTTGTTTTCGTTCATGTTGGACACATATGGGCCAAAGGAACGCCCATCCAATTCCGACCACATCAACGGCGTCATATTCGAGACCAGCAATCAGGGGAGAAATCTGGATTCAGAGTTTGGCGATGTTGTCAAAACATGCGAATTTCTGGCAAGGCATCATCATGGGAAGAACGCCCTTGAAGTCCTCGCCATGAAGCCCAGAAGCATGCTCTCGTTCTCGCAGTTGAAGGAACTGACTGCAATCGACAACGATTTCAACGCTGTATATGGTTCTGAATGCCCCAACCTTGATCCAGACACATTCAGATTCCCGGAACACGATTGGGTTGACGATTACGACAAGACAGGCTCGTATCTTCTGAAGGACGATGGTGCTTTCAAGTACAATCACAACCTTGGACAAGCCCATGCCATAGACGACTTCGATGAGGATTCCGTGTGGTTCTACATAACGATGGTTGAGCCATTGGAGGGGCAGGAAGAGGTTGTTGAGATTGAGGACATAATGCCATTCGTCTTCTGGTGGCGCAACAGGGGCGCCGACAACAATGGTCCGACAGTGGATTGCTATGGGCTTGAAAGCAACGCCAAGTTGAACTACGAGAAAGGTGGTTGGTGCTATTCTGGACCACAGTTGAGGAACGATGAGCAGGTCACGATCGATCCCACCACAGGAAATCCCATAAGGAAGACTGTGGACAAGGTGGTCTCCGAGCAGAGATGGCATGCTGTCCAGCACACATTGGGCGCTGATTTCTCGCGCAACAATCTTGGTGGCACAGTCCTGCAGGGGGACAATTCAGGAAACGTCTACAAGGGGGCGTTCGACCCAAATTGCGCAGGCTCCAACGAGAAGTGGAAGGTGCATCAGGACTCGCCATTCGGAACCAACCAGCATGAAGACCCAACCGAGGACAAGTATTGGCTGGGGGAGAATGCGCATGGCGATGGAGCATTCAATGGATTCGTCCCAGATGAATTGAATGAAGACATCCTGGAATCCATCAAGGACAGACCAATGACATGGAATCTGTGGAATGTGGTGAGGCACTATGTCTTCATCAAGTGGTTCAAGAACAAGCACCGCCCCCTCGGGAACGATCAATCTTCGTGGAGTGAACTTGAAGCCAGAACCCACAAGATTGTCAAGGGCATCTACCGCACATACAAGCAGACATAGGCAGCACATCCAGTAAAAGATGACTTCACATTTGGGAGCATAGACAAGTCCAACACATATGAAGGAAATCCTTGTGTTGTGCAGTGGACGAACTCATTTGTCCAAATCTCGTCCATCTTGGAGAGGAACGCAAGGGAGCATGAGTCATCGTTGGTGATGTTCACTGGGGATGTGAGGAAAAAACCAGATTCAGATGAGAACGAGGACACTTGGAGTTTCGAGAAGATACGCCAGCATAGGCATAATTTCGTGGTGTCCACCCTTGATGGAGTGGATTCAGAAGAAACTGGCATAAGACCATCTTCAGAAGAATCTTCAGAGTATCACATATACAAGGGACATCAGAATGGGGATCTCCCAACCAGCTACACGATTGGCGACCACGCGACATATGCCAAGAATCTGGGGGATGTGGATGTGAACATGATTTCCCCCTTGAACCTGGATGTCGAGTATCCACAGTCTGAAAGGCAGAAGGACGACCCAACCAAGAAGTGGATTAGGCACATCCAACAAGTGGTGATGAACAGACAGATAATTCCGTTGTACACAAGCATGGAGACGATGACAGATGATGTGCATGACGTCACCGTGGAGCAACTCAAGGGCATAACCTTCCAAGTGATACCACAGTTGTATTGGAGATACGAGTGGACGTTCAACGATTTGATGATCCATAGAGTGGGAAAGTTGCAGTCTCCCTCGCAGGAGATTGAGATGTACGACATGCTTGGAAATGTCTGGGAATGGGTGAGAGACGATTGGGATGAATCTGACAATCCTATTTCCAAGTTGAATGGCAAGGTGAATCCAATTGTGGGAACATAGAGTGGTGAAGAATCGCCAAAGAAGGTCATCAAGGGTGGAGCATATGACGAATTCTGCCGCAAGACGATATCGCCAAGCAGAGAGGGGCTGAAGTGGGATCAGTTCTGCTCGAAGCATCATGTTGATGGCAATGGGGGGAATGTTGGATTCAGACCATCAATGGTGTTCACATCCGAGAACGAGGGTGGATGGTCGCGTGGACAGCCGGTGGATTTGTTCTTCTTGTTCGATGCCTCTGGTTCACAGGATCACCAGGTGACTGACATGGTTGATTCTGCGAAGAAGATTGTCAAGTTCTTCGCCGGCTCGCCATCAAACAATAATGATCTGGAACAACAAGACATATGCCATGTGGGTTCAGCGTTGTTCCTCGGACCAAGATTGCGCTTGATGTGCGCCAAGAAAGTGAAGAAGGTTACACAACATGCTTGGAGCTTTGAGGAAAGCGAAAGTGTCAGAGTATGGGGACAAAGACCCCGTCTGGGAGTGGTGAAGGTCTTTGGTGTTCCACTACCAATATGGGGTTCAGCCACATATAGTGATCCATACAAGTATTATAATTGTGACAATATGGGTGTTTACAGTTCATGTCCATATAGTTCATTTGTCCCCAATTCTGCCCACACAGGTTGGGTTCAAGGCCCAGTCAAACAGGGGGCATATGATTGGCTTAGTGTTAGTCCAGACAACTTGAATTGGAAAGCGGTGTTCGAAGAGAGGGACGGTTTGAAGACAAAAGGAGGACTTCTGTTCAAGTTCAGAGAATTCCAGAACGATGAATGGATGAACTATACACCACCATCATCCAACAGAGCGAAGTTGATGATGACTGCCAGAGGTGACGTCAGTGGAGTTGGGGGATAGACTCCTCCAAATCCAGTGCCTGGTCCAGGCGGTGGTGGAGGAGGAATTGACATAGATTTAACTGGAACATATGTTAAACAATGGCTAGTATCTCCTTCGTTTTCTGGCAAAGATTTCAGCATGAACATCTTCTGTGGTGTTCCAGCGTGGAAGGAATATCTGACCCCTGGAGATGATGATACAGCCATCCTTCACTTTGGTGGGATAGCAAAAGGGGAAGAAGAAAACGAGTTCTGGAAGAAATACAACATTAAAACAAATGATGGCGATGGGGAGGTGGACGACAATCCATTCTACACCTCACAACAATTCTACACATATGACCCAACCCCAGGGGGCAAGAACACATTTGAGTGGCCGTTTGGGAAGCATGGCGATGGAAAGGGAACATTGTCCAATTGGTGGGCCGGATGCGAAGACATAACCCATACGATATATCGTCTGCTGAACGGTGGGTGGTGCGCACCCAAGACGGGAGATGCTGGAAACCCCTTTGGCTATGTGTTCAGAAAGAATGTCCCCAGGTTGGTGTTCGTGTATTCCAACGAGTTCGACAATGAAATGTCCCGAACATATGATAAATATTCAGGATCAAAAGAATCCTGGAAAAAGTACATTCCAGACATCACCAAAGACAAGAAGGGGTGCTTGGTGCAGTCTGGCGAGACCAAATCTGATGTGCTTGACCCATATTGTCTGGATGTCCTGCGGGATGCTGATCGCTCGGCGTTGAATGATTTTCTGGTCAACATAGATGTGAATGATAGTGGAACAACGGGCATGCTGGATTCTGCGGCAGAAATCAGAAGGATTCTGTTTGAGGATGGAGGCAATGGCAAAAGAACTTGGGATCACACAGTCACCACTTTGAAACCACGTTCTTTGCCAAATGATTCAAAGTTGTCATCCAAGATAGCAGCAACCCAGAGCATGGATGGATGGTATGGACTGTCCACAAGCCAGTTTGTCCGACAGGTGTTTGGGTTGAGTCAATGGAATGGTCTTGGCAAAGGCGCATTTCCAGGATATGTCTATGAATCAGATGGAAAGTCCAAGAAAATGCACTACAATGGCGCGAACACGCTCGGCTTCCATGCTCTGCGCCAATACTTGGCCACTGCGCAATAGATACCACCAACCAACACATATATCATGGTGTCTGACTCGAATGCGCCTGCGCCACTGAAAAACTTCAAGTCTGATCCAGAGAGCATGTTCTTGCCAAACGATGACTTGTTCACTGATGACTTGAAGAACAGAATGCTCCCTCCAGATTTGCAAGATCCCAGCAACAATGTCACTTCTTGGACGGATGTGACGAATTCCTGCATAAAGTGGTGGAAAAAGCAAAGCCAAGCCAACAATAAAGTCAAATCGTCACATTACACCACGTTTAGAGCAGTGTTTGGAAACACGATGGCCAATCCATATGACACCAACACAATAGTCTTCGGAAGAAGGAAGAACATCAAATGGGATACAATATAGAAATTGATCAATGATACCAATAAGAAGGATATTGTGTTTGTGTTGTGTGTTCCATGGAAATGGAGAACAAAAAAACAAGAAGGGTTCAACAAATCAAAAACCTCTACAAACAAACCATTGTCTGTTTCTGACATCTTCGGCAACTCCAGATATGTCTGCCAATATTTGTTCACCCAATTGGGGCGTGGGTATGATTATACTGGAACTGATCAAGATGACAAATTGGCGGAATTATTAAATGAAAATGTCTTGGGATAGTTGTAGATTGCAAATGTCCACATCTATACAATTTCAGATTGGACAACACAGCGCAAACTTCTTGATGCTGACACAGTGGACTACGTTGTGTTCTACGCAGATTGGACTTGGAAGGGTGCATTCAAATGGGACTATAATCAAGCCCCAAAAGGAACAGACACAACATTTTCTGGTCTCTTGGACTACATATACAGTTCGCTGTCCTTCAACTTGAATGGCGATTCAAAAGACATATATCAACCAGTGGATTATGTCACTGTGGATTATAATGGTTATGGATATGATGAATCAGGGGGTGTTTTGAAGATTGTGACGTTGGACGCGAGGAACAAGCCAATCAACACGACAAAAGAAACCTTGACTTCATCCAGAGTAGCGATGGCCAGCGGCAAGAAAATTGATGATGAAAGTGTGCTTGCTGAGCTTCTGTATCCAACCAAAAACAAAAAATATCCAGACTATTGGCGAGACGCAATCATAGCCAAAGCCCTCGACTCATCCGTTAGCAGGAAGTCTGGAAATGATCAGTATTGGCAGAACAACTATGGGAAGATATATGATTTCTATGTCAATCTGAAGAAAGCAATGCCATTGATGATGGCGTATCGTTGGCATTCCCAGATACTTTCCAATCTCACTGACTCCAAGGGGAGACTTGTCACTGACTACGAGGACGAGGAGAACACATTGGCGATGAAGGTTCTGCCCATAATGGATTTTGAAGGTTCAAATGTGATATTCAGTAATTCATTCAAGAATGGCCAGTTCCAGGCTGGGAAGCAGTTCCAATTCACCCATTGCATCGTGGACTTGAACCCAACGGCATCTTCTGACGACATCACTGGCAAATTCCCAATGAAGTTCGCATCCAACATATCTGTCAACCAGAACGAATACAAGACGAGCAAGATGGTTCTCAGCAGAGTGGATGCCATCTCCGGGGACAAGTTCGTTGAATTCAGCATGGGGAGCCACGCCAGCGACTATGACTAGATTCGCAAGGAGTCCAAAATCAGATATGCCGACGATGATTCTGTCCTCATTCAAGCCAAGAACGACCACGCCAAGGTGGTTCTCGGCAATGGTGGTTCATATCAAAAACAGTATGTCAACAAGAACTTGGACGATGATTCCACAGATCCAGATGGGTATGATAAAGACAAGGATTTGTACAACAACATTGAGGTTGAAGCAAGGGATAAGAATGGTGAAGTCATTTTACTCCAGGATAAAAATGGCAAAAATCCAGATGAAACTGGATATGTGCGAACGCCAAAGATGGTGAAGAAGTATTTCAAGAACAAGCATTTCTTCATTGACCCGTTCGCGTTGACGATTGCCCAGTGGTGCTATGTGCATGGATAGAATGCCCAATCTTCTGCAAGAACTTATCTTGCCGACAAATTGCCTGAGATGCAGAAGTCCTATTGGAAGTACCTGTCTGTGTGGGAGAAGGAGGAATGGGCGCAATTGAAGGAGGAATATCGAAGCAAGACTAGAACCTCAGAACAAGTGGGATATACTGTTGACGATGACGACATCTTCATTGGGGAATTGATTGCAGATGGTATATACAATCCACTTGAAGACACCCGCCCATACTACTACGCCACATACAAAGATGTCAGAGGAACCGGTCAGACTTATGTGAATCGTGGTGTACCATCTGGAAACGACTACATCATAGATTCCAACAAAGGCGATGAGTTCCAGATGAACACTCGATCTGGAACAGAATCCTTCATGGACATCCTCAACCGCAATGTGGTGTTCCAGACCCAGAGGAGAATATATGGAAACTCTGAACCTCCACCGGATTCAGAATGGGAGACAGAAACATTCAAAGGTCAAGTTAAGTGGTATGAACAGAAAATTGATACTTTGGTTGGATAGGGTAAAACAATAGAACAGGCTGTTGCCCAAATTGCTGATGGGGAATATGACTAGTTCGGGGAAAGCCCATTGATGCCATATTTGATGGAAGCGCGTGACAACTGCCTAGGACTTACAAAGTCCAAACGCAAGAAGGAATGGTGTTCTGGGAAGGAGGGTGGCATCAACTTCGACCTTCCAACAGAGGCCCAATGGGAATATTGCTGCAGAGCTGGCACAACATCTGCATATCCACCTTCTGGAAATCTTGGGTTGAACTTCGAGGAACAGGAGCCAAATCTGGATCTCATTGCGTGGTACAAATACAAGGTGATTGGCGTATTGCCAGAGCCTGAGGAGTTCTGCGCATGGCGAATCTCCAAAATGCTCTTTGGCATATCCAAAGATATTGAACAAATCAACAATGTCTATGAGAAATTGCCTTGATTTTTCAATTATGAAAATGAAATTATTTTCGCAAACCCCCTTGTGCTCCTCTCTGAAATATGATATAATATAGGCGTTGTGAGGGAGAGAAGGGTTCTCTCCTATGGGAGATTGGGATGCCCACGAGTTCCCTAGAAGGAGATAGTTGGTTATGGCGATTAATACGCATAATGTGGTTCACGCGAGTGAGTTGCAGGACATCCTGCGCTCGTCCATTGAGGCTGTTCAGGCCGACGACACCATGTCGGCAAGCCTCCCCCCTGTGATGGTCTGGGGCGCGCCCGGAGTGGGCAAGTCCACCATCGTCAAGTCCCTCGCCAAGGAAATGGGTCTTGGCTTCGTGGATGTCAGATTGGCTCAGATGGAGTCCATCGACATCCGTGGTCTTCCCCTTCCCGACAAGGAGAAGCATTGCGTCCAGTGGCTTCCTTCGTCCATCTTCCCCACCGACAACTCCAAGGGTGGCATCATCTTCCTCGACGAGCTGAGCGCTGCGCCGAAGGATGTCCAGGTTGCGTCCTACGAGTTGATCCTTGACCGCCAGCTTGGTGGGGGCGACATCTACAAGGTGCCGTCCAAGTGGGTGATTGTGGCTGCCGGCAACCGCTCTTGCGACCGCGCAGTCTCCACCACGATGTCCAGTGCGCTTGCCAACCGCATGATGCACCTTGAGATTGAGGCGAATGCCCAGGATTGGGCTGAGTGGGCTGTTTCGCATGGCGTCCATCCGGCAGTGGTTGGCTTCATCAATTTCAAGCCGAAGATGCTTCTGGATGTGGATGACCAGAATCTGGAGCGTGGGTTCCCGACCCCTCGTTCGTGGGAGCGCGTCTCCGAGATGTGCAAGGTTCTCAAGAACGAGACCCTTCTCCGCAAGGCCGTCTATGGTCTGGTTGGCGTCCCTGCCGGACAGCAGTTCATGGAGTTCTACAAGTTGTCTGCCCAGATGGACAATGTGCTTGAGATGATGACCGACCCCAAGAAGAAGGTGGTTGTCCCGTCTCGCGACGACCTCAAGTATGCCCTTTGCTCCGCGATGGTGTATCATGTCTGGCGTGGCAAGGACGATGCCGAGACCAAGAAGCTGGTGGATGGCTTCCTGCGCATTTCCATGTTCCTCCCGCCCGCCTTCGCCACGATGGCGATGCAGGCTGCGCGTGCCGGAACCGAGAGCGTTTCCAAGTCCGTGGCCGTTATGACGATGATGCGCCATCCGTCCTACAAGGAGTGGCGCGAGAAGTTCGGCAAGAACCTCAACGAATCCCATGAGGTCTGATCTCCCTTCCTCACAACAACAAAGGGGATGCGTCTGGTTGAAATACACCAGGCGCATTTTTGTATAATTACATATTATGAACATCAACAGAAAACAATTTTTGGGTTCGTTGCTTGCTGGAGCAACCTGCAGTTGCATGCCAGCATTTGCAATCAGCAAGTTGGTCAAATCCGAGCCAACTGAGTTAGAGAAGTGCAAGAACGACATTCTCTACTTCGTGGACAACTACCTTGTTGTGGACGATGATTTCTACGGCAAGTTGAAGATGTCACATCAGCAAAGGGAATATCTCAAGCGCATTTCAACAACGCCAGACTTTTTCTTCTGCGCAAAGGGACGTCAGATTGGAATATCAACCGCAAACAACGTGTTCGCATATTGGAAAACCACATTCTTCGGTCCAGACCATTATGTGTTCATCGTCGAGCCAAACTTGAGAATGAAGGAACGCATGAAGGAGCTGTATGGAAATATATCTGACACTGGTTTGTTCATTCATTCTCCAAACAATGTGCATTTCATATCTCCAAGCACCATGATGGCAAATGACTTGACCAACGAGAACTATACATACATTCTTGACGAGTTCGATTTCTGGGACAACTACAGCCTTAATGGGTTGAGCAAGAGTCATCTGGACAGGTTTTTGCTGAATTCAGTTTACGCAAGGGAACTTTCGCCAGAGCAGTTTGAGAAGTTCAAGGCGCACATGATAGTGATTTCGTCATATTGTTCTCCATGTGGCTTTTTCTCAACGTTGATGTCAAGTGTTGATGATGGCAGGAGATTGGTTCTTCCAAGTCCAACGAGGGGACTTAAAGCATGATGTGTCATGGGAGAGAAGGGATTTGACAAGCCGACGATAGACAGGTTCGAGAACCTTGGTCTGGATGGATAGAGCAATGGACCATAGCTGGCGTCTGCAAACATACCAAAGGACAAGTAGAACGGCTAGGAGGAGCTGGCATCAATCAAGAAAGCTGGCGAGAAGGAGATTCTGACTCCATAGCAGTTCAAGGAGCGGGCAAAGGAGATAAAGAGATGCAAGAACGATGTTCTGTATTTCTGCCGCAAGTATTTCAAGATTGTGTCTCAAAGGGATGGTCTAATCACACTTGACCCATACCCAAAGCAGGCGGAACTTCTGAAGTTCATATAGGACAACAATAGGGCCATAGTTTGCGCGTCACGTTAGGTTGGTAAGTGCCAATGTGCCAACAGCACAATAACGATTCGTGAAGTATCTACTGGATGGATTGAAACAATTTCAGTTGGAGATTTCTTTGACAACTATGGCTTTCCGCATTATGACATAGAAGATTCAAGTGGAAAGTTCGTGGATTCTGTAGATGTTGATGGGAAGTATCAGGTTTTGACAGACACAGTTTTTGATGATGTCAAGGCAATACACAAGACAATCTAGTATGATGTTTGGATTCTCAGAACATAGAATCATGTGCTTGAATGTGCTGACGACCACATAGTGTTTGACTAGGATTGGAACGAGGTGTTTGTCAAGAATCTGAATCCAGGATAGATGATATGGACTGAAGATGGTCTGGATAAGGTTGTGGATGTTGTCAAGACTGATAGAAGCGAGAACATGTATGATGTTGAACTTCCCGAGACAACGAACCATAGATACTATACCAACGGTATTCTCTCCCACAACACCACCATCTACACAGTGTTCATTCTGTGGTATGCGATGTATCACGCGCATAAGCGGGTTATGATATGTGGAAACCAGTTGAATATCGCAATTGAAATCATGGACAGAATTAGATTGGGATATGAATACTGTCCATCCGCAATCAAGATAGGTGTGGTCACATACAACAAGCAGTGCATTGAGTTTGAGAACAATTCCACGATCAGATGCTTCGCCACAGGTTCAAGTGGCACACGTGGATTCTCTGCCAGTTTGCTCGTATTGGATGAGGCAGCCTTCATCCCCAAGCATGTTGCCGACGAGTTCATGGCTTCTGTGTTCCCAGTGCTTTCGTCCTCAAAGGACTCAAAGGCAATCATGGTGTCAACGCCAAATGGGACATACAACAACCTGTTCTACGACACATGGCAATAGGCAACAGACCCCAACGTGAAGTCAGACGAGAACTGGAAAGCGTTTCGATTCCTGTGGTATGATGTTCCAGGAAGGGACCAGCAATGGAAGGAGCAGCAAATAGCCACGATTGGAATGGACAAGTGGATGCAGGAATTCGAGTGCGAGTTCAAGTCCGCGGGGGATGCTTCCCTTGTCCCATCCGACGACATCGAGCATTTCAGAATGAACTTGAAGAACTATCCAGAGCCAGCAAAGCTGAATCTGTCAAAGAACCCTGAGAAGGACATCTTCGCGTATTTCTGGAAGCCGTTTGATCCATCTCGTGTCTACGCTGGCTCTGGGGACATCTCTGAGGGAACTGGAAACGACTCTTCCGTGATGTTCATATGGGATGTCACCGAGGTGAGGAACATTCAGCTTGTTGCGCGCATGTCATGTTCAAAGGCGACCTTGGTTGATTTTGGCTATGCCACATACGAGTTCATGAAACTGTATGGCTTTCCCCCATTGATATTCGAGAACAACGGCGTGGGCGCAGGATTCGTTGACATCATGCTTGACACCTACCAGTACCCCAAGTACAGGATGTTCTACGAGCAGGCTATCTCACCTACAGGAAAATATGGTGAGATAACCTATGGCGTGAAGTCCAAGAACAAGACGAAACTTGAGGCCTGCATGTTCACGAACGAGTTGATAACCACAGAGGAAATCAACATATCAATCCCAGACGAGTTGTTGGTGAACGAGATGGGAACTTTCGTCAGGAAGAACACAAGCAATTCCATAACGTTCTCGGCGAAGGACAAGTGCCATGACGACTACATGCTTTCCTGGATTTGGGGCATGTACCTTCTGTTCCCTGACACAATCCAGCAACACTACGCCGTTGTCAAGGCGTTCAAGACGAAGATGGACAGGGTTTTGCCAGATGTAGTCCAGTACAGCACGCCCCTTGACAAGAGCATGGCTGACGAAATACTGAATTCAGAGGCGCACAAGAGCATCGTGTCCCAGTTGGGAAACCTTGAGGAATACAAGCCTGTGAAGATTGGGCATTCTGAAAGGGACATCCCAGACGATGAGCTGTTCTACGGCAACAGACAATGGGGGCATGGAATGAACAGGCAGTTCTTCACTGTGAACCAGTCATTTGACTTCATGAATGGAACAGATTGGGAAGAAGGGGAAGAAGATTACAATGTCTTGACCGAGTTTTGATGTGGATTTTTGTAAATAGAAATACAATGAGGAATTTGACTATGAAAAAACTAAACATAACTAAAGAGCAGTTCAACAAGTCCAGGTACTTCAAGAACAAATACGGTGAACTGGAATATGTCTCTGAATCCGGCAGACTTTTCAAGACGAACAAAGGCAAGGTGCTGATGTTCAGGGAGTCCTGGATGAAGGACGATTTTGATGCCATTGAAAAGAAATGGCGTCCAAAGTTCGACATTGGCGAGAAGGTCAGTCTCACCAAGGAATTCTACGAGGAGTTCTACAATTACTACAATGACGTACCGGAGAAATTCACGAAAGGCGCATATTCTCTGGATGACATTCCAGAAGATGGATGGATAATTGAGCAAGCTAAGTCAGTTGAGGGAAGAGAAGCATCTGGTAAGATTCGTCCAGGTCATAGATACTACATAACAAATTTAGACATGGACGATGATTATGATGACGATTCCATCAATGGTATATGGGTGTACGAAGATTGGATAAGGCCAGCTAAAGGTTCGGTCAAGGAATCCACCAAGAAGTTCGGCAGAAAGTTCAGCGAAGCAATTATGGGTGGGGGGAAATATAATCCATCTTACGATGACGATGAAGAACCATTGGCTGAATGGAAAGTGGGTGAAATTGTAGATATTGACGCATGGCAAGTGATGTGGGAATATGACGATGACGAGAGACTTCCGGAGAAGGGATGGAAAATCGTAAATGTTGAACGTGATGAAAACTATGATGACTGTGATGGATATTGTTACACTATTGTAAACATTAGAAACCCTAAACTGAAAGTGGAAGTGTCTGCATCAGCATTGGTTGAACGCAAGTCAGCCAAAAAATCAGGTAAAAATCTCTAGGAATCCACCAAGAAGTTCGGCAGAAAGTTCAGCGAATCTGATTTGATGAATGATTAGGAAAAGGACCTGGCGTATTTTGGGGACAAGATTGAAGCCATAGATGAACAGTTGCAAAATCTTATTGACGAGTGGAAAGAAGAATTGATTAGTTCTGATGACATGAATTCACTATTTGAGTTTTATTTCAAACAGTTGACATCTGCAAAAAAGAAAATCCATTCTGTTTGGGAGGATATTCAATACGATTTGGCTCCCCTTGATATGTGACAGATAGGAGATAGAAGGGCAAAGATGACGCATCCATTGGGTGCGTCTTTTTGTATAATTGATGCGTATGGATATGATGTTCAGATTGACAAAGAAGATTGCCCATGCCTCGCCATGTCTGCTTGCGTGGTTGGATGTGCATATGCAATCATGTTCCCGGATGGGATTGTCAGCGCATATCTGGCTGGATTGGCAATAGCCCTTTCTGAGTTTTCAAGATAACAAAAAGATGGACACGTTTTGTTGTGTGTCCATCTCTTTCGTTGTTGGATTGTTGTGCCAAATCACATGTTCTCCCAACAATCAGGGCAAATGCCTGACATGAAGAACTCTCGTTCGTCCGGGCTGAAGTTGGGGAATGCGTCCTGAATACTCGCGCCCTTGCCGTATGCGGAACATCCATCCTCCACATCGCGTATGGGTACTGTGATGGAGTAGGGTTTTCCACAAGATGGGCATTTTCTGGTGAACTGTATGTTGTCGTTGTCTATGAACTTGTCGGATACGCCATTCCAGTTCATGCTTTCATCCATTTTGGTGCTTTCGTTCCAGAACATGCCATCAATCAAATCGTATATGGTCATGCTCTTTTGGATTCCTGTGGAGAACTCATCGTCAGGCAATGCGCTTGGAATGGTGAACGAAATTTCCACGTCCTTTGGAGATTGTCCAGTGAAGTCCTTTGAGGTTATCCATCCAAGATGCTCCAAGGCACGGTCAGCCACAATCTCAATGTTTTCAGCTCTTCTCTTGTTCCATCTTTTCCAGTCCATGTCAATCATGTCGCACAGTTTGTTGTACTCGTCCCATGTCAACATTATTTGCTTGCTGGATTCATTGACTCTCCTTGTTCTTCTCCTTCTGCTTTCCCTCTTGATTCCCTTTGCCATTGGATAGTCGTGTTCCTTTGGATATTCGGCAATCTTAAGGTTCTCTGCCCAGATGTAGTGCGTGTCAGAAGCACCTTCCATTGTGGCGTCAACATACATGAAGGTTTCCTGGAATTCGGGAATGTCTTCTGCCTCCAACGAGTTTTCAAGTCCATTTTCGTCGGCAAGTTCTGTTCTCAATGTGGCTGCGGCTTCATCTGACCTTTCAAGGATTCCCGGATCTTCCTTCTCAATGTACGCCACCACGTAGTTCAGAGCCTCCTCTTCGTTGAATGCGTATGCGTTGTAGCAATCCATCACATAGCCTGAACCCCACCACAGTTTCACGATGTACAGCTTGTCGCCATCGCGTTCAGTGTTCACAAGCGTCAAGTCCTCGTCCTCAAGTTTCCAACCTGAGACTTCATTGCATTTTTTCCATTTCATTTTCATTTACCTTTTTGAGGTTGTTTCGCATAATCTATTTACAGAATCCTCCACGCGAATGGTAAATAGAGGGTGAAGAAGAGAAACAGTTCAACGAGAGCAATTAGACATGATTAATCGAATTTCAGAGATTCCCTTGTGGGGACCAGAGGAACAGATAAGGAAGTTCATCGCCAAGAACGATGGCAACGACATAGTGGATTTCGCGTTGGAGAATTTCTTCAAGCAGAATCCAGATGTGGAGCAGCCTGGTTGGAAGGAGTTGTCTAAGCAGGAAAAGCAGACGATGTTCAAGGAGTCGGTGATTTCAACCGCCCCGAATTCAGATGACATGACAGACGAGGAGAAAGACGACTACTATGAGCAGAACAAGGGGCAATATTGTGGAAGTCAAGAGGCAATCACATAGAGGCGCATAGCCAATCTGGATGATATATACCAGAAGCAATTGATATGGTCGTATGGACGCAGCAACATTGACGATGCATATTTCTGGTGGGATTGGTGTCCATCTGGGGTGGATCCAAAATGGCGCATGGAGATGTGGGAGGAATATGCGTACAACAAGAACAGGGACATCGACAGGACGTTCAAGTTCAAGGAGATTGTGGGATACACCAATGCTGACAACCAGGTGGGTGATGGAGAGGAGATGCCCACTGACTATGATGCTTCTTCTGATGATGAACACACCAACATTGAGAGGGATGACGACGAATTCCTCAATTTGACTGCGAAGACTTTGCGCCACAACATCATGCATTCGTATCTTGAAGTGTCTGAATGGCTGGGGGATGGCGCGATCCAATATGGCTCCCACAACGGCTATGTGTCGAGGAAGATGAGTCTGAGATGGTTGTTCTGCGCGGTGAGGGCGTTGATTAACTGGAAGATGAACAACCAGAACAGATATGCCGACAGAGACATCCATCCCCTTGACATCGATCAACATAATGAGCGTTTTCTGGATGCTGGGGAGTTATCTGATTGCAACATCACGTATGACGATCCGGAGAGCCTGGACTAGAAGGGTGGATGCTGCCAAGTCCAGACAAGGCAGCGTGCGGCGAATCCCAATGAAAATGGCGTTCTGAAGGTTCGTGGCAATGAGTGGCATTATGGCGAGAGGGCATGGTTCTGGACGCACAACTCCTTCATTGGCGAGTGCAGGTTCTTCCACAATGCCAGGTTCCTTGGGCAGGCCACATTCGACAAGGAAATCAACGGCACTGCCATACGTTCTCGTTGGGCCGATCTTGCCGAGTTCAGGGAGGCTGACAGGGAATACGAACCTGGGACATTGGTGATGTTCGGTGGGGAGAAGGAGATAACATTGTCAAGGAATGGAGTTGCCAATGCCATTGTCACCACGAAGCCTGGACTTGTCTTGAATGGCGATGAACCATCAAAGAACTGCATAATGGTTGGGATTGCGTTGACTGGAACAGTTCCTGTGAAGGTCATTGGCAAGGTGAAGAAGTTTGACAGGCTTGTTGCGTCTGCCAAATATCCAGGATATGCCATGAAGAGGAAATGGTACTAGTTCTGGAAGAAGCCAATAGCTGTGGCGTTGGAGAATTCTGAACCATTTGGGGATTTCATCAACTGCATCACAAAGATGGAGTTCTGAAAATGAAGAGGAGAACAAAGAGAACAACTGGGGTGGTTGTTCCAGTCAATCCACTGGCGACTGCAACTTCTGGAATGTCAGGTGGATGTGGAGACCCCATGCCGCCGGCGATTCATGGTTCTGTTGTCGAGGAATAGGTTGAGGACTTGGATTATGATGTTTCCAAGCCCACTGGAATCAGATGGATTCCCTTGAATTGAACCTTAAATCAACATTCAATATCAGTTGACCTTTGCCAGAACTGGATTGAGTTGAGCCATGAAGTCTTCGTCCTTGTATCCACCGGACAACTTCTTCATCGTGATTATCTGGTTGGAGGTTCCCTGGATTAGGATGATCATGGATGCAAGTCCATTTCCAACCTTCTTGGTTGCCTTGTCGTAATCGAACACTCTGACCGAGAGACATGCTCTGTCCCTCAAAAACCGCGTCAAGTTGGGGAGCTGCTTCGGCACGTCCTCAATCTTGATGTACTTTGGATTGGAGAACACTGCGTCCCTTCTCAGCATCTCCTCAACCTGGGACCATTCGTCCGATATGATGAACTTTGTGGCTTTTTCCTGCCCATTGTCCATGAAGTTTGCGTATAGTTCTGAAGTCATTTTAGTTTACCTTCCTTGTTTGATTTAGATTGTTTAGTCTTTTGATGGAACGCACCAGTAGTATTTGTCGTGTGTCACTCCGGCAAAGCTGTATGCTTCTTCCTCAACCTTGTCATATACTTCATCTGGATATGTTTCACTGAACTTGTCAAGTCCACATAGGCATCCATCGTCCTTGCATATGATGAACATAATCTTTCCATCTTCATATCCTGCATCGTACTCCTCGTCTGCTGGTAGCCAATATTCAAACTCGGCATATACAGCATAGAGCGAATCCCTTATTTCTTGTTCTTCATCCTCTGGAATGTGGCCGTTTGTGTAGTATCTTCTTGCCAAATCTCCAATGTACTCGTCAATGAGAAATTGCGCGTCAGAGCCAAGTGAACCATATCCATCGCTGTCTGGGGTTATTTCCCAAAGCTTGATGTTCTTCACAGGTTCCTCAACCTCTGCCAATTCGTCTGCTGCGTCGTTCACGCTCTCAGTGTATTTCTTCCATTTCATTTTCAAGTTTCCCCTTCTTCTTGTTGTCTCATTCAAAATCAAGCATTATCTTGGCAATGTTCCCATCTTTCTTCAACTGGATTGACTTGATGCCATTTCCCACGTTCATTTCTGCAAGCACAGAATTCAAGTCTTCAACTGCGATGAAGCCCTCTTCCAATATTCCAGTGTCCATATCCCAGAACCCACCTTGTACAAGATCTTGATATTCACCATCTTGGCGAAGTTCGGGAAGTTTGCAATTGGTTATCGACACCAACCCATTCTTCGCAAGTTCAATGGCTGAGTTCTCCCCATAGGGGTCAAGTTCAACTTCAATCCCAAGGTTGTCGAAGAAGAAATTGGAAACATAGGTGTCAAGGTTCTCAATCTGCGAGTTCTCCACTATGTTGTTCAGAATCCTCATCACGGTCTCTTGGCATTCCTTGTTCGATGGGTCGTTCAATGGCTTTCCCTTGTTCAGGTAGTTCTGGATGAGCTTCACTTCCCGAGTTGAGACTTCAATCGGTATTGACTTGCTTTCTCCACCACCTTGTGATTCATTGTATATTCTGTGCCATTTCATATCGACAAGTATTTACAATAATTTCATCTAGTTGTATAATTGAATTGACATGACTAGGATAAAGATAAAGAAGGTAAACATACACAATTTCCTTTCGTTCCAGGACGAGGAATGGGACTTTGAGAACACTTCCCCTTTGGTTCTGATAAAGGGCGAGAACAAGGACACTGAATCCCCACTTGGGAACACATCCAATGGTTCGGGAAAGTCGGCGTGGTCCCATGCTCTGATGTATGCTTTGTTTGGGCAGTTGAACGGCAAGTTCCACAACGAGAACATCAAGAACGATTATGCGAACACCATTCTTGATGGGTTCAAGATGTCGGTGACGGTCGAGGTTGATGTTGTCATGTCCAAGACTGACATAAGGCACTGGCAGATTGTGCGTGGTCTTCAGAAGGGGAAGGCGGCAGTTGTCCTTCAGCTCTACATACTTGAAGATGGAGTGTGGAAGGACATATCCAAGTCAAGCACGGCGAACACCCAGAAGTTCATTGAGGAGAATGTTCTGTTCATGAACTTCGAGATGTACCAGCGCCTTGTCATGCTCTCAATCGAGGACAAGTACAATTTCTTCAAATTAAACGCCTCCCAGAAGAGGGATTTCGTAGAGACGCTGTTCGACACGACCGTCTACTCGAACATGTACAAGATGATGTCCGAGGACTTGAAGTCAAGGAACATCATTCTCCAGAATCTGAAGGTGAATCAGGTGAAACTTGGCAAGACAAAGGAGATATGCGAGGACGAAATTGAACGGTACAAGGCGAGTGTGAACGACCAGATATCTGAGACCAACCAAGAGAAGGCGGGGCTTCAGGAGAAGGTGAATGGGCTTGAACCAAGGTTCACTGAACTTCAGCAACAGAGGGAGGTGATTGAGTCCACCCTTGCGAAGATAAGGGAGAACAAGGCGAAACTGGATGAGGTCATATCCCAGTGCAACGATGCCATCACGAATTCCCGCATTGAAATCAACAACCACAACACAACGATTTCGCATCACAACCGAGAGCTGAACAAGCACAAGGAAGTGCTGGGCATGATTTGCGACGACTGCAAGAAGGTTGTGGACAAGTTCTATTCTCTGGATGTATACCGCTCGGAGATTGAAAGCCTTCAGACAAGGATTTCCGAGGAGGAGGCGAAGATTGAGAACAGCACCAGTCAGATTGGGAAGGTCAAGGCATATGACGACAAGTTGAAGTCTGAGGAAATGTCCAAGATGAACGAACTGTCTGACAATCAGGTTGAGGAACGCAATCTACAGTTCCAGAAGGTTCAGCTTGTGAAGTCAATCAAGGATCTTGAACGCAAGGCTGCCGATCTTCTTGAATCCATTGAGAACGAGAACAAGATTCCATCATATTCTGTGTACAAGAAGACACTTGACGAGATTGCCGAGGTTGAGAAGGAATTGAAGGACGAGTCAATGAGGCTATGCCTCTTGACTGTTGGTTCGACCATTGTCTCCCCTGAATCCATAAGGAAGAACATCATATCCAAGGTTGTCGCGTCAATCAACGCCATGATTAACCAGAACCTCTCGGAACTGTGCGTGAACTTCACATGCACCCTTTCGTCTGACATGAACGACTACGTCATCATGGCTGGGGACAACGAGGTTGATCTTGATTTACGTTCTGCCGGCGAGAGAATGAAGCTGTTGATTTCAAGCCAGTTGGCGTTCCGCAAGTTCCTCATGTCAAGGTTCAATGTGAGCATGAACGTCATGATTATCGACGAAGTTGTGGACAGGGCGCTGGATTCAGTTTCAATCCAGAAGCTGCTTGGGCTTCTTCTCCAATTGTCCCAGAAGGAGAACACAAACATCTACATCATTTCCCATAGAGGAGAGGTTGAGCAGATGTTCAAGACAATGCCCGACACCCAGACGCTTGTCATCAGGAAACAGGACAACATTTCGCACATAGTTCGTGACTAGGAAGAAGGAGACAACAGACAATGAACATTGAAAATGAAATCAAGAAATTGAAGAGGGACAACCTGAGAATGAACATCATTCTGGTGATTGCGCTTGGATTGATGGGCTTCATAGGAGGGATTGACAAGGTTGTTGTCACACGGTTGACAAAAGCCACCTCAGAGATTTCCCAGAAAGTTGGAGTGGAGTTCCAGACAAAGACGAACAACTTGTTTGGGGTGTGGCAGATTGTGAACCCCAAGTGATGAAGAAGATCCAACAAAAGCAAAAGGTTCTGGTGAAAACCAGAACCTTTCGTTCATCTTCAAGTGCGCTTCTTGATTAGAGAAGGTGCTTGAAGGATTCGCAGAATGCTGCGATGTCGTTGTTGATCTTGAGGTCGTCCTCTTCCTCAGCCTCCTGGTCGGCCATCACATCTGCGCCAACTTGGTCTAGTGCAGGGGCTTGGTCAAGTTCGTCCTTCTCAAGGTCTCCCATGATGCTGCGGTCGAAGGAATCTGCGCTCACATCCCCAATCTGGGACACAAGGTTGTTCCACTCTGTCTGGATTGTCTGGGAGAGGATCTGAATCTTCTGCAGCTTCATGGCAACATCTTCCTTGCCAGGAACCTTGCTCACCTCGTCTGCGACCTTCTTGTAGTAGTCCTGGAGTTCTGTGAGGACTTCTGGAACAACCACATTGTTGTCGTCTGTTGTGGCAACGCCATTTGTTGCGTAGTCGCTTGACCACTGAATCTTCTTGGATGCTGGGGTTGCCAGACCAAGGTTGTCAAGGTCTCCATCGAATGTGTCAAGTGGAAGCCCATCTGCCCCAACGGAGAAGTCGTTTGCGCCATCGTCAAACAACGCATCCTCTTCATCTGGGGTTGGAAGGGCCGTGTCGTCAAGAACATCGCTCGTTGGAGCAGGAACTGTATCGTCAGGTGTTGCAGTCGCAAGTTCCTCATCGGGAGTTGGCATCACATTGCTGATGTCAACATCGTTCACAACGCTGTTCTGGATGTCGCCAGGCGTGAGGATGTTGTCGGAAGTTGCGGGCTGGATGTCCTCCCAATCGTCCTTGTGGAGATCATCAACCTCTGCGTCAATCTTGTCGTCGATGGCTTTCTGCTCTTCGTCAACATCTTCCTGGATTGGAATGTCTGTGATTGGATTTTCTTGCGTGGTCTCCGCGACTGGCTCCTCTGCTGGGGCTGTTTCGCCCTCTGATGGAGCAGCATTGTTGTCCGCAGGTGCTTCTTCTGCAGGAGCCTCTTCAGTGGAAGATTCTTCTGGGGGTGCTTCCTCTGCGCTCACTTCCTCCTTGGCTGCTTCCTCTTGATCAGCCTTGACTTCCTCTATTCCATCTGCGCTCTCCATGTTCTTGATGAGAGAGTCAATCATTTCCTGTGTTGCGGAAATGAGGTCGGTTGAGGTGTTTGGATCCTGAACCAGCTCGTTCATGTAGTTGGTGTAGTAGGCAAGAAGTTCGCGCATCTTCGCCTTGGGGTCGTCAATGGTTTCAGCAGGTGCTTCCTCTGCTGGTGCCTCTGGTGCTGGCTCTGCCGCGGCGGCGGTGTCTGTTGTCGCAGGGGCTTCATCACCATCAGCTGGTGCATCAGCAGGTGCATCACCCTCCAATGAACCATCTGCGAATGGATCGGTCCCTTCGCCTGCGTCACCATCGTCCTCAGTCACAGTCACCCCGTGCGCCGTGGTGTTGGGAATCTCAACCCACTTTGTGTCCTTGAGTTCGCTGTCAAGGCTTTCTTTTTGGATTGGTTTGAATGTCATTTCATTATCCTCGTTGTCCGTAGTTGTATTGTTTATCTCCACAGGTTCATCGTTTGAAATGTCAAATGAACCAATGTCTTTGACTTCAGTGGGAGAGATATCGCCACTTGATCCCATGAAAGCGAATTCATTGAATCTTCTGGTGATCTTCTCCATGTCTGCAAAGTCTGTGAAATTGTCAAGAGTGGCTTTCTGCTGGGATTCCACACTGTCAATGAGGTCAATCCTGCCTTTGGTGCTTGTGTTGTATGCCCATAGACCCACACTTCCATCTGTCTGTTGTGGGAACATGAGCAACAAGCAGTCTTGGTTTTCAACAATCGGCGAGATGACAAGGTATTTCCCAGATTCAGGCATCAAAACAGCCTCAATCCCAGGGAAAGTCTCTTTGAGCGATCGTTGGGAATTCTCATCTGTCAAGTCGAAGATGAAATGATCTATGGGGCTGACATTCATCTTCCCAGCAACTTCATCGTACTTGGCGTATAGTTCTTCCAGTTTCATGTTTTTTCTGTTGGAGACAATGTTTTTCATTGTCAATTATATTTACACAAATTGTGTTGAAAACATTGTTTGTTTCTTTTGGTTATTTACTATTTTGATGCAAAGTTGTATAATGTATATGCAATGAATTTGAGCAAAGACCAACTTGAAGCGAAGAAGACAATCCTTGACTGGATTCATTCTCCAAGGCGTTCATCCTATTTGACTCTGGGGGGATATGCTGGAACTGGCAAGTCCTCTTTGATTGCAGAGGTTCGCAAGTCCCTTCCTCCCAGTTGGAGGGTGGCGTTTGCGGCATACACAGGCAAGGCGTCTGGTGTGATGAAGAACAAGCTGATTGACGCGAACGCAGTGAACGACAACGATTATGTCGGCACCATCCATGGGCTTTGCTATCATGTGAGGGTTGATCCAGACACCAACATGAACGTCTTTGAGCGGAAATGGCACATCGACTACAATCTCATCATAGTTGACGAGGCTTCAATGGTGAACCAGGAGCTGTTCCAAGACTTGAGGATGTATGGAATTCCGATTCTATTTGTAGGAGACCATGGCCAACTTCCTCCCATTTCCTCGGATGACTTCAACCTGATGACCGACCCTGTGATAAGACTGGAGGAAGTTCATAGGTTCGGAGCCAACACTGCCCTTCTTGACTTGTCAGTGATGGCGCGTGAGGGGACAAGGATTCCATTCAAGCAGTTCGACGACAAGGTGGCGAAGGTGAACGAGAACGACCCAATGGTGAATGATTTCATCCTGAACCACCTCAAGGATTTCTCTGATGGCATATGTCTTTGTGGGACGAACAACACAAGGGCTGATGTGAACCAGTTGATACGATTGAACTATGGCGTGATTGACGACATTGACGACAAGGTTCCGAGGGTTGGGGACAGGGTTGTGTGTCTGAGGAACAACCGAGCATATGTTGATCCAATCTACAATGGCATGCTTGGCAAGATTGAATCCATATCTGACATCTCCAACCCAGGCTGCGAGATGCTGAATGAAGCTTGGACCATGGTTGTGGATGTTGATGATGGTTTTCAGTACAGAGGGTTGGTGAACAAGCATCATTTCGGAGAGCTGAAGTATTCGTCTGATGGCAAGGAGTTCATCACCCTCAAGGAACTCATGCAGATGAAGTCAAATCTGACCATCAAGGAGAGGAAGATGATGCGTGGAAAGCGGGGAAGGCGGAAGCTGTATTTCGATGCATTCGATTTCGGCTATTGCCTCACTGTCCACAAGTCCCAGGGCTCGGAGTGGGGAAATGTCATGTTGTTCGAGGAGACTTCTGGCTATTGGGACGAGGATTATAGAAGGAAATGGCTCTACACTGCGGTGACGCGCTCGAACAACAGACTTTTGATAGTTTCATGACCCCTTTACACCATCTCGGATATGGTGTATAATGTGCTTGGATAGGTAGAGGAAAACCACATGAAGATTAGGTCAGATTTCGTCAGCAACTCAAGTTCGTCATCTTTCATCATCTTTGGCGAGAAGGTGAAGACTGGACCCGACACAATCATTGTGGTCAAGGACAAGAAAAAGACCAAGAAGCAGGTTGAACATGCGTTTGACGTCTCTGCGTTCGACAACCTCAAGGAGGACGAAGCGTATTTCATCGTTCTGAAAAACAGGGGAAGCGAAGGAGACTACATCTTCAAGCTGACCCCAGATCTCATGATGGATTGCGACATGCATCAGATTGACTTCTCCAAGCTGGACATCTACAAGGCGAAGTTCTACATGACGGAAGGTGGCTATCTCCATACACCTTTGGATTTCAACGCTGATGGTTCTGACTACTATGAAGTTGGCGATGGAACTTTGCTGGACAACATGAAGAGGGATGGCGTTTCCATGGATGGACTGAGGATGTTCAAGTTCTACAAGGATAACGGCAATCCCACATGGCGGTCTGAGATTATTGATGAACTTGAATGTGCCGCGAAGGGCAAGTGATGAACTACGTCATTTCCGACTTCAAGAACCTTGTTGGGGCTTGGTTCAACGAGTTCCTTCCAGTGAGATTTCCTGACAAGTTCAAGTCCGTGGATCAAGTGGGGATATTGTATTTGGATTCAACCAGTTTGGATTGTGGATTGAAGGATTCTGTGCGGTTCTTGCTGGACAAAGGGATGGACATCTCGCGCAAGCATGGGGCGAAATGCATAGTCGTCCGAGAGCCAAAGCCAGTGAACAACATCGCCCTTCATCCATTCTTGAGCCATCTTGAATCATGTCCCTTTGTCGCAGATGCAACCAGAACCAAATTGCTTCATCTCTCCAACAGAAGGTATGTTCCATCCTCGGAATTGGTGTGCTTCTCCAACCTCAAGCATCTTGACGAGTTGTTGGATGGGATTTGGCGCGTTCTGGAGAAGTTGAATCTGAACAGTGGGGAAGGTTGCAGCTTCTATTCATCATCGTCTTTCGATCTGGATTCAGTGGTGGATTTGGCGAAGGAGATTATTCCACGCAAGTCCCTTCTGCCGATTGTTCAAGATGAACATGCAGTCCAGCCATGCGTCAAGGTGGTCTCCACGAACGATATGATGATGGACATCTCCTTGAAACTGATGGTTGATGGAACACATTCCCCATCTTCAGACATGAAAAGGTTCATGGAAAAATGCAAAGATGATGTCCGTGGGGATTTGGAGCAGCTTTTGTGATCACAGTTGATCACATGAAGTCGCTTTCGTTCCATGCCTCCCATCTGTCCCCGATGTAATTGCCCTTCTCGTCCTTCTTGGCGACATACTTCGTCTCGCTGACCTTATCCATGCAATACGAGTAGTCTATGAGTGGAGTTTTTGTTCCCTCGTCCACATAGTGTTCCACGAATTGGTACTCCTTTCCGTCTGTGCCAACACCATCAAACAGTTTTTGATTCCCGAATGTCGATGTGAACTCGGAAGATGGCTCATGGAGGACATACAACTTCCCTTCCTTCACCAGCCATTCCAAAGAGCCATCCACGAACTCCTTCCAGTCTTGCCATATGTGCTTCGATCTCAAGGTGAACTTGTTGGTGGTTGGGTCTGCTGGAAGCCTCACTATGAGGTTGTTGAATGTCTGGATTCTCTCGCGGATGATGTCAACTGTGGTCTCCCATGGGATTGCAGCCTCCAGTTCAAGCATCGCGTCCTTCAATGCGTTCAATCTCTCCGCGATATCCTCCTTCTACGCCTTTGACATGTTCAGCGAGTTGAATGCCGCCACCACGTCTGAAGTCTGCTCTTCCCATCGAAAGATGCATCTCTCCAGGTTCTCGTCATAGAACTTGTATCCGCGCATTTCTCGTTCCATGTCCTTGTCCTACGCATATTCTCCATTTGCCAAATCATGTATGAACTTCAACCTTTCATCATATTGCTCATCCAGACCCCTGAACATGGCTTCATAGTCAAGCATTCTGAATCTGACTAAATCAATGGATGTGGGAAGTTCCACGATTCTCTTCAACGCCCCATGCACATCAATCCATTCTTGGGGAAGATACTCCTTTTGTGGGTACAGTCTGCTCCAAGCATATTCCTCCAATGGGGGGTTCTGTCTGCTTGTCTCCTGGAGGAACATGATGCGCTTGGACAATGTGCAGTATCCTGAGAAGATCACATTCAATGTGTGGTGATAGTGGTTGATTTCCTCGATTTCAGGAAGCATCTTCGCCCGCAACTTGAACGCCAGATTGGATGTCCCTTGGTTTCCAGACACCACGAATCTCAGATACTGCCCATCTTCCTTCTCCACTATGTCCAATGTTGATTTCTGGCAGAGAGACAGAAGGGAGAGCGAGGTTCGTTCATCCACGTTCTTCCCCTGGAGGTCGGGAACCATGAGGTTGTTCGCGTCTGCGAAGAAGTTCCTTCTCTATGTGTCGTTGGAGATGACTGGGATTGAGCAGATGGTCTTCTTGACAACATGTTCAACATCCAGATATGGAACATGCGTTGAGCCGAACCAGCGCAAGAATCTTTCCGTCTCGTAGGGCTTGTAGTATCTGTACTTCTTGCTCTCCTCGTCCACATCCTCCTCTTGGTCTGGAAGTTCCTCCTTGTCGTCTGGCTTCCACCAGAGAACTGAATCCAAATCGTTGAATGGTCTGGACAGCTTGAATTCATACATCTGGTTCCCTGTGTTCAACGATCGGAGATATTCCTTGGAACCATACTCCCATTCGACATGGTCGCAGTCTGAAAGCCCCACCACGCCAGACACCTCGACCATTCCATTGGACTCAACCGTGACCTTGATGTACTTTTCAGTGGTTCCACCAATCGGCTTGAACAACTCGTACATTGGATGGCTCAACTTGTTGAACAGCACCAGTTTGTTCACGGTGTTCTGATATCCATTGTCGCTCTCATCTCCCTTGTCCATGTACTATGAGAAGTTGATGTCGTCCAGACTGGCGTGGAAGTCGATTTCGTGATCCTTCATCATCCCCTGCACTATGTCAGAAAGATACGCCAGACGATGATCGGTGGACACATTCACATTGTCCAATGTGGATTCAGAAAGACGATTCAGCCAATCAGGTGTCATGATGTAGTCAACCCACATGTCTTCATTGTCAAGACTGGACACATTGTTGTCCTGCTTGGAGATGTACAACTGCATCTGTCTTTTGACATCCCCCAAGTCAAACATCACATCCATCTTCCGCAGAACTTCACTGATCTTTCCGAAATCACGTCTGTTGTTGTATATGCCATTGGCGTCCAACCCCAGATCAGATGCCACTTTCTGTGTGTGGCGCATGAGATATTGGAACTTGTCCACGCCATTCTTCACCTTGATCGCGCCTTTGAACTCGGGGTTTGACAGACCATCCACCTACTTCAACTTGAGTGTCTGGGAAGACGCATTGTACATTTCTCCCCCCATTATCCTATTGAGGACTATGGTATATTCGTGGAACGCATTGGACAAATCCAAGTTGATGTTCCTGATGTTCAGACCTCGGTTGATTATGGAGTCTTCTGGATTTTCTAGTTCGTTGCTCATCTTGCCACTATTTACCATTTCACATCAATATATTGTAAATACCATCTAGTAAATGTTTGAAGATGATTTTTTGTAAATAATAATTGAAAAACCCATCTTGACACAATTAAAGAGGTATAAAACAACATGGCAAACTACAATCTAGTTCAAGCGATTGACTTGTTCAACCAAGATTAGGTTCGCATTCAGACGATGTATTCCATTGAGTTCTTCAGTGGATTTCCGCAGATTGACGCAACATTGGAGAGAATGCAGGTCTATGGACAGAACTTCACCCTTCCAGACAGGACGGTGAACTTTGACAATTTGCAGTATAGGGCATTCAACATTCCGGTTCCAACAACGCTTGAAATGGGGCAAGACCACTCTGTCACAGTATATGCTGACGTCCGTGGCGACTTGAGAAGGGCGTTGCTTGACTGGCAGGCAGCATGCTTGAACCCAGACATCACTGGTGGTTCGTTCTTCGAGGCGAACAGGCGTCCAACCAAGTTGGGTCCCGGAGAGGGTCAGACTCCTTCCATCACAATCAATCTTCTGGCTCCTGACCAGCAGACCATTGTGGAGAAGACGATGATATATGGCTCCAGGGTGACGAAGGTCAATGGATTGGAGTTGTCCAACACATCTGGCAGCATTTCCACATTTGGTGTTGACTTCAAGTCTGTGTATTGGGAGCAGATCGCTGGCGAGCAGATTGGCAAGTACAACGCCGACAACATGAGAAACACCAACTTGGGCAACGCCAACGAAGATGGCGATGGCAACAGAGCAACAGAGGATCCAGTGGAGGCATACAATCTTCCTTGATTTGATTCTTTGCTTGTTGCGGTTCATAGAGCAATGAAGGAGGGTGGTGGATGGGCTGATGAAGCCTGATGACACCACCCTTTGATTTTGACGACAGGGAGAAATGATTTGAAATGGCGAACAAAATGTACAATGTGGTGGAGAGGAATGGTGTTGCTCCATATGCCAAATATCCAGAGTGGGTGGATGCCAAACCCAATCTTCAGACCTATCTTGCCGCCCTGAATCTCTCCAGTCCGATAATCCAATGCCAATTCGAGCTGGTGTGGAGCAGATGGCCCCGGACCATATTCTTCGCCAAGAACATCCGAATCCCTGGTCCAGAGGTGAACACAGTGGAAATCAACCATGCTGGATTCACGATTTCAATCCCCACCCATGTCAAGTATGGTTCGAACGAGGTGTCCATGACCATTCTCGCCGACAAGGAGGGCTTCCACTACTATGACATCAGGAACATGGTTCTCCAGACTGGACATCCATTGGTGGCTGGAGATCCCAAGGCGACGATTGGAAGCAACAACAACATTTCAAAGGACGAGGACATAATCACGGTCAGATTGCGGAACACACCAGAGGACGAAACGCACCATCACTGGATATTCCACGATTTCCATCCTACCAAACTGGGGGACATTGAACTCACGCAAGATGGCAGCTCGTTCGTTGAGTTCGAGTTGTCTGGCACATTCACCTACATCACATATGATTGTGGCAAGACATTGACATCCACCTCCGAGCCAGAGCCACCATCTGACGACATAGTGATAGATCCAGATTAGATGCAGCAGACTCCAACTGACCAGGACGATTTGTTCGATGACGCCCCCCAGTCAGACGAAGACACTGATGTGGAGGTCAATTTCGACGATGACGAGGAGGAAGAAGATATAGACCCAGGGGAACGTTTTTGGGAGAACATAGAAGACGATGGAGAAAATGCTGGAGGAGATGGACAATTAGATCCAGAAAACCCACCCAACTGGCTGAAAAATGGTGGAACTGCGATTGCAGCCAGTTCTGAACTCACACAAAGTCCAGATGGTTCATAGTAGTTAGCTGAAACAATATCTGAAGTTGAATTGCATGGAGAAACTTCTGTAGAAGGAATGGAATTGGCACAACAATGTTCGGACGAAATGATCAGTGCAAACCAGGAACTCAAACAGACTTTGGCAGAAATCGCAAATATGCCGCCAGACGAAAAATTCACGCCAGAAACACCAGATGTCCAAAACGACACATTTTCAGACACTAAACTTCCCAAACCAGACCAGGAAATGATAACCGATGAACAGGAAATGCAAAGCATTGAAAATGGAAATAGGCAAAGATATACTGGCGATAGAGTGACGAACATGGTGAATGCGGAAGTGACACTGAAATCTCAAGCATAGAAAGACGCATATAATGCGGCAATCCAAAAACACAAAAGTCAAATACAAAACACAGTGTAGAACTATGCAGACGCAAAAGCACACCTTGAAGCAGGATGACATGTGGGGAGGAATTTACAATGAACATTATTCAAGAAGAACGTGCGAAAGCCGTCAAACATCATATTGACATAATCAATTTCAACGCCCAAAAATCTGGAAATTTCAAGGTGATATGCAACATGGATAATCAACTTGAAAAATATGAGTCCAGAATAGTAAGACTTTCCCTTCCCCACAGATTTGGCATGTACAAGACCCAGATGGACATGCCAAAAACAACCGAGGTTGAATTGGACACCCCATGCGAGGAACCTATGGAAGATTCAACGATTGAACGAGAAGATGGGAAGACTCATAGGGTCCGTGGCATTTTTTGACGAGTTTGCGTATAATTGTTGTTGAAGATAAGGTGTTGAAAGGAGTATTTACCAAGTTTGAAGGTGTCAAATGTGGTTCTCTCCTGGAAGACAACACAGGAACAACATAACCATGCCAAGAAGAAAGAGCGAGAGTCTGGAGGAATTCCAGAAGAAGAATCTGGAGAAGTCCAGAAAGAGACAATAGCAGTTGGCCGAACAGGAGAGACATAATCCTCGGCCCAAGAGAAAGTCATATGTCAGCAACGCCGAGCTGCTTGAAGAGTTGAAGAAGTGGCGCGACCAGAGCAAGGACGAGAAGAAGCGGGTGCCGTCCGAGAAGTTGGGCAAGATGATTCTGGACATTGCAACGCACTACATGGGACATCCAGACTATGTCAGGTATCCCAAGCATGTGAAGGAGGAAATCATCTCGCGCTCATGCGAGAGGATATTCAAGACAGGCATATTCAAATACAACTTCAACTTCAACAATCCATTCGCGTACTTCACCCAGATATGTTGGTCTTGTGCGATGACCTACTTGAAGGAATACTATGACTTGTTGAACTTCAAGCGGAAGTTGATGCGCGACAGCCTTGAACGCGCCAAGGAGGAAATGCCATCCATCAACCTTGACAAGTCCTACATGAACTTCCTGAAGATGATGATTGGGTCTGAGCAGATAACCGAGGATGACGCCAAGTTCTTGAAACGCCAGAAGGACAGCATCATCCAGGAAATCAAAGAGGACAGCGACAAGGAAATTGATTGATGGCGGAGCAAATCAACAAGAACAGGCTCAACGAGCTTCTTGGAATCCAGGAAGGTCAGACGTTCGAGGACTACATGGACGAGGCGACGAAGCCAATGGACGACGCCCAGTCGGTGATTGACCAGACGGCGAAGCTGATTGAGGAAACCAAGTCCAAGGTTGATGAGATTGACGAGAAGTTTCAAGAAAACTTTTCAATCATAGACAAGGCGCAGACTCAAGTTCAATCGTCCAACACGGACGAGAATGGCTCTGCGTCTGCCAGAATCGACAACATGGTGAATGTGGAAAACGCATTCAAGTCCATTGAGGATTTGGTGGACACCACGAAGCAGATGATTGGAACAGTCTATGGCATAATATCAAGCTGCGACGTACTTGATTCCGAGACTGTCTCCGCTGCGGCCTCCCTCATTGGCGAGACGCGGCAGCTCATAGCCGAATACACATCCCTCTACAAGCAGAGGATTAAGTTCTTCGATAACGTGAAGATGGAGATGCTGAAGCAGGAGCATAGGAAGGAACTTCTTGACCTCAAGCAGAAATACGACCTTGAGAAGATGGACAGGAAGAACTCCACTCCTGCAGAGGCACAGGAGATTCCAAATGGCTCTGGACAGATTCCAAATGGAATGGTTGAAAGTGGAACCATTGACATGTTGAAGCTGCTTGAAGAAATGGATGATGAAGAAAACCAAGAGGTTGTTGAGGAGGAAAGCAATTGATGGCTTTACGATGTTGAAAAGATGTTGTATAATATCGCATAACGATGGATGGTTTGAAAAATCCACATAACTAAAGAAGAGGAAAATGAAATGTACATAGAAAACACAAACGACGTGAGCGCATTGTTCGAAGAACTGCTCGATGAACTTGCAAATCTCGCCAGAACGAAGATGGACAACAATGGCAAAGGCTGCGTTGGATTCACCATCAACCCAGTTGACGATTCACGCGAACTTGTCCTTGCAAAGAAGCCATGCGCATGCAAGTCCAACTCCCTGAAGTTCAGGAACATCGTTGATGACATCGACAACGTAATCTTCAACGATCCCGCCACAATCGTGACATTCAAGGATGGAACCAAGGTATGCGTCAAGGCTTGCGAGAAGGACAAGTTCTGCAAGGAGACTGGACTCATCTATGCCATCATCAAGCGGCTATATGCCAACGATGTCGATGAGAATGGCTATCTCAAGTCCAAGGGTCTTGGGGAGAAGATCAACAAGGTCATCAACAACGCCTACGACCAGAAGAAGGCCGAGGCTGAGAGACGCGCAGAGCGCAAGGCGAAGAAGGCCGCGAAGGAAGCCGCCCAGAAGGAGGCAGACGCAAAAGCCAATCTCGCAAACGAAGTCTCGGAAAAGGCGGCTCAGGAAGCGGTAAACCAGGTCTACAACCAGACGCCAAACGAGCAGAAATAAGCAAGTTGAGATTCAAACTTGGACGAAAGGCATCCCAAAAGGGATGCCTTTTTCATCATATCAACTAAGCATATGCGCCATATAGGGATCCAGCCTAGCCGAAACTATAGGACACTTCGCTGCCATCGTTGTATTTGCCATGCACATCAAGATAGATGTCGTTCTTATCGTATGGGAACTTCAACCCTGTGATTTTGAAGTGAAGTAGATTTGTCCTATCATTGCAGAACAAATATGTGGTCTTATCGTTGGTGAACTACCCAAATCCACAGTCTTTGCTGGATATGTTAGTCCAGTTGTTTGTGGTATAATGTCTGTATTTCGCCTCTGCCAACACAACCCCATCCGCTTTGAGGGTTATATATTGATTCTCAGAAGGCTTATCGGCGTTCTCAACATAGATTTGGAGAACTGCGGGATTGCCATTGCTTTCCCATCCTAATTTGATGCTGTGTAATGTCAGCACATGATCGTTTCTATATGTTCCTCGATCGTTTTTCCAGCCCTTGAACAAGCATGTCTGTCTCTGGCAAGACATATTGCCATTGTAACGCTAGAACGACTCCACCCATGTCGTCTTGTACTGCCATCTAGCGTAGTATGTATTGTCCACTGACAACACAGTGTCTTTTGCCAATTTAGCGTTGGTTAAATCGCGCCAACTATTCAAAGAATATGTGCATGTGGAGGTTGGTGTGGATTTCTTGTTGGTTGTTTTTTCCTTGATTGCAGTGGGTAGCCCAGATGTGGTGAAGGTGAAAATGTCAGAATGCTAAAACCTCCAGATAGTCCCCCTGGACTCGTCGCCCCAAGTTATGTTCTTTCCACCATTGACATTGAATGTTGTGACAACCATTGACGCAATTGCTGAAGTCCAATGCGCGTAGAAGGTGATGTCTTCGGTTATTTCCGTCCTTCCTGGTTCACCAACCTTCACTCCATCGCCCATGGCGTCATACCATCCGGAGAAATTGAATCCATTCAAACTTGCTTCAATTCCAGACATGAACTCCATTGAACTTGAAACGCTCACTTTCTTGGACAGCATTTGATTGGCGTAAGTCCACCCATTTGCTGTGGCACTGGAAATCTGCGCTTCGGTGAAGGTTCCACCATTTGGATCAAGTGTGACATTGCACATTCTATTGTCATATACGAACCTGTATTTGATTCCACCCAACTTGATATAGGATTCGCCCATGTATATCACACCACGCCAATTCTCTTGGCTGATGTCAGTGCCGATAATATCACGGTCGTTGCCGAATTGAATGGGTGATTCAACAACATTGCTGGAATCCAATATTCCTTCACGGTCAAAGTAATTCAAAGTGTCGTCCCATGAAGCAGGTTCATGTTCACCCTATGCAACATAGCATGTGGCTTTCCATGTATTGTCTTCCGCCACATATGCTTTGAATCTGAACCAATAGTCTGTACTGGAGAATATCATCGTCTGCCCCTTGGCGGGCTCTTCGTCCAATCCTGCACCAAGATTCAAAGCCTCCCAGCATGGAAACACAAAATTCTTGCCTCCTTCAGTGCCATATTCTTTCCATTTGGGGGGATTGACATCATCGTTCCACTTGCCCCTTGTTGCTATCTCCAAATCAGTGTTCGCCAATTTGACAATCTCCTGGTTGGGAAACAAATCCAACACAAATGGAGTCTTGACCTTCATCACCAAGTCAAATTCCTTCCTATTCAAATTTATCGAATCAATGGTCTCAAGAAAGGCGTTGGACGAAAACATATTAGACCACCCTGTGGTTTCGTCAACATAGACGGTCCCCTGCTTCTTGATGTACTTCTCATATGCGTCTCAATGGGCAGTCAATGTGACATCGTGCGTTATGGCCGTGTCCAGACTATATTCAGTGCCCGTCGTCTCGTCAAACCACCCATCAAGGTCAATCTCGCCGAAGTCTCGGAACCAAGATTCCAGGTATCTGTTTCTGTCATATTCAATGTCAGGAAAGTGCCCATTGAACAATCCAACTGTTGTCCCATATGGAACCACCCAGTCAGCAATGGTTGATTCACCACCATCCTTAAGTTTTCCATTGTTGAAATTCCATCTAACTATGACCATGTTGGGTCCGCTATACAAAGATGCGTCACCAACCACCATCAACTTGTTGCCATTCCCATTTTCAACCGACACATACTTCTACAAAGTCTCCCATTCTTCGCTTGAATAGGAGGGTTCAATAGCCCATTCCTAGCCATTCATCTATTGGAAAAGATTTGGGATCTTCGCCCAATGATACAGTGGATTGGTCGATTTCCCCACCATAACGCCGTTCTTGTAGAAGGTCAGCGTTCTGGTCTCAAGTCCGTGTGGGTTCTGGCTGTTTGAAATCATGCTAGTGTCTCCGTTGCATCAACTAATCCGCTTCCACATAGTTGTGAGGATTGATGTTGGTCTGACGAGCCCGCCATTGCTGTCCTTGTATATGCTACTGCATCTACTGGCGTCAAACTCGAAATCGTTGAAGTCTGTGCATGCCGGATTTTCACAATTCTACACTACTGCACTCAGCGTCACATTTCCGTCAGTAGTTGAGATTTTGCAACCCCCAATGGCTGCTGGAACCCCATCCGGTGGATTAAATTGCACTCCTTCCTAGATTTCAGCTCTAAAAGTTATTGCCTTACGCCCATTTATATCCGTTGCATGTAACGCATTGTGGGGCTTCTCGATATCCTAATTATTATCTGCTATGGCAGTGTTTCCAGGACCAGACATAAAGCCTCTGATGTTGGGAAGTTCACCGTCTATTTTTTGTCCCAATCCCAAATTCTCTATGTCTTCATTAGTGGCATTCCACACAGTGGTTCCTTCTGAAAGACGCTCCCAGGAACATGTTATTCCAGATATGCCTTGAAAAGGTTCTTCCTTGTTCACGCTGATGTATATTGAACCAACAGGATACAATTGATTGAACATCTCTTGCGTCAATGTTGCTGAAGTTGATGGTGGTGTTGTTGTTCCAATGTCAAGACTGCATTCTGTGATGTCGTTTTCTTCATCCTCAACCAATGTGTTGAACTTGAATGCCGTGACATTGTTTATCTTCAACTCCAGATCTCTTCCCAGTTTCTACTTCATCGGATCAACATTGAATTCCACATTATATTTGTTCTGGTCATTCAGATCAATGTTTGCAGTTCCAATGCTTTGATTTGCCATCTGGAAATTCATGATGAATTGCTGCTGGTTCTTCAATTTCCCTACATTGTCGTCCAGCATCTCCAATATGGCGCGTAAATCCCAGGTGATGTTGTCGTTGTTCGTGAACTTGCCTTTCCATCCATCCTAAAGATTATTCAATATCAGAGTGTCTATGACACCCCATGTCGCGCCATCTCCAGACAAGCCATGTGCCGAGCATATGGTCTTCTGGCAATGTCTGTGGAATGGCAGGTTGGTTGTGGTTGATTCTTCATCCACCCCTTCGCGCATTATTGGGGTGGGATCGGAGGGGGCCACGATGTGGCTGTTTGAATTTGTCAGTGTCATGGTTTGTTGCGTTAAAAATTCTTTATTTTATCTATTTACCATTTCGTCAAAATGATGTATAATATGATTAGGAAGACAAGAAAAGGAGACAATGAGACATGATTGACAATTCCAAGAAACTGGAGGAACTTGAGTCCAAGATGCACCTTCTGGAGTCTGCTTTGGACGAAATCAAGGCCGCTCTCAAGGAGAAGCACGAAGCAGAGCCTGCCCCAGAGACATCAGAGGACAATCTCACTGAGGTTGAGAAGCAGAAGATTGAGAGCATAATGAACCATTTTGACTTCGAGAAGGTTCACAACATCATGAAGTTCCTTGACTGGAAATGGGCGTTCTCCAAGAATGGAACCCCATCCGTTGAGGAGCTGAAGAAGGAGGCACATAGGCTTCTGGTTGATGCTTGCGAAGAGAAGACCACAATCTCAACTGGTGGATTCAAGGCAATCTACGAAGCTGATGGATCATGGGATGTGGATGACGACTTCTATCTGGGGCTTGAGTTCATTGTTGAGGATTGCGAGGGTTTTGACGAAGATTGATGGAGACTCACAATGTGATGTGCAACAATAGCCACTGGCCGAAAGGTTGGTGGCTGTTTTTGTATAATTGAACTATAGGAAAGGTAAAAGAAAAATGAAGAAAATCATCATGACAATCATGGCAGCGGCGACACTTATGTTCGCAGGCTGCGATCCAAACGAGACCACCCTGGTTTCTGCGGCGAACACTGCAGGCTCCATCGCAATGCTGACTTGGTTCAGCATAGACAATCCAGATGCACAGGTCAAGACTGTCCTCAAGGAGGTTGTGGGCAACATCACCACGGCAAGCGTGGATGTCGCCTCTGGAAAGACCTATCTTGACAGCATTCTTCCTGTGGTTCAGGAGATTGCCCTCAAGCAGGAGAAGTTGAACGACTACCAGAAGACCCTCATCAACGCTGGCGCAGTTGTCATCCTCAACGGAATAGACACCTATCTTGCCACGAACGAGAAGGTCAAGGCGAATGTTGAACTCGTCAACAAGGTGGTTGCCGCGTTTGGCAAGGGATGCATGTCTGTGCTTTCCATGCCGAATGATTGCCCTGAGTGCCAGAGGGCGAAGGCTGTCTATGACACGCGCAACATGAAGTGCCGTGGTGGCAAGTTCATCAAGGTTCCCTGATTGAACCCATAGACAGAGACAATCAAACAGAACTGACGCAAGATGCGTGGATTTTTTTCCGCGCATCTTCTTCTTTTCATCAAGGTGGAGGAATGGCATATGCCACATCTATGGCTTCATCGCATGCCTGTTCAATCATGTCTATTGCCTGGAATGGAAGCATAACATATGGCTTCACCATCCCCCATATGTCTGGAAGGGCTATGTTCAACGCGACATTCACGCAGAAGTCCGCCGAGTTGGGGATTGCCCATGCCAACTTCAGAAGATCGTCCAACGGAGGCACAATCTCGACGACCTTCTCCCATATGCCGAACAACTGGTCAATGATTTCACTCGCCCGCCCTGCGAATTTCTCCACGAACATGTTGATGAAGAATATGAGAATCTTGTCCAGAACTATCGGAAGATTGGCGTAGATGAAATACGCCTCCACAAGAACCTCCAATATCTCGAAGAAGTCGCCCGGCATGTTTATGAAAAGTTGGGGAGCCTCCAGAGACTTGATCTTCTCTATTATCTGCCTTGCCATCTGACGGACAATCTCCTTGATGACCATTATCTTGTTCAACACATCCTCAATCTGCTTGGATATCGACATCAATGGAACGCTGAGTGGTGGCGTTGGGAAATACACATTGACCGACGCATTCACATCCACATTCACTTGTCCATTGGCGATCTGCTTTCCCATGCTGCACACAGTCTGGAACATCTTGTCCATTCCACCGCATATTTCGCCTATTGCCCCACCCATGACCTTCTGTATGAAGTCGAAGTATTCAGGGATTCCCTTCACAATCTCAAGATAACCACCAGTGGATACCGGCCAATCAGGCTTCCATTCCCCATTTTCCTTCTATGTCATTGGGAATATGGTGAGAAACAGTGGGTGGGTGACGCCATGTGCTTTCCTTATCGAAGTCATTATCTTGCCCATCATCATAGCCAGTTTCTTGTCGATGGCGTTCTGGATGGTGGCGTTCAGAAGGGTTTGCGCTCCATTCGCCAATCCAACAGCAGATTTCAATGCCGCCATTGCATCCACGCCAGCTCCAGCCGCGCTCCCCACTGCGCCCAACGCGCTTGCTGCTGTGGCGGAGCCAGATGCCCTCGCCTGTGGAACCTCCCCCAATATCCCAGTGGATATGTCGTCTTGGCTCTTCCCAGACGCCACGCCCTTCAACATGTCCATGGAATTTTCCCCCAATGGACTGTTCAATCTTCCAACCGCAGATTCCGACATCCCATCAAGCAGATTCAATTCGTCAGGAAGTTGAATTCCCAGCGACTGCGCCAGAGACATGGGCATTTCCCCCATCAGCATCCCCTATGTCACATCCATCTGCCTCCCCATTCTGGAAAGGGCGCTGGGAAGTCCATTCTTCGTCAACATTTCATCCATCTTCTTCAGGAAATTGTCGTCAGAAGACGATGGTTTGCCACCACCAATTCCTCTTCTCGATGTCGCCATTTTCTGGACAACATTGGGTTTTCTTCTGTGCCATCTTGTCATGACATGGGAGGAATCCATCTTGTCATTGGTGAATCTGGACTTGCCAATCATGGAAAGAGCATGTTTGGGATTTCTTTCTGTGGATGTCTACATGGTGGAAGTATTTACCATTTTGGCAAGACGATGGTAAATAGACAATGTGATGGGAACTACTACAACAACATGTGAAAATTCAGCTCTATTGGTTTCAGATTCCAATGAAATCAACCAACAGATGGATTCCAAGAAGATGACATGGGATGTTCTGTGCGATTTGGCGCAGAGCAATCTGTTCACCAGCCACTTGTCAATCATGGATAGATATCTCAACACCAATAGGTGGGATATCTACAAGAACATCTTGGACGAAACCAAGGAGAATCTGGACATGATGCATAGTGAGGTTTCCATTCTGGACACATCCAGAAGAAAGTTGAAAGTTGTTGATGGGCAGGTGATTGTGGTGAAGAAGAGCGAAGTTCCATTGGACACCACCCCGGAGCAGTACATAAGGGAGAATTGGGACATACCCAGCAATGCGAACTTGAAGCGCATTGGGGACTGCATGCTGCGTGGAGTGTGCTTCATCAACCAAGAACCAACCATCGCACACGGCAATCAAACAGTGGTTCTGGACGAAACGAACATGCCACCCCACATGCATCATAGTGCAGTCACATCTGGATCAATCGTCAGAACATTGAATGTTGATGATGGTGGGCAGATGGCAGATGTGGCTTCTGCCACACGGTATGACATCTTCCAGGGGGATTCTGTGGGCGTGGGGTTGACGAACAATGAACTGGATGGCGTGGGGACATCATATGAAGTCGAGGAAACGGGCTCAGACGAGACAGAAGCATCGTCCAACAAGCCTGTTTTGACCCATGACAACCTTCCTGCATATGAAGTGTGCTATGCGTTCGAGGTTGATTTGACCATCACCAATTCTTGAGGGCGTAGAACTCGTCAACAATCTTCTGGGAAAGTTCCACAGGGATGTTGTTGAAGTCAATCAATTTTGAATTGAGGATGAAATGCTCCGCCGTTTCGGGATCCTCTTTGAGCATCTTTCTGAACTCGTCTGACTTCTCTGTGATGTACTTCAACGCTCTGATTTCCCCAATCTTCGGGCGAATGGGCTTGATGTTGTCAGAGGTGTCGCCAGAGATGATCTTCACCATCAGAGCCTGTTTGGGAGTGATGTTGATGATTTCGTTCCCATGCTTAATCTTTGGAACAACCATTTCGCCCTTCGCATCGTATTGCGTCACTGGTCTGTCAATCTGAAGTTGGAGGAAGTCCCTGTCGGACGAGATCAGGATGATTCTTTCGTATTCATCCTCAATCCTCTGGCTTCGTGCTATGGATGCGATGATGTCGTCGCCTTCGGCCCCATTCACTGCCAACTGGACACAATGATCGCCGAAGATGGATGGGAACACGTTGGCATAGAGTTCATCGAAGACTGGTCCAATCTTGTACTGGCTTCTCTTGGCCTTCTGAATCTTCCTGACCAGCTTGTATTCTGGGTAGAGCGAGTACCTGAAGGACTTGGTGAGCCTACTGTCCTTCGCTATGATGGTGTCAACCAAAGAAGAGTTTGGATAGAGAAGCCCGGTGGCGTTCTCAACGATGTTCGCAATTCCATTCAGCTTGTCCACTGCGGCGTTGTACAGGCACTTCTTGAACCACTGGCTTTCGTTGACCAAATCTGGCAGGTTGTCTTGGTCTGTTTCCTCAGGTGGGCGTATGGTGCATGTGTCAATTGACTGGTACTGCTCAGACCACTGCTTGAACGCCCTATAACAGCATACGAAGCTTAAAAAGCTACCGTCAATAATTATTAAAACTTTTTTCATGAACATGAGTTATCCTCTATTTTTGTTTGTATGATACAATTATACCTTCATTTGAAATATGTTATAAATGTCAATATAATTGGTAAATAGAAATGGTGGTTAAAGTTCCAGCTTCAACCACCAAATCACCAAGGATATGGAGGTATCCAAGATGACTAGAGAAATTATACAATACAGTGAAAATGAATTAAGTCTATTGTCAAACCAACAACTTGTTGAACTGGTATAGAGTCTACATAATCAGCCTTCGGCATTAAATACTTTTATACGGTTAAATTATCCTACCGTCATGAAAGAACTGATGAAAAGAACTTCGTTTCTTGATGAACATTATGCTGAAAGAAGTGTTTCCATTTATGAACGAATATATTGTTTATTGAATGAAATTCATTCTATGCCAATATGCGCACATCCAGATTGCAACAACATTGTTGAATGGAATAATGACAATCGTTCATATAGGAAGTATTGTTGCAGAAAGCATTGTATGTCCGACCCAAATATGCGAGACAAAAGCAGGAATACGAAGAGACAAAAATATGGTGATGAAAATTACAATAATCGGGACAAGGCGAGGGAAACATGTGAAAGAATATATGGCATTGACCAACCCATGAAACTGAAAGAGTTTCAAGATAAAGCAAGAAGAACAAATAAACTGAAATATGATGTTGAATTTCCATCCCAATTGAAAGAAGTTCAAAAGCTAGCCGAGTAGACTTGTATTGAACGATATTCGGTCAAACATCCGTTGCAATCCAAAAAGATAATGTCAAAATTGGTGAACACAAATATGAAGAAATATGGTGTCGGTTGTTCCCTATTGGCAAATGAAGTTCGCAAACAAATATCAGAAACAATGATTAAACGTTATAAAGTGGAATATTATGCCCAAACGTCAGAGTTTCATAAAATTGCAAGAAAGAAATACAAGCATCCGAAATATCCAGAATTATCATTTGGTTCATCGTGGGAATTTAAGGTATATGATTTTTTGACTGAGCATCATATTGAATTCGAGTACCAGCCTGATACGGTATTTCATTATGAATGTGATGGGAAGAAACACACGTATCATCCTGACTTCAAAGTTGGAAACAAAATCGTTGAGGTGAAAGGCGACCAATTTTTCAGAATGAATGAAACTACTGGAAAAGAAGAGATGTTTTGTCCAAATCGCCAACGTGGAATTACGGATGAAGAGTATTTGGCTAAATGCAGAACACAGGAGGCTAAACATCAATGTATGCTTGCAAATAATGTTATCATATTGAGAGGCAAACATATAAATGAACAAGAATTGGTAAATATTTTCATAAACGAGGATAATGCAAATGAAGTTCATAAACAAACTAATTGAGTTTTTTAAGACGTTGTTCAGTAAAGACACAGCAAATGGTGAATGTGGAAATTGTTCCGAAAAGGATATTTGCCAAACGGTAGATAGAAGTAAAAAGTATGCTTTGATTGTAGGGGTCGAATCCAGCAAGTGGGGAGCATGTCCAGGGGCTGACAAGGACTCCAACACGATGCTTGACCTGGTGCAGAAATACACTGACGACACCCACATAGTGAAGCTCAACAACAAGGCCGCGACAGTGGCGGCCGTGAAAAAGGCACTTGAGGATCAAATCAAAAAGGTTGATGAAGACTGTTTGTTGATTTTCACATATTCTGGGCATGGCGGGCAGTACAATAAGTCCTCCAACGCGAAGGACGAGACTGATGGCAAGGACGAGTTCCTGTGCCTCTATGATGGTGCGTTGATTGACAACGATCTGTGGACGATGTTTGGGGAATGCAAGGGCAGGATATTCTTTGTGGCTGATTGCTGCCACTCTGGAACAATCTTCCGCCTTCCAAACGAGCAAGAGGAGGGGATAGAGGAAGAGGACAGACTTCCACTTGAAAAGCCCTTCTTTGCGAAATTCGAGAATGTCCGCGATGTTGCGAGAAGGATGCTCGTGGTGTCTGGATGTGGAGAGGAGACGATCTCTTGGGGTGATTCTGTGAATGGGGGAGTGTTGACATCATCAATGAAGAAGTGCTTCAACAAGTGCTTGACATACAGGGAATGGTGGAACAAGTTCAGACAGGACAGTTCCTTCAAGAAGGTGAAGCAGGTTCCAATCTGCACGAAGATTGGGGCATTTGACTTGAACGCGAAGATTTTCAACTAAAACACAGGAGCGAAAGCAAAATGAAAATGAACGATGGAAGGTTTGAAGCCACCAATGGCGAGGCAATGGTGACAGAGGACATATTCGACGCCCTCTCGAAGATTGCAGGTTATGTTGTTGACTTCGCTGACAATGGGTATGAGATATACCTTACAGACCAGGTAGACAAATCACATTACACAATAACAGTGAAGCAAGACGAGTGAAAATGATTACAACATTGAAATGTCCAACAAAGATGACGCATCCATTTAGGGTGCGTCTTTTTGTATAATTGTTGATATGGAAAACAAGGCAAAGGTCAGGATATGTCCCTTCTGTGGGCATCATGGGCATGGACTTCTCCATGACACGGTGAAGGTCCGCTATGAAGATGGCGAGACTGAGATTCGTGATCTATGGCAGATGGAATGCAAGTGCTGTGGTGCGCGTGGTCCAACAGAATACGAGCCGAGGTTCGCAATTGAATCATGGAACATGCTATATGGAAAGCCTGCGCACAACGATGACCCAATGGAAGACGACTTCATCTATGACCCAGACTTGATTAAGGCAAAGGACAAGGAAAACAGAAATGGCTAAGAAGAAAGAAGAGAAGATCACGCCTGAGGGAATCCGCAGGGCGATGGAACAAGACAAGGACAAGATTGAGGCTGCGCTTGCTGGCGCAGTCACAAATGCAGATGGTTCGCATCCACATGCCCCCAGGCAGATGGTGGTTGAAGAGCCAAAGGTCAACTTGAAGACCACCGAAGAGGTCAAAGATGCATCCACGAATGGTGTTCCAGAAAAGGAGGACACATCTGATGACATTGAAATGAACGCAAACGAGGTCTTCCTTGTTTCAAGCCAGAACCCAGACGTGAAGATTCGCGACCACATCAGGGCTCTCAACAACAGAATCAAGACTGAAGCAATGAGGGGTGGTTTTTCCACGAACGTCACATTCACTGTGATTCAGAATGATTGGGTGAACATCCAGCATATCCTTGATTGGTATCGCGCACATGGATTCCAGATCTTGGGGTTTGAGCAATCAACGCCTCCTTATGGGCGCAATGCCGGCACCATCCAATACAACTTCACGATTTCGTGGGCAAATCCGGCATAATCGCAAAAAACCACATAATCATGAACAAGATGACCAATTATCTTTTGGTCATCTTTTTGTTTGATCCCCCTTGCGCTGAATCCAGAATTGTGGTATAATATAGGTGTTGCGAGGGAAGAAGCCTGATTCCCATGGTGGGAATCCTCCCCCCCCTTCGAGTCCTTCATAAGGAGAAGATGATATGGAGAAGTTTAAGCCTGTGGTGATCAACAAGGGTCGCAAGTTCCGTGGGTTTGCCTATTGGATTGGCAACACTGAGCGTACCACCAGCTACCAGCTCCCTGGCTGGAGTGGCCGTGGTGGTTGGATTTCCTCCACCACCATCAAACTCTGGTCTCCTGACAAGGGCTTCGTGTGGTGCAACCCCAACTACATCGAGGATGTCACAGACAAGCCGGAGGGAGAGGTGAAGGTCGACTACGCCAAGTATGTCGATTACACCATCAATTGCACCATCGCATGGTGCCGCTCCCGCTGCATCAATTCCACCGAGAAGGAAGTCCTTGACTTCGCCCGCAATGTCATTCGCAAGCAGCACCCTGAGATGCTTGCCGAGTTCAACGCCCGCCATGGTGGGGTTGATGTGGTTGGCGTGGTTGAATCCACGATCAACTGGGCGTTGAACCTTGGCTACTCGCCTGCCAAGTGCATCCGCATCGCGTTCAAGGCTCTCAACAAGAAGGGGGTCATGTCCAACGAGGCGTTCATCCCTGCCCTTGACATCACCCTCACCCTTCGTGGTCTGAACAAGTACATGGACAAGTACCTTCCCCAATACATTCCGGACTACAAGTCTGTGTGCTGAACCCCATTGACAATCCAGATGGAAAATGGTATACTGTATTCAAACAACCAAACAAGGAGAAGTGAAATGGAAAAGGAAATCGCAATCTCTGAACTCGTCAAGATGGACTTTGACGAGGCTTTCAACAAGGGCAACTGCTATGGCTTCTTTGACTGGTTCTGCAAGGATGAGTCTTTGAGGAACAAGGCGAAGATCTTGTTTTCCCGTCTGAAGAGCATTCTCCGCACCAAGACCACCAAGTTTGACCCCACTAAGTGTTATGTGTTTTTCAAGAACAACTGCCCTGGAGTGGGCAAGTTGTATGACGACCTTCGCATCTGCGACATGGAGACGGGGGATGTGCTTTACACTGTTGTCCCCAACAATGGGCGTGGAGAGGCTGAGCTGTGGGGTGATGAGAACGATTTCGAGAAGCCGCTTACGCGCGGTGACTGGACTATGGATGTTCTTGACTGGTTCGCCATCATGTAAAAAGCAAAGGAGAAAAACAATGGCTATTCCGAAGACGTTGCGTGACATTGACAAGGAAACTGCCCAGCGCACGATTGTCCGCCACACCAAGGCAGGTACCGGCTCGTGGGAGGGAGAGAAGTTCGCGTCCGATTTCGTCTACAAGTGCGGCAAGGGCTACAAGTTGATTCGTCCTCCAGCAGGTCTGTGGGGCAGTTGGGAGACTGGCGTTGTCTACATGTAAAGGAGTTGGAAAACAGTGAACAAGAATCTCATTTCCAGAATCAGGTCAATGCGCCAGTTGGCATGTGATGTGGACTATGCCAGAATGCGCCAGTTCGCCGTCAATCGGCATGAGGACACGCTGAAAATCCTCATGGATGTCGCCGAGGACATTGAGAAGTTGAATTCAATCTGGTTCCCCAGTGACATAACATGGCATTCCCTCGGCGACAACAAATGCCAGAACCCGTTTACCGGGGTATATCTCTCATGGGTGGACATGAGCAAGCGCGTTGCGTGGGTGTGGGTCAGAGGTGGAATCCAGTTCTTATTCAATCTGAATGCGGACAAGTGCTTGTTTGTTGCGCATCGTGACTCAATCAACGACGACGAGCATCGCATCTCCTACAAGTGGAAATCTTTCAACCATGTTGAACCGGTCAAGGGCGATGACACCTATTCCCATGGCATTGAGAGTCTGGTTCAGACTCCTACGGTTGAGACGTATTTTCCGAATGTCAAGTTGGAAATTCTCTCCGACTACGAGCAGTTCCTTGTGCAAATCAATGCAGACCATGAGAACGCGCTGAAGTGCAGGGAGCTTCTTGACAAGACGATTGAGGACATTGCCAAGAATGTGGATACATACATGGAACGCGCCCGGAACATTGAAGCCATGATGGACGAGGCAGAGGGCAAGCAGTCCAAGAAGAAGGGAAATGCGAAGTGAAGTTCAAGAAAAACGATTTGATTCAGATTCCAATGTCAGAGCATATGGCGCATGTGCTTTCAACCGACAACAGGCATTACTTCGTCCGCTGGGTGGGTGGAGGTGACTCTATGCTGTGGGTGGAGGAGACTGACCGCCACTACATCAAGGTGGTGGTCATTGTGCCAGGAAGCGCTGACGAACTGATGCTTTACGGGCATGTGCCATTCAAGAGGTGATTGGAATGAACGAGTTCGTGAAAAACGATGTTCTCGTTGAGATTGGGAACGAGAAGGGAATGCTTTGGATTGTTGATGAGGTTCTGGGTGATGGATATGTTGTCGCTTCTTTTTGGGATGGCAAGGTTCATGTTCGAGGCGTATGGATGAGTTTCAAGGATGCGCACAATAGGTTGGTAAAGGTTGACGAGTGGGACGATGAAAACAATCGGATGAAGAATGTGGAGGACATATGAAAGCTGAGTTCAGAAAAGGCGATGTCATTGTCCGCATAGATGGAAAAGCATCATATGTGGTGAAGGACGCGCATACCGAAAGATATTCACTTCTGCTCGTACTGGGGGACAATGTCGTGCATAACATCCTATACAAGGGTTTCGTAGATGGGCATTTTGTGAAGGTTGATAAGTGCAATCCAGAAGATTTCGCAGAGGTGCTTGACAAACTCAAGTAGATTTGGTATAATCTAGGCAAAGGAGAAGAAACAAGATGAAGACAATTGGAACATGGCTTGCAGGCATAATTCTTTCTGCAATCATTATTGGAATCTGCAAACTTGGTCATCGTTATGGTTTGTGCAATTGTGGTGACTATCCAAAAGATTATTCCACCAATGAAACGCATGTTGGAAGGTCCAATGTCCTGCAGTACATGGTAAACCCTGTGCATAAGTGGCATCCTCTCAATGTCAACCACATCAATCATCATTAAGGAGAAAACCAATGGTAGACAACTTTGAATTGATTAAGCCACTTCTGACATTTGACAAGCATGGCGACTTCTACTTCCTTCAACTGCTTCAACGCAAGAAGGATGGTTGTGATGTTCCCAATGGCTCAGACAACCAGCGGCGTCTGGTCAGGGACTACCACATCACTTCACTTTTGAAGTTGGACTCGCTGAGGGACGAGATTATCGCAATCTGCAACGAGACTGGAGCCCGCGCCTACATTCGTCTGAACAAGCGCAACTACCGCACGGTGTCAATGGCGTTCGCAGAGGAGACTTTGATGAAAGCCAGAACCAATCAGGAGTTTGGCAACACCTTCAACGAAATCAACTCTGTGATTGGGCGTTATCCTGAACCTGGCAAGGGAAACAAGACCTGGATTGTGGACATTGACAACACCACGGTTGATTCTCAGCTTGTGAAGGGAATCAAGGACATAATCTTGTCCAAATGCGCCCCATTTGACGTTGAGAAGATTGTGGCTGTCATCCCAACCAAGTCAGGCGTCCATTTGATAACCAGACCATTCAACCATGAAATCTTCAATCGAACGCTCTCGCAGATGAATCCACCAATTGTGAGCGAAGTTGACATCAAGAAGGACAACCCGACCATTCTCTACGCACCATGAAGAATTTCACGAAAAAAGTTAAATGGCTTGACAAGCATCTTGTGAGGTTGAACAGACTCATTTACCTTGATGTCTGGCAAGGTAAATCGTATTCATATTCTGACAGTGAAGTGTATTCATATTCTGACCATGAACGTGAAGAAATGGCGGAAAAACTTCACGACCTTTCGTTGACGCACAAGGTTCATGGAATAGATGACATGCCAAACTCCGACACAATCTACATAAACATTTCCAGGTCTTCTAATGGAAGAACGAACATTGACTGCGATTTCATTCAGGCGTGTCTGGATTATTTGGTTCGTGATTGAGGTGTTTGGAAAATGATGCACACATTGGACATAGACAAGATTGGTGAGCTTTTCGTCGCCTCGGACAAGCCAAGTTCCACCAATTTGGTCGTGGAGGTTGGTGGATGTGGGATGCCCAACAAGAAGTTCTTCTTGCCATCTGACACGGAAGATTTGGTGGGATATTTGTTCGATATATCCATGTCCAAGACGATAGACCACGCATTCGAGTACAGAATGTCCTGTAATGGGGGATTGTATGGATACAACTTCTACTTGGTGGATTCCAAGGATGGCTGCACAAACATCACGCCAGAGTTTGTGGATTTCATGTCCAAGTGTTGTACATTGAAAGCTGGTTGATGAAACTCACGGTGTTTGAAACATGATGTACACGTTGAACATAGACAATGGCGTTGAGGTGGAGTTGAAGCATGACTTGAAGTGCAGGCTCCATGGTTCACTCCTCTGCTTTGAGTTCAGGTGCGCTGAAGGGACAGTTGCCTCAAATGCTTTCCTTCTGCCGGATCATTATTGCGAATTGGTTCCGTTTCTTTTTGACATTTCCATGACCCATGCAATAGACCATGCTTTCGGTCATACGCAGGTCTTCAATGGTCAAACCTACTTGACGGCATATGAGTTTCACCTTGTGACTTCAACCAACCACCAGACGAACATAACTCCCGAGTTCATGGATGCAATCTCAAAGTGGAACGATGAAATGAAGAAGGAAAACCATGCTTGACCCACAGGACATAATCGATCAGATTGAAGACGACTTGAGGATTGGTTGCGTGACTGTCCCCTTGTTCATTGATGTTGCAGTCATGCGCGACAACTATGGACCATATGAGATTCACAGGTTCACTTCAGACACAGATGGGTTTGTCTCCTTCTTGTTCGACTTGTCGCTTTCAAAGAAGATACTGGCATTTGAACGGGTCAGGAAGTTTAGCGAGATTTCGGTGAATGGATATGACGATGCTGTTGTTGGATATGAGCTTCATGTCATGAAATGCAGGAAGAACGAGAACGAAAGCAACCTGACCCCAGAACTCATTGAAGTTTTGGCATCGTTGTTTGACTTTGGTGGTCTTCTGACTAAATGGGGATGGTGGTTGACAGACAAGGAGGTTAAAGATGAACAACAAGTTTGACACGGACAAGGACATAATAGCCTTTGTGAAGAACCTGTTTGCCCATGACAGGATTGCATCGTCGCTTATTCTGTTCTTCAGCGTGAGCAAACTTGACAGGAATGAAGGGTTTGATCCACTAAAAGTGTTCAAGTATGCGCAGAACAATGTGGACGACATGGTGGTGAAGTTGTTTGACTTGTCCCTTACGAGCAAGATAAGTTATGTGTTTCCCACCATGCCGTGGCGTAGGGAGTATGGCGCATTTGACATGTCTGTTGTTCCGTCAAGGGATGGTCAGACCAACATAACCCCAAAGTTGATTGACTTCTTCCAGGTGCTTGTCAATCCTTTTGCCCTTGACTATCTGAAGAAGCCCTTTCGGGAAGGGTGGGTTTCTCAGTACAGTCCATCTATCTGGGGAGAATCTAATTTCGCTCCGGTGACACACTACAATCCTTGGGAGCAGTTTGAGAATGAAGATTGAGAGAGGGAGAATGGTTGACATATGCTGGAAAAGTTGAACATAAGGCGAGGTTTGGAAAAGGTGCTGGAACGAGACATGAAGAATGGCTCAAAGCTCCTTCCAACCGTGGATTTTGACTTTCAGATGCCAGATGAAGGACCATGGAGGCAGTTCAGGATTCCAGCTGACATGGAGGGGCTTGTCACGTTTCTCTTTGACATTTCCCTTGGCAAGACGATTGATGTGGCGTACAGAGCCAGATACAGCTACACATCTGAAATGAGGCCGCTCAGAGGGTACATGTTCATCGTGTCTGAATCCGAGAATGGAAGCACCAACATCACGCCAGAATTCATGGACGCAATCAAGAGATTTGGCGAGAAGCTGGAAGAAGAAGAACATGAAACTGCTTGATTTCATATTTGGTTTGTTCAAGCCCAACCATGGGTTCTGCAAGGAATTTCCCATACATGGGGTTCCTGCGCTGTGGGTAAATGGTGAATACCTCTCGTTCAAGGAGTGGAAGTTCCTTACAGGATTGAAAAGACTTCCAACTGACGAAGAACTTGTTGCGGATTTCACAAAGATGGCGAAGAGAACGAAGATGAAGTTCGGCACCATTTTGATTTACAAGTGGAGTGGGATGATAACCACAACCAGAACCCAGATCAATCCTGGGGACACGCCATATCTGGTCAAAACAGAGGACATTGTTTCCAGCCTCTTTGACTTGAGTTTTGGAAACAGCATCCGTGGGGTGGAGTTCGTGGGATCAAAAATGTTCTACGATATCGTAATCTACGTTGAGGAATCCAAAGATGGGACGACAAACATCACGCCTTTGTTCATGGACTTCATTCACGGGTTCATGGAAACCAAAAGAAGTCAGTTCACTCCATGAAAGGATTTCAATTAAAAGATTGTAAATAGTACAACAAAGGCATTATTTCATCATGAAGCAAATTTCAGAGACGATTGATGGTTCAATCAAGGACATAATCCAGTTGAAGACACTGGACAATTCCCTTGAGTATTCCCAGATGTTTGACGCATTGGAGGACACGCCAAGGGATTTCCAACTCAAGTTGGTTGATGCGCTCAACTCGTTGGGCGAGACGATGCAGGTTCCACCAACAGAGGTGTTCAACAAGGTTCTTTGCAAGTCGGACGACAATAACGAGGACGTGACGAAGAAGCTCTACAATTGGTGGAGGGCGTTCTTTGAGGTTTTGGGCAATTGCGAGAAGATTCCGAAGGAGAGGGTTCCTGAATTCGACCAGAAGATTGACGACTTGATGGCCGAGATAATGAGGGCTGGGGATGCTGAGGCAACTGACGAGGAAGAGCCTGTGATGGAAGAATCCGACGATGAGGATTTGGGCTATCAGCAGGCAACAAAGGACGACGAGGACAAGATGCTTGCCGACATGGAGTTCGCAATCCAGCACATTGGCGAAGTTGCCAACAAGGTGAAGGCTGTGGTGAACTTCATCAACCCATATTGCGAAACAACATTTAACGAGGAAAACAATACTATGAAATTCAAGAAAATTGACGAAAGAATTGGTGGAGATTCAGATGAATGGGTTTCCATTGACGATTATGTTGGAGAGGAGTTTGGTGAATCAGATAATGGCGAGGAGTTCTGGAAAGCGATGGACGATGTGGACGACCTTGAGAAGAAGGGCTATTGGTCTGGAAAGTTCAAGGTTGGGGACAAGGTGAACTGGATTGAGCCAGATAAAGGCTATCCTTCTGATGGCTGGACAATTGAAGATGTTACGCCTGGAAAACATCCAAGTGGAGATGACTTGTACATCATATCCAGAGGTAAATCTTCTGTCATGAACATACGCGGTTCCGAGTTGAGACCAGAAAAATTGATGAACGAAGCCAAGATTATGGTTGACGCGCATGATGTCTGGACGGTGCTTGATTTGCTGTCTGACGAAAAGGCGAACAAGAACCTCACTGACCTCATCAACTCCCATGTCCGCACAGAGGCTGAGATAATGGATGCGATTGACAGTTGCTATCCCGATGGCATAGGAAAAGGTGAACTCAACGCATACATGAACGACTCCTTTGACGAGATTGTGTCTGAACTTGGACTTGATGTGGAAAAGTTCAAGGAGACTGGCGAGTTCGTGGATTCAGACAAGCCAACTTCCGTGGAACTTGAGTCAGACCAGAAATTCAATGTTGGGGATGAAATCACATGGAGACATCACAACGGTTCTCTGTCCAATGAGGTTGTGCGCGAGTTGACTGACGGTGGCTACATCGTGGACGATGGTTTTGCTGGGGAGAATGAGTGCTATCCTGGACATGCTCCCGAGGAACTGCTTGGCAAGCCCAACATGGAATGGGATGGCAAGGAGTGGAAGCAGGGCATTGGCATGGCAGAGGGAACTGAAGAGCAGAAGCCAGATGAAGTGAAATCCAAGGACAAGACCTTCAACCAGGATGGCGAGAACAAGACGCTCGTGACTGGAGAAGAGAACAAGAAGCCAGTTTGCGAGATGACGATTGAGCAGGAGGTTGATGACCCTTGGAAGTTGTCCGAGATGCTTTGGGGACAGGGTAAGGAGAACCTTGAGGAACTTCTGCGTTCTGGCGTTGTGAGCGAAGATTATGTAATGCAGATGCTTGAGGAAATGGAACTCAGGAATCTGACGAACATCAACGATGCATTCGCCTATGACTTTGAGTCCATGCTTGATACCTTCGGATGTGACCCTGAAGCATGGAGCCAGAACCTTGAAATCAAGCGCAAGGAAGACAACTATTGATAAGAGGTAAAAGACAATGAAGAAACTTAACATAACGAAGAAGTTCAACGAATCAGCAGGAGATGCAGTTAAGGAACTGTGCATGAAGGATGGTGCAGATGTCATTAATGCCACTGCCACGATTGAGAAGTTCAATAACAAGATCTATGAGTTGACAGGGAACTATGTCATAGACCCCGATGAATTCTTCGCCACCTCAGACGATCTTTGTGTATTCATAGAAGATTATATGAATGAAGATATAGAAAGAGATAATGCTTTCTCTCTCAAAAAGAGCCTTTGACTGTTGACATGACAAGATGGCTGCCTGATTTCAGGCAGCCATTTGCATCCCCTTGACATTTCCCTCCATTTGTGGTATACTGATAATGTATCAAAATGAAGGAGAAGTGGAATGATGGAAGAAATGGACATGGCTTTGCTGGCGTTGTTTGTTGTGTTGACAATAATCAACGTCATATTGAACACTGCAAGGACAATCATAACCGTGAAGGGTGGATTGTTCTGGTCATCGTTCATATCTGCAATCGCATTTGGCTTCTACGTCCTTGTAATAGTATATACAGTCTGCGACCTTCCCCTTTGGATTAAGGCAACTGTGACCGCGATTGCCAATTTCGTCGGAACCTATTTCGTCAAGTGGCTTGAGATGAAGGTCAGGAAGGACAAGTTGTGGATGGTGGATGTCGTGATTTACGAGAAGAATCTCAAGTATGCGACTGACTATCTGAACGAACATGAAATCAAGTTCTCCGAGATGCCCATTTCCAACTCTGGCTCCCATGTGTTCCACATCTACTCCAACTCCAAGGAGGAGTCCAGCAACATCCGCGACCTGCTCAAGACCTTCAACGCGAAGTATGTGGTGGTTGAATCCAAAAGCCTTTGAGTCCAAAAGCCTTTGAGTCCAAAAGTCTTTGACATCACGAAATGGTAAATACCAATAACGATTTAGATTGGTATTTCAGATGGAAAAGGAATTCAACAATGCAAGAATGACCTTGAACCCGTTTCAAGACCCCATGGGAGATGATGCCCATGATGGTCTTCGCAAGTTCTTGGACAAGTTCCATTAGCCGGGGAAGCCCAGCTACACAATCATAACTGATCCTGAATACTATGTCTTCTTGTGGTTCCACGACAGCATGGGATCGTTGATCAAGTGTCCATATATAGACGAGGAATACAAGCCACAGTTGTCAAAGGCTTATGTGGACTTCCATTCTGTGAACTACAACTATTGGGGGGAGGAAGGTGGCATTCAATCTGGGGTGAAGGACACCTCCTTGGATGAAAGGTGCTTGGATTTGACTCCGTTTGTGCGTGAAGGACAGCTTCCTGAGATTAAACCGGCGAATGGCACGAAGATCAAGACCCTGTTCGGAGAGACCACTGCAGGTTCCTTCTCGCCCTATGCTTCGGACGGCTCCAACAACATAACCCTTTAGATGATTGACACCGAGTATTCAATTCTGGATGCAATCTTCTATCCGTGGATGAAGGACATCAACTCCCCCTGGTGGTATCGTCCAGACAAGGCATTCACTGAGTGGGCGACACCATATCCAATGGCGACACTGGAGGTATAGAGGCCGAGGATGAGATATACGTCCAGAGGGAAGACGAAGGAGTCCAGACTGGACGCTGAATATACATACTATTCCTACAAGTTCCTGGGTGTGAAGCCGACATCATACAACTCGTTTCCCATTAACGGCGCAGGCCCCACGACAATCCTCAGGAGCTTGACATTGGTTGCCGACATGTGCTTGGTTGACCTGACTTCAGATGCGCACATCTTGAAATCCACATCTGAGAACTTGGGCAATCGAAAATCCTTCTTGTTCGCGCCCATGCCCCAACCAACTCCTCCAGAGGAGGATGAACGCCAAGAGGAACAACAAGAGCCTGAGAATCCAGATGAACCCACCCCAGAGGAGCAAGCGGATCAGGAACTGTATGAAAATCTTCTGAGGGAACTTGAGGAATTGGAGAACGAGATGGCGCAACAGGAGCAAGGGGACATGCCAGGGGAGGACTATGACGAGGACTATGACTCGGACGAAGATGAAGAGGACTATTTCTTCTTGTCTGATGAATTGGGGGATGATGAGATGCCAGGGGATGATCCAGAGGATGATTATCTTCTCATGGAGCATGAAGCCGAGAACATGGACAGTGAGGACTATGGGGATGAACCTCCAGAGGACTATGACGAGGATTTCGATGATTATCAGGATTCTCCAGATGAAGGTGAAGGTTCTGACAACTATGACGATGAGGATTATTCCAACCAAGACATGGACGATTATTGCAACGAGCATGATGAAGACTACATGGGCGATGAGGATGGATATGAAGGAGAAGATGATGAGGAGAAGGGGTTCTTTGACTCTGTGATGGATACAATGGGTGAAGTTGGGTCAGGAATTGCGTCCGCAGCAGACACGGCAATGGGATGGGTTGCCGATGGAATGGACGCTGGAATGGGGTTGGCGTCTGATGTGGCTGGATCTGCCTTGGGTGCTGCCGTTGATGTGGCGAACGCGACTTCTGGTCTGGCTTCTTCTGCCCTTGGTGTTGCTGGGGATGTTGCTTCGTCCACCCTTGACGCTGCAAGTGGTCTTGCGTCCACTGCATTGGGGGCTGCGCAGTCGGTGGGGCAGAATGTTGTCGGCCCTGCGGCGTCTCTAGCAGCATCCACGTTGGGCGCTGCACTTGACACTTCTGGAAGCATTGCATCTTCTGCCCTTGGCGCAGTCAGTGGGGCGGCATCCAGTGTGCTTGGGGGATTGTCCAACATGCTTGGTGGTTCATCTGCAACTTCATCGTCTGGAAGTGGCGCATCTGGTGGAACATCATCTGGAGGGAATGAAGGTGGTGGAGGAGGAGGAGGAAGTGGCATAGGCAGTCTGTTCTCCTCAATGGGGTCTGCGCTTGGCAGCTTGGCGTCGTCTGCGACGAACACTGCGTTTGGCGTTGTCCAATCTGCGGCGAATGTCGCTGGCAGTGCACTGCAGGCAACTGGTGGCTTGGCGTCTTCCGCACTGAATTCAGTTTCCAATGTGGCATAGAAATCCACATCATTGGTGGGTGGCGTTCTGAACAACGCCTTGGGTGCTTCCTTCTCGGCCATGGGGAACATGGTGGGGCAAGCTGGAAATGTGATGGGTGGTGCGATGAACAAGATTTCCAATGTGGCATCCACATCGTTGAACACATTGTCTGGGGCTGCGCGCCAGATGACGCAAGCCACCAACCAAGTAAGGCAGTCTGGGCTTCTTGCGTCTGCCATCAACACAGCATCGTCTGGAATATCGTCCTCGCTTGGCGCAGTTGGTGGACTTGTTGGGACAGTGGCGAACATGGGTGGTCAGGCGTTGGGTGGATTCGGCAAGGTCGTCGAGAGAATCGCAAAGCCATCTGGGAACAAGCCATCCCCAGTGGAAAGCTATGTGAACATGGTGGACAAGGTGGACACCAGTGGGGGAAGCATGGTGGCATGATGGAGGTAAATGGGAGACAATGGGAAGTTTGGTGGTAAAGTTGGACGCGCCTACATACGAGAGGCTCAAGAACAGGCATCACTATTCTGATGTGGATGTCATCAATGGACATTCCATGCAGTCATATTCAGATGAATTGCCCATGTTGTATGATGTGGACGCAGTGAAGGCCGCGATAAGGAACATATTGATGTGGAGGGTTGGGGAGAGCGTCATACGTCCAGAATTTGGGCACAATCTCAAGAAGTCCATGTATTCTCAGGTCACTGACTTCAACAAGGAGCAGATATGCCAAGAGGTGAAGAGGGCGATTGAGACGAATGAACCCAGAGTGGAGATATTGTCGGTGGATGCATGGAACAAGGACGAAGATGAGGGTTCTGGACAAGATGGCTTCTCCAACGCCATAGAGGTGAAGGTGGCATATCAGGTGCGTGGTCGCGACGCTGGGGATGTCCAAGTTGTGCAAGGGGAGGTTTCGGGAATTTGATGGATATGGAGTGCAAGATGAGAGAAGAGCATACACAGAGAAGATTTGACGAGGCGAAGAAGAAGATTGAGAGCTTGAGGACGTTGCGTGAGAGCATCTTGTCCAGGAATTTCAGTCCAGATGTGGATGATTCCAGAATCAAGGGGGCATTGGACATGCTTGCCAATGTTGAGAGCCAGACAAGCAAGATGATGCGCACTGCCCAGGAAGCATCTGGAAGGTTGATGGCGATGCGGAAGGACTCTCTTCTCGCCAAGGCTGAAATTGAGAGGGATGGAACCACCAGCGCATCCAAAAGCTCATTGGGGAATCTTGTGGGGAGCATTGGACATGGTCTGGCAAACAGCGTGTCTTCAATCGCAGGAACTGCAGTTCCAATAACCACAAGCATTTTGGGGACAACATCTTCTGTGGCGAAGACAATGATGACCACTGCCAGTGGGGTATCGAAGTCCTTGTTGAACACCACCAACAACACTGCGAAGAATCTGATCGACACCACGAAAAGCACATCAAGTTCTGTCTTGGGGCAAGCCTCCAACATGGCAAGTTCCCTCACATCCACGGTATCTGGCGCGATGAACACAATATGTGGCGCAGGAACCTCCATCGCCAAGAATCTGACTTCCAACATATTGGGTGGTGGCAAAGGTTCCTCAAGTGGGGGGATTTCAGGGATGTTGAACCAAGCAACTTCATGCGCGAACTCCTTGATGTCAGGGGCGCAATCCACGGCATCCAGTCTTCTTTCTGGCGTGAATCAGATTGTGAATGGGAGCAATGGACAAGGTGGGTTGCTTTCCACAGCCACTGGCTTGGCGAAGGGGTTGGTGGGTCAGGCTGCGAATGTCGCGTCCAACCTTGTTGGAGATGCCGCATCCGGCTTGATGCAGGGGATATTCGGCTCAAAGGCTCCTACTGGGACAGGCGAAGCAGGCGCAGGTGGGTTGTTTGGGCAGGCGGTGGATGCAGGCAAGTCTGCGTTGGCCACTGGCTAGAGCGCTGTTGGCGCGGCAACCAATCTTCTGGGAGGATTGGCGGACAACTGTGGATCACTTGCCAGTGGCATTTTGGATTCAGCCTCTCAAGTTGCGTCTGGCATGGCAGATGCCACCTTCAACACTGTTGGTTCGTTGTTGGATGGTGCGTCTTCTGTTGGAAGCAGCATACTTGACAACGCGTCGGGCATGGCTGGCTCTGTGCTTGATGCTGCCACGGACATTGGTGGCTCTCTGATGGACACCATAGGGGATTTGGCGTCAGGTGCGGTTGAGGGCGCGGGGGATGTTGCGCAAGGACTTGCTGATTTCGCAGGAGATGCCTTGTCGGCCACAGGAGATTTGGCAGGTGCGGTGATGGACACTGCGGTTGGCCTCGCCGAAGGAGCAATGGACATGATGTCCAACATCGCAGATGGATTGATGGATTCTGCTTCTGATTCCGCAGAGGATTTGTTTGGCGACACAATGGACGATGTGGATGGGGTCATAGAGGAGTATGACGACGACATGCAGGAATTGATGGAGGAGGTTGATGACGCAGAGAACGAATTGGACGAGGAGAATTGGGACGAGGATTGGACTGAAGATGGAGAGGACTGGAACGAGGACTGGGAACTTCCAGAAGATGATGAAGATGAGCCATACGATCCCACCGAAGATTTGAACTTCTGGGAGAATGTGTTCAACCCACAAGAAGGTGTCGATGATCCAGATAATGATAATGATGGCGGTGAAGGAAAAGGAGAAGGGGGAGATGAGACAAATGAGGAACCAGACGAGCCACCCCCATCCACAGCTCCATCCACAGCGCCAAACGCCAAGCCCACCCGTCCAGAAGAGGAGGTCTCAACCCCAATGGGATGGGAGAGTCCAATGGCGTACTCGTCGAAGATGGACATCAAGGAATCCAACGAGTCGTACTTGGGGTGGAATGGCTGGCCTGCTGCCACGAAATTGGAGAAATCCGCCAAGGACAATCTGATGTTCTTGATGCGCGATGGCGACCAACAGCTCTTCAATCCATATGGACACATCAACTCAGAATGGACCATATATTCGTTCAGACCATTTGACGCAAAGCAACAGTATCCACAGATAGCGATAACACCAGCTTCGTTCCAGGCTTTGGATTCAATGGATGACATGTTGGACAAAGTGCCGTACATAGTGGTGAAGGAGTTCTTCTTCAAGAACCAGGTGGACACCATGGTGAACTTCGTGCAGAAGATTGGTGGTTTGGTGAAGGAAGCATTCACTTCGCCAGAGGATTCGACCACCGAGAACACGCAAGTGGATGCGCAATCCACCACATCGTCAAGCCTCAAGGACAAGGCCACCACATTGATGAACAAGATTAAGTCGGTGTTCCAGGAATTCCCCACTCCTCAGGCGGCAGTCATAGATTTGCCATACATTCTGTATGTGGGATTGAGGAAACGTCTATATGGCAACACCTACATATTCCCATACATAGTGGATGAGGGAACCGTCATCAACCAATCGTCCAACGAGCCAGAATGGGGAGATGAGAATGGTGGATTTCTACAAGGTCTGCGGAAGAGTCTGGGGCATGTCGTGGAGATGATTGGTGGCATGGCATCAGGACTCACTGGGTCCATGGCGCGGCCAGTTGGAGACCTTTTCCCAGCGCCAACGTGGAATGGTCCAAAGGGAGAGAAGCCCTCTTTCAAGATGGACTTGATGCTAATCAACGACAATGCGCTCAAGGCAAGGAACAACTACATGTGCGTGAACACCATCATCCACAACAACCGCTCCATGCAGAAGGCCATAATGAACTTCCCCGGCGCGTTGTATGAACTGTGGCTTCCAACAGGTCAGCGGCATTTGATGTGCACTGGAAGCTTCGAGTTGTCTCCACTTGGCTTGAACAGACATCCACCAAGCAAGTTCTTCGATGATGCGGGCGTACAAGGAGCCACATGGAGGATAGGGTCGTCTGATGGCCGAGTCGCGCAGATGCAGCAGCCACATGATGAGAAGACTGAGGTCATCCCCGATGGATATAAGCTCTCCATCACCTTCAAGAGCTGTCTTGACAACAACATGAACTCCTCTGTGTTCCAATACTATGTCAAGATGACGGGATATGAAGGATATGGGAAGGATGAAGGTGGGAAGGAGAGCAGACTTCAACCGGATCTAACACCATACAAAAACCTTTTCAAGAATCCTGCAGATTCAACTGCAGGTGATGTGGCAACTCCTGGCTCTGGGACAAATGAACAATCCGCAGCTTCAACCGTTCCATCCACCAATTCAACCACTAATCCAACCAATCCAACCACCAGGATGTTCTCCAAGGCAGTCTCTGACTTGATGGACGACATGGACAACGAGGATGACACGCAGAACGTACAGGAGAACTTCTTGGAAGCCACATACAACAAGCGGCTTGAACGCATCAAGTCCCAATTTGGAGATTTGGCCGTAAACACAGACAGTGTTGTCAACACCATGCGCAAGTCCAAGAGGACGGTGCGCGAGACGAAGAAGTTGTTGAAGAGACTGTACAACGCGGAAAGCAACAACCTGTGGTACAAGACCCCAGCCACAGACGAGCTGTACACCACCATAGAGCCAGACTACCGACAGATTCTGGTGAAGCAATATGGACGCAATCTTCGTGATTTGCGCAAGGTTCAATCTGCCATCGACAACAAGGTGTCCAACATGGTTGAATTGGACAAGCAGTTGTCCAACGAGACCAACTTGTCCCAGAGGGATGATCTTCTTGTGAAGAAGGTTCGTCTTCAGGACGAAATCCATGATTTGTTGGAGGAGCGCGATGGATTGGCCGACGAAGCCATTCAGATTGACACCGATCTTCTCCAATCCGCCTATGACGAGCATGACAAGGCGGTGTCCGTGAAAAGACGGACAGTGACACCTAGAATCTTCCAACAAGTGTGGAACGAGAAGATAATGAACTCATATGAGAAGGACAAATTGCAGTTCCTCACATCCCAGGAGAAGAAGAGATACTTCGAGGAGAAGATACGCGATCTCCGCAAGGTTGACGAGTATGGCATCCTCAACCATCCAGACTGGTTCTTCAGAGTGGTGGTTCTGGACTTTGTTGTGCAGGAGATGGAAACGCTCATGATGTGGTTCAAGAATTGTTCGTGCGATGACTTTGACACCATATACAAGATTGTGCGCAAGCTGAACCTTCTTCAAATGGATGTTGACGCCGCAAGGGACAAGAACCAGAGCTTCAACATCAACAAGACCAACCTTTTCCATCTATCCGACGATGATGTATTCGACTTCACCAAGTTGGACAACATGTTGAATGGCAACACATTGTATGAACTGTTCATAAGCCAGTTGTCGTTGAAGTTCACCAGACTGGATTCAGATGTATCCAAGGAGAACACATCCGAAGGAGGAGGAGAAGATGAGAAGAAGGAATTGGCGCAAGAGCAGAAATCCGAGTTGGACAGAGAGGAGCAGAGGAAGGTGCGTCAAGACATAGTGGCCAGGTTCTGGAAAAGTGAATCCAATCTCACAAAGGCAGCATATGCCCAGGTGATGGACAACGATGATGGAAAGTTGCGCGACACAGGTCTGGAATACAAGGGTGAACCCATAACCAGCATCAAGCAGTTGAAGGACGCAATCATTGAACTGAAGATAAGTGGAGTCGATGCAAGCAATCCCACTTTGCAGCAATTCTTGGGCGCATTCTCCAATGAAGTCCAGTACATGAAGGAATTCATGTTGGCGCAGAAGATGGAAGAAATGTCACAGTCATCCACCTTGGCATACAATGAGGAAGTGCAGAACGTCAATGCGCCAGTTGAATGATGCGCAGTTCAATTTATTTCAACGACATCGCCTGGGTATATGTCCCCAAGAAGTTCTTCGTTGATGGCGAAGTTCATTGGGATGGCCGGGGGCTTGTTGTAGCCAATCTTGAGGGTGATGTCCTTCTTGATTCCATGGTTGACGCAATATCTGATGTAGGAAAGCAGAACCGCTATTGACACGGCAACTTCCTTTCCAGAAAGCAGCTCTATCATGGTGTCCACTGCTTGCTCTCCTGTATCGACACTGAATCCACCAATCGCGTTGAATTCAGACATCATCTTCTGGAATTGGCTTTCGACAGTGTTCAAAATGGCAGAGGATTCAGAATCGGCAAAACCATTGTCTTGCTTTTTCTGGTGATTGTCTTCATGCTCATTATTCTTCGTGTTTGGCTTGTTTGATGATTCAGTCACCTTGTCGAGCAAAGTCATTGTTCACCTTCACTTTCACTTTTACTTGTTTGATTGGAGTATATCATGCACTTGAATCCATTGGGCGTGCTGTTGGAGAGGGTGTTGAATCCATCCTGCTCCTGGGAGAATTGACCTGACTTTGCCTCAACGAAGAAGCCAGTTCTTGCGCGTATCGTCAACCCACTATTCACTGGGATGGTGAATCCCACATATGACATCGTTTTCGCTGGAATCACGGTCTGAACCCCCAAAACCTCCCAATCACCATCTATCTTGCCCTCAATGCAGCAGAAGGATGATGGTATTGCCTTGTTGTTCAAGGACTTGGTTGAATCCAGCCATCCAACAACAACCAGCATTCCAGAAGCATTGGTCGTCCATTCGTTGGAGATGTTGTTCCCCACTTGTATCTGCATCTGGCAATAAGTGTCGTTTTCTGTCTTTTTGTGCCATACAGAGTCTGTGGTGTCGTTGTTGTTTTCGTCTGTTGTATGAAGAGACATGTTGGACGAGAACCGGCAATCAAGTTCACGCATTTCATTCTGGAGATTGTTGAAGCTGCTGTCCAGACCCTCTGCCCGCTTGACCATGTATCTTCTCAATATATCAAAGTCATAGTTGACATGTTCGACGAAGGTGGATTTTGTGTCTGTGGGATTGAAATCATCAATCACGAACCTGCTGTCCCCATTGATGTATTCACTCAATTTCTTGAACGACCATATATCTTCATCTTCATCTTCATGTGCATGCAGATCGTTGTAATCCACCTTGAAGTTGTTCTGGACAGCTTCATATACCTTGTCGTTGAAGGTGTCGATTTTCATCTTTCGGGAGGTGTTGCCCCCATACACAATGTGGATGAAGGAGTCTCCTGGAAGGGTATCAGCCTCCGGCAATGCAGAAACCTTAGTGGTCTCAATTGCGAGGTCTGTGGAATCTGAGATGTTTTGGTTCAGTATCTTCATGGCAACTCCTATTTACCAATTTCGTGGGTCAAAGCGGCGAAACGCATGAACTTCTGCCCCCCATCAGCAGAAAGGTACATGATTGCCAATTGGTCTATGTTGATTCCATGTTCAACGCAATGATCCAATGCTTCATCAACTGTCTTGAATTCCCTGCCTGTTCCAGAACCTTCCAGAAACACCTTTCCTGACATTCCATTCCCAACTATGTCTTCCCTTGAATCGTATTCATTTGTGTAGATTGTGAGTACAACCATCCGTGATTTCCTTCCTAGACCTAATTATACCATTTCCATAACCCCCTTTACAACTGAAGGAAAATGTGGTATAATATGTGTAGTCTTTGAAGGGCAACAGGAAATGTCATATTACACTTACCATAACCAGTGGAGAATCAACCATTTTCACAATATACCTATGGCCCTGCATCTTGATGAGAGCAGGTTCAAGTCATATTTGTTTCAGAATAATGTGTCTGTGAACGTGGATGAGGACACTAGAGTCATGGTGGATTACATATATGCCATGAACACGAACAAGGATGAAACCACCTTTGAACTTATATATCGAATCAGAGGAGATGACAATGCCACAGATGGTTGGCATCCTGTTCCACCCAAGGTTCTTGAGAAGTTGTTCAAGAACAAGGATGGGGAATGGAACTTCTACGACACGGTTTCCAGAGAACCTGCATGGAGGAGCAATACCAAGATTGATGTTGTGGATGGGCATTTCATGTTCAAGTACAACACTCGGTGGCTGAGGAATATGCTTGGATCGATTTCAGTGGATTCCATCAATTACTCCTTCCTTGGGAAGATGGTATATGAAATGAAATACAACATCGCAATTGCTCTCGTCCATTATCCCAACCACGAATACACCATGGAAGACACCAACGCCATTCGTGATGCATTGCGCACCATTGCCAAGGTTTCATTTTCAATATCCTTGGATGAAGCTGACATGTCAAGCAGCAAGAAGCGCATGCTTGAACGCCTCGAAAAGGCGCACGGCGATCTCGCCGATTTCGAGAAGAAGTATCAGGAGATTCTTGACAAGGCGGCAGATGCCATGAATCTGATGTCCAGCAAGTATGGAATAGAGGTTGAGATCTGATTTGGCTGTTTACGAATCCCGAACAAAAACGTATACTGCAATACAGGAGAAGAAGTCATGTCTCTTTTGAGAGTAAAATGTTCAAAGTTCAACGCAACAACCTTTCCTGGATACAGGAAAGGCGCGTATGGGATTCCAACTTCGTATGGGACTTCCTTCAAGAACCTCAACTACGTGAGCAAGTTTGGCGTTGTGATGCACCAGAACATGGAAGACAAGAAGGACATTCTTGTTGAGGTCTTTCAACTGCTCAATGGAGGGTGGTTGGACAAGACTTCAACAGTAGTTCCAATTCCCTATGAAACGCTCAAGAAGTTGACTGTCGGAACCAATTTCCACGACAAGGTTGTTGGCCGAAATGGACATGCGTTCATCAGTGGATTTGCCCATGATGTGAATGAGGATATCGTTCGCCCTTCCTGCAAAATGTACTTCAACAGCAACGCATGGAAGTTCTTCCGAGACTATGGCGTGGCGTTGTCCATTGCGTTGAAATATCCAGATTCAATCCATGACTTGAACGAAGGCATCGAGTTCGATGAAAAAGTCCGCGACATAATCGACTTCGATGATGAAATGCGGGGTGTGGGAATCAATGCATGTGGCATTGAGAACGTAAAAGAGAGGATAAGAAACATCCAGGAGCAAATGGAGAAGGATGACAAGGAAACCTCGGAATCGCATCGTCAGTTCTCCGAAGCGGTTGAAATCCTTGAGCGATATGGAATCAAATACAAGAAAAGAAAGGCAGCATGACAAAATGGCAGTAAGTTCAGAGAAGAAGTCGGAAATCAAGCACAATGGCTTGACAGTTCAGTTCAACGAGGGTGGGCATGTGTACAAGGTGTTCGATAAGGAGCAGCAGCTCAAGTACAAGCCCATTTCAGTCACAACCCTAATCCACAAGTACCAGAAGCCCTTTGACCTTGAGGGAATGTCCATGCTGTGCGCCAAGAAGGAGGGCGTGACCCAGCAGGAAATCAAGGACAGATGGGCGAAAATCAACAAGACTGCCTGCAAGCACGGCACAAGGATGCACAGCGTTGCCGAGCGCATCTTCAATGGGGATTTCGTTGACGATTCCACCTTCACCCCGGAGCAGCAGGTTGTGTTCAAGCAGATTGAAGCAGTTGTCAAGAAGATGAAGGAACGTCCCTACGATTACGAGTCGGAGAAAATCATCTTTGATCCAGTAATCAATGTGGCTGGCACGATAGACCTCATCGGACGCCATAAGGACACTGGGGATTATCTACTGATTGACTGGAAGACCAACAAGCGAATCAGGATGGACAACGAGTGGGGCGACACATTCCTCTCGCCCATTGACACCCTTCCTGATTGCGAATACAACCTCTATGGTCTTCAGTTGTCCCTATACGAGCATATCCTCAAGGAAGGTGGCTTTGTGGAGCCAGATGCCAAGTTCCGCAAGTTCATCTGCCATTTCCATGCCGAGTCTGGTTGCCAGTTCCATGAAATTGGGGACAAGTTCAACCCCTTCAAGGACTTGATTCTGGCAGATTGGAAGAAGCGGCAGGATGCGTTGAAAGCCATGAATGTTGACATTCCCAATTTCTGATTCATGTTGGTAAATACACCTATGGACAACCATACATAGGAGAATCAACATGAAGGTAATTGTCAATGAATCTCTGGGACTGGAATATGTCTCTGATGTCATTTCAAGCTGCGACCAGAATGGAATGCAAGCGATAGCGGACAACCAGAACAACGAAATCTTGTTCTACGACCCGAAGAACAAGCAGTACTGTACCCTCAAGGACTTGATGAACGCAGACTACTCAATCCATGATGTCTTCGTGGATAAGGAAGCCAGGGATCAAGTCATGAAGCCAACTTCTGGACAGGGCTTTGAGGAGTTTGCCGTGAAATGGGATGCGCTTCAGAAATCCGACGATCCGGATGTCATCAAGACCAAGAATTGTTCCATGATTCGATTCAGCGCGAACGAGGGCAAGAAGCCGAGGATTGTCAGCAAGAGGAAGCCAAGCAAGGACTTCATGGACAAGGTGGAGAAGTTCCACCAAAGGTGGAAAGCCCTTGGAAAGAAAAAGAAGGATGACCATGAATTGGGGGATGATGGCTTGACCCAGGCAGACAGGGATCACCTTGAACGTCTCAAGCACTCAAGGGATGATTTCGGAATGAGGGTGAATGGCATTGAAGCCCAGGTGAGCGAGTCTGATGATGCTCTTTGGGACATAGAGGATTTCTTGGACGACCAGGAAATCCTGAACCCAAGGGACAGGGAGTTCGTCAAGCGCAACCTTAACCAAAGATGGGGCATTGAGGATGTGATTGATACTGACGATCCAGATTGGTCAGAGGCTTGGGACGATGTTCATTCTGAGCTGATGTTGATGTACGGCAATGGACATTGGCACGAGAGCAGTGGCGGGCATATTGGTTCTGCGTTTTCGGACATGGACGACTAGATCTCAGATTGGTATAGGGACGCATACCCCTCGGACAAGGAAATGGCAGATGAAATGGGGTCAAGACGTTCAACTTTCCAAGATGTCCTTGATGCGCTTGAAAGTGGGAAGAATGTATATGAAGTCATTGGCGCTGACGATTCACTGGTGCGTGAAAGGGTGTTTCAGGAACTTTCCAAGCTCACTGGGAAAGACTACGACTATTTCTATGACAAGTGGCTTGCGGCTGACGATGAGGAGTATTCGGATGGAACATCAAAGATGGACGGGGACATTTTTGACGAGGACATGGATGATCCACGGGAGTGGTCTGCGTCAGAGGGTGAGATTGAGATAATGTGGACAGTGGACTATCCTGAGTTTGGGATTGAGTCTGGAAACACGGAATCATTCGTTGTTGACTATGATAATGTTGGTCCAGACAACGAGTATGACATTGAAAACAATGGTCTGAGGGACGAAGTCTGCCGATTGATTAGCGATGAATACCCTGGACTTGACTTTGAACCTTATGATTTTGACATCACCAACGAGAGGGAGTTCTGGGGGAACCATGCGGCATCGCGCATCTATCCCTATGACGAATGATTGATTGCATCACCAGAAGAAAGAGGATGCGAGAGACGGTGGCTTTACAGTCGCCGTCTTTTGTTGTATAATATACATGGAGAAATGAACATGGAAGCAACAACAGACGGAACAAATGACATTTACATTGCTGGTTCAGACTACCAGACTGGAGAGACAATCAATCTCACTGGCTCTTGGTTCGTACATTTTGGGCTTGAAACCTTTCAAGGCAAGATGGAGGGAAGCAGAATCATTACCCTCAAGGGCAACTTCAACCCAGACAACATCATTGACATCTTGACCGACGCAATATATGGAACTTTGCCTGATAATGCGAAGGAATTCATAGACAAGTCTGGTCAAAGGATTGCAATAAGGGCGTTCAACAGAATCTGAAGAGAAATTGACGACATGACAGTTGGCGAATTCATTGAACATGCGAAGGGGCATGAGACCTGCGAACTTGTGGTCAGGAAGCACGACAAGTGGCAAGCGTCTTGCAGCACCACTGTTCCAGTTGAAAGGGCGTACATGGGATTCGATTGGACGATGGGGCAATTCATCTTGGAGCCAAAAATCCAATTGGTCACATCTGCCGACGAGGTGAGCAAGGCAATGTCCGAGAAATTGAAGGACTATTCAAGCCGGTTGACTCGGAATCTGGCAACAGCCTCTCGAATATCCATGATGTTGAATGAGATTCCAGACGAGAATCTGAGGAACAGAATCCATGAAGAGTTGAAAGGAATGCTGAAGTGATGGAATGTGATTGCCAAGATTGCGCTTTCCGTGGAATGGAAAAGTGCGAACACAGGAAGTTGATGGACGAAATCAACAGGCTCAAGGAGACAATCCAGGAAGCCAAGAACAGAATGACCTATTATTTCGGGCAGTACGGTGGGACATTTCCCGACAACCCCCAGATGCAGAATGTCTATGACGTCCTTTGCAGGGACGATGAATCGTGATTATCAAGAAAGGATGCGACAATGACCAACTTTCAACCATATAAGGACAAGATTTGGGATGCAGTCAAGGCCGCCGACAAGGATGCCTTTGAGGATGCATGCAAGGCTTTGATGGAGAAGTCCGCGGACGACATCTGGCGCATGGGATGGATGATTTACCCCAAGAAGATTGAGGATGTATATGACCTTCTGGACGATATTTCCAATTGGTGTCATGAACGTTGGATTGAGGCAATGAAGTGTGGTGACGCTCCACCAGAGGATGTTTCTCCCGGAGAAGGTCCAATGCTCGTGAAGAGGATAATCCAGGAAGCCATTGAACAGGCAGAGAGGAAGTCAAAATGAGGACAAAGACGATAAGAAAACGTGGAACCGTGCAGAAGGTCTTCAAGTGGACGGAAAAGGCCGTGAAGAAGGTCATGTCCGAGATTGCGAAGAACGAGAAGGTGGAGATTGTGTATCTCACCAAGACTGAGGGCATGGGTGGCTACAACTATGGTAGCTCAGCTGGAAATTCCATTATGCTTGCGCCATTCATCAAGGTGAAAGCTGGAGAGGAGGTGGATGGAATCGTCTATCCACATGCTTGCGATAACCCACTTGAGTGCCAGTTCATCACGTTCTTCCATGAGCTTTCCCACATCAAGTTCACGAAGAAGGTCCCGTCCATCGTGAAGGGATATGCCTGGAACGACACGAGCCAGTACCAGTTTGAGCTGTGGATTACGATGCTGGGGGTGGAATACGCCCACAAGAAGTATGGCATCAAGTTCTCCGACTCTGCGGTGAAATGGCTGCTTGACGAGGCGGTGTCGTATACGGGAAACAACAATGACATTGGCTACGAGTTGAAGCTGATGAACCAGAAGGATGGTTATTACGAAGTCAAGTCCCAGTGGGAGTTCACTGGCGATCAGAAGTGAGTCAAAGTGACGAGGTTCTGGACATATTTCAAGAGGATATTGAACATCCAGGTGCAGGAGAACCAGGGAATTCTCCTGTTTTCGTCTGCCATTTCTGGATTCATCTACACCTACTCACATGCCCCTGTGATGAAGGAGATAATGTCAAAGCTTCCACCCGAGTACATTTCTGCGGAGGCTGCTTGGTTTTGCCTTTCGTCGTTGATAATGGGTGCGATATGGAAGAACAAGGCGCGGGAAATAGCAATAAGGTATTTTACCTGGATTGCCATGTTTGAGTCAATTGGGTCTTTTCTCATTTCAGCCTACCTTGTCTTTGTCCAGTACAACGTCTGGGCGTTTGCCATTCTGACCGCGTTCTATGCGTCAATAGTCACCACCTTCATTGGCAAGTGCATAATGATGTTCCAGTCAAAGTTGTGGAATGGGAAGCAGAGGGAAATGTACGACAACACTGCCTCCATATTTCGGAATGGGGTTGCCATGATTGGCTTCGCCATTGCCATTCTCGCCATGCCATCCTTGAACACAGCAATCCTGTTGTGGGGGATTGGATGCATATTCGATGACATTGGGTGGATTATTGTGTATAATCGAACAAGGGACAAGATACTTGAAATGGGAGATACAGGAAATGAACATTGACATGACAATTGACTACGACAAGTTGCTTGAAGAGGCGAAGAAGAGGTACGAAAAGGTTCTCAAGTTCAGTGATGAAGCTCAGAATCTGTTCATCAATGGCGCGAAGGCGGAGAAATACTGGCCAATTCAGAAAAAGTACCTTGCTGCGAGAGACGAATTCCTTGATTGGGAGAAGCAGAACGTTGAGAAACTTGGAGTGAGTCTCATAACCAATTTCCACAACAGTGCACCAATCGGGATTAACGCGGTGATTTCTGGACACGACAACTTTGGTAGGGGAACGCATTGATGACAGTTGACGAAAGGAAGATGACCATTGCCTATGCTGACCTGTTGAACATACAGGAACTTGTGCAGCATATCTTGAGGATGGACGCTGACGAGTTGTTCAATCCAGCAGCCAAAAAAGCATTTGCACAGATTGTGTTTCAATTGGATATGGTGATGGCTTGCGCTGCGCAATATGTAGCTCGACATACTGACTTCAACAAGGGAGATCCGAATGGAAGAACTGAATCCTGAACTGTTCACGTGGGACAACTACGAATCTGACTATGGTGCAAGGCTTGACCTTGACTATAGCCAGAGCATCGACTACAATTTGATGCGAAGGGAAATCAAGAGCAGAAGCATTGGCTATTGCGATGGTGGCAGGTTGTATGTAAGACCTCGTTCAGACTGCTATGGCGTGATGCTTGAAGACGATGAAGGAGAGCCATTCTGGTTCCATTTCCCCAAGAACGCGCTTGACAAGATGCTTGGAAGAAAGGACAGGTAAAAAATGGACTTTGACGAATTCAGAAAACGATATCCGTTCGTGGCATATGGAGGGGAATATGCATCCTGGGGCAAGCAGAGGAAGTGGTACAAGTGGCTGTACAATCGTCTGCATACTGAACGTCCAACTAAAAATACCTGCCATGAGTGGAGAAGGCTCCATTGGGTGTACCAGACTGCGCTTGACGAGTACGAGAAGGCTTTCAAGGTTCTGCCAAAGCCCACGAAGGAGCAGATCCCAGATATGGACGACCCTAATTACCCTTGGACGATAGGAAAGTGGCCTGAAGAATCCATTGGAGACATCAAGAAGTTCCTGGAGAAGTCTGCCTACTGCAAAAACGTTGCGAAAGACGTTGCTGCAATCTTGACTGAGAAGGACTATCGCCTGAACGTGTTGAAGGAAAAGACCTACGATTCCACAAAGGACATGGAGAAAGGATGGAAGAAGAAATGACATCAACAGAGGCATTGGAGAAAATCCGAAACCACATCTTGAACGGAGACCACAGCGATGGCATACTTGCGCCAATCTTGAATTGGTGCGATGAGATACTTGAGTCTCCGAAGATGAGGGAGGCAAGGGAAATCAGGGAAATGAAACTTCAGACCCCAATGGCGAAGATGTTTGCGGATGCCTTGGCATCCGACCTTGAGGACGAAGATAGGGCCGAGAAAAGCAAATGTGCCAATTATAAGAAAGCACTCAAGGACATCATTCACCTTGAACAGGAAATGAACGAAAGCATCAACAAGGCTGGATATGCCACTGGTGGAGAGGCTGGACATTATTTCCACAAGGCAGTCAAGGTTGCGAAGGAGGCGTTGGAGGCATGAACATCAAGGAAAGTGATGGATATCTGCTCGTGAAGGACAGTGCGTATGCCATTGGAAAGTTCAACGAGACAAAATCAGAAAACAGCGGAATAGTCTACCATAACTATGTTCCAGTCAATTTGACGGAAGAGGAATGGGAGAAGCGCGAGAGGATGAAACGCGCAGGAAAGACCTATGCCAGGGTTTCGTTCAAGTATCCAGACCCATATTGCCGTGGAAAGCGTGGAATCATTTGGGACTCCTATGTGTTTAATGGGGAGGAACAGTGTCTGCTTGAAATCGAAACTGTGAACAGGGTGAGCGAAAACGGATTCTCCACCTTGGTTGGCGTGTTGTATCCAACTGGCTACACGAAGATTTGGTTTCCAAAGGCGGTGCTTGAGGACTTTGAAGAATATGACGAGAAGGGAGAACTGAAATGACAGTGAAGGAATTGAGGGATGCCCTGGACAATCTGGATCCATTCATGGACGTGAAGGTGTGCGTCAACACCCCTGCTGGATGGATGTGCCCTGATGGATGCGCAATTGGAGTGAAGACCGCAATTTGTGGGATGGATTGGCACATGAACGACCTGCTCATCGTTCCAAGCGTCAAGTTGGACATCCATGACATTTCGGCGTGGGAGAAGAACCCAAATGGGGAGGAGGATTGACCATGAGGACGGACTATTCATATTATCGGATTCTGCGAAGCAGGAATGGGGGAGAGTTCTGGTCAGACCTCACTTCTGGGCAGGAGCTTGGCTGGGATGAGGCAGTTTGCCTCATGGAACAGGAAATTGAGAAGCACCCATCCGACTGGCTGAAGCTGGTCAAGGTTCAGACCACCACGATTAGGGACTACTCTGGAAACAAGAAGAAGTCAGTCAAGAAATCCGACAGCAAGGAGGAACCGAGAATACATGGGTACACGGTTCCTGAGTATATCAAGCTGATTGAAAAGGCGCATGAGGCCACAAAGCACAGCAAGCTGGTGTTCAAGTGAAATGAATCATGGACAATCACCCCCTTGACATCCTCCGGCAGATGTGGTATAATACTGGTATGTTTGAGGACATCTAAGGAGAACAACAATGATAATCGGAGTTGTAGTTGTAGGAAGCGCTGTGACCGTGATTGTGGGTTATGGCGTGGTTCGCCTTGTGAGGTTGAGCATTGATCTCGCTGGCGCGTTTGACTCCTCCAATGAGAATGATAATGAGGATGATGAAGATGAATGTTGAACAGTTCAAGGAAAAGTACGAAGCCCTCCAGAAGGAGGGGAACGAAATCTACGCCCAGATGAAGCCCTTGTTGAAGAGGCTCAAGGCACTTGGCAAGAAAGGGATGAAGCTGGCGGACCAAGCCAATAGGGACAAGGATCTCTATGAGAAAATACAGGTGAAGGTCGGGGAATCTGGAGGATTCGATAGGTTTGAAACCAGGCTTGTTTCCAATTGGGACGAGTCAATATTGTTTAGGCTCTGGGATTTTGAAGTCCTCCTCAACGACCCAGGCAACTCTTCCATTGATTGCATTGACAATGTTCTGTACAACCTCAAGCACACTAAGTTCAAGAAGTCATGATGCGGGAATGCACAGTTGTCCATCAGTTTTCCCAGATACTTGACAAGTTGAAAAAGGTATAATTGTTGTATGGAAACCAAAGGAGAACCATACAACATGAACAATGAACAACAGGGCAGTTTGCCAACTGGAGCGAGAAGTTATGCTCCATATACATACGATCACGTGGAGAACATCATCAAAAAGTTGAGGGATATGCTTCGGGACATCAGATGTTCAATTGGATTGTCAAAGACATCCAAGGACATTCTATTGAAAGAAGCTCTCGACAGCGTTGATTTCGTGCAGAAGTTGATGAAAGATTCAAAGCAGTCTTTGGAAAAGATTGAATTCATATCCTATTGCGACGACACAGAGGTTTGCCCTGGACATGACCCGGTGGAAGAGTGCTGCAAGAACGATGGTTGATTTACTTACAAGGAGTAACAAACAATGGGAACAACGTCAGATTTCGTGAAACTTAGATCCAAGAAAACCCCCAAGGTGGGGGAGTGGAACAAGGACTATGCCACTACTCTTTCCAAAGCGAAGAAGGAGGGCAAGTTCATCGTCGCGTTATGGACCAATGGAGACGCATGTGGCTATTGCGTGGCTGCTGAGAAGTGCATGTTGACCTCCACCTTCAAGAAGTGGATGGCAAAGCAGGACGCATATTTCGTGTTCCAATATTCCGGCGACAAGGACAAGGGACAGACCCTCCACAACTGGATCTACAACAAGACAGGGTTGAAATACTATCCTGGATTCAGAATCACCCTCTATGACGCAAAGGGCAAGGTTGTGTTTGACAAGGCAATCGAGGGCAATGCCTTGCGCAACAACAAGACAGGTGCCACTGGGGCGAAGGTCATGATGGAGACGCTGGACAAGTATCTCGCAAATAAGCCTGCACCCGTTCCAGAGCCAACGCCAGAACCAACCCCTGAACCAGAGGAAGATGAATACAAGGTGCGTCTCAACGAGTCTTTGACCACCGCGCAGGTGAATAAGATTTTGGATGCCATTGACAAGAACGATGGATACTGCCCATGTCAGCCAAAGGACAAGGACACGAAGTGCCACTGCGTTGATTTCGTGAAGTACAAGAAGATTGGCGAACCCTGCATCTGCAAGATTTACGTCAAGCAGAAGAAGTGAGGGGAAATCTGAATCCAGAATTGATGATGGCTGACCTGTAAAATGGGTCAGCCATTGTTTGTATATGGGGAATGGTAAATAGATGAAATATGAAGGAGAAAACACATGAACTACAGCAGGTTTTGCGCAATGTTGGAGTCAAAGATAAACTCAAAGGTGAAGTTCCATTCTCAACAGGAGGCATTAGATTATCTTGAGACTTTGGTGAAAGATTGCCAAGGTGGTTCAGACAATTCTGATTGTTTCAACACAATTCACAGAAAATTCCAGTTTGGGTAAAGATAATGGTAAATACACATGCCATATGATGTGTATATAGCCATGTCCGAACCAGAGAAAACTTCTATCAGATTGAAAGTTGATGATGTCAGGAACATTCCTGACATCGTTGATTCGTATTTGAATGGCAGCAATCCTTCTGACCTTGTGCTTCTACAACTGGATTCAAAAAAGTTCCCAAGGAGGATACTGGATTTTCCAGAGGATGTCAAGAAGTATGTGATGACGCATCCGAAGGTTAAGTTGGACTGGGATGACCATTCTACTTTTGAATTGAAAAATAGTCAGAGTTCTGTTATTGAAATTCGTATCACAAAAAATAATGAAAATATTTGTCTTTAGCCAAGAAAAAACTTTATTAACCTAACAAATGTTATATATGACTATTAGTTCAAATCCGAAAACAAAAACAAGATTAATGTCCTTGTGATAAATTTTGGGGATACTTTTATCTTTACATAGTCAATAATCAACGACTTGTTGGTTTAGACTTCTGATTTTGATTTGACTATCATTGATAATGGTTCTGATGGTCTTGAAAAAAACCAAAAGTATTTTAATTCTCTATATTCACATTGGCCGTTTAAGAATAGGTCTTTGCATATATTGGGTCTAAAGAAATCCATTCATCTTAATGTCATATGGAATATATTTTATGAAATGGCAGAAAATGAGTGGCTATGTTTTTTGAACAACGATTTATCCATTCCCGAAAATTTTATTTCTGATAATATTTCAGTTGTGGAAAAAGAGCCAAATGTGGGAATCATAAATCATGCCACGAATAAATTGGAATATAAAATGATTTCCAATAAGTTGATATATAAGGTATATGACCAATTCAAGCATGATAAATTGCATAGATAGGGATGGGATTTTACCATAAAAAGAGATTTGTTTACGAAAATCCCAGAGGAGTTTTCTACATATGTTGGGGATACCATTTTGTTCTATGGAGTGTGCAAGGCAAACGCCAAAACAATATTTGTATATTCGTCCCCAATAATACATTATTGTTCTTCATCGTAGAAGGGAAACGAGGATTATTATCAAAAACTTCTCAGGAAGGAAGCTGTGCTTTTTATTTCAAATAATAGAGAAACATATTCAAACTACGGAAGCAAATATGAATTTGTTGTATCTGATGAAATCTCTAACATAAAACCTGAGAATTTGGATTAGTTGAAGAGAAACATCTATTTTGATTCAACAAAGAAAATAATAGTGTCATGTACAACATGGAGAAAGAGAATTGGAACACTGCCAACGATGTTGGATTCAATCTTGGCACAAACATTTCCTCCGGATAAAATAATAATAACCTTGTCAACTGATGAGTTTCCAAACATGGAATAGGATATTCCCTGTGAAATATTGAACTATATTCATAGTAATAACATAGAAATAAATTGGGTGGAAAAGGACACAAAAGTATGGAAAAAAGCAGTTCCGTGTTTGATGAAATATAAAAATGACCTCATTTTGGAAATAGATGATGATTTTATCTATCCATCAAACATGATATTTGATTTCTACAACCAATATTAGAAGTTTCCAAATTAGCCAATTTCTGGAAATAGAGTGCGATTATACAATATGGATTGTCATTGTGGCTGTGCCAGCTTGATACAATACAAGTTCTATAATGTGTTTTTGGAGAATTATTTAACTTACTATGAGAACTGTAGTTCTTCCGACATAATATACACATATATTGCCAATTTTAATGGGTATAGGTATCAAAGAACAACCGATGAATATTTCAACAATATGCAAAGTATACCAAATACTCAACAAGTGGCATATTCAAAAAACAATGCCAAATAGTCAAATATCATGAATTCAAATACATATGATTGGATTTAGAAAAATTTGTTGGAGTGTTGAATAAATGAAATTGATGGTTTTGTCACATTTAGATGAATGGGAATTGTTGTAATAAAAATATGATTGGATAGTAAATACTCTTATATAGGAGCATCTACATGTCAACCATAAACATTTGCATGACATCATATCCAAGGCGCATAACGAATTGCGCCAAGGTGATACAGTCGGTTCTTGACAACACCGTACTTCCAGACAGAATATATCTGACCCTTTCCACCATTGAATTCCCCAGATACGAGCAGGATATTCCAGTTGAACTCTATCGTCTGATAATGACATCTGACAGAGTTGTTCTCAATTGGGTTGACACGAACTGGAAGTCTTTCAAGAAGGTGTTTCCTGTTCTGCCATATCTTGAGGACGATGACATCATCATTGACATAGACGATGACATGCTTCTTCCAAAGGACTTCATAGAGTCAAGGATGAAGGACTTCAATGACAATGGATGCAAGTTCCCTATAACGTCCAATCACTGCAAGTCAATAAACCTTGACAACTTAATTGTCCAGTGCTATTCCCTTTTCCAGAAGAAGATGTTGAACAACTACGATATGTTCCTCAACGAGACAGTTCTGAACACCTTCAACGATGACAGAACGTATCTCTATCTGATTCACATGAACGGATACTTGTTGAAGCCCTGCACGAAGTGGTGCGTCCAGGGGGACGTTGAGAAACTTGAAGTGATGCCAAGTTCTGGGTACAGATACGATGTTGGGGCTAGGTATGACCAGATTGTTGCTCCTGTTGTCAAGCAACTTTCCGATGGAAGGGACATCAACGAGTGCTTCAATCTGTTCAACGAAAACAAGGGAAAGAAGAGGACAAAGGCTGACGAGAAAATTGAAGACAACGCCAAGCAACTGTCCTTGCTTCCAAGGAGTGGATTGATTGATGAGGTGCATGTTCCAGAGGTCAGTCCTGACATATCGAAGATATTCCAATACAACACCAAGAAGAAGGTGAAGCATGATCTTGTGTATGTTCTTGGAAGGGGAAGCAAGTTCAACAACCTTGAGATCAAGATTTCCATAACATCCATGCTGAAGTTCTGCTCCCACTGGATAGGGAACATATACATTGTTGGGGAAAACCCGAGGATTAGGAATCCAAAGGTGACTCACATCTACGCGCCGGACATAACGAGGAACAACAAGGACGCGAACATCATACACAAGCTGCTTGTTGCCATAGAGAAAGTGCCAAAGTTGTCGGATAATTTCCTTTTCTGCTCGGACGATATCCTTGTCACCAAGAAGTCAAATTGGGAGGATTTCGCCCCAAGGTATGTGTTCGAGTACAGACAAGACGACAAGTTCAGGGATGAGATGAAAAAGGAGTCGAAGGACAACAAGTGGGATATGCTTCTTCTCAAGACTTTGGACAGGTTCGTTGGGCATAGGGAGCATATCTACTTCTACGAGCCGCACATTTTCGCTCCAATCAACAAGCGGTATTTCAAGGAGATGTGCAAGCAGATAGACTACAGCGCCGAAAAGAATGTCATAATAATGTCCCTTTGGTTCAACTGGCTGAACTTGAAGAACCCATAGAAGAGATTTGATCATCAAAGTGTGTTCACCCAATAGAGCATTCCACGGTCTGACAATCTTGCGCGGCATGTCACCTACAATGACACAACGTTCTCGGTGAAGAGATTCAGGGACAATTTGATTCAGTTGGTGACGATGGACGAGTTCAAGGACAGGAGCAGTGATTAGTAGGTCTGATCCTTCTTGATGAAGCTGTCCATTGTGGTGTCGTAGATTATCTCCTTCGGCATGATTATCTTGGTTCTGGGAACCTGGGTCTTGAGCCTTGGGCAAATCTTCGGGAATCCCTTCGCCTGCAGTTTGTTCTCCAAGTCGTGCATGTCTGGAAGCCCCTCGAATATGTAGTCCACGCATGCTGCTGCCTGTTCCATTGAGATTGCGTCATATACCCTTGGGTCGAAGTCTGGCAGCTAGTCCCACCAGTTTTCTGGGTAGTCGTTCTCCTCAATCTCCAGCTTGTACAATGGGGTCTTTGGATTTGAATGGCATTGTCCATCAGACGCCGAGTATTCTCCAACACCAGCTCCACCCGAATCTCCTCCACATGATCCGCCTTTCTTCTTCTATTGCTCCTCTTTTGGTGGCTCTGATTGCTCGGACGATTCTCCCATCTACTCCTTGACTTCCTCCTATATCTTATCCTCTGCCTTGTCGCCAAGTTTTTCTCCGATGTATTTTCCAACCATGGATCCAATTGGACCACCGAAATATCCACCTATGGCAGCGCCTGCCATGCCACCAGCCTTCTTGCCCAATTCACCTCTTGCAGATGGTTCTTCGTCCAAACCTGCTTCCTCTATGTTGTTGTCGTCTTCTTCGTCCATTGAAGTCTCCTTGTTGGTATTTACCATTATTTGCGAATGTGGTATACTAGATGTATATGGCGAAGAAGAAACTGCCCAGATATGTGAACTCAATCCAATGTCCTGTGGATTTGGATTCGTTGATAATGTCGTCGGACTGCTCACCTCAATTCTTGGAGGAGAACTTGAATGTGAGGGATGACATATTCTGGGACGCCATAGGGACATCCACGTATGCCGGTTGGCTGTTGAACTTGGACATGTTCAGTCAATTCAGCAAGGAGATGAGGGAAAGGATATATCAGGCTTTGGCTTCGTTCAGTCGGCTTGACCGGGTGTACTTCCACATCAAGTTGGAGAACAGCTCTCGGATGAAGGTGTTCTTGGATGAACTTCAACAGCATGAGATGGAAAGCCATCCCGACTCCAACATAGTGATGTTCAATCCCCTGACCATGCTCTCCAACAACATGAAGGACTGGGACATCAAGATGTTGAATGGAGAACTTGACTTGAGAAGGGTTCTTTTGGACAGGATAAGGGGGTTCCTCTCAACTGGCGACAAGAACGAGGTGGATTTCAGCCATTCCTTGTTTCTGCCAGAACTTCTAAGCCCAAAGTTCTTCAAGGACTTGTCTGAGGCGGAGCACATAGTCATACTTGGAAACATGGACAAGTATTTCCGCTATGTGGAGAAGTTCAACAAGACTGGCTTGACCAGGGGAACATACTCTCCTGGACATGAAGTGAATCCTCCACAAGTCCTGATAAGACACATACTGTCAGGGGATGTGGAATACACGAAGCGCGTGAAGATGATTGCGTGGAAGCAGCTCTACAAGGAGATTGACCATATAATGGGGGCAAGAAGCTCAACTACTGTTAAACTGTTTGATTCAGATGCCATCTCCATGCTGGTCAACTCATTGATTGAACATCTCGTCAAGAGTGGATATGATCAGGGGGAGTTGAAGGAATGGCTTGACAATGCCGAGGGCGTATTTGAGTCGTTTGAACTTGATTGCACTCTGCACAATCTTTCTGCATCTGATTTTCTTCCAATAATCATTGCGTCAAAGCCGTTCTACAAGATGTCGGAGGGTCTGATTGAGTTCCAGGACGATGCCACCAGAGACAAGCTGTTCAAGCAACTGTCCTCCATGATGGTTTCATGCCGTTGAGAGGTAAATACACATATAATTCAATCTAGGAAGGTATTGGAAAAAATGAGCAAGTATTTTGACAAGTTGGTTGAAATCAACGAGAATCTGGACAAGGAACTCAAGTCAAGGGGCATCAAGTTCATGATGAACGAGGACAATGAGAAGTCGGATGGCGATGACATGGTTTCGGTGCATGCTGATTCCTTGACTGACGATCAGAAGAAGGAGGTTCTGGCGGACACGGTTTCAGACGCTGGACTTGATGTTGATGACAAGACGCTGGATGAGATCTCGAACAATCCAGAGCAATTGGCAGGCGTTCAGAAGATGCTTGATGCGCAGAAGAAGAGTAATGAAAGTTTGAACACGGACACTTCCATGATGGATTGGGATGGTCCGGCAATCTTAAAGAAGGAATATCCCGACAGTGATTCATTCTATGTCAACGACAAGGAATGGTCTACTGACATTCAGAGAGCCTATGAGTTCCCCTCAAAGGAAGATGCGGCAGAAAAGATAAGGCAATTGGGTGGAGACTACATGTTCATATGGCCCGCCACGATGAAGCAGGAGGAACTTGGCGAGTCAATCAATGAATCAGATGGCGAGGTTTGTCTGAGAATGGACGACGACGACCTTGACATTCATGGATTTGTGAAGTGGGACATTGCGGAAAAGGTTGAATTTGTTGATGATGAAAAAGACGCCGATGTATTTGATACGGAGGATGATGCGAAAAGCATGATTCTTGACATTTGCGACAAGTTCAACTATGATCCAGATACATTCTCAATCCAACACGTCAACCCACAGGATGGTGGCGATGGAGAGAATTGGGTCTCCATTGACTCGTCCAATCCATCTGCGACAACCATTCCCTGATTGGGAATCTACACATTGAACTTCCAATTGATGGTGGTTTTCGGCCACCATCTTCTTTTCATCGGATGTGGGGCGAGAAAATGGTAAATACCACATTGATGGATCGTTAAATGGCTGCTCAACCAAAGACATAGGACACGCAGAAGGTGTTTCAATCTGCGATGTCGAATTTCAGTCCCTTCGCAGGCGCTGTGGAGAAGGTGTCCTCCACGGCGCACATGGAGGAATTGTACAACAACATGACCACCTTGTTCGAGACCTTCACCAAAGGGGCTTTGATTGGACAAGGTGCGAATTCCGAGATCCTTCTGCGCACGATCTACCGTTCCCTCAACAACGATTTCCTTCGGATAATACAAGATGGGGATGCTGTCAACAAGATTGCCCAGAACATGAGGGACAAGCAGTCCAAGCTGACTCCTGAGAATCTGGACAAGGCGTTGGTTCCAGAAACGACCAAGAAGGTTGTGAAGGGCGAGCTGGACATCAATGACTGCAACATCATGGACGTGGTCATGGATTTCGTGGATGAACTCCAGACCTCCATTCTCCAGGTGAGGATGAACCTCAATCGGGAGTATGAACGAAGGAAGATGATTCGTCTTCAGTCCTACGAGGGTCAGCAACAAGACATAGACCGCCTGACCCAAGGACTTGTCCAGCAGAACGACGACACATCCAACCGCCTGGAAACCATGGATCAAGGGCAATCCACATGGGAGGACGAGAGCCTTGAGTCCTTGCGCCATGCGATTGGCGTCTTCAACCAATTGGATTCCAACAACGCATACAAGGATGTTGTGAAACTGGATGCCAGTGTCAAGGGGGACAAGAATCTTCAGAACCTTGCCAAGCCATACAAATTCAACATCAAAACTTTGGCCGACAAGTTGAATGGGTTGGTTCAAGATGATGTCAAGGCGCAAATCCAACTGGCGAAGATGAAGAAGGTGAAGGCATAGTTGTCCACCACAAAGAACGCCACCAAACAAGCTTCTTCTGCTGCTCCAATTCCATCTTCATCCAGATTCAAGTCCAATGCCAAGGCAGTCCAACAAAGAACCAGACTGAAGGTCTCACCCAATGGCATGTGTGTATGCCCCATATGTGGACATCAACATCTTCCTGGGCAACATCAGCACAAAATGAAGGATGGTGGAAAGACGAATGGGTTGGTTGAAGGAGTCAAGTCCATTCCAGGGGCAAAACTCAAGATGCGGTCTGGATAGAGAGCCGAGATTGATGGCGCAAGGGGATTTGGCGGCAGATTGTCCAACGCATTTCTTCCAAGAAGAACCACATACGATCCCATGGTCTCCGCCGATGGCAAGAACACCAAGATTATTGGCAATGTGGACAAGATGAAGTCCATGTCAAAGACGCTGAACCCCACGAAGATGAAGGGGCTTGGAAAGAAGATGCCAAAGTTGCCCAAGACTGCAGGCAAGAACCTCTCCAAGATGAAGCCACTTTCTCCATCTGCCAAGAAGCAGAATGATGGCAAGGACATCAAGGACAAGAAAAAGAAGAACAAGAATCTGCCAATCAAGGAAAAGACCCAGAACAAAGTGAAGGGAAAGGAGAAGCAGCCCAATCCAGACGATCAGAAGTACAAGAAGGACATCTCGTCAAGGAAAGTCCAGGAGACATTGGGCAGAATCAACGAAAACCTCGGTGGCACAATCAAGGACAAGAAGTTCATGGCAGGGTTCCAACTGGCGTATCCACCAATCCAGAAGGCTGTGCAAAAGCAGATGAAAGGGGTGGACGACGACGAAGAGACCATGTCCAAGGATCTCAACAAGACAGAGAGCAACATATCCGACCTCAAGAAAAAAGCCAGTAGAGGAGGGAAAGGTGGTTTTCTCAGCATATTGTTGAATCCAGTCAAGGCGATTGCCACCATCGCATTGGGCGCGTTGATATTGATTGCGTTGTTCAGAGTTGGCTGGCAAAAATGGAAATCTGCGTACATGCCCAAGTCCGATGGCTCCAAGATGACCATTCTTGGGTTCGAGATCCCCAATTGGGCTGGCATAAAGGCGTTTGCGATTGGAATCAAGAACTTCTTCAAATCTGGGATAGGCAACTGGATAGACAGGTTGAAGTTGTTCTTCTCTGGCATCAAGAAGAAGTTGTTTGGCAAGAATGGCATCTTCAAGGATTGGGCGTCAGTCAAGCACACTCTTCGGAGAATAGTTTTCGCATATCTCATAGGGTTGGCGAAGAAGGGACTTGGGATGATTGTCAACGCCATATGCATGGTGGTGAACTTCATCGCACCAGGCGCAGGCACTGTGGCGATGTTCATAGTCAAGTTGATCCCCTCCATTGTGACGATGATTGCCACAGAGGTGATGCTGCTCTGGTCCAAGCACTAGAAGAACCAGGAACTCCAATACGCCCAGAGCAAGAGTGGTCAGATGGCGAACACCACTGCAGCGTTGAAGAGTCTGAGGATCAACATCGCCCAGGCGTCATCTGGGGTCAAGGCGTTCAAGGGGCAGATGGCGGTAATTCCAGGGCTTCAGACGCCGAATTGGCCTGGGAAGGGTCAACGTCCTCCACAAGGGGCCATCATGCGCCAGGTTCCACCAAGGATGCATTAGAACTTTGATTCAGCGAAGGATGTGCAGAAACAAGATTTGGAGAATTCCAACGAGAAGGTCAAGAAGGAGCAGGAGAAGCGCTGGATTGCGAACAATGAGAACGACATCGTTTCCAGAATATAGCGCGACACCACCAAATACATAGCCACCCTGAACCAATACGACATGGACAGGTGGGACAGGACATACGTACATAGCAAGACTTATTGGGAACGCAGACAGGAACTTAAGGAGAAATATGGCGTTGATGCATACGTCACCTCCCGTCGCGCATATGGCATGAAAATCAGACAGCAGACGTTCGCCAATTCAATCATGCCAGAGATTGGGAAGTTGGACGCATACATAGACAAGCTCAGCAAGGCCAATAGATTCGCAGGCGTCAAGGGCAAATTGTATGATCCAGTGGCAGGATGGAATCCAGGGTATCGTGTTCTGCAAAGCGACTTGATGTCAATCATTCCAACCAAGCCATTCGAGGCAATCCACAACGCCCTAGACGTCAAGATTGGCGAACCCTATCCGGAGCCTGAAAAGGGTTCAATTGGCTACATGCCGTTCCAATGGATTCAGAATGGAGTCAGGGTCATAGCGAACCCCCTTGGATATGAACTTCAAAGGGCGAAGGCAATCAGAAGCATCTACGCTGAAATCATGGAATCGTTGTCCACGGCAAAGGATGACAAGGAGGCTCTGGGCAAATTCCAAAAATACTCCGAGTATTGGAACCAATGGAACTTCATCACGAAGAAGCAGTCCATTGGCTACTACGATAATCCTGATGATGTCATCTACAAGGACAGGTTCCAGATTTTCCTGGAGAAGTTCAGAAAGGGGGAGGTGGCCAGCAAAGACAACAACCTTGAACATGCCAAGAAGATTGACAAAATAGACTGGGGCAAATGGGGAAAGAGGGCATTGATGGGCTTGGCGATAGGGCTGGGCAGTGTTGTTCTCTCCCCGGTAGGCATGGCTGTGGCAGCTGCTGCGGTGCATGGGGTGAAGAAATTGATCGTTCGACCAATCCAAGATGTTCTGAAATACGACAGAAACGCCAACAAAGACGCAGAGGAGGTGGACGAGAACGCCTGGTTCGGCAAGAGATGGTTCACCAAGGGGATGAATGCCGCAAGAAAGGCGAAGCGTTTCGCCCAGGGTCTGGCTCGTCTCAATAGGTTGAAGAAGTTCGAGGCTTTTGGGTTGAAATATGGCGATGTGCGCAATTGGATGATTGATGGTGGAGTGCTGAGTCTGTTCAAGCAAGGGCAGATAGCGAACACCGCATTGTCCGCAATCCCCCTTCTTGACTGGTTGAAGGATCATTATGCACTGGACACAGCCAAGGACAAGGATGGGGACGCATCTTCCCTGCATGACTTGATTTCCTACTATTTCCTCCAGACGAACACACATGGCTACAAATGGTCCATGCTCAAGGACGACAAATATGCCCTCGCTGGATTTGCCCAATCCTTCCTTGAATATTTCGCGTTGAAGGTCATCCCATTGTGGAACAGGGTGGAGAGGTTTCTTGGTCTCGACATGACATATAGGACTGAGAACACCGACAAGGCGTTGAAGACCGCAATCATCAAATTGCATATATCCCTGCAAGGCGCGGCCATAGTGGATTTCATGCGCAAATACCTCAGGTTCCCCCATATGAAGGTGAAGCTGGTGGATTTCCCCAACGCAGTGGGTGGACAGCTCACCAAATTGAGGATGTATCGCCACAAGCTGGGCATTCCCACTCCAGAGCAAAGGCAGAAGATATTGAAGAGCCAACAGGCTCTATGGAAGAAGATGGGGGAGATGTCCGACCAGGAACTGGACAAGAACCTTGAATATCTGAGGAAACTGCATGGGCCAGTGACGATGGAGGCGAAAGCCACAGGCAGTCTGACATTCAAGCGGCAATTGGAGAAGTTCTACGCTGGCTTCTTGAAGGAGAAGGACGAGCGCATTCTGAGGAAGAGACAGTAGAAAAACCAAGGGGACACCATAGTGAAGAACCCATCTGCCAACACGAAGGTTCTTGAACCACCACCCAAGACCTCAAAGGAGATTGAGGAAGAGCGGCGCAAGGTGGAGGAAGAGCGCAGAAGAAAGGAAGAAGAGGAGAAGAAGCGCAAGGCAGAGGAAGAGGAGAAGAGGTTGAAGGAGGAAGCCAAGCGCAGAGAGGAACTGGCAATCGCATAGGCGAAGATCAAGCAGATGGAGGCAATACGGAAGCAAGAGGAAAGATATGAGACGATATTGGAGAAGATGGTGGCTGATCCAGGAAAGGTCACTGACGAGGAGTTGAAGTCGCTTGGAGACGATGTGAAGAACCTGAAGCAGGAGGCCGAGAACAGAATAGCCCAGTTGCCAAGAGAGGAAAGGGAGTTGAAATTGTCCTTGATTCGTGGAGACAAGTTGTCGCCCAAGACATTCGAGGAGGTGAAGACCACAGCCATTGGATTGCATGGAAGTCTGAGGGGATATGTAGACGAGGTGAACAAGATACCAGTGGGTTCAGTGCTTGCAATAAACAACCAGAGTGGTGGTGGAGGAGGAGACACAGTTGTTGTGTCCGATCCCGACAGCATAGATTTGGGCGACGAATAATTGGTTGGTTCATGCGAAAGTTCCAACCATTTTTTGTATAATTGAATGTGACGAGAGAAACGAGACACAAGTTTCAACAGCCCGTCTGCGTGCCGGTCTCGCGCACAGGTCTCTAAAACCTGGGGGGAAGGTTCGACTCCTTCACGGGCAGCCCGTAAAGCCGTATAGGCCCCACGCCTATATGGCTTTCTTTTGCTAAAAAATCGTATAATTGTAAATAGATAATGCGAAGTCACGTGGGGTGACTCCGTTAACAAAAAGGTAAAAATAATATGAACAAAGAACGTTATCGTAAAGCAATGGCATAGAAACGCCTTGCGAACAAGGACAAGCCTTGTGAATACTGTGGAAAAGAACATGACCACACCTATGGCTCAGGAAGATTTTGCTCAAAGGAATGTAAGATTGAATATATTGCGAGTAAAAATAGAGGCGCAAATAATCCAAAAGTCAAGGCTCATCTTGACAAATTGAGGGCAGAAGGTAAAGTCCATGCAAAATCTCCGTATGGAACTTGGAAGTGTAAATTGTGTGGAATGATATTAGATACACGCAATCAACTGAAAAAACATATGGCTAATGTACATGGAGTTGTACATAGTGGATGTATTATTACAGATGATGGGAAATATGTTTGTCGTTATTGTGGGAAAGAATTTGATAGTGGTAGAGGAGCTGGTGGACATATGGTTAATTGCCCTAATCATCCAAATAAGGCGGAACACGATGAAATGCACAAGAGACAAGGAAGAAAATTCTCAGAAAAATATGCAAGGGGAGAGATACATATATCAGTTGTGTCTCACAAGCACACTCTTGAAACCCGCCAAAAAATCTCTGCCAAACGTGCTGAACAAGTCATGAACCAGTACCTCAATAAGGAGCATGTGAAGGTGAAGTGGTACAAAGTAAAGAACATAGAGGGCAAGGAATTCTCTGTTCGGGGACATTGGGAGGAGAATGTGGCATTGAGGTTGAACGCACTTGGCATATTGTGGGTGAAAGCTGCTCCAATCAAGTATTTCAAGGACTATTGGCACAACTATATTCCTGACCTATATATTCCAGACAGAGACATCTATGTTGAAGTCAAGGGTGGATATCCAGATTCAGATAGAGAGAAGATGAGATTGGTTGTCGAACAACATCCTGAGAAGAAGATATACTTCATCCACAAGCAGTATCATGACTTCATCGAGGGCAAATGCGCATTTGACGACAATCTTTGCATTGGCAAGGATGACTTGTGATCTTCTCGTATAATTCTTATCATGGACAACAACAAGATACGCATACATTGCTTTGAGCCAACTGGTATCGAGGGTTTTCCATCGAACACCTACGAGACTGACAGCATCCATTCCGCATTGGACTGCGTCAAAGACATATTGGAGAACAAGAACTCAGGAATATCTCGTATATTGATTGAGAACCCAGGCTCTGACGACCATATCTGGGACTGCTATGGACGCATCAATTCGATGTCGCCGATGAACCTTGACGAAATGGAGAACTGACATGGAAAAGAAGATTGACTTTGAGTTGTTGACTGTGATTGACGAGTCCATTGGTGATTCTGCAAGTTATGTTGATGCGTTGGACAGGGTTGTTGAATGGGAGAAGAAGAACAGAGGATTGAAGGGAATCCACATTTCCACGCCACTTGATGTGTTGTGTGGAACAAGGAAAGTAGAAGACCCTGTAGATGAGGCTAACAAGATGGCGCATGATGTTTTGATGATGGAACGCGCCCGTGCGTTGAATCAGTTGCATGAAGTGACAGGTGACGAATTGGAGAGGATGTGATATGCTGAATCTGTTTTACTGGGGCTTGTTTGGAAGCCATTTGGACGAGGAATGGGAGCGTGAAAATCCGGAGAAGGCGTCGGAGCAGAAGTACATCAAGCAAAGATGGGAATACCAGCGTCAGTTGAAGAAGCATCCAAAAGCGGCAAGGACAATACGCATGTTGGAACTTGAGGATTACAGAGCATATGTAAGGCGTATGCTGGAGATTGGCAGTTCAAGGTTGATAAGGCAATTTGAGGATATTTGAGACATGAGAAGAGTGTTCGTGATAAGGAAAGACCTGCATCTGAAGCCAGGGAAGATGGGAGCGATGCTGGCACATTTGGCCGAGGCTTATTGGACGAATCTGATGAAGTCGTCCACTGTGATTGACAACGAGTTCATGACGTTGCCAGCATGGGAGAACTATGGGAATGGGAAGTCTGGACCCGCTCTTTACAGGCACCCTGAATTGTTCAGGCTGTCAAAGGAGGCTTATGACAAGGGGGAGACCACCTTCACCACGTTGAGGGAGAATCCAAGGCATTCCGTTACGGTGACATTGGAGATCCCAAAGGACATTTGGGAAGATTATGTGAACGACATCTTCACGAAGACCATCTGCGAAGCCAGGAACCTGAACAACTTGAAGACGAAGATTGAGCCAGTTGTGCAGGAATTGGGGCTTGTTGAGGGAACTGATTGGGGCTACATCAACGACAAGTGCCTTACTGACTTGACGCCCGAGAACGAAGATGGCACTACAACGATTGGAGCATGGTTCAAGCCATTGCCAGACGAGGATGCATTCAAGATCAGCAAGAAGTTCAAGCTGTACAGAGACGATTGATTATTGTATAATTGGAACATTATGAAGAAGATTATTATGACATTGTGTGTGGTGTCTGGATTGGCATTTGCCTTTGGTGGACATGATGATGTTTTTGTCGTGAAACTTTCCAGTTCAGAATGGCAGGAAGTGAAGATGAATGTTGATACCAATGGGTTCTGTCGAATCCCGGCACAAAATGTCTGCATCGTCATAACCAATGGACTTCCAGACATTGCTGTCCAGCACATATCCACGCATGGCGGCAATCGTGTGAAGGAAACTGATCCACATGGTGTTCTGCCATATTCGGGACAAGATTTGTGATTTTCCCGATGTTGGAATTGTAAATAGTTGATTATGATGAAGAAGAGACTTGTTGCCATATTGATTGCATGCCTCGCTTTCTTGAATGGAAGCGGAGATGTTTTGTTGTGGACAGTTGATGGTGATGCCACAGTTGATGGAGAATCATCTGTATATACGTTTCTTTCACCTGTTCCAGATGATGATTTGCATAATCCAGCAGCAAGGGTGAAGATAAGTGGGGGAGGATTGACTTCTCCGATATATCTTGACAACTATTAGTACAACGAAGATACAAGCGCATATGAATTGGATGTTGGTGGTGGACACTTAGGTGTTTGGGTAGGAGATTCAGGAAGTGGTTACTATGGCATAGATTATCAACAATCTCATGTTCCAACCGAACTTGGGATGGAAGCCTTGTTCTCAATTGAACTTGGCAGAATGGACTGGGATGACGATACATATATGTCTGGAGCATTTCAAGTTTTGGCTGAATCCGACAAATACACATATGAGCAAGTTATGGCGCATATGTATCCGACATTTGACCTGAACCCACCAGTTACTGATTGGAAGCCAATGTCATATCATTCTGTTCCAGAACCATCCACATCCCTTCTATGTATAATTGGATTTGGCGTTCTCATGCTGAAACGAAAGGCACATGCAATATCATGAATGGAAGAATTGGATTCAGATACAACGACGATGATGAAGAGGGCATAGAGGAGTATGATGCTCCCACTGTGGTTGAAGCAGTAAACATGTGGGTCAAGGAGCATGGTGATGAGCCAATAACGGGGATGGTTGTGGTTGACAAGAACTGGAGAAATTCATAATTCAACTTACTCAACGGTCTTTAGCCGTTGAGATTGCTCTGTGATTGCTCATAGAACTATTGGCCTGTTGAAGTGGCCTGTCCACCAAGTTCAACTTGCCGTCAATAGGCAAACTAAACGAAGTGGAGTGTTTATACCGATTCATGATATTGATTGCAGCATTCCAATCTGCATCGAACACCATACCATCTTTCGTATAGAACCTACACCCTTGACGTTTGCATCCAACTCCAGATTGCGTTCTGCAATCCTGTCTGGATGTGTATTCGGGCGAAACTGTTTCTACTCGCTTTCCCTTGAGTAGTGCCTTGTAGGTCAAAATCTGTCTTATCAAATAGAACGGAACCTGAGAGATTGCGTTGTTGTGACGATTTCTCTTGAAACCATCCCTTGTCTTGGAAGTAGATTGCTTTACCTTGGTCAAATCCTCCATCACTATAACAGAACCATCGTGTTTCAATATCTCGTTTGCCAGATGATGGCACATGTTCTTTGAGACATTGGCTTCCTTTCTGCGAAGTTTCTTCAATTTGGTTCTTGCAGAATGCGAGTGCTTCTTGGATTGCAATATCCTCTTGTTGTGACGTATCCTTCTCCTATTCGCAAGGTACTTCTTGTCAGAGTACGCTGTTCCATCAGACAAGGTGGCAATCCTCTTCATTCCCAAATCCATTCCAATATAACTTTCCTCGTGCGGAGTAGGTGGGATGTCCAAGAATGGAATACAAGCATAGAACACACCAGTATCATCGTTGTATGTCAGCTTTGGATCACACATCTTGTACATCTCAGCCAATTGGTCGAACTTGGGGTATGTGACGAACTTGACAATCGACCTGTTGTTCCCATCTCCATTGCTCAACTTGAAAGACTCTCTTGTGAGATTTGAGAACAAACGCTTGTCCAATTGGATTGAAGGGTGCTTCATCTGAATTGGCTTGTCAATCTTGTGTCCATTAGAACGAATAGACTTGTAGTTCGCAATCAAGGCGCGTTCTACTTGGATGCACATTTGAGATGGAAGTTCCTTGAACTTGTTCCTGAGTTCATAGTACAACCTATTGTGAACTGACTTTAGTCCAAGGGGCAATTTCTCGTTGAATATGATGTTGGAAGCGTAGTTATAGCAATCTCGTACAAGGCAAATGCGTTTCCTCCAGAAGTCCTTGACATTCTGGTTCTCGAATTCCAATTTGACCTTGTATGTTCTCATAACAATATTATTTACACAGATTTGTCCAAAAACTTCATTATAAATGAGCGTCTTTACAAAAATATTTTCAAGTGGTATAATATATTGAAAGGAGATGGTGAATTCATCGCAACCACTGAAGATGGTTGCGTTTCCTTCACCTAAATATCTATGAATTTGTACACTTCCTATTTCGCAAAGGTCAAGAATCTCCAAGAATGTGGATTGAACAATCTGGTGTGCGTTGCAGGCTATGCCCCAAAGTTCTTCTTTGACCTGGACGAAGCCCACTTCTATCCAGACCTTGCCCCAAGGAAAGAGTGGTTTTGGGAGTGGAAGAACAAGCATCTCTCCAATGACTGGTACATTGGGAAGTACAACGAGACAGTGCTTTCAAAGCTGAATCCAGAAAAGGTTGTGGCAGACATGGGAGACAATGCCGTCATGCTATGCTACGAGAAGCCAGGTGAGTTCTGCCATAGGCATTTGATTGCTGATTGGATTTCCAAGAACACCGGCATAACTGTTGAAGAAGTTGATTTCTCCAAGTGATTTGGAAGTTATGGCATTTTCGTGGATGTTTCAGAGACCCCCATTGACATTCACGCCAAAATAGTGTATACTATAGGGGTTGAAAACAACCAATAGGAGAAGTCAAAAATGAAAAGGCTATCAATATCTTGTGTGATTATATTTTATATGATGTGTAGTTGGGCGCAAGGTGGTTTTGGAACTGCAATGCGGCGAACACACGATGGCGTATTGGATTTTGCGAGAACGCTAAAAAATAACTATCATTGTAAGATAATTGTATTTAAGAGCAGACCATTTGGACGTGGTTTAATTGGGTTGAAATTTCCTAAAGAAATTCTTCCCGAAAATTTGGATTTAGACGATTTTGAAATGAAAAAATGGATTAAAATATGGAGACTTACATCATCAAATTGGTTTGATTCTAAAGTATGGACTAATCCTCGACTAATTCAAACAGGAACATCTGACTATACAAGTTCTCCAGGAAGTTTCACTAAAAATTTTCAAACCGATTTTTCTGATTCATATTTATATGCTGTATTTTCTGAAGTACCAATCAAATTGTTCTGGCTTGCACAACAAAGGCAAGCATTTAATGGATATAACAAGGACACAAATATTTCAGATTTGTGGTTATTTAAGATTGGCTCCCAGACAGCTCAAGGTCGGGAAGTTGATTGTGAAGATGGTACTTTTGAACGAAATAATTATGGGGGTGTTTATCTAAATTCATCTCATATAAGTGATATATCGGTGAAGTTAAAAAATGTTTATGTGCTATGTATAGATAATTTTTTTAATCAGTGCCTTGAAAATACGGAAAGAGCAGATACCATTCAAGAAAGTAAGCGTGTGGCTAAATACATTGCCCCAAAGATGTTCAAGGCTTCTATGCCGAAAATGAAGCCAGTGGAGTATGTTTGTGATTGTGAGATTGATGACTATTACAACTATGAATTTGATGAATGTGAAAAAACTCATTGGTCAGTTAGTATTCGCGCATATACAAGAGATAGTGAAGATTGGGAGTCATTTCATGGTTATGTCTTGAAATCTTCATTTGTGGGGAAAAAGATTAGTTCTATCTTATCTGATGGTAAGGAACATAAGATGACATTGGTTATTCGTTTTACGAAGAAAGCTGAAATTAATTCTGACGTTGTTGAGATTATCGGAATGAAGTGAAATGAACAAAGGCATTCCATATTCAGACGATTCAGCCTGTTTGTGGGCATTGAAGAAAAGCCATAAGCGGGGATATCGCAACATCTTCTCAGTCCGGATTTCCTATGTGCAACCAGGGCATCCTATCAAGCGCAAGGAATACCGCATGGACTATGGCAACTTCAAGCTCGCCCATGACAGATACAACATTGAGACGAGTTCAAATTGCCCTGCCCCATCAAATTGGAGTCTGGATGAAATCAAGATTGTCCTCATGACATACAAGGGAACGAAGTTGGTGAACGAGGATGTCATGCAGACAGTGGAGTTTGGGACTCAAAAGATTGCGATTGGAAACAGACCTGGAGAATGGCTCACATATGAAAAGAATTAAGCGGATTGAGGTGGTTTCCCTTGAGGACTTGCCCAAGGCGAACATCATACAGTCTCTTGCCAACCTCTGGAAGAGGGTGGAGAATGGCAAGACGAAGTACGAGGGGGATTACCTCAAGTTTTCCTATATTGGCAGAAATGGGGAACTTGCAAGCAGGACGTTCAATGGGATGGTGTTTTCAACCAAGGCATTCAACGATGGTTTTTCCGACACCAACATGCTTCCAGTGAAAATCCACTATCGTGATGGTTCATGGGAATATGGGTTGAAGTGGTGGGAGGACAAGGACATTGTCTATCAGAGGAACAGGAAACTTGTCCCCTTGTTCGTCAAGTGTGGCTATGTGAACGACCACAGCGAGAGGATTGAGGATGCTGCGGAGATAGATCGTGATGCAAGGATTCCTGCATGGATTCTTGAACTTCTTCCACTATACAATGAGAAAATCCGCGATGTGGTGAACAACGAGATTTCCCCGGGCAAGTTTCCACTTGATGTTCCTCGTGAATCTTGGAAGGCTGTCAAGAACGTTGTTGAGTCTGGCTATGTCACTTCATTCACGAAGTATTCCACGGTGAAGTTGAAGAACCGCAAGTTCAAGGCTCCTGTTGGGCTTTCGTTCACGCGCAATCTTCCATGGCAGGCAATTTCCGCGACATGGAAGGACAATGTGTGCGTCAACGAGTTCGGGATTCAGGACTCGAAGTTTCTTGATTATACCCAGATGGTTGTCACCGTCTATTCCTACTTGAAGTCAATCTACGAGGACATCCACCGGCGTCGCAGGGTCTACACCCTCATTCCAGTCTCTGATCTTCTTTGCGTCACGAAGGAGAACTACACCCGTGACGATGCTCACCCAGGTGGACATTGGATTGACGACGAGTTGTGGAACAATCTGGATTCAGCTTGCCAAGGCATGGTGTGATTGTGGCTTTACGGAACCGTGGATTTGTTGTATAATGGTTCAAGGAGAAAGAGAGTAGAAGAAAATGGAAAACACAAAAAAGGAAATCACCTCCCCCATCAAGGCAATCAAGGCGAAGTGTCTGGATTGCTGTTGTGGGCAGAGGGAGGAAGTCAAGTTGTGTCCTGCCACTGAATGCCCCCTATATCCATTCAGGTTGGGCAAGAACCCCAACAGGTCGCGGAACATGACAGACGAGCAGCGTCAGGCCGCGAAGGAAAGGCTTGCGAAGGCTCGGGCGAAGAAGGAGACGAAGGCGTGAAAACCAAGTTGTCAGATGCCGAGAGGCTTACTGAGAACGAGAGGGACGTCATCGCTTGGGCGTTCAACTTCGCGCATTCCATAGTGGCTGGCGACTACCACCTCCCAAAGCCGATGAACTACACCATGAACAATCTTCAGGATGCGGTGTTCCAATTGGCGCAGGAACGTGGCATCTCCATTGAAGATGGATGCACTGGCGAGTATCTTGGCTTCAACAAGGGCTATTGGGATGGGGTTGAGGAAAGATTGAGGGGAAAGCAGTGAAACCACTCTACCATGTCACCAAGCCAGAGAATGTGGAATCCATATTAGAACATGGACTTCTGCGTTGTCATGGAGACCACAAGTCCGCGTTCGTGTTTCTTTCAGAAGATCCGGACAGTTGGATTGACGATGGGCTTGTGTTGCTTGAGGTTGATGTTGATGGTCTGAATTGCAGAATGACAACGCCTTGCATTGAGAACACGGATGAAATTTGCGCATGGGGTGACATTCCACCTGAAAGGATAAGGGTTGTTGGGTTGGGAGAGGTTCCAGGAAAGGAAGCGAAAATATGATCGAGAAGATTGAAGTGAAGCAAAACGAGAACAGTCGGTTCATGATTGTCCATCGTGATTCCAACACGAACACCGAGAAGTTCTTTGGTGGGTTCTCCAACGAGGTTGAATGTCCTGGAACAGAGGACGAGTCCTTCTTCTGGGGCATTGAGAACTGGGTTGATTGCCCTGAAGATGGCGCGATGATGTTCACCAACCTCCAGAACGCCAAGGATTGTCTGGAGGTCATTGACGATGACAAGAGGGAAGATTGCTCAATCGTCCTCTATGGCAAGGGGGATGTTGAGAATGTCATGATTGGCAGCTACTGGTATCCTCTGAAGGTTTTTCTTCCGGTTGAGGAACGCTGAAAAGTTTCCAGACACCCCTTGACTTCCGAGACATTATATGATATACTGTTGATGTTGACAAGGAAAACAAGGAGAAGTGTGTCCATGAGCAATCGTCAGCGAAATTCCAAGCGCAACAAGCACGTCATTACCTATTACTGGCGTGGTGACATTGAGGATGAGCGGATATGGGCGTTTCCCACGAAGGAAGCCGCCTGGGCGCATGTTGTTGGAGAGGTTCGCAAACGCATCAAATGCTTTGAGCCGCATGAACACGAACGTGACCATGGCAAGACCATCGTGGACTGGGAGAAGCTGTTCTCAGACCTGTTCAACAAGGGGGAAGCCGAGGTCGTGTATTGCCAGTGCACCGCGTGGTGGGACAACTGGGGTTATTACAAGAAGAATTGAAGCTGACCCCATTGATGCAATCAAGGTTTTGTTGATGAAATCAACAACCCCATTGACATCCAACCCAGATTGTGGTATACTGTAGGGGTTGAAGGAAAACAAGGAGAAACAACGATGAAGAAAACTGGAGTCACAAAGCGGACATGGGACAAGAACGCCCGGAGATTCGCCATGGAAAGCACCGCGTCGTGGCGCGACCTCAACGCATTCGTGAAGTCCCACTGCAAGGGCAGCGAGAAGAAGCGCGAGGCGTTCCTGAACGATTTGTGTCCCATCATTGACAGGTACATTGACTTCAACTGCGCAATTCTCACTTGGTGTCACAAGAACGGCGTCAACCCACAGGATTTCGTCTGCGATGTTGTGAACCTTGGATGTGAGAATCTGTGAAAGGAGCATGAAACAATGAACAGGCAAGCGGCGAACAGACAGATAGTTGAGACCATCAAGGACATGGTTGAACTTTACCCTGATTGGAGATTCCACCAGATTCTCCAGAACCTTGGCGTTGAGCAGCCCGCCATTGACCAGTGGTACGAGGAATCCGACGAGACTTTGTGCAACATCAAGAAGAAGGGAGCATGAACGATGACAGCAGAAGAGGCAACAGAGGCATCCAAGAAGATGTCTGAGGAAATCAGGTTGGTGGTTGAAAGGTGCTTCAACGAATACGTGAGGCAGAGTTTCGACGCCAAGTCCATGCCAGACCCAAAGGCATATGCCAACTTCACGCCAGCTTCCGTGAAGGACGCGAGGATTCAGATTTACAGAAGGGAAGTGGATGGCGTTGTGAGCGAATGGGCTGTGGTGGACACCGACACGCACAAGTTCGTCATCAACACGTCCCAGCTTGACTACTTCCAGATTTTCAACAAGACAACTGGGTTCAACGTGCGAATGGGCAAGACCTTTGAGGATGACCCATCATGGTGTCCACTCGGGCCGGAAATCGCGGACATTGAAGTGGTGACTGGTTCTTGCCCCAAGGTGAATTCAGAAAATTGCCGTTGGTGCTACAAGAACAACACCTCTGCCGCTGGCAAGGTGATGACCCTTGAGCAGTTCAAGAAGATTGTGATGGGATTTCCGAGAAACCTGTCCCAAGTTGCGCTTGGCATCACTGGGGTCAAGTCCAATCCATATCTCGCAGACATGTTGAAGTGGCTCCGTGAATATGGCATTGTTGGAAACCTCACCTTGACAGGAGCAGACCTTGACGATGAAATGACGGATGTCCTGTGCCAGTATTGTGGTGCTTGCGCAGTCAGTTGCTATGACAAGGCGAAAGACCTTTGCTACAACACCATCAAGAAACTCCATGACACAGCAAGGGAGAAGTTCAAGCGAAACATGTCTGTGAACATGCACATCGTGATAGCCGACTTCTCCATGACGCACATAATGGATGTTCTGAACGACATCAAGGATGGCAAGGTTCCTGGACTTAAGTCCGTTGTCATGCTCCACGCAAAGCCGGTTGGACGAGCGAAGAACCTTGATTGCAGTCTCTCCAAGGAAAATCTGACCAAGGTGATGAAGTTCTGCCTTGACAACGACATTTCGTTTGGGTTTGACTCCTGCAATGGGCACAATGTCCAGGACATTCTGGTTGAAATGGGGAAGTCCCATCTATGCACCTCAATCGAGCCTTGTGAATCAGCAAGAATTTCGATATACTGCAACGTTGAGGGGAAAATCACCCCATGCAGTTTCGTGGAGCATGTATTTGAGGATTCCGCGATTGACTTGCTCAATGGGAACACGAAGTTGATGGATGTATGGGCAACCGACAAGATGCTCAATGGATTCCGAAAATGCAACAAGTGTTCCACAAGTTGCCCCATTTACGCGCTTGACTGCAAGTAAAGGAGAACTGAAATGATGAAATGTATTGTGCCAATAGTGGGCATCCTGCTCATTGTGCTTGGGATAGGGTTTGTGATATGCTACTCTCCCATCCGAGTGACATCCGATTATTCCACCAAGATTTCTGTTGACAAGCCAGACAAGATTGAGAACGCCATTTCAAATGTCGTGTCTGATTTGGAGAAACGAGATTTCGTTCCTGTCCATCTGGAGGTGAATTGGCATCCATTAAGCAAAACCTATGTAGTCTACGCAAAGGGAATTGACAGAACCAAACTCGGTTCTCTCGTTGGAAATGTCCAGGAGAACTGAAATGACGAAGACGATACATGTTTGCGACTGCTGTGGAATGGAAGTTGATATCTGCCATCTGCACAAATGCTACAAGGAAATCCGCGATTGGAACGGCTACAAGAACAATATCAAGACCTGGGAACTTTGCGAGAACTGCATTGACCACCTTGAAGCGGCGATGCAAAGGGAAGCGGAAAATATTGCCAAGTTGAAGGACGAGCCACCAAATGACATGTATGCGGGTGGACATGGAATTGAAGTGGGAGGATTGACATGACAGCAGAAGAGTGCATTGACAAGATAGCGAGGGTTCTGTCAAGGGACGTAACCGTTGCCGAAGGTCCGCATTTTCATGTGGATGGAAGTTCAACAACCATAATCAACCCAGGTACGGACTTGCTTGACCGTCTGATGGACATCTCAAGCATCGTCAAGGAATACTACAAGAGGGGAAACTGAAATGAGAAAACTTATTGCCATAGTACGGCATCCGGTTGACTACTTCAACCTTGTCAGATTGAGGGAGTGGGTTGTCATGCTTCAGGCATCAACCATGATGCTCAATATCGACGAGCCATCGGTGTGGGAAGTTGACAGAATCCAACAGAACATCAACGCCATGTATGAGGTTTTCCACAAAGATCCCAACATTCTGAATGAGAATGAGGTGGTGTGCAAGCATCTGTTCTGGACTCTTCTCCTTTCAAGGTTCAAGCAGCTTGAAATAAGCAGGGAGAGGGCGAAGTATGTTCTTGACTTCTACGAGTTCATGAAATCCTCATTCAAGGACAAGAACGAATTGTTTGAATTGGTTGTGTTCTTGAATGCAGCAGTTGAAATGTTCGGGAAGATATGACAAGAAAGAGGAGAAAATGCACATGAAGAAACTTATTATGGCTGCTTTGGTCGCGCTTGCGTCTGGGCTTTCACCTGCGCAGTTGTCCAACTATGGGACTGCGCCGAGGATAATCAGAAGTTGGGAATGGAACACATGTCTCTACACCCTGTTTGAGGTGGATGGGCATGAGTACCTTCAGGTTCTTGTTCGTCATTCAAACGCGATTTCACTGATTCATCATGCAGGATGTCCCTGCATGGAAAAACGATAACCAAAAACAAGAAAGAGAACAAAAATGAAAGCAGTATTGATAACATTGGCCGCAATCGTCGGCGTTGGTCTGGTTGGACTTTGCATGATCATGTCCAGCAAGAATGGGGCAATTTCCCTTGAGGAGAATGTCAACGCGGCGAAGTCTGGAATTGACGTCCAGCTCTCAAACAGGTTCAACAAGTTGCATGAACTTGCCGCTTGCGTGAAGAAGTACGATGAGCATGAGTACAACACGCTCGTCAAGGTCATCGAGGCGCGTGGCAAGAACATGAGCGGAAACGACGCGAAGCAGTGCATAGCCGCGTTCTCCAGGGTCGAGGAGCGTTATCCCGACTTGAAGTCTCAGAAAAATTACCAAAATTTGATGAACGATATTTCAATCACGGAGAACACGTTGGCTCAGCACAAAAAGGCATACAATGAGTTCGTGCGTGACTACCGCTACTACTGCCGCAAGTTCCCAACTTCCCTTTTCCTCTCCTTCACGGGATATGAGGTCAAGAAGTACGATATGTACGAGGCAGAGCCTGAGCAGAGGGACACGAAGCCCCTTGAACTGTTCTGACGAACAACCAATGGAAAATCCCATTGACATAGCCGCGCTTGACGCAGAGGTTGTCAAGGAGTTTGGGTGGACTTCGGCATCCACCCTTGAGGAATTGTACTCCCAACTCGTCAATTCGTACATCAACCTTGTTCTGGACGATGATGGGTTTTGGGGGTACGCTGACCCATTCTTTCGGGATGAAACGCGCCGTGAAGACCACAACACGATTGCCTCTGCGTGGAACATCCCGAGGAAACTTGTCTCAATCGCGCTTGAATCTGTTGTTGGGGATGATGGTCAGAGAACCAACTGCTTCAGCCTCCATGTCAAGACGAAGGACATGAACCTTGTGAAGAGGAGGTTCATGGACAGACTTGCTGAAATCAGGCATGAGTTCTACATTGGGAAGAAACACCAGGATTTGGTTGATCATGTTGGCAACACCTGGGTTGAGAAGGGCAGTTCCAATCTAAAACTGGATTCAGAAATTGAACTTGATGGGATTCCGGACGTGACTTCCAAGTGAAAGGGCATGACAATGAACTGTGGAGGATACTACAAGGTTGGGAGCAGAAGAAACCGCTATTCTGAGGAGTTCAAGGAAGCTGCGTTCAAGATGGGAATGAAACGGAATCCAACTTCGTCAGAGGGAAGGAAGGGCAGTAAGGTCGTCCTGTTCGAGAGCATTGACTTTGAAATCACCTTGCGGGAGGTTCTGTTCTCCCTTCTAATCCTTGGCATCTTCTCGTTTCTGGGATTCCTTGTGCATTCGTGGATTGACAAGAAGGTTGACGATTCAACGTTGAAGTATCGTCAGGCCGTTGCCATTGAATCCCCATCTGAATTCAGACATGCCATGGACACGGATGTTGGTCATGCTTTCGTCAGGGGAAAACTTGAAGCCGTCACCCCAGTGACATCCAAATTGGTTGATGGCGAGTATCTCCGAATCCATGTTGAGCATCAGAAGTACCAGAAGCACACAAGGATTGTGACATACACCACATACGATTCAAAGGGTCGTCCACACACCCGCCACAGAACAGAAACCTACTGGTCATGGGACACGAAATGGACTTCCACCACGAATTCCCCAATGGTGAGGTTCTGCGGCCAAGAGTTCAAGTACAACAAGTTCAACTACGGTTGCGCAAGAGAAGAGGAGACCGTTGTTGGTGGTGGACTGTTCAAGAACGAGCGTGATTTGGTCTACACCATGAAGGACGGATTCACTGGAACCATTATCGCCGACTTGCGTGACAAGGGATTCAAGGGAACTGCCGACATGGTTAGTGCTAACATTGAGAAGTACAGGGAAAGGCTTGCGAACTGCGCATGGCCGTATGTCATGTTCTGGGTGATTTGGAGTATTCTCACGGTAGGGGCTATAATTATGTTCTACATAATTGACAACGAATGGCTGGAGGAATGATGGATGGAAGAAGATGAATGGACAATCAAGGAATGGCGGACACCAAGCCCACCGTGGGTCATCTACATCAAGCCAGAAGATGTTCCAGTATGTCTCGTAAAAAAGGAAATTGGATGGAAACCACCGGAAGATTGCCATACAAGATATGGATTGGTTGACGACCCATTGGATGTGGAGAAATACTATGACTATTTGAAAAAGGAGAATGCCGATGAAGAAAACCAACGATGATTTTGACCGTGGATTCGACAAGTGGATGTCTTCCGCGATTGAATGTGAAATATTGACAAGGCAGGGAAAGCCAATACCAAGGAAACTTCAGAAGATGCTTGACGAGTCCAGCGATTGGTTGAACAATCTTTCGGACGAAGATTACAACAGGCTTATCCACTGAGGCATATTTGTGGTATAATATATGCGCAAGGAGAACAAGATCATGAGTGAATACACCAACAAGGAACTTGAAGCCCTTCTCGCCGAACGCGACTATGCCGAGGCACATGGGCTTTACGATACAATCGAGTGTCCGGGAGACCTTCCCCTCACTGTTGGACAGGAAATGGCCCTTGCCCAAGCGATGTCAACGCTCAGTGACTTGGCGAAGGAGACGAACTCATCCATTTCCGAACTTGTCAAATTGGGTGGGATGTGCGCGTGAAGTATAATTGAACAAGAAAGAATTGAGAACCAGATGAACAAACTCTATTCAGTTCAGATACTTGACTATGCGGCAAACTCATGCACAATCGTGGGATTGTTCCGAGACGAGAACATCGCAATCATCTTCAAGGACGGCAAGAACGAGGAACTCAAGAAGAAGGATGGGGATTCCCTTCCGAGAGGCAAGTATGTGGTAAGTCCCCTCTACACGGATTTTTAACTTGAAAGGAAGCAACTAGACATGTCAGAAGAAGAAACAGAGCAGAATCAAATCAACAGCCAGTACGATGAATTGAAGAAGGTCATATCCGACGCGGCGAACATTAAGACGGACATCAACTCCAACTGCAAGGAGACTTTGAAGAACATGAAGAAGGATTTTGCCCAATTCATGTACGACAACATGGACGAGGACTTCAAGCAGACTGCGGAACGCCTTGGTCTGTTCAATGGCTTCGCCGACATCGAGGACAAGAAGAAGCGGGAGAAGAAGATGGAATCCACGTTGAAGTCCTTCTTTGGAAAGATGTTCGGCAAGGTCTCCGACTTCGAGTATCTGAAGAAGGGTGGCAAGCCAAAGGAGACAACGCCACCGAAGTGCGATTCCTACGCAATGGATTTGATTGCGAACCTGTACGCAGGCAGGCTTGTCCCAGAGGTTCAGAGGGCGTTGGACACTGCAGGAATTGAAATCCACTTCAGAAAGCCAATCACTCAGCTTGACCTTGAGAACAACGATGACGACAAGAAGACCATCATCGACTACTACCAGCGTGGCGCGAACATCCAGAACGAAATCTTCGAGAAGAACGCCGAGATTGAGGATGTCATCTTCGAGAGCATTCCCGAGAACATGAAGTATTCTGAATCCAATCCAAAGGGAATCAAGAAAGCGCAGTTCGGGGCGTTGGCGGAGCTTCAGGCGAAAACCGACGAATTGTCCATGAATGGAGACGCCGAGAAGGCCACTGACATGGTTGAGAAGCAGTGCGACAAGCACCACGAGAACTCCAAGAACCAGGAGATGCTTGCGGTTGTCACTGAGCTGATTCTTGTTGGAAAAGATGGTGAAAATGCAGAACCAAGCGAAGAAGCCATTGCGGAAGCCCTTGGTGGAACAGTGGAAGATGAAGAACCAGAAGAGCATGCAGAGAGGGAAGTTGAGGAACAGAAGCCTGCCAAGAGCCTCGATAATCTCGTTGGAGAGGACATGGACTGACTTGATGACAACGAAAGGAAAGAACAACAATGAAATTGATAGTAACTGCGCTCAATCCCGAAAATGGGGAGACTGACGAGATTGAGGTCGAAAAGGAACAATCTGAAAAGATTATCAAGAAAATGAACGCCTGCAAATGGTTTGTCGATGACTCTGACCAAGACTCTGATTCGTTGCATGCGATTGGCATAAATCAATGTGATTTGGATTGTTGGGTGGCCGACAGCAAATCAATCCAATTGGAAAAATGCAGAGGCTTCCATGTGTTCGTGGATAGAAACTTCCCAAACACAAAATCGCCATCAAAAATGCACATCGAGCATGGAAACTCCTTTTTCACTCAAAGCAAGCAGACAATCAAGTTTGATTCGGTGGATGAGCAGTGCGAGTTCTGGGACAACATGATGTCCAACCACATGACCCCAGAAGAGATTGAATTGATTCATAGAGAGGAATTGAAGTCTTCTGAATCTGAAAACGACAATTCAGAAAAACCCACCGCACCAAAAGACGAGCCAGAAACAATCAAGACGAATTGCCTTGTTGACCTTGGGCGAATCGTGGATTTGTACGAGATAGATGTTGTCACGAAGATGATAACCACCTTGGACAAGTTCAGAAACGCACATGCCATCATATCGCTTGAGGAAAGGGCAATTTCCTTGTGGTCGGAGTACATTGGCAAAGTCGGAAAGAAATGAGGGCAGTTGAAATGAACACTACATCAAGAAGAAACTTCATATCTGGACTTGCATCGCTTGCTGCAGTTCCATGTCTATCCGACATTGTGTCGTGTGATGACAATATTGAGAGAACCATCTATGACTTGGTGCTGACTCATCTTAAAAAGCACATTCCCAAAGCGACACAAGGCTACTATTATCTGAAAAGGAACAATGGCGTGATTAATGCAGAAAATGCCCACAAATGGGGATTTTGCATGAATGACGCTTGGCATCTTGAGAATGATCTGTACGAGGACACAAAGTTCCTGGTGGAAAGTGGAAAAATGTACAGGATATGGTTCTTGGTGATAGCTCCCACACCTGGAATGATTGGTGTCATATGCGGAACAAAGAGAACTGCAAACTCAGAAATCAAATATGCGAGAATAGGAATGACTGACATATTGGCGTTGTATGATTTCGCAAAATATTGGTCCAGCAAAACATATGATGACATTGATGGAATGGTGATTGGCAATTTCCACAAATGGATTGATTCACTAAAAGGTCTTGAATTCGACCCAAACTGGACGAAAAGGGAATGCTGCCGAGCCATCAAGAATTCATATATCCCAATTTCCAACAAGCAATTCATGGAGGGTGTTGGCAAGAAATTGGATGTGAAGTCACATGAAAACCAAAAAGGTGTCTATGACATTGAACTTGAATGGATATATGGCGGAATGTGGCAGGACAAAAACGACATCAAGGTTCTGCGTGAGACTGTGAGAATATGATTGACTTGACGAAAGGAGAACCACAATGAAAAACACATCAAGAAGAGACTTCATGGGGGCGTTGGTTGCTGGCGTTGCAGCATCTTCAATCCCAATGAAGTCTTCTGCAAAGGAAGTTGGCAACGAGACCGAGGATAAACCTCTATGGAAGGACTTGAAGCCCGGAATATATGCTGCAATAGGTGGATATCTTGAAACTTGCGTGTGGGACGAGCCAACTAAGGAGAATCACGACAGGATAATTGAGACCTTGAACAGCATGTTGCGTTCTTCTTGGCAGGAAGGATACCTATACGACTTCAAGTTTGTGATAATGAAGCACACCAAGACTGAATTGGTGGTGAATTTTGGCTGGAAGGAGAAAGAGGGTGTGGAGTTCACAATCACAACATGCACTGTGTACAACAGAAACTTTGAACTTGAAGGAAAGGAGATTGCGTAATGGGCGAAACCTACTCAACTTTGGTTGTCCAGCCAATAGACTTGATACGGGCCTTCAAGGTGGATTTCTGCCTTGCGTCCGTCATCAAGTGGTTGACGAAATGGCACATGGAGAAGAAGACTGAATATCTGACCAGAGCCAAATACTACGTCAACCTCTGCGAAAGCAACTACTCGTACTCGTCTGAACTTCTGTTTGGGTTGAGGATGTATTGCATCCTCAATGGCTTCATGAAGGACAACTCCTCAACGTGCCTGTTGCTTTCTGTTGTTCAGGACGTCATGGAGGGGAAACTGGACGACGCAACATGGAAGATACGTTGCGCATGGGCAGACGATGAACAGAATTGATCAATAGTACGAAGACGCAATTCGTTCTGGAAACGAGAGCCTTGGGATTCAGCTTGCATTGAAGTGCGCCGAATCCCAAGGCTTCAACATACCAGCATATCATGGCACGTTCCAGGACTTTGACGAGTTCAAGGAGCATGACATCGGCTTCCATTTCGCCAAATGCATCTATGTGGCGCAGAACAGAGTGGATGACAAGTTCGATATCCTGGACAACGATAGACAAGGCAAGATTCTGCATGTTGCTCTGTCAATCCACAACCCAATCATCGTGAAGGCTGACATTGGTTCATGGAACGCAAAGGACATATTGGATTCAGCGTCATACAAATACACTGGAAATCCATTCATATCTCAATCGACAATGTATCTCTATGAGCAAAGGGCATGGGCATAGGCATCCAACGCCATCTTGAAATCCATTGGAATTGACAAGGAAACTGCGCTTGAAATGAAGCGTAATCTGGACAAAGAACCCAAACTGAATCCAGAATACACCGAGTTCCTGCGCCAGAAGTGCATTGACAGCCCCCATGATGGGATAATATACCCAAACGACTTCGAGTCCCAGGAGGGATTTGACCCAACTTGCTACATTGTGTTTCGGCCAAACCAAATCAAGTCCCTTGAACCAACTTATGAACAGAATCTGTTGATGACCTTGTCACAACGATTTGCCTGTGACGATCCAAGATTCACGCATTGATATAGTAAATATATCTTGACATCGCAAAAGCGAACATACAACAACAACCATGTAAAAGAAAACTTTTTCTTCTTCCTTCAAGAGGTGATGACAAAATGGCAGACATCAACATACCAGTGACGAACCCAGCGTTGAACGCGAGTCTGAGCGACCAGTCCAAGGTTGACGATTCCATCAAGCAAGAGAGCGTGGTGATCAACGCCTCCGATGGGGCCACAATCAACAACAATTCTGGAAACAAGCATGGGGAGCTGACTAGAAAGACCTCGATGATTATAATGATTCTCCTGTCTGCCCTTTGCGATTGTGGCCTTGGGTTCATCCTCTACAACCACCAGCTGGAGATACGATATCAGTCCAAGTAGGAGCAGTAGACACTCTCGCATCAGATAGCAGACACGAACAGGGAACTAAAATAGGCCATCAAGGACTCCCAATCTGCGCACCAGTGTCTGCACGACGAGACAGAGGCGGTCAAGAAGCAGACCGAGTTGATGAAAGAGGAGACGAAGGCTCAGACTGAGATTGTGAGGAAGGAGGCTCATGAGGGGACGATATGGCTATTGCGCCACGAAATCATCAAGGACATTGACAAATACGAAGCCCTGAAGAAAATATCGGCGAAGGATTTCAAGAGGTTGAAGGACTAGTTCGACTACTACACTTCCATAGGTGGCAACCACGATGTGAAGGAGAGGTTTGACGATTTCACGGCGAAGATTTACGGCACAGGCGAAGTGAAGATGGTGACCGAAATCCAGTTGATTCAAGAAGCGAAGAAATAAAGAGGTGAATTGAAAATGGCTTTCTATTTGAAAAGATTGAAGGTGAATGAACTAAATGTTGGATTGCTCTATCCAAAAGTTGTTGCAGAAAGATACATCAATCCATTTTTGCGCTGTTTGGACAATTATTATGATTTTTTGACCCACAATGGAAGCATTAGGGGGGCAGTTGACTCCCCTTTATCGTCCAAGGATATTGATCTAAATACGAATGATGGAGATTGGGAAGAGTGGTTTGACGAAAATCTAATTGAACGTGGCATGTGGTTGTGGAGGCAATTCTTCTCTGTGGTGGATGAGATAAAATAGTCGGGAGAATGGATTGCCACTCCAGAACAAGCCAAAAAACTATATGACTTTGGACTTGGATGTTCACAATGTCTCTTGAAAGAGTATTTGAAATATGCTCTGGTATATGATTTGGTGTTCTTGTCCAACTATGATGGTGATGTTTCCAGGGATATCCCGGTGCTGCCAAATATTGATGTTCCAGTATTGCCAAATACTGATGTTCCAACATTGCCAAATCCCTATAATAGGTTCGCATGGGTTGATTATATTCTGCCTTGGAGGTGGCCAATTTGGGAGGACGATGACGATGAGTCTGATTATTGGGATGATCCAATAAGCAAAACTTTGAGAGAAGAAGCAGAGAAAACTGAAATCGAGCGAATCAAACGTAGAGAGGAGTCCAGAAGAAAGTTGATAAGAAAACTGCAAGATAAGCTCAACGAAGACATTGAAAATGGAACTGTGGCAACCAAAGGTGATCTTATAATACGGTAGGACGAAATTGACAACATTTGAAACTGGCTGCTATCTTCAACGATTACCCTGACATGGGAATAATAGAAAGTGCGTTGATTCAAAACTGATGACAACATGAAATGGACATTGACATTTATTGGACTGCTTGCAGTGATTATGACAGGCTGCATGGCGAAGGTGACTGTTGACAAGCGGCCAAACCTTGTCATGCCAATATATTCTGAATCCAGTTGTTCAACCAATCCAATTGACTACGCCATCATCGACCAGGGATACGAGGTCAGATACTTCAAGTTTGGATTCAGCACAGACATAGAATCAATGTCCGCGGAAATCACCACCAATAGAACCGTCATGTTCAATCTTGGTGGTCTTCATTCGCATTCCTCCACGAACAGCGTTGTTGTGCGCGTTGAGGATATAGTAAATATTCTCAAGGTGTTCAGGGAGACGACGAACCAAGTTGATCTTCTTGAACATGGGAAGTGAAAGGGGAACTCATGGCCGCATACATCAAGCTTCAATTCATCAAGGAAATAGATGGATAGGACGCCATCAACATAAGGAACAGCGCGTTCCCTGGCATATTCGCGGCCACAAGTCTGGTGTTTCCCGACGCACGTTCCATAGGCGACTATGCCTTCATATCGTGCAATCATGTGGAGGAACTTGACTTTCCAAACGTGCAGTCCATGGGAAATGGGTCGTTCAAGGACTGTTCCATGGCGCAGTCCATCGACTTCCCCAAATTGGCTCATGTGGCGGAGCAAGGCTTCATGGGATGCTCATCCGCGAAGCAGGCGAACATTCCATTCGTGAAGGACATCGGCGATGAGGGCTTCAGTGGATGCTCCATGCTTGAAGAACTGGATTTGCCGAGGGTGGTGGAGCTGGGGGACAAGGCTCTGTGGGGATGCTCTTCGTTGAAGAAGATTCGCGCTCCCTTTCTGAAGACGATTGGACAAGATGTGTTCTCTGGATGTTCATCCCTTGAAGAGGTGATCTTTCCGTCATTGGAATCTGTGCGCAATGGGACATTCAACAACTGTTCCAGTCTGGAGATTCTGGATGTTCCATTCGCCACCACCATCCAGGGGAATTCAATGGATGGATGCTTGCAGATGAGGTTCATGAACTTGCAGTCTGCGTCCAATCTCCCCGACAATCTGTTCAAGGACATGACTTCGCTCAAATGCCTCAATTTGAAGGGAACTGGCCTCTTATCCAGATATCAATCCAGTTTTGGATCGTGGGCGTATGGACTGGTGGACAGTTGCGATGTGATTGGAATGGATGGCATCTTCACTTTGACCAATGAGGGGCAACCATTCTTCGAGTGGGACTATGAGCAGTCGGACGACGATGAACCACCCAGCGAGACCTCTGAGAAGACCTGCATAGTGGGATTCAAGCCCGGCGAATCTGTCCCATCTGACATCTATGAGGTGTATGCCACGCAGTTTCTGGGGAATGTGTTCTCTGGGGATTCCAATCTGGAGACGATATATCTGCCGAGGGTGCAGTAGATTCTGCCAAAATCGTTCTCGGGATGCGTCAATCTCAGAAGGGCCGAGTTCCCCAATGCCATCATGGTTGGAGATGGGGCGTTCAGAGGATGCAGCAAGATTGAATATGTCTGCCTGAGTTCCATGAGGATGGAGGATGTCGACCCCACCAAGCTGGGTCTGGGTGGAGAAGATTGCATATTGGTCTGCAAAGATGGGACGATGTGCGCAGTGGATGGAGAGTGGAAGGACACGCAGGAGGAGGAAGAAGATGCGCCAGTTTCCGAGGACGCCACATATGCCACCCTTGAAGATGGAAGCCAGGTGGAGTTCGTGTTCTCAGGGGCGATAGACCATTTCACGACATCTGATTTGAAGGAACGCCAGCCCATTTCAATCCAACTGGGTGGATTGGTGACGGAGATTGGGGACTGCGCATTCAGTGGATTCAGCAATCTGCAGCGCATCACCGTGCCAGATTCGATAGTCCGCATAGGCGACTATGCGTTCAAGGATTCAGGACTGGTGGAGATTTCCATCCCAGATTCGGTGGCAAGCATTGGAAGGGGGGCGTTCAGTGGATGCACAAAACTGGATTCAGTGAGATTGCCATCGGGTCTGGTGGAAATACAGGAGCAGACATTCCAAGGATGCTCTTCGCTTCTCGGTCCAATCGACATCCCATCGTCGGTGAGGAGGATTGGCGATTCTGCGTTCATGGACTGCTCTGCGGAATCCGTCGACCCAATATTGAGAATCCCCAAGCAGGTGGAGGAGATTGGGGCTTGGGCGTTCATGGGAGTGAATCGTCTCATCCTCTTCCAAGAGAGGACGAAGAGCGAGATAAGTGCCATGTCCAACTATCCATGGGGGGTGCAGAAGATAGACATCATAATCAGACCTGGAACGGCGGAGCAATTGACCGACAAAGACATCCCAGCTCCACATTCAGATGAAACCCCACATCAAGGCGAGGGAGATGTGGATGATGATGTTGTCATAGGGACAGGAACCTTCGTCAAACTTGCGCCAATCCCTCTGGTCAGTTCAAGGCAGAAATCCCCACTTGACGATTTGGCCGTGGCAACAGTCAAAGTGAGTCCATCCACCATGAGGAGCAACGGAGGGCATCCGCCCAAGGATCCAGATGGCAACACCACAATCTATTTCGCAGATGGAACATTGAGGACATATGATTGGAGTGGCGAAGTGTCCATGCAGACCATGCAGGAAGCAGGGCTGTGTGGATTGAAGACCTCTCCACAAGCAGTCCAGATTGGCAACAAGGTGACGGCAATCGGCGCGAACGCATTTGAATCTTGGACTTCGCTCAAGCATGTGGGCATTCCATCCAGTGTGACGAGCATAGGGGACAATGCGTTCATTGGATGCGTCAGGTTGAAGGACATCGCATTGCCAGATTCTCTGACATGGATTGGGGAAAATGCGTTCATGGACTGTCGATGCTTGCACAACGAAATCGTCGTCCCTGAATCCACCACGCACATCGGCTCCAAGGCGTTCTATGGATGCATTGGACTCGCAAGAGATGGCTTCATCGTGGTGGGCAACACCCTCCATCAATATGTTGGGAACCAATCAAATGTGGTTGTGCCAAATGGGGTGTTGGCAATCGGCGAAGATGCGTTCAATGGTTGCGAGGTGAAGACACTGACAATCCCCAAGACAGTTCAAAGCATCTCGAAGAACATCTTGAATGGATGCCCAACCATCAAGGACATGTTTTTCCCCGATAGAGGGCGCGACGACATATCCAAACTGGAGAACTACCCATGGAACACATCGTAGACTGCCAGCGACAACCAGACGATGGATGAAAATGGGTTCACATTGAACTTCTCCCCATTTAATCCCGACGACATCATAACCAGTGTGGACTACATACAGTCAATGGAAGAGGGATTGGAACCTGGCTCTTCATCTGGCTCTTCATCTGGCTCAACACCAGCTCCCGCCCCCATCATAGTCACAAGAGAACTGTCTGAACTCGTCCCCACAGGGGTGAAAAAAGCCATATGGACAAGTTGGTACACGACAGGTGGCGATGCTGGATTGTACTATCTGGGCGAGACAGGCAACCAATGCGCATGCTCCAAATATCTCACATGGAACGATTCTGCATCATATAGGCATGTGCCCACAGGGAAAATCTTCTGGAAGGTCAGGATATTGCCATGGCGGAACATGCTGTACGACTCCTCATTCAAGAATCTGAAATATGGTTCCCAGCAGGCTCCAATATACCAATACCCCGGGCACACTCTCAAATGTTGGTATCTGATGAAAAACAATGTCCCAGGCGCCGGACATTCCCAGGAGACGGGCAACTATGAACGAGACATAGCCAACATAACCCCATTCATCAACACGAATTGGGAGAGGGACAGCGAATCACCAACATATGCGTACATCAATTTCACCGACTTCGCGCAGAAGATAACGCACGATGGCACTTTCTCGCATGGATTCGTGTTCTGGGCGTTGAGAGATCCCTTGACTTGACGCATCCATGAAAAAAAAAATGAAGTTTTTCATCAACTTCACCCAACTTTCCATTTCGTTTTGCGTAAATACAATGTGATGAACAAAGCAGACATAGAGTTGGTTTCTTCCACAGTGAAACAAGAGCAGGCAGATTTCTTCCATCAGAGCAATCTGATTGAAGAGTGCCGCCGTCTCGCCAAGCCATTGGTGAATCCCCTCTATGGTTGTCATTGTCATCCCCCTCCTCAATGTAATTGAGATTTCAGCAAAACGAAGGACGATGGGATGACCTGAAGAGAGAAGAAAAGGTCATCCCAAATTTTTTTTTGTTGAACCCCCTTTACATCCCAGAAGGAATATGATATAATATATGGCGTTGAAGCGACCAAAGGTTGCCAAGACGATTTGCTCTTTGAGAATTGAAAATGAAGACGGTTTTGTGGTGAAGAAAAACATCACCACGAAATGCGATATAGGAAAGACTGCGCTTGTCTGGACAAGTCTTCCTCTGGGGAAGTCATTAGCCAGAGGTCTAGAGTCAGGCGTTTTTACGATTTCAACACGGTGTGGGGCCGGAAAGTTAGGCACGATCCTTTTAAGATCGGGGAAGCTGGGGCAGTACCAGTCACACCGACCACTTTCAAGAAAATGAAAAACTTTTCCAGACCCCCTTTACAAATGCAGGGTGAATGTGGTATAATATGTGTAAAGTTCTTTGACAATTGAATGACGATGTAGGAAAGACTGTTCCTGAGGAAGGAACATCATACGCGAGTCAGCCCTTGGAGGAAACCCTGCGGGAACCTTGGGTCTAGAGCGAATGACTATTCAATTTCGTTGCGAGTGATGGAAAGCAAACATACCCTCTTGCATGAGGGAGTTGGGAAATACAACTAAACTTCACAGTGAATCTTGGAGGAAGCCATCTCATCGGGCCCGAAGGGGATGGAGATGTCGCCAAGTGTGAAGGAATACCCAACATTGGAGCGTAGCGCACTCCCTCAGCAACACCATTTTCAAGATTGCGGGGTGGAGCAGTTGGCAGCTCGTCGGGTTCATACCCCGGAGGTCGTGGGATCGTAGCCCACCCCCGCTACCAATTTCATGTGGCACGACAAGATTGAGGAGATGAACGCCTCCGCTGGAATGTAGATGACCACGATGACAAACTGGAGTCTATGTTTTAGTTATTGAAACGCCTGGTTCGGAGCCAGGAATCTTTTGGACTTGTCATCCAAATAGTGCCTTGTTCAATTTCAATTTGAACCAAATTTTCAATTTGAACCAAATTTTCAATTTGAATCAAAGGCAAGGCGAAATGCTCTATGGTGTAAGAAGCACGGATTGGGCAGAAAACCCACAAGTGGCCTGCGATTGGTCTGGAGCAACCTTGTGTTCGCGCGTAAATTAGTAAAACACGTTCATGTCTCTGGAAGAAGCAACTAGGGAGTAATTGACCCGTGTTGTCCAGAACATGATAGATTGCCTTTGAGAACGACCTTTTCAATTTCCCATGGCGAAAGAGATAGACGCGCCCCCCGTAGGGGGTGTCAAGTTGCGCAACCTCTGGAGGTTCGACTCCTCCCATGAAGTGAGGACTTGAGGATACTTGGCGTGTGGGTTTGAATCCCACTGGGAATCCTTTTCAATTTCCCAAGTACAGCATTGGAGACTGTAGCCCCGCGGAGGGGCGTTGAGGCAAGTGAATCTCGTTCGATTCGAGATTGAAATGTCTGGTTGGCATATAGCCCCTTGACTTGTGGGTTCGATTCCCACTGGGAATCTTTTTCAACAATGAATTCTCCTCTATTATTGGGATATGTTGGTTCGATCTATCCAACACATCCCAGCGAATTTCAAGTTGATTTTCGATTTGACGGAGTGTAGACCGTAGCCTGGTATCGGGTCTGCTTTGGGAGCAGATGAGAAATCCTCGGGGGTTCAAATCCCTCCACTCCGACCAATTTCTCCCACAACAACGGACTTGGCTTGGGTGTTTCGCAAAAACGAAACAATGGGTGGCGCGCGGTTGACCATGTGGGAGAGAAACGATTTGATGTAGTGTGAGCCGAATGGTAAGGCAGCGGACTGTCCTCCTAAATGGCAGCTTTCAAGAGCAATCTTGATTGAAACACATCCCTAACTCTGGATAGGCTAAATTGCGTATGCAACATGCTAATCACAGAACTAAATCGCAGAAATGCGTAAATGCGTAGAGACTATAGAGGATGCTCCCAGAAATGGGATGATGAGATAGTCCAGACTACAATGGGAAACCAATGTAGCAGGTAATCCGTGGCGAAAGCAACTGGCGGTCCGAGTCCGCCCACTACAGCCATTTCAATGCTCCAATAAGTCAACTAGAAGACCAACCGCTCTTACCGGTTATATCTCGGGGCAGTTCCGAGTTGGAGTACCAATTTCCTTGCTGTTGCTGTTGGTTCAAATCCAACCTGGTCAGAAAGGCGTTGCCATGACCGGAAAGCGATGCAAATGGTTTCAACAGCGAGATTCTTTTCTTTTCAAGCATCCAACCACACCTTTCGTATTAGTGGTCAGTACGCCCCTAGATTGAAGGGGGAGAGGTGGGTTCGAGTCCTGCAAGGTTGAAGTTGGTTTGATGCCTGTGCGTCTGGCATCGGACGCAGGTTGGCAAGGTGCGTGTTCTAGTTCGCGCAGTCCCAGCCGAAACATCCATATACGGCCTGAGTGATGATCACCACTCGTGGGTTCAACTCCCACTATGGAAGTAGATGCGGCCTTTAATGTCCGTGTGGTGAAATTGGCAGTACACGCTACCTTGAGGGGGTAGTGCCGTAAGGCGTGGAGGTTCAAGTCCTCTCACGGACACCAATTTTGATGAAATCCCGATGTGTGCCAACGGCAGAGCATAGGAACTTAAAACTCCTTGGTTGGTGGTTCGAATCCACCCATCGGGACTCAATTTCAACGCCAGATGATGGAACGGAAGACTTGGATGACTCAAAATCATCTGCCGAAAGGCGTGTGGGTTCAAATCCCACTCTGGCGACAATTTGATATGAAACATCATATGATGCAGAGCATCACACTATGTGATTTTCTATGGGGGTGTAGTCCAACGGCAGAGACAGCAGGTTTAGATCTTGTCCAGTGGTGGTCCGAATCCACCCATCCCTACCATTCCAAATTCTCCAGTAGACCAATCTTGGCAGAGTCGCATCATTCAGGGTGATGGTAGTGTGGGTTCGAATCCCTCCTGGAGAACCAAATGTCGGGTTGCCAGAACGGTCATGGTGCGCTTTCATACGGCGTTATAAGGTGGTTCGACTCCACCATCCGACACCAAACGATTTTCAACGAAGTGTGGCGAAGTCTGGTTAACGCACATGTCTGATACACATGCATTCGGAGGTTCGATTCCTCCCACTTCGACATTTCATTGTGGGATAAGCCAAGTGGTCAAAGGCTGCGGGCTGTAAACCCGCCCTCTTCGGAGTTCGTAGGTTCAAATCCTACTCCCACAACCATTTTGAGTGGTGGCAGAATTGGCAAACGCACCGGCTTCGTAATCCGGAGGTCATTGACGATAATAAGCGGGTTAAAAAACAAAAGGCCCATGGGTTTTCGCTAGTTGCCAGAAAGGTAGCTCCTTTTCAATGCGCAACTGTTCGTCTTTGACATTGGTGGTTCGAATCCACCCCGCTCATTCATTTTCCCAATGGCTTGATACTCAGGTATTTGATCCTGGCCCGTGTGTAAAACGGGTTCCCTGACATAATGAGTTGATGCATCGCTCGTTGGGGAGATAGCGGAGTAGATACCCGCAACACAGCCACCAATTTCAATGGGAGGATCGTATACTTGGTGTGTACTACGGACTGAAAATCCGAAGGTTGTGGTTCGATCCCACATCCTCCCACCATGGGCCGATAGTTCAACGGTAGAACGCTTCAATGGCATTGAAGAGATGCAGGTTCAATTCCTGCCGTGTCCACCAAATTTTGCCATGTAACTGTATACGGCGATAGGTGGGTTCAAGTACACAGACTCTACAAATGGTGGTTCCACTCCGCTCATGGCATACCAATCTAAGGGCCGCTAGTTCAATAGTAGAACACCTCGTTCGCAACGAGGAGACTTCGGAGCGTTACCGAACGTGTCCACCATTTATGGTCCATATCGCACAATGCGATACTTCCACCAATTTACAATGAGGAAACAGGTGATGCGTGATGTATAGCGGTCCGTTTGGCGGTGACGAAAGCAGATGAACCTGCGAGTAGCAGACAAGCAACGTCATCGTCCTCCAACTCAGAGGACAAACGCCTTGTCAGGGCAACCAATTCCAGTAGTACGGGCATAAGGTGGGGAAAACACCATCGCAGGTACACACAACTCTGGGTTCGAGTCCCAGATTCCTCGTCATTTACATCAATCAATTTTGGCAATGTGATGTAATCCCCGAAGGAGTTAAAGGAATTGAATTCACCTTGCTCCGAAACAAGGGACGTGGTTTTCTGACTCTAGATAGGGAAACCATATGAGCATGGCAGCAGGGAGCTGTTTGTGCCGTGAGAATCGGATGTTGCCGCCAATTTCAATTCACGATTTGATTCCACTTATTCATTTACTGTGGTTTCGATTGGTTCCTGGTTCACCATAAGACCAAGGTGGTTTGTGTGTTTCATGGTTTGCAACGCAGGCTGAACAAGCGTTAAAATCTCCAACTCACTTTGTCTGGGAAAGCTGCCAGACAAATCAAAAACACTCAGTCTATTTTGAAGTTGACATCCATTCAAGTCGGAACTTTCCACCATAGTTAACAAATGACAAACTGGCTACGGCTTCGTGTTCACAACCATGAAGTAAAGTTCATTGGGTTTCTTCAATCTAATCTTGCTCAATGAAGCCAGAGGGCTGGGCCCGATGATGCCAACTTCTTCAACCTTTCTTCAATTGGGGCGGTACAGGTTTTCGACGGAACAACCTCCCAAGGACGCAGCAACACGTCTGGATGACGTAAACCTTCCAAAACAAGTAAACGGCAACGATTACTCGATGGCTGCTTAAGCCTACTGAAAAAGCCTGATGTCAGATGGGGCTTGAGTAGGGAATGGATTATCTGACATGCCCATTGAGGTCTGGTTTCCTCGCCTTGTGGAGCATTATATGAGGATTCTCGCCTGTCATCTGATTCCCATTATGGTGAGAGGTTAAATGACATGGGAAATTGCTGTAGAAAGCGTCCAAACGGAATGCTTCGGACAGGGGTTCGATTCCCCTCCGCTCCACCAATTTCACAATGCTCCCATAAGCTAATGGAAAAACTGAGGTGCTACGAACGCCGCATTCCCCGTTCGAGTCGGGGTGGGAGTGCCACTTTCAAATAGGCAAATGATGTCAATGGTAGCATGAAGGTCTCCAAAACCTTATGTGGTGGTTCGAATCCACCTTTGCCTGAATTTCATAATGGGCGAGTTGTCAATAGTGGTCTTGGCGGCAGGCTGCAACCCTGCAAATGGGAGTTCAATTCTCTCCTCGCTCTCCAATGACTTGTTCATTGCTCCAAATGACTTGCAAGATGGTTGGGCAATTCCATGATTTCACTTGTGTGTCCTGGTGGACAGTCCCCATGCGTAGTTGCTGGGCGTTGGTTCGATTCCAAGCATCGGTGATGTTGAATATTGCCAAACAATTTTCAAGACGTTTGGTTATGCAACCAAACATGATGGTCCGAATCCATCCACTGTTCCCAATGATGGTTAAGAGGTTGGCAAGGCTCTGCCCTCAACAAAATAAACTGCCATGTGGCAGTGATTGCCACATCAAATAAAGAGCGGTGTCGTTTAACTGGATTTCACAATGGCTCTGTAGATTAGAAGCAGATCACCTGGTTCTCATCCAGGAGAACACGGAGCATTACCGTGCAGAGCTGAACTTTCAATGGCCTTATAGATTAAAAGTTAGATCGCGGCCCTTTCAAGGCTGAGACCTCGGAGCGTTACCGAGTAAGGCTGATCTTTCAACTGGGTTATGGTGAAGCAGACATCACGGGTCTCTCCTAAAGACCAATCTCGGGCGCACATCCCGATAGCCCAACCACTTTACAATGGGTTGTGGATTATGTATAATTGTGTTGTGTTCTTTGAATGATGCGCAAGCATCAGGCAAAGATGGATCTTTGATAATTGGTTTTGATTTGAGAGAGCCAGATGGGGAGTTAAACCCAGTATTTGGTGGATAACCACCAAGGTTGGTGAAAGCCAACTGCTTAATGCTTCAACGGCAGCCTTACATCGTGAAAGGAATTCAAAACACTCAGTCCTTTAATGCTGGATGTGGGACACCAGCTTAACGATGAGCAGACAATTGAGAGTCATGCTTTTTGGAAGGCGCATACCCGAAAATCTATCCGAAATCCACGTCAAACACATTGAGGTTTCGCTATTGGGGGCTGGAATGCCCCGGTGGACATGTAGGATGAACGATAATGGGATAAAAATGAACGCTCATGAGTTGAATAGCCGTGGGATGTCCCACGGAGCCTGCCCTGGGGAGTTGGGTAAACCAGCTTGAGGTATCGCGCAGGTCTCAGTCGGATGGCTCTCTCTTATATCTTCTTTTTGACTGGATTCGCTAGTCCAGTCTTGACTCGCATGAAGGTGGTCTGAACAGAGATAAGCGCCGGAGAAGACCACGCTTGCCAATGGATTGCAACCTCGCGCAAGTCCAAAGCTTGCGGTCATTAAAGGTTGACGCATAGACCTCCATACTTGGTGTGACGATGCCAAGCAAGTCCATGCCGAATTATTCTGGTCTCTGGTTCATTTTTGAGAAGATTTTCTTTGTTGACATTTCTTTCCTTTGAGGCAATAGAAAAGTCAAGGCAAGATGGCTTGCCTGAAGAACGAAATATCTGCCAACTGGAGGTGCTAAAACAGTCAAGCACATAAAACTTCCGGAAGATGTTGCCAGCCACCAGGAGTAGTTCTTTGAGTCCATGTCGTCCAAGGCTCATAACCTTGAGAAACAGGAACGCCGTATCCATTTTCTCCTAACTGGGCTGAGATAGATTATGCGAGGGGGAACTTCAAAACAGCGTCTCAGCTTCGTCTTGATCGACGATAAGGCATTAGGCCGTTCCGTTCCATCGTATTGCGATGGCTCATTTGCCTACCCTGACACCCCGGCGGCTCCTTGGTCATGAACATGCCCGCAAGCAACCCTCGCCTTCAATTTTCATGGATGGATTCTCCTAAATGGTTAAAGGTCTTGCCTCGAAAGCAAGGGTGGCGAGAGCCATGTGCAGGTTCAACTCCTGCTCCATCCGTGGTTTCAATTTATGGATGCGTGTGATAATGGTAGTCGGCCTGATTTGAACTCAGGTGTCCTTCATGGGATTGGGCGTTCGAGTCGCTCCGCATCCGATTTTCATTGGAGTTGTAAGCCTAACCAGGTAAGGCCACGGTTTGCTAAACCGTTAGTAGGGGATGTCAAAGTCCCTGTGGTGGTTCAAATCCACCCAACTCCGAAAATTTCATGGATGAGTGCTGGAATTGGCAAACAGCTTCGCTTGGAAAGCGAATGGTCGGGCGAAAGCTCACATGCGCGGCCGGGACGCGCCTCATCCGCCACTGTAATGTTGTCTTTGGTCGAGTAGTGAAGACGCCCCGCTGTGGACGGGGAAATCGCTGGGGCAGAACCAGCAAGACAACCCAATTTCAAGCTGGACGATTAACTCAGTAGGCTAGAGTGTTTCCTTCACATGGAAAAAGTCACAGGTTCAAGTCCTGTATCGTCTACCATATTTCCGATTGGCGTAGTTGGTTAGCGCGTCTCCTTGACATGGAGAAGGTCATTGGTTCAAATCCAATATCGGGAACCATTTGTTGCTTCAGAGAGTGAACGAAAAGTTCGTGCAGGCCTTAGCCACTTCAACGGGGTAAAAACTGGCGGCAAGCGAAAGTTGGCGGTGGAGCAGGTCGGGTTGAAGCGAGAATCTGCTGCGCCGAGCGTTTTGGAAACGTGTAGTTCATGTCTAGCTGATGGTGAAAATCCAGGAAGGCTGCGATGACATGAAGGACATGGTGGAGTGAAGCCCACCCTCTCTGAAGTTCGCTTTGCGTATGACCCTCATATGCAGTGTATAATTGAATGTACAACAGGAAAGGAATCCCAACAATGGGCGACATAGGACTGCTTGAGAAGATACGCACATACGATAAGAAGTGGTGCTACCAGTACCAGAAACGGCTTGACACCTTGAAGGAGGACATGGAACTTCATGGATGGAGCAGCGAAGACGATTTGAAAAGCATTTCCCTTGACGATTTTGAATTCAGTCCAATAACGTCAAAGGCAGAAAAAGCCGAGGCTACGAAGTTCATACAGAGGTACGAGTGGCTTGGGACAGTTGGGAACTATCCAACACACTGGTTCACTGCCCGATACAAGGGCATTCTTGGTGGGGTTGTGATAATGGGGATGCCAAATGCATTCTCAAAGCTGCTTGGGGAGAACACGAAGGACATTGAGCGGCTTCTGATGAGGGGTGCATCTGCTTCATGGTGTCCATTCAACCTTGGCTCCAAGTTCGTGATGTGGTGCATCAAGTGGATGGTGATGAACACGCAGTACAGACTGTTCACATGCTATTCTGATCCACAGGCGAAGGAGATTGGGAGCATCTATCAGGGGCTTAACTTCTACTATCTTGGTCAGGGGCATGGAACTTCAATCAGATGCGTGAACCCATACAACCCCAAGGTGATGATTTCTGACAGGGCTTTCAGGGCAAGATCAATGTACAAGAGATACGCGAAGGATCTTGGGATAGTCTGGCAGAGGAACTGGAACGATGACCAGAAGATGCTGTGGGAGAACATTCCGGACGATGTGGAGCAGAAGCTGAGGGATTATTCCAAGAAGATGTACAAAGAGGCGAAGAAGATTGAGTTCCCGAGCAAGCACAAGTACGCATTCGTGCTCGGGAGGGACAGAAGGGAGACGAACGCGCTGAGGAAGAAGTTCCTTGAATTGAACAAGGTTCTTCCCTATCCAAAGCGAGAGGAAGATTCCGCTTTACATCTTGGTGAAGATGGTGTATAATTGGTTTGTTGGTTCTTTGAATGATGCTTGCGCATCGAATGATGCTTGCGCATCAGATAATGCTTAAGCATCAGACAAAGGTTGTTCTTTGACAATTGAATGTGATTTTGAGTACCTGTGGGTCGCAGGGATCGTTTGCTGTTGCGAACGACATGCGTGTGGAGTTCCAACCAAATCATGAAAGCGAAAACCAAGCAAGGTTGGAATGTTGAAGCATGAAACCCGGGCAAAACCGGGTAGACCACACGATTTTTGTGGGGAGGTAGCTCAATTGGTTAGAGCTTCGGACTGTCGATCCGAAGGTTGCGAGATCGTGCCTCGTCCTTCCCGCCATTTCATGCGCGTGAGAAAAATGAGAGTGACTACCACCTCTTATGTAATTGTTTTTCATGTCTCCGCGCATACCATTTGGTTCAGTGCCAAAACACTGAACGAAAAAAGCCCGACGGAATCATGACGGGTCAAACTCAGAAAGGTCAGCTACCACATGAGTCGGTTTTTGGTTTGTTCAAGTGCTCTGCTAGGCAAGCCCGGTTGTTCTGTTGCAACAGAACATTTAAGAGACTGCATAACGGGAGTAGCAACACTATTGGTTTGCGTTCTCAGGCGCAAAACAACCGCAATGGACAGTCTGCGAAAAACAAACCTGTGATTTCAGGTTGCATAGCAACCATGGCGCGAATGGGTGCCGAAGAGTGTCTGAATCGTAAGTCAGACCAATCTGCCCTTGGTTCGATTCCAAGGCGCGTCATTCAATTTTTCAATCCGATATCAACATGCTGTGCAGAATGTTCTGCGAAAGCGGAGCAACCACATGGGAAGTACACTTGGTTGACGGGTTCTGATGGATTTCCCCGAAAATGCAACGAGTACGGGAACGATGTCAGATGTTGCAAATCCATGATACAAGATCGAAAACCAATGTGGTCGGATTGAACTTCCTTTCGTGAATGTCCCTTGGTGTAGCAGCAGCACAACTGGTTTTGATCCAGTTAGGGGAGATGCAAATTCTCCAGGGACAACCAAACAAGATTTCAATGCTCCTTAATATAATTGGTAGTATACTTGACTCTGACTCAAGGAGAATTGGTTCGAACCCAGTAGGAGCAAAATTTCAATGCATCAGTCGCCTAGTGGTCAATGGCTCCTGCCCTCCAAGCAGGTTATCGCGGGTCCGAATCCCGCCTGGTGCTATGTGAACGTGGAACATCAGCAGTTCACCAATCTGCCAGGTTGGATTAAGTGGGGGCGGCACCCATCGTTCACTCCATTTTCAAGTACCCAATCCCTGTGGGATTCTGGTTGGGTTGCCTGTGTGGCGTAAAACAAATCTCAAGAATCCTGAACGTTTCCAACGATGGTTCGTGAGTACATTCTTGTGGATAATTGAGTGAAGTCTATGGCATGTCTGGTCAAACTCAAATGATTGGACATCCATAGTCCTCGAATGGAAAAGTCTCCTGAGTTGGAAACTTCCACTTTACAAAAACAGGGCAATGGCGTATAATTAACGTGTTGTTCTTTGAGAATTGGATTTGTTGCAGCAAGCGCAGACCGGTGAGGTCATATTTACAAAGCAAACGGGCAGCACCCGAAATATGATTCTCCATATCCATTGAGTCTCCATTGGAAACACTTGGAGTGAGCATTGGAAGTAGTTGCCGGTTGCGTCCCACAAAGACGGTGGACAATCACCTGAGGAAGGAAAGGATGCTACTATGCAGTGGGTTGGTGGGTAGGAAGAAGAATGGGCCGCGCCACTGTAAAACGGGTCCACCATTTACGGTTGTTTGCAAAAGCGAACACTTGTTTGCAAAAGCGAACACACCATTTCAATGTGCGTCTGTCACATGAAGATTAGACACGAATAGTTCAAAAAGGCAGAATACACGAAGAGTGAGACCGTGGTTCGAATCCCGACGTGTTGGTTGAAGTCAATTGTGGGATATCACAGACGCCATTTCTATCGTGCATATAGTTCAAATAAGGATGCATTGGAGCTGTCTTAAGCAGTGAAAATGTGTGGAGATATTGTCCAAGAGAACAGGGCAGAGGAGAGCGGCCGCTGAATCTGCCAAGACGCTGGGTTCGACTCCCAGATGCACGGCCTTATTTGCAAGCCAACAGGACGTAGACGAATCGGCCGTTGGTGAAGTCCCAAGAACGTGTTGGGCTGAGCTGGGGGAACATCTGATCCAGGGAGCAGCGTAGCCTACTGCGTGTATCGCCATCCTCCAGTTGGGTGCCGAACGAGAAACATCAAAAGCCCCTAGTGGGTCTTCGGTTGGGGAGAACGCAGGTGACCCCGGAAAAGCAAATCCTGCCCAATTTGCGCAAAACCTCGTTGATGGCGCATGTCCCTAACAAGGCATCTTAATGTGTTGGCCGTGCATGGCATAATCCCTGGGATGAACAAATCTTGCCACTGTGAAAACTGCCATTTCAACGAGAACCTTTTGGAGGACCGATATGTCAATGGTTAGACGAGGAGTCTCATAATCTCTAGGTTGCAGGTTCGAGTCCTGCTCGGTCCACCAATTTCAATGCTACGGTAGCACAACTGGTAGTGCAACGCATCGGTATTGCGTAGGTTTCGGGTCCAACTCCCGACTGTAGCTCCAATGGCCACAATAGCACAATTCTGGTAGTGCAACTCTTTCGTACAGAGTAGGTTTCAAGTTCAATTCTTGATTGTGGCTCCAGTTTTTCTGTCATTTTCGTATAATTAAAATCGTCATTCATCTTTATGGGCCGATAGTGATAGCGGTAGCACATCTGGTTTGCATCCAGAAGGTCGGAGTTCAACTCTCCGTCGGTCCACCAATTTGACGCTGGGATGGCAGAGAAGTTATGCACCATACTTGTAATATGGACTACACTGTTGCGAGTACAGTTCCCAGCTCCAATCTAAAGTTAGACCATAGGTGTCCGCCTATGGTCTTTTCTTTTATGTATAATTAAAGTAAATACTTTTATGGAGTCACGGACATGACTTCAGAAACAAAAAGGTAAAAATAATATGTGTGATAAATGTAAAGAAAAACACAGACTATTTGTCTGTGAATGTGGTAAAGAATTTGAACGATTGAACCAGATGACTGGACATCAATCAAAATGCAAAGTTCATCTAAAACTTCTTGAGGAAGAACGAAATAAACGCAGACTTCCAAATGGATTGTTCAAGTGTGAAAATCCAGATTGCAACAACGAGCATGATGGTTCTTATGGCACAGGTAGGTTCTGTTCTAAAAAATGTAGGATGCATGTAATAGGAAAACATTCATATGAAACCAAATTGAAAAACGGAACATTTACCTCGGCATTCTTTAACCAAAGCAATATCCATAACAAACGTAGAGCAAAGGGAGATTGGAAATGCTCAACTTGTGGTAAAATATTTAGGACAAGGGCTGAAAGAAATTCACATTATAGAGAAGAACATTATAATGGACAAAAATGTGTTGCGTGGAACAAAGGATTAACAAAGACCACTGACATTAGAGTTAAAGCCCATTCTGAACAGGTTCAAAAAACCCTTAAAGAAGGATTTAAGTCTGGACGATTAAAAATTAAGAACTATATTCCTAAAAATATGGATGGACTTTCAGACGAAGAAAAATATAAGTTGCGTCTCATTCGGTATAGAGAATTATGTAGGTTTACATTTTCACTTAACCAATTTCCAGATGAGTTTGACTTCAAATTAATTGAAGAACACGGTTGGTATTCAGCAAAGAACCGTGGAAACAATATGGGTGGTGTTTCCCGTGACCACATGTATTCAGTAAAGGAAGGTTTTTTGAATAACATAGACCCCAAAATAATATCACATCCTGCAAACTGTAGATTAGTTCGTCAATGCGATAATGCTTCAAAACGAGACTCGTGTTCAATAACATTAGAAGAACTACTGAAACGAATAGAAGAGTGGAACAAGAAATATCCTTTACAAGAAACCAATTCTGATGTATAATGCAGTATGACGAACAAGGAACTCATTTCCAAACTATCCAAATTTCCACCTGATTCAGAGGTGAATTTCTGTCTGTTCTCAAACCTGACCCCTAGACGGTGCGATGTTTCTGATTCGCACATCATGATTCGGCAATCTCCCCATAATGGTCTGGTGTACATCATGCTTGATCTTGAGGAATATTGGGAACAGGACATAGTTGAATCTGCTCGTTTGCATCAGAAGCCAGATGTTGTATAATGTATATGAGGAAATGACACATGAACTTGAAATACTGGTACAAGAGCCTTGTGCAGTTCTGCATTGGAATTGCCATTGGATGCATTGGGGTCAACATATATGATGGAAACTGGAGTGCTTTGCCTGGATGGATTGCCGGTCTGTTCTGGTCGATTGGATGGCGGATGGAGATTTCGGAATCGGAGCTTCAGAGAAGGGAAGCCCATTACTGGAAGAACACGTGGGCGCAGAGCGGCACCCTTGACCTTGACAAGGGTTTTGGCAAGACTGAAACCAGAACCAAATATGTCACTCAGGAGGAGATTGACGAGATGAAGAAGAGAATCTTGGAATTTGACTTCACCAAGTCCAAAGAAAAGAAGGAGGAATTGAAATGAGTTTTGAGTGTTTCTTGACAATCTATTGCGTTGGACTTGTTGTGCTTCCTTTTGCATTTGGCATCTGGAAGCATGATGAGGTCAAGAGATTTGAAACTGAGGATTATCTCATTGCGTTTTGTCTGCTTGTATTTTGGCCGGCTGTTGTTTTGGGTTCTGTGCTTGCGCTGGTGCTTGGAATCATCTACTATCTCTCCTACGTGTTTAGATGGTTGATCAAGGCAGGTGTGTGGTTCAGGGAATATCTGATTAGACGAAAGGCGAGGAAACGGGAAAAGGCCGAGTGGGAACATGTTGAGAGGGTGAAGAACGCGAAGCCCGGTGACCAGGAGTATTTTGACTATGTGTGCGATTGAGAATGAGGATTGAACATGGAAACTGACGAGAAAAATCCATTTGGCGTTCTACACGCCGACTGTCTGGAAGCAATGAGGAAAATGCCAGATGATTGCATAGATGCAATCGTCACTGACCCACCGTATGGCATCAATTTCATGAACAAGAAGTGGGACAGTCCTGGTGGCATGGTTGGGCAAATGTCCACGGGCAAGGAGAAGCGAGGTGGTTTTGCATATGGTGGTTCTCATAGCCGTGGGTACAAGGACTGCGACTCGTTCAAGTTTCAGGAGTACATGACGCCAGTGTTTCAAGAAATGCTGAGGATTGCGAAGCCTGGTGCGCATCTTCTGGCTTTTGGTGGGACGAGGACATATCATCGGTTGGCTTGCGCCATTGAGGATGCTGGTTGGGAAGTTCGAGATACAATCATGTGGCTGTATGGCCAAGGATTTCCGAAATCCATGGACATCTCAAAGGCGATTGACAAGAAGAAAACAGGGGATGTGGAAGAGGCGAAGAAATGGAGGGGATGGGGGACTTGTCTGAAGCCAGCATATGAACCTGTGATAATGGCGCGAAAGCCATTGGAGGGGACAGTTGTTGACACAGTGTTGAAGTATGGCACAGGTGGAATCAACATTGACGATTGCCGTGTTCCAACAGGCGACAACCTCAATGGTGGCGCGTACTGCAAGGATGGGCATAGGGAAAAGGGTCTGTATGGTCAAGACCGTGACGCAAAGGGTTCGGGAATGTTCGCTGAGGGAAAGACCTGCGATACCGAGTTCAAGCAGCCATCTGGTCGTTTCCCTGCGAACATCATACACGATGGGTCCGACGAGGTTGTTGAACTGTTCCCAGACAACGTGAAGGGTGGAAGTTGGAACACAACAAAGGGAGCAAGGCATTTCAACAATAATGGGGAAAAGACAGACTTTGAAAACCATGGGTCTGACAACTCCATTGGCTCTGCGGCAAGGTTCTTCTACTGCGCGAAAGCCAGCAAGAGCGAGAAGGGCAAGGACAATCCCCATCCAACCGTAAAGCCAGTGGAACTGATGAAGTACCTGATAAGGATGGTTGCCCCCAAAGGCGCATTGGTTCTTGACCCGTTCATGGGTTCTGGCTCAACTGGAGTTGCGGCAATCCAGATTGGGAGAAACTTCATTGGAATTGAGAAGGAAGGGGAATACTTCAACTACGCGAAGAAGCGCATTGAAGACGCTTTACAAAACAAGTGAAATGTTGTATAATGTTGTATATGAAAGAAAGAAGCATCATGTCTGAAACGAAAGAAATTGGCTGGTTTAAGAGAGGGATGAGGCGGGCAATCGCGTTCTGGAACTCAGGATGGATTGGGATTGTTGGCTCGTTCTTCGTCGGAAGTTGCGAATTGGTGTCGTGCCATTGGATTTCTGGCATTGGCTGGATTTTCGCAGGAATATGGATGTGGGGGTACATGGGCGAGAAGGGCTTCTACGATGAGCTGATCAACCTCTACCGCAAGCATCTCGACCTCTGCGAGAAGCGCGACACGATGCTTGAAAACGCAGTGGAGAAGTTGCGCAAGTACGAGCCAGATTCATCCATCATCAATTTCAAGAACATGGACATTGAAGGGAAGCAGTAAGATATGTGCGCTCCATCTTGCCAGAAACAATCTGCACACGATACATTGAATCTTGTCGGGCATTATCTGGAATGTGCCCTTGAACATGCAAAGGAAATGGACAAGAACAAAAGCGTGTGGCATCCAAACGCAGTTCCTGGAGTGAATGTGTCCTTGTCGAACGAAACCATGAGGTTGATTGGAAAAGCCATGCGCGAGCTTGAACGGTTGGACGAAATGGAGATTGAGAAAAACGAACATCCAAAGCCCGACCTTGATTCGTCACCCATCATCAACATGGAAAACATGGACATTGACCATATCCTCAAGATTGGTCGTGACTTCCAGAACACGGACACTTGGCGTGGGGCGCATTTTGACACAGTGAAGCTGCTTTGCGACACCATTGAACATCTGAGGAAGCCAGGAACCAGGAATTGCGATGTGTATAATACTCTGGAGAAAGCAACAGTAGCTTGCCATCGGGATAGGGGATATTGCAGTAATGCAGTTGATGAGCGGCGATCTGTGATTAACTTCATGCTTCAGGATGTAAAGGACAATTCATTCAACAAGGCGGCCGAAGGAAAAGAAGATGAAAGGAAACTGAAACATGATGACGATTGAGGACATGAAAGCGCTGTCTGAAAGGCTTTACGCGGAGGCTTTGAGATATTCCACCATAAGCCAGATATACAAGGATTTGATGGATGCAAGCAACATAATCGACCACTATGTGAAACTGGTTGAGAACAAGGACATTGAAAAACCAACATGATTGGAGAGAGAGACTTCAACAATGATTGCATTGGCGATAATATTGGGCTATGCCTTCATGGTCTGGGTCATGTCCCTTCTGATGGGGATGTGGAGTTATGACGACAAAATGGATGAGTGCGACTGGCTGATGGCAGCTTTCTGGCCGTTTACCTTGTTCGTGCTTTTGCTGGTGGATCTTGCGTTTTTCCTCAATTGTCTATGGAGCAAAGTCCCACGCGAATCCATTTTGCGGAAAATGTGCATCGTGTTCAAGCCATTCCATATAGGTACTATGATAAGGAAATGGCTTGAACGGAAGAAGGACAAGAAGCTGCTGAAGGGGAAAAACCAAGAAGGAGGAGCAAGAGAATGAGAAGAACAACCCAAAAAGGACTGTCATTGTCCTGCCTGGTTGGGGCGTTGATTTGCTGCCTTGCCGGGATTTGGATTGAGTTCCCAAAGACATTCTTCATATTCATATGGGGAATGCTTGTGATGGGGGCATACTGGTGGGTTCCCTCAGACAAGATGCCATCTCGGCATGGAGATGAAACCGTCATGGGTAGGGGAAAAGGTAAATACAACTGCAATGATGAGGATTCTGATTGACTATCTGGCTGTGAGACCCCTGTGGGCAATCACATTCATCGCAGTTGAGACGACCTGGATTTGGTGTCTCGTCAAGGTGGTGATGTGGTTGATTGGAATACTTGCATGAAATGCCTATATGAACGAGGGTAAAATGAAAATGAAGAAACTGCTTGCTGTGATGATGATTGCCATTACGATGTGTGGATGCCTGTCCAGCGTGTATCATCTGGGTGGGGAGAACGATTATCCCTACAATGGAACGGCTGATTGCTGGAGCAATTGCCTTGGAGTGTGGTGGAGAACCCCTGTCGGAAAGACAGAGATGGCAATGGACGCATACACCAAGATGGTATATCCATTCTGGATTGTGGACTTCCCATTGGAGGTTGTATTGGACACTGCACTTCTGCCGTTTGACGCAATCATGTGCTGTGATGTTGGCAACGAAGAAAATGAGAAGAAAGGAAAATCAAAATGAGCGATGACGGATGCTTCTGGGGTGGATTCGCATGTGGCGCACTTGCTGTGCTGTTCCTTGTGTTGGCATGTGTGGCAATCTGGGAGTCTGCGAAAAACAGGGACTCAGAGATTCTTAGGATTGAGTACAAGAATGAAAACAATGGCGCAAGCAGAGAGCTGGTTGAGGACATGGTGAAGACGCATTTCCCTTCAAGCAAATGGGAGAATGTTGAATGCGATTGCTCAAAGATATGGGCGAAGGTTGAATTCTCAAATCCTTGAAAAACGAAAGGTTGGTTCTTGATTGACAAGACCAACCTTGATTTTAACTTGGATATGTCAAAGTAAAATCTCCATCGGTACAATGTACTGTTATTCCTTCAGGAAAAGCATCAAGTAAGTCATATACCTTATAATTTTCATTCCAATATGATATTGTTTCCAATGTTGTTACTTCAGTTATAGAGTTGCAGCTAGTAAGAGTACCAGTTCCAAGCGAATATCGACCATTATTTTTTAAGCGAGTTCCAAGAAACATCTTCACAGGATGACTTATCCATTGTGATGTACTTTCATCATACCAATCTGAGAGTGGTTGCTAATCAAGAGACAGATAAGATACATTATATTCTTCTATACTTCCATCAGAAAATTCTACACGCAATTTTATACCATCCCAATCAGTAGGTATTTCACTTCCACCGCTTCCCCCAGATGAAGAAGTTGTTATCACGATGTTTCCACCAACAAGTTTGTCAACGTGCAATTCAATCATTGTTCAGACCCTTATTAAATGCTTCGCAGGAACCTGTCAACAGCTCCCTTCATCTTCATGAACCTCTCGGCAGAATCGTTCGGAAGAACCTTCAAGTCCTTTTTGAATTGATCAACAACTCTGGATTCAACAACAAGCCTGTTCGAGTCAACAAGATACTCGATATTTTCAAGAATGCCATGGACAGCCTTGGATTCTTGCTTTGCATCAGCAAACTTCCCGATGCTCGGGTCCAAGACGCAATCCAGACAGATGAGCTAGAATTCTCCAACATAGGTCTCGCCATTTTCATCCTCTTCTGGATTTCCCAGTCCTCGTGTTGAGAACCCCATCTTCGTACCATATTGTATAAGAGATTGCACTATCTGACCACAAGGTGTTCCACTGATTCCATGCGCAGGGTCTCCACCCATTATCACAGCCTCACCATTGAACACCAATTCATCATGTGGGTCTTGCTCAAGTTTCAAAAGTCTACAACACACTCTGTCTGGATTGATGACAATATCATCTGGATGTTCCAGTTCACCCAATGCTCTATGTGCCTTAATGACATCCTGATATTTGCGAACTTCTTCAATCATTTCATCAAGATGATATTTCCTCGAATTGTTGTTTATCCGTTCGCAGACTATCATTGGACCGACTAATTTCAACATAGTAGAGCCATCTCGTCCAGATTCCCTCACTATGTCATAATCATGAAAATCAGATTCAGTTATCAGGTGTTTTGCTGTAAGTTTATTGTCCATAATTCCATCACTCTTGTTTGGTACATTGTATATTTACCAAATTTAGGATAGAAACAATTCAACAGTGAGATTGTCTATCTCTTTCTTCCTCAATATTTTGACATTATTGGCAATCATGCACTGGTGCTTGGCTTCTTCCTTGCCACATTGCCATTCATATTCTTCGTCTGAAATGTTTGGATCTCTCCAAGTTTTATACATCTCCTCCTTGCCAGTTTCCCCGTTGATGCGAAAGAAGTTGTCGCCTTTGACCTCGTAGATTCTGCCATTCACCCTGAAGTCTGGATGATAATAATGAATTCCATTATCATATTCATATGGAATTGGTTCTATCTGATACTCGAATGGAATGTTATGTTCTGTCAAGAAGTCATATACCTTGAATTCCCAAGAATCTGCCCATGACATGTCTGGGTACTTTGGATTGGTGTATCGCTTATGACATTTCTTGTGAAATTCATTTGTTTGTGAATAATAATCAACCCCATATCTTTCATTGTTTGTCTCCCTTATTCGTTCTTTCACCGAATCCAATTCCATCTGATGATTCACTCCATACTTTGCTTGTATGGTGGTTCTTCTCTTCTGATTAACTGATTGTTTTCCGTTTTCGTCGTCAACATATAGTTTTCTATATGTCGTTTTTGCTTTTTCCTGGATTTCCTTTACTCTAAATGGAACTCTTTCACCATATCTTTCTTTGCAGATTTGCTGTATTCTATTTCTAAATTCAGTACTTTGCAATATGTGATCAACCTGATATTTGCGCCGACAAGTTTGTTGAGACTTCTTTTTGAATTCATCGCTCTCCACAAATGATTTTGCTCCGTGTCTCTTCATGTTCGTTTGTTTGATTTTCTCCTTTACATCTTCTCGTTGTCCATTATTTTCAACACCAAATTCACGAATGCAAACCTCTTTGGCATGTTGTTTGAATTCCTCTGATTCCATTGGAGTTCTGACACCATATCTTTCAAGCATTGTTTGCTCTCTTCTATCCTGCACTGTTGGGTCATCAAGAAAATGTTGATGACAGCAGTATTTTCTGAAAGATTGTGCACCACAATCCCATTCAACATTATTATCACATCCTTGAAGACGACATTTGGGTTGTTCAACAATGTTGTTTCTCAGACAATATAACCTTGCCATTATTGGAATATGTTTATAATTGTTGTCAAGAAACCTGGTACGAAAAACCAATTCTTCAAATAATTCGCCACAATGACTCTTCAAATAGCGGGCGAGATGAACAACATCAACATCAACTTGATTGATTCGGTCAAGCAATTCCAAATTGGATAATTGCCTGAGTTCTTCTTTACTATATTGTATAATTTCTTTAGTCATTTGAGATACCTCGTATATCTTGAATGATTCAGGTTGGTTGGGATGGCAGTCTCAATCAACCTTTATTATTTACAATTATACATAAAAATAGTAAATACATTCAACGAGGAAACGGTAATGCAAATCAGAAATTTTAACAACGAGTTGCGCACAGCAAATATATTGTTTTCGGGCTTGTTTCGGAATTTCAGGATCACACGTTCCCAGGATCTGGAGAACAAGACTGTTGTGACAATTAATGTACCTTGCGTTATCGCTGATCGTTCAAGGATTTTTAAGAACTTGGAAAAACCAGGCTTGGAATTGCCATTGATCACCGTGCAGCGAACAGGAATTCAAATTGCGTAGAGCAGAATAACCAATCTACATAACGAGATAAAAAACTAGGAAATGGAAGGTAGAATAAATTTCAATTTGTATACCCCTGTTCCTCTAGATATAACCTACAAAGTATGTTTGGTTTCTCGTTGGTTGTCTGATATTGACATGATGTTAGGGCAAATTCTTCCGTTTTTCAATACAGATGTATTTTGTAGTTCACGGCATCCCAAATACAGCAACGTGAAGTATTCGTCATAGGTTGTGATGTCCCCAGACGTGAGCATAGAGTCATCGCCTGACATTTCCAAGGACGCTGACGAAATCCACACTGCGGAATTGACGTTCACCTACAAGACGCACATATTCGGTGGAACAGAACAGGCCGAGCTGACTGCAATCAATCCATTCATCGCGCCAATCACGAAGATTTCGGCCGAAGTCCATGCTGTGCCTTATCTGGAGCCAGACCAGGACAATGTCCCAAAGAACAACACAGGGAAATTGGGAGAGCCATCAGAGATTGATCAGCATCAGATGTCCATAGAGAACTATCTGGGCAAATTGGACAATGGGCAGATTCCATATCCGGAGTATGAGATGATTGACTGGATTCTGGACTATCAGAGGAACCCTGAGACGGGGGAACTTGAACCTGTCACCGACCCCAACAAGCCATTTGGGTATGTCCCTGAAAATGGCGATGGGTTGACATATGTGAATCCACGGCACAGGCTCTACGATCAAGAGGTTGAGATTACGCCAGACCACATGAAGCAGTTGATTCAAAGCCAGAACTACGTCAACCAATGGGGCCTTCCTTATCAACCAATAGAGACTCGTCCTTGGAACGACACTGGGATAATCAACGAGATCACAGAAGACGATCTTCAGGCTGAGAATCCAATGGGAACGGACGACTACACACCATATTGATATAATTGAGGCATCATGGAGTCATAGCGAGTTATGGAAAACAACCAGTGCATATTCTATACAATCTATCGGCTTGAGAAGGATGTTGATGTTGATGGTCTGCATCTTCTTGCTGGATTCTACCGATTCACATATGACTTGTCGGGCAGCGACATTTCCAATCCATGCGAGTATTCCTCTGATAGATGTGGGTGGCTCAAATGCGAATTGTTCGTCAGTCTGGGGGAGTTCCAGGACTTCTTCAACAAGCTGAATCCAGAATTGATGAGATTTGACAAGGAGGACTATGTTGAGACGATAACCTACAAGGGAGTCTCTGTTCCGATATTCAACGATGACTATGGGCAATGCTTCTACTGCATATACAACAACAAGGTCTTGGGGTTTGGGACATTCCAGACGGACTATGAGGACGAGGTGAAGGACATCATAGACCATGACATGAAGATGGAGGTGAATGGGCGATGACTGAAGCGAACCAGAAGATATTGGATGGGGTTGTGGCGGAGTTCGACAAGGCGCAATTCTTGTCTCCGAACGAACCTTTGACGAGAACTGGGATTGACCGCCTTGTGGATTGGATTGGTGGACAGTTGGTCAAACTGACCAGCGAGGTGGGGAATGGACGAGGCTCTGGTTTGACCATGTGGGACTAGAATGTGGCGTACAGCAAGGGGGATGTCGTGCTGTGGTTCAAGCAGGAGAGTGAACAGGTGGCCCCAGAGGTGGACAAAAGGGAATTTGCGTTCATCCTTCTGTCGCTGGACTCCTAGAACAGAAAGATCCCCAGCTACGATTTGGTGGATGGCATCCCAGACTTCACGAAGTCAGGATGGAGGTTGATGAACCCCACATCGTTTCTGCTTCAAGATCTGATTGGAATGAGGAAGGTCGTTGTTGAGGTTTTCACCACAGTTCTTCAAGAGCATCTTGTGCAGGAGCATGGTCTTGTGGGGAACCAGACAGACATAAGGAAGAATCTGCTGAAGAAGGACATCTCCAATCTGTCCACAGGATGGCAACTGGGGGACAAGTCGGTGTGGAAGACCCAAGAATCCACATAGACGCTGGATCGGCAGACATCGTCCAATGGGGTGATGCGGTTGTATTTGCAGTACTCGTTCGACATCCAGGCCAACCCTGAGGAGTTGAAGATATTGGATTCAAGATATTTTCGCCAGAAATCCCCAATATGGGACGAGTCTGATTAGACGGTGTTCTCAAGCAAATACATGGAGGATGATCTGTTCTCGGTGAATGTGAATGGACGCAAGGTCGTGGATGGTGGGGTTGAGCATGCAATATACACCTCCTTCAACAACCTCAGATACGGAACCAACATCTTCCACAAGAGGGTGGAGTTCGATGTTCCCTTCATCAACGACGAGTACATGGTGTTCTTCGACACATATGGAAACGGCGAGTTCGTCTTTGGGTACGACAAGACAGACATCCAGAGCAAGGAGGAGCCGACATATGACGCAGTTGTCTCAATGCCAATGCTGTTGAACAAGACGGCTGCTGGATTCGACATCGTCCTCCCAATCCACTGCCATTTCAACTCCTTGAAGAAATACAACATTGGCGTTCCGTGGAACAACTTGTTCACCCTTCAGGTGGTTGGAAGATATCGTTGAGGAAATGGTAAATAAGTACGCACAGGAGAACAGGAATTTCCGAGGAAAACACAGATGAGCGCAGATTACCATAGGCATTGTCAAGCAACAGTCTTGGGGGCTACTGGCGATCCCTTTGAAGGGGGATTGACTTGGCACAACATTGATGATTTGAACTTGCCGAATCTCCCAGATGATTGGAAGAATTGGTTTGTACCCAACACCAACATCACAGAAGACTTGGCTGACATCCTGAGGTTGATAGACTGGGTGGCTGGGAAATCCATACCCTCCCAGCCAGGAGACTTGATCGACATAGATGAATCCAAAATAAGCGTCAAGAACAACATTTCAAATGGATATTCAGGCGTCGTTGGCATCACTGGTCTTGGACAAAACAGGCAGTTGTCAGCTTGTCCAATAAGGGTGGACAATGAAAATCCAGACGGACCTGTAATAGCGAAATTGTGGGTCGGAGATAAGCCATTTGAGATAAGGGCATTGAGCGAATATCAGCCACCAGAATCAGAGGAAGAAAGGTATGTCATCACAGAAGACAGGGTGTATGACATCGTATTGAGTGGTGGGGAAAACGATGGGGAACCACTTGACTACACTGACGAGACAAGATATGTGGTTACTGAAAATGGACATGAATATGACATTGGCGTAAGTGGATATGGAGACAATATTATTCTGAACTACAACGAAGACTAAGCCAATTTAACGGAGACAAAGAAATGATCAATCCAAAGAAAATAGAAAATCTTGATCCAGCAACAAACCTTCAAGACGACGACCTGTTGTTTGCGTCTGTTCCTAACGGTGTATCTGCATATGTGTCCAAGAAGGTGACTTTGGCGAATATAGCCAACTATGTAAGAAATGGCATGTAGCCTATCGAACCTGGTTTTGGTGGATATGAGATATATGACCTTTCTGACGAAGAAGGCGATGGAAGGTGTTACAATTAGGCAGATGTCGAGGCATATTGTGCGGACAGTTCAAGAAATCTTTTGTTTGATTTGGATATGTATACATCAAGCGCAACGCCAGCAACCACCTTTACAGTAAAAACACTTGAAAAGACAGTTTCAAAGAATTGCCTTGTGGAGTTAGAATATTGGAATTGTCTACCGTATGACGCAACTTACAGTGCTGGTGATTTATATGACTATCCTAATTCATCACGAAGTTATAGCGTGTACATAAATGATAAACTATTGCGTCTTCAAAACTTTTTTGTTCCTGAATATGGTGTAAAACTTTATCTTAAAGCTGGTTAGACAATCAAAATCAATGTTCCAGACAACATTGGTGGAGGAAGAGTATCAATAATCCCATTGAAATCTGGTTGTAGATTCTTTATTGACACCGATAAGGATGATTCTTATTTTCCACATGGATACATGAGTGATTTGCGAGATACAAACGCCGCAAACTACACATACACCTACACCAACGATTTTGATTGTCCAATATTATTCTGTTCAAGGTTCCGAGATAGTGTAACTGGTCATAACACCAGTTCAGACGACGATGTACTTATATCATTAAACGGCAAGTATATCCATTATGATGCTCCTGATCAAAGCAATAGCTCGACCTGCGTATGTAGTAGAATTATCTTGATGCCAGGAGATGTATTTAAGGCAGTTCGGTATGATACTTCTTATGGTAAATCATTAATTCACTCTTATAATGTCTATCCATTGGTTAACCCAGGAATAGGATAACTAATATTTGGAGGAACAACGGACATGAAAGAAGGAAAATCCATAACACAGTTTCCAAGGCAGGAATTATTGACAGGCGATGAACTGTTCCTTGTCAACCAGAAACAGAATGATGGTACTTATGTATCGAGGATGATGAGGTTGTCCACATTGAGGAACTATATCATAGAACAAGGACAAGACCAGATTTATTTTCTCATCACGGAAAATGATGAAGAACCACAGTTAGATGAACAACCAATCATCACGGAAGATGATGATCACATCATATGTGTTTTGTAAATACAGTTAAACAAAAACAAAGAGGTAAAGTAAAATGGGAAACATAAAGGTTTCATAGTTGCCAACAGCAGAACAGATTAAAGACGAAGACTTGCTCTATATTGGAGAGAAAGATACTTCCAGTGGAGGATATAGGTCAAGAAAGGCAAGTATTGAAGATTTCAAGCAATCTTTGCGCGATTCTTTATTCTTCTTGGGGAATAGTATGGGAATAGTTCCATTGTTCGATTTTGAACACGCATATGCTGTAAAATTCCCTGCAAATAACAGCGCTACCATATACACCCTGCCTCAAGATTCACTTGTTGTACCGAGTTCTTCATCAGGCGCAGCCACGCAAATATCATTGTATCTGCCAGACTTTGTTGAAGGATGTCAAACCCCCATAGATACATTCGGTCCATCATATGGCAATGGAATTATCCTCAAAACTGGTACAAGGATTAGAGTGACAGCAAAAGGCACAACTACCTATACTGATGTTTACCATGAACATATTGGTTGGTCAACAACTGTGAATACGCCAACTTATGATGCTTATGCCAATATTGCTCCTTTGATAGGTTCATCGTCCAACACTAGCACGGAACCTTAAAATTCACCACCTATTGATGGATTGGGTAAATCAAAGAAATTTGCATAACCGAGGACAACTGAAATGAGCGACATAATGACAATAGATCAACTTGACGAAACATCTGCGTCAGAACTTACTGACAGCGACTTGTTGATGACATCAGCCAGGAACAGCAATGGAAGCTATACATCAAAGAAGATGACGTTGGGCGCACTTGCAGATTATGTCAATTCAAAGTCATCTGGAACAAGTACACCCACAAAATCCTACATTGGCGGTCCGTTGATATATGACACGGATGAAGAAGGAGAAGTCTTGACAACAGAGCAAGAAGTTAGGGCTTGGGAATAGTCAGACACCAATTACCTTTGGGACTTGTTTGTTGGAAAAGTCGTTATATATGATGAATATAATTAGCCACAAACAACATATAATGGCGCAGTCAAGAGTTTTACCAAGACCGTAAACAAAGACTGTCTTGTCTGGATAAGATATACTGGTAATAATGGCTATGGCTATTGGACAACTAACATGCAAACTAGCTGGCACTCTAATAGATAGTTTTATCTTAAAATAGACGACAAAGACATCAACCTCTGGCCATTTAGAAGTGCAACTGGAACAGGCGGCTATATATTGTTCCTCGCTGCAGGATAGAAAATTGAAATTGGAATGACTAACCCAGAATCAACATCATCACAATCTGTTATACGAATCCTCCCAATAATCAGTGGGGCCAGGTTCTTCATAGACACAAAAACAGACAAATGGGATTTTGGACTAGACAACGATACCACTTCAACCGGTGGTTTCACACATGCAGGAAGAGCAATAGACCATAGAATAGATGGACAAAATTATACATTTTAGTATAAAGCCAGTTCTCCAACAAGATTAATAATTGCAAATAGTAGTAATTAGTTTTTTAACGTCAATTATCAAAATCTCGGAAATGAAACTGTTTAGATAAATGGGAAGAAAGTGCTGTGTGATGATGTTAATGGTGAGGGAGTTTACAATAACTTGGCATTCAACCTCAGAACAGACGACGAATTGAAAATAATGGGTGGTCTTAGCGGCATTAGTGGTGCGACAGTATTCAGCGCATATCCAATCATAGTGGATTGAATGGAAAGAAGGAGGATGATGACATCATGAAAGCAGTATCTGAATTCAAGTATTCCGTTCAGAATCCAACAGGGGACGAATGGTTGATTGTCAACAAGCAGGATGGAATGGGCTACAAGTCCTACAAGGTGAAGCTGTCTGACATTAAGACATTCATAAGCACAGCCCCTGAACCTCCTCAACCAGACCCACCGTCTGGCAATACACAAACCCGTCTATATTGGTCTAATGACGACTATACAACTGTAGAAGTAGGATCAGATGGTGAATTGACTTATGAGATAATAGACAACAACCTTGATGGACATCAAAGAACAGATATCGTTAAAGTTGAGATTGGCACAGACGTGACGAGCATCGGTCAGATAACGTTCCACGATTGCAGCAGACTCACGGAGTTGACGATATCAGACAGCGTGATGACCATCGGGTCTTATGCGTTTTCTGGTTGTAGCAGTCTTACAAGCGTGACGATACCGAACAGCGTTACGAACATCAGTGATCATGCGTTCTACCGTTGCTACGATCTTACGAGAGTTACGATACCGAACGGCGTGACGAGCATCGGGTCTTCTGCGTTCTCGGGTTGCAGTGGACTTACGAGCGTGACGATACCAGACTCGGTGACGAACATTAGGGATTATGCGTTCTACCAATGCAGTGGTCTTACGAGCGTGACGATCGGCAAAGGCGTTGAGAGCATTGGGACTGCTGCGTTCTCCTATTGCAACGGACTGACGAATGTGACGATATCATCCAGCGTGGTGGACATCGGGTCTTCTGTGTTCTAGGGTTGCATTAGGCTGGCGAAAGTGAGATTCCTTGGAAAGACTCTTATCCAAGTCCAGACAATGACATATTACAGTTGGAATCTCCCTACCGGATGTGTGATAACATGCACTGATGGACCGATGATTGTATCATAATCAAAAAGTACATTGCAATTCCCAAGAAAGACCACCATCAACTTGGTGGTCTTTTTAATATGTATAATTGCCATATATGACCTACAACTTCATACGTCGTTTTGGCGATAATTATCAATAGATTAAAGAGCCTGGGATTGAAAACAAGTTCCACATCATTGGGAACCTTGCCGTTGTGAAATCCTTGACTGATAATGTGGAATTCCTTGTTGATTCCGGAACCTGGGAGAAACTTCCTTGGTCTGGGTGGAAGGTCAACAAGAATGGCTATGTCTCTTGCTTTGGAGTTCCCTTGCATCAAGTCGTTGCGTATCTGAACGACATGATACCTGCTTGGGGAGAGGTCATAGATCACAAGAATCGTAACAGATTGGACAACAGAATTCAGAACCTCAGGCCTTGCTCTCCAATTCAAAATTCCTGGAACTGCGAGAAGCGGCATGGTCATCAACTCAAGAATGGCAAGTGGAAGTTCACATTTTCCAAGTCATATCCAACAATGGCGGAAGCTGAAAATGGTTTGGTTAATGAAGGCTTCCAGTACATGAGCAAGAACAGAACCTGCTTCATCAACGAGACCTTCGACACCTATGAAGAGGGATATCAATGGTGGAAGTTCAAGGCTGGAATCCACTATGGGGAGTTCTCGCCATTTGCAAATCCATACAAGACTTGCGATGAGATAATCAAAGAGGCTTGCGAGAATTCCAAGCGTCAACTGCCTTCTTGACTCCCCGCTTCTTCATGGAAACAAGGCACTTCTGGCAGAAGACCTCCCATTCGTCCTTGAAATCGTAGGTCAAGTCAAGATACGCCCTTCCACCACAAAATGGGCATTTCTTCAATCCAGAATAATGGCTCCTGAAGTCAGGGCAGTTCTTGCAGTCAAAGTCCAGCTTTTCGTGCTGAAGTCCATCCTTCCTGCATGTCTCCATGCAATAGTCACTGACATAGTGGTAGTGTACGCAACGTTTCTTCTTCATGTGGTCATCTCTCTTTCATAGGAACATCGGCGCCCATTTCATGAACTCTTCATTGTACTTCTTTCTTGCGTCCACCAGCTTCTTGTTGGAGAATGGGCTTGTTGTGATTTGCCATGTGTCTGTGTCTATGCATGTGTTTGGGTTCCAGTCCCCACACTCCATGCTGCGTTCATATCCCCTTGGGTTGCAGACAATGAGCTGACCATTCTCGCCGATTGTGGTGATCGTGGTTGAATGGACATGACCACAGCACCATGCTCTGATGTTGGGATTGTCAATGATGAACTGCTCAAGGTCTGACACATAGGATGCGTTCATTTCGTTGTCCACATACTGGCTTGCGATGCATTTCGGCGTGGGGCAATGATGAGACATGATTATTATGTCCTTGTCCTTGTTGTCCTGCACAAGTTGGTTGATCTTGCCGAAGGTGATGTCGAACCACCTCTTGTAGTCAGATGGTCTGACAAGTCTTTGCTTCAATCCCCTATCGTCAAACTCATCCTCCACATGACCCCATCTGAAATCGTTGAGACCACGGGAAGCCATTGCCATGTTCACCTCTGGGATCGTCAGCTCATTTTCGCCATGCTCCCTTCTCCTCGCGTTGCCATCTGCAAGTCCTTCTCTCATGCGCTCTTCCATGTAGTTGTAGTCGGTGTAGAGCGTTGAGCCAATCACCAATATGTTCGTGCCTGGGATTTGCTTTGACATAACGCCAACAGATTCGTCCATGAATGTGACCGGTCCATCAATTGGGAACTTGTCGTGCAGGTATTGCTTTTGCTTGCCGATGGTCCATCCAAGATCGTTGTATGAGGGATCGTGGTTGCCCACTATGAACATGCCATTGTGGATGTTCGCCTGAATCCACTTGGCTGTCAACTTCACATTTCCACTTATGTCCCCCGGAATGAGCGTGAAAACGTCTTTTTCGCTTGTTCTGAGCGAAAATGGGAAGTTTTGATTTACATCAATGTGTATATCTGAAAAAACTCTGATTTTCATGCCTATTTCCTCTTTCCTCCAAGGTATAATCAATTATACACCATTGGGGAACATCTGTAAATTATGTCCATACCCCCTTGACATTATGAGTGAAATAGTGTATACTATTGTCGTTGTTTGGGTGAGGACGAGCAAGTTCCTCATAAGGGAGAAGAAGGATGCCCGCGAGTTCCTTCGAGGAGAATGGTTATGGCCGAAAAGAAGAACATTGAAGATGTCAAAGAGACCGTCATGAAGGGTCTTGAATACGCCAGGTGGCAGCTTCTTGAGAAGCATCCCTTCATCGGGGAGATGCTTCTTAGGTTCAGCATTGTGCCCACCTATGATTGCCGCCTGGGCACTGCCGCGACCGATGGGTCAAAGATTTTCTTTGATTGCGAGTTCTACAGCACCTTGACCGAGGGTCAGCGCCAGTTCGTGCTTGCCCATGAGGTCTGGCACAACATCTTCCTTCACTTCATCCGCAGGCAGGCTCGTGATGTCCAGCTGTGGAATGTTGCCACCGACATGGAAATCAACCACATGCTCCAGAACGAGGGAATGGAGGTTCTGAAGGATGGTTGCTTCCCCGACCCCATCGTGGCCGGCAAGAACGCCGAGGACATCTACGCCTACCTCATGCAGCAACAGCAGAAGCAGCTGAAGCAGCAGAATGGCAAGAAGGGGAACAAGCAGAGTGGAAATGGTCAGGGGGAAAACGACTCATCAACCAACTCTTCAGGCTCTGGCGATGGCATGGATGGCGATGGGGAAGAGGGTTCCGACAGCAATGGTGGAAATGCCGGCTCCTCCTCCTCATCCAACAGTGGCAACAACAAGACCAAGCATGGCAACCAGTTCGACAAGCACATCTACGAGGGAGAGAACGCAGGTCAGGGTCAGGAGAAGGATGGCAAGTGGGGCAAGAAGGGCTTTGACCAGGACTTCAACCCGTCCATGAAGGATGGACGTGAAGTTGAGAACAACATCAAGGAAATGGTGACGAGTGTTGCGCAGAGCATTGAGCGCAAGCAGGGGCATCTGCCCGCAGGAATCGACAATCTTGTGAAGGAAATGCTCAAGCCCGAGATCAATTGGAAGGAGGCGCTGAGCCAGTTCGTCACGAAGACCCTTGGTGGAGAACACTCTTGGGCGCGCTGCTCCCGCCATGCCCTTGGAAGGGGAATGTATCTTCCCGGCAAGACCGACATGAAGATCAAGGCCGCTCTCATCCTTGACACCTCTGGTTCCTATCTTCAGGATCTCCCCAAGTTCCTTGCTGAGTTCAAGGCTCTGGTTGAGTCCTTTGGCAAGTACGAGATCACGATGATTCAGTGCGATGCCGAGGTTCAGGATGTCAAGACCTATGACGCCGACACGCCAATGGAGTTCGACAAGTTCAACGCGAAGGGTGGTGGTGGTTCAGACTTCCGCCCTGCCTTCAAGAAGCTGCGCGAACTGGGCGACGATTTCAACTGCGTGATAACATTCACAGATGGGTACATTTCCATGCCCACCTATCCACCTCCCTACCCGACCCTCTTCGTCCTCACCCCTGATGCTGACAAGGACTTCGTGGAATGGGGAGAGAAGATGGTCTACAAGCCCGACTACCGCGACATCTGAAAATGCAGGAAATGACTGAAAACGAATTGATAGGGTATATTGGGGAGGTGTGCAACTCATGCAGAAAGTACGACATCGACCTGCCCTATTTTGACTTCATCTATCTGAAGGTTGGAGACCCACTTTCAAGAGATTTCATCATGGGTGAATGGGCAAGTGGCAAGGTTGCAAGGATATGGGACAAGGACAAGTTCTGCGAAAAGATGTTTGATTCCTCGCTTCACTTCTCCATAGCGCACATTGAAATTCTTTTGGGCTATTTAACCAGAACAGTGAGGATTATCATATGTCTCAGTGAAACGCCTGACCATTCAACCAACATCACTCCAACCTTGATTGAGGCATTCAACAAGTTGTACGAGATAGAGAGAAAGATACAAGCAGAAAGGAACAACGAAAATGACAGTGATTGAACAGAGGTTCATGGAAATCATCCCCCATTATCTGGTGGACATCGCGAAGCAGCTCAAGATTGCCAACGAATTGAAGGCGCTGGAGTTGAAGGAACGCAAGGACTTGAGCCTTACCCCGGAAATGGTTGATGATGTCATTGATTCGTGACATAGACCTCGCCGTGGTCGTGGCGAAACGATGGGGATGGGGGATGATCAAGTGGCAAGTGGGGTTGAACATCCGCATCTATGACACAAGGGTGGCAGACACCTGCGAAACAGTTGTCGTTGACAGACCCACAGACGATCTTGTTGTCCACAATCTTGACGATGCAATGCAGAAACTCTTTGACCTCTCCACCCAAGGGTATGAGATTTTCCAAATATGGGGAGACCCTGGATTGGTTTCGTTTCTCGTCCAACCTTCCCTTGACCATTCCACGAACATAGACATTGATGTGATGAACAGCATTGTGGCTTTGTTTGGGGGGAGGATTGTTCATTGAAAACCATGAAGTAGCTGCCAAAATGATTATGATGACAAGCCAATTGATAGTGGATATCATAAGCCATGGACCAGACCTTGAAAACAAGACGGCCAACATATGGCTCGTCACTGATGGAAAAAGCGATGTCATGGACATTGGTGGATTCGAGACAGTAGATGAACTTGCAGAGTTTCTGTTCGGGATTTCCCTTACGCATTTCGTGGATGATGTGCATAGAATGGATACAAAAACACACACCGACATTGACATCTTCATGGTGGAATCAACCAATGGACGCACGAACATTGATGCAAAGGTCGTTGAATCAATCTTGGACTACTTCGTGAAGACGCAGAACCAAAATGGTAAATAGTTTCATGGCAATCATATAGGACAGAGAACCAAATGGACTGAGAATTGGCAGCATGCAGAACGTGTATGCTGAATCCATTGTCCATGAAAATTACGTCTCAGACATGATAAGGGCCTATGGGACCGACATCCGCTTCTTCAAGTTGAAGACCCCATACCCAGACGTGTTCAAGCCCATACTTGACAGCAATGCGCTAGCGGTGCATGCCTATGGCGAGGGATATGTCCAGGAATGGGAGGATCCGGTGAGAATGATTGCGTTCCTCAAATGGGACAACGATTCCATAATCTTGAACGCCTATGGCGTGCAGCCAGATTCCAACATGACAATGTGGCTCGACCAGACGGATTTCGCCATAGCCCTTGCGAAGAAACTGTCATAGTGGCGCGAATACAAGGTTGTTGGAAATTCAGAGTTCATCATTGACTTCACTTCCGACAGGGACTTGGTTGAGAACCAGAACAACATAGTCATCGACTTCAAGACGGACCTGTTCGATGGGACATTGAGAGCCATTGTTGACGACAGGACTTTGAATACATTGCTTCTTCCGGACAATTGCCAGGAGATTGCCTCTCCATTGCCAATAACGATACCATGCCAGGTGATTGACCATGGCAAGTTGAAGATCGACACTGGACGCATAAATCCATTGCTCTACAAGGGAGACCACTACGATCCATTCGAGGACGATATGGTTGAAGCGCATCTCCACCTTGAAGTCACATCGGTTCAAGTTGACAAGCATGGCTGCATAAGGATAATGGGTGGAATCCGTGGTGGCGTAATCTACCATGACACAACCGTCATTGGGAAGTACATAGACAAGGTGAAGCCAGAGGTTGGGGACTTGATTGATGTTCCTGTGCCAGGCAAGGATGGAACAGAGGAAATCTACAACCAGAAGTACGAAATCGTCCACATTGAGGAAACCATCACCAACGAATCTTACATGAACCCATTTCTGAGGAAGTATCTCTACCAGTGCAATCTGAGGGCGTACATCGCAAGTGGGCAGACCGAGCCAGAGGAACAAGAGAGCAAGAAGGAGAAGCAGGACAAACTTGACCTCATCAACCAAGCGGCGGAGAACGCAGCCAAGAAGATAGGACTGTACGAGGATTTCGAGGATGATGTCTATGGTGGCTACCAGAAGGTGAACAAGCGTGGAAATCCATCTGTTCAGAGAGACGCGAAGAACTCCACCGTAAACGACTTCGACAAGCCAGATGACAAGGCAAAGGCGAAACTTCCACGGAAATCCACAACAAATCTGTTCATCTTCAAGGACATGAAAATGGTTCTTTCGTTGGTGTCTGATCCGAAGAACAACGTCTCATCGTTGAAATTGTCTCCATTGAAGAAGTCAACCAAGATAGGGAAGGACGTGCAGTTCATCGAATATCTCAGGGCAGACGATGACAATCTTGTTCTGACAGATGGAACGAGATCTTATCTATTGGCAAGCAGATACAACAAAATTCCCGAATTCGATGACGAGACATACTGCCTCAAGCCGATAAGGTTGAAGCACGAAGTATATGGACAGCACAATGGTTGGGCTGATCAACCTTTCCATCAAGTGGACGCAGCAACTCCACCAGAAGCTGTTCCATCAAAGGAACTTCCAGACGATCCAGACAACATGGAAAGGGAGTTGAACATGGACTTGCAGGACTTGATTGGGAAGAACACAACTCAAAAATGGAAATCAGCATCCGAAAACAGACTCTCATTCCCATGGACGAACTCGTATCTTGAGGTTGAATACGAGAAGCCAGAGGATAACATGGAGGTCTGGACCTGCTTCGTGGTTTTCGCTGGCGACAAGGGAGAGCCAAAGACCCATTGGCCGATTTGCGCTTTCATCAAGAAGTCAAAGAATTAAGCTTTTCTGACAAGGTGCTTTATGGCATCGTCGATTCGCTCAACGAACTCCTTGTTCTAACCCTTGTCTATGACTTCGTTCAGGTCGTTGTAGACGTCAGTGACGTTCTGCTTGTCTGACCCATTCAACTGACAAGTCATTGGGTTTCCATTCGCGTCAAAGGACTAGCACTGGGGGTCGTTGTGCAAAACAGAATGGCTCAACACACCCCCCACATCGTGACCAAGTACGCCATACATGTCGCCACAGCCAATGTATTCCAAGTAGTCCTTGATTTCCTCCAGAAGAACAACTATATCTGAAACTTTCATGTTTTTATTTACAATAAATCTCCATCTTTCTTCTTGCCCTTTGCCAAAAGATCCTCAATCTTTGGAAATCCCCTGTGGAAGATATACTCGTCTGGGAACTTTACCCAGTTCCAATTCTACATGGAATAGTAGAGTATGTATCCACTCTTGTTGTTCATTCCATTTTCAGGGGAATACTGGATGAACAGATTCCTTCCAGTCGCATAGAACTGGTCAAGTGGGATTATTGAGTTGTCAGTCTTGTACAGAGGACCATCGCCCTCTGGAAATTTCTTCAACAGTTCAAGATACTTATCGTACCAGTCCTTGAACAGAATGTAGGAATGACCGCCGTATATCCGAATCCCCTTGACGAAATTCCCCTGCAGTCCAAGAGAGCCATGGCAGAATATGCTTCCCAGAACCAGAACTGCGCAATTGTCTGGAATCTCGGAGAGGTACTTCTCAAGTTCATTCTTGACGCCAACCATTGGATAGGCATCATCCTCGAATATGCAGACGAACGGCCAGTCAAGTTTCTTCGCCTTTTCAATCGCAGCCTTGTGGGAAAGGGAACAATTGTACTATGGGGAGTTGTAGTGGACGACAACTCCATTGAACTTCTTTGGGAGACATGGCTTGTCAAGACCATGCGCCTTGAATATCCTCTTGAACAAAGAATGGCGTTCCTTGTTGATGGTTATCACGAACGAATGCCGCAACATGTCTTCTATTGTCAGTTTCATGATCAGTGCTTCTTGTCCTCTGGGAATATCATCGTGTTCAATATCTCGCGTATCAGCCAAAGCCCCTTGTACAGATGATCTCTGCCCACCTTCTGCCTGTCCTGGTTGTCCTTCTCCACTGTGGACGAGAGCTGATGCATCAGATTGGAGAGGTCGTTGTATGTCATGTACTGCTCCTTGTCGAATATCACCTGATCATATCTGAAGAGAAGGAGGCATTCCACCTGCATGATGAACTTGAATATGCTTTTGATTGTCCCATAGAACATGCCATAGAAGAAGGAGGATTGTGGCAATCCATACTCGGTCTCAGCGTGGCATTGAGGGCATCTGTCGAACGAAAAGCAGTTCTCCAATCTGTTGATGAAATACCCTGTGATTTTGGAGAACACACCAGATTCGTCGTCGAACATCACAATGGATGGAATGGCGTTGATGCATTCCATCTTCTCCCTGAAGGTGTCCAATGCAGTCAAGTCCGCCTCAGCCTGTATGTCGTCGCGGCTCCCTGCGCTCCTCACGACTATCTTCTTCACGAACGACATGACGAACTCTATCCCAAATTGGGTCTGCTCCATGTCAGGGGTTATCTCTTCCTGCGAGTAGAAGTCTCTGTACAACATGGACATCTCATCCACCGTGGGCCAGCCTATCTCGAATGTGTATACACTGGACTTGTGGGGGATTTCAATTGTCTGGTTCTCCACATAGGCGGTCTTCATCTTCTCAAGATACCTGGACATGTCGTATCTATAGTTTATCTCAACTTTGCATTTGGGGCAATTGAACTGGATTGGATCCCGATAGAACGACACCTGGAAGAAGACCATCAGACAATACAGCTTGTCGAACTCGGTGAACTTGCCCACATCCACTCCATCAGTCAATATCATGGATTGAAGATACTGGGCAGTGGCATCGTATATGACGTCCATCTGTCGTCTGCTGTAGTTGTCTATGACGATCTTCGACATGGACTTCAACTCGGTGATTGTGGTCTCCCTGAGGGATATATACATCCCAGTGCTGGGCACAACCACCGGTATTATGTTGGAGGGAAACCCCTTGTTGAAAAGTCCATTCATCAACCACCCATGAAGTCGGAGAGATTGGCGACTTGCCCTTCTTGCTCCGCGCCACAGAATGGGCAATCGGCGTACTTGAACACCTTGTTGATGGGTTCAATGTATGACTTGATTATCTGGGAAATCACGCCAGTGTCCTCGTCGAACATGATGTTCTGTGGAAGACTGTCCACGATTTGGCATCTTTCGCCATAGGTCAAATCTTCAAGGTTGGCCGTGAGAACATCGCTTGGATCGGAACCATCCACCACAGAAATGGACTTCATGAACATCAGCATGTATTCTATCTGGGACATGTTGTCCATGCTCTCCTTCATGGGCTTGGACTGGTTGTCGTATCTCTTGAAGTAGTGCTTGAAGAACTCCTCCACCAATCTGCAAGACGGCCAGCCAGCAACGACATTGAACTTCCTTCCACCACCAGTCTCGATGATGAATTCATTGTCGGGCTTGTATGTCTTGGTGAAGTTCCTGAGCAGCTTCATCGTGTCCAGACGATAGGAGTTCTCCTTTCCACACTGCGAGCATGTGTACTTGATTTCTGGATTCATCTTGTTCATCTGCTGGAGATTCAATATCACCTGAATCCTCTCGAACTCTGTGTAGTCTCTGATGTCGAACTTCTTGTCCACAGCCAATTCATTTATGAGGGAAATCATGGCGCAATACATGATGTCCGCCCTCGAATTGCTTTGCAGTGCAACCTTGGACAGCTCCTTCTGCTCATGCGTGGAAATCTCCTTGAACTCCACGGTGATCCCTGCAGAGGGCAAATCTATTGGGGTCGCCACATTCGCCATCTTCTGCCTAAAGGCATTCACGATGTTGGATGCGTTGGTTGCCTTGGCTTCGCTCTTTTTCACAGGAAGAACCTTCAATTCAGGAGTGGATGTTGATTCCTCTTCTTTCCCCTGTTCAGTGGTTTTCTTCTGATGCTTCAATTCAGACACCTCTTTCTCAAGTTCCTGGTTGAGAATCGCCTGCGTCTGTCCTGGGTCTTCGTCTTTGTAATGTGAAATTGGGGGTTGCATGTTGTCTTTACCTCTTTCTGTCTTGTTTCGTGTTGAAAATCACTTACTTGCTGGATGGCTTTCTCTTTTTGCCACCCTTCTTCTTCCCTCCAGGTTTGCCCTTCACGCCTGAAGAACCTTCTTCCTCGGATGGTGGCGTATATTCGTTTTCAGATGGTTTCTGCCCAACTTCATCGTCCTTGTGCTGCAGTTGGGACATGAACGAATATATCTTCTTCATATGCTCCTTCTCCTGCTTCTTCGCCTTGGCGTTCGCCTTGTTGATGACATCCACCTTGTGCTGGAATCTGGACATGACCTCATCGGCGTTCAACCACATGTCGTGTCCGTCCAGGACGTTCTGTATCTCCTTCCTGGAAAGAAAATCCTTGTATATCTCATGGAAGAAGTTGGCAAGCCAAGGATTGTAGAACTCCTCCTCCTTCTTGATGTCAGACTGCTTTCCAAATGCGCATCCAGAAGAGGTGTGAATCATCATATAGCCATGTGGATAGCAGATGAGTCCATCGCAGGCAAGCGCGATTATCGTGGCTGCAGAACAGCACGAAGATTCAATCTGGCACACCACCTGCGCGGCGCATGTCTTTATCTGCGTCACAATCTGCACGGCAGTGAATAGATTTCCACCCCAGCAATTGATGTGTATCACAACCAAATCGTCCTCAGTGGCGTTCTGAAGCACATCAAACCACTTCAAATACGCCTTGTTGTCCTCTATGTCGTCTATCAACCATAGATGGAACACATTCTTCACCTGCTTGGAATATGAAATCAAATTGTCCTTGTCAAAAGATGCACCTTCCTCGAAGATGCTTGAAATTCCACCATTCATTTTCTTCATGTATCCTCTTGTTGTATATGAACTGATGTTGCCATCACATCTAATTATACGAAAATCGCATGGAAAACATCACAGCAAAATCCAACATGAACCTCCCCACAGAATTGTAAATATATATAAGCACATGCATGCACATCGCAAAAAGAGGACACATGTTTTGAGAAAGAGAAATCGAAGGGCATATAGAAACAAGTCCAATCTGAATCCAGAATCTGGAGCAAAGAAAAAGCGCAAGAAGCGCGAATTGGAGAACAAGAAGGAGAAGTTCAGAAAATCCAGGGAATGGAAGGACTTCAGATCCAAGATGGCGAAGATGTTCAACCATCGGGACTATATAACCGGAAGACGATTGGTGAAGGGGTTCAATGTCCATCATCTCAAGACTGAACTCACAGAGGAATCCTATTGCGACATCTCACAAGAGGACGACTTCATGCCACTGAACTCATACACACACAAAATGCTCCACTACATTTTCCCATATTACTTGAAAGATCCATCCATAATCAACAGATTGACCGAGGTTCTGGACAAGATGTGTGAACTGAATCCAAAATATGGCGTGGAACCAATAGATGGAGAAGAAGAAGAGTTCAATGAGGAAATGGACGGGAACATCGACTAGAATCCTGTTCAAAGCCATTCAAGGGAAGGTGAATACGAAACCAGTCAATACGAGGAGGAGTTCAACGATTTGCCCCCTGATCCATATGAGGAGCCACAAAGTGGGAACTCTGCGTCCATTGGAGCAGGGATTCTTTTGGACGACGAACTTCCTCAGTAACCCTTCGCCTGCAGTTCCATGACCATGGCATCAAGTTCTTGTTCTGAGTACTGATAGCCATTCATCATGTCCAGTGCCATGTCCCCAAACTAATCAAACTGGACATCGTACATTACAGGTTCTGGAAGTTCAGCGTTTCTGTCAGAGACGAATTGCCCCTCCTTGAAGTGGTTTCTATACAGTGGATTGAAACGGTATCTGGGATCTTGGTTTCTCGTCTGCATGTCAAGCCCTCAATCATCAGGCGAATGGGTTGTCGTCTGCTCCACCACCTTCGTCGCCTCCACCCATGTCATCTTCTCCACCTCCTTCGTCTGCTCCACCACCTTCTTCACCTTCACCTTCATCTCCACCTTCGCCATTTTCTCCACCCTCTCCATTCTCTTCGTCTGCTGTTGTGACATTGATCTTGTTGGTGTTGAATATGCTGTGGGCAAGTATTTCCTCAAGGCTGGCCATCGTCATGGTCTTCAGCTTGGTTATCTGGGAGGCGTCAATCTCTCCACCCATGTATTTCTCGCCAATGCCCTCGACCATCGCGGCCATGATGCCATCGAACAGCCTGAGCTGGTTCATTTCGTTGATCTCGGCGTCAGTCATGCCAAGGATGTGCTTCTGCGCCCATGTCTTTGACATCTCGTCTCTGTCGGCGTACTTGGCGTACAGATCCATCTTCTGGGAGATTTCCTGGTTCGAGATGAACTTGGAATAGACATATGGTGGCGTGAACTCCACAAAGAAGTCGCTTTCCTTCAACTGGCACTGCTGCCATATTCCACGCAGCTTCAAATGGACGATGAACGAGTCCTGAAGAGCCTTTGCGAACTTCATCTGGATGTTCAGCTCCAACTTTGAGAAGGAGAACTCCTCCTGTGTGATTTCGGTTGAAGCACGATAGGAATTGGATTCAAGATTGTCCCATCTTGTGTATGGAACGCCGAACTGCTTAATCATTCGCTTCAGGAAGAACTTGAGGTCTTCAATCTGGTCGTATTGGGCAGTCTGTTCAATCGTGGAGACTGTGGTTCCATCGTTCGCATTTGACTTCGGAAACACCCAACTGTCCAGCATTGAACTTGGATTGTAGGTCTTGCCAATCATGGAGTTGTTGGATTGCCTGTCAATCTTCGCAACTTTCTTCTCGGACAACTTCTGGGCGAACTTCCTCACGTACTCGTGCGCAACCTTGTCTGCCATTCCACCAGTCGCTATGTTGAAGAGCAACCTCACTGGAGCCCGCGTCACCCTCATGATCACGGCGGCGTCCTGCAATAGAACCAACTGATAGTACGCCTGCTTCACGCCCTCGATTATGGAATATGTCACCCTCCCATTCGGGGACTTCTTGTCGTGGGAGAAGTAGGTTATCTGTGGGAACAGCAAGGGAACAACATTCTGCGCGGAGCTGAAGTCCAATCCACGATAGCCATTCGTGTAGATGGTGTTGAATATGGCGGAGTTCTGGGAATAATACGCAGAGAGCGTGTATTGAAGCTCCTGTGCATACTTGTCAAGGTCAAAGTAGATGCCACAATTGTCCCCTGTCGCCTGGTTGATGAGGATGTCGTAGAAGTCGTTCCTCAACCTCTTCACACCAATGATTCCCAATGTGGGAATGTCGTGGTTGATGATGTTCTCCCAGCAGACTTCGCCCTCGATGACATAGGTTCTGATGATATCCACGATGTTGTTGCGGATGTCGAACAGCTTGATGAAGTTCTCAAACTCCTTCTGAATCAGATCCTGTTGTTGCTGGTTCAACTTGTCCGAAATGTCAGGGGAGAAGTTCAATCTGATGAACTCGCCAGTCGAGGAAACTGTAAGGAAGTCAGACGCGATTTCGTTGATGCACCAGTTGCATTCTGGGAATTCCGAGATTGCCCTGTACTGCCACAACCTCTGGCACTTGTCGGTGATGAGGGGGATGTAGTTGTGGTCGAACTCGTCGGAGACATAGCCGAAGAACGCAGTTGAGATTCCAGGATTCTGGAGCGAGACGATCCCCTGCTTGTCGATTATCTTCTCAATCTTGCTGGTGTAGGATTTGAATGTCTCGAAGTTTCGGTTCTGCGCCAGAATCTGGATTCTATCGTCTTTCTCTGATCCAGCCTGTCCAGCGCCCTACGTGTTCAACTTGTTCACCCTGTCAACAGGTGAAGCAGATGCAGTCAATACGCTATGGTTTGTGTTGTTCGCCATGTCAGCTATGTCCTAAACTCAATTATACTCATTTCGTATTTACCATTCAGAAAACAGAAAAGGTGCCGTGGGCAGTAAAAAGGAACAAAAACCCCACGACACCTAGATTTTGAATTGGTTCAGAACATCACCCCATCCAAGAGCCAAGAACTTGCACATTGGCATATTTGTTAAAGTTGGAATCCCAGCCATTCAAGGCGTAGATTGATCCAATGTCCTGACCATCGCCACCCTGGTTCATTTCAATGCAGAAGATTCTGTCCCCATCCTCGATCCGCTTCTTCAACGTCTCAAGGTCAGCCCACTTTGGCAATTCAAGTTTCTTCCCCTCGGCAATCAAGTCCTGCGTGTTCAGGATTGTGTTCATGGTGATTTCGCAGATTCCCATGTGGTCATCTCGGGAAAATGGATTGTCCCTGTTCTTCCTGTCGCAGCACTTCATGATGTTCTCAACAACCTTCTTCCGATACTTATCGTCAGTTTCATTGAACTTGTAGTGTCTGATGCTCCATCGCATCAATTGGGAGTTGATTGTCACTGCCTCTGCCTTGTCAACGTCGTTCCACTCAGGGGCCCAACCAACTTCAAGTTCCCCAATGAAGAGCAGTTCGTAGGAATTCATGCAGAAGTCAAGATTGCGCCGATTGAACTTGTTCAATTCCTCAATGTACTCGTCGTCATATACCACATCCCTGTCGTCTGAGCATGCCCGAACAACATCGTCAATGAAATCCTCCTGCCTGTAGTTCTTTGGAAGAACCACAACGAAGCTGCTTGAACTTGAATTGCTCACATAGTCACTTCTGATTTTCATCTATTTTCTCCTTCACTTCCAGCCTGTCCAGAATCCTTCCAAGGAATGTGTCCTTGTCCAGGAAGTCGTGTTCAGAATCTGAATCGTCAGGTCTAAACCCAAACTTCTTGAAATACTTGTAGAGGAACGCAAGGTTGCCCATGGACTCCTTGTCCCAGTCATCGCACTCAAAGCCCAATTCGGCTATGTCCTCTGGGTTTAAGGGGTCGGCATGGGTGTCGGTGACCCCATCGTACGGACCATCAATGTAGTCCCCACAGAACCTCTCAGGACTGAACCAGTCCAACCAATCGTCTTCTGATGCTCCAACTGTGCGGACGCCAATGTTCATTGTCTCGCCCAAAGGGTCAAATGCGTCATGGATGCAGTCCCCGAAATCGTCAAGGAACATCTTCGCGGCCTTCGCTGCATCCTTCTTGATTACGAAGGAGCTGGAACTTGAATTGCTCACATAATCTGCTCTAACTTTCATTTGTTCATTCTCCTGTCAATGGTCGTTTGACCATCTAATGATTTTGGGGTCAAATAGATTACCCATGTCCTCGTAAAGGCTTCTCACATAGTCCTCGTCGCTGTCATAGCCCTCAACGGTGTGTTCATCGTCTTCTCCAGAGAACTCAACGCATTCAATGCCGTTCACTTCCTTGTGGTAATATTCAATCTCTGGTGGTCCGTATTTTTCAATGTACCGAACAAGGGTTTCCCTGTCAACGATGAAACTTGACGAACTGGAGTTGCTAACATAGTCTGAACGGATTTTCATTTGATTTCCCCATGCCAATCAACCACATTCGTTGAAGAAAGTCGTGCCACCAGCATCCGAACCACCAGTGACGATGGCAACTTCATCGTACTTTGCATCCAATCCCTTATCGTTGAGCGCGTCAACAACTCGGGTCTTGTACTCCTTCAAGGTCTCTGTGTCCTTCATCTTGTTGTCTCCAGACTTCATGTCATAGCCAACAAGAACTTCCTCAACCTCGTCCCAATCTCTTCCTGCAATCTGGAAGTCAAGACCAAGTTTGTCAAGTACAGTATACAGAACCTCAGAGAGAGATTCCTGCTCAATGAAATCGTCAAGGGACTCGCATTCGCTTTCGTATTCCTTGTTCAAGTCCTCCAACAACTTGGCCTTGTCCTTCACCAATGTGTCCATCAGCTTGTCAGCATCGGAAAACACCTTCCCAACTATCACGAAACTGGATGAACTCGAATTGCTGACGTAGTCTGTTCGGATTTTCATGTGTCTGCTCTCCTTCAAATGTCAAGGTCCGAACCACGGATGCTGTGGTAATCAAAGTGGTCGTCCCCACTGATTTCAATTTGCTTGTACCTGGTTTCCATGATGGTTGCAACCTGAACAGCATTGGTCAAGTCCTCGCCAAAATCGTCTCCACACTGGCAGTAGATTGAACCATTCTTCTTCTGAAGAACATTTCGTATGTAGTCAATCTGCTTGTCATCTTCTGAAATGTACTCGGAGTCAACTGAAATCTCAAAGTCAAGTTCGTCGTCGTACTTCCACACATCCACCTTCGGACCAAATGCCGAAAAGGCCTTCTCCTCAAACTCCTTCAATTCGTCCTTGGATTCCAACACGCATCTGAGGATGATTCCATTGACGTGCTTGAGCAGCTTCATGAATCCATTGTCAATGCAGGCTCCCTTGTCATCCCCAAAGTCAATGATGAACGAGCTGCTTGAGCTGTTGCTTACATAGTCACTTCTGATTTTCATTTGAATGTCTCCTTGAAAAAGTTCTTGATTTCCAAACTCACTTCGTCTTGCCAAACATCGGCCAAGTCCTCGCTTCGCCTCAGATTTCTGTTGTTCCAATCGTATTCGTAGTCATCGTCCATTTCGTCCTTGTCGGAACACACAACGGAGAAACTCTCAACCCCACCAATGGCACCACAAGCCTTTCTGAAACTCTCCTCAATCTTCTTGAGAAGCTCGTCAGTTGTAGATGCCTTGATGTCATCTCGCGCATTCGCACAACCATCGGCCCAATAGGAATACACTCTGAATCTCATGACTTTTCTCCCTTGTTGAAGTAGTCCTTTCCCCATTCTTCCTTGATTTCACGTTTCACCTTGTCCCATACATCCGAAAGGTTCCGGTTCCTTCTCAGGTTTTCCCAATCCCATTCGTACATGTCAGGTTCTTCACCATCGTCCTCTTCCCAATCCTCAATATATGGACGGGAAATCTCAAACGCCTCAACGCCAGTGAATCCACATGCATGTTCAAAGAACTTCTGCATTTCATCAAACAGTTCATCGTAGGAATTCGCTTCAATCGTTCCATCTTTGGAAGCGCAATAATTAGCCCAACTGCAATGTATGGCAAATGTCATCGTATTCTCTCCTTAATCAATTGTCGTTTCCACCACGGATGTAGGATTCCTGGAATCTGAGGAAGTTGTACAAGGCATCCTCCGACTCGAACATTTCCATGCACTCGCCCTCTGACGATGCAGATTGGTGGTCAATGTAGTAGTTGTCGTTCAACATGCTGTAGCCATAATAGCCACGCTCGTCGTCATGCCAGATGTGCATCTTGATTGCATCCTCGTTCAACTTGACATTGAACCCGAACTGTTCCTTGCAGACCTTCTTCACCATGTCGTAGAGTCTATCGAAGTCCTTGCCTGTGAACTCCCTCTTGTGGTCCGGCTCCCTTCCACTAATCTTCTCAAGGAACAGGTAGAGCAACTGGATTCCAACGAAGTTCAACTTGCCTTCAAAGGTGCATGTGTCCTCCCATTCCCATCCAAACTGATGCTTGCCATTCTGACATGGGATTTCATAGCAAGTCCAGTCATTCGTGTAGGACGAGAAATCTTGCTGGATGTTGTCGGTCTGGTCTTCGCCATTGTCGGCTATTATGATGAACGAAGACGAAGAACTGTTGCTGACATAATCGCTTCTGAGTTTCATTTCTCAACACTCCGTTCCACCATCAACCATGCAGTCAATCTCAATGTTGTCCTTGCCAGTCATTTCCTTCAACCTGTCGGCAATCCTCTTCTCAAAGTCCTTCCTTGTCTCGGAATCCTTCATCTTCTCATACCCCATTCCAATGCAGACCTCATCATAGTAGTTCTCCAGTCCATACTGGAAGTCCAAGTCCTTGAACTTCTCCTCAAGGGCTTCAACTATCTCGCCATTGCTCCACTCGCTGTAGTCCTCTGGGGTGTCCTGGTATTCAGAAACCAGCTTGTTGTATTCGGCAATCTTCGCAAGTTCCTCGTTGTCAAACGCATGCCCCACAACCATGAAGCTGCTTGAACTTGAGTTTGAAACATAGTCTATTCTGATTTTCATCGGCGTTTCCTTTTCCTACTACATTATACAACATTTTGGACAACCTGTAAAGCCTTAAGTTTCTCTCTGACCTCAGTTATTGCCTTCCCCAAGAGGTTCTGCCCATTCCAGTTCCTTTCGTCAAGAACCCCCTTTTCGGCTATGCTCATTCTGATTCCCCATATCCCATCGCTGGGAGAAGCCTCAACGAATGTCTTGCCATCGAATTCTGGATTCAGAAGCTTGTTCCTATGCCACTTGCATTGACTGAATTTGGCGAAGTTGACATCCCGCATGATGTTGTATCTGACTTCCGCCCATTTCTTGTCATCATATCCCTGAACCCATCTTCCACAGTGCTTGCATTCCATTGGGTCGTCCTTCTCGTCAAGAATTGCCTTGCTCATTATTGGGTCATTGAACAACTTTGCCTTTGCCCACATGAACGCCTGCTCCGTGCAGAAGAACTCGTGGCTTTCTCCCATATACTCCCACGTGAACTTGCATCTTGAAAAGTTGGAGAGGAAACTGCCGTAGAACAGCACATACTTGTCAGTGACCCTGTAGCCATCCTCGTGAATCACATCCACCTTCTGGGGTGGATCTGGATATCTTGTGGTTCTCAACTCAACCGTCCTTCTCTATCCAACGAAGAAACGCCCACCTTCCATCTCAAGGAACTGGTTGACCCGCATTTCCCTCGTACCCTTGATTTCTGAATTCAGTTTCCCATCAAGAGCCTTGCCCAGACTGCGGAAAGTCTCCTTGAACAACCTGTCAATCTCGGCCCGATATTCAAGGTTCGTGTCGCGAAAGGTGTCATCAACAACCTCAACATTCCCACAGTTGTCAAGATCAATGTAGATTATCCTGTCATATCCCTCTATGGACTTCTTCACCTTGTTGAACATTTCATCAAGGTCAGACTGGGTGATTCCAAGTTCGGGATTGTGTCTGAACAGATACATGGTGTAGACATATGCGTCGATTGGGGAGCGGTCCGTCATGTAGTTTCCATCTGGCATCTTCTGGATTATGTCAAGCTGCTCAACCAAGGTGTCAAGGATTATCTTCTGCGCCTCAAGGTTGCCGTTCCTGTTAATCTGAAGTCCAGCTTTCCTTATCTTCTCGCGGTAGTCGCATCCAACAGTGTGGAACTCGCTCAGAGAACCCTTGAACTTGTCCATTATGTCGCCGATGAAGGTGGATTTCCCAGTGTTCTGCGTTCCAATCACGCCAACAACAAACTTTTTCTTTTCTTCCATTATAGTTTTTTCCTCAAATTGTCAATGTTCCAAGCTTGGAAAGACTTGCCTTCGGCCAATGAAGAGACTCCAAATAGTCCCCATATTTCCTCTCCCAATCCTCTTTCGTCTCGTTCTTGTGAAGATTGTAGAACTTCATGAGCCAGTCCCTGTTCAACCGGATTCTACCAAATGGCTTGGCATCGTCAGGTCCGAAATACCCCACCACTTCAAGGTAGAAACCTTTGTCCTCGATGTTGTCCATCCATCTGTCAAGCATGTTGCAGTACTTCTGCCAAGCCATTTCCTTGACCGTACCAATCCCCAACTCGAATCCTGGACATCCAATTCCACCAGTGTCGCCATATTGCCCACCCTTGAGGATATAGTACCTGTCAACCCTTATGTCCTCAAACACTTCGTCGGTAATGGGTTGCTCTGCCACATCTGAAGTGCCTCCAGCAAATGGGACGATTGCCGCCACGGCGACTGCGCCAAATATGAATTCCCGTCTTGTTGTCTTGTCCATTGTGGAATTTCCTTTTCAACAACAACAATTATACAAGAAACATGCCGAGATGGATGCGATGTTATGTTCCGCGCGCCAAAAGGTAAATATATCCAAACACACATACATCCACACACAACAACAACAACACAACCATGGTATACGAAACAAAGACACTTGAACTCTGCCATAGACCGACAGAGGCCGGATAGAAGGAATACCACATCATGCTTGAACGCAAAGCCGATGAAATGTTGTTCAAGCACAAGCATCCATTCAAGTATTGGTGGCAAAGGCTTGGGAATCTCATCAAAGAGGGGGATTCAACATGGAGTGGTGCGCATTATCCACCTGACAGGAAATTCAAGGATGGATTTGAATACACCAACTGATGGCAGGCAACAAAGACATCACATCTTTCTTGCCATTGAATTTGTGTAAATAACATTGGATAGTTGGTTTAATCATGGGTAATTCTAGTTTAATCCTTAGAAAATTGCATGCCAATAGAATCCTTGTTCAACAGAGCGACAAGGACAGATGCACCACATTCATATTGGATGATGGCACTGTCTTGACATACGACATCGTGGGAAACCTTGACTTGGATTGGTTGGTTGAGCATGGTTTGGCGGTAGATGCTGGTGAGGGAGAGCAACCCACCACCAGACAACCTTCTCGCAGGTTGGTTCAAATGCTCAACAACATCGCGCAAATCAGAGTTGGATCAAACGTGACAATGCTGGGTGGTGGAGTTGTCGGTCCAAATGTGAGGCAAGTGACAATCAATGGTTCAACCACGCAGATTGACGGAAATGCATTGGCGTCAATCAACCCAGAATTCAAAGTGACGTTCGTGATGATGACCAACAAAGAGGTGAAAAATTCACCAAACTATCCTTGGGGCATACAGGAGGAAAACGTGGCGAAAGTTATAGTTCCAAAGGTGGCGGAAGCCACAGACCCATCGCATACAGTGTTCACATTTCAAGATGGTGAAAGCGAAGAATACGACATAACGGGTGCTTTGACGAACCAATTCATGATTTTGGAAGGATTCAAGGCACATTTATCTGGTGTATCTGGCATCCCCTATGTTTTCAGGGATGAACGCAAGATAACCCGTGTGGACATTGGTTCTTCAGTGACAAGCATAGAGAAGTCGGCGTTTGAGCGGGCACCATACCTTGTCACAGTCAAGATGGCAGAAGGAGTTCAATCCATAGGAGAGAAGGCTTTCTTTCAATGCCCGAAACTATACACAGTCTTCATTCCAAGCACCGTGCAGAGCATTGGTTCATATGCACTTGGTTCTTGCACAAATCTCAGCAAGTGGACTCCAGTCACATTCTATGTGAAGAGCGAAGCATAGATTCCCAATGCGAAATCAATCATGTTGGGCGCAGGATTGCTCAAACAACAAAGCGATGCCGTCTATTATAAGGTGCTTGAACAGCCAGAGGAACCAGAGATTGAATATGTGCGGATCTCCTTCTTCACGAATGGTGGCGAGCAGGCGAATTTCACAGAGGATGTGGAAATTGGAAAAACGTTGACTGAAGTTCCTCCTGCTCCAACAAGGGAGGGATATAATTTTCAAGGCTGGTGGACGGAGATTGAAGGTGGTTCGCAACTGGACATAGACCAAACATTCCAAGAGCCAATCATATATTATGCCCATTGGGAGCCAAAAACCTACTCGGTGATATTCAATGCGAATGGGGGTGGCGAAAACACAACCATGACAGGGACATATGGCTCGACGCTTGGCACATTGCCCACACTGGAACGAGATGGGTATGATTTTGGTGGTTGGTGGACTGCAGCGAGTGGCGGGAACCAGGTATCGGCCTCAACCACTATAACAGGCAACATCACATACTATGTCCATTGGATTGAAAACAAGCCTGAACCTGAGCCTCAACCAGAACCAGATCCATCAATCGCAAATGTCCATCTCATAATCGCATCCACAAGACAAGTGGGGGAGAAAATTGGTGAATTGCCAACAGCCAGTCTGACAGGGCATGTGTTCGATGGGTGGTGGACGCATGAGGTTGATGGAGAGACGATAGACGAGTCCACCATTGTCCAAGATGCAAATGTCTATTATGCACATTGGCTTGATGAAGATGAGAAGCCTGAACCTGAACCCGAGCCTGAACCTGAGCCATAGATGTTCAACATCCATCTGGATTGGGGATTCGCGCAGACTTCGCTCTCCCTTCTTGATGGAACGATGTTCAATCTTCCTGATTCAAGCAGAACAGGCTATGTGTTCGATGGATGGTACACAGCGCAAAATGGTGGAACCCATCTGGAATCCCCCATTCAAATTTCACGCGACATCGGCATTTTCGCACATTGGACGCCAATCGAGTATGCGATTTCTTATGACATGAACGGGCACGGGGAGATTCCATCAGAAGCTTTGACGCATTACAATGTTGAAAGCCAGAGATACTTGCCTCCAGCTCCAAATGGCATTGTTGGATTTGAATTCAATGGTTGGCTTCCTGTGGATGTCCCCCATGGCTCCACTGGGGATGTCAGATTCACTGCCCAATGGAAGGTGGTTGATCCTGAACCCGAGCCTGAACCCACACCAGCAACAATAGCATTGGATGGAAATGGTGGGGTTGTAGAAAGCAACACATTGCATTTCAATGTGGGTGACATGGTTGATTCTATTTCGGAAACTGCAACCAGGACTGGATATGTCCAAGATGGATGGTGGAACTCCCCAGACGAGGATGGCGAAAAAATAGAGATTGGGCATGTGATAATTGGGGATGAGACTTGGTATGCCCATTGGAAATTGGTTGAGTATCCAATACATTATGACATGGCAGGGCATGGTGAACAACCAAAGGATGCACTGACCACAAACTCGGTGGAGATCGACTACGACTACACACCACCCTCGCCTGACCCAGTTGAGGGTTGGACATTCAATGGTTGGATGCCACCATTCAAGCCAGCAAACCACACATGGGCGTTCACATTCACAGCAGATTGGATTGAAGATGATCCAGAACCTGATCCAGAACCACAACCCAAAGATGGCAAAGTCACATTCACAATGGAAGACGGAACCACCCACACATTCGATTTGGGCGATGAACCATTGTCATTGACATGGATGGCGCGCCATGGTTTCTATGACTATTCGCTTAGATGGGTCAAGCACATCAAGAAGGCAGTGATTGGCGACGATGTGGCGATTGCAGAAGATGGCGACGCAATCTTCAACGAATCCCCTGACCTAGAAGAAGTGATTATTGGCGACAATGTGGGTTCTTTAATCTACTAGAAACCCTATGGGCAAATCTGGCAGTTCGTGGGATGCGTGAACTTGGAAAACATGGTGGTCTCAGAATCCAACCCCAACTATTCATCTGTGGACAATCTGCTCCTCTCCAAGGATGGAAGCATATTGTTGCGTTGTCCACAAGGAAGGAAGACCACCTTGACAATCCCAGAAAGCGTGGTGGAAATTGGGAGAGAGGCTGTCATGGCATGCTTGGAATTGAAAACTATCCAGATTCCACTGCATGTCCAGAACATAGGGATAGACGCATTTCTGAACAACAAAGACTCCACGACAGGCAAGGGACTGACACAGGTCATGTTCGTGGGAAGAACCATCCAGCAGGTGAGGGAAATGGCGAACTACCCATGGGGTCTGGACGAATCCATCATATACGCCGAGGACAAGCAACCACCAGAAGAAGAAGGGGGAGGAGAACAGACAGAACCCACGCCACCAGAATGGGATCCCACCAACACAACATGGAACTATGACGATTGGGAGGATTTGGATCCTGAACTCAAGCAGGAATTCCAATAGATAGACCAGCAATATCCCACGCCGCATTTCCCTGATTATGCAGAAGTGAGACAATACTACGATTCATTGCCTGCTCTCCCAGAAGGAGAGTTCGCCAATACACATGGCACAACAGAAGATGATGTGGGAATAGACGATTGGATTGCCGAGTCAGAACAAGGCAATGAGGGATTCGTCGTCATCACCAGAGATTCAAATGAGACTGATGAAGAGGAGGAAATTTGACATGGGTAGATGGACTATTAAAACAACCGTTTACAATGGATCCAGCCTGGGAACCATAGAAAGATAGATTGTTCCTGATGAGGGCAATGAGTGGGAACAGTGGACACATGAAAGATTGTGGTTCCATCCTGGAAAAGGTGTTCAAATCGAAACAATCACTGTATCTAAGAAAAATCGAAGCAGAACTACAGATAGAAGTGGCAATTGGAGTGAATGGAGTGAATGGTATTATTATCCAGATGTAACAATCAGCGGTTGTGGTTGGAGAGATTCCACATTGACACAAGGCACATTGAACCCCTACGATGGAACACCAAACCAAGAACTTGCAGGATGCATTAATCTTGAGGAGTATTCCAACAATGGCTACACAAATAGATACTCATTTGGTCTTGAAGAAGAAACAGTCATAACCATAACAACAACATCCAGTGAGCATGAAAGCAGCCATGTGAATGTTCACCTCGTTGGATGTGAAGGAATATAGCCATATTATTTCATGTTTGGAAAGGCGTTATACTTCATGGTTCGTACCGAATCTCCACATACGTACACCAACTGGGTGTGTTTTGACGACACATACACATTGGATGGTTCAGACCCCAATGGATTGTCAGGAGATGGTTCTGATCCAGAAGAACACAACATGCCCAGTAACATGTATGTTTGTTCTAATTTGGATTCTGGAAGAGGAATAAACAATTCCATTCATTCTATATCAGTTAATTGGAAATAGACAAAGAGCTATGAAACAACAATTGATTCCTATAACAACACCAATCAACCAGTATCCTCATTGAATATTTGTATTTATCCATATGGGGATGGGCCGAAAATCCAGACATTGTTGGTGTATGTGGACAGTTTCTTCGCACTATACAGACCATGGCTGGAACTGCAGGAAATTGATGTTGGTGAATATAAGTCCCCAAAAAGGGCAAAGGTTGTCACAACCAACCAAGATGGTGAATTTGATCATATGTGGATTCCCTGGAAACAGGGAATGAACAATCCAAACAACAAGTGGATTCAACAATCAGATGAAGTATATCCAGCATCTGATGAGGCTTTCTATAGTGTCAACCAATACAAAAAACCCGAAATAGATGTGGCACATAGATGGATCAAATACACAAATAATTACTATGGCAAAGTTGATGAAGAACCAAACATCATCAAATTTGTGGAATTCAACGAAGAGAGTCATCCAGACCAAATTGGATGGACATATCCTTGGGCCAGGTTCGCAAATCATTGGGCTGTGACGAAGTGGAACGGGGGGGCAACCAACCCCGATTATGTCAGAATAGTGCATGAGTGCTTTCCAATCAATGGATTGAAGACCAATATAACCCTATATCCTGTGTTCAAGCCATGGGCAGAGTGCGATTTTACCATGTTCAAAGAATGTCCTCCTGGAAAAGGTGAACCGTTCTCCAAAACTTCAATTAGTTTTCTCAAAAGGATATTAGAAAAACATTATTGCAACCCATTTGGTGATAGTTTTCGTCAACACTGGTATGTCGATGCTAGGCAAGAAACACATAAAAGCTGGTCAGTGATTTCCAGATACTTGAAGACCATATCTCCATTCAAAAACGAATTTTGGTTTTTGCATGGTGCCCGAAAGGAGTATTCATTGGATCGAATCAATGACAAGTACAATGGATATTCAGCTTTGGCATTTGAAAATGTCATTTTTGAGGGAGGGTTGGATGGTTGTATAAAAAACGATCTCTTTCGGAAGTTGCACGACATTCACATGAAATGGAATCCAACATCCAGTCTTGGGCTTTGGTTTGCAAGTTGCTATTCGGGAGGAATGCAAAGTGAACCCACTCGTCCTGTTCTACATAACTGTTTAATATCAGACACATCGAAAATCCTACCTGGGGTGTCTGACATATGTTGCATATGTGGGGCGACTGCTCAACATACATCTGTTGGGAATTTAAGAGATGGATTCTTTAGTGACATGTTGGTTAGAACCATATACACAAATTCATCATTGAGAGATTATCTTTCATTGACTATTGGTTTCAACAACAGAATCAACAATCTGGTATGTCAGGTATTTGCTGTGTTGCGCGAATTCTTCAATAAAAACTTCAATTTGATGATGGATATTCTCAGACCAGAATTGGAGCAACAATGGCTGGACACCAAGCAACAGATCCAAGACGATTTGAACAACAACGGAGAGAAATATTTTAGATATGAACTGGATTTGGATGAAATAGACGATAGCACTGATCTATATTTTTATCCAGAATAGAAGAAGTACCATATCGCTGACAGTTTCGTTGGTTATATAAAAGATTTGGTGAGCAGTAAGGTGTTCAAAAAAAACTTGCATACAGATAGATATTTCTTGGAATTGCCCATTGGTTAGGAAGAGGATGACGAAAATCCACCTGAACTGAATGAACTTATTGCTAATATGGCAAGATTCAAAGATCAGCAGAAGAAACTGAAAAAATCGTTGCAAGACATAGGACGTAAAGCCTCAATGGGCACTAACGCGAATTTTTGGAGTTGTGTGTTAAATGCTTTCTATGTTCCCCACATGGTATGTTCTGGGAAATTCCTTTCCAACAAGCCATTCTTGAAGAATCCAGACGATGAAACCGATAACTGGCTGGCATCAGATGACGACTTGGAATAGTTGTGTGAAACAACCATCCACAATCTGGACAACTGACATTCCACATCATCGGACTTGTTTCAGATGATCCACAATCTTCTGGATTGACTTGACATCTTCTTTGCGCAGGATGATTTCATCGAATGCGCCATATCTGGACTTGTGCCCAAAGATGTATTTCAATCCATGCCACATCCTCTTCCAGAAGCCTTTGCTGTCCGCAAGATGAACCTCAACATACACTTCATTGTCTGAACCATCCCAACGGACAATCATCTGATGTTCGCAGGATGAGCATTCGCACAGAAGCAATATCTCGTTGTCGTTCTTCAAGTCTCTCAACCCTCATGCAGGTTCCATGTCAAGGCACAGTGCTTCAAGTCCTTCCAGGTGAAGTTCTTGCCGTTGGCGAAGTCCCATAGCTCCCCATGTTCCTTGTCGAATGCTGAAAGGTACTTCTCGTCAATGCGCATCATGTCCATGAACGCCTGGTCGTTGAGATTGACCCTACCCTTCTTCACAAGCCACTCAAGCACGATTTCGCAGATGCGGTCAAAGGTGTAGGACTTGGATTCCCACTTGCTTGAACACTCCACCCAATCTTTCTTCTTGGCATCCCAACGTTTCTCGCCATTTCCATTCTCGCTCAATTTCTCTCCACACAGTGTGTTGTCGTCGGCATGGACGAAGAACTTCGCAACCTTCGACTTGATTACATCAAGGTTCGTCATGATTCCCATGTCCTTGCGCAGTTTGATTGCGAAATCCAGAATCTCCTTCTCAACCGGGACATAATGACCATAGCATCCAGTCTTTGGGTCTTTCTTGTCCGACCTTATGAACCTGGTTGGCATGTTCTTCTTGATTGGATTCACTGCATACTCACGGATGTCCCAGAACGAGATTCCATACACATCGTAGAGCTTGTCCATGATTTCGCGGTAGGTGGAATACGCCGAGCCACTGGCAATCTTCCCCTTGTTGTCCTCGGAATCCTCGTCCGTGACTTTCTTGCAGTTGTTCGCGTCCCATCCCTTGAGCAGATTTCCCCAGAGGTCAATTGCCTCCTTCCTGTCGGCCTTGTCGGTCATGTCATACACCCAGAACGGACCGAAATGCCCATACTTCAGCTCCTTCTTATGGTATTCTGGATACTCCTTCGCGGACTTCGCGCGCTGCTTCACGCTGCGCTTGTAGTCATCCCTGCCATAGGTGTCAATCAGCGCGTCAAGGATGTCCTGCTTCGTGATGTTGAAATGTTCGATCAGTTCGCAATTCGCAATCACGAACGAGCTGGAGCTGGAGTTTGAAACATAGTCAGAACGGATTTTCATGTGGATTTCCTTTCCACTACATTATACAACAATCTGGATTAGAAGTAAATGCCAAGTCTGTCAACTATCTCGCCGAGGGGTTCAATTCCACCCTGCTCGTTCACAATCATTACTTCATTGAATTTCCGACTGGTGGTGATGTGCTGGATTCCAAGCCCACTGTAGTAGACATCAATCATGGGAATGGGCTTGTTCATTACCCTGAACGATTCAATGGAAGACACGCAACTCGCGCCATCTTCTGATTTCAGCAATACCGTGCGTCCAATGAGGAAGGACAACTTTGCTGCGATTTCATTGGTGTCAAGCTCAATACTCATAGTTCACCTCTGCTTTCTCCAAAAGTTCCTTCAATTCATCCGACATTTCATCTGACTTCACAACAAGTCTCTTCTCGTCTGAAGTCAAGTCCACGTAGTTGTCCCTCATACGCTTCACGGTCTCGTCTGGGACATTGTGCTGGTTCTGGAACTGGGTCTTGAGGTGGATGTACACGACTTTGTAGCCATATTCATCAGCCATGTCGAAATACGCCTTTCTGTCGGATGGCTTGATGTTGGTGTTCGACACAATCAAGTTCGCCCCATGGGACATGACCTCCCTTGCGTTGTCCTGACACCACTTGTGCGCCTTCCAAAGCAGCTTGGGGTTGAATGCGTACTTCCCCTTGCCCAAGATGTACCAGAACTCGTCTGCCTCGCATATCTCGGCAATTGGCTCTATGTACTTTTTCGCAATGTTCTGAATCAATTGAGCCAATGTGGATTTGCCAGAACCAGCTGCACCAGTTATGAGGAATAGATACTTGTTGTTATCCATTATATGCCTTTCTCAATTATCCCAATAATGCTTTACATTTCCAGCATCATATCCAACACGCAATGCCTCCTGAATGATATCATGGTAGATGTCGTCCTTGATTGCTTCCCGGTTTTCAACAATGCCATACTTGTCCAGAATCGCATCAAGTTTCTTCATCCACTCATCCATTGTAGGCCTTTCTGAGATTGTCCCCAACCTCGTCAGCCAATTTGGACATCTTCTTGTATATGTCATCGCAGTAGGTGTGGTTGCTCTCCATCGTGACTTGCTCAAGCTCCTCCATGAAGGAGTTCCAAGCCTTGCAGGCGCGTTTTGCCCGCATCTTGACCCTCGCTTGGTCGATTCTATGATATGCCATTAGGCGTTTCCTTTCAATCTATTTCTTCCAATGAAACTGGAAATCTTCTTGACAACAATTCTTTGTACTTCTTTGGCACTCCCCTTTGAAGGACAGGAACCATTATCCCAAACTCGTCCTCATACGCATTGCCAGTAAGCATGACATACTTGAAAGCCTGCTCCTCCCACTTGTCCTTGCACTGCCTGTTGCTGTGGATGATGAAGGACTGGCGTGGGTCTTCCTCGTATACTGCTTTCGCTGCAATTGGCTTGCCGGCAACTGCTGTGTCAGGCATGATGGGTTCGTCAAGGCTTTCTTCAAGCATCTCGGCGTCCTCTTGACCAACAACCTTGTAATTCTCCTGCATGTAGTCGGAAACCGCGTCACGAATCTTCTCTGCCAGAAGGTAGTCCCAGCACTTCGCCACGGTGTAGTAGTCAGTGCCACCATTGAAATTGATGTCGTATTCCAGTCCCGAAGAGGTATGAACTTCCTCAATCTCAACCTTGCTTCCCTTCTTCGTGAAAAACTTGTTGTCCATATATGCCTCTTTGCTGTCAAGGTTATTTACCAAACTTCGCATTGATTTCCCACCTCTCGCAGAACTTGAAGTAGTCTTCCGAAAAGGCGAAGAACCCAAGAATGCTGTCAGTCCCAACCAAACTGAACCAACGAAGATACGACCATACTTCAAGCCGGCGTATCCCCAACTTTGTCCCAATCCAATAGCAGAACTTGTAGAACTTGACCTTCATTCAACAACTCCTTGTTTCTTCTTCGTCATTGAGGGCGAATGGTGCGCCTGTGATTTCACAAATCTTCTTGTGTGCCATGCAAGCCAATTCCTCGGCCCAGATGTAGCCATCGTCATGGAGATCCCCAAGCGAACCCTTTGCTGCATTGCGAAGAGCATCTGCCGTCTTGCATAGCATCTCAACCTCAAGCAGGTCGTTCTTCCTGCTCAATTGCCTTGCGATTTCCCACAAGGCGCGTTCCCTGGACATGTACATCTTCCCAGGTCCGTCGCCACAGCATTCATCGTAGGTTGGTAGCATCTCAGTCCTCCCTCCACTCGACGATGTTGATGTCGTGCTGCCCTGCATACACCTTGGCGTCGAGCTTGTTGTAGAAATACTCGATGCACTCGCCATTGAGCGGGTCAACCATTTCCCACTGTGTAGAGCCATCAACGCAAATCTCATACCAGCAAACAACGTTTCTCATTTTGTTCTTCTCCTATCCGGTGAATGTGATATTGCTCAATCTTCCGGCCAGTTTCCATCATCCCGGCTATAATCCTCTTCAAAGGAATCGTCCTTTGCGTCACTCCATCCCTGTGAATATGCATCATTCAGAAGTGAAGTCAATTCCTTCTCAATCTCCTCCCTGTCGGTAAAATCTTCAATCTTCCACCAATCCAGGATTCCATTCAATCTGTCCAGAAGTTCCTTGGGCATGGTTCAGTCATCCCAATTATCCTTGGCATCTTCACATCCCATGTCATACGCCTCGGTCACCACTTCGGAGAGGTCTTTCATGATGGCATCTCGGTCATTGACAATGGAATAACGTTTCAAGATACGTTCAATCTGCTTCTTGAATTTTTCGTACATACGATTCTCCTTCATGCAGCCCTGAAGCCAATCGGCCCACACTCTGGGACATACCTGCCACCTTGCCACTCGTTGGTGGATTCATCATTGTTGTCGTTGTCCCCAGATGAAGATTGGGGCTGATGGGACTTCCAATCGTTGTAGTCCTCCTCCTTCTCGAAGTGGATGAAGCCACCTCCAATGCCATAGGCAAGATGGCTCCATTTCGGCCAGTTCTCGCCAGTGCCATTGATCGTGACATGGACGCGATGACCCTTCACCTGGCATTCAGGCCTGGGATCGTTGATGATCTTCTGTATGTGCTTGTTCATAACAACTACAGTATACCATATCCCAGCGAGAATGTCAATACCCCTGGATCAATTGCTGCGAAGTTCCTTCTGGATTGCGGCAAGGCATTTCCCATTGAACGTGAACGCGGAAAGGGGATTGCCATAGAACCTCTTCGTCAAGGCCGGTAGAACCTGCTTGAGCATCAAGGTTCGGCCATTGTGGTCGTCAACATGCCAATCGTCAACAACCTTGAACTTCTTGCTCTCGTCCTCAATGAACGAAATCCAGTCTCCAACCTTCACCCCAAGGTCCGAGAATGTGCTTCCCCTCTTCTTTCTGCCCTTCACCTCAATCCTGTCCGGATTTGGGGTCTTGAATGGCTCAACCTTCTTGCTGGATTCAGTTTTCACAACTTCTGGCTTTTTCTCGTCCAGATGCTTCTTCACATCGTCCAGATGCTTCGCATCATGCTTTGAATCATCAAGATGCTTCGCATCATCAAGATGCTTCCCACCAAGGACATGGTTCATCACCAGCTTCTGGTTTCGGATGAAGTTCGCGTTCACAATCCCCTTCTCGGCGACATATGCCTGGTCAGACGAATCAAAGAACTCAAGCCATGTCGTCTTGAACTTCTTCCCAAGGTTCTTCCCATCGTTGATTTCATAGCCAGAACCTTGATACCCATCGTCAAGATCCATTGTGCTGTGCTTCCCAACGTAGATTCGGCCATCGTCAAGGCACTCCGTAAGGTAGAGTCCGTGGTAGTAGCCATCCTCGGCAAGATAGGGCGTTGTCTGTGTGCTGCGCCCAGGCTTCATCACGCCATTGTACATCTGGTAGATCTGCTTCTCGTCAAGGTCCGGCTTCAAGGACTTGAGCTGCAGTCTGTAGGTTGAATAGTCGGGTTCCATTTCTGTTTGCGTTTCCTTTCAATTAAGATACTACGATTCTAATGGCGTTTTTTCCAACTCGCTCTGCCTTGATGACACCTCTCTGATGTCTAATAACATCAACTTCCTCGTCATAGTCGTCTGTTCCCTTTGATACATCCCCATTTAAGGTGGAATTTATTGAATCATCATCTGCCGGAGTTTTTGATTCATTTACAAGTTTCCATTTCATACAGTAAATTATACCACCTGCATGATTGATTGTAAAATCAGTTCTTCATGTGGTTGATGAGGTTCCAGTTGGTTTCAAGCACTTTGAACAGAGTCACAAGCGCGTCAAGGTCGTCCTTCCGTTTTTCAACTTCGGGTTGGAGGTCAGGGATGTTCAGCCATGATTTCAACTTTTCGTTGAAAAAGAGCAGGCCCTTGTCTTCATCCTTCGCGTACTTCATGTTCAGTGAATCTCCGGCATAGACGTTGATGTTCGGACCAAAAATGTAAACGAGTTTCGCCACGTTGGAAAACTGGAATTCAGTGAAGTAGTGTAGTTTGGGAAGCCAGACTTTCTGAATCCAGATATTTGCCTTGTCCTCAGACGCACCCATTTCCCGAAGCTTGTTGTACATCTTCCTCATCAGGCGTATGGAGAACTGTCCACAACCGGCACAAGCATCGCATGTGGTGGATGTCAATGTCAAGTTTGAAATCTGAGGTTCAAGCATTTCGTCAACCAACCAGAGGGGCGTACATACCCAGCCAAAATCGCGAAATTGCTGCTTTGTCGTTTTCTGCTGTTGATTGTCGCCTTTACTGAAATGGGGAACTGACAAGTCAAGATGGGTCAGACCTGTAACTTCCTTGAACCTTGACTCTGATGTTTCAATGCTCATTGTCAATAGTTCATGATGATAAGATGCGTCACATTTTTGTTGTTTCTGTTCATGAAGCTCACCGAATATTTCTTGTCAAACGCCTTTATGGAAAGTCCATGCCCATCATATAGATTTCTGATGAAGTCCGTGTTTTTTATCACCATCATCCACTTACATGGACAATCGTCCAGAAGGTAATTCGCAAGGGCGCACTGCTCCGCTTTCCCAAATTCATTTCCATCGTAAGTACTGAATTCAGAATCATATGGTGGATCAAGGAACATGAAATCATCACTTGTTGGTGGATGCGCATTTATGAAATCTCGGAAGTCCATGGCTTCAATGGTGGTTTTCTCAAAATGCTCAATCAACTCCGGAGACTTCCAATAAGCAATCTTGGAGTCCAGAAAGTTCTTGTTATACCCCATCCCGCCATATGGGACGTTGAACTCCCCCCTTGGGTTGAACCTGAACATCCCACTGTAGGCATAGTACCTGAGAAATACATATAACGCCACTCTGCATGGAACCACGGAGGGGTCTTTGGTGTTGTATAGACTTCTGTAGTACGAATATAGCGAAGAAATGAACGCCGTTGTTAAGTTAGGGAAAATATCAGACTCAGGAAGTGCGCCATTCTTTGTGCTGATGTTCCTCATCCTATTGAACTTGGATGGAACGCAACGAACCAACTCACGCTTGAACAGACCATCATTAACAGTCAAGCCATTGAATATTAATTTGATGGCAGGATAGTTCTTCTCTATGAAGTCAAGCACATTTAAGTTTTTTTCTGTTCCCGACTTGTAGATGTCAACAAGTTCGTCCCTGTGCTCGTTCATGAACTGGTTCAAGTTTTTCCACGAGGAGTTAATGTTTTCGATGTCAAATAGAACCCGGGTATCTTGGTTTTTCAACGCCCGATAAAAATCAATCAAGTCCTTTGACTTATCGTTTATGAAATGATGGGTGGCGGACATCGCCATGTGGACGGAACCACCCCCAACAAAAGGCTCATAATAGTCTTGAAACGATGTGGGAAGGTTTTCAAATATCAGTGGAAGTTCTTTTTCCTTGCCCCCCGGATACTTTATCAATGGCTTAAGACCATAAGTTTTTAATTGCTTGGATTTCATATTTTAATTATACTAGATTAAGTTCTTTCTGCACTCGTTCCTTGTTCTTCTCATACGCAGTGTTGACCATGGGGCAGCACTTGACGAATTCATCCCAAATGAACTTCCCACCTTCTTCACTCCTTGCGATGAAACTCCAAAACTCGGTTCCAATCAATAGCTCATTTCTGTTGAAATATTGAAGCACACGTTTCTGGTTGAAATCGTTTCCTTCGCCACAGCAATTGTACACAGTACCAACCAAAATCTTAATTTCGTCATTCTTGGTGCAACTGTTGAACATCATGTAATACAACTCAAGCAAATGGCGTTTCTCCCCCTGTGCTTTCTTGACATCCATATCACCACCAAGTTTCACTTCAACTAAGTAGTGCTTGTTGCCATCTTGCATGACTATATCGCATAACTCTTTCCTCATCTTCCCCGAAGAACTTGACACCTGAAATCCCAAGTAATCTGAAATTTCAGGAGTTTTCCTTGTCTCCTTGTCTTCATACATGGACAGCAAGTGACCGATGTGGTCGCTCTGTTCAGAATACAAGAAACCCTTGACCTTACGAGAAACGTTGCAGAAATTGCGTTTGCATATATCAACGATTATCCCTTCCATTGTATGTCCCAACTTGCTATCAAATGAACGCCCAAATTCTACTGCTCGGGATGGAAAAAGAGTATAAAAGGAATTTTTAGGATTTAGATCGCTAAAACTTTCGGCCATCTTGGTCATGTGCTTCATGACGATTTCTCTGTAGTCAGACTTTTCTTGCTCGCTCAACATAGTTCATTTTTCTTGAAGGAACTCGCGGGCATCCTTCTTCTCCCAAAGAACCCCAACAGTATACCACATTATTGTTCCGAACGCAAGGGGGTTCCGTAAAAATAATCGGAATAATTTTGGTTGCCTGTTTTCTTTATGTTTTAGGTGCTACTGAAACACATTGTCTCAAGTAGCACCCATATTGATTCTATGAAACGCATGGGGTCAAGCAACCTTGACCCACTTTTCTGCAGCACCCTTCTTGGGGATGCGAATTGCGGAATCAGAATCCACGGATTTGAGGCAATACCAAAAGTCGTCTTCATTCCAGATAGTATATTTCGCATTAGTATCCTTGAGAAGGATAGTATCGCCAGTTTTGAATGTATTGGTCATGTTCATTTTCCTTTCTTTTTAGTTCTTTGTTTCAATTATATGTGTAATCTACATAATAATCAGGTATCTTCTTGTTGATTATATCCCACAAATCGTCATCTATATTCCACAATTTCCTCAAATCAGCGTCGGAATATCGAGTTTTGAAGTCCATCCAGGGAATCTGGGTCATTTCCCCTCTCATCAGCATGTTGGAGAACTTGAATATGGAGAGGTTGAACCTGACGCATTTGGTCTTCAAGTACCAAAGGAAATTCTCGCGCTCATCTTCTGTCTTGAAGGAGAACATGCGCTTGTAGTTTGAATCATAATCCCCCAACTTGCAGAAGTTTTCGCGCACAACCTTGTCGGACTGTGGCAAGATGGTGTAGAAATCGTCCCTCAAAGCGGAATCCCCATCGTCAAGAGGTGGATGCCCACGCATGGTGGACATCTTGAATCCAAACTGCTCTGTCACTTCATACGTCCCATGTCCTCCAACAGAACCATTCTTCTCCACAAGTGGCATGACATTATTGTTCAACCATTCCAAAAACCTTGGATAGTCCTTGCCATAATGGTGAACCTTGTCATAGTCAACATCATATTCGCAGTGGTTATAGGCATCATCAACCACATGGACAATTTCATCTGTTTTCTCTGCGTTCCAAGTAGAAACAACAATTGGCACGTACAGTTGGATGTTGAACATGGCATTGCCCCATAATAGATGCGCTGATTCCAGTTTCCTCATGTCAATCCTTTTCATCTGCTTATTGAAGGAATTGCGCTTGTGGGAAATTAGGAAAGTTGAAGGGTGGACAAAAACGATTTTCTTGGAAATTCCAGAGAACGCCTTATGCACGTCAATGTCCATGCCAGAGGTGTATGGAGGATTGCCTATTGTCAGGTCAAATTTCATCAGGAAACTTCATAATAACGAACGCCATTTCTGATATATTGCTTGAATCCAGGTTCATTTATCTCCAATGTGTCGCTTGGAAGAAAACCACCTTCGCTTTCAGCAACTATACTTGACAAGTCAATGTCTTCAACTTCGTTGAATGGACCAAATGCCCTTATGAATTTGTCAGTAAGATGATATGGGCTAAATCCAGAATCGCCATCATATTCACTGTAGTCAAGCCTGCCAGAGTTTTCATTGTCGGTTTGGAGAATCTTCACCTTTCTATATCCATGTACATATAGACATTTCAATGCCCAGTCTCTGTCATCAACTTTGACCTTTATCATGTCAGAGGGACCAATTGGATTTTCGCTTATCTTGATGAATATTGCCTCTTTGTTCCTGGAATAAAGTTCATCGTCTGTATTTGTGCCAAAATCACCTTCGTACTTCACAGTCACGTTAAAACCCTCCTTCTTGAACCTTCTTGCCTGTTCCTTGAACCATTTACCGTGTCTTCTATATCCCTTTGTATGAAAATGTTCTGGGTGATTCACCAAATCGTCAATGTGAATCATTTCATGCAGTATTGTCTCCATCCAGGTATGGATTGTCAATGTACTTGTCCCATTCATCTGAAGACTGACAACTGCGATATTTTCAGTGCCTTTGATGTCATGTGCAGTCACATTTCCATTAAACGCATTACTGCTGACAATTTCAACTTTGAATTCATTTGTTGATGGAAGTCTGCCACCGAAAAGTTTCTGGTTAAGTCTTCTATACACAGCTTTGACAAAATCTACAGTTGGGACGAACTTCTCGTCAGATACATCCTTGTTGAAGGAATCATTGATGGACTCCATGTCAGATGGGGTCTTTCTTGCTTCCTCTATCAATCTCCACTTCATGTGATTTGATGCCCTTAAAGTAAAAAAGCCAGGGAAAGTTGTGGATTGGTAGTTTAATTCAATTTAACAGATTGAGAAGTAACAATCCACTCACCACTGGCTCTATAGTAATTATACAACAAATTGATTTTCGTGTAAAGCCTGTCAAATGCTAATTTTTTCAATGTCCTCAACCATGGACTTCAGCTTGCCAGCCTTGTACATGGATATCACATCAAAGATGTTGTTCGACCACCCTGAGACGTTCAGAATCTTGAGGTTGGGGTTGAACACTGACGTCCCACTCTGACCCCTGATGTTGCAGCACACCGTAAGGCAGTTGGGGTTGATTTTCCTGAACTCCTTGAACAAGTCCTTGAAATGGACACCCGATCTGCTCGTGTAGTCCCATCCACCCTCACCACCATCTCCAATCTCCATGTCGGAGAACACGATGAGGTTGTCGATGTGCTTCTTCTCCTTGATGACATTCTTGAGGAAGGTGTACAACCCATTCTCTGTCGCTCCTCCACAATCGTCTCCCTCATCGTAGGTCATCTTGTTGAACTTCAGAAGACCCATGCTTCGGTCAATCTTGGGTGAAATGAGCTCGTCGCCGAACATGCCAATGTAGACATCCTTCTGCTTGAACGCCACGATGGAGCCAAACAGGTTTCCAATGTGGGCAGTGCGGACGCTGCTCCAAGGAGAGACCCTTGAATCTCCACCCCAGTCTCCACGCACGGAACCAGAGTGGTCGATGAGGATTGCGCAATTGCCCTCAAGGTCAGGGACGTTCTCGCACGAAATGGTCATGGCGTCCTCGATTGCCTTCATCACCTTCGTCTTGATTGAAGCAAGCCTGTTCGCGTCCATTCTTGGCATGTCCGACTCGAACATTATCTTTGATTCAGAATCTTCATCTGGAGTGTAGTCAGACATCTCAACCTCGTTCACAGAATCGTATGCCGACATGAACCTGAATGGCAGAAGCCTGCTGTTCACAATCTTGTCGTGGTTCGTGAGCTGCTTGATTGCCTCGTCAACCATGTCTGGGGCGTAGAGCATGATGTTCCGAAGGTTGCGGAGAAGGTTCATGATTGGCATCCCCTTCTCAAGCACAGACTTGATTGCGTCATGCTTTGCAAGGACAAGTTCCTGCTCGTTGCTGGCGTTCTTGCCAGTCTCGGCCATTTCCTTCTCAAGAATCTTCGCATCGTATGTTCCGTCAAGGGACTCCCCATGCATCAACCTGCGGTATGCCTCTCTGTTCTTGTCGGTTGGCGTTGGGTGAAGGAGGTTCACGATGTCAACCAAGGACACAGTCCTGCCGTTCATCTTGTACTTGTCAATCTGGTATGGGGAGAGATTGGAGAGGACCGTTGAAAATCCCCTCTTCATGGCGTTTGGAATCTGCCTGATATGCTTGAGGTCAAATCCCCTCAACTTGCCATAGCAGGACAGAATTTCCGAAATGTCGTCAGGACGCAGCACAATGTGCTCGTAGAAGGACTTGAGCCAGGTTGGATGCGTGGAGTCCTTGCATACAAGGGCAGCAAGAAGATGGCTGACCGAACGTAGATTCCCCTTGGTTCTGGCATAGAGAGCCAGCTTTGCAGTGAACTCCGAGCCGCACTTCTGGGCAAGTTCAATGATGTTCTGCGTCAACTGGTTCTCAGTGACATAGTATGCGTCAGTGAGGAAGGTGGTCATGACCATTGAGGTCAAGGCTTCCTTGTCAGGCAGCACGTATGCGTCCTCGCCCATGAAGTTCTTCTTCATTGGCGCGCCAGCCTTCTTCTCGTTGAACTTGCTCATGTCTATGTCATCCTTTCTGTAAAATGTCGCTCGGGAAAATCTGCGAAGGAGGGGTTTGTTGAATTTTCAGTTCATTTGTTCGTTGAAGTATCCTTCGCATCACCACAAGCAACGATTCAATTATACAACAAACGGTTGCCCATGTAAAGAGCAACCGTTCATTTTTTTTTGAGGTAATTCACAATGGCGTTTGAATTACATCTGTGGTGGGGGTGGAACAGGCTTCAATGGCGTGTTCACAACCCCACTGAGGGAGAGAAGCTGCGCGCCTGCCGCGGCCCCATTCTTCATGGTCTCAATCACCGCTGCGGCTGAATCCACTATTCCCTTCTCAATCACATCAATCATCTCCCCAGTTCCAAAGTCCACGCATCTTGTCCAGTTGGAGATTTTTCCATCGTTCTTGTGTTCGGCTTCGTTCGTGTTCTGGACAACACCAAGGGCATACTGGGCGTTCTGGTTCCCAGAATTGCCGCATATGGTGAGGAATGGCTTTGTCAGAGAATCGGCGAACACCTTGAATCCACTTGCCTCTTCCTGGGTCAGCTCGTTGTAGTGCTCGGAAAGCCACTTGTACAACGCGCTGTGGATTGCGAGATATGTCAAGCCAGCGCCTGGAACAATGCCCTTCTTCTGGGAACTGGACACGGAAGCGAATGCATCATCCACAAGATCCTTCTTTTCGTGCATCTCGGCCTCTGTCGCCCCACCAACAGATATGATGCCAATGCCAGACACAAGCCTTGCCTTTCTCGTCTTGGCAATCCTCTTGTCATGCTCGTTCAGGGTCTCGTCCTCAAGCACATGGTCAATCTCAGCAATCCTCTTGTCAAGCCTTTCCTTGTCAATAACGGACGTGTCGGCTATGATTGAGGTTGACTCTCCATTCACAATCACTTGCTTCGCCGTTCCAAGGATTGACTGGTCGCTTATAATGGATTCAAGGGTGAGTCCTGTCTGGGGGGAAATTACCTTTCCACCAGTCACAATTGCTAGGTCTTCCATCATATTCGTGCGATCTTCGCCGTAATTTGGGGCGAGGATTGCGCAGATTGGCAGACCACGGATCTTGTTGACGACAAATGTGTTGAGGATGTCTGGATCGTATCCCTCTGCCACAACGAGGATTGGTCGGTTCAACTTCGCAAGCAGCTTGAATGGCTCAAACAGTTCGCCAACAACCGAAAGTCTCTTGTTCACAAGAAGGATTATGGGATTGTCAAGCACAGCCTCCCCATGCTCGTTCGTTGCGAAATAGGGGGACTCAAGCCCACGGTCAATCGTCATGCCATAGACAATCTTGGAGGTTGTCTTGTCGGTGTTGGACAGCTCAACTCTCGCCATTCCGTCCTTGCCAATCTTGGAGAAGACATCTGTGAGAATCTGGGCGATCTCGTCGGAGCCATTGGCGGAAATCTTGGCGACGTTGTAGATGTCCTTGTCGTCCTTCACTGGCGTTGACAACTTGTCAACAACCATCTTCTGGGCAAGGTCAGACGCCTTTACTATTCCATTCCTGAGCAGATTGCCATTCATGCCTGCCGTGAGGAATGTATGCCCCTGCTGGAAGATTTCGTTCGCAAGGATGCATGTGGCGGTGGTTCCGTCTCCAGCAAGCCTGTTCGTCTCGTCGGATGCAGACCTGATTACGCTCAATGCGATGAAATCCGATTCGGTCTCAGGCTCCGTTATTGAACGCAGAACAGAAATGCCGTCTTTCGTGATTCTGCATGTCTTGCCATTGATGAGCATGACATTGTGGCCATACGGACCTGCAGTCTGTGAAACTATGTCTGATATCTTCTGGGCAGACTTCTTGATTGCCAGAAGAACCTCGTCTGTCTTTTCGTTGATTCTTGTGCAGTATTTTTCGTTATCCATTTGTATATGAACCTTTCAATGCTCAATTATACAAAAAAAGCCAATCCCACCAAAGGAGGAGAACTGGCTTTCGCTTCAATGCAAAACAGACTTCAATCAATCCACAATTCTTCTGCTCTTGAATGTCGCGGTGAATGTCCCATAGAGAGGGGCGACATCATGCACTATGTCAGTGAGATATCCCAGAAACAGGCGGGTTGGGGAGATGTGTCCATGGGCCATGCATCCACATCCAATCTGCCCCTTCACAGAACCCCTCATGTTCCTCAACACGTCCCCACGCAACGAGCCATATCCCGAAAATTCCAGAATGAGGGTGTTGTCCTCGTCCAATGTCCCTATGTTGTAGGATGGGTCAGCCTGGAACGCAAACTCAACCCCACCTTGTCTGAACACACCCGTCTTGTTGTTCCCTATCCCCACAACCAATGTCTGATGACCACTGTAGGGGATGTCGTAGCAAGTGTATGTTATTGGAGTTCCATTCACCTTGTGGGACTTGTTGACAAGATCAAGCACCTTGATCTCAATCTGCCCATCATCCTTGTATATGAACTGCAGATTCCCCGTCAATCGTTGGGGCTGAAGTCTTCGATATCCCAGAGACTATGAGTTATTGTAGATTCTGGGAACCTTCAGGTTCATTCTGAATGCGTAGGTGTCAACTATCTGGCCGTTCAATGCCAACATCGAAGACAGAAACGCCAATGCGAATCCGATTCTCTTCATGATGCACCTCGTGTGTATGTTGTGTGTTTGTGTTTTGTGCCCGAAGTTGGCATCATCATTGCCTATTCAGGCGATATTATTTACCAGTTTCGGCAAAAAACGGCATAATGGTAAATACTTCCACCATGAACATAGACGTGCGCGAATATCTGAGGATCAATCCAATATCGGTCCATGAACTCTCAATCTCGGACAATGGGACTGATTGTTTTCTTCTGTTCCCCGATGATGAGAATCAGACTGGATATACAGCAATGACATAGACCGAATTGTTCAAGCACATGCGCAAAACCATATTCGGGGGATTGGTGGATTAGAATGGTCGGTTCAATGTTGATTGTTCCACAGGGAAATGGAAGAACGATGCCCATGTCGATGAAAACCAGTTCACGGACTATGTGAAAAGGACAACCTACACGGCATATAAGAGCAAGTTGGAAAATGACTTGAAGATGCTGGAAGACAACGTGGATGCCCAGATTGCGTTCCTGAAGAACGAAGCCAAGTTGAACTACGATGGCGCAGTTGAGATTTCCACCACCATCACCAACAACCTGTATCAGGACTTCAAAAACATATGTGGATTGATTTGGTGCTTGGGGAACACAACCGAAGATGACCTTCCAATGGGAATGGACGAAGCCACCCTATAGATGCCATTGAAGCACAAGCATCGCATCACTAGACCAGAAGCCCCAACAACGCCTTGTTCAACCATACATGGTGGTGGAAATCTTGTTGATGTGTTCACTGTGGGCAGTGGGCAGTTGGTTTCGCATGGGAATGTCCAGACAACATCCAATCTTCTGGCGCGGCCAAACAATCTCGATGATGGGCAGTTGACATATCCATTGCATGGCGAGAATGTCCTTGATTGGAGAAACCCCAAGAAAACGCACAACAACATCCCCCCATCGCTGAATGTCATCATCAAATACAAGGAATCCACCGGACCAAGAGGAATCCCATCCACCATTTCAGACGGCACATCCATCCAATCAGAGCCAATGAGGTTCATGCGCGCCACAATCAACAGTTCAACCTCCATCGTCGAAGCGCAATATGAATCGCAGATGGTGAATGGACTTTAGAAGTACAACACAGACGATTTGACCATCCACGATTGCCTTTTGCGCATATCACCTGACGCGGAACTGTATCGCCAATCCCTGCAGACATTGTTCGACATCTTCTCAGACAACACCGCAGACATGTTGAAGATTGGGGGGAAGACCATGCAGGAGATGTTCAAGGACAAACTGGACGAGGATTTGGTGGTTGTCTCTGAGTTCCAGACATGGTATGTCAAGATGATGGACAAGATGGAGACCATCCGCAGCAAGATTGAAAGCATATATGATTGGGTGTCATCAATCAAGCCCACCTCATATGTTGGGCGAGTGGTGATTTCCACGAAGGACGACACCGAGCTGAAGGTGATTGGGAACTATGGTGGGAGGAAATGGAGAAGAGTGCTGAATTTCCTGCGAGGCGTGTCCGACCATGACCCCACCTTGGGGAAGAAACTGGGGGAGGAATTCGTGTGCTTGAGGGAATCCAACATTCCAATCCACACGCATGCGTATCTGGCGAAGAAAGGGGACAAAATCAGCTTCGATAGACCAGTTGATGTGGGGGTTGGAGGTGAATCCACCAAGGTCGTCCAAACCCCATCAGATGATGATGACAAGAACAAGAATACATTGAAGAGCGCAACTGTGGATTGCCAGATGAGTCCCCTTGAATGCGACCAGAAGAAGTTGTTTCTGCCGCACGACAACATGCCCCCATACAAGGAGGTGTATATATGGGAATGCATCGAGTCTGATGAGACGCAATCCATCGATCCGCCTGCGCAGCAATGCACAGTGACATTTGACGCCAATGGTGGGAATCCAGCAAATCCTCTCCAAAAGTCTGTGTCATGGAACAGTCCAATTGGAAAACTGCCACTTAGTGATCGAACTGGATATGATTTCAATGGATGGTTCACGCGCAAGCGTGGTGGTCGGCCAGTGACGGAGAATGCGCATGTGTTTGGGGATGCCATGCTCTATGCCCATTGGAATCCCACTTGAATTTGAAATCAGTTTCAAATTTGATTGTGACATGCCTGATGAGACAAGGAAAGTCCATTTCGTCCAGACTCATGCAGGCGGAGGCGTCAAGGCATTCCCAAGTCTCCACCAAATGGGTTGAAATCGTCCTCGGTTGCCTTTGGCAATCCCATGCTTGACTTGGATGAATCAACTGCCATGTCGTTGTTGTCTCCAACATCGTTGATGTCCCTGAACTCCATAGTGTGCTTATCGAACTCGAACCTCAGGTTCTTCTTGTCCCCGAGTCTTGACTTCAACACCTTCATGTGGAAAACGCCATCGTCCTGCTCCTCCTCTGTCTGGTAAAGGCCAGCTATGAAGTCGGCGGTGTGCGCTATGCCCCTGGATTCAGCGATGTTCTGCATTCCAATGTCGGCTGTGTTGAATCCACTTGAGTTGCACTGGACTGCAGTTATGATTGGGATTTCAAGCCTGTATGACAAGGCTCGGAGTTCCTCCGACACAACCTTGCCGTCTTGGTACATGGACGAATCCCCCTTCGCGTTCATGGCGTTTGGTCTTATCAGATTCAGATAGTCTATGATGAGGACATCTGGCTTCCACCCCTTCACCTCGGCCAGTTTCTCCACATATGCCTCTATGTTCTTGGCCGACTTGCTTCCGGGAGCGAACTCCTTTACATTCAACTTGGCCCCTGGACAGTCAATCGTGTAGAAGTTTCTGACCTTCTCCTTCAACTGCGAAGTCATGCTGGAGAAACCCAGTTCGTCGATGTCGATTTTGGATATGAGCGAGTCAAATCTGCGCAAGTAGACGTTCTGGGACATTTCCATTGAAATCACAACAACCTTCAGGTTCTGCTTGAGGAAGTTGTAGCCAAGGTTCGCCAATATGTTCGACTTTCCAAGGCCAGCCTGGGCCATGAACACAGCGAGGAACTTGCCATCCTTCAAGAACCCACCATGCGTCAAATCGTCAAGGCAGTTCCACAAGGTTGGAATCCTCGCCTCTGGATTGGTGAGATAGTCTATGTGGTCTTCCATTGAACCATCAACTTCTTCCTTTGACATCTCAACGCCAAGATCAACCTTCTCGAACAGAATCTTCTGGATGTCCTCGAACTTCTTCAAGGTTGATTCAATGATTCCGTCGGTGTTCGCCTTCTCAAGGTCGGTGGCTGAATCCAGAAGGGCGTTCCTCATGGCTTCCTGCTTGACGAATGCCTGAATCTTGGAAATCTTCGTGGCTTCGTCCATCGGCCCCAAATCCAGTTCCTTCGCCTTGTTGAAATCGTACAGCGCGGCGTTCAGGTCGATTTTGTTCGCGTCGATGGCCTGCGCGTCATTGCGCTTCTGGATGAGGGATTCCACCAGATCCCTTGTGAGGACGCCACCATATTTCTTGTAGAACAGCATGGCGAACTCCGCCATGAGCCTGATGTGCGGCGTTCTGAACCATCTAAGGTCCATGACTCCAGAAAGCCTGCTGAGGAAGTCCTGGTTCGTTATCATTTCCCTGAACAACATCAGTTCCAGCGTCTTGCTTGACAGTTCCTCTCTGTGAAATTCCTCTTGTTTCGCCATATGTAAAATCTCTTATGCTTCCTTCAATTATACCCCATTGCGCTTGAGTTGTAAATGATGTTCTGCGCTTTACGCAGACGCCCCTGTGTTGTATAATTGGATTGTGTGAAAGAGAAAAACGAAAGCGAGATGGAGCAATGGGGCTTGACATATCGGTGATTAGGACTGGGCGGAACATCAACTTGGAACGTCTATACACAGTCATGCATGCTGTTGTGGATGGCATGGACTGGTATCTTGGGGACGACAAGTCGCAGAGACATGTGCAGTACATGAAATTGAAGCAGAGGGCACTTTCCCTCGGCAGAGATGACGTGTTGAACGCCAACATCCCAGACTCCACAAAGAAGGTCCTCGCGGACATGAACAAGAGCGAGTTCGCAAACAATCTGTCATGGGTCGTTGGATCCATTTCCAATTTCGTTGACGAGAGCAACACCCACCTTGAGTTCGACTGGGATTTGCTTCCTGGGATGTCCGTGCTTGATTCGTGTTCATGGAACCTGATGCACATCTTCAACAGATGCTCATTCAACAGATGCTCGAAATCATCGGGAGAAAACCCAGATGAAAACCACATCGTTGAACTTGATCCCAGAAAGATTGCCATGGAACTCGCCAGATGGGAGAGGAAGAAATGGAAGATGAGGTTGGCGAAGGTGGTGGGGTGGTTCTTGCCCGAGTCTGGGAGCAGAATCGCGATTGAGTGCGCAGAGGAACTGGGTCTGGAGGACGAGTTCGTGGATGCGAGGGATCTCTTCTACTACAAGGGCGAAATCGAGAAGGTCGTCAAGTTCATGAACGAGTCCTATGACAGGCTCTGGCTTGCATCGTCTTACTGAGGAAGAATATGGACAACAGCAACAACATATCTGAATACACATTGAAGGTGGAGGACTTTGAGCAGCTTCTTGGGGCGTTGAACACCTTTGACACAACTCTCGCCCAATCATGCTGCCAGGTGTCGATTGGAAAGACAGAGACCACAATGTTCAACAAGTGGGCCACCGGAAAGTCCGACCTTTTCACAACCGCAATCCACCTTGACGAATCAACCCCCCTTCCAGATGGGGTTGAGGGAACAACTCTCTTCATCCCCAATGTGAAGAAGTTCATCGCAGTGCTGAGGAATGTGGGGAAATACTACGACATCAAGGACACGAGCCTCTTCAACGATGGTGGAAAGGTTGCCATGCATGTCTGCTCAAAGGCATCATATGTGAGGATAGCATCTCCAAAATACAACATCAAGTTCCAGTTGTCCACAAGCGCTGTTGTTGAAAGCCAGTTGGGGAACATAGAGAAGGTTCTTGTGCCATCCAAGTATGGAGAGGTCGTCCATAGAGCGGCCAACATTGAAGATCTCCAATCCAATTTCCTTCTATGCGCCAAAATCAGCTCCAACAAGTTCTCGGAGATATCCGACATAATGGCAACCCTCTCCGAGGCAGGGGAGTCCTCAATCAAAATCCAGATTCCAGAGCAGGCCAAGATTGAGGACGATGTGAACCCAAATCCACTCGCCAACACCCTCTATGCCACAGTGTCCGACAACCAGAAGCTCGTCAAGTCCAAGATAGGCAACAAGGTGTCTGTGGAGTTTGGGAAGATGACATACGCCGCGGAAAACTACAAGGACATCTGCTGCACAACATCCACAACCCAGAACTTCGTGTTCCTCAGCAACAAGGAGATATTGGACACCCTTTCCTCAACCTGCAAGTCCTTCATGGCGACCACAAAGGCAAAGGACATCGAGATAGTGATTTCCAAGCCAAACCTCATGCATCTGAACATGAATGTGCTTTCCCAGAACGCCAAGTCGGAAATCTATGTCACCGTCATTGGAGTGAAGGCTGCGGCCATGTTCTGATTTTTCACCATTTTCTTGTAAATATCATTATCCACACAGATTAAGGAAATGAAAATGGATTTACAGGAAATTTACAAGGCATTGCGCTCCGAATACGATGGCAAGACATGGAGCGACGAGTTTTTGGGAATACACATCACCTTGAGCGACGATCAGGTGATTTGCTGGTTCGACCTCGACAAGGAGGACGAGGATTTCGAGGAGAAACGCGACTGCACAATCTCCTTCTACGACGAAGTTGTGAAGTTCCTTGTTGACACCTTCGGGGAGGAGTTCAAGTATGAAGACCCAAGGATTTCATCTGACTACATCGACAAGAACAACACTCATGGACAATACGAGATTTACCTTGATGATGATGGGAAAAATCCAGCAGTGATAGTGATTTGGAAGAATGAGGAAAATGAAATGAAACCAAGGTTCAACGAAAACAAGTTCAGAAAGATTGTGAAGGAAACATGGGAACGTTATCCAGCGGCGAATGGATGCACAATCCATGACTGTGGAGACTGCTTTGTTGTCACGAACAAGAACGGAACAACCATTGGACAATGCTAGACCATGACTGAGGCCGAGACAATCGCCGAAAACGCGGACGAATACACCGCGAAGAAGTTGGGAGGATATGCTGAATCCAAGAAGATCGTCAAGGAAGGAGCCGGAGCAGGCTACACCGTCACAATCAAGGGCTTGAAACTTGGCAGTATTCTTGAGAAGAAGTACGTGAAAATGAAGAAGGACTACGAGAGTTACTGGGAATGCCAAGTTGAGGTCATGCCTGGTGAATACGAGATTGAGGCAAGCGACTACTACAACGACTTCTTCTGGCAGGAGCATGAGTTTGGAGACACTCCAACTGCCCAGATTGATGGTGGCATTGCCACGATTTCCTACTCAACAAACAGCTACGACGAAGACGAAGCCGAGGATGAGTTGAGACATGAAGTTGCAAGGAGAACCATGGATGTCAGCTTTGACTATGGCTGGGGATGGACGCATGTAGACCTTCCAAGGGAGAAGATTGAAGCAGACCATGTTGATGCAAGTGGAGAGTTCTATGGCAGCATTGACAAGTTGGAACTTGACGCACCTGACCTTGCAGATGCCGTGAACAGCGGATACCAAAGCACATTTGACCAAGGAGAGGATTCCGAGGAAGACGAGGGCGGAGAGCAACTGGACGAGTCCTATGACTATGACAAGGACGATGGACGAAAGAGGGTAATGGCCGCGCTTGAAGAGTTCAGGCAGGTCCTGTGGGACGACACGAAGGTTGACGACGAGGAAGAGCATGACTTGAGAAGGTCTCTTTTCCAGGACGTTGACGACAAGATTTCACAGGCAATCCAAAAATACTTCAAGTACAGTAGAATGTGATTGAAAATCCAAAACAACGAACAAAGACCAGGATTTCTCCTGGTCTTTTGCTTTTCGCCAACTTTGGCTAATTGCATTTCAAATGGACAGATTATTCGCCTTCGTTGACGAGATAATATTCCTCCATCTGCTTTCTCAATTCAGCCAACTTGTCTTCAAGACATTCTTGCTGGCTTCTGGTCAAGTTGAATGTGTCCCATCTTATGGCAGTCTTCAGTTCATCGAACTTTCTGCCAATATACTCCTTCGCGGATGAATTGATCATGGTTGTTGTTGTATGTTGTTGTGTGATTGTCATATATTTACCAATAATTGAGGATAACAAAAATGGTAAATAACTTGGAACAACGAGGTAGATGCATCATGGCAATTCCAGTGAAATTCTATTCCGTCACCCCTGAGGAATATGACAGAATACGCAAGAATCTTGAACAAGGCATTGACGGCTCTGAGGAATCTGAGCAGAGGAAACATGCTCTTGAAGGTGGCGTATTCTTCGTTTCTAGTTCGGAAACATAGACAAATAATCAAGGAAATGGAGGTGAATGAACATGGCAGTACCTAATTCAGTAAATCATTTCCAACATCCAAATCAGACTAGAAATCTCAATAGGAATCAGCAATTGGTCTATCCTGGAGTGAACGTCCCTGCTACTGATGGCATTTCTGGATAGAACGCTTATGCTGCGAAGAACAAATGGACCTGTTCGATACCGATTTATCTAGTTCTTGGACCAGCTTATCACAACATTGATATTCGCCTCTCCACATTCACAATTCCCGCCATAGAAATGGGAACTGACAAGGTTATGTATCGTTCCATAGAGATTGAAAGACCTACATACACGATGTCTCCTGGCAGCAAGGAAATCACATTCAACTACTTCATCAATGCAGATTGGACCGATTACAGGGCCTTGTACAACTGGTGCATGAACAACGCCCCAGTGAACAAGGGAGCAAATGCGCTTGACACAGGGAATGTGGATGGTTCTGGACTTCTGAACGTCTGCGACATTGATGTCACCTTGCTTTCCCCATACAAGAAGCCTGTGGTTGGATTCAGATTCAAGAACTGCTGGATCAAGGCGTTCTCGGACTTGCAGTTGTCCTATTCAGAAGCAGATGAAATCCAGCACTCGTTCACATGCGCATACACCCATTTCGTCATATTGGACAAGAGTGGTCTGGAGACCCAGATGAACGCTCCTGTCGCATAGGACGAGAAGCAACAGCAGATGATGGAGATGCAGAAGGCTGCAAAAGAGGATTTCCTGAGAAGATATGGTCAGAAAATATAATGGCTGACTCAATGAAGAGCCAGCCATCTGTTCATTTCCCCTTGTGTTCAACAATCACCTACGATGATGCGGACCACCGTGGTGGAATCCACCGTGGTGGAATCCCGGGCCCCCACGATGGTGGGGTCTCCACATTGGGGGTGGTGGTCTGTGACCAAACCTCGGACCACCCCAAATCCAACTGTTCCCATAGTAGTAATACCCAGAATAGGTTGGGCAGTACACATTGTTGTAGTACCCATAGGAATACGATGGGATTGTCGTTGTGACAACAGGGGGTGTTGTGACAACGGGGGGCGTTGTGACAACGGCAGGTGTTGTGACAACAGGAGCTGGCGCAACCACTGTTGTTCTTGGAGCTACCAGGCTTCCAACCAGACTTCCAGTGAATCCACCCCAGAATCCAGAATGGTGATGATGATGCCCAAACGCAGTCAGACACACAGTCATTGCCGCCATGAGCGCAATTGCAGTTTTCTTGTTCATTTCATTTTCCTCCTTGGTTATTTACAATGGGAAGAAACCCTTCTCCCCTTCAGTAAGAATAGGACAACTCGAATGGATTTCCTTACAAAGTTTTTTCGACTTTTTTCGATGGGAATCCAGACTTGATGTATGGGGTGAACCGATTGAATGTCTTTGGCACAGTCTTGAGCAGAAGCTTATACACAAGTTCTGGCTTGTCCGCGATGCTCTCCAATGTCTCTTGGTGCTTCATCGCAATCTCCCTGACCTTTGGGTTGGAGTTCATGGACAGATACCGGACAATCATGAAGGTCGAGAATGTTGATTGGAACAGTTCGTTCTGGACGTGGCTTTCATACATGCGCCAATCCTTGTCAACCAGAATGTTGCCCAGAATCATGAACAGATCCAGACTGGGCTTTGGGTTGTCAGACCCCTTGACCCCTTTCTTATACGCCATCGTATCCACCCCTTGTCAGTCTTCCACACAATGCCTCATATTGATGTTCATTCATGTTCAGTCTTTTCAGAAGATCGGCCTTGGACTTCGCGGCTTCGGAGATGTAGGTGGAGATCTTCCCACTGGAATCTGGATTCAATGCTGAATACTTGATGAAGGTTTTCTTGAACAGATACAGGAAGATTTGCTTGTTGTTGTAGGAGTTCTCGTTCTTCTCCACTATGGACATCAAATAGTCCATCATTCTATGGGCGTTGTTCTTGTCCACTCCTCCACCACCATCAAGGATGTTTCCTCCTCCCTTCAAGTTCTTCAGCGCTTGGAAAAGGTTGTGGTTTTCATCCACATTCAGTTTGTCCATTGCCTCTCCAGGATCACCAAACTCCGACGAGGCGCCCGGCAACTCCCATCCGGCAGCCAATTTGTCTGGACTCAGAACTTCCTCCACAGTGGTGGTGTTCAAATCATCTCCTGCAGCACTGGGTGCATCCAATGATGTGTGGAATGTCATTGCCCCCTTTTCATGATATGGCTTTCTCACGCGATTGAGAATCCACCATGTGGCGTATGTCAGAAATCTGTTCTTGTAGTTGAGGTCGAACTTCTTTGCTGCAATGGCAAGTCCTTCGGCGGCCAACTGCTTGAAATCGTCCAAGTCATACCATTTGGTGGGACAGTTCTTCTGATACTTCTTGAAGTAGACCTCGGCAAGATTCTCGCCGGCCTTCGCGTTGTGGAGGATAAGAAGGTTGTTCAAGGTGGGTCTATCGTTCCTGAACATGTCAATCATCTTCGTTTCGCGTTCCTTGTCCAGAGGAATGAGAATGGTTGTGAAGAATCTCATCCATTCAGGGTCTGTAAGTTCATAGTCCTCGGACTTTCCCATGTCGGCCTTGAACTTCTTCAACGCCTTGTCAGTCTCAATCTTGTATTTGTCCCGATACGTTTTCTTCGCTCGGTTGACATTCACATACATTCTGGAATTGGACGGGTTTGGCTTTGCCTTTTTTCCGCGATTGATGGCAGATGGATGTTCATGATTCTCTTGCTGATCCATGTTTGATGCTTCCTATATGTTGGTTATGGCTCTTTCTTCCTTCCACAACATTATACAACAAAACGGACGCACTGTAAAACAAAAAGGTGACTCCACTTGGAGCCACCTCGTTCCCCCTCCAGTTTAAGAACAAATAATGGAGGTATAGGGGAACTTGACGATCGTTTAGCGGGCAACCACAGTCACCGTGCCAGAGGCGTAGCGACGGCCAATCTTCGTGCGGCCACGCTTGCGGTTCTCAAGAAACGCGATCACGGCAGTGCCAGGAACCTTGCCACGACCACCCATGCCGGCGTACTGGGACGGAACCAGATACGTGCCCTTGGACAGACCCAGGAACGAGCGAACCTCGTCCTTCGTGTAGGAGGCGTTCGGCTTCACCAGCGTAGCCTTGGTCGTGATGGTCTTCTTGGCGTTCTTCTTCATGGTCTTCTTCATTTTGCTTTCTCTTCTTTCTTTGTTGCGGATGACCCAACCATTGGGTCTTCCAAATCATAGTTCATTATACACCATCCACCAGGATGTGTAAAGTGTTTTCGTCAAAAAATTTCAAAGATTTTTGACATCCCCATTGAAGTCCTCAATATCCTCCATCAGGTCGATGATTTTGGCGCGAACTTCCTCTGGGATTTGGGAGAACGAGACCAGATTCCACGTCTCGGCGAACTGGACAACCTTCCTCAAAGTGGCGTTGTTTGGAAAGAACTCGTCCAGTAGAAACTGCACAGCGTTGCTTCCTCCACGGAGAATGTGCGTGTGGCTTTCGTTCCAGATATAGCCTGCAACGGAAAAATAAGACTCTTCTTCCGATTCACCACGCAGATTGGTGAACCCAATGAAGACATCTGCCTTGTTGGTTTTCCTTCCCTGACTGTTGTAGTCAATCTTTCCAAGATTCAGTATTACATGCTTGTTTGTCTTGCTGTCAATGCGCATTTCAAATCTCCTCATGAAAGGTTCACGATGTCGGCGTTGAAGCAGTCAATGGAACAGCGGACGTAATTCCGCGTGTCAAGCAAGTTTCTCCTGCATTCCATGTTTCCCTCCTGTGCAATGCGCTTGTCAAGCCACATCAACACAGAATACATTTCCTTTAGCTCGGACTTCAACACGTCCACTGTGTGACTGTCAATGACTCCCATTCCCATTTCATTGCCTCCATTTCTCACTTGATTGTTATTTCAAGCGAACCATAGTCCTTGAGTTCCTCAAACTCCATGCGATATGCTGAAGTCTCGCAATCGCCTTCATAGTCACTGTGTTCCACATAGCAGAGGTCAAGTATGCGATCCTTCGGGAACTTCTTGAGAAACTCAATCATTTCTCCCACGGTGCCCGGAATCGGCATTTCCTGCTTCTTGTCGTCCATAGTTTACCTCCAGTTCTTGGGGTTGTTCAAAAACTTGCGTGACTTCTGCTTGCGCTTCTTGTCCACAATCACACGGGTTGCAGTCGAGAACCTTGGCACGAAACGATGCTTGCGGATGTCCATTGTTCTTCTCTTCCTCAGCCAACCATCCAACCCCTCAACTTGTAGTCAAAGTAGTTTGCCACCCAGGTGATTTCTCCAACAAGAATGGACGTATCGCGGGTGAACCAATACTCGCCACCCTTGACTTCCTCCCAAGCATAGCCAAAGCGTTCGGACTTTCTGACCTCGGTTGCTGACCTGAACATGCCCTTTTCACAGACAACGCCAAAATGCAGTTTCATCTTGCCCTTGACATACTCCGCGATGTTGTCGGTCTCAACCACCTTGCGGTAGTCGCGCCAGCCACGACGGGTCTTGTTCGTCCAGTCTACGATGTAGGTCTTGCTCATTTTGTCTTCTCCTTGTTTCTCGCAACACCTATATTATACCACAAAACCCCCTCATAAGTCAAGGGGGTTCGGAACATTTCTCAATTCAGTTCATTAGTGGGAACCCGAAGAGCCAAATCCACCACCCCTGTCGGTTTCCCTGCCCATATCTTCATAAACCCGATTGAAAACCTCCTGTAATTGAAGATTTATGACTGGGACAATCAATCCTTGCGTTATCTTCATCCCAGGCTCAATCTTGACTGGCTCGACGTTGTGGTTGAAGAAGCAGAAGATGAGTTCATCCCTGTACTCGGAATCAATGAGACATGCGCTGTGGTCAAGTTTCAGTTTCGTGGCAACCCCAGACTTGTTCACCATCATCATCGCAAGCCCCTGTGGGATTATGGTCTTGATTCCAGATGGAATGGCAACATGCGCGTTTGGACTTACCTCCAGGACATTTCCATCGAACTTCAATCCATCAAACGTCTCGCCATCCAAGCCAATTTCTTCTTTGTTCTTTGAATACTTCTTCACAGTATCCTTGAAGTCGTCATCCCATGCCTTTGCGTCTGGAACGAAGAAATCAATTCCTGCATCAGTTGGATGCGCCCTTGTCGGAGCCTTGACTTCTCTGATTCTGGTGAAAATCAACTCCCCAACATTCTGCGTAGATGTCAATTCATGCTCATTGTGATTGTGCTTGGCAAGTTCCTCCAACATCCTCTCATGTTCCAAATCAATGGCATCCTTGAGGCTTTGCGTCATGTTCGTGTCAGGAATCTTCATCTGGGGTCTGTCTATGGGCGATTCAACCTTCTTCATTTCGCTCTTCATGTTTTCATTGGTGGTCTGGCGTATCTGCCCAATTATGCGATCCACTGCATCCTGGGTTGTTGCTTCATCAGACGCAACCTCGGACAATTGGTTTATGAGGTTGACTATGTTCTTCTCTCGTTCATTCAGTTCCATGACTCAATGTCCTTCTTTCCAAATTTGCCATCTGGCAACGCCTTTCTCTCGTTGAATGGCAGCTCCTTGCCAATGTCCTTGTATTTCTCGTTCTTGCCATTGAACTTCCTTGCCGGGGCGGTGGTCTCCCCAAGGCACAAGGGAAGGTTGTTCTTCACTTCCTCAGTGAACAGAGTCACAACGCACAGATTCACATCCCAGTAGAGTTCAATGAATTTTTCGGGTTTGTAAAGAGACCTGTCCTTCTCATCCTGGAACACTAGTTGCCCGTCAATCACCCTTGCCACCATCACCTTCCCCAAATCCACCCAAATCGGGTTAGTCTCGTCTATCGTGAACCTTCTAGTGTTTCCAGGAAGGGCTGTAGTTATTTCATTCAGATTGCATACTTTCGTCAACATGTCAGCGCATAGTCCTTTCATGTCAATTATACGCCTTAATCCATCCCAACGTAAATCAAATTCCGATGTAAATTAGATTCTGAACTTCCTTGTGGTTTCCATCTGCTGGTTGTGCATTTCGTTCATGCAGAACTGGAAGCTTCTTGGGGTCATGTCCATCCAAGGCATCATGCTGCCCACATTCAGAGAGTTCAATGGGTAGTTCTCGTTCTATGACTTGTACAGCGCCTCCTGCCCTTGCTTGAACGAATCATACTCCCATGAGTTGTGGACATGGCCGTAGAACATCGGATTGCCCTTGTATCTCCCATTCCAAGTGTAGAATGGGTAATGCGTCAGAACCAATCTGACCCCATCCCCAATGTTCTGCTCCTTGTAGTTCTTGATCTCCACGAACTGATCTCTGAAATCGTTGTCATGCAGGAATTGGTAGTCATGGTTCCCCAATATCAAGTGCTTCTGCCCCTTCAGGTTCTTCAACAGATTCACTGTTGTCTTCGTGTCATAGCAGGAGATGTCCCCCAATATGAAAACATGATCATCCGGCTTCACTATGGCGTTCCAGTTGTTGGTCATCCTGTTGTCATAGTCCTTCGGTCCATTCAACTTGTAGTGGGAGAAGGTCAATTGATACTATGTTCGTCTGATTGGATTGGTGTCTGTCTGATACCCAAAATGGATGTCTGATATGTAAAAATAGTTCGTCACATTCAATCTCCTTTCTCAAGGCTCAAGATATGGATTGGGCTTTGGAATGATTGTCAATTTGGTTGTCTTAAGTGTTCCTATTACAATTTGTCCCATTTTCTATATTCTCCGTTGAAAAATCTCCATCATGTGGATGACTTCATCACGTGGATGACTTCTTCCAGTTGTATTTCAGCTTTAGATGCCTCATTACATGGAAATCCAAGGTGTTGCCACTCCGATCTTTCCACACATTGTTCGTGATGGACCACATATGGGCTTCGTTGGCAGGTGGCGTCAGACGAAGGATGTTCCCCTGGTCGTCAGTCATCACAACCCATCCCATCTCCCTCAATGCCTCCACCATGTGGGCGTCGAAGAACCCCTGATCCTGTGGGGACATGGTTTTTCTGGTGAAGATCTTGGCGGCAATGAGGCTCAATATCTTCGCAGGCGTGGGATGTTGCGCAATGAACAGTCTGGCTTTGACAATCTCATTCTCGAAGTCATTCTATGGGATGGCGTTGAGATCATCGTCGGCGAACTCGAACTTTGCGCGAATCAAATCCACAATCTCAGGTTCAGCCAATTCCACATTCTTGGTCCGAGGCGGCACATAGGGTGTTGGTGGAGGCTCTGGAATGTCTGGCAGATCATCCCCCACACTCACACTGGATGTGAATAACTTCAATATTTTAAGATAGAAATCGCCCATGATGTTGTTTCTTCTTATGAAACCTCATGGGTATTTACAAAAATTGATGAGAAATGGCAAATCAAAGACCCAGTTTGTCCAATATCCATCCAGATACACTGGGCATTCCAGTAAGGAGAAACAGAATGTCCAAGGCGACAAGCGATGTGATTAGTTCATGTGCCATAGGGACTGTCTCCCCCTCCAGATGGCTTGTATCCGAAGAGCCGCAATATCTTAAGGTAGAATCTTTTCATCGCAAAGTGTATTTACAATAATCAACACGCGAACAACAATGTGCCATTCGAACCACATATTGGCTCAGATGGAATCCACAGGTCGTTGTCAAAGTCCTCAACGCCCATCGGAATGTAGTATATGATGGCGTTCTTGGGGAACTTCACATCCTTCCTGTGGCATTGCGCCTGTTCATCGTCTGGATTGTAGTTCTTCAATGGCACAACATCCAACCCTTCATCCTCGAAATCATACTTCTTGCAGTCGGTGAAGAACATGATTGTGGGTTGAACCTTTGCGAACGCGAACTTGGCTTCAACCAGATCCTTGAACTTCGTGAAATCCTCAAGTTTCAATCCAAATCTGTCCTTGACCACCGTGCAAGCAATCAATGGATGCTTCTCGTCAGGCTCACCAAGTAGACGCTTCATTTCCGCCTTGTATTCACCAACTATGTCAAATGGCTTCTTGTCCTCCACCAACTCGTTCTTCTTCACATATTCGTGGTACTTGAGAATGGTTCTGCTCAACGCCATGCCCTCTGCTGTGCCGGTTTTCCATTCAGGAAGTTCATCGCCCCTTGAATAGGTGAACATGTCAGACATTGACTTCACCCCAGACGCAACCATCAACTTCGTCAAATCGTCGTATTTTGACTGCGCATCCCCATGCCAGACATGGCAGGCTATGTTGTCAACATATCCAAGTTCAACATTGTAGCCGAACTTCTTGTCAGATGGAAGGTCAAATGGCTTGTACCAATTCTCAAAGGACTTGAACATATCGTCCCCAAGAATCTTGTGGTACAGATGTATGTCGTCAAGGATTATCGCAGGATCCAGTCTGCCAATCATGTTAAAAACCTTTCTCCTCATCCCAATGGTGAATCCAACATGCCCCTTGTCAATCTTCCCAGTGGATATCCACTTGTAGCCAATTGTTTCAAGCAGTAGACACTTATCGTCGGCCTGATAATATTGGTGCGAGGCGAGGGAAAGAACATCATGTGAATCAAACTTGGTCGCCGCCTTCTTCATCCAGTCGGAGCTGCACATCACGACATCAGAATCAACGAAGCACAATCTGGATTCAACGCAATTGTCGGCTCCAATGTTCCACAGAGGATGCTTCAACATGATACCATCGTTCTCAGGCTTCATCTGGACGAACACATGCTTTACGCCATATCTCTTCAACCACTGGAACGCGCAGTCGGACTTCTTCCTCTGGCACTCCACGAAAACCCATGTCGATGGCTTCACAGTCATCTGAAGGTTGAACTCAAGAGCCTGGGTCGTGGCGCGTATCCTGGAAATGTCAGTGCCATAGAAGCACTGTATCAGCGCAATGTCCTCGATTGTCTCTTCCGGGTCAGGCAACTTGTTGTACATTACCTCTGGTTCATGGGCTTCGTTCAACAGAACCTTGATTTTCTCAAGCAAGGTTGTTGCATTTTCAATCTTCTTCTGGACTTCCTCTGTCATAATCGCATTACCACCTTGTGTTCAATTATACAGAATTCATGCCGAGATAGATGCGATGTTCGTTTTGCGTAGCAAAACATTCTTTAGCATCGCATAGACGTCACAGAATTGATGCATTTGTCAAACTCGTTTTTCATCTTGGCAACAAGTTGCTTGTTTTCCACCCATGGATTGCTAGTGCGGGTTCCTGAATAGTCGTGATTTCTCTCATATTTCACGCCATCAAGGACATATGTTTGACTGTCAAAGTCAAAGTTCTTCAATCCCTTGAAAAAGTCATTGAAGTACCATCCATTCTTATATGCCACTTTCTTGAACTCATAGTTGTTTAGATCCACTATATCAACATAATTCTACCGGGCGTCAGCCATGCGTTTTTCTATTTGCTCTTCATTGTTGTATTTAATCCAACGGTTGTTTCTATACGCCTCATACAACACAAAGTCACCTGATTTCATGTATGGTTTCAACACTTCTTGCGTCATATCTTGATCAAAGCCGTAGTTGACAACATCTTCCTTGTCTATCAATTGACAAATATGCCCAAATCTTCGCAAGAAATCATCGTCCATCTGCTTTCTATTGAAAAACAACCTCCCACCATCAAGCAAAGAACCGTTGCAACTCAGATACTTGAATGTGCCAATTGTCTTACCTGATTGTATGAATTGATCCATCACATCCCAATCAGCATTGGTCAAAAGGTTGTCAACATCTTGAACCATCACATAGTCATATCTGTCAAGAAGTATCTCGTGGTATCTCCAGAACTATCCGCGCGAAAGAGTAGATGGTCTATCCATATCCACCATCACCAAATCGTTATTGAAATGCACATCTTCTTGCTCCAAGATGTGGCCAAGCATCTCCTTGCTTTTTCTTTCCGCGCGGATTACGATGTCATAGTCAAATCCAGACTTGTTTATCAAATCCATGTTAAACAACAGCGGAAGATAGTACCATACTTTCTCGCCGTAAAGGCTCATGCTCAAACATTTGTTTCTTTTCATAGATTACAACCTACTTTTATGTGTTTAATGAATTAATGTAATATCGTAAGTCCAAATTGAGAATTTCGTTTTTGTCACAATCCTTGAAGTCCTTTTCATGGATTGTCCAATCCTTGTCGCCATAACCATCCAGATTTCTTTTCACCTTCTCCAAGAATTCTTGATGGGATTTTGTCCTATAATGTGCAAGATACGCCATGTTCAGATTATGTCGATCAAAATCTGACTTGTTATCCACCCCTTCCACTTCATTTCCGAACAAGTCTTGTACCTTGAATTTATCGGTTTTCTCTATATTATGGCAATGCATCAGAAAATCGTTCTTCATCACACTGAAATTGACCATCGTCTTCCCCGTCGGATGCAATTCATCATCCGATTGAACAAATCGTTCAATGACTGACCAATCCCCATCAACCACTTCCTGCAAGTTGTTGCTGCCAAACATCAACCATTGAATGAACACACCTGGACAATCTCCATGCTTCTCCAAGAAAGGCTTCAATTCATTGTTCGTCTCCTTGATGAACAAAAACTCGTCTACGTCGAAGAACGCGGCCCAATCATACTCTTTCCAATGCTTCTTGCAGAAATCACGATAGCAACCCACCTGGGGGTTCTTGACCACAGCATCTGGTTTTTTCCGCTCCCAGTTCTCAAAGAACACGCCTTTCCTTGAACGAGTAGGCTCAGGCAACTCCCACTCGTCCCCATAGATGTATACATCGTCAAATCCAATTTTCTGATGATACTCAACCCACTCATCTATGTAGTGATCTTCATCCTTTGCGACTGCAACCAATGCTGTTTTCATAGTTGAACATCCATCCTTTCTTGAAAAACGTCAATTATCCTCGCGAACATCCACAACCACACGTCCCTGACCGTCCATGTGGTGGAAATACTCCTGCATGAACTTGTCCTGTGCGATTTTCCACGCCTCGTCTTCATTGTCAGCCTCAACCCATTCATATGTGGTGTCGTCGTCCAATCCTGCGCCTGGATTGTACATGCCACCCTTCAATGTCACTTTATATGTTTTCATGTAATGTGCCTTCCTCTCTTCCTGATGAAATTCAAACATGCAGCAGCCTATGTGAATGTGGATGCGTGTTTGAAATTGAATGGCTCTTGGGAAATGTTGTCGCACAAACTCAACGCGATGAAATCCTCATAATCCCTGTTCCCTTCAACAAACATAACCTTGTTTCTGCTTGACCGCATGTTCTTCTTGCACCACGCAATATCCTCTGAGAAGATGAGGAATGTACGATCTTCGTTTGAACCATCATGTTTTTTGAATATGCCCATCTGCTCATTGTTGGATTGCTCAACATTGTTCATTATCATATCTGTCCTTCGGAAGTGCAATCCAATGGCTCCCTGCTCTATGCTTGGATACCTTTCCAACATTCTGGACACGATGTTGGTGTTGTCAACCATGTCCAAAAACAGTTGACCACCATCCACATCCAACATGAAGTCCAATGTGGGGAAAATGAACGAGGGGCATTTCTTCCCAATGCTTAAACCATGTTCTTGGATTGTCCGAACGATTGTTTCATCCACACCAACCTCATATTTCAAATGGGGGAATTGTCCACCCTTTCCTGTGATTGTCACTCCATCCACGTCAGACAAATCAACATAGTCGCCATCTGATACAATTCTCTCGTATTTCAAGAATTTACCATAGAACCCATCTCGTTCCTGAACATATCTTGATGGATGAAAGCTGACTATGTTGAAGTCCAAGCCATGCTTTTTGCACACATACAGCAAAAACATCCTTCCCAACAGTTGATTGCACAACCTACCACGTTGATATAGATTAATGTTCATCAATCTCCTCCCAACATCATGCCCACATAGTTGAAATAGCTGGAGTTGAACGACAGATGCTCCTTGCACATGCCTATCAAGTTGATGTCCTCATATGGCAAGTTGCCCTCCATGAACACAACCTTCTTGGTGGCAAGATTCTCCTTGCACCAGTCCATATCGTCCGAGAAAACCAGAATCTGGGTGCTTGGATTCTTCATCCACACTTCTATCATCTTGTCCTGAACCATCTTCGCTGTAGGTGGCTTCTTGTCATGGTATTTCATCAACAATTCTGGATTGGACTCTATGAACTTGAAGTCTCCCCGTCTGATGTGGCATGAGCATGCGTTGTTGAAATCAATGTCCATGTTCCTTTCCCGCAACGCCTCAACCAATCTTGGGACTCGGAACAAGGCGTGGAACAGCTTTCTGTTGTATGGAAAATGCCAATAGTCGGCCAGAATGTGGTTCTTCCCCAAATCCACCTTGATTGGCTTCTGGTATATGCCATAGCCATTGGAGAGTTCCTGGAAATGGTTTTCGTCAAGGAACTTCTGGAAATTCCCACACTCAATGATGTTGCTCTGTATGTTGGAGAATATGGGCCAGTTGTCCCGTATCACATAGTCCCTTTCCTCGGAATCATACGCCTTTCCAGAATAGTCCTTGTCTATGACAATGCCCTCCAATGGAACATCGTTCCGTATGCAGAAGTAGAACAACCCATATATGAGATGCATCAACTCCCCAAGTCTCCCTTCCCTTGACTTGAATGTAATCATGCCTCTATGCCCTCCCATATCTTCTGAATGGCGCGATGCATCTTCATGTTCATTTCATCTGCCATCTTGCTCTCGTCGTCGGTGAATTTCGTCGTCCCAAATATCTTGAGGACATCCTCGGATGGATGTGGTATGAACTCAGCGCTCTTCGTCAGATATGACACCACGCCATTGTCTATGTACTCGGTCTTCGTCTGCTTCTCCAACCATCTTGGAATCTCCAGTGTCTCCTGCAGGTCGTACTTGCATCTTGGGGTTCTGATCCCATACACATCTGACTTAATCCAAGTCCCATCGAAGAAGTGCTGTATGTACTTTCCAGAACCGTCATATGGACATTCCTTCAAGTCGCCCTTCAGGAACGATTCCCGCATCTCAAGGAACTTTGGATCATGTAGAAAATGGTTGCGAAGATACATCCCTGTGTCGAAGTTGTTCTGGATTCGGGCGTATTTCGCATATTTGAAGTCAGGACCATTTTTGGCATGTCCTATCATGAAGATGTCTGAAAACTTAAAGAACTTACATGTGCTTTCATCCCAGGTCTTGTGGTAGAGTTCCTTTCCATCCCTATGGGTCTTGTTCCACATCTCCATGTCCCTCCACCCAGAGCAGATTGAATTGAACGACCCACTCGCAAGAAGTTCATCGTCAAATGGTCTCATGGGCAACGTATCCATGTCCAGATAGATTCCACCCATTTCCTCCAACACCATGAACCTCAGAAGATTCGCCACAACCTGGCAGAACTTCCTTCCCTCGTCCAGATACCGCTTGATGAAGTCGTAGTGTCTGTTCCGAATTCCATCCTTGACCTCCAGGATTGAATCAACAGCCTTCTTCAACAAGACATCCTTTGGATGCTCCACATCCCTCACTGTGTGCCATTTGAGTATTATGCTGAATTCAGGATTCATCTTGCGATATGCATCCATGCAGTTCTTGGCGTACACAGGCAGTTTGTCCCCTATCCACACGAAAATCAGATTGCGCTCAATGAATGTGTTGTCAATTGATGGTTTATTTCCAAGTGGTATTTGCAATGGAATCTCTTTGTCTATATTTGAAACAGATTCGTTGTCAACATGGATCTATGTATTATTGTCTTCATTTTTATTATGCAAAAAGGCAACGCCCAATCCCTTTCTTGTTGGATTGGGCGTTATGTAGAACACATTGTTCTTCTTTACAACACCCATTGTATCAATGTCCTTCCAGTTTGTCCTTGATGAAAGAGACAATCTCTTCATGCGACAATATGTTTCCTGAAGCAGTTATGGTCTCATGAATTGGCGATCTGCTCCACATCCCTTGAACAGGTCAACTTGGCTCTGATGAAGCCAAGCGCTTCGTCCTTCATGAGAATACCACCAGATTCCTCAACCATTTCGTCGGCAATTTGCTCAATCAATCCCTCTTGTGCATCTCCATGTGAATCCACCAACTCGCCCTGATGTCTCTCATACACCTCATCCATGACTCTGTTGAGGGCTTCCCATCTCTCCATGTGGGACTGCTCATATGCATCTGCCTCAGCTTCTATTTCATCGGTGTCCTGTTCTTTGTTGGGCGCAGCAGGAATCTCAGGGGTCAACTTCATGTCTATGAATTCAGACGCTTCACAACGTCCTATGAAATTGCCAGATTGCTCAACAATCTCGTCAATCATCTGGTCAATCAATTTGTCACGTCCCTCAAAGTCATCGTTCATGATGTACTTATCCAGCTCATCCTTGTGCGCTTCAAACACATCATCCATTATCTGGTACATTGCGTCCATTCTCTCCATGTGGGACTGCGCATATGCCTCCTCCCACTCCTCTTCTGTCATTGTCTGCTGATCTTCGTTCATTGTATTGTTCCTCCAATCTCAATTATACATTCTCAAAACATCTCACCACGCCACGTTCGTTCCGCTCATAGATTTTCTTGAAGAACGGATTGTCGTATATGGACTTCGCTATGAAGCAGTCGCGCCTTATCAACCCAAACATCTGCTTGACCGTGTGGGTTTTCATCTGCGCCTGTGGATAGCACACCGAAATCAACTCGAAGCAATAGAGCTTCCCAATGTCGGTGTCGTAGCTGAAATCATATGGAACCCCCAGTTTCTTGGCTGCGATGTTGATTGCCTCCAACGCGCCATCTTGTGGGCGAAGAACCATTATCCTGTCGGAGACGCAGAAATCAACCAGATGGATCCTCTCGACAGATGGAGACACCGCGTGAATCACCTCGTTGTCCCCCACATATATCCCAGCATGGGAATAGCCCTTCTCGTCTGGAATGAACCTTCCATCCAGATAGTCGTCATATCCCCGTATGAGGACATCACCCGGCTATATGAACTTGAGCATGCTGAATATGTCGTAGCCCGTTATGTAATATGGCTTGTCCTGTGCAAGGACAGGGATGCAGTTGAATGTAAGCACCTTGATTTTCCCAAACCATGTCAGGAATCTGGACCATATGTTGTATATGAAGTCTTTCATGTTGAATCTCCTCGTGTTTTCAGTTCTTTGGATTGTGCCTTGGATAGGATGTCAGGCAGCAGCAAGCCAGACCATCAGTAGATGCCCCGATGTGATGTTCCAAATATGGCACAAATCACCCCAGTCACAACCACCAACAAAAGCAGCACGGCAACAGGCCCCCACAATGGGGCGGTAACCCACCACCAGCTCCAGTTGATGACATTCGTCAACTTGAGTACAAGGAACACAAGGAACAAAAGGTTGAAGAACCCTGTTCCACCAATCGTTATGGACTTGCTCGATTCAGACATGTTATTATCTCCTTCGTTATATTATACTTTCACAACCCCTTGATGCAATCAAAGCCCCTTGATGTAGTCAATCCACTGCTCAAAGGTCTGCTTCTCCATCTCCATGCCAGATTTAATCTTGCTGGCTCGGACCTGGTTCGACACCATCAACTTGAACGCATTGTCCAGCTTGTTGAACCTATCGCCATACTTCTCGTAGAACTCCTTGAACCTCTTCTCCGTGTCAAGCCTGTACTCCTGATTGTCCTGGTTCAGCCAAGATGGCGTGTCCATCAGATAATAGGTATCGAACATCTGGTTGCAGATGAGCATGTTCGCGTTGTCAATCTTTCCACGGTTGATCATCTGCTCTATGAGCGCGGTGATGGAATCAAGGTAGTTCTTGTAGGTCTTCTGCATGTAGAGTGGGTCGTGGCGGCAGACAGAATCATCACGCCACTTCCAAAGGTAGATTGGAACATCAGAATACTTGATTGTGTTCGGGTCAGACGCCAGGGTTGTCGCCATGTAGTTGAAATAGGAGTCCTCGTGGACAGTGAGTGCTTCGTTGAACCTGATTCCAAGATCTATGAGATACTGGCGTCTGTGGAACTTGCCATGGACGAATGTCCTGTCCTTCTTGTGCTCGGTGAACCAGACCTTGCCATCTCGATGAACCTCCTCGTAGAACTTCGTTGTGAGGGAGTTGAACCCACCTGGCTTGTCCATCTCGGCGAAGATGATGTTCAATCCCACCATGGAAAAAAACATGTCGTCAGCATCGCAGAACATGACATATTCCGCGGTTGCGTGGTCAAGGCAGGAGTTCCTGGTTCCAGAAACGCCTCTATGCTCCTCCATGTAGTAGTCAATCTTGAATGGATAGGACTTCAAGAACTTGTCAGTCAGCTTTGACTTGGGGTAGCCATCGTTGACTATGACGACCCCAACATCGTTGAAGTCAATGCCCTGTTGAAGGGCTATGGAATCGAGAAGAGGCTTGATTGTGCCCTTCTTCTCCTTGTACTGTGGAACCAGAATCTGTAGTTTCATGATGAGTGGATTTCCTTCTTTGAAAGATGCACAACTATTATTTACATAGACAATTATACGCGGATGGCAATCCGGTTGATGGGGGCAGCACGCCTGATCCTGCAAAGACCAGGTTCACTTTGAGCAATGGCAACACTGAGGAATATGACATCTCTGGAACGCTAACTAGCGATTGGTTTAAGGCTAACGGATTCCAAAATGGAGTGGGCGAATGGCAGAAAGAATTCACCAAGATTGAGATTGGAAATACTGTGACAAGTATTGGCGCAGGCGCAATTGGTAGCTACTTTGGCCCCAATATTGAATTGCATATTCCATCTAGTGTGACGACTATAGGGGAAGGGGCATTAGAGTATACCGGCTTTAGTAAAATAGTTATAGAGAAAACTAAAGCTGATGCCAAGACAATGCTTACTGTCTCGCAACTTGGTGCCGGAGAATATGAAGTTCCTGTGGTGGAATGCACAGATGGGTCTTTCAAGATCACCGCGGCAGGCGAAACTCTCACATATGAGGACCTGTAATAACTTATCATCTGGTCAAAATAGAAGAGATCTGGGATTTGACTCCCAGATCTCTTTTAATGTACCAATCTAATGCTTGCTTGACAAGTCAATCAGCTTGGCATGTTCCAAGTAGTTACTTCTGTCGCTCCAGCGTCAATCATCATCTACTTGACAGATTCAGCATTTCCACCATTTGCAGTTATTGTCACACTTGTAAGGTTATTGCAACCCATGAACGCATTCATGTCAATGTTGGTCACAGTGTCGGGGATCGTCACACTCGTAAGATCGCCGCACATATCGAATGTCTGACTTCCGATGCTTGTAACTGTATTTCCAATGTCTACCTGAAGTATGTTCACTAACCACTCAGAGTTTTCCCCATCATAATATTCATTGCTATCCAGCCACTGCCTGTCAAGCGATCCACTTATGTTATGTTCCCTAACCGGTCCACCTTGAATGGTGAACCTGGTCTTTGCAGGATCAGGCGTGCTGCCCCCATCAACCGGATTGCCATCCGCTCCGAGCCACACAAGGTTGTTCTCGAAGTAGCTCTTGACGGCAGCCGTGGTTGCGAGGTCATTTGCAGAACCAGTTGCACCAAATGCCATCTCGGAAGAAGCCGTCACAGCAACAGTTGCGCTTGTGAGCTTGCCATTCTCCTCAACAACTTCAACTTCAACGCCCTTGGCAGCAGAGGACACCGTAGCATCCAATCCATCGAACAATGTCGCGGAAGTGACAACCACATCCACAGAAGGAGCGAGTGTCGTAGCATCAACGCTCACCGTGACAGCAACGCCCTGGTCAGCATCAGAAGCAGAACCACCAACATATGCGTCAGTCTTGGTCTTGAGCGCGTCAATCGCAGCACCTGCCGCATTCAACGCACCAGGAACCGTCTCAACTCCCGTGAACACTGTAGCTGTTGAAGAATATGCATTCACAGCATAGGTGTTCTGGTCGCCAATGAGTTCCCACTTCGTGCCATCATAGATGTACTCTTGACCGGCAACGAAGCCCTCACCAGGTGTAGAACCAATCACCACGATATCGCCAGCCACAGGATCGCTCACAGCGCCAGTAGAAGCCTCAACGCCACGGAAGTGGATTGTGTTGCCAAATGCCTCAGCATTGAGAGAGACTGCTGTGACAGAACCACCCTGGGTCGTCACGCTCACTGTGATGCCATTGCTTGCGCTTACAACTGTGCTTGCAGAGATTGCAGCAATTTGCTTGTCAGCCAACTGCTCAACCGTGCTTCCACCAATCGTAAGGGTGTCAGCGGAAACTGTGGTTGCTGAGAAGGTTGCTGTGTCAGTGACCGTCAAGTTCTCGAATGTGCCAGAAGTGGCGCTGATGTTCGCAGCTGCCACCTCAACGCCTGTCACAGAACCAGATGTCGTGACCACGGACACTGTGATGCCATTTGCCGTGCTTGAAGCAGCGCCATCGCCAATAGCCGTCTTCACATCCGTGGAGAATGTGGAGGTTGCAGCTGTCACCTTGCCATCCGCACCCTGGGTGATGCCAGTGATATACTTGTCTTCACCTGTGGTGGCAAGTCCTGCCGTCCATGTGGAGATATCGGCCTGCCACATGCTCTGGAGAGACGCAATGTCTCCACCAATGCTTTGCCAATTTTCACCATCAAAGACCCAGCCTGCGCCAGAACCAGTCACCACGATGTCACCACGAGCCTGCCCATCCTTGGAGGATGTGGAAGGAACGAAATCGGCATCAACTGTCACGCGACCAAGTCCGAACCTCTGACCACCCTTGTAGAGTTCGCCATTATCGACGAAATACACGCCACCAGCATTTGGTGACTCTGGGAGGGAAGCCACAGAGTAGAATTTAACTTGTGCCATTATTGTTTACCTCTTTGTGTTTTTGTTGTGATTTGCAAATCCCAATGAGAACACAACTCCCAATGGGAAATCCAATCTCGATGTATATTTACCAAAAAGACCAATAAAACTCAAGTGGAATTTCAAGTATTCCATTCACTTCCAGTGGAGTCAAGCCAATCTGGGGATTCCTCGTCTCCAATCTCCATCCACCTGGGCTGGTTGTTGTTGTCAGTGTCTATTCGCCACATATATTCCTTCTTGCCATAGACAACGACATCTTTAGGTCTGGGTTGCAGCACTTGACCATCTATTGTGACAGTTCCAGTCTTTGGATCTGTGGTTGAAATGCCAACATAGTTCATTCCTGGTTCTGGTGTATAACAAACTCTTGTCTTCCCATAATCAAGATATATTTTTCCAAGACCAGTGCTAACATCATGGACAAACAACAACTGACCATCAACAATAGGTTGATTCTTGAAATTTTGTGGAGTGACCACCTTGAATGTTACTTTCGCCATGATTAACTATTGCCCCCATTGAAATCTATGTCATCCCATTTCAGGTCAGAACCTTCTCCTCCACCACCACCTGACTTCACAGCCTTGGCTATCTCATATATCCAAGGTATTGTCATGTTGATGTTTGGTTGATTGAGGAAGCACTGAAGATCCTTTGCGATTGGATCATCCTCGCTTTCACCATCTCTTGATTTAGGTTTAGCCATGTTCTTGTATATGTCATATATCCACGGAACCACCATGTTGATGTTCGGCTGGTTCAAGAAAACATCCAAATTCCTCGGTGTAGAAGCATCTCGCACTCTCTGTTTTCCTGTTCTTTTCACCATGTTGCATCAACCTCGCAGTTCACTTGATTGTCCAAGGTATATTTACAATAATCTGTTGAAAATGGTAAATATGACACAACAAGCAATGAAAGGAGGTTCATCATGAAGTTCAACAAGGCGAAAATACTGGGTGTGGTTGCGGCAATATTGACAGGATTGTTCACTGCAATAGCCATCAATCAAGAGAAAAACAACCCGAATGAACATGAAGCAATCAATGAACCCCCCAAAATTGAAGCTGTGGGTCCAATATCAACCAATTCACTTGACAGAGCAGGGAAGGACCCAATCCCCCAGAAAAACGTGAAATGGTTTCAAGAGTCTTCCCAATACATATGGGATGGATGGAAGATTAGATGACAAATGGCTGGGATTGTCCTTCAACAAAACAATTTTCCAGCCATGTTGTTCAAATATGGGTTGATGCAATCAAGAATCTTGATGCAATCAAGAACCCTGATGTGGTCTTGAAGACAAAGACCCATTCTCCATATAGACTTCATACACCTGATTGGTGCTTATATCCCTCAACAAGATGAAATCCTTGGGCCAGACCTCTGAACTGGATCCACCCCCAGGAATCAGCTTCTTCAACTTGTCGTAAATCTGACGGGCGCGGACATCAATGTAGGAATTGATGTACTCCATCCAATCCTTCACGGTCATGGATGGAGGAATTGGCCTGGGTGGTGGAGGACATGGTGGATGGCAATGATGTGGTGAATTCACAACATATCCAAATTTCTTCTCTGTCAATTCTGCCATTGTAATATACCTCTAATGAAAAAGACATGGGGTCTTTGTGGTATTATTTACAATAATCAATGCGAAATCTCACCATCCACATATTTCTTCAACGCCTTGGCAATCTAGTCTGGACAGGATGTGCCTCTCCTGCCGCATTGAATGCCTTCAAGTTCCTGGATCACGTCCTGAACCTTTCTGCCCTTGAGAAGTTTCATTATGGCGGCGAAATTGCCATGGCATCCACCCAGAATGGCAACCTAATGTATGGTGTCCGTGGTTTCGTCTATGGAGAATTTCATCATGGACACGCATATCTTGCTGTCAGGTATATATTGGTACTCAATCATATCAGTATTTACCAACATTGGACAAGGTCAATCACCCATTTGCTGGCCGTATTTCTTGACAAGATCCCAGATTTCGTTCCAGCACTTCTTGCCCTTCTCCAGCATGTCCTTGTAGTCAATCATGTCGTATGTCCCGTCAATGTAGGTCTCAACCATGTCTGGGGTTCTCAACTCGGGATGATCGTAGATGTCCTTGTCGTCAACCTCTTGGTTCAAGTAGAAGGTGTAGAGGTCAACAAGGTGGCAGATGCGCTCGTATGTCTGCTTCTGAAGTTCAACAACCTCTTCTTCAACTCCAGTGTTCTCGCCCATGTGGAACTTGATGAACTCCTTCTCAAGGTCAAAGTCTGGTTCGTTGGCATGGCGTTTCCTCAAAACATCCTCAATGAAGACACTGTTGATTCCCATTCCATCCTGGATTATCCTCTTGAGGTTGAACTTGAGCGTCTCAAGCAGGTGCAGTTCAAGCGACCACCACTCGTCTGGCGAATGTCCTGTTTTCTTCCATGTGGAGAGCCGCTTCCTTTCCCACTTCCAGTCCTTGAACTTGTCAACCCAGAAGTCTTTGAGCCACCAACTGCACCAATCTGAAACGGCAATCTTGACCCCCACAAGGAATCTGACAAGACAGCATGTGGAAATCCTCCGAATCTTGGCAATCTTCTTCACCAACTTCAAGCGATCATGACGGCAGCTCCAATGATGCAATGGATGTCTATTGGGGTCGGTGTTGGCAATCTCCTTGTCAATCTGCCGCAGCTTCAACCTGAGTTCAGCAATCTTGTCCACGAAATGATTGTCAACATCAGACAACCCCCAACTGCAAATCCCATCCTTGTGCCAGAGACCATAATCCCCCCTGTTGTGGACATGCCTCCAATAATGGACATGCTCTGGATGCTTCTCGTTCCATTCCTTCGTGAACTGGATTGCCTCCTTGAAGTCCTTGACCTTGAACTCCTTCACCATGGTGATTTCTGGCTCTGGATTCAGATAAGGCTTCTCGGCGCATGTCGGGTCGTTCAAGTAGAACAACTCGCATGCCATTCTGCTGTCTCTCCAATTGCTTCCCTTCATGGCTCTTCGTATTTCTCCTTAAGGGAATTATACACCAAAACAAGGGGACTGTAAAGCCCACATCAAGTGGTGTAGTTGGTTATGTGATGACATCCTTGAACACCCCTATTGCAAAAGGTGGGATGTTGTCTGATGTAAACAGTCCATCTGGGTAGTTTGGATCAACCTTGAACTTGTTCTTGGATGGAATCTTGGATATGTCAATCTTCAATATGGAATAATCGTCTCGACAACTTGTACCATCCAATTCCCTGAACTTCGGCAGTAAATCATGCTCAAGTTCATATGGGTCAAGTCCAAGGTAGATTCTGTCCGGGTATTTGAACTTGGCATTGGACGATTTTGGGTTCAATCCACCCGTCAATATCTTGCCCACCCTTGATGATTTCGTCAAGTGGTAGAGGGTCTTGATTCCTGGACACTTGTTCAACTCGAAGTCCTTGTCTGAGAACATGGGTTCGACCACAATGGTGAATATCCTGGCGTTTCTGCTTTCCCTGCATGGTCTTGATTTGGCGATGGAAATGAACATCCCCGCCCATTGGCACACCTTGTCTATGGAATCCTTGAATTCCTCTAACTTGGACGATTCATCCAGATTTGGTTCATCAACATAGATGCACATCCCTATCCTATAGATACCCAATTCCAATTTGGAATACACGCTGCCACAGAACTTGTCCGACAATTTGCTGTTGGGATAGTTGATGAAGATGTAGGAATCGTCATATTCAACATTGTTGTTGGAATTTACCTCGAACATGTTTATGCCGAAGTCATCCTTGATTTTCCCTTGAAGCCTCTTGATGACGAATTCTGGATTGTATGTTCGGATTATCCCCTCTGTCAAGAACTGTGGAGAGGAATAGTTGAACGACTCAAGCATGAACATGGGCTTGTCGCTTGCTTTCATGAATTTACTGGTGGTCATAACCTTCCCCCTTTTGCGCTTGTCAATTTTCGTATTTCTCCTTGAGATATTTCAACAAAGCGCGTTCTTTAGCTTCCTTCGACTTGGCTTCATTTACCAACTTTTCCTTGAACTTCTTGGCTTCGTCCTTCTCCCAATCAGAGATGACCCAAGAACCCTTGAGGTTTCCTTTCTTGTAGCCAGGGCAGAACTGCTGGCAATAGAAACCCTTTCCAACATTGCATTCCTGACAAGGAATGTCCTGGTTGTGACACCAGTAGTATTTGCCAAGGTCGTCATAGTCGAACTCGTAGTGGTAGCACTCATATACCTTGGTCTTCTTTGGTGCTTTCTTCTTGGATTTCTTTTCAGCCATTGGTTATGTCTCCTAAATGGATTATACATCAATCAAGCACTTCAAGAACCTGAGGAATGATGTCTCCGGACTTCCTGATGCGAAGTTTCTTCCCCACTTCTATTCCGAGTCTTTCGATATACGATATATTGTTGAGTGTCACGCGCTTGACAGTAGTGCCACAAAGCTGAATGGGGTCGAGGATGCCAACCGGGGTGAACTTGCCATTTGCTGAGGGAGTGCCCCAGTCAATGCCAATCAGCTTGGTCACACCAACTCCCAAGTTGATTTTGAACGCTTTGCAGCCATCCGGGCGGTACTTGTCCTCGTTCCTCCACTCAGAATCGCAAATCACAAGCCCATCGGTCTCATAGGGGAGTTCTTCCTGGGCAGTCTTGAAAAGCCAATCAACGATGTCATCCCCACGCCAGTCTTGCCCATTTGGATTGACAACAACATTGTCAGCTACCATGAAGCCCATGTCTTTGAGAATTCCAAACTGCTCTTCCTTGGCATACTGATTCCCCAGAATGGTGTAGGGGACGAAAGACACAAGCCTTGCTTCAGCCTCGTTGAACTTCTTGTCACCATCCTTGCGGTTCATGATTCCTGCGGCAGCATTGCGGGGGTTGGCGTACTTGTCCTTGATTCCCTCAAAGTCCGAGCGCATGATAACCAACTCGCCACGAATGGAACCTGTGAAGTTGTCCCACGGACCATGGGGTATGGTCTGAGGAAGTCCCTTGATGTACTTCGCCTTGCTTGTGATGTCCTGACCAAAATATCCATCCCCACGGGTGGTGAGCGAAACCAACTTGCCATTTCGGTACTCGGCCCTTGACGAAATGCCATCCACCTTCGCGGAGACTGACATTTTTCCAACGATGTTCTCCTTGATGAACTTTTTGACCTCTTCTGGTTCCTCTGCCTTAATCTTGGTCAGGCTCCCCATAATGAACGGATGCTTCACCTTTCCATCAAGGTTCTTTTCAATGCTGCCCTCGTTCAAGGTGGAAACGAAAGCCTCGTACTCTTCCTCGGACATGGATGCCTTGAGGGATTCCAAAAGGTCGTCATACTCCTGGTCCGATAGGAATGGCTGACCTTCCCGGTATGCCTTGTTCGCTTCAACAATTCTCTGCTTGATGTCGTTCATCTTGTTTCTCCTTTGCTTGAAACACCTATATTATATCACATTTCTGGCAGGTTGTCAACTACCCTCGTACTTCTTCTTGAGGCGTTCGTATTCCTTGCGTTCAGCCCTCTCCTTTGCCTTTTTCTCCTTGAGTTCCTCTTGCTCCCGAAGTTTCCTTGCCAATTCGTCCTTTTTCTTCTCGGACTTCAGAATCTCCTCGTCATCCATGGCGAGATATTCAAGCGGGAACCAATAGGCATCGTTGCCACAGTCGCTGCTATACACCCTTATGATAATGCTGCCGTCATCGTCGTAGCTGAATCCAATGATGTCCTCGCGTGAAGTGATGTCCGTGCAGAGCGGTGCAATCTCCTCAATTCGCTTTTCGATTTCAGCCATGGTCTTGAAGAAGCCCTTCAACTTGTCAATCTTGAATTTCGCAGCCATTGTCAGTTTCCTTTCTATTTGAGTTCTTCAATGTACAGAAGAATCTCACGTTCCTTCTGCTTCAACTCCTGATATTCCTTCTCAATCTGCTCCTTGTCGGCAAGCAAAGCCTTGACTTGGTGGCGGACGAAATCCAATTCATCCTTGCTGTCAAGTTCCTTGCCCTTGAGTTCTCTGAGCCGATTCATGTACTGGCGGAGGTTGATGTAGATTTTGGGGGACGATTCCTCCACTCTCTTCATCTTCTCCCTCACCACATCCAATTGCCTCTGGAAATCGGCAATGCGTTCCTCAATTGATGGTGTGTCCATGAATCAATTCACCTTGTAGATGCTTTGCGATGTTGGCTTTGACTTGAAACCGAACCCGTCTTCAACCACAACACAATCTCTGCCAAACACCTTTGACAATCCAATTACAGTTCCAAATGCCAAACCGGCGGTGCAATAGGTCTTTTCAATATACACAATCTTGTCCCCAACATGGACGGGAGTTCCATTGAAGTCCTTGATCTCAGTGATTGCAGGTTTCTTAGTTGCCATTGTCAGTTTCTCCATTTAGTCAACCTTGATGAACTTCTTCTCGAATTCCTCGGAAGTACAGACCTCAACACGCAATGTCCCCCAATCGTCATAGGCTGCAACAACATCCCCAATCTGGACATATCCAGGTCTATAGATCTTTTCCCCATCTGACTTGTCCTTGAATGAAAGAACCCCCTTCCTCATGTTCCAGTGCCAGTCCAAGTTGAACTTCTTCGCAAACTCGTCAATCTCATCCTCGTTGGAGAGATACCACCCATTCTTGTCCTTGAAGCCCTGTATGAAGATGGTGTAGTAAATCGGGCTCTTCTTCATGTAGAGTGTCATTTTGTCTGCTCCTTCTCGCATCAATCCAGCGAGTTGTTGTACTCTATCAGTTCATCCACTTTGAGGTTCAACTTTTGGATTTCCTCAAATGATGCCGGTTCTCCACCCAATATGATGCTCGGCCAGATTTCGTCCAACCAAATGTCGTTGTCAGCAACATGTTCGAGTGCTGTTTTGTTGTTCAGAACGAAATTGCGAAGCGCATTGATGTCTTCTTGGCTCAATTCTCCAATGTCCTCACAGTGAAGGTTTCCATTCAAGTCCATAGTCCCAAATCTGGATAGGTTCATTCGATTCCCATGGTCAAGCTGAAACTTCACCCTCTTGGAATGATGTCCATTGATGTAGGTCTGGTTTTCGTCAATCCAAATGTTCATCGGTAGATGGGTCTGAGCCTTGTTCTTGTTCGCCATTTCGCAAACAAGAGTAGACTCGTCTATTGGAATCCAGTTCTCCATTTTCATTTCTCCTTGTTCTTCTCAGCTTCCTGCGCCTTGTTCCAGTGTTCCCTTGTGGCATCCCTTTTGGTCTGATACTCCTTGAGCATCTTCTCAAAGTCAGCCACAGCCTCCTTCGCCATCTTGTACGCCACCTTCAGCTGAGCAAACGTCCGCTGCTCCTTGTGGAGTTTGTCAAGCCACTCGTACCTCTTGTACTGAAGAGTCACCACCTCGCGCCTCTTGTCGGCATGGGAGCTGTTCGTCTCGCGCCAATCCCTTGAAGCCAGAAGCACCTTGAGCCGTTCGTTGGCTTTGTCAATCTCCTTCTGGTATATGGGATACATGCTCTTGCATCTGCTCATTCCAGCCAGATGCTCCGCAGCTTCGTTTCGCGCCTTGTTGAGAAGATTCACGATGTTATTGATGCGGATGTCATACCAATGGATTGACACTTCTTCCTGGGAAGTCCAAAGGGTGTCGTCCTCTTCGCAGTAGTAGAGAGGGTCGCCATACTTCCACCAGCTCGGCAACTTGTCCTTGATTGTGTTCTTGTCTCCGTACATGTCTCGTTCTCCTTTCCTAAATATCCTCTTCCTTCGTGGTTGTCTTGTCCTCGCTCTCCACTACTCGCTTCCACTTGGTCGTGATCTCAACCAACCTCAGTGACTTTACTGGGAACTCACCCGCTCCAATCCAGTATCTCTTCATATTCTTGAACCTCTCCATTCGGCTATGTGCTGTTAGCCAATTTACTGGCTTCCCACCGAACTGTGGGACGACCTTGCCGTCCACTCGAACCACTGCTAACCAGTAGCGGGTGTCCTCTCCTCTCGCCATCATCTTCATTTTGCTCTTCTTCTCCTTAAAGCGCGTTGAACTCGGTCTCGCTCATGATGCGAATTCCCAACTTCTGCGCCTTCTTCAGCTTTGACGATGGTTCACCCTTCAGTCCGGCGTCAGCAACAACCAATGTGCCAAGCCCCTTCGCAACGGACTCCGCAATTTCGTAGCCCAGCTTCCTCGCCTTGTCCTGGGCAACAGAACGGGTCATGGTTTCAAGTTTGCCGGTGAAGCAGATGCTCCCTTTGCTTGAATCCACTTTGGGGGTTTCAACCACCTTCGGCTCGTTGTACTTCGGATTGTCAACAATGGAGAAATACGCCTCCTTGACAACCTTCAACGAGTCCATAATCATCTGCTCCTTCACGGATGGGTTCTCAATTGAAATCAGACTGTCAAGGCAACCAGAACCCCAGTTGTCCCAGAACTTCTTCATTTCCCTTCTTCCAACGCCATACACAAGCGCGGACAACGCGATGAAGATGCTTTCTTTGCTGGCGTTCCACATCTTCTTGTCAAGTTCCTCGGCAAATTTCACCTCGTTCTTGTACGCTGGATTGGGCTTGAAATCCACTATGTCTTGTATGGTCTTGATGCCCCAATTCTCAAGGGTTGTGTTGGAAACGCCCATGATGCCAAGCCTCTCGCAGAACGCGGATACTTGCTCGTTGAAGCGCGAAGGGCATTTTTCGTTCACACAAAACAGGTTCTTCACGCCATCCTTTGACGTGATGATTTCAAGTTTGCCCCCACACACGGGGCAACAATCTGGGATTCCAAGGTTCATTGTCCATTATCCTTTCAATACTTCACGGAGACCAACTTCGAGTCCACAATAGTCCAATGCCCAAACGAACCCATGCTCATCAGGGCTTGCCTATGGGCATCCATGCAGTCCATGGCATCCACGCGCAGAACCTTCGTTCTGCCACTTGCCGTGTTCTTCATTCTGACTTCATACACCATCATGGCTTTTCTCCTTGTCAACATCTATAGTATACCATAATTTGGTCGGTAAGTCAATGGGGTTGTTGATGAAATCAACAAAACCTTGATTGCATCAATGGGGGGGGGGGGTCAAGAGTATTTGCAATTGAATTCAGAATCGTCCATGAACGCATACCTGATTGCATCAACTATGGCAAACAGCCAAGGGATTCCGGTTTCGCAGAAGAAGAAATACAAGACTCCCTGAAACACCCTGTGGCAGTAGAACTTGTGTATGCCACACCATCCCAAGAAGATTGCAAGAAATATAGCAACAACTCTGTTACTCATTTGCGTATTTCATTGCACCAAATGCAGCGGTTCTCGAACTTTTTGTAAGCATCCAAGTAGTAGCAGCTTTTGTTGAAATCGTATGTGACCTCGTAGTACATTCCATCAGGAAGCGTTGTTGAAATCAGCCATTTCCGATTTCCAAGTATGCAACACTGCCACACAACATATACGACAAACTGCACATATGGGTCGGATTTGTCAAGATGCTCCTTCACATAGTCCACAACCAGCTTCTGCGCTTCAAAGTTGTAGTCCGGAAGTCTGGGTTTTTCATTGTCATCTGCCATTGTATTCTCTCCTTAAATCGCCATCATTATTCCCCATGTCAAGATTATCTGACCCATATGAAGAAGCTGATCTTGAATCAGATTCAGCTTCATCCTGTTCGCCTTGAGGTCGTCAATGATTGCATGTGCAACCGTGTTCAATATGACCGCAGCGAGAAACCAACTTGACGCAAAGAATGGGGCGCAGATGAAGATGCTCCAATAGAGGGCATGGCAGACAAGGGCGGCAATGTAGTCGAACCTGTACTTCTCAAGCACCTTTCCACCACAAATCTTGTCCCACCATGACTTCTGCTTCCCGTCTGCCAACCATCCCTGAAGGGTATAGTCGGCAACAAGATGCCCAAGGAGCATGAGAACAAGTATTACCTGCCAGGTCATTTAATCGCCTCTCTCAACAAGATAGACATGTGCAGGTGACTCTCGGGGAACCATCCCAGTTCCTCTGTATTTCGGGTGCCTCCCACCAAGTCATAATTGGATTCGGGAAATGTGGTTCTCTTCTTGGATAGTTCCACCTATCGTTGTTGGGACAATCAATGCGCTGGTCATTCGCCTTGGGTGGATTCTCCACAATGTCCCTAATCTCTTCTGGCGTACCCTCGTAGGTGATTCCATTGATAGTAACTCTCATTTTTCTCTCTCCCATTACATGATTGAACACAGCACAATCGGATATTCCCTTCTATATGGCTCTTCTGTTGGAGCATATAGTGGCATGGGCGGAATCTTCCTTCCCCACTCGTCCCAATTGTTGATTTGCACAGGAGGTCTGTGTGGCGGATTCTCCACGATTCTCCGAATCTCCTCTTCTGTTCCCTCGTATGTTATTCCATCAATTATGACTTTCATCTGTCCAATACCTTCCTTCTCTTGGGCTTATTTGTCTCTTCTGGAACAACCCTGATTCCAGTCATCTTCTTCGTGCAACTGTCCTTCCCCTTGAAGAACTTGTCAAGGGCATCCATCACTTTGTTCGCGGAAACTCTAGTTGTTCCAAGAACAGTCTCAGAATCCCCATTTTTCATTTCCCAACTGATGTCCCAATTCATTCTTCTCTCACTCCTTCTTGTTCTTCTTCCCACAACCCCTTGTCTCGGGGCAGTAGCCAAGCAATTCACACCTTGGCTTGAACACCTTCAGATCATATATGAGTTCTTCCCATTCGTCAGAATACTTCGCAAGTTCAGTCAAGATATCACTCATCAATTCCCTGAATTCCCAATAGGCTCGATTGCACAACCTCATTTCCGCCATGTTCATCAAGGAACGAAGATTCATCTTGACAACAATCTTGGTGACATATGCCAATGGCAATACATTAGTTGCATCTTCGGTTGGAATGCCAAGTTCCTTCAACTTCCGGATTGTGGCTGGAACATTTGCCATGAACTCCCTCCATGTTTTCAACGCCTCGTCATTCACAGCCACCGACTTTGGAACAACCACATCAAAGCACTTTGAATAGTCTATGTATCTGGTGGAGGCTTGAAGACGTGTATTCCCAATTATATGTGTGTAGAACTCGCGTATCACCTTGGCAGAATAGCCATCAAGCACAAGATATATGGAAGGATATTCCAAAGCCCTTCCGTGGTTCGACTTGATGCAATCCACGCCCCTCTTGTGGTTCTTGCCATCGTCAGATGTATCTGCACCCCAACATATCCCCGCCATCTCACCTATCATGGTGATTGGCTTTGATTCCGTGTTTCCCAATATTTCCACTGTTCCCATTTTCATTTTTCCTTTGGTTCAATTTCCCGCTGAACTTCCTTCGCATTCATCACCATCGCCAACAAGCATTCCAGGTTGGATGCCATAGTAGTCAAATGCCCTGAGGTGGTATGTGCCCTTGCTGTCAGGATTGTCCCTGTTGTACTGCTTCATGAGGATGTCCCAGACGAACTGATGCCACGCGACCTTTGCGCTGAACTTGATGTACTGCCTCGCAACCTTGTCTTTGTTGATCAAGTCATACGCTTGACTCACAAGGTCATAGGCTTTCTTCAAGGTTTCGCTTGAATGGGCAATCTCCATCAGAACCTTCACATCTGAATGAGGTGGTGGATATTCTGGCGCAGGTGGATATGGGGTTTCTGAATGGAACTTCTCAAGCCATTCAACTTCGTCATGTTGGTTGGAGAATGGGGATGTTGCCCAATCGTTGTTGCAGTTCTCGCACTTGACATAATACCCACCAGCATCGTCCTTCTCAATTGCGACAACGCATTGGCAATTTGGACAAGTTGGGGTAAACGTCAGTTTGTTGTTAATCACTTCGCTCATAGCAGTTCAATTATACTCCATTTTGAAATCATGACGCGCTGGATGCAGATGTACATGACGCGCCGGATGTGGTCGTAAATGGGGAAACACTGTCATCAACCGTAAGACATGACGAATAATCACCCCATGCCGTTTGGATTGCATCCAACTCCTCTTTGCTCAACTGAAACAAGTCTGGTGACAAGGTTGTCGTCATGTTTCCACAGTCTATTATGACTCCTTGACTGGGACGCGCATGGCTTATGCCAGAATGATCCATTCCAACAATCCAATCATTCTTGCCTTCCTCCTCCTCCTTCTGCTTCTCATCAAGGTCAACCTTCACGCCATTCTCCTCAAGGAGGTTCATGGCATCGGCAGCCCTCTCGCATATCACATTCAATTCCTTCTCAAGTTCGGCAATCTTCAACTGAGATTCCTGGATTTCCTGGCGGATGTCCTCAATCTTGCCATTGATTCGGTTGGTGGACATCTCACTCTGCATCTTGGCAACATCTTGTTTCGCCTGAATCAACTTCTTCACCATCTGATACTCGCCCACATTTGGAAACTCGCGCCAGTCAAGCCACACCGTGTACATTTCCTGGACAACATCCATGAGGGATGGCATGTCGGGGATTCCAAACGAACTTGAAATCCTACCATCATCGTCAATCTGGCATCTTGAGATGTCATGGTGATCAAGTGCGTGTTCGGCGAAGGGCATTCTGGATTTGGTTTCCCCCCATATGCCCCTCATCTGGGGAAACGCATTCTTCATGCCCTTGTCTGCCACATACACCTTGGCGAACCCAACTCCCAAAGTTCTATTGGGCTTGAAGCACACGACCACAATCTTCTCCTTGTCATAGGAGGGATCATTGCTTATGTCAAACGCCTCGGCTGAATATCCCTCAATCCTCTCAACCCAATCAGGAGTTGGAATGAATTTTGGCTTGTTGACTACCCATGTCCGAAAAGGCCCGAGACGCTCAACGTTCCAGTCATATCTTGAAACGATGTTGTTTGGGGCTGTATCATATCCCCATATGCTTGGTTTCCTTATGCTCATGACAATAGCAATTATACAACCCCACATGGTGGAAGTAAAGTGGTTTCATGTGTCAGCTTCCTTTAATTCTGGCATATTGTCCAAGTCCACCTTGACCCCATATTGCTCAAGGAGGTTCATGGAGTCGGCGGCATTTTCGTAAATCTCGTTCAGTTCCTTCTCGGAATCCGCAATGCGCTTCTGAAGCGACTTGATTTTCCCCCTCATCAAGTCAATGCCGTTATGGATTGACTTGTGCGATTCCTCGTACCTCATCTTGTCAACAGACTCCATCGCGGCCATGAGTTTCTTCACGATTTCAAGGGTTGGGGCTTGTGGAAACTTCCGCCAGTTCTCGTACAACGCAACTGTGTCGTACACAGCCTTGTCAATCTCAAGGTCGGTTGGATGCGAGAATCCGTCAGATGAAACCACCTTGCCATCCTCTGAAATGGAATATCCAATTGACCTCTTCTCTGAAAGGCCATGCAGTGTCTTCCATATCCCCTTCATGTTGGAGAATGGCGTGGCAAGGTCTGATGAAACTGCATACACCTTTGCGAACATGCCAAATGACTCAATGGAGACATATTTGGCGACAATGACTGTCCCTGCGGTTCCACACTTCCTCCACTTGCATGAATTCATCGAATATCCTGAAAACAGATCAATCCAATCTGGTGGTTGGATGTCGTGGTAGAACAGATGAGACATTCCATCTGGGGGTTTTGCAAACGAACTGCTCATGGATTCAAAACCTCCCACTTCCCTGTATCTGTATACAACGCAGTCAATCCATTACCAGGGTCATGAACCATGTCTCCGGAATTTGGATGCTGGTTTAACGGCTTTGGGATCACGTTATATGAACCATGGGCCAGCCGCACTATGTTGGCTTCTCCAACGAACCTTAGACTGTCGTGTGGATATAAGCTTGAAATGTCATAATCCACAACCACGTTCTCTGATTCCTTTGGCTCATCGTCAAGGTTCACCACAATCCCATATTGCTCAAGGAGGTTCATCCCCTCCGCAGCCTTCTCGTACATTTCGTTGAGGTCCTTCTCGGCATCGGCAATCTGGGTCTGAATTTCCGTTATCTTCTTGCGCAAGTTGTCAATGTTCTTCTGCCCACAGCCATATTTCGCCTCAACTCGCATTCTGTCAACTGCGTTCTTCGCCTCATGCAATCTATCCACCGTGTCCCAATCTTGCGCATTTGGGAAATCCCTCCAATCATGGTACATTGAGCCTATGTCGTAGATTGCGTCCCTTATGTCGTCGTCCGATGGAAATCCACCAAAGCCATTGTAGATTCTTCCATCTTCCGTGATGTCATATGTCCTCTCGCAATCGTGGATTTCCTTCCATATCCCCTTCATCTGGACAAATGGCATTCCATTCATATCGTCAGAGGCGTAGATTTTCACAAAGCCCCAATCCCAATTCCTGGAAGCACTGCAGTCATCATAGGGGACATACTTGACAACAAAGCAACCACCGAACCTTCCCGATTCATGCCACATGAAGGACGACACGAAATACCCATCAATCTTCTCAACCCATTCAGGAGGTGGAACAATCTCAATTGGCTGTTTCTTGACCTTGAGTTTTCTAGGAATGCTGGCTAGTCCAGATGCAGAGGAGTTGGCACCTGACAAAAACGAGCGGATTTTTGGAAGTTTCGGAAGCGTGATTCCCATCAGTTTCTCCCATCATATCCCGGCTTGCGCCACTTCATGAAATCCTCCTCATGCGTCATAGTCAATGAACATCTTGCCAGAGTCCAGTTGGTTCATCATGGACGCATAACGGCGCTGTTCCGAACCTTCGCAAGCAGCGAAACCTTCCTCCAACCACTTGCCACAATCTGTCTTGTTGGTGAACACATGCGCACGCTTGCCACCAACGATGAAATACTTGGCATTGGGATGGACGGCAAGAAGCACTGCATGGACAACCTCAGGACGAAGATACACCTTGTACCAGGAGTTGCCATTCCCACACACGAAACCCCAGGATGGGTTCGTCTCCTCATCGCAGACAACCACCAAACCTCCAACAGGCACATCCCCACCCATGATGGCGTTGTCAACCTCATGGAACTTGACGGCATCCACAAGGTCGCACAAATCCCACTCGTCCTCGCAGTGGGCATCATCATCGGACCGAGTGATGGAATTGACATCCCACTTCACCCTCTGGACATCCACCTTGGCAGTATTCACCAAGAGATTGATGAGGTCGGCGCGATTCTTGGCGGTAAGAATGAACTTGTACATATCTGTCAACTCCAATGGGAGAACTCAGGGGCGTCTCCCTTCTGCCCTCAGAACACTTACAGTATACCACAAAACCCCCTCAGGAGTCAAGGGGGTTATTGATTTCATCAACAAAACCTTGATTGCTTCGAGGAGGTCTTGAACATATTCTGGATTCAGATTATGCCAATCAGCCCACAACAAGCACAATTCTGTGTTCCTTGCCCCATTCCATATGCTCATCAACAAAGAGGTCAAATGCCTCCCTTCGGCCAATGTCCCTGATGGAATCAAAGGCATACTGAAGTTCCTCAACAAGTTGCTTGTTTACAGGGAAGGTCAACTTGTCCTTCCCCTTCTCATCGTCATCATCCCCCCATGACATCTCCTCGCCATCGTCATTGTAAATCCTTGAACAACCCAATGCCTTGACTATGGTGTTCACCCTTGTGAAAGTCTCCTTCAGATTGACGGCGATTTCATTCTCAAGTTCAGACATGCTGACTGAATGGAAGTTGCAGTAGCATGTCCCATTCTCGTCCTTCTTGTACAATTCCTTGAGTCCATCAGACAAGTCATCCCAGATGAGTTTGTCATACTCGTTGTAGTTCTTGAGTATGTGCTTGAGATTGCTTGACACAGGGGAAGAGGTCACAAGTTCCCATTTCCCAGCGAGATTCTTCCTCTCAACATATGCTGAAACATTCACGCCCATTTCCTTCAACTCTCCTTTTCGTTGTTTGACAAATACCAAGCCTTGTTGACCTCACCTTCCACATCATGTATGAACTCATACTCATCGCATGAGTCATGCTCATCGCATGAGTCATCACATGAATCATCGCATGAATCATCGGGTGGATCTGGTGTGGGTTCAAGTTCATGTGGGTCTCCCCCGTCACCATCGCCATCATTGTCTGAACCAACCTGCGATGAACTGGCATATTGCATGAAATTCGGCATGGGATATCTCCCAAACAGCCTCAACAAGAAGTCATAGGTCATGTGCGTCAGATAGACCCATAATCCACTGGACAGCATGAATGCAAGCACAACCACCACAAAAAGGACTGGGTGGTCAAGCAACGCAACCAAGAATGTATCTGCAATCATCATGCTTCAATTATACCACAAAGCAATTGAATTGTAAAGCTGGGCAGGGAAATCCCCACCCAGCTTCATGTTCATGCACCCAGACAAAGATCGTCGATGATATAATCAACGAGCCTTGTATCCGGAATTCTTGGAGTCGTACTTCAGAACGATGTCGCCACAGAAATACTCCTGCTGATCGCCCTCTGGCTCAACGAACTCAAGGCAGCTCTTGTCAGAGCAAGAACCCTCGCCCAGCTCGTAGGTCAACTCAGTGGCGCACTGGCAACCAGTCGCTGGCGCGAAGCCAACATACTTGCCAACGAACTTGACTGGCGTGTACTTGATTCCACCAACATCGCCACATGGAGTGCAGCCTGTGCCTGTGGACTTCGCCTTGACCGTGCCGAACAGAACACCACAGACCTGCGTGGTCTCGTCCTCGTCAGCTGCCTTGAAGTAAATCTCGCTCTCAAGCGAAAGTTCCTTCTTGGAGCCTGCAAGTGCCTTGTCGATGTTCTTGCCAAAGATGTTCCACGTGAACTCGGAGCAAACCAGCTCCTGCGTGAAATCACCCACCTTGGTCTTCGTGCCAGTGATGCGGACAACAGCCGTCCTGTTGGACTCACTGTCATCGCCAATCACGAGGATGCAGCTCTTGATCTTGAGACCCTTGACGGTCTTGTAGGTCTGATCCTTGACACCAGTGGAGATCTTTCCAGTTCCAGTTCCCTTGAACCAAATCTGGCAAGAAGTCTCGCCAGTGGAGCCACAGCAAGGCGTGGCCGTTGGAGCAGCGAGACCAGCCAGAGCCAGCATCGCGCCACATGTAATTGTCATTATTTTCTTCATTTTGTTTTTCCTCTTGTTTCTCTTTGTTTGTGGGTGTATGTTTGTTTTACCACCCTGTGTACATTTGTTTAATTATACTAGATTGTCTTGACTATTATTTACAGAAATGCATTGAAAACTGCACATTGTTTTTCCATCAAAATTCCGTGGGCGTTCTCTTCTTGCCATAGGTTTTGCTCCAGATGGCCATATATGACTTATGGAGTCTGTTCAGAAAATCCTTGTCCCCAGTGATCTCTTCATATACGGGAATGACGAAAAGCGACACGAATGACATCAGATTGACATTGTTGGGCTTTGACAGATAGTCGCGTGCTGCAATCAATGGATTGTCGCTGGTGGTCTTCACTGGACATGTGTCGTGGCACTGGTTGTTCTCCTTCAACCAACATCTGCTGCACCTCTCGGAATTCGCCTTCAACATGTCCTTGCCATAGTCTGCCAAAATCCTATCCCTGATGGCTTGTCCTTGTGGAACACTCAAGTCAAGATTCATTTTGCGCAAGACATCATCCAATTCATCAAGCGTCATGTCCAACTCCCTCTTCCTCAATCTGCTTCCTTGTTGTCCCCACATTGGATTATATCAATCCATATATTCAATTATACACCCTCGGGGGTGGTTGCGAACATCCGCTTGACGAACTCGTACTCTATTGGGGCGCAGTTCCACCTCTCAACGCACACGCAAATTCTGTTTGAATCAATCGTGTTGAAGTAGGAACTGGCATGAACATGACCGTATATGTTCACCATTCCATCTGGAATCTTGTCAAGTGGCTCATGGGACAGAATGAATCTGCCATCAAGAAGGAAAGGGCGTTCATGCACACTGTCGAACCCACACGAAATCCAGTCAATCCTGCTCTCCCTGTCATGGTTCCCAAGAAGGAGAATCTTGCGCCCATTCAACTGGTGGACAATTGAGGATATGTAGTTCTTTCCAGCAAGGGCGAAATCCCCAAGATGGAAAACAACGTCAGATGGACCGACAACCTTGTTCCATCTCTTCACAAGTTCAGCATCCATTTCGTCCCTGTCCTTGAATGGTCTGAATTCAGCCTCGTACTCCAAAATCCGACGATGATGAAAATGTGTATCTGAAATTATCCAGATTCTGTTCTGGACAACTGACTCCCCATCAAGGAAGTTTCCAATGAAATCCGATGAATCCAACCTCTCCAACTCGCTGTCGGGTGGAAGGGTTGAACACTGCCCAAAATTGGATCCTGGGACAAACTCTGAACTGCTCTTTTCCATAGTTCAGTATACAACAAATCAACCGAACAGTAAAGGGGGAATCTGCTCAAAGGTTGGCTTCTCCCCGGGTTGGAGTCTGACCAGCTTGTTCCTGCCCATGTACTTCTCAACAATGGATCCATCGAGATTCTTGAACTTGTTCAACTTGACATCAAGTCCCTCGCACAGCTTGTAGACAACATCTGGCTTCTTGTAGAGCCATTCATCGCCATGCACAACCTCAACCCCAATGTCCTTTTTCTTCAACTCAACCATCAACTTGCCCAATGTCCTTGGGTCAATCCCCGAGATGTCGTCCATTATCAACTGGAATGGCTGCTTCTTTCTGGATTCAGTTTTGGCAATCTGGGTGTTGGATGAATCTGGGGCGTATTTCCTTGTTGACTTCCTTGCTTGCTTTGACGTGTCGATTCCACTTGTCAACGCGGCTTTCACCTTCTCAAGGTCGGGGTCTTCGTCCTTCACCTTCTTGTACACCATCACAGGCTCCTCGAACCCAACATAGGTCATGTCTTCCTTGAGCGTCCTCTTGTGCTGATGCTTCATGGAGAAAGTCTCAACGTACTCGAACCCAGGAATTGCCTGGAACCCACGCATGAAGTCATCGTACAGAGGCTTCTTCTGTCCCCTTGTCAGGTTCTTGATGTTGATCATCGCAATCCCACCAACCTTGAGGTACTTGTAGGTGTTCACAAGGGTTGGAGCGACAAACTCGCACAGCCATCCTTCGTAGTTGTCAAGGTTCCTCGTTGATGCGCCATTATCGTCCGAGTAGGACTCAACGTTGAAGTATGGGGGGGAGGTGAACGAGAGATCCATCTTCCCATCAAGTTCTGGAACATGCTCCTCGCTTCCACAACAGTGTATGTCGCAGACTCTTTCCTCTGGAACCTTCTTGTGGTCAATCAGCCACTGGTGGCTCTTCTTGAGGCATCCATACAGTTCTTTGTTTGGATCGAACCCATAGTAGTTGGCCCCATTCAGTATCGTGGCAAGCATCCTTGAGCCGAATCCACAGGAGGTGTCAAGGATGTTCAGACCATTGAGGTCGTTGAAGTACCTCTGGTAGATTGTCCTTGCGTTTTTTGGACAGAAGTTCGCAACTTTCCTTGACCCAATCCATCCAAGGCTGAAGTGCTTCTTGATGTTCTCAATCTCCGAGCCTGTGTACAGCTTTGGGGAATTTGCGAAAAGGGAACGCACCTTGTCAAGGATATCGTCCCTCTGGAACGCCTCCATTGGAGTCAGCTTCAGTCTGTTGTCCTTGCAGTTGAAGATGCACTCCTCAAAGAAGTGGTTGATGAACTTGGTCATCCTCCCCTTGCCCGAAACGTAGTTGTCAACGTCCTTTGACAACTCCTCATCGCTGTACTTCTTGAATATCTCGTCTCTGTGCTGTTCAAGATACGTCATTTTGTCAATCCAATCCTTCCCTTGGCTTTCTGTACTTGTCGCTGATTATCTTTGGAACTCCAGTCTCCCACGACACCCTGTGGTGTATGCGCCTTGTCTCGGGGGTGTTCCCCATGGCAGCTATCTTCACGAAAGATGGACAGTTCATCACCGTGTAGAACGATTTGAGGTACGTGCCATCATCAACATAGACATCCGACATCCCACCCTTGTTGGATTGGGTTGTCTTCTGGTGGAGCGCAACGTCAACAACGCTGAAGAACAGCTCTCCCCTTGAACCAAGGGTGCAGTAGGCGTTCACGTCCTCGTTGATCCTTCCAAAGAACTTGAATGGCTTGTCAGTTCGGCAGAAAAACGAGTTCATCGCCTTTCTCTTCATTCTGTTGTGTGTCACGTCCCCTTGAACCCCTCCGAGGAAATCCCCATTCTGGGCAAAGGCGCAAGTCAGGGCGCCGGTGTCGTCAAGAAGCTGAATCATGAGGTCAACTATCTGATCGAACTCCCTCACGTTGATTGTCTTCAACTTCTCCCCAACTGGAAATCTGTACTCGAACCTATCGTAGTCATCGTCGAATTGGGCGAAATACTTCAACCCAAGTTGTTTGGCGACGGTGAAGCAATAGTTCCTTGCGTACACTATGACCTTGTTTGAACCCTCTATGTCGCAGGTGTCAAATGTCTTTCCAACCTCTTCCTTGTTGAAAACGTGAACCTTGTCGGCCCCATACTTCTCGATGTACCTTCCAACGGTTGGATCATCGTCCCCAACAATGTACTGGATGTCGCCAGTATACCCAGCCTCGCGCAGAGTCTTGTCCGTGTACATGTTGTCCGGCCTCTTGTAGGTCAGACAGAATATGCAGAAGTCATTTCGCATCCGTCTTCCCCTCGTCAGCGAGCCTTTTCGCCACTATCTTCTTGATTGACTCGGAAAGGCGCACATAGCCCTTCGCAATCGCATCGTCCATGTCGATTATCACAAGGGCGGAGTCCTCCATCAGCTTCTGCATCTCGGGAGAGGCGCAGGCATAATAGTCGGCAATCTTCCCATAGTTGAACACAACATGCCTGAACGCGGCTATCTTGAGAAACTGCTTCTCCTCTGGTGACACGCCAGACTTCTCGATACCCGACATCAACTCCTTGAACTTGTCCATCTTCAAGGTGTCCATGAGGCTCTTTGGTGGCGCGTTCTTTGGCTCGTACTGTGGAATGTTTGCCTTTACTGTGTACATGTATCCGTCCTGTCCTATTGCTTCACAGTTCAATTATACATTGAACCTGGCGAGATAGATGCGATATCTTTAGTATCGCATGTAAATCGCTATCAATATTATACAACTTTCTTGAATTTTTGTAAAGAATTATAGTGAGTTTTAGTATAGATTTGTGTAAATAATATATGTGATGAAGGATATTGACAATAGATTGGTCTGTTCTGACGAAAAGAAGAACAAGATTATTGCAACCCGAAGCCAAACAAGACTTCGCAGGTAGAACCAAGTCGTCAAGTCATATGAACTAAAGATTGTAGAGAAACGATTGAACAAACGCCAACACGAAGAACTTGACATGCTCTTTGTTGAGGGAAAGTGGTTCTACAATCATGTCCTCAATCTGCATCAACAATCTGGATTGAGATTATCCGACATCAACTCCACAAACATCAAAACAGTAAACCACTACGACAAGGACAAGAACTTGATTCAATCTGAATTGAAATACTTGTCGGCAGCATAGAAGCAGGCAATCTTGGCAAGAATGGTCTCCAATCAAATGGCCATAATACAACTTGTCAAAAGGGGACATTAGAAATTTGGCAACTTGCAGTTCAAGTCTGAATTGAATTGCATTCCACTCAAGCAATATGGATAGACATATAGTTTCAAGTCAGAAAACAAGATCAAGATACAAGGAATACATGGCAAGATATTAGTTCGTGGAACACATCAATTATCGAATGTAGATGAATATGCCAATGCAAATTTGTTGAAGAAACCAGATGGCTATTATCTTAAGGTGACATGCTACATAGACAAGAACAAGATGCCAAAAACCAAAACCAACGACAAGGAAATAGGTCTGGATTTTGGCATCAAAACGAACATAACGACTTCAGAAGGTGAGAAACTTGACGTATCTGTTGAAGAAAGTGAACGACTCAAGATGTTGCAGAAGAAACTGCAACGTCAAAAGAAAGGTTCAAACAGGAGATACAAGACAATCAAGAGAATCCGTCGTCAGTACCAGAAGCTGACGAATAAGAAAAAAGACAAGGCAAACAAGATAGTTCATATGCTAAAGCAATATGACACAATCGTGATACAAGACGAGCAACTGGCAGAATGGCACAAGCAAAAAGGAATGTCAAAAGTTATTCAACACAGTTGCATGGGAACAATCAAATCCAAGTTGATGAAACTTGATAATGTCATCATATTGGACAAGTACATCCCAACAACGAAGTGGTGTCCTCATTGCCATAAGATGAACGAACTATCCTTGAATGATAGGACATACAAGTGTTAGTGTGGATACGAACAAGACAGAGACATCCATGCCGCACAGAACATGTTGAACATCAAGGACCTTGTCGAGAAAAATCTTAAAGTACCTATGGAACGTAGGGGTGATTCGCCAAGGCGAATACAGCGCGGGTCGTTCTGCGAAGCAGAACATCCGTGAAGCCACGATGTCTTTAGCATCGTGGTAGTTCACCACAAACGGTCAAGAAAGTAAAAGTCGGTTCTTTGAATATGGCACGGAATGTCTGAACAGCTCCATCTTGTGCTTCGTGAGGTTTGGATTTGACTGGCTCTTCCCAAACACGAACATCGCGTCTGCTTTCCCATCGTCAAGCAGCATTCTGTGCGTATCGTACATCATGAAGTGACCGAGGTTGTGAGCAACGAACTTGTCCCCAATCAATCCACACTGCGCCGTGTTCTTCCGTATCATGGAGAACAACTGACCACAGAACCTTGTCCCAGAGACGTACCCAACGACATTTCCATCAAAAAGATACGCCCTGTGGTAGTGAAATGGCGTAGTTGGCATCGAGACGCACCTCAAATCGTTCCTCATTCCACTTTCACCATGTGACAAGTACCACGCCCGAACCAAGTTTCCAACCCCATCAACAATCCCTTCAAGGGACGTGCGAACCTCAACAAGTCCCTCCATCCTTGGAATCCTGTGATGCTGCATCCATCTGTGGTCAAACAGATTCGGAACGTCCTCCTTGAGGTTGTAAAAGTTCCAGTTGATTGGCTTTTCGCTGGAGACCACAATCTCCTCGTCAACTCCGGCTCCTATCCATTTTCCACGAACCTCCGACACGTCAGCACCCTTCGTGGATGGCAGAATCCTGTATGTGAAGATGAAATGGACATGCTTCTTCCCATTCACCGCGACAAGAGGCTCAACCATCTTGAAAATGCACAGGAACCTTGTCCCATTCCCATCAACCACAACCCTGTATCTGAATCTGTAGTTCCTCAGAATCTCGCACTGGACTGGAAGACACATGTAGTCTGGCATCTCGCATATAGGAACCTCGTTCACAAGGAAAAACGACTCGAACAATTCCTGGCAATCAGCTCCAATCTTGAAGGTATTGTCCTTCAACCATTGGATTCCGGCATTCTCTGGTATCTGCAATATGTCAAGGTCTTCGCCAATCATGATTCACCTCACGCGGAAAAGTTGAACAAGTTCTCCATCCTCGTCTTTTCGTCCATGCTTGGGTTGAACGTGTTTTTCAATTCCTTCGTGGAGTAGAGTTTTCTCCAACAGGCGTCCACGAAATCCTGTGGGAACGCCTTGATCCCACCATAATGGAGAAGAAGGTTGTAGTGTGCGCACTTCCTGCAAGAGCATCCACAGTTGTTCCTCCACAACGTGATGCCATACTTCCGTTGGTTCATTTCATGGCACTTGTTGGAGGATTGGGCCGAGAAGCAACTGAACAGAAGATCCTCAACCCCATACTTCATGGCAATCTTCAACTCGTCCAGCTTTGTGATGGACAAATCCATCGTCAGATAGTCAATCCCAACATGTCTGTTCACGCACTCAATGAAAGTCCTCGACACCTCGGATGCGTCGGTGAAGTTTGTTCCTGGAACGCAGTCCTTGAGGAAGAAGTTGTCCTTCTCTCCAAGGCTAATCGTCCTGCACCCATTCTCGATGCACCAATCCACCATCGTTGCCATTATCATCTGGTTCTTGATTGGGTTCTCTGCCCAGTGCTTTCTGTATGGATTGTCCTTCTTGAAGTTGCCAACGTATCTCGCCTCAACAATCGGAACACCAACCTTCTCGCATACAGCCTTCATCGCCTTGAGTTCCTGACCACCACAACTTCGGTTCATGTTAGCCATCGTGTATGCAACGATTGAACGCCCACTTTCCTTGAGGAAAAGCATCTGCGCTATGGAGTCAAGTCCACCACTCACTGCCACAAGGACCATGTTGGGGTCAACATCTGGGACATTCTCTGGGAACTTGACTGGAACCGTGTTCATCGTTGGTGGCTGGAAACTGAATCCAGAATACACCAATTCAACAAACTTCTGGAAGCCATCTTGGACAGAAACAGTATCGTCAAACACCTCCTTGTTGAAGATGTCGTAGAGGCTTATCGCAGAATCCGAGAACACTGCTCTGGATACTGGAATTGAGACCCTGCTTGCCTTTGACTCCACTTCAATCATTTTGCCGTTGTTTCCTTTCCACATTGGATTCAGTCAATCCTTGAACTTGAATCGCAGATTTCGCTTCCCTTTGGGGAAATGGTGAAATCGCAGATTGTCCATTCGTCCCCCTCATGCTCCTTCCATCCGAACTTGAGGACGAACATGTTCAGACTCTTGATTTCCCAATCGTTCGTCTCGTCATCGCAGATTATCTGGTAGTCGTTCAATGTCCCATCATCAACAAGTGGCTTGACAATCTTCCCAACAGCCTCTATTGCCTTTGCCTGCGTCTCGAAGTTGTTTGGCTCGTATGCCACAACCATCTGAAGAGCATTTGAGATTTCAGTGTATGTCTTGTTCTTGATTTCCTTCCAATTCATTTTTACCTCTTTTCTTTTTCAAGTTCTCGTGCCAGGGCTTCACCAGTCTGGCTATGATTTCGCCCATCTTGTCAAGTGGGATGGATTCAGTCTCCCCATCTTCTCCACCCCTCTGTTCCTTGACATCCTCAAGGAAACGCTCAAGGTCAAGAGTCACCGTCCACGGCCCACTTGTCAAGGTGAACCCATCGTTCCCATTGGCCAACTGGTTCATCGCCATCGTTCCAATCTTGTTGAACGATTCAACAATGGCTTGGAACAACTGCTTTTTCATCTCCTCGTCATTGTCCATATGTCTTCTTCCCTTCCTGGTGGTCAAAACTTCCTTCAAGATTTTACAAAGTTCAACACCTTAATTATACGATTGTTCCTCGTCCATCAGTTGAACATCTTTCCCTTCATTTCAACCATCCACTTTGACATCATGTCATCAAACGCCTTTTTCGCGGATTGCTCCGTCTCGAAGAAGCCCACCCAGCCATGTACCAATCCAATTATCTTGTCAATGTATCCACTTATCCATCCATCCTTCCAGTAGTCGCTCTTCACCCAGATTCCATCTTCGTCAGCCATAGCCTCTGTGATACGCACCTTCTTGACCAGAACCTTGAACCTAGAACCATCCCATGGGCAGAAGTCGAACATGCACATCCACATTTCGTCAAGTACTGGTCTGAACATGTCCTTGATGGTCTTCATCTTCTTATGCTTCTTGAATATGTCAAACATTGTTTTACCTTCCTTCCTTGTTCAATACGTCTATTATACGCCTTGCGCTCTCAATGGTCAATCCAACAGTCATGTCAGTCTTGACAACCCTTGAATTGTCCATGTATGGGAAAATGTCAACAACCTCGTCGTCAACAACGCAGAACGATTCAACCCCCGGATGCTCTGAAAGCCATTGGTTGATTTCAAGACCACGGATGCCCTTTGGGTCGGATGGAGTCTCCCCGACGAACAACTCGTCCCGTTCTCTTCTCAACTTCTCGGCAAGGACATCCCTCCAGTTCCTGTCTGGTTGGTAGGGGGCGTATGTCTTGTGGTGCCGCCATGAGGAGGAGAACACGATTTTGCAATCTGTGTTCCCAATGACATAGCGAAGGCGCGCAACAAGGTCTGGATTGAAGCCGTAACGCCACTCGTCAAGGTCAATCCAATCGTTGTCCTGCATGGGCGTTGGACACATGCAGTTGAGAACCCCATCAATGTCAAGGAACAGAACTTTCATTTCATGAACCTCTGTAAATAATTCACAATCTCCCAGATGTTGTTCACAAGATGACCCTTGCCAAGATCCTCCTGCGAATCCCCAAGCAGGGACAATTCCCAGCATATGTCCTTGATGTCCAAGTCCTTCTCATCCATCTTCTCAATGAAGTGGTGGAAGTCCTCAGAAACAAGATAGGGGTGATTCTCCTTGAAGAGCCAAGTGAGCACGGGGATTTCATAATCATCTGGCAGTTCGTCAAGAACCTTTTTCATTTCAGCGACTGTCATATCAACTCACCTTTCTGAACCTGGGCTTGCCATTCTTGTCGAACGAGACAATCTTCATGTCCCCAAGGTGCTTCTTGGACACCTCTCCCCTGATGTAGAGGAGTTCTGTGCGGATGCCCATTTCCCTACAGAGGACGTTCAAGGCAGATGCCGAATGCACGCCATTGTGGACAACCGTCAGGTAGTTCAACTGCTTCAACCCAGCAAGATACCGCTTCATCGCGTCCATGTCAATGCGCTTGAGGCTGTCAACCACAATCTCCTTGTGGGGCTTCGTCCTGAACTCTTCGCCAACATACTCGAACGAGTAGCAATCCCGATTCACAGAGTGTCGGCTCTCCTCGGTCTTGACGCAGTTGATGCGCCCATTCGAGAACGCGCCCTTCTTGCCATTCCTTGCGGTTGTGCGCCACTTGGCGTTCTTGGAGAGGTAGTGTCCCAGCTTGATGTGGGCTGTGCGGATGTACAACTTCAGACCACGCTTGACATACATCTCGGCTATCGTGTCAAGGAACCTGCTTCCAACCCCAAGACCCTGGAAGTCTGGGAGGATTACGAGACGAGTGACCCGCCATCCTCCACCCATTGTCCCAGATGGCTGGGGCATGACTGCGCAGAACCCAACAAGGGTTTCGCCCCATTCAAGGAGCCAGCAGTCGGCGTTGTCGGCAAGCTTGCCAGTCAGATAGTGATGTGGAGCGAATACCTTTTTCCAGACCTCTCGCTTCCCGGCTCCTTCGATTTGGCGGAAGGAGAGGTCGATGCTTTTTTTAGCAATCGTTCCCTTGTGTCCTTGTCCCTGAAATCATATACCACGCCTGTCTGGAGGTCAATGAGGATGTCAGGCTTGACATAGGGAATGACATCATAGTGGCAACCACAGAGAATGACGTTCTTGAAGCCCTTCCTGCGGATGTACTTCTGAATGCCATTGGAAGCGGCCATGGCCACGTTTCGGTCAATCACGCTTGTGTACTCGTCAACCATGACCCTATCGCCCAGGTTCAGAGCCATGTCTGCTCGGAAGCCCTCGCCGGTTGAGAGAACATTGCGAGGACGGCAGATGACAGGCATAGAACTCAACCCAACAGACTGGAGGGCGGAGAGACCATCATCAGGATCGTCAATGAAGTTGGAAATCACAGCCTTCGTGTTGTCGTAGGACTTCGTGGGGTAGTTCCAACCAGCCTTCTTGAACGCCTTGAGGAATGTGGACTTGCCAGAGCCAGAAGGTCCGACAATCTGGATGATGTTCACATCCAGGTTCAGAATCTTCTCGGGAATCTCATAGGGATATACCTTGGACTCGCCGGTGAACTTGTAGTCAAAGCACTTGTCAACAAGGTCAGTTGCCTTGTCAAGTGGCACTTTCGACACAAGAGGAACTTCGCTCCTCTTCAACTTGCACAAGACTGGGGCAAGTTCCCAGGATCTGTCTTCAGACATTTCTGCCTTTCTCCTTTTTTGGTTTAAGAAATCAACAACCCCTACAGTATATCACATTGCTTCTCGGAAGTCAAGGGGGTCATCCCATCTTTCCGACCTTGCGCAGAAGGTTCTTTCCCTTGCGAGTGACCTTGTACTCGAACTTCCTGTTGTAGTCAAGGATGTCGTGGTAGAGCATCTGGGCGAACAGGGTGGAATTGCTCTTGTTGTGGTTTCCCCATACGCCAAACTGAATGTCAGAACGCTTGCATCCCGGATGAGATTCAACGAACCTCAGAACCTTGATGTAGATTCTGTCCTTCGTGGGGCAGGTGAAGTTGTAGCTGTGGTATCCCCAGCATCCTTGATAGGGGACATTTTCGCGGTTCTTGCTGACTACATGTCTCATTTCTTTTGTTTCCTTTCTTGTCATAGTTTTCTGAACAGGGTTATCGTAACCAAAATGAATTCAACGGTATCGTACATGTCAATGGGGGAAGTGAAGTTCCTAGAGGAATCCTCAACATCCATGACCTCCCATCCATGCACATCAAGGTCAAACATTCTCACGCAGAGGTCATCGTATTCCAGTATCTCTTCCGACGCAATGCTGAATACAGGTGGATCTCCAGAGTGCGACTGAAGCATCAACCTGTACATACTGATTGACTTGCTGTCAGAGTCTTCGTACTTCGCCTTGATTTTGTCAAGCAAATCTGGAACACAATACTTCATCTTACCTATTCATGATCCTTGAAAAGCAGTCCAGAACATTTGAGTCGATGTTGGTATGGTTGTCAGCGCCTTGAACCAGAACAATGTTGATGGCAAGTCCAATCACCCCATCCGAAGCGAAATGTCCATATGCCTGTTGCACATCAATTTCCGCAATGCACTTTGACTTGAGGGATTCATCGAAAAGGATTCCAAGCAAAGTGTCCGAATCGGAGACATCATATGCAAGGTCAAATTCGTCAACGAAAACGAAACCCAACGAACTTGAACCGAATTCAGGTTCAATCTTGCGCTCAATCACATTGAACTTCACCAACTTCCCCTTGGCCATCTCGGGAAGTTCAGTCAATGTCCAAAACCAACCATTGTTGCCGTCAAGTATCACCTCTTCGGTCTCCGTTCCTTTTTGGATTCAGGGAAATCTGAATTGACTTGGAACATCGTCTGGACAATCATAATCGTTCCCACCCCAATAATCGTCTGTATGGAAGCCATGTTCCCCAGATTCACTGTAGTTGGGATCATCTGCGGGGCAATCATAATCGTCTCCACCATAATAGTCATCCGTGTGGAATTCATTTTTCCATCTGCACATATCGTATTCTCCTTTTTGTGGTTATCGTTTTGGTCTGGGTTTAATCCTCGTCCTTCTTTACATCATCCAAGAACCTCTCTGCGTCAAAGATATCCTTGAACACAATATCCTTTCCACCGGAAAAGGGAGTTGCGTACCATTTTCCAATGCTGCCAACACCAAACCAGTATCCGAGGTCGTTGAACCCCTTTTCCAATTTGGCTCTGAAAGCCTTTCTCTCCACCTTTGGCATTGCCTTGTAGGATGTCATCTTTCTATCTCCTCTTGAAACTTGTATACCTCTATAGTATATCACATCGCCGCCTCAAAGTCAAGGGGGTTTAATCGCCAATTGGCTGCAATCCGAGTTCTTCTCGCCTTTTGTCCAATGCTTCTCGGAAGTCATCTTCCACCTTCTTGTACTTCTCAGCTGCTTTGTCGGTTGCATCACAATCCACACAACCGTAATTCTGAATGAGGTCTTCCTTGGTCATCATCGTCATTTCACCTCCCCTTCCTCTTGTTGGACATCTTGGAACTTCACTTTGTGGGAAGGAACAGTCCAGAACTCCCCCCAAACGAGATTGTGGACGGAGCCTTGCCATCCCACTTCTCAATGAGGTTCAGGAACACGATGTCCTTGTTCTCGTTCAAAGCCTTTGCGCGAATGGTGATTGCCTCCGCCTCGGCCTTTGCCTGGATCAGTTTCTGCTCAGCCTCTTCCTTGACTTGGGAGGTCTTGTTCTTCGCCTTGAGCGCGGCCTGCTGCTGAACCACCTTTTCCTCAATGCTCTTCTCGAATGCGTCGGAGAAGTCTATGTTCAGCACCTTGAAGTTCTTGAACTGGATGGGAAGTCCCTTCAACTCGTTCTGAAGCCCCTCGCTAATCGCTGCAACCACCTTGGTTCGGTTGTTGACAAGCTGCTCAGCCTCCCAATTACCGACGATGTTCTTGAGCGTGTCCTCAAGGGCAGGTTCAAGCAGGACTTTCGCGTACTCAGCGCCGTACTTCGTGTGGATTTCCACAAGACGGCTCCTGTCAGGCGCGATAACCACTGAAACATTGAAGGTAGCCTCCTGCATGTCCTTCGTAAACGCCTGGGTTGTCAGGTCAAACCTCGTATCCCTTATGGAATATTTCACCATTGAGCCACCAATGGGGTTGATGCCATAGAGACCAGGACCAAGTACGGTCTCGTCTGGCTTTCCGAACTGGGTCTTGAAGCCCGCCTGGTCGGAATCAATCTGTGAGCATCCAACGAGGAAGCTGACTGTGGTTAACATGATTGTGGTTGCTAGTTTTGCTGTTTTCATTGTTGTTTTCCTTTCTATTTGTTAGAGTATACCAAGGACGTTTGCCATCTACGCGACTGTCATCGTTTTGGTCTCCGTTCCTTCGCCATCTTGGAACTGCCCTTGAAGTCTGGATGCTTCCTGCGCCATTCAACGAACTTGTGCATCCTCGGCTCGGCAAGCAGAGCCTCCTTGGTGTTGTAGAGGGTCTTCAATTCGTAGTTGGAGAACAGGGCATGTATCTGCGAATGGCACTCGGTGCATATCCAGAGGAAATTGCCCTCGTCAGTCTTGAGGTACTTGTTCTTGTGGCGTGACTGGGCCTGTGGGATTAAATGATGCTTGTCTGGCTTGCATTCGTTCCCACACAGTTCGCATTTAGTTTCTTCTGTAGTCATTGCTCCAACCTCCTTGCAATATGTTCAATTTCGCCAATTCCTCCATGAAGTCGGCATCAATGTTCGTCTGCCCATCAATTGAATGCTGAATGAGGATTTCCACAATGGGAGGTTGGTCAAACGAAGAATACGACATCATGTCCACAACGACATACGACAAGGACAATTCATGCATCTTCTCCAATAGGGAATCTGTGTTTCTGACTTGTATCTTCGTGTCAAAATCCAGACGCAAAACCACTTCTGAAAACATATTGTTGAACAAAGACATGTGCTTCTTGAGCAATTCTATTATCTCATCAGACGTCTTCATGACACAAACCTCACTCTTTCAAGCATCCTCATTGTCTTTCCATCAATGTTGGTTCTCTTCAACGGTCTTTCGTCCTGGGAAAACAAGGTTATGCGCAAAGCCAACAATCCCATTATTGTCCCCATATGGACATCCACTATCCTGCTTGTAAGGGACTTGTCCATCAAGAAGCAAAACAAATCGTCCTTCATCTTCTTTCCATAGAAGCCATTGACCCAAGCGCAGTCCAATGTATCAAGGTTGTTGCTGTTGGAATACACATCCACACAAACAACATCACAGGTCTTGCTTTCCTGCACCAAATGCCTCAACTTGGAATCCAGTTCCTTTCTGGTGATTGTTTTCCTCATAGAAACTTCTCCAGCCAGCCCATCTTGCAGATTAACGCAACCAAGCCAAGTCCGAGAGCCATTCCAATCAGGAAGCCGGCCAATTGGCATAGGACGTGAATCAGAATGTTCTTGTTGTCCATGTCACTTCATCCTCATTTTCTCAAACCACTCCATCGTCCTGGAGTCAATATTGGTCTCGCTCAACACCCTGCCATCGGCAAATGTCTGAATGGTTATGCCAATCGTCATCACGTCAAGCATACTGCACCAATGTATGTCCAAGATTCTACTCGTCAAGGACTTGTCCATCAGATAGCCAAAGAGGTTGTTTTTCATGTCCGAACCATTGAATTCCTCCGCGCGGAGGGCGTTGGGGTCGTCAAAGCCGAACACAAGATACACGGTAATCTTTGCCACTGGCTTGTTCACGCTCATGCCAACCAGTTCATTGAGCTGCTTTTCCAGCATCCTTCGTGAAAGTGGCTTGTTCCATGTCTGAGACCGCTTGCCCATGCCATCATGCCTCCAGTTTCATCACGGACTGGGACATCACACCATAGTTGTGGCCTGTCACCTTGATGATGCGTCCCTTGATTTCCGTGATTGTGCCTTTCGCCAGAAGAATGTTGCTGCTGCATCCAGCAACCTTCTTGATGTACACAACCTTGTCGCCAACTTTTACTTCTTGATTGAATGCGTCAGTCATTTTTGTGCTCCTTCATGAAATTCAATTTCACTCCCAAATTTGATTTTGCTTATCGCCTTCAGCATCTCTTCGTCGATGTTCGTTGTGAAGTCCTCGCTCCTCTTCAACGTGAAATACACATAGTTGCCACCCTCAAACCTGTACACCTGTATTCCAATTATTCTGAATTCAATTGACTTGTCGAACATGATGGAGAGCAAAGCGTCCATGCTCTGGATTGAAGTCCTGTGGCATGACTCCCCATTGAACACCTCCTCAACTATCACTTTCGCCACCTTTTCCCCATTGAGTGTTTTCACTACGGCATTTGCCTTAATGCCATCCATGTCAGAACTATACGCCATTCATCAACCTTCCTTCCCAAATTCAACTCTACTTATTGCGTCAAGAATCTCGGCGTCAATGTTCGTCCTGAAGTTTGGGTCTTGCATGACGCGAAAGACAACCAACGTTCCACCGCCATACTTGAACTCTGCACTGGACACCTTGACAATCCTATGGGAAAGGGACAAGTCCATCAACCTGCCAATAACATCGTCAAGGTTGGAGAACAGCTCCTGACTTTCAAAGTTGGGGTCTCCCCAGGAGTTGACATGGTAAATCTTCACCATGGTCACTGGACGATACGAACTTTCCCATATCAGACCAGTCAACGCTTCAAGCAACTTCTTTCTGGTTGGACGCTTCACTTCGCAATCTCCTTTTGGAAATACAGTTTGGACAACGCCTCAATGAAATGCGAGTCAATGTTCGTGGTGGAGTTGTCCTTGTTCTCAATCAGATGCAGATACACGAATGGAAGCGCGTTGCTATGGTGGACTCCACACACGCTGTAGGACAAGGACAGGTCAAACAACTTCACAACAAGGGATTCGTAATCAAGTATGTGGGCGCACTTCTTCTCCCCACGCCTGTCGCAAGATTGCATGAAAACCGAGGCAATCTTGTACCCATGCGAGAAGCACTTGGTCAATTCTCTCAACCCACGGAACATGTCAATCCTCTGGAGGGGCTTGGAATTCCTTTCTGCCCTGCATCCAACAGTCATTGTGAGATCATATCCCATCGCAATCAGATCCCAACAACCGTTCCATCAGGACATTCAACCGCTGTCGGCTCCATGTCAAGCACATTCAACATGTGGTTGAAGTTGATGTCGGACTCGGGATATTCCCTTGCCGCCTCCTTCAACGCAAGTTCTGGGGAACTCGCCATGACTGACACAGTCACTGTCCCAACAACCTCGTATGTCACCTTGTAGACTTCCATTTTCAATCTCCTTTCATCAATCGTCAAACAGACAGTCAAGCCCTATGAACCTTGTGATCCACCAGTGCTTTTGCTTGCGCTTCATCGTCGGACCTTCCGGGTTCAGCCAGGGGTTGTCCTTCGTCATGTATACATCCTCAAACGCTTGGCTTTCTGCCCTCATCGCAGCCATGAAGCATATGATAAGGGGAGAGAGGCATATGAGAATAACCAGCTGAAACGGATAGTACAAGAGCATCAGCAAGAATTTCTTTGCCCGGTTGCTGCTGCAATCGTTGGTTTTGTCTGTCATATCTCAGCATCCTTTCTTTTGCGTCCTTGACTATAAGAGCATCTTCCCAATGCTTGTGTCGAATTCAATCGGGGATTCAGAACCATCGTCAGAAAGCAGTTCAAAGTTCTCCCCAAATTCAAATCGCCCAAGATGGTGGATGTTGGATTCTGAATCCCGTATGGTCACTGCGTTTGGATTTTCCATGCACAAGGTCACGACATCCCCTTTCACGTCAGCGCTCAGTTGTGTGCAGCTGAATGGGTTGTGCTTCCTTGCCCATTTTGTCCCATTTAGACTTCTCATATTGTCAACCTCCTTTAACCCAGAAGATACTTTTTGATGAAGGACTTCTTGGTCTCCTCGTCGAACTGGGTCAGCTTCTCGAAGTACGCCATGAACAAATCCTCCTTGGAGGCAAATCCAGCCTTCTCAAAGAAGTAGTCCAGACCCTCCTGGTTGAAGAGGCGTTCCACGAACAGGGCAAGGCGGGCATTGAACTTCCATGTGTTGCCGGCCACCTTGTTGATCTCGGCGAAAATCTGCTTGTGGGATTTCTTCGTCTGGAACCAGTTGCGGACTCGCATCTTGTCCTTCTCGGTTGCCTTGTCGCACCATGTCATAATCCACGCCTTGAACTCTGCTGCCTTGTCGTCAACCAACCCTTCGTCAGTGTGGTCTGCGTCGAAGTCCGCGTCCTCCATCTTGGACACATCAAGCAGCTTGTTGCCGGGGATGTGGAGGTCTGCGCAGGAAATGAGGACGCCGGTGATTTTGGGATACTTGCGCATGACAGAGGCAACGCAAGGCCCAAACTTCTTGTACCAAGACTCGCTCGGCTGCTCCCCATCCTCCGTGAAGGAGATTATCTCGGACCAAATCCAAATCGCTGTGAACTCATATGCCTTGTACGCATTGATTCTGGTCGGAGCCAGACCATTGAACTCGTCCATGTCAATGCCCTCGCCCTTGAGATACTCCCGTACTAAAGTCAACATCTTCAGCTTCGTCTCAAGAATGGTATAGCTGCCATAATCCTTATAATCAACAACGTCTTCAGCGATAAGCTCTCTATGCTTTTCCCAAATCTCGTCCCTGACGGCATGGTTGTACTCAAGTCCATACTGCAGGAACCTCCGGTTGATCTTGAACCCCTTGGGCAACTTGCGAACCTTGATTTCCTTGCTCATCTTGATTTCTCCTTTCTAAATCTCACATGCACATCCAGCGCTCACTGGAACGAATGGCGTCATTGTGCGCCTCAATCTTCTCATGGTTGGGGCGAAGGTTCACTTCCACGCCCCTGCGCCCATCCAGACTCCAATACTTGCGACCCTTCTTGAGGGTGGAAGCATAGCGGGGATCGCACATCGCTCCGGCGATCTTGAGGACATTCTTGGTGGGGATGTCAACCACCACATACTCGAACGTCAACCACTGCGTCCAGGCGATCACGCTACCCACCTTGATCTCCACTCCATCAATAACAGTCTTCGTCATCTCTTCTGCTCCTAGTGGGGAACTCAAAGGCATCCCCTTCTCCTCTTGACACCTATATTATCTCATATTTCGGTCTGAAAGTCAAGGGGGTCAGGGAAGAAATCTCACTTTCCCTTCCTGCGCCTGTCATAGCCGGCCAACTCGCAAATCTCGCCAGTCATGCGCCTTGAACGCACTCCATTGATTGTTCCTGGTTGGGAAGCCCCCTCGATGAACGAGAACTTCCTTCCACCACCAATCCTGGTGAAATACTGCTGGGCCGCGTCTCTTGCAGAAACAGAATTGAACTGACCATCAACCTCGCCCTCTCGGGTGTAGTAGGTTGGCTTGCCACCGGGCTCAACCACAAGAACTGAATCCTGGTTGTACTTGCCACACAGACTGATTGCGAGATCCTTCAACTTGGAGAAGTCGCCGGCTGGCTCCCCTTTGCCGGACTTGTTTCTGAAGTTGACGATGAGAAACGACCTCTCAACAACCTCGGTGCCATCGTCTTCAACGAATCCACCTTGGACAGGGATGTACTGGTAGCCGGCCTTCTGGATGTCCTCCTTCAGCTCCTTCGTCTTGATGTTGTTGATTTCGCGATTCTCAACCTCATCGTCATCGCTCCAGTCATGGCGGCAAGCAGACACCATGACATAGCCATTCTCGGTATGCTTGTTGAACAACCTGTTCAACCCAATCTCGTTGACAATCTTCATTTCGGTTTCTCCTTATTGAAAGTATTTACAATCCAAGAGCCTCCACCAACTTCGCAGTGGGCATCTTGGCAAGGTACTCGTCAACGTTCCTGACCAGGGCATCGTCCTTCTTGACTTTCGCGTATACTGAATCAAAGTAGGAGAACGCGAACCCAGAGTAAGGGCGGATGGTGTTGATGGTGAACACCCACTTGGCGAAGTCCTTCTTGGTGATGTTCCATTCCACCACCATCAGATTGTCAATGGCCTCCTTCACATCCTCCAGTTCATCCACATAGGCATCGTACTTCGCCTTGATTTCGTCGAACGCCACCTTGAACTTGGGGAAGTATGCCACATACTCCGACACCTCGTTGTCCCGGATTATCTCCATGACCCTCGTTGGAGACCAAATCTGGTTGCCGGCCATGTAGTGGAGCTGGACGTATCGGGGGGACTTGACTTTCACCCTTCTGAATCCAGAATCACACACCACATATCCCTCCTCGTCGTCAGGAAGTTCCTTCGCAGCCTTCACCACATCATCGAACGACCTCATCGGAAACACCCTGGGAGTGTCGAAGATCTTGGACAGTTCGTGGTCAGAGAACCTAATCTCCTCGCCAGTCCTGTTGTCCCTCACCCCAATGAACCACACCTTGGTTTCATTCCAATTCACCACAACCTGGTTCCAAGGAGAAGTCAACTCGAACATGTAGGTGAATCCAGGCTTGAACAGCCGGGGAAAATCATCCATCGTCAGACCATAGAACTTCATTCCCTCCAGAAACAGCTCGCCAAAGGTCTCAAACGGACGGCCATAGTTCTCAGGCAGAGAACACTTGAATGCGTCAATCATGCCATTCGTTGAAATCAGGAAATTGTCATCATCCAGATTCACGACCTTGATGATGGATCCGTCGATCTTACTGGATGTCCAGGCTGTTTTCCAGTCAATGTCCACAGCCAGTTCCTCTCCATAGTTGAAGAACTTGTGGAAGGGATGGGACACGACCTCGAAGGTGTTTGAATCCAGAATCAGACCACGACACTCCTGAACAAGAGGAATGGACAAGTCAGAGCGAATCTGGTCGTACTTGAACATGACCAAATCGCGCCCATACATCGTATCGTGCGATATTGAGATGCAATAAGGCTCGGACGAAAGCAAGCACTCCCAATCCGAGTTGCCCTTGATGAACTCTTGAACCTTCAACATATCTGTTGCTCCTTGTTTTTCCAACAACACCTATATTATACCACAAAATCCCCCACTTGTAAAGGGGGTCATGGCATTTCAGACATGTCCATATCTAAAATCTTACACAACAAGTTGGGCGATAATCGCAACTACCACAGTACCAACAATCACAGTTGCGAACGATACAATGGGAATCAACCAAAGTTCCATGTGCCCAATCCCCTCACTTCACCTTGCCGGCCTTGCCAATGGTGTTGACGATTTCGTTCATGTCTGCCCACACTTCTTGGAACATCTTGAGAATCTTCGTCTTCGTTGTCTGGGGCAATCCGGAGAACCCAACTGCGTCCTGTGCCTCAAATATCTTCTCTTCGCACTCATCGAACTTCGTTGCCACCAGAGCATGGAGGTTCGTAAGTTCCTTGTAGTAAATCTTCTTGTCGGTTTTACTGGATTCTGTCTTGGTCATGTTTGGGTCTCCCTTTCAATTGAATTATACATCAATATCATGGGCAAGTAAAATGTATAATTGAAACAAGGAGATTTTACAACATGGACACGACCACAGAGATAATGATGCGCATCTTGGACGATTTGTATGGGGGGAATAGAACTCATCTTACAGGAGAGTATTCCAAATACTATGAGTCCTTGGATCCTGAGCAGTCAAAGATTGTTGTCACAGACGCGATCAAGAAGATAATGAATGAAGACAGCCACGCAAACTGCGATTTCGGGAACACTGAATTCAACTTGTGGGTGGAAGAAGAACAATAAGAAGAGCAACTGTCAAAAATCAATAGAAATCAATGGGATGCTGATTTTCCACCCATCTCCATCCGACAAGGCATAGTCTTCGTCTGAACCTGCATGGCATATTGAATTGAAGAACCATTGATCCCTGTATGTGGACGACAGTTCTGGATGTTCAAGCCAATATTGTATGGACTTCAATATTGAGGAATCTGCCCCCCTCAAAGGATTGGACATCTATTGCTCTATATAGTCCTTGAAATGCCTTGGCATGTCAGGGTGATCGCGAAGAAGTCTTTCCCAATCTTCGGCATTTGGGTGGTGATCATGACGATTCTTCAGCAGAACATCATCTGGATTTGTGTGTTGTGTGTTATCTTCCATGATGATATTATTTACCATAATGGGAAGTGGAGAGGGGAATGATGAGAGTGCTTTCTTCTCCGAAGAAAATGCTTTCTCGTTGCAACGATGTTTCAATTACACTCTGTTCTTCAACCTGAGCATAATCCACTTTCTGAACCACTCAGGCTCTTCCTCAACATGCTCGGCGAGTTTCCTTATCCTCCGCTTCCCCAACCTTGAATCCAGAAGGGCAAGCATCCGAATGAAGTAGTTCTCGCTTGCAATGGCTTCGTCAATTGAAAGCACATTGAGGAACTGATGGACGTACTCCATGGCTTCTCCCCAAGTATTATCCACATATCCTGACTTCTTGATTGCTTCTTCTACCGTAAGAGAACCAGGTCCTCCCCATGAAACAGGATACATGATGTTGTACATCTTTGGATTGGTGCAGAACCAAACTTCCCCATCGACACGAATGGACATTGCCTGTATCTCGCTGCTGCCGTCACGATACACATCATAATGGTACTTCACCCTTCCCTTCAAGTCCTCGGGAAGTCTGCTTTCTAGGATTTGTCTGGTTTTGCTCCACATAACAATTCAACCTCTCAAATGGTAGGGCTGGAGGGATTCAAACCCCCGACCAAGCGGGTAGAAACCGCCGACTCTGTTCACTGAGCTACAGCCCCATCTTAAATCCTCACCGCAAGGCTCTAGACCAATGGTTCTTGCGTCTCATCAACGCCATTAATTACCCCATTGGAAGACTCGCCGCGGTCATTGTCCATCGCAAACCAACCCATTTCCTCCAGGACAACAGTCTTTACTTCTCTGCCACACACATCAATTATACAACAATCCATCATGAACACAAACCACAATATCCAAACGAAAGCCCATCTTCAAGCACAGACGCAATCTCGTTATACTCATCAACCGTTATGCCATACTTGTCAAGAACCTTCTGGGTTGCAGGCTTTGGTGTGAAGGTCATGTTCCCACAACCATGTTCTGGCTTGTCCTCGCGATGAGGTTCAATGTCATCCCAATCTCCAAAGTCCTTGACTTCAGCATTCTGACCCTTGATTGTGAACACTGGACACCAACACACCCACCTTGACACCTTGATGTCATAGAGGTCGGTTGACTTCTCAAGTCTGTATTCTCCAATGTCCATGGTATCTTAATGCCCCTCTCATTCAATACTCTTTACTTTAAGGACGAATTCTTCACCATTTTTGCCAGCATTGTAGGCAAGTTGCATGAGGTCGATGATTCTGTCGCATGATATCAGTCCACGTCCAATGATCGCATCCTCAGGACGTTCGCACAGAGGGTAGACTGATTCCTGCTCAATCTTCTTGCCAGTGTCGTCGAACACCGACATGTGGTCAGAGATCCCATAGTCATCTTCCTCAGAATGATATTCAATCGTCATGTTTCTTATCCTTCTTTCTTCATCAATTCAGTTGATGCCTATAGTATATCATATCCTCGCCATGAAGTCAAGGGCGTCGTCAGATATTTCATACCTTCTTTGGCGTTGAACCATGTTTCTTCATCGTCCACCACGCGCCATCCTTGTAGAGATAGCCATAATAGCCAAAGTCGGACTTCCAGAATGCGTCTTCGTCCAGATGGAGAATTGGTTGGCAATCTTCCCAATCCTCTCCCCTGTCCCGGACATATGCAACCGTGACGTTCTCAATGGGATTGTCATAGGAATGCTCTGCTCCCTTTGGGGGTTCAACCTCGGGTCCAATGGAAGAGCAGTCCCCAAGGGAAATCAGCTTCTCAACCTTCGCCTTGTCAAGATAGTGCTTCTTCAACACCTTGCCAATGAGGTCAGCATCGCAATGGACGTAGATTGACTCAACCTGTCCATTATCCTTCAAGATTCCAATTCGTCCATTTGTCATCGTTGTATTCCTTCCTGTCACCTATAGTATACCACATTTGGGATGGGATGTAAAGGGGGTCAAAAACAAAACCTCTCCTGCGGACAGGGGAGGTTGATAATTGGCTTATGAGAGCCAATCAATTTCAACTATGTTGTCAATCTTCATATGATAAAGCTTGAACATCTTCAAGATACGGAGCCAACTCCATATATAAATCTCTGCAACTATGAATATTTCTAAAATATTCTTCTTCTATAAGTGGTTTTCCTGTTTTTTCCATTAACTCTTCGTCGACGGAGCGCAATTCCATAATTGCGTCCAATAGAGCATCTGCATGTTCTCCAACAATTTCTGCATATAATGACTCACCATCTTCGTTATCCAACGAACTGGCAGATTCCTTGAACATCAGCACCTTGCCCTTGTTTGTCTTGAAAAGTCTGCCTGATTCGGAGACATATTCTAGTTTGCCATACTTCTTCGTGAAGTACCTGGACTTGTTGAACTGCTCTTTTGTGATATTTAGTTTCTTCATAGTCAAATTCCTCATTGTATTTCTATTTACAAAAACCACATCAGAAGTTGAAGTTCAACGCAGTTCCTACAACATGTGAGGGTTGCCAATCGTGGTCTGATGTTGATTTCAACTCCACAAGGCGGTAGAAGAGGCAAATGGAGCAATTTAGATTCAGTTTTGCCTGCAACCCAAAGTCAGTCCAGAACTGCCCAAACTTGTCGTTCTTGTGGATGCATCTGTCCTTTGAACCCTCGTCAAAGTACCACTCGTAGGAGACATAGGGTCGGATTGGACATCCCCATGCCTGAACAACCTCTGGCATCGTTATCTTGCTCAAGTTCCTGTATCGGAAATATGGGCGTTCATTCTCCAAGTCCCTCATGATGAACCTTGACCTGTTCATGAAGTCAAAACCCTTCCAGGAATGATGGAAAGCCAAGTTGATTCCAGGTCTGTTGTCATGGCGATACCTTGAAGAGCAGTTTGGTCTTCTCAACAGAACGAAATCGTCCTGGATTCCAATTGACATCCAATCAAAGACCCTCCAGTCCATGAACAAGGTTGTGTGGAACTCGTCAAGTTTCTTGTCTGCCTTGTCAACTGTCCCAATTCTGCTTTCCTCAGACGCCCCAATGGACAAGTCATGTGGAAGAAGGGACTTCTGAATCTGGATTGTGTTCCATGTCCCAAAATCGTTCGAGAATGCAGGTAGGACTGCAAGTGCCATGAACAATGCTATGCGTTTCATTGATATGTGCCTTTCATGATATCCAATTATATGCTACATCACTTCCTCAACACCTGTGGAATTGGGGCAATCTCGAATGGCTTCACCAACTGGATTCTCTCCACCATCTATGGCACATCGTGCTTGGGTGTTCCGCTTATCACTATGGTATGGGTTGTCTTGTAGGAGTACCATGCACCAAAGAACTGGTTGTCGGCGAACTTGTTTGGCTCTGTCTTTGGCGTCTGCTCCTTTCCATCATTCTGTTGGACAGGTTCATCTATCTTCAAATCGTCGGTGTTGAGAACCTGCTTATCCTTCATCTCCTCCTCCCTGCGCAGGACATAGAAGCATTGCCAAGGCTGATGGCAGACCTTGTTGCTTCTTGTGAGGATGAATGTGTCTCTATTGGCTATGGCGTTGATGCAATCATTGTAGAGATGCCTTTGATTGCTCCATTTCGCCTCATCGATGAGATAGTTGGTCTTGTCCCCCAGATAGGATTGCAGTCCTGGGACTGATTCCTCGGATGTGATGTCTGGATTGGGATAGAAGGTCGCGTCCCGCTTTGGGCAGGCAGATGGCGATTTGAATGTGTTTTGCAGTTTTTCGTTCATGATTATCCTTCTCACGAACTTGTCCTTCGTTATGTTCATGTCCCAATAATGATGCGTGTAGAAGTCCTTGATGAACCTTGTATATGACATCTTGGAGAGGGATGTGATTGTGGGCTTGATTGCTTGCGCTTCGCCCATCCCAGGCATGTATGGATTGATTTCGGACTCGGCTATCTCGTAGAACCTGTTCAGTTGGATTGTGGCATGCTTCACTGTGTTGCATGTGGAATCATCGTTCAGTTTCGCCATCTTGTACTTCCGCTCCTTCTCCTCCCACAGGATTATGCGAGGGTGGTTGTCGACATCGAACGAACTCGGCTCCATGTACATTCTGTTCAGGAGGTAGTTGATGGCGGTGAAGTAGTTGTCCTTCTGCGTGGTGGTGTAGTAGATGCAGATGTCTGTCTTGCAGGGGGCTTCAAGGAATGTCTTTGTCCCCACATTCTCCAGACCCACGGCATCCACAAGCAATTGGCATATTATCTCGGTTATTGGCTGTGGCTTCTTCAGATTGTAGTTGGAGTATTGGCACACCTGAGACAACTTGTACCAGGCGGCGGACACCAGCTCCAGACGATAGGTGGTCACGTCGATTTTGGTGTCATGCTCTATTATCTCCATCTTGTTCACCAGAAACACATGGCTGAAGTAGTCCTCCTTCTTGATTGGCTTCTCAACCCAATAGTCCCCTCCCCCATCGCCATGTGTTGTGGGTCTGTTCTTCTTCTTGGCTTTGTTCTCGGCCCATTCCACCCTGACGAGAAGATGGGGGATTCTGAACAACTTGCCCAGATTGCGCTCAGAATCCTTGTAGATCAATTGCCCAGTGAGAACCAGTGCGTTCCATTGGTTCGTGTACTCGAACAGCTTGATGTTCGCCGGATCCAAGATTATGTTCTTGTGGTCTATGTTGGTGGTGTCGTAGACAATCGCCGAAAAACTCCATCCTGTGCCATCTATTATCCAATGGCCTGTGGAGAGATATGGATGTGGCGTTGTGCTGTTGGTTCCCATGTGCTTCAGTTCCCTTCATGTCTCGTCAAATCTTCTTGATCAAGTCCTTCTCGGTTATCACTCTGAACAACTTCCCCTTGGCTTGGCAGATTTTCGCGGCCATCCTCCATTTCGCCATGTTGGTGGCGTATGTCCTCACAGCCTCGTTGTACTGGATTGTGTTCCTTCCCTTCTTTGGTGGAACAGTCTCACCAGAATGCTTAATCTCAACCCATATCTCCTGCAAGATGGGTCCAGACTTCACCCACATCACGAAATCCACCATGTAGTGCCTCTGCCTCTGCTGCACTGGGTCGAAATAGGGGATTGTGTTCATGGGGTTCTCGTAGTCCCATTTCACTATGTCAGGGTTGTTGTCAAGGTAGCGGATGAACATGGCTTCCAGCTTGGACTTGAAGAGAATGTACTTGGAGCCACGAAGGTTCTTCTCAGGATGGGACAGATAATACTTCCCACGAAGGGCGGACTTGTACTTGCCCTTCGTCGCCTGTCCCTGGTAGAACCTTCTGTTCCTCATTGCCATGTTCAAGTTTCCTCATTTTTTGCTGTCATGATCCAGGATTTCGTCCTGGAAATTGTTGTAGATTCCAACCATCAAGTTGGCTATGTCGTCCTTGTTGAACCCTATGTCGCGCTTGAAAGCCTCCACCGCGTTGTCATATTCCATCTGGCAGGAATCAACCTCCTCGCGCATCCTCTCCAACGAGGACAAATCATCCAAATGCCTGGACTTGTACTTCTTGATGTCATGGTTCAAGTCCTGAATTCTACGCTCGTTCTCCAGCTTCCTCAACAGCAGATTGTTTCGTTGCTTCCTCTTTCCCTTCAACGACATGCATTGGTTGAGGATGTTGGTGTTTTCATCGTGCAATCTCTCAATCTCCCCCTCCATCTTCTCCACCGATTCCAATATTCCCTTGAGCGAATCCCTCTGCTTGAACATCAACTCCTTGGAATCGTCCAATCTATTCTTCAAGGACTCCAACTTGGCGATTTCCGATGGAACATCCACCTCAGATCGCAACGCCCTTCCCCGAACCACAAGACCCTCCAAGTCCTGGACATTGTTCGCCAATCCAATGTCCTTGAGGTAATCCATTGTTCTGGACTCAAGCATCTCCAAGTCTTTGGCATATGTCTTCCGGGCGCGGGCGTTCTCGTTCAACCTTTCCGCAATCTATTCCTCCACCTGGACAATCTCGGCAATCCTTCTCATGCTGTCCTTGGATGCATTCTTGACATTCCATTGATCGTCCGAGGCATCAGTCTGCCCATCCCGCCCATACTTGTCATGCCACTTCAAATCCCCCTTCTGCCCACGCGCAATTCTGGCTTCGGAGATGCTGTCCTCCAACTATGTCTTTCTGATTTGAAGCATCTGCATGTACTGGTTCTTCCTCAGATTGTAGGAGATTTTGTTGCATCTTCTTCTGAACTCCATGAACTCGTCCTCGTCCTTGAAGCCCATGTCGGAGAATGTGTTGTTGCCTGCATTGGCGGCATACCAATCATGGAGAAGGATTATGTCGTGGATTCCCGCAAGAGCCACCCCCTTGAAATCGAAGTTCTTTCTCAATTGATGCTTCTTGTTCCACACCTGCTTCTGGGTCGTGCGAATCTTGTCCTCGAAGTTCCGCAGCAATCTTTTGACCTTGATTGTCGCGTCCTCGCACTTCACAAGCATCTGCTTCATCTGGGAAAGTTCATAGCCCAGATTGAACATGTAGCCCCTCCATCTCTCCACTATTCTGACGAGACGGCGCAATCTCTTGGTGGCGTTCGCGTTGAAATCCAATTCCTTCAACTTCCCATCCATTCCAGCTCTGGGATACATGGTTGGGTCTGCATGCTGGGATGACGCCGTGTCCTGCACATGCTGTTGGGACTGCTGCTTGGATGCATCCACATCTTGCCTATATTCGCTTGGGTCTGGGGGTGTTGGCGCATCTTGCCGCTGGTCAATCACCTGCTGCTTCCGCCTCTCCCATTCTTCTGAATCCCATATAATCTCTGGTGGGGACTGCTGCCCATCGTCTTCATCCATCTTCTCCTTGATGGCATCCACCCTCCTCTCGATTTCCTCCAATCTGCCCTTCAAGGACTCCAACATGGTGGAATGGTTCTTGTCAATCTCCAACCGCATTGACTTAATCTTCGCCCCAAGCTGAAACTTCTCGTCCATCTGCTTCGGACCCAATTTGTTGTATTGTTCAAGCAATTCATCCAATTCCACTTTCTTGGTGGAAATCAAATCCACCAACCTTGTGCGCTTCATGAACAACTCGTCATATTCAGCCACGAGCCTGTACCATTCCTCAACCAACGCCAATCGTTCTTTGTTCCCAACCAACTCCTGCATCATCCTCCACAGACTGATTGTCATCTTGTTGAAGCACTCGGAGCATTGAACCTCCTTTCCATATACATCCCTCTTTAGCTGGACAAGGCACAACTCCATCCCCTTCAAACGAGTCTTGAACTGGACATAGTTGCGCACATTCTTGAAGTCATGATTGGGGATTCGCTGCATGAACACAGACCAATGGGAGGATGTCGTGGATTTCGCCACAGGAACCTCCCTGACCACTGGTTGCCATTCTCTGGAGACCACCACATTGGTTTTTCTGGGAAGAAAGTCCTGTTCGCACACCGACAGAATCTCGTTCTTGTTGGAAGTCCATCTTCTGAACAAAGTGCCGCCATTTCCATCGACTGGCTTCAACTGTCCATCCGAATCCACCTTCGCCACTATGTACTGCCATGTGCCATCGCCAACCTTGCGTTGAATCTTCACGAGGACATCACCATTATGGCTCTTGTCCAAGTCCTTGTCTATCAAAGCGAATGACGCCACGGCATGAATGCCATGCGCCCTCAGCCTCTTCACATACTGTCTATGCTTCAAGTCATAATACGCCCTTGAAGTGACCGCCTTGAAGTCAGGATGGGTGTTTGGTATCAGAGCGACCTCTTGGTGGAAATCATTGGCGTTGGTGAATGGAATGTATATGTCCTGCTCGTTGAAGTCCCGAATTGGCTTATGTGATTCATCAAACCCCAACTTGAACACTTGATTGAACATCTCCAAAAAGGCATTGGACATCCTAATCCCCTGATGCATCCTCTCCACATTCCTCTTCAGCTTCTGAATGCGGCCATCTTCGTCTCCACCGTCCTTGATCGTGTATGATATGTTGCTCCACTCCCTCTCCAGATTCACCAGATTCACGCGGAAGTTCTTGTTGAGGAGGAATCTCTGCATTTCGTTCGGGGAATACTTCACCTGCTCCTTCACCGTGCAGAAATAGTCGTTGGACACAGTTCCATCGTCCAATTTGATCAAATCCATGGCGACAGCATCACGCACTCTGAGGTTGTTCCAATCAACTCCAAATCTGGCGAAGAACGATTCTGGCGTCCTTTCACTCTGACCACTACGGGAGCAGAACATCCTCCACGCCTCGTCCTGTGGATGTCCATCCTCTTGATAGAACAACCCCTTGAACTCCTTCACCAATTCGTCTGGCAGGAGCATGTCCAAGTCCTTGAGGACGCACACATATCCTGTGCGCTCTGTGGTTTCGCTTTTAGCCATTGCTCTCTCCTATGTACGCCATTAGAACTTCATCCACAAGTCCGTCCACATTGTTGTCCTTGGATGTGGATTCATCCATCTGCTTTCCATATACCTCCTTCTCCACATTCCTGACCCGTTGAAGAAGCGTCATTAGACTGTCCATGTCCTTCTCGCCCAAGCCTGCAGCCCCAGACGATCCACCTCCACCCACTCCAGTTGATCCTGAGCCAGACGAACCACCATCTTTTCCACCGGAGCCAGCAGAGCCACCTCCCTCTTTTCCGCCATCCTCCCTACCAGAAGATCCTTCCTCACCACCCTTCTTCTTATCCTCCTCCACCAGTTTCCATCCATCGCGCCAATCAGCCAACTGAAACGCCACAGAAACCACATTGTTGGACTGACCACCAGAAAACAGCTTCTATCTCAACCTTCCCAATATGCCTCTATTGCTCAACGCCTTGTCTGCGAACTTCTTCCCCACGCCAGCATCAACTCGAAGATCCGCAGTGGATGCAGCCTTGGGCTGGGAACCGTCCATGTAATACTCCTTCTTTCTGCTCCACCCAAGAAGATAAGTGATGTAGTCCTTCGCCACCTTGTTCGTCATATTCCACTGGATTTTGTCCAATTTCCGCTCGTCCTGGGAAAGCATCTCGTTTCCGGTGTACTTGTAACCCTTCTTATCGTTCTTGCTGTCGCTTGCCAGATTCGCCATGGCCATCGTCTTCAAACCCATTATCATCTTGTTGAGCATGCCACTCTTGAACTTTCGCTGAAACCAGTTCTTGTCGAATTTCGTGGTGATGTCTATCCTGTATGTCTATCTGGGATCCCATTCAGAAGAACCCGATTTCGATGAATCAGAACCACCTCCCTTTCCACCAGAAGAAGAGCCAGATGAGCCACCACCCGAAGATTCACTCCACTCATTCCACGCATTGCGGACTTCAGTCCACTTCTTGTTCAAATCTTTTTCCCGATTCAACATCGCCTGGACATCCTTGTCGTTGAATATGGTCTGCACTTCGCTCCACGGCTTGGTGTTGTCCAGACTATCAACCCCAGAACCAGGCGAAAACCTCTTCCCAACCAATTCCTTCATCTTGGGGTTGCTCTTCGCCCAGTTTTCGTCTTTGCTTTTCCCCTGTATCAACTCAACCAGTTTCTGCCACTTGTCCTGAAAATCCTTGCCTGGATTCCCACCCCAGATGGATTCGCGGAACTTCACAGGAAGCTTCATCAATGGCTTGAACGAGCAATCTATCAAGGAGTCTTTGCTGTCCACGACAGACCCAATCCCCGTCTCAGTTCCTGTCCCCTTCTATCTATCTGCGCTCTATTGCCTCAATTGCGCAGAGGAGCCATAGGTCTCCGCCCCATATTTCTGCATCATCTATGTCTGGGCATCCTCGTTCGTCACATCCAACTCCTTCTGCGTGGTGAAATATGTCCTGCCAATGCAAGGCAATCCCGCAATCTTACCATACACCTTCACCGCAGAGCCATCGCCAGATTCGGAGAATTCCAACAGGGAATCCATGCATCCCTCCAGAATCTCGTTCTTCAATATGCAATCAAGTTCGTTCTTCATGGCAAATCACCTTTCGTCTTTGTATGCGTATTTACCATTATTCAACGACAAAAGAAAAGGTCCGAACCGAAGTCCGAACCTGAATCTTGAACTCTGATGAATGTCGTCAAATCATCTTCGATTCGTTGATGATATACCTAATGCCCTCTGGATCTTCCCAATACAAATGTTCAGAAAGTTCCAGCTCAGCGCCCATCTCCTCAATGTCCTCAGGAGAATAACCTTGCTCAGGCAGTTCCTCGTTGATGACATAGTCAATCAATGAATCAACACTGGTTGAAACGATTGTGGAAATGTCCTCGGCAGAACCACTGCTGTTAGAATCAATCACCAGAACATACACATTTCGCATCATTCTCTTGCTTTTCATCGTTCTTTCTTTCATCATAATAAGCCTCTTGTTGTCAATTGTTGTTATTCTTATTTACAATCCTAGACAGCAATTCGATTATCTTCTGGTTCTGCTTCATCTTGAACTCTTGCACATCCAATACGCACATGAGCATGGACAAGAGAAATCCACCAGACAATGCGAAGAAAGCAGTGCACACCCACCAAGGCACATGGCACACCATCAACACAAGACCAATGGCGCAAAACACAGACGCAATTCTTAGGTTCTTGGAAGCTGCGCTCAATGATATTGTAGTCTCATGCTTTGCCATCACGAAAGTTCCTTCCCAGTTTCGATGTCTATGATTAGGGGTTTAGGCATGTTGGGGTCTGGTTCCATCCATACAGACGTAATGTGGTTGTCCCCAGCATTTTCATACTTCTCCTTCAATTTGAGGTAGGTTTCGTACTCAGCCTTCTCCTTTCGCTCCTGCGCCTTTTTCTTCTCCTCTTCCTCCCAGCGCTTCCTCTCCTCTTCGGACTTCCTTCTCATTTCCTCATAGTCTGCCTTGTAGTCATAGCCATCTTCAAGCCACTTGATTGGAATTTTGCACCAATCCGTGTCAGACTCGCCACGACATCTGTAGGAATAATGGCACTCAATGCTCTTACCATCTTCAGAGAAATCGTATCCCTCAACCCCATCACAATGGTAGTCATAGGTGTCTTTGATGATGGGCACAAGGGCTTCCTTGAGTTCCACGTCAAGGTCAAGAAACTCTCTCAGCTTCGCCAGCTTCTCTTGCAGGTTCTTCATCTGCATCCTCCTCGTCATCATAGGGCTTTCCATCGCACTCTTTGCAGACATAGGTAATCCAACCCTTTGTCTCAACCTTGTTGTCCTTATCCAATGGAATTCCACACTTTGCGCAAGTGTTCTCAGTCATGTCCTCGGCTTCCCTGATGTACTGGTCGGCAAGCATCCCCAGATAGTCCATCGCAATCATACGGTTTCTATCTTTGTCAGTAGGCAATTCATCAGGCTCATACTTCACAATTCCATTTTCGTCAACAGGACGTACATCATAATAGAACCTGAGAGTTCCAAACTTTTCCTTCACCTGTGCTGCGATTACGGCTATTCCATGGTTCTTGACGAACTCCATGTTGTGGAATTCAAGCACCGTGCATAGTTGATCCAGAATATACCACCAGCCCCTGGGGCATTCAATTCCCCAACACATGCAGGTCTCCTGCATGGACTTCTTCCTGTCCTGGAACAAGATTGGAAAACGAGACATGAACTTCTCGCCGTATTTCGCGTCGTCTGGAACGCCATAGTATCTGTGGAACATCTTGTTGTATCTCTCCTTCAAGATAATTATACCACAGCAACGCGCAATTGTAAAGAGACGAAAATCACCTTCTTTTGAAGAATATTTTGATGGGAGAAGGTGAAAAAGAAGAACCCATATACATCATACAAGCAAGATTTGGTTCAAAGCGCATCTTCCCTCTGCCAAACAGAACACACACATACATACACACACTGCCACAGTCAAAACATGCGCTCTTTCTATGGACGAACCACTTCCAATCGAGTTTTCGCTTTTCAGTCATCCAACCCGATGAAACCCTGACATTCACACAACACCTTCAATTATACGCAAACCCCATTGAAAAATTGGGAGATTGTGGTTTTTCATGAAAAAAAAAAATCAAAAAACAAGATTGGGATTGCCAGTGATGACGCGCAGAAGGTTCTGCACCTCCTTGCGCCTCTCAATGATGTCGTCAAGAAGACGATCATGCTTCTCGCACACATCCACATCCCATAGATCGCGCGGACCATGTGCATCCTCGAAATCCCATTCTGCATCCCGCAGATTGTTGTACTCCAGCAAAGCCGGGACAAATCTCTCCATGACCTCGTTGTCGACTGAATCCATGTTTGTCTCTCCATTCATCATATATTATTATACAACAAAATTGGACTCATGTATCAGCCAAAGATGTATTTCTTGTCGTCCAACGCCCTGTTAATCAAGGTCTTGCCCTGGATGTGGATTGACTGAGAGTCGGTTCCATAGCACTCGAACTCCAACATGACCTTGTTGATGTCCTTGCTTGGCTCGTTGATTTCAACAACCTCTCCATCCCATCTGCTTTCAAGGGCTATTGAATCGTAGAGATCATTGTTCGCGCCACTGTCCCTGTATATCTGAAGTGGGATTGAGTTGCCCGAAATCTCAACCAACTCGACATTGCCTATTGAGATGTATTTTCTGTCGATGTACACCCTCAACCTTGTTGTGGATTCGTCAAGGTTGTTCGGCATCATCTCGTTGTTGAAGTTCAATCTGGCGCGGACATCATCCTTCAACACCTGGCTTGTCAAGTCATCCTTCAAAGTCCCCGCGATTCTGTTCAGATACTTGGTTCTGGTTGTGGGGAGGTTGATGTAGAGGTCATATGTGTTGTTGGTGTTGACCTGGTATATGAAGGGAATCTGATACAAATCCATCAAGATGTTCCCATCAGTGTCGGTGATGTAGTCATAGAACTCCGTTCCCACTATGGAGGGGTTGCGCTGGGACTTCAAGAACACATAGTCGCTGTCATATGTTGTGGCTGGATTGGCCACTGCCCCAGAGACAATCCCAGGATTGGTGTCGACTGACGCGAACATGCCATCTGCCATCGTCAAGTCGGTGGACACTTGTATGGAGTCTGATCTATGATCGGTGAAATCGTCGTCATCGTCAATCTTGGAGTCTGGAATCACGCCAATGTCCTGGGTCTGTTGGAATTCTGTCGGAAGCAAATCGAACACGCTGAATCCAGTTTCACGCTGATTGACCTTGCGTTCAATCTGCTTGAACAAATCCTCGACATGCTTCTCCTCCATGTGCCTATGGAGAATGCCATCCTTCAATGTCTTCGCCAGAAGATCCTTGAACTCAGGAAGCCCATCTATGGACAACTGCTTCATGCGGGAGACATAGTGGATTCTGGACAACCCCTTGTTGGAGAGCATCAAGAACGAAGATTGGGGAGAGCGCAAGATGAAATCGTCCATCATCAGCCAGCTGATGTTCAAGTCGCCCACCTCCTCGCCATCCTTCTCCTCCAGAATCCGCTGCACCTCAATCACTCTGTCGGCGTAGATGTCTTGGTCAGGACATGAAATCTCGCGCAGTTGAACCTTGCCATCATCCCCCTTGACCACGACATAGAGCGAATACAAGGGATCGCAAGTCCTGAACATGCTGGGGACAACGACCTTCCAAGGAAGACGCTTCACGACCCCCTGCCCATCTCCAGATGACTTGAACACCGTGTACCCACCATCATCACCTTTGACATTGCTCTTGAACAATCCATAGTAGAGGTCATCCACCTCATTGACATCCAACATGTCCACCATCTACTTGTTCTTCGATATGTTGTGGAACTGCATCTGCCCTGAGTTGAACAAGGAGTTCCCGAACAAAATGTTGTTGTAGGTCTGGAACATGGAGAACGATGGACTTCCGGGCCATGTCTCCACAGACTCGTTGGCGTACAACCTAATCGTCCAATTGTCCGACCCTTCATAGTCCAGATAGACGGATTCCAACTATGGACTGCCATCCTGCAATTGGACAGTGGAGAACGTCTCAATCTTCATGCTTGCAGACTCCTTCACAAGAAGAACGCATTTCCTGGAATCCTGCCCAATGGATGGATGATCGAACCTGTATAGATGGTTGTCGTCGGAGAACAGAACATAGATGCAATCTTCGTTCTGCTCATAGGCGATGTCCTTGATGCGATATGATGTGGGGGATCTGAAATATGTGTCAAGTACATTCAGATGCCACAAATCCCCCTCGCAATGGACGCAGAACGCATCCGATATCGCCATCGTGTCGTCATGCGTCAAATCCCTGTTGGCGAACTTGAACAACCAACCATCATCATCAATGCCAAAGTCCAATATCTGGAACTATGGGTCGAACACATGGTTCCCCACAGGATTGGAAATCTTGTTGTGCAGTATGGTCTTCATCTGTGGTTCAGACGAGAAGAATCTGCGCCAAACAATGGTCTCTCCCTGCGAATGGAACACATTGCACTGATCATCTGCGTTGAACATGCCCTTGATTCCACCCTTGATGGTGGTGGGAACAAGATTGATGAACCTGACCTTGTCGGCGAGATCCCTAAACACTTCATCATAGATGCCATCCATCTCATCCAGTTGCTGGAACAAGTCGCCAAGTTTGGCATTCTTCATGGCCTATATCTTTGATTGATACTGATCATAGTAGTCAGGTAAGAGAATATGCTTGTAGTCGCGATCATCGTATACTGTCAAATCATCAACCCGCATGAAGTCGTCGCAAAATTGCTTCCATAGATGGAGATCGAATGCGTCCAAGCAGGATTTGTATGTACTGTTCAATGGTGGTGGGATGGGATTCAACATTTTCCATGTCCTTCCATTGAAAGTCACTGTGTTGTTGAACTTGAATCGACACAAATCCTTGATGTGTTCCATGTCAATGCTCCTGGACAACTCACCCACAAGGACATCCATGAATTGCTTGAACTGTTGATACACCATGCTGAAGTAGCCATTGTCCAACTTCATGATGTTGTCCACAAGCTCCATCATCTTCTGGCGCAGCGCATCAGGAATGCTGATGTCACTTTCAGGCATCAAATCAGGATACTGGTCATTGGATGGGATGATTGTGATTGACTTGAGGGTATCTGCAAGATTCAACCAGAACTTCCCATTTGCGTCATTCTGATCAATGTCTGTGTGTTCAACCACAATGTCCTTCTTGTGAGTGTATTGTCTGCCATATACTTCGCCATCGCGCGATGGAGCCTGGTCTGGGGGCAGTGAGACAATATCGCACGGACAATATCTCAAGCTGGGCAACGATGAATTTGACGGCACGAAATCATTCAAATAGAACATCTTCAAGTCATACTCATCCCGCTTGATGCCGTTTTTCAGGTTCGTGGGAATCCACGCAAACGCATTGTCTATTTTGTCTATTGATGAAGATGTCGAGTCTATGATGATGATGTTGTCGCCGGAGAATGTCTTGAGCGCGAACAATCTGTCCACCGATGGGATATCTGTTGATGAGGTCTTTGCCAGCAGATATTGATCAAATATGACCTATTGTGGATTCTGGTCCGTGGTCTAATCAACATAGAGCATCTGTACGATGGTCTGGACTTTCAACTTGAACGAAAACTCAATTCCACCATCCATCACGGTCTCCTATGACTCAACAGTGAAAGTGTCTGTTGGAATATACTCGGCATTGGTTCCCAACAAGCCCACAGTATGGTATATCATGCATCTGTCCACAGTGGATTTCATGCTGTTCTTCGCCACCAAAGCATCCTCATTCTCATTCTAATTCAATGCATCATCCCACAACTTCGCGTCAGGAATGCCACCAAGAAGAACACGCACATCGCGGTTGTTGGTGTCGCTCACCAATTGCGCCTATGACAAGGTTATTTCATTCGTGTCGGAATCAATGTTGAACTTGAATCTGATCTTCTATTTGCCATCCACTCCATACTTCTTGGGTTCATCACTTGATGATGGTTCATCACTTGATGATGGTTCATCACTTGATGATGGTTCATCACTTGATGGGGAAACTTGGATTGGCAACTCATAATCAAACAACAATGCGCCATCCTCTGATGAAACATCACAGACTTCTGGTGCATTGTCGTTCACCAAATAGTATTTTGGTTCGACATTTTCACCAACTTCCCACATCAACTTGACATGGAAATCGTCTTGGTTTGTAAGGCTCGGTCCCATGAAAACACCAGACTGGGAGGAATCTGCTTCGTCTTCAGACAGAAAACCAACCCATTTGTCGTCTTGCTCGTCCAGCTTTGGTTGGTCATCCTCCAGCAGCAAGAAACTTAAACTGCTTCTCGTGGCTGAACCAACCAATTCAGATTCTGTTGAGGATGTTTCGGACCCCGTTCCATCATTCTCCAACCGCATCTTCTCCACCTTGAAGTTCCAGTTTTCATCTTGGACAGTCAATTCAGATGTGTATTGCCACAAGGAACTAGTGGTGGAATCCCCCATCGTCCACTTGTACTCTTGCTTGAATTCAGGGAAATCACTGGCATGAAGAACCAGTTCCCCCTTGTTCTCTGGCAAGGAGATGGAATCACCACCATTCTTGGCATTGATTTTGAGATACATTGTGTCGTTGATGTTCTCCAGCGAAAACCAACCATTCAAATAGGTTGAGTCGGGGACTTCCTCATCAGTCAATGCGACATGGACTTTCCCTTGTTCGCCAATGATTCCACGGTCTATCTCCTCCACATCAAAGTAGACTTTGTTGTCGTCCAAAGAAACCAACCGCGAGTCAGATGAAACCAATTGATACTCCTCGCCCGATATCTGGGTTCTTCCTCGGCTCTCCTCCATGAATTGAAGACCACCCAGAGATGATTCAGATGGTATGGGCGAGCCAATCTCCCACGCATGTCCAGTCTGGATATCGCCATCATCCTTCATCTGGGCATTGACGACGACTTGACTTCCAACAACCAAGGAGGATGCCGACGAATCAATCTTTTCGTTGACAGATTCAAGCAAAGCTCTGCTCTTTGTTGAATCCAGAAATTTCGGAAGCAACTGGTCAGGCAGCAAACCATTGAGATCGGACATCGAAGATTGTCCAGATTCCATCCCATCTAAACTGAATCTCTCTATCCTAATTGGAACTTCCAATGTCTTTGTTCTGGTCTTTCCAAGACTGTTGAATATGATGCCATCAATGGTGGCGAGAATGCTGTCTGAAGATTCAATCCCATATTCCACATCATATGAAAGGGGGTTGGACTGATACGAGAACTTGGGCGTGAATTCCACATAGAACACAACATCGTGCAGGGTCGCGGAAGAAGCCATCCATTTGTCGTTGAAATTTGGTGTGTTTTTCACCAAGTCTCTGTTCTGCATGACATGGACATCAACATGCACCTTGAGGGTGAATGTCTTTGCCACGCCATTCTCGTCGTATCCAACCTCCATTGCAGGTTCGGTGTTCAACGACAAGGACACCTGATCGCCATACACCCCATCTATCGTTTCCTTTAGATGTTTCCACGCCAGACCTTGACCAGAATCGTTGCGCTCCTCCACCCAATCGTTCTTGAAGATCTCTCTGAACTTCACCTCGGACTGGGTGTCAGCATTGGGTTGAGCCAAAAGGTGCATCTGAACACTCTCGTCGTCCGCGAACATGTCCAGCCACAACTTCATCTTGTCCGTCAACTCCAGTTTCATGATGGTTGGATTTTCATCGTTGTTGTGGGACATGGCATGGACAATCTCGCCCAGCATCCACTGCTGAATGTTCTTGACCATCGCATCGCGAAGGGTCTGGGGGGTGTATTGGGTGGAGAAGTCCATCGTGCTAACCTCAACATTCTGGAGAGTCCACGATTCCACTGTCCTCGCATTCAAATCCAGACGATATCTCCTTCCATCCACAACAACATCCACCTTATCGTCCCTGGAATTCACAATGTAGCTCCCCACCCGATTCTCATTGACATCCACATTGAACCGTATCGTGCGCTTGTTTGCAGAGAGCGTCACCACCTCGATTGGGGTGAGATGCAGATACTCGGGGAAGCCTGGACGTCCACCAAAATCAACAGCAATCTGCCAATCAGTCTATGACAGGTCTGGCTCCATTGGCGTCCCATTGTCGTCTTGGTCGTAGTCCAAGATGAATTCAACATCCGCGACAGCATCCTGGTGGGAATGTGTGCTTTTGTACCTGGACTCCTCCAACCAGAAGCAATGGCAGATGTTGCGTGGGGAATCCTCAGAATCCAATATGAACCTGAATCCACCAGTTGGGTCTTCTTCTATCTCGCCAGCATCATTGACAGTCCCCCTGAACGTTCTAGTGGAAATCAATTCCATCTGGTCGTTGTAGAGAACGCCCAAATCAATGCGCACTGCGGAATCGCCCTCGCCCTTCGTCAACACCCCTCGGCTCTGGACATATCCATCCACCACCACATTCTCCACTGAGAACACGCAGTGGGAACCCATCAACCCACCATCATATAGATTTCCATTCCCCAGAGCATCCACACTGGATTGATATTGTGGCATTATGCGCATGTCGTTGATTTTGGTCGCCAGCCACCATTCAAATGTGCGCAATTCATCAATGACTATGGGCTAATTGTCATATTCACACCATTCCTTGACCAGGACATCCACAACAGGCATGTCATAGTGGCGCGTGATGTCAACTGTTGCGCTACTTCCACCATTGCCACCAAACTCCATGTCAAGACTCCACCTATCGAACATGACATGCCCATCCTGGGAAACCACCAATTTCCTCAAAAGACTGTCATCCACCTTGAAGAACTTCACAATGTTTTCTTCATTGTTGAGTACATACCACACGCCATCAACATTGAACATGCCATCATGGACTTCCTGTTCATGCCCATTCAATTTGACCTTCGTGCCACCATCAATCAATTCGCATTCAACATCCTTGACGGCCAATTGTCCACGTGGGTCAATGAATTTGATCTGGATTTTGAACTTATTGTCCTCAATCTCAATCTTCTGGGTGTACTGCTCCATTTCCTTCTGGAACTCGTTGAAATACACAGATGTGGGGTTGTTGTCCTTATCCTTGACGACATAGAACTCAACATCGTTGTAGACGAACTTGCCATCAACAATGGGCACGTCCTTGACAACAACATTGTATGATATCACATTGGAGATTTTGTTGTATTTCTGCTCAGTATATTCCATGTTTGAAGCATCACTCGTCAATCCTGATCCAGATGGATCCAAATCCCCCCACTTCTCCCCATCGTCACCATCTTTTTCCCATTTGACAAGATGAAGAACCCCATTATGGTCGTTGAAGGACTTTTGCGTCTCGCACCAATACTTGCTTGCATCAGAAGTGAAATGCTCGTAGTCATCATGCTTGAAGAACAATGGACGATATAGCTGGGTCTTGACCAAAGCCTTAAGGACGTTCACATCCTGCTTGACTTCATCACCAAGCAACCATTCTTTGATGCCATTCCAATTCAACTGTATATTCCCATCGCCATCCACCATTCCAGACTTTTTGGCGTATTCCACATTCTATTCAATCTTGAACGGCGAACCATTGGTCTGGATGATTCCACTATAGGAATTGGCGTTCATGAAGAATGGTGTAGATTTCACTGCCTTCAGCATCTCGTTGCTGGCGTTCATGGGAGAGTATATGTCCAATGCCTGGGACTTCCCAAGCATGAACTGGTTCTGATGAAGACGGTTCTTCCTCAAAAGATCAGATTGATCGGAACCAACCATCTCCAGACATACTGGAACCAGACTCATGATGTAGTCCTTCACCTTCCTGGAAATCTCCTCCACATTGGTGAAAGTCAGTGTCTGCGAATCTCCTTCCTGAATCTCAATGGTCTCGTTCAACCAATCGTTCAAATACTGCTTGAAGTGCGTGAAGAGAAGAGGATATTCCCCCTGAATGAGAGGCATCAACTCCTAAACGAAACCATCTTTGTGCCTTTGACTGAATCCATTTTCATTGTCAGTGTCGCGGAACCAAGTCTTGATTGCTTCTTCCAAGGATGATTGATCAGAGACAAGCCAATTCAAATCAGAAGATGGTGGCGTGGCATTGATGTCTGCCAATGCTTTGCAGTAATCTTGAAGGGAGGTGGCTTCATCGCCAATCATATGTCGTATGTCCTCGAACTTGCCAACCAAGAACGAACTGGAAGAAAGTGGGTATATCACATCAGATATGGACTTGGTTTCTGCTTTTGTCTGGAAATCTCCAGTCCACCATGCATCTGTTTTTATGTCGTCTATGTACTTCTGCCCCTTGTTTGGATAGACCACTTGACCATACAGCCATTCAGTGAACCTATATGCCAACTCCGAATCCGCGAAGATGGCTCTTTTGAACTCGTTTTCATCCATGTCAACAAGCAACTGCGCCGGACTGCTTTCGCTGACATCATACAATGCGAAGTTTCCAGGAAGTCCACCCACGAACTTATGCTTCTCGCCATCAACCCTCACAACATCAACGAATTGGCTTTTTGTGGAATCATCCATGACCCAATGGGTGTTCGTTGAATCATCCAATGTCCACTGCTTGTCGTACTCGCATATCTTTGACCCAGGCATCATCTGGTGATTGTCAGGAAGTATTATCTTGGTATTGGTCATGAGATGTCCATTCCATGTGCATGCTTTGTATGACTTGCCCGTGTGTCTGAATGAATATGTGATGTTGTCCGTCTGGTTCAACTCCAAGTCCCAGAAGCCATAGTCGGTCATCGCAATGTTGACATCGCCAAGCTGCTTGATTGAATCAACTCTGTTGAACACCAACTGGGGATTGGTCGTCAATGTGTTGTCCACCAAATCGCGTATGGGGGTGAATCCATATGCCGCGTCATAGGACTTCTCATTGACATATGCGTAGTGATACTTGCCATTCTTGTCACTGAACATCACCACCAATGTGCTTATTTCGTCCATGGAGATGAACCCACACCACTTGAAGTCGTACTCAAAATTCTCGTATTTGCTCTAATCAAGATTGGGAATCAACTTGCCTATGTCCCACATCATCATCCCCACGAACTTGCCATTGTCATATTGCATCTCCAAGGCGTAAATCCCATGACCCGCGCACACGATGAACTCTGATTCGGGAAATATCCACTTGGCGAGAAGATCGTCCTTCGCGCAGTCGAACTGGTTGCCCTTGAAGAGGTTTTCAACAATGCAGTCTATCTGGATGGATGTTTTCAAGACGCTTCCAGCACGCACCTTCATGAACTCGTTGAACGAACCCCGATTGGGTTCATCTGGAGCATTCCCTTCATCGTCCCATGCCCAACCAGGCGCATCAAATGGATTCGTACCATAAGGATTGGCGTGCATCGTGAAGTCGTTCAACGGCTCAGGAGCAAGCACAAGGTTCTCTGTGCTGATATAGTTGTTTTCTGAATCCAGAACCAACTTGTCGTCATCCTCATTGTCCCTCAACGCAACCTTCTGCACACCATACCACAATCCACCAAGGGAGATGTATCTGGAAATCCCCTCCGAGGGGGTCATGGTCACTGCATCCATCTCCAGATATCTGGACTTGAACGTCCCTGTCCCATCGTCCATGATGTCCAGAAGAAGCCGAACCTCGTCGTCCAGCTTGGAGTAGGATTCGCCCTCCCTCCGAACTTGAAAATACGATGTATGCTGCATGGACTGTGGATCAAGCCACTTTGTCCACGCATATTTCAGATTCACTATGAAGTTCGACAAGATGGAATTCAAGGTGATGGAGTTCGCCGTCTGGAATTCATGTATCAGAATGTCGTTCAATGATGGAGGATTTGTGAAGTCGTTGGACTGTGAAGACAACACAAACGATTTGAACGTGTTGCTTTCCATCAATGTTCTGTTCTTGAGATCCGCTATGTTGTTGATGCTAACCATTGTCGATTTTCCTATGTATCTCTCTATGGATGGTATTTACCATTTCCCACGCACAATGGTAAATAGACAAGATGGAAGAGAAGAAAGACAATATAGATGATGTGGCCTCCACCAACGAGATGACAAGCCGAGGTGAATTGGGGAAGAAGGTGGGTGGCATGGCTGCTGCCGCTCTCGGGGCTTACTTCGGGGGCCCCATAGGCACCATGGTTGGAAAATACATCGGGGAAAAACTTGGCGACAAGGCAGAGGAGAAGGTAAAGGAGGAAGTCAAGGAGTAGATGTCGGGTGATGATGGAAAAGAAGAGGAAGACGACAAGAAAGAGGAGAAGCCCAAGAAGAAAGGTGGATCATGTGGAGGTGGCTCCAATTCTGGTCAGTCCAGCAGCGATTCACCAGGACAAAGCGATGGCACATCCCCACAAGAACTGGGCGACATAGGCATGGATTCTGTGGACGATTCTGTGAACCAGATGTGCAAGAAGGTATACACTGTATATCGAGCCATACCCAAGGATTCGTCATGTCCAACTGCAAAGCGAGACAATGTGGCGGACCAATTCACCCCACAGGACGACCTCATCACGATGGAGAAGACGGTAAGGGACTTCTTGAAGCTGGAGGGGAAAATCTACGACCCAGAATCCACCAACCCAAGGTTCTTCGCGTCAGAGGACTGGGTTCAACACTACGAGAAGGACAAGAATGTGGTTCTTGCCGCCCTTGACCAGTACAGAGCGAACATCATTCGGATGGAACATCTCTACAATCTGGTGGACAACAACTCTTGCGACAAGCTGATTTCCATACCCAACCAAGACTGCAAATCCAGTTTCCAGACAAATGTGTGGTGGACTGCAAGGGCGTTGAAGGATTGGGGCAACAACTGGTTCATCAAGCGCAACCAATGGTCATGCACCCCATTGGAGGACAAGGACTTCTGGACTCCAGGCATCACAGGAATGATGATTCAATGGATGAAGATGGGTTCATATTGCGAGTTCAACATGAAGCCAATCGCCAACGAGCGGATGATTAGAAAATTGGACTTGTTGGAGTCGGTGATAGACAGACTGGTGTCGAAGAGCACTGTGGGCAAAGTCATCTCCAGTTTTGTGGGATTGAAGGAGAAATTGGAGAAGAAGGCCGACCAGAAGAAGGACAAGGTTTTCACGTCCAAGGTGATAGACTCCCAGATGGGGAAGAAACTGGGGGTGACCGACACCGGAGTCGAGAACCAGAAGATTGAGGGCACAACACACATCGCGCCAAAGGAAGATGACGTCGAAAACGTGGTTTTGGTGAACAAAATCAGTTGCGTGAAGAAACTGTTCAGGCAGATGAGGGATCAGGCTCTGGACACATTGGAAGCCTCAAGATGCACCACATCCTCCGGACCAGGCCCCTATCCTGATATCTGGGGCAACATAGATGTCCTCGCAACGCCATTGTACAGAGACTTGGACATCATGAACGAATTGATTGAGGACAAGTACAACGACTTTGAAACTCCTGGAAAGCATTGCAACGTCACACATGCGAAATTGTGTCCATCTGAGCTGAAGAAAAGGATAACATCGTTCAAATGCATCATACAACAGGGCGTCATAGATGTCATGACCAACCAAGCACTCCTTCCAGTGAAGGGAAAGGACATATTGGACTCCATGTTCAACCAAGTGTGGGAATACTCGGAAAAGGGGCCCATAGTTGAACTCCCCAGTTGGTGTCAACAGGCAATAGAGAGCATAGATGGATTCGAGCGGGCGTTGATGGATGCGTGGAGCGAAGTGTTCGACTGCTGGGAAAGGGAATTCATCACAAGATTGTGGAACATTTCAGTGGATCACCACTCATCCAACCACGAAAAGACCCAGACCCACCCAGTGAACACAATCCACAACCACCAACACCCATTCGTCCCATTGACGATGATGACGCTTGCATCAATTGGTGGCGACACCAAATGGAGCCACATTTCCCCATTGAAGGGCGTCTTGACTTGTCCTGGACATCTGGAGAAGTTGATGAAGCCGGTGTGCATTCAATACAGAGCGTTCAACATATCGCACCTCGCAAGGAACTTCAGAACGGATGTCAAGGCGCTGTGCCAATGGATGGTGTGCGCGATTGAGGCGATTGGAATAAGACTTGCCTCCATCTCGGCGGTGATGTCAGACCCATCGTTGAATGGAAACTGCGACAATGTGAATCATCTGGACAAGATAGACAAACTTCGGGAAAGAAACCACATCCTTCTCAAGAAGGTGGAAGACGCATATGGAATCTACTCTGATGTGGAGAACATGAAGAACAAGAAGGAATATGACGAGGAAATAGCGTTGCATGAACTGCAGCCGAACAAATACTCCAACGAAGACCAGTTGAACATGTCATCAAGTGTCCAATCAGAGACAGATGAAAGTGGATTGAGCGCAGAACTATGCCAAGGTGGAATAGACATAACCGAGCTGAAGCCTTGGAACCACCTGAACCTGTCGGACAACCACCTTGAGCCAAAGCCAATACCATCAAAATGCATCTGCCCCAAATTCGACAAGATAGTTCAAACCCTTTCTAACTTCGAGAGCCAGATGAACATCGAATAATCAGCCAAACATCTCGGTGAACACCCTCAGAACCTCGCAGTTGAAGTGGATTTTCTCATGGACATTCAATGCGTTGTTCGCCACATAGTCCTCGATGTTCCTGTCCAGAATCAGATTGAAGTACATGTTGAGCCAGTATGCCACAGCTTGAGACCTTGAACGTCCAGCCCAGCAGTGGATTTTGATGGTGACGTTGTGGTCTTTCTTCCATATCTCCATGACCCAATTCACAATCTCGGACGCAATCTCCTTGTTGAAGAATATTGGTTGCCTTGTCCCATCACCAAACTTCGCCTTGATTATGGGATGCTCCATGTCGTGATAGAAGCGGTATGGATCTATGTCGTCAAAGTGGACAACCTTGGCGTTGATGTTGTTCCTCGCAATGCGCCTGTCAAGGCAAGCATGTTTCTCGTCAGTGTCATCGTCTCCGGCGTAGGAGTCCCGAATGGACAGAAGGTTGCATCCAGGACACTTCTCGGCAACCTTCAACGCCTTGTTCAAGTTGTATACTTCAATCTTCATGATGGTTATTTACCAATTCCTGGATATGACCATTTGTCTGTTATGACACTCACTATCTCCGAGACGGGGATGTCTTCCTTGTAGATGTAGCTTCTCCCATATTCCCGAATGGACACGTTTTCATCATAGTCGAACTTCGTCTTTCTGAGTTTGGTCGTGTCAATCTTGAGAACAATGTCTCCTGCCCACACCAAACCGGAAGTGAGCTTTGGATCGTCAGCAAGAAACACGCATTTCCACTTGTCCTCGCCAATCCCAAATATGTTGCCAAACTTCAGCCTCTTGAACCTCCAGTTGGAAGCGGGGGTTCCGGTATGGCGAATCTTGCCATCTGCCATTATCTGGACATAGGCTTTCACAGTGGTTCTGTGATAGAGATATGTAGGAACATCAAACATACCCATATTATAGCACATCAAAATTGAAAAGTCAAGGGGCCTTTCACATCAATTTCTTCAATTTTCATGATGGTTATTCACCCTTTCGTCTGCCCAAACTTGCATCCCATTTCCGACAGCTCATCCTTCGTGAAATGCTTCTCAATCGTCTCGGGAAACAACTTCGCGTACTCCCTCAGATTCTGAAGGTGGTTCGTGGCAATGTAGGCATACACCTTCTTCATGTTCAGTCCAGGTGCCATGAACTTGATGTCGAACATCGGGTCAAGCATGGTTTGGTTTTCCAAAAACCATTCATCAACCATTTGCTTCTCATGCGTGTAGTCCAGGAACAGAACCTTCTTGCCGAACTTCTCCTTCATTTCAAGATATGTTCCCTTGAAGGACGAATCCCAAAGCAAAACGAACTTGCGTGGAAACACTGTCTGACCGTAGTATTTTGGAGGTTCTGGCTCCTTGACGTCCCTGAATCCATTCGTGTTTTCCATCCATTCAACGATGTCCATAGTGAGGAACTTGTCATAAGTCCAATTGGCGTAGAGAATCCAATCGTCGGCAACAGAAATGTCCTTGATTTTCGGAAATGAATCGAACAAGGCAATCCTGTCCTTTCTCGACTCCCAATCCTTCGCCAATGCAAGGACGTTGTAGAAATCGTCGGACTTGATGTACGCTCCATCGTCACTTGCTGAGACAATGCCAATCCTTCTTCTGCCCCTTGACATCCTCAATGCCGAGTAGAGAGCCATCAGATGGTCGCCATCCTCCCACATGGGTTGCGGACACTCCACCACAACAGGTCTTGAACTGAAGTAGAGTTGGTTGAACTCGTACCAATCAATGGGAAGGTTGTCAAGGACAGTGTCATATCCCCTTGACAGCTTCCCCTTGAGGGAAATGAGTTTCTTGAAGCCCCACTTCTTCTTGCTCATGCCAGAAGTCCCTTCAACCTGCTCCCATACTTGGAATTGCGAATCTTCTCAAACGCCTTTGCCGAAATCTGGGAGATGCGCATCTTCGTCACCTTCAACTTCACGGAAATATCAGACATGGACAAGCCCTTGAGAAGATACTTGACAACACGAACCTCCTTCTTGTTCAGAATCTTGGGAAGTTCCACAACAAGGTCATCCACCCCAGATTTGATTTCCCTCTCGCGGCTCTCATCCTCAGCGCTTTTGATTCCACGGATGGTAATGTAGTCTGCACTCACGTTCCTGGATGAAATCAGACTGCCAAGGGTGTCATTGCTTTCGTTGTCGTCATTGTTCCCAATCGTGGCATCCACAGACACCACGCTCATCTTGAGGTTGTAGCGGCGGTTCAACGCCGCAATCTGGTCATGGATATCGTTCCCCTTGTAGTAGGTGTGCTGGGTCTGCCTGATTGCCCAGATGATGGGCTGCTGAATCCAAGTTGAAATCTTGTTCCCAGAAGAGGGGTCGTATTTCTTCAACGCCTCGGCAAGAGCAACAACAGCCCTCTGGAAAGTGTCTTCATTGTCCTTCTTGAACGAATACCGGCTCATCATCTTGAACACCATCGCGAGGTTGTGCTTCACAGCCTCGTTGACAAACCTATCCTTCATCGCCTTGGACTTCCACTTGCCAGTGCGTGTCATGCAACTGCGGATGAACGCAGCCTCTTCATCAGCCTTCCATGGCGGATTCTGCTTCGCCATTTCAGCATACACCTCTATCACACTCTTCATGATATTTCTCCTTTTGTCTCCAGACAAATTGTATTATATCATATCCCGAAGAGTTTGTCAATGCCCTTCATGCTCATCCAACCAAATATCAATAACTTGGATTTTATGGCATGATTTCCACAAAAAGAGAGATTATGGCATTTTGGGCGAATCCACAATCAACAAAAATGGATGAGATCATGATGCATCATCATCGTCTTCATCGTCGTCATCCCATTCATCGTCAATGTCATCATCATCGTCATCCCAAATATCATCATCTGAATCATCACTTGGGTAAATCAGACATGCGTCAACCGGAATGTCAATGCTATTGATTCCATACTTCACATCAAATGAATCAAGGTTGTCTTCAAGAACCTCCCCCTTGACATTGACAATGCGCACTCGCGCCATGTCCCTTGCCTTTTCGTCCCCATAATCCTTGAGTTTCTCAATGAGTTCATTCACTGTCATCTTGTGCGTCATCCTTTCTCTTGTCTTCAATTATACACGTTTGGAGTTGGTTTCTGAAATCCTGTTCAGCCTTCTTCGTCCGCTCAATTGCCACGTCCATGTACTTCTGCTCCTTCTCAATACCAATGAAATCACGGTCTTCAAGGATTGCAGCAACCCCAGTTGTGCCAGAACCCATTGTCGCGTCAAGCACAGTCTCCCCAGGGTTGGTATATGAGCGAATCAACCAACGGCAAAGATCAACGGACTTCTCTGTTGGATGGTTGCCAGTGCAATGTGGTCGTGGGAAACTGAGGATTGAACCAGGGAACTTCTTGTTCTCAACACCACATGTCGGGAGCCTGTTCATGCTTCCATAGCATCTGTTCGTCTCCTTGTGCTTTCCATTCCCTTGTGGATGAGATGCCTCCCTTCCATTCAAGTCCTCCAACTGGACATTGTAGGTTGGCAAGGAGCGGTAGAACACGCAAATGTCCTCGTGCCTCCTCAATGGCATCCTTTTTGAATTCAGGAAACCAGAAGCCCTGCACTTGTCCCAGATGAGGTTGTATCTCCAATATTTGGGTTGGGACATCATCAATTGCGCCGTGAACATGCCCTGGGAGAAAAGAACACATGCCCCATTTGGCTTCAACACACGCCAGAACTGCTCCCACATCGGCTCCATTGGTAGTTGGCAATCCCAACGCCCAGCCTCGCTTGCCTTGTTCGTCACGCCATATGGCAAGTCGGTCAATATCATGTCAACCGAACCATCTGGCAAGGTTGGCAATACTTTCAAGCAATCTCCATTGAACAATTCAATTCTGGGCATTTCCAATCTCCTTCATGTAAAGGGACTCAAGGACTTCTGCGTGGTTGTTCTTCCCAAGAATGCGTCTGAACGATGAATTTCCGTTATTCAGATATTCGTGTCTGGTATAGATGTCCTTGGGAACCGAATAGGTGAAGTCGTCTCCGTTTTCAATCTTTCCATCAAACGAAAGGGCATAGCCACACTTCACCTTGCGAAGATAGTCCCACAACTGATTCAGGTCTATTCCACCATGGTACATTCCCTTGGTTCCAGCATAAGGTGGGTCAAGATACATGAAATCCCCCTTGTCCGGATTCACCTTGATGTAGTCTTGGCAAACGAATTCCACAGACCTTTCGCGCAGGACATTGCTCCATTCCTGAATCACCTTGTTCAACCGTTCTGGTTCAATTCCATTTCTGGTGACATGGAAACTGTTGTTGAACTTCCCGTCCTTGTTGTACCTTGGCATGCCATTTGTGGTGGTGCGCATGATGAACAGAAAGTCATGTGGTTGCCTTATGGCGTTGAACCTCTCCCGAACCTGGTTGAAATAGTCCTTCTTACGTTCAAGGTCGTTATCCTTGTTCAGTTCATTCCACATTTGCGTGTATTTGTGGACAATGAACACTGGACAATCGCGTATGGCGTTCCACAAGTCAATCAAGTCTGGATTCGCGTCAGAACAAACAAAGGCATTCACATGATGCTCCTTTGAGGACAGCAACCTGCGAAGAACCGAACACCCACCGCAGAAAGGCTCGTAGTATGTGCCAATCTCCCTTGGCATCCTTCTAATGATTTCCTCGGCTTGCTTGCGCTTGCTGCCACTCCACTTGATTGCCGGCTCAAACATCGGAGCTCCTTTTCACAACCACTATGTACAATTCATCTTCTTTAATATACCAGTTGTTCAACTCATAGTCAAACAATTCGCATTTGTCGAACAGAAAGTCAATGGCGAAATCCTTGTCAGACCAAGTTCCACATTCCCATTCATTTTTGGCATTGAATGCGTCTACCCTGATGGGATATCCATAATGTCCCTGTGTAGGAAAAGCCAAGATGGTTTCCATAAGTTCAAGCATCAGAATTCCTTTTGCGATTCAGAATTCATATTCAATCTCCTCAAGTTCTGAAGCGGCGTCTTCCATCTGGAAGAATTGTCACTGTTATTGCCGGGCGATGTGCTTTTTCAAGAACCACACTTTCATTTACTTTCAAATTCGCAAGGTCAATCGTCTCCACTTCATCGAATGGGCCGTATTTGGAATTAAACTCAACATCGTCAAGTTCAAGTGTCCTTCGTTGCAATATGTCCTGAATGCTCTGGCTGGACAATCTGGCGGAATTGAGGTTGTCAGTATTCAGAATCTTCACAGATCTGCAGCCTATTTGCTTCAATGCCTGCAATGCCTTGTCTTTGTCTGTCTTTGCCACCTTCACCAATATCTCGGTGTCAAAAACTGGATTTCTTCCAAGTCCTATGAACAAAAAGTTTTCGTATCTCGTCTTGATGTCTTCGTCGTCTTCTGACGTTCCAATGTTCTTGTCCATATCTTTCTCTCCTATGTCAAATCCCCATTTCTTGAAACTTTTTGCCTTGTCCATGAACCATTTACCATATCCTCATATTTAATATTTACATTAAAACTCCTTTTCAATCTCCTCCAGGTCTGCAAGCCACATTTCCTCAATGGTCTGCTTCTGCGTCTCCTTGATGAGTTCCTTCAGGTTCTTGATTTTCTCGGTCAATTCAGCCATTTTCTCCTTGGTGATTGAGGACATTGGCATGTTCAACAAGTAGTTGTACGAGCCATCCTTCTGTACAATCTTGTCGGTCTTTTCAAGCTGCTTTACGATGTCGTCCTTTTTCCTGTTCTTGATGTGGATTGTCTCGTCAATCACGCCCTTGCACCAGACATACCTGGAAACGTCAAGTTGAATCTCCTCAAAGTATTTCTTCAGGAGATAGTCCTTGCGCTTCTTATAGTAGTCCAATCTGATCTTGATGAACGCATCCAAAATCTCGCGTATGTCCTTGAACTCCCTGATTCTGTTGTTCTCGTCAATGCAATTCAACTGCTCGTTCAAGGGTTTGGCAAGGTTGAACACCTTAATCCAATCGGAAACATCTTTGTTTCCATCAAAGAACACGCGCTTGACTTTGATGGTGAACTCGAACTTGTCAGTCTTCGGGTCAGACAAATCCTCGTAGTCCTCAATAGTCCCCTTCTCAACAAGATTGTCCAGAACCTTGATGTAGGAAGCATAGGTATATGTGATTGGAATTTCCGAAATGTGCAGGGTGTTGGAATTGACCTTCTCAATGACGCCGTAGTTCATCACCTTTGACGTTACCTTGCCATCTGCGTCCTTCTCCTTCACAAGTTTCGTCTCGCCCAAAAAGCCCTTGAACCAAGGCAAGGCGTTCTCAATGTGGGGAATGCGCTCGGATTTGTTCAACACCGCGACAATGTACTTCACAATCTCCTTCGGATTGCGTGGGAAGATTGTCTGCTTGTAGCCAGTTGAGATGCCATCAGAGCCATTTAGGAACAACGTGGGAAACACGGGAACATAATATGCTGGCTCAATCGTGTTGCCCTCAAATTCCTGACCCTTGCACAATGGTCTGTCCTTGTCGTACAACTTGCTGACCAAAGGTGAGATTGACACGAAGGTGTATCTTGAAGCGGCTGGCTCTGGCGAAAACCTTGTGCCAAAGTTGCCGTGCCCGGTAATCAATGGATAGTTGTTCGCCCCAACAAAAGACTGAGCCAATGTGCAAAGAGAACCGTCAAGGTTTGTCTCGCCATGCAAGTACATGGACTTCAGTGAGACTGTTGCGGACATCTGAGAAGTTTTCGTCCTCGTGTTTGGATTGCCGAAGTTCTCCAACATCGTCCAGATGATTTTCCTGTGCGCGTTCTTGAACCCGTCTATGTACGAACTGCACTTGCGGATGAGGTCGTAGGAGGCATATGACGGAACCTCCTCCTTGTAGAACTCAGTTACAGTCTTTTCGTTCATTCACTTCAGCCTTTCATCAATCAAAACATGTCATTTTCAGAAAGTTCGTTGAATACCAGCGTTCGCTTATCTCTTGACCAATACAGATTGTAAAATCCAATTCCAAATGTCCAATTACCACTTTGAATCTTTTTTAATGCCTCTTTTGTGTCCATTGGTTTTATTTCAGCACCTTTGTAGGTAAACCCATATTGATATCCACACTTTCCCCCATTTTCAATAAACGCAATTGCAGCCTCGATTGTTTCCTCGTCCACTGGGTCAAAATCACAACCGGGACACCATTTACGTATTCCTTGAAATTTAACAAACCAATAACCCCATTTGTTTTTCCTCAGCTTCTCAGCTTTTAATTTGTCGCCTTCCCTAATCCCATAACCCTCCAATGACGAATTGCGGCAAATCACATACTGCCCCTCTTCAAAATGCGGAACCCATGCCCCAGTACTCTCATTGATTAATTTCCATTTCATTGTCATTTTACCTCATGTTGCTTTCAACTATTTACCATTATACCATGTCAATGTCAAATGTGTAGTCCGAAATCAGCTTCTTGCGCTCGTCGGCCTTGTCTCCATTGAGCCAGTTGTCAATGTACGCCTGCCCTTCCTTGTCCAACTTGAACGTCTGAATGAACTGTTCCACGCCACCATTCTCCTTGAAGAGCTTGATGAACATGTCCTTCGGGAACGAACCCAATCCCTTGTAGTATTGGATTGCGAACTTGGACATGTCGTTCTCAGACTCGAACTTCTTGAAGTCGGGAAGGTCGAAAAACATCTTGTGAACCTTCGTCATGCTCTTGTCCTTGAACACGATTGCAAGCGGCGTTCTCAGTCGGCAAACCATTCCCTTGTCAAACATCCACGGGGCGAACTTCATGAACCACCCAAGGTATATGCTGGAGATATGTATGCCATCAGCGTCAGCGTCTGATGTGATGACGAACTTCTTGAAGTTCAGGTTCTGCTCCTTTGGATTGGTTATGTCCAGTCCAAGAATAGTGATGATGTCGCTGAACTCCTGGTTCTTGAGAATCTGGGCAGATGTCGCGTCATAGGCGTTAATGCCAACTCCACGGGATGCGTAGTAGCCAAAACCGTTTCTTCCCAAGGCAGCAGACACGCCACCACGCGCTGACAATCCCTCGCACACCATGAGGTAGTCGTTGCCGCCAATGGGCTTGATGTACTTGTCAACGGAAATCTTCACCTTTGACTTCCCAGCCTGCTTCAGCGCAACGCGCTCCTTGACCTCCTCCTTCAACTTGAATGTCTCAACGATTGGGTCAAGAATGAACTCGTTCTTGATAATGGCTTTAGCCATTTTCTCCCAATCAACTGAATCCCCGAAATACTTGGTTATCTCGGATGGAAGATTGGTCAATGTCTCCTTTGTCTGGGAATCGAACTTCAAGTTGGGGAAGTCCCTCAGGAACACAACCATGCTCAACCGATTCTTGATGTCAGCAGGCTTGATTGTCTTGTACTTCCTTGACAACTTCTCCCTCACTGGCACAACCACCTTGTCAACGATGTAGTCGATGTGTGAGCCACCACGGGTCAATGCAAGTCCATCAACGTAGGTGAAGAAGTTGAACTCGTCTGACTCGTTGGGGTAGATTCCAATGAAGCCCCGGTCAAAAACCTGGAAGGTGATGTGTTCGCTGAACAAATTGAGGAACGTCTTGTCGTTCACGTTCACCAACTTGCCGTTGAGCGAGAACTTGATGCCAGGGAAGGTTATGCCAAGGCAAATCAACCTCTGGCGCATCAACTCAACATATACTGAATCTATTTTCTCAATGCCGAACCTTGCAAAGTCTGGCACGAACTTGATTCTGACTCCACGTTCCTTTGATTCGGAAACCTCTGTCTCAACGGTCTCAAGGTTGTTCTTCGCCACCACCTTGCACAACTTCTTGCCATCGTCGGAAATTCCAACGAACTTCTTTGAGAAGATTGAAGTGCATTTTGAGCCAAGTCCATGCGAACCAACAGTTGTCTTGTCGTCACTGTCCTTGAAGTTGGAGCCAGAGAACAGGCGAGTCCACGCAATCTCTGGAAGATATGTTTCGGAAATCTTCTTCTTCTCCTCGTTGGACATTCTGTTGTCGGTGATGTCCTTCAATTCCTTGCGAATCACTGGAATGCCTGGGCCATTGTCCTCAATGTAGACCCAACCTTCGTCAATCACAACCTTGACCTTGCCCTTGGCGTTCTGGTACTTCACAAGGCTATCTACACTGTTATCCAATATCTCGTCAATGATTTTTCGGAACGCAGGAATGTACGAAACCTCCTTGTATTCCACACCGTCCTTGTCAATCATGAACATCTTTTGAGTCAATGGCTGCATTGAGCCGACCCACATCCCAGGACGCAACAACACCTGTTGCACTCCACTCAGGGCCTCAAAATCTTTTTCCTGTTTTGTCTTCATATTCCAATTATTATACCCAGTTTGGGGGTATGTTGATTATTTACGCCAATCTTCCACATATTATACCACATTTGGGTTGCCATGTAAACTCGAATTCAATCTCACTTGTATGCGTTGAGCATGGCGGTTATCAAATCTGCGTCTATGTTGGTCTGATTATCTCTGGATTCAGTGAGCCACAAGCGTCCACTACCCTCCACAAACATCACTCTGTGCGTCAGCGAGATGTCTGACATGAACTCCACGAACTCATCTTCGCTTCTTCGACTATAATCAGTAAATCCAATATATCGCCTAAAGCTTGGGCGAGAATCCTTGAATCGTATGTCGCATACAACGAGTATTGTGCGTGAATAATTCCAATTGGATGCGATGTCCATTATCTCATCGTAGGACATGCCATCTCTGCGCGCCAACACATTCTTTTCGTAGGGTGTAAGTGCTTTCCATTTGGTAAACTCGTGTTCCATCATATTCTCCCAATCTCTTCAATGGCAATGGTACGCATTCAACATCGCATCTATCAAGTCAGCATCTATGTTGGTCTGCCCATCGTTTGACTCGGTGATGAAAACATAGCCATTCTCCTCCACATACATGACCTTGTGCGTGAATGACATCTGATGCATGAACTCCAGAAATTCGTCCATGTCCCTGTTATGGTAGTCGGTGAATCCAAACACACGTATGCCAAATGGATGTCCATTCTTGAACTGGATGTCGTACACCATGAGAACAGACTTGTCATACGACCATTTTGACATGCGTCTCATCATGACTTCCACAGACATTCCATTCTTGCTCTCAATGTCAAGAATCTCGGTGGACAGAGTGATGGGGACAAAAGTTAACCTGTTGATGTTCTCCATGATTTTCAACATATTATGTGCTACCTTACTTCATAAGCCAGTCATACTGTTCCATTATTGACCGGATGACATCAGCGTCAATGTTTGTGGAATGGTCGTCCTGCTCCACAAGGGTGATTATGGCAAAACCTGGCTCCTTGTGGTTCTTGATTGTGCCATCCCCAAGGTTGACCCGAAAATAGACTATTGAATATGACAACGAGAGGGAGGCAAGTGCCTCCAATAGATTGTCGTATTCGCTCGGAAGGTAGAAATCCAGAATGTTCTTCGTTTCATTTTCGCAAAGGCACTCAAGCACGACACACCTGGACCCAACCAACGCAGTGGTATGGTTGAGAAAATCAACCAGTTCCTTCTTCTCCATTGGGGGTTGTTTGAACAAACTAAAGTCAAGTTCTGAAAACTTCATTGTCATTTCCCGCAATCTCCATGGTTCTCCACATGTCATTCCACCTCCAATTTCAATGTGAAGTCGGCTTTGGCGAATTTCACATATACCTGCTCCTTCATCCTCTCAACGAACCTCTCGATTATGCCGACGTCTATGTTCAATTGGTCTGGGCTTGAAATCTGCTTCACCCATATCTCCCCCTGGCGCAGCTTCACTATGCCATGCAGGTCGGCAAGGTTGGCGAGTTCAACCATGAACTTCTCAATGCTGTCCTCGTGGAAAAGGGTAAATGTCCTCGAAGTGAACTTCATCGGCTTCCCCTCTTCGCAGACAAGTTTGTTGATTGAAATGCTGTGCTTCCAATGGGTGCCAAAGTTCTTGATTTGCCTCTTGAGCCGTTTCCTTGAGAGGAAAGTCCATTTTTCGACTTGACTCGCAAAATCTGATGGAAGTTCCAGAGGAAAATCTGGAATCATTGTTGGAAAAACGCGCCTCACCATTGGCAGCATTGTGGAAGGAACATTCAGTTGCAGTTTTGACATGGCATCCATTTCAACGTCTCCACTTCAGGTTCAAGATGTAGTCCAAAAACTCAGCGTCGATGTTCGTTTGGTGGTCTTCGGATTCAGTTACGTAAATCGTTCCATTATAGGTTGCGAACATGAGCCTGTGGGTGAGGGAAAACACAGCAAGGGTCGACACAACACTTTCAACCATCTTTCTCCTATCTATGTAGAAAAAGCACATTGTCTTGCAGATGGTTGGAGATCCATCCTTGAAGATGATGTCCCTTATCGTCAAATGCTCGCAATTGAGCGCAGCAAGATCAATGTTCCTGCGCACAACCTCCATGTCCATGTTGTCGTTCCCCAGAATATTCAGTTGCCCATCAGAACATATGTACGAGTCCCATCCACCTGTTTCAAGAGTTTCCATTGTTGTTCTCCCCAATCTTGTCAAGAAACGCCCCAATCACTTCGGCGTCGATGTTCGTGGTGTTGTGCGCGGTCTTCGCAACCACAATATCGTTGAACCCCAGAATGTCAGAACCAAGCCACAGAATCGCATAGGACATTGATATGTCCATCATGTCGGACGCGAACTTGTCCTTGTCGTTGGGAAAAACATAGTCAATCTCTTCCTTGCAGAAATCCCCATCAAGAAAGACAATGTTCTTTAGCCGAAGAAGACTTCTTGAGAAGTTCATGTGATCAACCGCCTTGATTATGGCCGGCTTCTGCATGAACCTTGCATTTTCAACCTTGTTGCGTTCATCGCAAGTGAGGTTGAACACAAGTCCACCATTCCGCATTTCATGTTCAAAAACCACTTTGCCTCCCACCAATCCTCTCAGGAGTTCCACTCCTCCCAGGTGATGTAATCGTCCCCCGGCTTCAGATTGTCCTCGAACGTCCCCCACTTCATGACGCATCCCGCGAGACCAGTTGCAATCCAGATGGGGTAGCACCAATACTGATATGCGTCCCTAATCATCTCGGCGTTGGAGTCGATGTAGATGCCCTTGTCCTTGGGATCAAGCTCCTTGTCGTCGGCAATCTCCACGATGCGACGCGAGTTGAAGATGGCTTGTTCACGGGGGGTTGGGGGGCAGATGGGCTTGTCAGAGAGTTGCGCATCCCAGATGTTGAGAAGGTAGTTCAGATGGTTGTTGTCGTCCACAAAGAACTTATTGAGCCAACGAAGATACTGATACGCCTCCGGGTTGTTGAGGGGGAGACGAAGGTTCTCCAAATCCTTGTCCTTCATGAAGTCCAGGAACTTCATGTAGTCAACGTCCTTGATGGAGTTGAACTCAGGGTCGTTCTTGTCTCGGCATTCAGTCATTTCAGTCTCCAATGTCAACATGGGTCAATTTGCCATCTTCGTCAACTTCCACGATGTACATGACATAGGTCTGCTGAACCTTGTCAATTTCCCCGATGCTGTAGTTGAAATTGATTTGCACCTTCTTAGCCGCCCAATCAATCCACTCAAGCCTAACAGTGGGGTTTGACGCAAACTCGCCAATCTTCTTCTGAACGAAGCCACGCGCCTCATCCAGGGACGTCATCTCCAGGGAGTCCAGCGTGATGTTGGGGCCGAGGGGCTTGCCCTCCCAACTTTCGGCTGCCACGGTTTCAACGAACCATCTTTTCACATTATTTGCCACATTCATTTCTCCTTGTTGTTCTCAACAACTCTTGTTGTTCTCAACAACTCTTGTTGTTCTTCAACGCCAATAGTATATCATAATCTGGGTTGGATGTCAATACCCCCGGATCAATTTTCGGACTTCACCTTGTCCCATGCGGACGAATACTTCTCCAAGTCTTCCCCAACATCCTCTATGTCCTCGCATTGCGCCTTGAATGCCTTGTCAATCTTCATCAGAGGGAGGGACTTGTATTTGTCCGGCAGCGATTCAAACAGCCCCTTCACTGGCATTGGGGCGCAATTGTATTCGGAGTTGCGCACAGCGTTCGTCTTGTCATATAGGTTGTCTATGAACTTGAACGCCAAATCCTTGTTGCGGGAGGTCTTCATCACGCACATGACATCCATGCTGGAGATTGTGCCATTGGTGGGGATTGTGTATCCAAAGTTCTCGCCGCCCTCTGCCGCGAGAATCATGATTGCGTCGGAATTGTATGCCATCGCTGCGGCGAACTCCCCCGCCGGCACTCCTGTCCTATATGCCTCGTTGTCCATCTTGCGCGAACGATTGCGCCATTCCTTCGCCAGAGCGCCGGCCTTGTCTATTTCATCTTTGCTCCTTGAGTTCACAGAATGCCCATTCACCTTGAGCGCAATGCCCAGCAACTCCCGAATGTCGTCCATGATGCACACGCTTTTCTTCAGTCTGGGATCGAACAAATCCCTCCAATCAAGGAACTTCAACCCCTCTGGAATCTTGTCCTTCCTCCAGAGGATGCCGGTGCAACTGAAGCAATAGGGGACATTCCACTCGCAGCTCCACTTGGAGGTCAAGTCGCGATCGATGTTGCGCTCAACATTTGGCAGACGGCTCATGTCCATGCTCTCAAGAAGATTGTTGTTGTGGTTGTCGCCGAGAAGCAGGGGCATGATGTATTCGGTGGGGGTGATTATGTCATAGCCAATCGCGCCGGCCTTCAGCTTGGCGTACATGGACTCGTTGGAGTCGAAGGTGTCTATGACAACCTCGCAAGAATGTCGTTTCTCGAACTCCGCCACTATGTCGGGGTCTATGTAGTCTGCCCATGTATAGACATACAACTTGGTCGTCTTCTGGTTGCTTGGCTTGTGGAGGACAACAAGGCAGATGGCCATGCCCACCACCACGGCGCAGATGGCCGCAATCATCATTATCTTCTTCATATGCTTACTGTTTGCTCCTTTGCTGTTGTTGAAAAATCCGGCGCATCACTCGTCTCCCCACTTCAACTCGTCTGTGTTGAATGGAAGGTTGAAGAACTCAAGCAAGTCCTTGTTCTCCTGCATGCCCTTGAACAAATCTCCCCTCGCAAGGTATATGTACAGGAACAAGTCCATTGGGTCGTACTGCGTCTCCTGCATGTTGGATTCAAAGACAACCTCCTCAAAAGATGTTCCGAGAAGATCCACTATGGATTTTGGAACATCAAGCAAGAACGATGAAGCGAGTTCCCGCGAAGCACCTCCCAAGACATTCAAGACCCACGCAAGCAAGTCAAGATGCCCAAGCACAGCCAACTGCTTCACAAGGTTCTTCGCAAGCTGGCCGACCACATCCATCTCCTCATGCCCATGGTTTTGGCGCGTAAACGACATACAAGCCTTCAATAGATAATACTGCGTGGCGGGGGTCAATCGCACGAAAGCAGACGCCTGGAACGCAGACATCGCAAGATATGAATTGGACACAAACATCTCCATGTCGCGAAGATCATCCATCCCATCCAAGAACTCCACCAAATTGACACATCCCAGGAGGACAGGTTCTTCCCCTCGGACCGTGAATCTGCGCATCCTGTCAAGGCCATTGTAAAACCCCCTGTTCGCCTTGAACTCGTCCTTCAACATCGTCATGGCATGATCGTTGGTTCCAGTGTTGAGGCACAACATGAACAGAGAAGTGGTTGCGAAATATCTGCTCATAGGGGGCAAATGCCTTATCTGCTTGACCAAAAACCCATCAATCTTCATTCTGGGGTGTGCGCACACATCATACAAGTCAAACACGAACGCGGAATGCTTGTATATGTCGGGAATGTCCTGCTCATGTTGCTTCAAGAACTCCACAATGATGTTGGAATCTGTGCCGTCAAGTATCAACTCGTCAAGGACACTTGACAACTTCACCTGGTCAGATATGGAATTGTTGTAGTTCATCTTGCTTTCTTCCTTCGCAACAACCACTATTATACCATTTTCCGCGTTCAATGTCAATGGGGGTTGATTGAATTTACATTTTGAGAACATTGGTGTATAATTGGATTGAAAAGGGCATGGAACAACAAGATGATTGACTTTGAAGAAGATATATTGGATGACAACAACAAGGAGAGCCAAAACCCCATTGATGTGGAGGACATGCTTTGGGTGAACAAGTACAGACCTCGATCATTGGACCATTTCTGCCTTGAACCCCAGTTGAAGAAGAAGTTCACATCATGGATTGAGGCGGACGACATCCAGAGCTGTTGCTTGATTGGAGGTCCCGGAATTGGCAAGACAACCTTGGCGTTGATTCTCGCCAACTCGTCAAAGGACAACGACATCTTGTTCATCCCATGCGCCATCGAAGGCAAGATTGAGACAATCCAATCCAAAATAATACCATTCTGCCAGAGCGCGTCAAAGGGCAAGAAGATAATCATACTTGACGAACTGGATTCAGCATCGTCAACCCAGGCAAACTCATTCCAGAAATCCTTGAGGAACACGATTGAGATTTACAAGGACTGCCGTTGGATTGCCACAGCGAACTATGGACAGAACATAATCTCCCCAATCTGCCCCTCAAGGCTCATCCCCTTCAACCTCTCGTTCTCGGTGTCGGACATGATTTCCAATCTGCTCTACATCCTCGGACAAGAGAATGTGAAGATAACCAGTGAACCCACAAAGACAAGGCATTTCCTCGGGAACCTCATCAAGTCATACTACCCTGACATGAGGGCAGTTGTTGGCTTCCTGCAATCAGCATGCGTGTCGGGGACATTGGATATAGATGAAGTCCTCATTGACAGCAAGGAGGCAATAAGGCTTGCGCTTGCCAACTTCCTGGAAATCGTGGAGACCTCAGACACGCCATTGAACATGAGAAAGGCGTACAACAACGCAGTGCTTTCGTTTGGGAACAATGGGGCGTTGGCATCCCTCTGCTCCCCATACGGACTCGCTTCAGGCCTGTTCAACTTCATAGTTGACACCAAGAACGTTCCAGCAGAAGACCTCATGGATTTGGTTGAACGACTTTACAAGATTGAACATTCAATTGACCAGGAAACCATGTTGTTCGGATTTCTTCTCAAGATCAAGACCCTTGACCTGAAGAATCCGGTATAATTGAACTTGTGAATAGCACGACAATCACCTAAAAGAGAAAAGAAGAACCGTGGTCGCTGGGTGGCATCCACGGTTTCTTCGTTTTCCCATACCTGGGGATTATGATAACGGATTGATTTTAACTATATTCAGTCTAACTCATCGTCAAACAAAATCTTGATTTTGTTCCCTGTATTGAATGTCAGAAGCAAGGCGGTGTTGTAGTCCATAACTCTTTCAACAGACTCCAAATCAAGCTCGTCTTTATTTGACTTCAAGTATTTCTCTATGTTATCAGTCAAGTCACTCATTGCAAAACGAGCATAATCGTCATCATCATCCACGATAGATTCCTTGAACATCAGCACTTTGCCTTTGTTCGTCTTGAAAAGTCTGCCAGATTCAGACACATATTCAAGTTTGCCATACTTCTTCGTGAAGTACCTGGACTTCTCAAATCTCTCTTTCGTTATGTTAAGTTTCTTCATTTCAGTTTCCTCATTGGTTAAAATCACATCCCAAGGTGGCAGATTGCGACTTCATCCTGGAATCTATCCCAATCTTCCTCTCCCCAATCATCCATGTCCTCGGGATATGCGTCCTTGTCAACATAATCCCATTCAGAACCATCGCGGCAGAACTCATAGGCCTCTTCCTTGATGTTTCCGCACATTATCCAAAGAACGTACTTGTCAACATCCTCGGGTTCAATGTCGTCAAGACCATACTCCCGAACATAACTCAACCCCTTTTCGGTTGGGGCATGGAAATTCAACTTGTTCACCCAATAGTCAACAGAATCGTCAACACTTCCACCAGACGAGCACTCCAAAATGCAGTCCATTGGAAGATTCTTCTTCATGTCGCCATGATTGTTAAACCACTCGGTCTCACCTTCCGCCGAGCCACTTTCCTCGAACTCCTCCTTGCCATCATATGCTGTGTATGCCATGTATGGCGTTGCATGTTCCTTGATGTCGTCAAGAGTCTGCTGCGCCTTTTTCTTGTAGTATTCAGTGTCTTGTCCTGTGGCCAGTGTGCGGCCCCAACCCTGGCGTAGGTCTCCATAATACTCAACCAACGCCATCAACTTCTGCAATGCCTTGTCGTTATATGAGGATTCCTCCTTGACGAACTTGTTTTTGGATTCAAGAAAGGGATTATCGAAACCATCAGTGGCATCAACAGTATCGTCAGTGGGGTCAACAGTTCCATTCAGAACCCCCTTGATATCGTCAATGGTGTCGTCAAGATCCATTGAATGGGAGTCAAGCCTTGCGAAAAGGAATGTCTCGCCAACTGCGTCCCGTATTGAGTTCGCGGCATCGTCCAGCAGATTCTTTGCCTTGATTGCCGCTTCCAACGCCTGCTTAATCAACGCCTCGCTGGAACTTTCCTTGATTGTTCTTCTTCTTTTCATTTTCATGTCATCCTCTGTCAAATCTGGTCCGCTGTTGTCTCTGGAAGCGCAACGTCTGCGTCCACCATTGTCTCAAGATCGTATCCAGGATTTCCAAGATCGCTTCTCATGAAGCTGATTGTCACTGCAGTTGGCGTTGCCTCGCATCCACATTCCATGTTGTACTTGGTTGCGAATGTCCCAAGATACCTGAACAATTTCTCCTTCATGTTGGAGAAGAACATCCTGCTCATCATGCTATCGTTCTTCTTCAGCACGAACTTGTAGGTCGTCTCGCTCAATGTCTCGTTGACCTGCGCTGTCTTGTAGTGCGTCAAGAACTCAAGATGGTCAAGCTGTGGCTTCTCAACGCCACATTCCTTCAAGAAGTTGAACTGCTTTGTCCCACGGATTTCCGCGTTCAACTTGGTTATCACCCTCTTGACATCGCGCTTGATGTCCCCTGGGATTGACTCTGGAACCTTGGTTTCGTTGTTCTCGAAATAGGTCACTGGAACCTCCTCGTTCGCATACTTCTCCGTCCTCACAGTCTCTGGGGTCTTCATTCCCTGACCCATTCTGTAGACATACTCGTATGGGTCAACCTCGTCGATGTTCACGAACTCAATCTCCGTATAGGAGAGCTTCTCAAGGTATTTTCTGCACTGTTCCTCTGCCTTTGCATCCCCATTCCTCTTGATGTAGAGGGAGAGATACCTTGGGGAGCCGAACTGCATTGCCTTGAAGGTGGCAATCCAACCAAGTCCATGGAAACTGCCTTCGTCGGTGGAGTCAATCAACTTCTTGTCATTATCCTTTCCGTCGAATGTCCAGCCATCCTTCCTTGTGTCTATTATCACAGGCTTGTCAACGCCATTCTTGTCCTTGTCAAGTTTAGTCCATGCTGAACCACGCCTGTCGTCGTTCTTCTGCTTCATCTTCTTGTTGAGTTCAGCAGCCTTCTTTTCGTTATCGTCCTGAACCTTGGTCGTCCCCTCGGTCACAGTCAATGCGTCCTCCCCCTGGGTCGCGTCATCCTCCCCATCCTTCAGAACAGAATACTTGTAGGAGCTGTACTTGTCAAGCAAGTTGGAGTCGGCGTAGATGTCCTCAAGCAGCCCCAACTTCACAGACAACTGGTAAAGAGCCTCGATGTAGTGAACATCGTCAAGGTTCATGTTCTCTGGCGTTATCTGGTAGAGGTAAAGCGAATAGTTGTCCATGTCGGGGATCTTCACCAACTGGTCAATCTTCCCAAAGAACTCCTTCTGCTCCTCATCATTGAGGGAGAAATTCTCGTCCTGGTTGAAAGGCTTGGTCACATTGATGTTGTATTGGGACTTGGGATTGTCTTGGGCGTCAGTGTTCACTGCATCGTCTGGTGCAGGTTCTCCTGAGGTGGGATTGTCTTCTGTGGCTCCATCTACTGCGGCATCTCCTCCACCACCCATGTCTGCGGCGCCTGCGTCTCCACCACCACCTGCATCGTCACCACCACCAGCGAATGGGCCTGCATCTCCCCCAGCATCATCTCCCCCACCTGCGTCATCTCCTCCTCCAGCGAATGGATCGTCGCCACCACCAGCATCATCACCACCACCATCGTCTCCTCCACCAGCAAATGGGTCAGCGTCTCCACCAGCGTCGTCTCCTCCACCACCAGCATCATCATCGCCCTCGGCTTCCTTCACAACATCTGGAGTTTCAATTGTTGGCGTTTCCTGCTTTGGAGTTTCCAGTGGTTCCTGCTTCTTTGGAGTCTCAAAAGTTGGAACGTCTGGATATGTTGTCACGCCATCTGATATTGAACCATCCTGGATGTCATCAATCTTCTTCTTGTCGAATCCATTGTACTTGTTCATGGCTGCAAGAAGGGACTTGACCTCTTCAAGTGGATCTTTCTTGTCCAACTCCAATGTGAATCCATTTGGCTCAGGATTCTTGGAGATGCCCTCAATCGAGGACTCATTCACAATGGATTCATGTTGTGGTTCATTTGCTTTTTTTTTACCATCTGGCTTTTCAGGAACATTCTTGATTACGCTCTCCCTGATGATGATGGTCTTGGAATCTGAATCGAAATCGTCAGCCACGCCAAAGTCGGAGAACTTGAAGCCATTCAACTTGCTTCTGCTTCCAGAAGATTCAATGACAACCCGACATTCCTTGAAGTCACCAGACTTCTCAACCTTCTATGTGGACTCCCTGAAGTCTTTTTTGAATTCAGAATACGCCTATGATCCATTGGAGATGTCATACAACTTGAATGTGCCATCTGGGCGGATGAACTTGATGTTCTTCACAGACTCATCGTTCATCTCGTTGAAGAACCTCTTGATGGTCTGCCTCTCATATCCATCCTTCTTGGCGAACTTCTGCTCGTTGTTGTAGTTCCACTTGGATTCTGCCGCAATTCCAACCTCCCTTTCAAGGTTCGCCACGCGCGTGGCGAGGTTTCCAAGAGCTGCCTTGGGGTTCTTCTGCGCCTGGTCAGGAGTTATCTGCTGGGTGTTTGCGCCACCAGCTCCACCACCATCCTTTCCATTGGCTCCAGCAGCATTGTTTCCACCACCATTGGCGTTAGCACCTTCGCCACCATTCTGGGCATTCTGGGCACCACCATCAACCATTGTTCCATCCTGATTGAACTCGATTGTCTGTGCGTTGCCATCTTTGTCAGTCACATCAGCAGACAATGTGATTGGATCCTTGTCGGTCTTGACAATTGCCTTGACTTCGCCATTCACGGTATATCCTTGCTTCTTGAGGGCATTCATGGCATTTGACTGCGCAACCTTCCAAGCCTGTGTGATGTCGTCGTTCTTGTTTCCAGTGTCCACTGGAATGGTGTTCTTCACCTGTCCCGTCATGACCTTGTAGCCAAGACCAGTGATGCGTCCTTCTTTGTTGAACAATCCTCCCTCTCTCCACTTCTTGAGAGCGTCCTTTGAGAACTGCTTCGTCATCGCCCCAACTATGTTAAGTCCCTTGGCAAGTCCCTGAAGAGCCTTCTTGGCACCTGCAGCAGCCTTTCCAGCGGCATCCTTCAACTTGCCAAAGAAACCCTTTTGGTTCTGACCAGTCTTGGCGTCCTTGTTCGCCGTGCTGCCGTCCTTGTTGTCTCCAGCTTCAACGAACAACACTGACTCGCAAACCTGCACCTTGGGGTCAGAAGACCAAATCACATGTTCGCTCTCGCCAAACACCTCCACAATCTCAGATTGGCAATCGTTGAAGTTCTCGTCCCACGCAATGTCATACACAGCGTCAACTGCTTCATTGATGTTGCGAATCTTCGTTCCATACACGAACTTCTCGCCATTCTCCACCGCAAGAACCTTGTACGATGGCTTGCTCTTTTCATATGACTCCTGAAGAAGTTGAATCTCTGAAACATCCTTGTCTATGACTATTCTCATTTTACTTTACCCTTGTTGAATGTTGGTTGTGATACTATTTACAATTTCCTTGCTTGAAACACCCACATCTGGAGGAGTGGTGGATTCCTTCTTGCCAGGAAGATGTTCCTCGGCATTTGGCTTTTCAGCATTTGGCTTCTCGGGTTTTGACACATCAACCTTGGTGGTCTTGCTCCTTTTCGCATGTGAAGTGGTGGCTTCCACCCTTTCATACCAGCAAGTCAAAGAGTTTTGCTTTCTCCACACGTCATATGGGCACAGGAAGAAGCCCTTCAACCCCCATATTGTCCCCCAATGGTTCTGCATGATGAGCATCTTCGATTCCTCGTCATATCCACAGCACACCATTGAATGTCCACCAAGTTTGTTGCCATTGCCATTGTACACGAAGTTGTCCCCATCCAAATCGTATATGTCTCTGGTGACGTTCATGTTCACTGACACGAGCATGTTCTGGTGGATTGCCCGCTTCAACACATCCACATCGTCTGAATTGGAAGTCTTCAACGCATATTGACACCCCCATGGAACCAGTTCAAGCCCCTTCACCATGGCCAAGTCTGGATATGTTCCACCCTGACCCATCTACTTGTCCGTCTCCTTGGACTTTGCGTATATCTGATCCGCATCCATCTGCACAATCTTTCCTGTTCTAGCCCAGTTGAGGGATTCCAATATCTGCGCCGTGGAGTAGCCACAGCAACTCGGCTTGCTTCCCTGGTAGTCGGTTGGGGAGCAATATTGCCTGTTGTCGATTCTCAATGGAAACACCACCCCATCAACCTTCTGGTTGCTTGCATTCTTGAAGTAGGATTCCAATATGGTGTCGTCAACCTTGTATTTGGAAACCAATTCCTTGTTCACTTCTGCATATCCCATTTCATTTCACCTCTCTATTCTGTGCGTTTGTTTTCATTTCAGATTCAGAGACAACCTTTCCTATCGCCTCTTTCAAAGTGCTTGCTAGACCCTTCAAGACAAATCCATTCTTCCTATGCGTGGTGGAATGCTCCAGACCAAGATACATCTCGCCCTTTTTGGGAACGCGCATCACAATCCTTCCTGGAACAATCTCCATTGGATGCGAACTTGGGTTGTGGCAATCCACCACCACATTCTCGGCAGTGGATGAGAACGCATATCCCTGAAGCCTGTCCATGATGTCCATCGCGTTGAATCCCTTTGGAACTCTCCACTTCAAATACACAGTCTCGAAGTTGTACCCACAACCCTCATCCCAAGTCAAGGTCATCCTGGGGATTTTGGTGGTTGGATCCACCTTCAGCTCCATGCATCTGTCGCTCCATCTATCGTAGTGCGTGTGGGTGGATTCGCCATCCCATCTCTTCAACGCATGCACATGTTCGTCATATCCACACAACTCAGGGCAATTGTCGAAGTCAATCATGTCGTTGACTATGTCAAATGATATTCTACTTATTCTATTATCGTCTGTGGCACTCCAATCATAGTGTATCTTGACAGGCTGCACCACAACAACATCTTCCTTCAACACCTTGAACTGGTCATCCTCGTACCATTCTGGCTTCATCTGCCACATCACATCAGAGAACTCAATCTTCAGAGGATTCCCCTCCGAGGATGTCAAGGAGGACTTGGTGATGTCGAATGTCTTCTCAATAAGGAACTTTGGCTTGTCGTCCGAAATGTTGTGGATTGTGTAGGTGAACAACTTGACCAATCTGACGCCCACCAGCCTGTCGTTGGAGAATGCCTTGATTTGCCCATACAGGGACAGCTTGCCACCCTTCTTCAACTGCTCAACCTTCTCTGGGTCTATCTCATTGTGCGTCCAAACCCCATTCTCGTCATACACCTTCTTGAACTTGTCCCCACTGAGACGCAGATAAGAATCTGGGAGGACAAGCACATTTGGTTGATGTGTGATGGAGGAGATGTATTCAAATGGTGGGTTGAACAGATTCTGGATGTTGAAGTAGAGATCATAGTGCCAATCCCCATGCTTGTCGTCCACCCTCACATAGTTGGTGTATATCTTGAGATAATCGTCAATCTCGTTCTCATCAAGCTGAAGAAGAAGTCTGGTCTTCATGTCCATGTTGTCCAGTTGGATCGCCTTTCCATCCTCAGTGCAGATTATCTGTCTGGAATCGTCCAAATCCGCCTCCTCGATGCCATAGTCAATCACCGCGTCCATCGCCACTGGATTGAGCGCAGAGCAACCACTTACCTTGCTGGGATCTTCGCTCTGGTGGATGAACGTTGAAGAATCCTGGAGAATCTAAACATCGTTCAAGTCCTCCAACTTGTTCTTCAACACCTCGTCCACATAGAATGGGGGTGTCATGGAGAATGTCTCCGAGAAGGATTCAGACTCCTCGCTTATCTTGAACGCCAACGCCCCATTCTTGACATAGAGGTAGTCCAGATATCCCATGGGCACTTCCTTGACCTTGTGAGCAAGCACAAATCCACCTTTGTCTGGGATGGCGTATGCCGCAGTGTTCCCCCTATGGGCCGGAATCTCTGGCAAGTCCTCCATCTCCAATTTCTTGTAGCCATTCACAGGATAGTCTGAACCTTGTTGAAGAATCCATTCCTGTCCACCAACCTCCACATGATATGGTGGGAGATTGTCGTTGCGCTTGGACTTGACATCATCCAGATTGAACTCCAACAACGGTCTTCCATCTGAATCCACCGAAATGGATCTCCATGATGTCTCAGATGTCTGCTCCAATCTAAGGCTGGTGTCAACCTTGAAGTCAGAATATTGAATCTCGTTGGGATGCTGGGCTGGACTCTTTGGAAGAGATCCATAGAAGAACAGATTGGACGATTTGCTGAGGATGTGATACTTCGCTATGTCGTCCACATTCTTGCGCGAAAACACCACCAGAATCTCCCCTGGGGCTATGACGCTCACATTGTTCTGCACCACATCGGACAATGATGGGTTCTCAGGCATCGTGAACTTCTTGAACCTCACAGTTGGCTTCACCGCCTTTACCGTCTTGGAAATGGTCTTTCTGCTTCCATCTTCGTTGTAGATTGGCTGGAAGTCGTCCTCCATCGCAACATGGTTCACCACAACATCCACAACATCCACAGACAAGCCAATCTCGGACACCCCACATATGCCATTGCCATATTGCAGTTCCTCGGGAAGAGAATACATCCTCTCGCCATCGTTGTCGTAGTTGAATGGAGGTTGGGTTCCGGTGAATATTGTCTGCGCGGGTCTTCTTTGATTGCCCACTATGTTGGCAGACTGCCACTTGGAGAGGTTGCACTTGACATACCCACCACTCTATGCATCAGTTCCACCAAAGATGAACTGGGAGATTGGCGTAGGTCTCAAGATGTATCTCTTTTCGTTCTGGATTATCCCATCAGACGCTCTGAGGATTGAGACATATGTGTTGTCAAGCGCAGCGCGCACATCCTGCCCCTCTGGAATGTCCAATGCGAAATCCTCGCCCTATGGAGTCCATGTCATCGCATTCTCGCCGGGGTAGAACTCCAATCTGGGGTTGGCATAGTCCTTGTACTCGCTCTCGAAATACATGTCATATGGGAAATCCCCAAACCTTGTCTTTCGAGTCCTTGAACAACACCATATGCGGTATATATCGTCCATGAATTTGGCCGGACACAACAATGTCTGGCAGTTGTCGGTCAAATCATCCACCACCATCCTCTGCATGAAGTCATAGGTCTTGGCGACATTCACATCATCAAGCCCCAACAACTCGAATTGCATGTGGTTTTTGCCATTCAAAAAGGCATTCTTCCAAGTGTACGCGGTGCCACCATCAGATTCAGCATACTTCACCAAGGACTGGTTGGCGAAATGTGGAATGCATCCCGCATCACCCAATATGTTGTATGCCATGCCAGTGGGTTGTCCACCCAATTGCTTGAAAACTTCATGTTCATCCAAAGGAATCTTGAAATCCACAACCAATGCGTACTTGTCAAGGGAATCATATGAGTTGAACTTCCTTCTCCTTATGCCATCATCAATATATTGAGGTGTCGCGCTCTGATCGAAATACCTCCCCTTCAACATGGACAGCTCTTGCACATTGCGCGAATCAAACTCGTATCTCGTCTTGGCGTGGCAAGAGCTGGACTTGAACGAATCAAGTTCCTGTCCATCCACGAAAGTGCCCATTAACGCCAACCTCAGCATGTTCACGCCATTGTTGTCGCATGGGGCGAAAACCACATTGGTGTTGCGGCACACCTTCACGTTGTGCCCAAAGAAAAGCGTCTTTGGCGAATTGGATGAATCCAGATGAATCTCCTTGTTCAAGTCCATTTTCCCATCCAAGAGGATCATTCTGGGATTGGCAGAAAAGTCCTTTCTCTTCAACCTTCTCGCTGGGATGACATACATCTTCCACTTCAAAATCTGCTTGAAGTTGTCTTCTGAATCAGAGCATTCAAAGCCATACATCGGCAGAAGAATTGAGCCATCTGCGGGGCAGATGTGATATGCGTCAAAGCAATACTCCGAACTATCATTCAATGTGGGGAAGACTTCAGATTCATACTTCGTCCAATTGTACTCCAATGTGGAGGAATATGGACGCTCCACCGACACCACATGCAGTGGATTCTTGCCACACATTGCCCCCATGGATCTTCCAAACCCATCCAGAAGGACAATCCCATCATTATCCACTTCAGGCATGATGTACCACGACGCAAGAGCCAACACATTCGCCGACTGCTCCATATCGAAGAACACAGGGAATCTGTTGTGGCCGGGTCCAAACAACTCGCCATGCAAAGTTCCATATGTCTCGCGCCACCTTGAAAGCACCACCTTGAAGCTGTCGTTGCAATCGTTGTCTGTATGGGTCAACTGCCCAAACTCCTTGTTGTTGGATGAGTCGTTTCTGAACCTCTTGTCGAACTCAATGTCTCCAGTCTTCACATCGTACCACACGTCGAACGCAGGAATGGCAATGGGATTGGACTTCCATCTCACCCACATCTCAGATGGCATGCGAAGGGCATTGCTGCAGAACGACACATTCTTGTTGGCATTTCTTGTGGAAGCCACGCCCAGGCCATCAACAACCCTTGTCTGCGTCAACTGAAGGTCTATCAGATATGGATTGCTGTCCTTGTCGTCTGATGTGAAGGTTGATACCAGAACAAGCGAGTTCCCCTGTATGTCAAGGCAATATTTCTTGATTGGATACTCGGTTGTTATCAATTCCTTGATTCTGTCCCTCCAATACCAGAGCTGCATCGCAATCTTCTGGTATTCAGAACGTGTGTAGTTCAAGTGGGAATACCATTTGGTGTAGAAGGAATCGTCCTCGGAAACCTTTTTGAAATACCACCCACCACCAGTTTTTCTCTCCCTCGTTTTTTCCACCAAGGTTGTTCGCTCAACCTGCCAATACACGGAATAGATCTGCGCGATGAAATCGTCCCGTCCATTGATGAAGCAGTGCTCAATTTCGTCATCATTGTTTTCAATTTCATCGCCATCATCCCAATAGCAGTCTCCATCTTCCCCATATACACTCACGTCCCCAGTGAAAAATTCGTCTTTGAATTCAAAATTCCCATCGCCCACACTTGTCATCAACTCAAGGAACTCCTTCGCGGCGTCTGGATAGAACAGACCATCATAACCTGTCAGACTGCTTACTGTGCCAGCATCATCGTCCCTGTGTTCGTCCTTGATCGCGGCCTCGTATCTGGTCGTGTAGCCAGTCAAGTCCATGACATTGTACTTCCAGAAATTCCTGCTTTCGCCAAATTTCCCAAACAACTCATCGAACTTGACCTTGGAGGACAACATGTAGTCCTGGAGAAAATCGTTGGCATAGTCCTTGTAGCCATTGACAATGATGTTGTTGAGCCGATTCCACAGCTTCAAGTTGTACATGAATGGATGCAGGACATGGGATGCATATGTATCGTTCTTCCAATAGAACAATCTGTTGTTCATGTAGTCGTACATTCCCCGACCTGAAAAATTGTCCAGATTGCCACCGAAATACTCCATGAACTGCATTTCCTGGCTTTTCCTCAAATCCACATTGTTCTGGACGTTCAATCTATCCTGCTTCGTGTAGCCATATTCCTCTTCAAGATTGTTGGCAAGGACATCTATTGGGTTCACCAGTCCATCTTCATCATCGTTCTTCTTGATGGGATTCGCGCCAATCTTGAACAAATCCACCAAGAAGTCGTGTATGTAATCGTAGTCCTTCGCCTTGTTGGGCTGAAGCCTCCCCACCCCCAGCACCTCGCTGTAGAATTTCCTTATCTGACCCTTGGTGAACACGCCCAGTGAATCGTCATACTCCATCCCCTCCAACTGCTCCCAATATCTGGCGTTGGTGGTGTTGGTGAACCGAACATCCTCTGTTGGGTCTATGTTGAAGTATTCGTTGTCGTCCATGTATTCAAGCACATGGACATTTCCATGGTTCTTGTATTGTTGAGGAGAAACCTCCCATCCAAATCTGATTCTGTTGTCCTGGACATCCCCTTCCTGCAAGGCATCGCGCACAAACGGCAACTCCTTCATCAGATAATCGTTGACAAGATGCACAAGCAATGCGGAAGAGCCACGCATCGCATGCTTCTGGGCGATGGTCTTCATGTTCTCCCTGACATCCATGATGTGGAATGCGTAGTCGCACATGAACTTGGCCACCTTCAATATCATGTCTCGGTTCAATGCCACCTCTCCTGTGGAAGGATTCTCCACCACATGCTTCCCATCCTCGCAGAACATCTGGACAACTTTCACGCTGGAGTCATCAAGTGTCCCAGTATCGCACAGGAATCTGTTGGATGGCGCATCATATGACATGACAGCCTGGTTGAAGTTGTTCAGATTGTTGCATACATACATCACCATCTTCACCCATTCACAGAATTCCAACTCCTTCCAATACGCGCCCTGAGTGGACAAGTCGGATGAAAAAGACTCCTTTTCATAGTCATATTTGGTCTTCCATCTCCATTCAAGAACCTTCTCCACCAAATCCATTTCGTCCTCGGAAAGACTGTTCTGGGGGTTCAGTCCATTGAGGAAGATGTGGTCGGCAATCTTGAATGGGTTGAACTTTGGGGAAATTCTCTTCTGGTTCTTGATGGTCTCCACCACATCCCACATCTGCATGTCTGGGGAATTCCACTTGTGGTCGCGTTCATTGGAGATGAACTTGTCCACCCATGACTTGTACTAATCCAACTTGGCAACAATCTCCTGTTGATGCTCCCGCTCGAAGAACAACATGTTGGACGCTATCGTCTATGTGTCCTCGTCTTGTGGATGCAGACCTGTGTTGTAACCGGCAGACAGAGCCTGCACAATGGTGGTGTAGAACAGCTCAACCACGAAATTACGATACACATCCATGTCCAGAAGACCATGCGGATCCTCCATCAACTTGTCCATGATGTCGTTCCCAAGAAGACTCCCATTCTTGGAGTTCTCCCGAAGATAGATTAGAATCTCGCGAACAACCTGGTCAGAGAGGATGTGGTTCTTGAAGTTGCCCACCAGATATTCAGGGTTTATCGAAAAGATGTCGACAAGGCATTGCATCCTCTTGGGGAGAAACGCAAGGGAATTCACCAGATGCTCCAGATTGTACATGATCGCCTTGCCATGCTCAAACAGCGCCGACACCTTGCATGTGTTGATGTCAACCACATTCCTTGTGTAGTTCACTATGTCGTCTGTGAGGACAGCCCCAATATCGTCAGAGATCTTGGAAAGCAACTCCCAAACAGGCTCCTGCGACTTGTCCTTCCACTCCTCGTTCTGGATGTAGTTCCGAAGGAGGTCGGTGAACTTGAACCTATTGGCGAAGGAGAAGTATGTCTTGTAGAGTTCCTAAAGGGACTATGGTCTTGTCAAAGATGAATTCATAACATTGACTATTTACCATTATTCATTGAATTGAGCAATCTTGTCAACATAATGGAACAGACCATTCTCACACATTGACCAGAACATTCCCGGAACAGAACCATCAAGACCGAACTTCTGCTTCAACTCTGAAGGAAGAAGTGTGACTTTGCTTTCGTGATAAGGCTCGTCCTTGTTCTTCTCGAAGAACGACACCAAACACTCTGGCTTTCCAATGCAACAGGAAATCTTGCAAAAGGTTGCTGGTCTCTCAGGATGTTGAAGCATCTGAAGCATGGCGTTGTACCTCGCTGCAAGGTTCAACGTGACATCGGCCTTCGTTCCGTCCTTGCCCCAAGTAGTTCCACCACCAATCGGGCAGTTCAAGCCGTAGAAGTCAACGGCCAATTTGCGGCCAACAACACCCGCATCTCCAACAGTGGAATGGATGACATACGAGCCCGTGCCATTCACGATGAGTTCATTCACCTTGTAGTCATGGCGTTCAGCAATTGAATCCACCACTCCCTTGATGAAGCCCTTTGCCACAATAGATTTCATGGCAGTCATTGGTGCAGCAACAATTACCTGCTCCACAACATGCTCGTCCTTGATGGAGACAAGAACCTTGATGTCCAATCCAATGGGTGCTTCTCCAGACAATGCGGCCTTGTATAGCCTCGTTCCAATCGCATTGGCGAAATACTTGTCCCTGGGCATGTGGTCATATTCCTTCTCGTCCGTAGCCATGCCCATGAAGCAACCCTGATCTCCCCAACCTTCCCTGTCAACACCCTGCGCAATATCGGGTGACTGTTGCCCAATGAAGTTGTTGACCACAACATGTTCAGCATTCAATGTCGCGCCATCTGGCCACTTGGAGGCATATTCAGCAGTGTAGCCAACTTTCGCAACAGCCTCCTTCACCATGCGCTTCACTCCAGACTTCCCTGGATTCCACTTTGATGCCACCTCGCCAGCCAAGTTGCACACATGATCTTTCATCTGCACCTCCAACGCAAACCTTGTCTTGGGATCATGCCTCAAGTATTCGTCCAATATGTAGGACGCAATACTGTCGCATGTTCTGTCGGGATGTCCTTGCGATACGAATTCTGATGAACTTGTCATGTTATTCCTTTCTCATTTGAACAAAGCATTTGCCAATACGCAGAGTTTGGGTTTAAGTCCGGGAATTTTCCCAATTGCGAACCTCATCAGATTTCCATTCTTCTTGTCTTGGATAAGATGCTTCATCTGATAGCCATAGCAGTAGATTTCATCCGTGTTCAATGGATACTCGAACGGGGAATCAATTCCCAGAAACACACTTGGAAAATGGCCACTGAATATGGCTGCATGGACGAGTTCATGGTACGCCCAACCACACTTGTCTCCATAGCCAAGCATGTTTGGATTTCTGGAAATATATGAATTGATGATTCTTGTTTCCCTATAGTAGTTTGAAGTCTCTGTTGGAAACCACTTGCTCGGCGTCCATTCCGAATCAGGCACAATGACACATTTCCACTTCATGTCAGAAAGCGCATTTAAGAAGTTGGGCTTGAACACATTCTGGTCAATGTAGTCAAGCCCCTTCAGAATCAAGGGCTTCTTGTCAAGAAGAAATTCTGCAATGATCTTGTCTTCGTTGTTTTCCATCACATATATTATACAACAAAAGATGCCTCCTGTAAAGGAAGCATCTTTCTGCTTTCAATTAGATTTTGCAACCTAATTATTTCGCAAGCCTTGCTCGGCGTGCGCGAAGTCTGCGAGACTCCATGACCTTCTTGGCAAGTCTGCGTCTGCGAATGGACTCAAGAACCTTCCTTGCGCGGAGCTTCCTGGATTCCATCACCTTCTTGGCAAGGCGGCGCTCGCGGGCAGACTCAAGAACCTTCTTGGCAATGCGAGCCTTGCGAGCCTCCATCATTTTCTTCACCATGCGACGACGACGGATGGATTCAAGAACCTTCCTTGCACGGATCCGACGGCGAAGGGACTCGCGCACCTTTGCCAGACGAGCCTTGCGGGCTGCGCTCTCGCGGAATGCTGGCTTCTTGCCACCACACTCCCTGTCAAGGCACTTGCCACCCTTGCACTCGCCATCCTTGCACTCATCACCCTCGCCAATCTCCAGCTCACCATCGCGAAGATCGTCAAGTTCATCGTCGTCAAGGTCGTCAAAGTCAACTTCATCTTCCTCGTCATCATCGTCAGAAGCATCACCCTCGTCTTCGCCAGGGAGTTCAATGCCCTTGTCAGCAGCGATGTCCTTCACCGTGTCAATGACACCAACGAGAACGTCCTTCACAACATCCTTCACCTCGTCAGCGCCTTCAGTGGAATCAGAACCCTTCGGCTCATCATCACCTTTTGGCTCCTCATCGTCGCCCTTTGGCTCTTCATCATCGTCGTCCTTCGCGGACTCAAGGGCAATCACAACGCCCTTGTCGGTCTTGTAGAGCTTGCCGCTCTCAGAAACAAACTTGAGGGCACCGTACTTCTGGTTGAAATACTTGCTCTCATCGTACTGTTCCTTCGTAATGTTCAATTTCTTCATTTTGATTTCCTCTATAGAGTTTAGTTGTCTCTTGTGAACACCCTCATGTGACTAGTCATTGAATGTTCAACTCGAATATTATTTACACAAATTCATTCAAAATCCTTTTTGTGCTTCTTTGAAACATGCGAATCATATGGCCAGCAAATGGTGTCAACAACCCCTTCCAACGCCACATCCACGAAGCAAAGGCATCCAACTGGGATGGTGAAGATGTTCTGCCACACCAATCCATCAGATTCGTTCATTGGAAGAACCTGTGGGAACATCACCACATAGGACAACGCAAATGTCTCCTGTGTGGATTGATATGTGTCCTCAATCTTCTTGTCGGTGAATGGGCAACGTGTATAGAGGTTCATGCAACCAGAAAGAAGTCCAACCACCAAAACCGCTCCAAATATCTGTCTTAACCAGTTCATGAATTATACATTCTATCAAGCTGTGGGCAGTCAAACCCATAATGGGTGAACTCATATGTGTCAGACAGATAGTCGGAAATGTATTCCTCAACTTCATCGTAGCCAGCCTTGACCACATCATAAGGCACATTAACCACTGTTGACTTTGGAAGATTGACATCCCATTCTATGTTGCTCACCACATAGTCAGGAGAATATTCGTCAAAGTTGCGAACGCGCTTGAAGTCAAAATCCAGAACTTTTGCTTCATATTTTTCTTCAAGCCACAAAGTGATGTTATATTTCTCGTCACCAGATCTGGACTCCAGTGGTGCGCCAAACTCCACTTTTATTGGTCCTGTTGGGAGGTCAGCATCCCAATCAATATTCCTTACTTTGAAGGGTTTATCCTTGTGAATCATTTTTGCATCCTCGTTAATTTGTTCCATTTCATTTTCTTCTTCGTCTGGTTCATCGTCCAAATCAATTACCTTGTCCTCAATGGGGGCTTTTCCACCCATTTCGTCGCGGCAATCCACAAGTTCCTTGAGATGCTCCCTCTCGTCCTTCAAGAAGCCAGAAAGCATCACATTCAAGTCAAGCTCAGTGTGTGGAATCGTGTCTTCGTAGATGTCAATGGCTTCTTCCTCGGAAAGAATCAACTGGTCAACAATCTCCTTCGTGGACATTCCATCCTTGAACTTCAGAATCGAGCCGTTCGTGATTTGAGCCATTTCGTCCCGGTCAGTCACAACCTTGATTCCCTTTGACTGCATCCACTCATAGAGGTTCTTGAAGTGGTCTTCAAGTTCGTCCTCCCCATTCTTCTCAGCTATTTCCTCAAGCCTATGCTGCTTGTTGCCCTTCATCGCGACAATCGCCAGACGATACGCCTCAGCAGCCAAGAACTCGTCAGATAGGATGGAGTTCAGACGTTTTTCAAGTTCAGGAGAAACCTCGTAGCTCTCTTTTACAATTCTCTTCATTGTTCAATCCTCATCAACATAACCATTAGCCCAGTTGTCCCATTTTTCACGTTCCATTTCATGCAAAATCTGGGCGAATTTCCTGTCAGAGACAAATTCAATTGCGTTCAGCGCTCTACGCTCGTCACCCACCGCAACCAATCCATCCATCAAGGACGAAATCGCCAACGCCGCACCAGTTGGGTCGGCCTTGATTGCATCTCTCAATCGCGTGTCAACATCCAACGATTCCCTGTAAAGTCTATTCCATTTCATGTTGCCATATACCTCTTTAATGGTTGTATAGAAGTATTTACAACAATGGCATCAAATGTCATCAATTGAGTATTCAAGATTGGCAACTGTTGACGGATTGTACTTGATTAGGCTGTCCATGTTCAACGCCTTGAGCATTCCCTTCAATGGGGATATGACAACCTTCTCCATCATCTTCGGGTAGTCAATCTCGAATATGTCGTCAAACTCCTTCGGCCACTGCTTTGGTGGGAATCCAATCTGCGAGATTCCATACTTGTTTGAGGGCTTGATGTAGATTGTCTGAACCTTGTCCTTCACGTTGATCAGCGCGTACTTTTTGTCCAACTTCAACTTCTTCACAATCTGGTTGTAGTAGTTCGCGCACTTGCCAATGCCTGTTGCCCCCTTTGCCTCAACCAAGAATCCATCCATCTGGGACTCGGTTCCATATCCCTGCCATTTGGCGAGCTGGTTCGGGGACATCTTCAACAGCTCCTGATACACCTCGTCCATCTTCTTCCTTGCGGCTTCAAGATTGAAGTTGGGGTCAAGGACTGCCGTGAAATAGATGTCCTTCATGAACTTCTTGATTTCAGGTGGCACGACAGCCTTCTTCAACTCGATTCCAGTATATTTGAACTTGTCAACAATCTTCGGACCCTCGTCCACGATTTTGTGTACGATGTAGTGTTTCGGCGACTCGAAAATTCCACCACTTGTCATGTACTCCAATCCATACTTCATTGGGGCTGCATTTGATGTGTGGAATTCCTTCGTTACGAGTTCCTGAACATGTGGAACAAGGTATTCGTCTGTGAACTTCTGCATGTGGTTCCAGAGGGTCAACTTCTGCTCGTCGGTCCAGTTGTTGATGTTCTTGTCCCAGCCATTCTTCTTGATGAAGTCCTTTGTCACCGCCTCAAGGTTCATGAAGTACGAGTCTGTGTCGCCCGAGGCTGTAATCACATAGTCATCGTCAACATTGTAGTTCTCCTTGAGCCACTTCTGGTAGAACAGACGTCCATTGTAGTTGCAGAACCTTCCTGCCCTTGTCACTGACTGCGCAAGCCCTATGGAATGGAGAAATGGACATCCTGTCGTCGACAAGGCCCCATAGATTGAATTTAAGCAAATCTTTAAGGCTTGTTGGAGGTTCTTGAGGTTCTCCACTCTGGTAAGAAGATTCTCCTTCTCCACCAAATCCTGACACTTGGACGACGCCAAGTCGCACTTGAACATCTCTCCCTTTGTGGCTTTCCTTCGGTTGAAGAACACCTCTGCCCAGTCTGCAATCACGCCCCTCTTGACTTCGTGCTTCAGGAACAATGTCATATTCGTTGGGCAGATGATGAGTTTGGTGTCAAGAAGATGACTCAAGGTCTTCGCGTCAATCTCCTTCACAACCTCGCGCTGCATGTCAACTCGGTCAATTATCAGCTTGAACACATAATCGTCAGGATAGCCGTCTATGCCACCCCTTGTCATCCAATCGTTGTCAAGTCCACCTTCGCCAGAATACCCATCGTCAATGCGTCCAACATATGTCTCAATGGAGAGGTTCATCATGCGCATGCAGGATGGATACAAGGAGTTGAAGTCCACAGTAGCAGTTCCATACATGTATCGTCCAACAACTGGGGGGATCACCCATGCGCCCTCGAACTTCACCTTCTCGCGGAAGTTGTTGGCATAGGAGTTGAATATCATGTTCTCCCGATGCTTCTTGCAGAAGATGGTGATTGTTGGAACGAGATATGGTGCCGACTGGTAGATGAAGTCGTAGTTCGTCAATCCAAAGCCAGAAACCGTCCGCGCCAATGGAATCAACTTGCACTTCTTCTCAATGGCGGCAAGCAGGTCAACATCTCGGACGTTGTACTCGTAGAACTTCTGCCAATCAGTGAGATACAAGTCCTTGAGCGTTGTCTCATACGCAACCTTTGAGCCAAGACCCTCTGCCATTCCAACGTTTGACAAGCCATATCCACCATCCAACGCCTCCTTCACCTTGAACTTCTTTGAGTACAGAACCAAATCGTCAGCCTGGAACATCCCGGCTATGTTCACCCATTCTATCTCCTCCTTCTCAATCCGCTTGCCGTTTTCGTCCTTCTTATCTGACTTCTCATGCACAATCCTGTAGTCTTCAAGTGGCGAGAGGAATCTGGCTTTAGCCTTGCCAAGCACGTTCTCAATGCGCCTGACTATGTATGGCATATCGTACCATCTGCTGTTCCATCCACACACAACGTCAGGATAGTTGGTTGCCCAGAAACAGAGGAAATGCTTGAGCATCTCGGCTTCGTTGCCATTGAAGTTGTCGTACAAGATGTGGTCTGAATCCAGTTTCTTGCATGGCTTCAACGACCATGTGTGGAACTTCCAGTCCTTTGAGTCCAGAACAGTAATCATCAGAATCTTGTCGACCGCCTTGTGTGGCATGAGCGATGTTGCCGAAACCTCGGTCTCGATGTCGATGAAGAACACGCGCTGGAATCCCTTGTTGAATGTCTCCTCCTGAGCCTCCTGCCAGAAGATCTGCTGCATGAACTCGTCGCATGGATCCTGGTTCTGGACAATCTGCTTCTCACAATAGTCTGGGCGTTTCTTCCAAGCAGTGACCCATTTCCTTCTCTGCGCCCCATTATCGAAAACCTCCTGCTTGATTGGAAAGCCATATGCGTCCACCATGCCAGTCTTCGCCATTTCGTCAGACTTGTCAATCCTGTGCCAGAGGGTTGATGGGAAGTTCTTCACCTCAACCACGATTGGGTTGTGCGTGTTCCGTTCATAGCACTTGAAGAATATCTTGCCATTCTCGTCAAGCTTTGGGTTCATCCCCAGGGGATCATAGTAGACCCAGCAATAGCCATCGTTTGGCTCAATTATGTCGCGTATCTTCTGTACGTCAAATGTTTCAACTGTGTAGTCAATCTTCACCATATCCAATTACCCATTGAATTATACAACAAGACTTGGCTCTGGTAAACTGTCAGATCTTCTGGAAGACAAGCATCTTCTCGTTGCTGGCTTGCAGACCTTTTTCCTGCTGACTCTTTGTCCCGGTCCTTCTTGTGACAGAGAGACTTTGTTCGTCAAGAAGCTGCATTCCTGAATCCAGGCACATCTTCATCGCCTCATCGTACATCTTCCTGCTTCCCATGTTCTTGATTGACATGATGAAACGCCCACCTTGGATGAGATAGTCGCGGCAATTCAATATCGTTGGCTTCAAGTACCCTTCAAGCCACTGTGTGTACTCTGGGAACTTCGTGGTTGAGGTGTTCTCCCCATTGTAGAGTTCAAGATCGAAATATGGTGGGCTTGAGAAGCACAGACCGAACTTGTTGTCCCATTCTGGATTGTGTTCTTCGCTCCCTTGGCAACGGACGTCAACATTCAAATCCAGGTTGTTCACTGCGTTGAAGTCGACTGCCATTTCCCTCAATTTCTCCACAAGGGCTGGGTTCGTGTCAACGCCCGTGTAGTCAAGGTCGTTGCACATCGCCGCGAGAAGTCTGTTCCCCCAGCCACAGCAATAGTCGAAGACCTTCCCATTCACATTGTGCTGCTGATATAGGCTGAACGCCTCGGAGAATGGGAACTGCGAGGGGATGCCATAGGTCTTGAACAACCTTCCAACATCCCGCACATATCTTTTGAGCCAGTTGTCGAAAGTGTAGCCGACAGGATTCTTGTTGAAGTATCTGTGCGCCAATTCGGCGACATCTTCATATGCCTGCTTGTTTTCAACTATCTGGTGGAATGGGAACTTCCCAATCTTGACCTTTGTCCGCTCCTCGAAGAAGTAGTATTGGGAGGTCTTTGACATGGCGACCTTCGTGAACCTGTTCTTGGTTCCATCGTGCAGCCCCTTCATCTCCTTGGCAACATCATCGAAGTCAGGCTTCTTGAATATCTCGCCAACAACCCACTTCCATTCCTCATCGCTTCGCTGTTTAATCCATTCTTCCATATATGGAATTATACACATGAAGTCTGTCAAAATTCACGGATCTTGCGCCAGTTCTTCAATGGATATCTCATGTCGTTTGGGCCGAATATGTATGTCTTGTTCTGGCACATGGCAACAACGCATGTCCCATCGAAGTAGATGCTCTGTATGTCCTTCCCACAAGAACCTTGATATATGCGCTTTCTGTTCTTCCCACAGTAGACGTTGAACGACCTTCTGTTGGATTGGATTTCCGCGAACACGAAGTTGTCCACTTGGGAGGTCTTTGAGTTCTTGAGGCTGTTGTATGGGTTCTTTGGAATGTTGTTCTTCTTCTACGAAGCCTCGTTGCATGGTTCATTCGCCTGCGGAATTGAAGCCTGTACGTTCTGGGCAACCGGCATTGGGGTGAACAAGTCTGCCGCAGCGTCCAGACTGATGTGGAGTTTTTCTGGATTCAGAACTGGGAAATCACATTCAATCATCTGAAGTTTCTCTTTGTCCGTCAGTTCAAGCCCGAGAACCAATGTCCAGCAATCATCGCAGCAATCGTTGCTCCAGTCAATCATCCACACATCCTTGAAGAACTGCCTATTGTCATAGTCAAGCAATTTCCCCAGGAACTTTCGGACAAGGGACATGTAGAACGGCCAGTTGCTCTCAATCCCACGAAACCCTCCACCATTCGCGCCACCGTAGATTGTGGCAATAAGATGCCCATCTTCGCACAAGTGAAGATTTCCAAGCGCAAGCCGCTCCATCTTCGGACCATCATGGTAGGGGTCTATCTGGATGTCTTCCATTATGTCCTTAATCACCTGATCCAAATAGGTGTCCTTGACGATTTGCCACTTCTCCCCAAATTGGTTGCATGGCTGATCGTCATAGTCTGGATCCCAGCTCTCATTTATCTTCATAGTGCGTTTCATAATCAAAACTCCCTTATCTGCCGCCAATTCTTCAATGGATACCTCATGTCCTGCGGCCCGAATATGTACGTCTTGTTGTCGCAAATGCACACCACGCAAGTCCCGTCGAAGTAGATGTTCTTTATCTCCTTGGAGCAATTGCCTTGGTATATGCGTTTCTTGGACTTCCCACAATAGACGTAGAAGGACTTTCTGTTGGACTTCAGTTCGGTGAAGATGAAATTATCCATCTGAACTGAGGTGTTCTTCATCTTGTTATATGGATTCTTTGGTATCGTAGCCATAATATGACTATTTACCACAACTGGTGTCAAATACAAGGTTGTTGGGAAGCACTGCGTCAGACAGCGTGACTTTTGGAAGATGACCTTTTTCTGGTCTTGACCTTCCTGCTTGATGATGCAACATCTGGCCAGGTCAATGTCGGCAATTGGGATATGACCTGGGGGATGGTAGGTTGCTCAATCTGACCTTGCTGCCATTGGTTCAATACGCCCTGTGCTGTCCTCCAAACTTGGCTTCTCCAAGCAAGAACTGCATCGGCCTCTGCTGAGAATATGGGGTCAGGATCTCCCTTGTAGGAAAGGCAAGTGTAGACATTGTCGTAGCCCTTCTGCTGAACCGTAGAATCGAGATATTCTTGAACAGCTTCCTCGTAGTCCTCGACAGTGAGAAGTTGCATGTCGTCCACGCCGGAGCACACAAGATAATATCTCTTCATGACACCATCTTCAATCTTGAAATGGTATCCCTTCATCTTCCCCTCAGGTATCTCCGGCTTTGGATACACCCTCTGAAGAAGATAGAAACCCTTGGGGATGACAAGTTCATCTGCATCAACGTTTATCCTGTATTCCTCAATGTAGTTGAATAGATGTGTCGCCAAGCAACACATCTCCTTCCTTGTCTTGTTATCGCTTTTCAACTTTATGTATATGTCACCTACTGCCATGGCATTCTCTCCACTATTTCTAGTTGTCTCACAAATTCTTCAAGCGTGTTGCTTGAGTGGATGAAGTTGTAGTCGCGCTTTATTCCACTCAAAGACCTCAGTTTCCTCTTCATATCAAACAACTTCTTGAAATCGTTCATGTTCTCGTCCTTGCAAACGCAAAACAAGAACTCCCCTTCAACATCATCAAGCTTCCTCTGATATCCTCCCACGAGCTTCTCCTGATTGTAGAATCTCCTCAAAGTTGAGATTGACCTCGGGAAGAAACTCCTCATCTAAAGGCGAATCTCATAACTTCCCTTCAACTCTTCAAGCATTCGCCTCCAAAACTCCATCGACCTGCGCCAAAGGCAGAACAGATATATGTCGCATTCGTTCATTTCTTTATGATTTCCCTTGACAAAGCATATGACGTTATCTCTTCAGCAGAATCAGTTTGCTCGGAACACCTCATGCCGTAGAACCAACTGTCAGGAATAGACTTGAACTCTTCTCTGCTTCTCTTGGCTCTTCCACCCTTCACGAACTTCATGTCCTTTATTGGATAGAGGTTGTTGTATCTGAATCCAGTGAGAATTCCATTTGCGAAGAGGTTCATGTGGTAGTTGGTGTAGATGTTGTAGAACTCGCAATCCTCTTCCACATACTCGCAATCAAGAAGAACGTCTGGTCCATTCATGGTGTAGCAAAGATGACCTTTGCATTCTATGTTGTAGAGGAACTTGTTCTCCTCCATGTCGAAGAAACGATGTCCAGCAACCGTCCCAGTGGTCTTTATGATCTTCCCTGACTTGAACTTGTTTATCCAATAGAAGGTGTTCTTCTGGGCTTTCTTTATCCAGAATGGCTTCGCTTTCTCGTACTTGCCGTTGTCGAAGTCCCAACAAAGAAGTTCATCGTCATAGTCTATTTCTTCTATAGGTTTGGATTTCCCATTTGGGAGATTAATCATCGTCCCTTTTAACAAGCACAAACCGTTCATTAAAAACGACGTATCCTATGTTAGATGAACATATGTGGTACCAGAACCACTACTCGTGTACGAATCAGCTATACCATGTACTACATCGTGTGCAACGTTGCTTGACTCCCATGCACCCACGCCATCTCCAGAACTGCCACCAACCTCAAATCCAACATACACCACATCGTTGACTGTGCCACTATAAACAACCTATGACGTGCCATCAGTCTTGAAACAAGTAAGTGCAGTTGGATAGTCGCTATTATATTGACTGACTGTCACGGTATAACCCTGCAGCTCGCCTCCGCCTCCGCCAGATCCTTCATATGTTCCTGTGACGCCCAATATTGAAACATTCTTCTTGATGTTTGATGCAACTATATTCGCATCAATGCTTGAAGTCACTGGATTGACGGTTATTTGAGTTATGCCATTCTTGCCAGAAGATGGATTGATTGTTTGTTGTGAAGTTGTTGGGATGATGGTTTTTGTCTCTCCTTTCAACTCAACAATGCTTCCAATTGAAGTTGGAAGGTTTGCCGTATTTTTGGTTGAAGGCATCGTCGCGCCCTTTGCTTCAAGTGCGTCGTATGCATCAGAAACTCTACCCTTCAAGTTGTCTATCGCTGATTGTACGCTCATTTCAATTCACTCCCTCCCCAGTCATGCTTGGCAAGAATCAAGAAGTTGCTCTATTTGGGCATCCGTCAGACCGACAACAGGCTTCAAAAGTCCAAGATACTTCTCGAACAATGGATGGTCTTCTCTGAACTCGTTGGCAGTATTGTAGAATCTCCTCAACGGAACTTGCTGCCCATGCTCATTCTCAACCAATTGCGCATCTATGAATGCATCCACCTTGTCAAGAAGCCCCATTTGGAATAATGCTGATTCAAGAGACAATTTGGAGAACCTTCTTGTTGTTGAAGTGGATTCTTGTGACGAAATGTACTTGTCTGTCTCGACATAGGTTCTATGTGCATCCTTCGGGTCATAGACCACATCATATTCAGCTTCAGGAAATCCACCAAATATCTTCTTGTGTTGGTCGGAATAGGCTTTCACTATTCCATCTTCTTGTTCTTCATATATTACTGCCATTTGTCAAATCCTCCATTGTTCAATTATAGTGGTCCAAGCGACGATTCAGACGCCTTTACGATGCTTGTGCTTATCTAATACGATGTCGAATTCCAGTTCGTCGCTGCTATCCAATCGTCATATAGGTCGTCAGGCACGACAATCTCCTTCGCCGTTGAGGTGTTCTGGAATGCGTTTACATTGACAAGCGTTGGAACTGATGTGCTTCTCCTGAAGTCCAATGTCTTGAGTCCATAGCAATTGACGAATGCGTGTTCTCCTATAGTCTAAACTCCTTGTGGCATACGAATCTCCTTCAACGAGTAGCAAGAGTTGAACATTGAAGAACCAATCGTGGTCAGTGAATCTGGAAGATATGCCTTTTGAAGAGTTTGGCAGTAGGAGAACATCGTGTTGCCTATTGTGGTCAGATTGCTGGGCAATATCACCTCTTCCAAGCTTCTGCACTGGTAGAATAGGCTTGCTCCCATGCTTGTGACACCATTTGGCACGATAACCTTCTTCAACGAATAACACGTATAGAAGACGTTGGTTCCGAGAGATGTGATGGTTTCTGGCAAGGAAACCCTTTTCAGTGAACTGCAATATTCCAGGAAGTTCGTTCCAACGCTTGTCACACTTTGGGGAAATTGGACACTGGAAAGAGACGAGCAGCACGAGAATACATAGTTCCCCATGCTTGTGACCCCACTTGGGATTGCCACAGACTTGATGGAATAGCAGTTCTGAAGCACTGTGTTTCCGATGCTTGTCACACTGTTTGGAATCGTCAGTTCCTCCAGGGAATAGAAGTTCTGAAAGGCATACTGCCCAATGCTTGTGACCTTGTTTCCTATGTTGACTTTTTTCACCATACTGTTCCACGCGCCAAGAGGGTTGGTTGCGTTGTGGGTGCCACTATGCGCAAACAGGTTCCCAGAAAGCGTCATGGTTCCATCTGCTACCTGAAGTGTTATGACATATGTCGCCGGATATTGAGAAGGTGCGTATGTATGTGAGAATGTCTTCTACCCCGTACCGGAAGTGGTCTGCCATTCTGTTCCGGTTTCGTCACCAAATCTGACTCGAACTCCATTTGCTGTAGTTTGGGAAAACAATATGCTTACACTTGTGTACTTTGCGTCTGGAATTGTGATGGTTATTTTCGTAAGGTCATCGTCAGTAATATATGTCGGACCCACATCGCACTGTCCATAGGTAGCGACATAGGATTTCAATTCCTGTAGTGTTCTGTTCCATCCTTGGCATGTCAATCCTTCCCGTATGGGCAGAGATGGAAGTTCTGTCATGCTTGCCACTTCCTCGGCAGAATACGAGTGGAGAATGTTTCCATCACAGTCAATGAACACAACATCGTTCTGAGACGCTGAAGGTGAAGAACCTCCTGATATGGAAGCAATGGCCGTTGGCCATTGTCTGATGTCGTCAGTTGGCTGGACAGAAGGATTCTTGTCCAAGATGGCTTGGCAAATGTCAGTCTTTGCAGACCTTATGATGTTCAATTTTTCATATATTCCCATGGGTCATGAAACTCCCTGTTAAATCTGGTTTATCTGGCTTTCAACCGAAGCCTATCCACTGATTATGTCGTCCAAAATGGACTCAATGCTTGCAGACAAATCCTCAAATTCGCTTCTTGTCACATATGTGGTGGACAACGCACTTACAATTCCCTCCAAATAGGCTATTCTGGACTCGTATGTTGAGGTCGCAGACACCACAGATTCAAGACCAGACACATCTGAGATTGAATGGAGATGTCCTTCAAGAGCCACATTTGAACCACCCACAGTCAATGTGGAGGCGAACGATCCAGAATGCGCCTGCACTGTGGTGTCCACAACAATCGTGGTCGCGTCGAACGTGGCCGCGGAGACGCTCAGACTCTGGAACACCGCCACTTGCTTCTCTATTGTGCTTGAAGTGATGCCCACCAGTTCGGGATGCGTGTGGGTGGACGAAGCGAAAGATGTTGTGTCCAAATCCACTATGTCTGAAACAGTATGCGTGTGCCCCACAAGGGCCACTGAACTTCCATTCACTGATATATCAGAGGCAACTATGCTTCCAAATTGAACTTGGTCGAGCGAGCATGTCAATTCGCCAGTTATGGTCAAATCTCCAAATGTTGCAGTGGACTTGGATATCCCCAAAGAGGTTATTCCTTGAAGTTGTTCGCCAAATGCTGAAATGGAAGCCGTCACCTGGGACACATGGCTTGAAAGTCCACCCACATCGGCAAAGGAGTGCGTATGCCCCTCAACCGAGACATTCGAACCACCCACAGTCATCTATTGGGCAGACACTGTTGTCGCGTCTATTGTCGCCTGGGACACCGTGAGGTTGGTGAAATTGCCATTTACCTTGGTTATGGTGTCGTTGGTGATTCCAGATGTTATCCCAGGAAGGTTGGTGATGTCGGCTATCACATGCGCATGTCCCCAAGTGGCGAAATTGGACGTGGCTGCAGAGACAATCGCGTCCAAACCCTCTATTTCAGACGCAGAATGGACATGCCCCTCCAATGCCACTGCGCTGCCATTGACTGTGATTCCACTTGCCTCTATTGTAGAGAAGTTCAATTGGTCGAATGTGGTGGCGGCATATAGAACATCTCCCTTGTATATCCTATGCGTGTCGGAAGTGAAGTATATTTTGCCATTGTCTGGTGTGATGTTGTCGAACTCGCTTTGAGCCAGATAGATGAATTGAATCTGCTGTGCCATTTTTTGATGTCCACCTTGATAGAAATTGTCAGACATTATTTACCATTTCGGTTTCCCAATGGTGTTTTTGTAAATAGTATATGCGCAACCAAGTTCAAAAAGGTGATACAATGGCAGAATCAGAAGAAGAAGAGACGATTTTCAGTGAAGATGGTGGAATCCATGTGTTCAATGGCAGCATGAAGGTGAACGGAAACCTGGAATCCACTGGGCAGATGACAACCAGTTGCCTCAAAGTGGTGGAAAATGGCAAAGATGTGCTTTCCACATCTGGGGATGACGGGATTTCATTCAAGAAGGTGGTGGAGTTCTTGAAGCCAGTCCAATTCAACAATGGGCAGACGCTGATTGGAATCGAAACCACATACAACAGCGCATGCGTCAACTCTTCAACAATCAAGGCTGGCCAAAGGCTGGTGGTTGGGGATTCCATGATGAAGATTGACGTGTAGACATCCACCATCATCGCCGACAGATTCAAGCAGACGCTCGACACCCTTCAAGCAGACAAGGTTTTCTCCAAGAAAGAGGTTTCGGACCAGATAACCACCAAGAAGCTGGCAGTCACGGACGAACTGGTGGGCAACAAGATATTCGCAGATACCATAAAGACCAACAACATCTTCATGGAGAACTTCACTGGGTTGAACATAACGGCCTCTTCGTCCCTCAAGGTGAAGGACATCATAGTGGGAGGCACGGCGAAAGTCCAGAACGATGTGATCATAATGGGCAAAGGATCTGTGAATGGTCCAGCATTGACCGTGAATGGTGGGCAGATAATAGCCAACAAGGGCATCGTCTCCCACACAAGGAACAACCAGTTCCAGTGTCTTGAGATAATGGGAAGTGGAACCGAGCATGACACCTGCTTCAGGATAGACAAGAATGTGGACTCCCTGATAGAGGGCAATGTGACAATCCAGGATTCCAACCTCATTTTGGACAATTCAAGGCTTGCCACAGATGAAATCGTCGTCACGCCATTGAATTCAATCAAGAAGGACGAGCCGACATCTGGAATCCGTTTGACCACCAATGGGAATTGGGAATCGTATCAGGATGCCATGATCGACGAGATTGACGTTGAGGATCAATTCTCCGACGAAGATTCCTATGATCCATATGCCGAGGTTGAATCTGCGATGGAGAGGAACGCAAGGAACTATGAAAGCATAGACGCGACTGTGAAGTCCTTGACCGATCCAATCACATACATGATGGAAAAATCGAACCCCAATGTGCCAAGCAGGTTCAATGTGAAGCAAGGCGTATATAGAATGGACGCAAGTGGAAACGCCTTGTTCAGAAATGTGGTTTCGGAGAAAGGCAGATTCTCGGAATTGGATGCGTGGAAGTTGAGGGTGAATCAACTGAACACCGACAAGCTGGTTCTCACAAGCGTTGCCTCCAATGTCGTCGATACGGACAATCTTTTGAAGTCAAGGGGAATCGCAGAATTCGAGGGGTCGATAAGCTCGTCCGCAGACATCTTCATCCAGGACGATTCCAAGGTGAATGTCGCTTCTGGGGCGGAAGTGACATTCCAAGATGGGGCCTCTTTGAAGTTGAAGAATGGCGCGATGTTCGAGATGGGTTCATAGACCACAGTGAAGATGGGTGGTGATGTGGAGATTTCACTGGACAGACTGGTGTTCCTTGACCCCAAAACCAACAGAAGGTTCAAGATTTCCTTCAGAGACGCACATGGATGCGAGGGCGATGGGGTCGTGATGGACTTCCAGGAGGTTGTTGAGGATGAAACTTCAACACAGACCACACAGAGGACGGCACTTGACGCAAAGGAACTTGACAAGAAGTTGAAGACGCTTGGAATCTAACTTATAATGAGGAAACACTAAATGAAAAGACTAAACATAACGAAGGAGGCTTTTGAGAAAAGCCCATACTTCAAGAACAAGTATGGGAAATTGGCGTATGTATCCGAGTCAGGCAGATTGTTCAAGACCAACAAGGGCAAGATATTGATGTTCAAGGAGTCTGGTGAAGAACTCTACGCTGAAATCAACCTATGGCCCGACGACCTCCAGATGTGGGATGAACTTCTGAACGAAGAGATTGACTATGACGAATACGACTTTGACGAGGAATCCACTGTGTTCAAGGAGACTGCGCAGTTCGAGGATGGTTGCTTCGCCGACTTGAAGGTGAACACCAACGATAGGGAGGATGGCACTCTTTGGGCAGAAGTTGTGCTGTTTGATCCGGATGGACATCAACTGGCGTATTCTGAACCCAACTATTCTGGCATTTCCGGGGAATGGGAACTTGAAGCCGACGGCAAGACATACATCGTGAGCGTTGGTTCAAGGTGATGTAAACTGAAGACACACATAGAACGAAGGCGCATCCATTTGGATGCGCCATTCATGTATAATTGGACTGTACAGAAGGAACTTGAAACATGATACATTTTGACAAGGAATGCGAGCCAGCAAACGACATTGTTGTTCTGAGGATAATGGACAACGACACCCTGTCCTCAAAAAGCAAAGGGTTCGTGATTGGAGACGAGTCATTGAGGAATCTTCGTGTCGGCTTCGCCAGAATTGAGAAGATTGGCTCTCTTGCGAAGGAAAAAACTGGACTTGATGTTGGTTCATGGGCGTTCTACGACAAGTTGGCAACATTCTACCACACCGAGCCAATCGCCCTTCTAAGATACAACGCCTTGATAATGGAATCCAATGAAGAGAAGACCAAGTACAGGGCATTGGGTGGAAGATGCATCGTCCAGGAAGTTGATGCAGAAAAAGAATCTGTAGGTTTCATCATCCCAACCTCCGACGAAATGAAGATTGGCGTAATCAAGTCCATCACCCCACCCTATGAAGGGGAGGACAATGCGTCCAACTTCAAGGTTGGGGACAAGATTCTCCTGACGAAGGACGAACACGACACCCTGCATGGCTTCAAGGGGGATTCAAGCCTTGACCCATCAAAGCCAATTCTCATCTACAAGACGGACGCAATACTGGCGAAGGTGAATGGTTGAACATGGACTTGACAATAACCAGAGAGAACAGAATCATCTGCGAGGAATGTGGGAATGCAGATGGAGATGCTGGTCTGTTCCTTGCATCCACGAAGATTGACAACAGATTGTCAAAGGACAACCTCAAGTTCTACAAGGTCAAGTGGGTCTATGGGGATGGGAACTTCAAGAAGATTTCCCTTCAACCTGGCGATATCGTCATGACAGAGGCGTTGGGGATTGACATTGAACTTGAAGGGAAGAAGTACAAGGCATTCGACACAGACTTCATCGTGTCAAAGTTGGCTTGAAAGGACAAATGAAATGAGCAAAATAGAATTGACTTCAGACAATGGAAAGATACATGCCATTATCGAAAATCCTGAAGGATTGAAGGAACTAGGAATTGATCCTGTTTCTGAAGCAAAGGCATTGTTGAAGCATGAGGAAAATCTGGAACGAGCATCCAAAATTGACGAGTTGAAGAGCATCAACGAAGAACTGATTTACCTTGGCGACAAGCCAGAACAATATGCCGATGCCATAGTCGGAATCACCTATGATGGGAACCATGTCATATATTCAGTTGAGAAGTTCGCGGAATGCCTTGTGAAAGAGGGAATGAGCCACGAAGAGGCAGAGGATTGGATCAGCTATAATACGGCACGATCCCTTCCATACATGGGCGAACATGCTCCAATACTCATGAACGAAATTGACTGATGAAACATGGTTGAGATTCTTGAGCATTCAAACCTTCTTGAAGTCAAGTCTGGGATAATATGCCATCAAGTCAACTGCATTGGCGTAATGGGTGCAGGACTTGCGTTGCAGATTCGCAACAAATGGCCAATGGTGTTCAACCAATACAAGGACGATTGCAAGCAGTTCATGGCGCATCCAGACAAGATGCTTGGACATGTACTTGACGTGTCGGTTGAGCCATCGTTGGTTGTTGCGAACTGCTTTGGACAGGTTTTCCCTTCCAATGTTGGAAGACAAACTGACTATGAAGCATGGGACACCATATTGGCGAAACTTCAGGACTTGAGCAACTACTTCGCCTTGGACATCAATTTCCCCTACATGATTGGATGTGGATTGGCTGGTGGGGATTGGGACATGATGTCGGAAAAAATTGAACGCCAGTTCGGCAAAAGCCAGACAATGGCGTTCATCCACAAACTTTGATTTCTACAATCACCAATCACAAAGCTCGTTCTCGTCTATATGAAGTTCCAAGTCAGCGCTATAAGCATGCATGGCATGATAGTCACGCAAAAACTTCTTGGCATCCGAGACACCTGATGTCTCGATGATGCCCTCGTCAATAAGGAAATCCACCAGATATTCAATTGCGGCGTCGAATGTCTTGAACGACATGCATTCTATTCTCCCTGGATCTGTTGGTTTCGCAGATGTGTTCAATATGGTTGTTGTATAGATAGTCATTTCATTTGCCTCTTATTTCAAGTATTTACCAGGGATGCGTTGGAATTGAACCTTTCTCGATGATTTTGGATATTTTCCTCACGGTCCTTATTCCAAAGTTCGGCATCCTTCCACCACGGCATTCCTTGAACCTGACTTCAAGGGTCGAGCCATAACGCAGGACATTGGAAATGTAATGGTGCATGGAGAGGTCAAACATCATCTGCGTTGCCCTGTCCACAACTTCTTCTGCGTCATTATTCCTGAAGATGCTCCAACCGTCATCTGGATGACGCAAAAGGGACTTCCTGTATGGGATGGGAAGGTTAAATGACTTTCTGATGGGATATTTGAAATCAATCCAGTACAGATTGTTGTCATCGTCCAGATTGCGAGAGGATTCTGAAATCATCCTGAGAATCTGGTTCTCCTTCATCAAGGGGTTCATATCAGTACATCCCGAAATCGTAGCTGTTCTTGATGCAGAACCTTTTCGCCTGATCAATGCTATCGCATCGCGTGATTTTCTCGCCTGTTTCGGCATCAAGCACGAACCAACTCGTGTTTTCCAACTTCAGTCTCTTCCCAGGCTTCTTCAACGTTTTCATTCGCCTGTTGTCTTCCCGCCAATTGTACTCCTGGTCCCAGATTGAGCGGATGATGTGTTTCTTCCAGTCAACCAGATTATGGTCATACTCCACAACTTCACGTCCACGGACAATCTTCACCTTGCGGAATCTCATTCTACACCTGCCTTTCCATCACATAGTTGTTGAACCACTTAATCATGGCATTAACCTTTCAATCAAATAAGAAATCCCAATTGGCAAACCTAAAAGGAAGATGAATGCAGCCACTATGACCAATGCACATCCCCATTTCGCATGTTCAACATCATTGGTTTCATCTTCCTTCGCATAGTGCTTCCGAAGTTCTTCCATGTTTTTGTCCTTTTGGTCAATAGGGGATTCTAAACTACCATGTACATCATAGGGCTTCGCCAGACCATGAAACACCCACTCTTCACCCGGTTTGCAGGTTGAATCATGTGCGATTGCAACAGTTAAAAAACCATTCATTTGTCATTCTCCTTTCATTCAAAAACCACTTTCTCAATGTCAGGGAAGATGGAGAGGATGGTGTCGGGGTCATAGTCAAAGGCATCCTTCACAAGCTGGGTCTTCTCCTTGTGCCCATATCCCAAAATCCAATAGAGATAGTACGCCTTGGGGTCAAAGTTGGCAAGATCAAGGGACATGGCCATCTCGTAGAAGTTCTTGTAGTCGTTGTGGCAAACGATGTCAAGGTACTGGAACCCACCATCTGCGAAAAGGGAATCAGAGAAGAACACCATCAGTTCATCAGGATTGTAGTAGTCATACCGCCACTTGTGCCATATAATGCGTTTTTCAGACAAGGAGTTGTTTGGGTCAACCAGAGCCAAAAGCAACTCCATGATATTCGTGGTGCGAACAGTGTTCTCGTTCCTGAAGATTTTGCTTTCGTCAATCATGACTCAACTCCTTGTTCGCCTTATCGGGCAATCTCAACTTCTGGGTTGTCGTAGAATCTCCATGCCCCACGAATCAGCTCATCAATTCCCACAAGGATGTCGTTCAATTCCATGTGGGGGAAGGGCCCGCGCAACGAGCATATTGCCTGACAAGCCTTCTCCACTTCCCTCTCTGCGTTGCGCAGATGGTCTTCGTAGTCCGCAACCATACCGTTCTTGTTCATGTCACTTGCCCTCCTTGTCAAGGTCGTTGAAATACGCAGGACAGATGACTGTGTTGTACGCATCATCCTCTACCCACCGGGCGTACTCAACCTCGGCCTCGTAGATGTCCTTTTCTGCGCAATATGCCATTTCTCAACTTCTCCTGTGGGATTTCTCATGGGCGAATCCCTATTGCCCTTAGAACACCTATATTATACCACAATTCTGGATTCAGCGCAAGGGGGTTTCAAGGATTTCTTGATTTTTCCTCAGCGTCCAAATCTGCGAAATATTGTGGAATGATTAGAGAATTGTAGATATAGTTCTCGTACTCAACTTGAAAATAGGCTTCATACTCGGCTTGAAGATAGTTTTCATACTCTTCCACCAAACGCCTGTCCTCATTCTCCTCAGGGTTGTAGATTGGTTCCCAGAACATGGTTCACTCCTAGTATAATGTCAAGGGGGATATGCCAACAATATATTCCATTTTCTATTGTCCCTTGCGAGAGGATTTCGCCACAAGAGCGGCAACCCTGTCACGAGAAGCCTTAAGCTCTGCCCGGCGAGATCCATGTACCCTATCCACATGGCTCTTCATGTGTTTCTTCGCTTCGCGTTCAAACATAGCCCATTCCTTCGCAGTCAGATTGCCGGTTGGTTTTGGAAGATAATGAGAGCAATGTGGGCACCTGACAAGAACGCCTGTTGTGTAGGATTTGGGGTGTGTTTCCCATTTTGTAGAAACAGGCTTTGCATGAACAAGCATGCCCGTCAAGGCAACCACAGCCACCAGAACAATCTTCTTCATTTTCTTATCTACTCCTTTTTGGTGTCAAAACAACACCTATAGTATATCATACTCCTTGTTGAATGTCAAGGTGGTTCAGAAAATTGTTTTCAGAACCATCTTGATTGCATCAATGGGATCAGGAGATATTGTTCACCCAATCCTTGTGCTGGGGAATCACGTTGAAGTTGCCCTTTCCATCATGGGAAACCACAAGCCTATTGGTCTCGGTTGGGTCAACGATGTTCACAGTTTCCCCATCTGGGAGAATGTAGTCACCACCATTTACCCCAGCAGCCTTGTTCCTCAAAGTCTCAAGTGTGTTCGCAAAAAGAAATTTCTCCTCAAGAGTTTCAAGGTGGCCACATTTCTCAAGAATGATTTTCCACTTCTCAATGATGTTCGTTGCTTCTTTTTCAGATGCCATAATGGATTTTCCTTTCAACACATTATACAACAAGACCGAACTTCTGTAAAGTTGTTTCCAGAAAGTCCATGCCCTTGAACACTTTGCTTGCCTTGCCTGACTTCATCGTGGTGAGGCAACGTTTTGGAACTCCCAGTTTCTTGAACGCCACCTTCGGCACGAACTTGTTGACATAGATGTTGTGTACTGCCATCATCAACTTCTGGTTGATTGAGAAACTACGCCCACCATCGTTGCTCATGAACGTACCCTTCACATCCACAACCAATGTCAGAACGCCATCGTGAACATCGTCCAATCTCAACTTGAACGCCTGAGACAGATACTCCATCAACTTCAGGTTGTTCGCGTCAAACTTCAATGTGAAGTCCGCTGTGTAGATGTGGGGATGCATGAGGAACTTTGTCTTGAACGGCTTTGGGACATTCGCGTACTTCTCGTCAACGGGGCGTTTCCTCTTGTCCACAACCGCCGGATATGGCGTGTACTCAAACCTTGGTGTCAGTTCCCAATGCTCGGGTTGGTAGACATAATCCAAGAGCAGACCATGTTCCTTCATTTCCTTGATCCAGTTGAACATGCACCACTCCTCCTGTGAATCCAGCATGTAGGTGTGGCCATCAATCTCAAAGGGGATTTCCTTCGCGTTCTTGTTCTTACCCTTCTTCTCAATCATCTGTTGGGTCGTCTGAACCCCAGCGTCAATCAAGTTGTCTATCAAGTCGTGTACCATTTGTTCTTCGTACTTGTTATGATGTTCTCCAAGCATCTGTGGGTAATGGCATTTCCACGCAAAGCCTGAAGAATTTCATTCTTGACCTCTTCTCCGTAGCCAAATGGAACATCCCCAGTGAAGTGCATCCTGGCTTCGCACACATCTTCCCAAGCGGCATTTTCGCCGAATATCCACACCCATCTTGTTGGAATGTTCACCATGTGAAGATTGTCCTTGTGGAATACCATCATGCTGGCGAGTTGCAATTCGTCAGTAACATCGTCAAGTCGGGAGTCACAATTCTTGCTTGACCACAAACCCTCAACAGTGTCAAACTCAACCCAGCTTTCAACATATCTCACATCAAGGAACTTGAAGCACGGTGTCTTGTAAAACTCTTCATCTGTTGGAGTTCCATGCTCCATCTTGGCAAGAACTTCCATTGCCTTATCTTCAGCCTTTGGATTTACTTCGTCCCCAGCATTGAAGCCAAATCTGCTTGACTCTTTCATTGGGCTTTCTGCCAACTTGAACGTGATGTAGTAGCTGTTGTCATAGGCAGTGGCCCCATAGTATTCATAATATGACATCACTATCTAGCCATCGGGAGAAGTATATTTCTCAGAATTGGACACGGCGGAACCATCTGGAATGCCACCAGTGGTCCAATCACCTCTCTTCCAACCCGCATGCTCAAGTTGAACGCACATATTGTAGATGGTCTTCTTTCCAGCATGTCCCCGATGCTTTTCCCACTCTGCCTTGGTGTCAGAAAACTTCATTCCAGATGGAAATTTCGTCACGCCATTCATCTTGAGCAGCTTCTTGATGTCCACTTCTTCAACATCTTCTTTGTAGATTCGCCATTTCATGGTATAATAATCCTCGTGTGTCTTATGGAATTATTTACCATTTCTCGCACGTTCTTCCCGATACTGTTCAAGGATTTCACGTTCCTTGCTTGAAAGGCTTTCTGGGATTTTCGGTTCAAGCAGCACCTTCAAGTCCCCATTTGAGTTGATGGAGTTCATCACATGCACTCCCTTGTTCTTGAACACAAGCCACTTCCCAGGCTTCGTGAATGGCTGGACAGTGTATTTTTCAACCCCCGTCAATGTATGGTATTCAATCTCTCCACCCAATATGAAGATCTCGAAGGGAACATCAATCTGCTCCAACAAGTCAAAGCCATCTCTGACGAAAATCCCATCTGGGTCGTTGCCCACGGCAATCTGGAAGTAGATGTCGCCATTCGGACCGCCATTGTAGCCACGATTCCCCTGACCAGCAACCCTCAACCTCTGACCATCTGGACACCCACTCGGAACCCTCACCTCCAGAGTTATCGTTTTGGTGATCCTTCCAGTATGGTTGCACTTGTCGCATCCATTCAAGCATCCACAGTTGTCCTCTATGTTCAACTTCACCTTCTTGGAGCAACCATCTATGGCTTCCCTGAATCCAACAGACAAGGTGAATGCCATTGACTCGCCAGGTCTTGGGGCGTTTGGATCCATTCTTCTTCTGCGCCCAAATGGGCCGAAACCACCCATGCCAAAAGGATCCATGAAGGGATTGCCAAAACCAAATCCACCCGGCATTTCCCCACCACTGAACTCAAAATGCATGTTGCCATTCTCGTCGGTCCACTGCCGTGCAGTTCCACCACCCATTCCTCCACCACCAAAGTCACTGAATGGACTTGGATTGTCGTACTGCTGCCTCTTCTCTGGATTGGACAAGACCTCGTATGCCTCGTTGATGTCCTTGAACTTGTCTTCAGCTTCCTTCTTCTCAGCATCAGACTTGCCTTGCTGGTGATCTGGATGGTATCTCAAGGCCAACTTGCGGTAGGCCTTTTTGATTTCATCCTCCGTTGCAGTCTTCTCAACGCCCAATATCTTGTAGTAGTCTTTGTTCATGATTCAATATTCAATTATACATTTGCAATGCTCAATGGTAAATAGTCTAGCAACATTTGATATGGAGAATGCAAAATGACCAAGGACATAAAATGGGTTGACATAGACGATAAGAAGAAACAAGAAGTGAAATTCTATCCACTTAACATTGTCAATGAGAAAACAACACCAAAAATAGAACTATTCAATAGGGATTTATGCAAGTTAGTTCAAATTTATAGAAATGGATTCATTCATGAATCCAAATTGAATAACACATCAGGAAAATTTGAGAACTTGAAAAACACTAATTCATGGAAGGACTTTCAAAACAAGGGATAGGTAATTGGAAAACTGCTTGGAGTTCCTGAGGGAGATGTCTCAAAGAAACTTGAAGAACTAGGAGAGCAACTGACGCAATTGGGTGGGTCGGAAGATGGGGGACTGAAATATCTTGATCGAATTGCACAACAGTTAAAAGAAATTGACTTTGGACAAAAATCCAAAAACGGGACCGACCTTACCCCTGAACTGACATCTGACTTGTTCCTTGAACTTGTTTCAAAAAACGAAGGTAGCAGTCTCATGACTTTTTCTGCTCTTATAGGTTCTCGTGAGTCAAGAAAGTTGATGGATATTATTCCAGCAAAGGAAGTTGTATATTTGATGAGAATTAACACAGTATTCAATGACATCAAGGTTGGAAAAAATAAAATCAACAAGGATCAGCTATTTAGGGCATTCAACGCAATCACTAAACTTAATAACTTTTATAAGAACAATGCACCAGTTGGAAAAGGTGAATTGGCATTGGCTCTCACATTTTCTGATTGCAAACTTGCCGACGAAGCGGGAGACATCCAAAGTGGCAAATCTTCCATTGAGGTGAAAAGCAGTGGTGGAGTGATAACATCAAGGTTCATTCCACAAAATTGTGGGGAAGCTGAGCAATTGCTGATGAAGCGTGGAGATAATGGTAAGGCATATCCAAAAACATACCAGCAACTTATGCAATTTCTTCCAGAGGGAAGCAAAAAGACGGAAGAGATTGAAAGAATAATAAGCAAGTATATTGGAATGGACGAAAGAACCATGCCAAAACCCATGTCAAAAACATCAAGGAACAAAATTGAAGATGACGAAATGAATGTCAATCTAGACAACGATTTGGAATCAATGAATAGGGAAAGGGCAGTTATATTCGTATATCTCTTTGCAAAATATTACATTGACTATTATGTAAAAGACAACCATCAAAAAATAATTATGGTTGATAGTGGAGATTCGGGCAGAATGGCTATATTGTCCCAAATTAAGGGAGATAAATATATCGCAGGAAAAAGACTTCTTGATTCATGTCAAGCAAATGGTATTTCGGTCTCAGTAGGAGCAAGAACCGGAGCAGGCACAGGAGGAGAATGTGGCTTCAAAGCGGGTTTCTATTCTGAGAAGATAAAATAACCTTTACCGCTTCCACCAAAACTTGTATACTATAAAGAGGATTTGTAGACGAAAGGAATTTCCTGGATGATTGACATTAAAATGGCAGTGACAAACAAGATATCTCAGACAATCCAATCCAAGTACCTGAAGTATGTGGATGACGTGGATGACTTGATGTACACGAATCCCAACTTCAAGTATTATATTGGCTTCGACAACCAGCAGATGATGTTCAGAATGTTCGTGCGAAACGCCATGCATCTTGACAGGATTGTCCGACATTTCAGGGAGATTGACCAGTCAAGTTTCTTCACTGGCCGCCGTGATCCAGTATATCTCTATGCAGTATCCCCATTTGGATATTTCCCAACTGGACTTCTCTTTGAGGTATTGAACTTCATTGCCACTGACTTCGAGTTGAACCCAAACCACCTCACTTCAAGCCAGATGGTTCTCATCGGACCAAGGGCGAAGTCATACATCTACGAATACCTTGTTCCACTTGCCAAGAAGATGTCCGAGTTGAAGATTGACAAGGACAATTTCGAGGTTGTCAACATATCGTTGGACAGAGCAGAAGACCCAGAAGACCCAAATGTGAGGGTGATGCGTCCATACCAGGAGGATGCGATAAGGGCAATCATATTGAAGGGAAATGGAAGGTGCTTGATTCAGTCCCCGACCGGTTCCGGCAAGTCGTTCATCATAGCAAATCTCATATACACCCTTCAGCAACAATTCTTCAAGGGAGAGACATTCAGAACACTAATCTACGTCCCAAACATCCAGTTGGTGGAGCAATTCTACACTGACCTATTGGAATACGGATACACGGACGACGAGGTGTGCAGGTTCTCGGGTGCAACCAAGAAAAAGGACAAGAAAAACCTGCTGACTGCAAGCATTGTCATCGCCAACTCCACATATTGCCTCCAGCACATAGCCGAGATTGGGAAGATTGACATGGTGATTGGGGACGAGGCGCATAAGACATTCAACCATGGAACGGCTGGGTTCAGCGTACTTGAGAACTTTCTCATTGAAACAAAGTTGAGGGTTGGATTGTCTGGCACATTGCCAAAGGGATTCAAGTTCTGGCAGATGGTTGGATTGACCGGACCAAAGGTCTTTGACACATCCGTCACTGAACTGCAAGACCAGGGCTTCATTTCCCATTGCGACATAACGAGGTTGAACATAGAGGTGAAAGAGGTCATCTCCAACAGAGAACTTCTGTTCCACCCCAACTCCATCTACAAGGTGAATTCAGTTGACGAAACTGGAATGTCCTTGGTTGGTTCAGGAGACCCATTCAGGGCGGAGCAGAAGTACATGGTGGACAACTGCGAAAAGCTGTTCAAGCCAGTTCTGAACTACATCCTCACCGAAACCACATCAGAAGACAACGCCATCATCCTCTTCGACAGAACCGAAATGGGCGAACGCATCTTCAACTTCCTTGACATATTGAAGGAACGTGGCACTATTGACAGAACGCCATTGTTCATAGACGGCTCAATTCCAGTGGCAGAGCGCGAAAGGGTGAGAAAGTATGTTGAGGACAACACAGGATGTCTGCTTGTTGGTCAGTCAGCAATCCTCTCAACAGGAATCAACATCAAGTCCCTCTCAAAGCTGGTCATGTTCGTTGGTGGAAAGTCCATGGCAAGGACAATCCAGTCAATTGGACGAATCCTCAGATTGAAGGATGGAAAGCAGTGCGAAGTCATAGACGCCGTGTATTCAATGAAGTACAGCAAGAGACATGCAGCGGAGAGAAAGAGGCTCTACAAGGAGTTCTACGACAAAAGCAAGTTCGACAAGGTTGTGGAGCTGACGATATGACAATCTCAAATTGCGTCATAGAGGCTTTGAAACGGAAGTTTTCAAATTGGGATGAAATCAAGTTGATACCAATTTGGCATGGCATGTGGCATTTTCATGTCATGTGGCTCGACAGACGAAATGGAATGGTGTATCATTTCACCCACAAGTCAATTCCAGGGTGGCATTGCGTCTTGCTGTTCAAGGGAAGGGTTGAGGAAGTCAATCCAGACAACCTGAAGAAATGGTTGAAGAACAACAAGGCAATTGCGCCGAAGATTGGGTAAAACAAAAGATGGTTGGATTTCTCCAACCATCTTCATCATCAGCATTGTGCCAATCTTTTGGATTAGCCAATGAGACCACTACGATGCTGGAACGCGCTGTCGGCGAACTCAGAACCATCAGAGTTGATAGGATCACCAAAGAAGGTGCGCTTGTCAGTGCCAAGTGTGTAACCAGTGTCAAATCCAGTGAACTTGATGAGCTGGTAGTAGTTCTTGGAATCGAATGGGTTGTCAACCAGACCATAGCGCGTACGGGCACCAATCACATTGAGACCATTCTCGGGCTTGACAGCCTTGTAGAGGGTCACAGGGATGTATGGGCAGTACACGATGCCGGCGTCACCAGCCTGCGTTCCCTTGTAGCCAACAAGAGCATAGGAACCGAAGGTGTTGGTGTCGCGGACGAGGAGCTGACGGCCATCGTTGATGAGACCTTCCTTCGTCATTGCGCCAATTGCAGAAGCAGGGACAGAAGGCATCGTCTTGCCATCGCTGACGAGCTTGGACGTGCCAAGCTGCTGGAGGCAGGAGCAGACTGTCGTGGAAGCGAGGACGAAGTTGCCTGCGCCACGACGGGTCTTGATTGCGATCTCGTTCGCCTCGCGGGTCACGAAGGTCAACATCGCGGCGATACGGCCCATCTGGTCAAGACCATCAAGGCGGCTCACGTCAATGACCTTGGAATCAGCCCAAGCGGCGTAAATCATGCTCTCCTTGATCTGCTGGTCGATTTCTGCGCCCAACTGATAGGAAATCACGTTCGTCAACTCGGTCTCAAGGTCGATGCCCTGCATTGCCTCAAGGTCTTCAGCGTCCTCTGGCGTCCACTCGGAACCCAGCTTGCGGGTCTCGGCAACCACGAAACGCTTCTCGAACTTCAGCGTAGCCTGAGGATACGTGTTGTTCCTCCAGTGGCCGAAGGTTGGATCAGGAGTACCTTCACCATAGTGATGAGGCGTCTGTGTCGCCTCGGCATAAGGACCTGGCTTGCCACCAGCATATCCATTGTCAGCCCAACCCTGAGCATAGCCACCACCTGTGGCATAGCCCTCGCCAGCGCCTGTAGGAACGCCACGGCCAGAGTAGGAACCATAGGTGCCGTTCAAGAACGCGCCAATGTTGTCAAGATCAGGATCCTTGCCATAGAGCTTGTTCAACAGCTTGGAATCATCGCTTCCAACATCAACATTGGTGTTCTTGGCATACTCGCCAGTGAACCTTGACTGGTTCATGCGGCCATTCTCGCCATAGCCGAATTCGTAGTTCTGTGGAAGACCCACGCGCTCTGGGTTGGCAGCAACTGCGCGGAGAGCCATCACAAGACCCGTAGGACCGGTCATCGCCTGGACGCCAACCAGCTCATGAGCCATGAGGGTTGGGAAAATACGGCGAAGCATAGGCATGACCACGTTCGGGAGAATGTAGTCGTTTGCCGTCAACACGCCATTGCCGGCGACTGGGTTCTGATAGGCGGGCATGTCCTTGCGGAGTTCAACCGTGTTGCCAACAGCCGTAGGAGCAGCCTCTGTGAAGAGACCCTTCTTGCAGAACTCCTTGCGGGTGTTCTCAAGGCACTGCGCAACGATCAGCTTCTTCTCGACGCTGTCAATTGGCGTGCCCTTCTCCAGAATCGGCGCCCAGCGCTTGAGCAGCTTCTTCTGGTAATCTGAATTTGTTCTAAACATGTTAGTTTACCTGTTTGTTGTTTGTTTGGTGTGAAGTATGTCAAAGCCGGTCCATCCACTTCTGCATGTCCAAGGGGCTTATGGTATCGTTGTCGAAGTCAACCTCAACAAACGAATCGTCAACCTCCTTGGTCTGCATCTGCTTGAAACCACCATTCTCTTTGACAATAGTTTCACCTGAAATCGTCTTGCTCTTCTCCGGAACCTCGTTCACCTTCGCCACTGGAATTGCCTGGACTGTCCTCATCGCGTCCCTCTTCTCCGCCACCATGGACAACGCCTTTTGGAAGTTCTCGTCAATCTCCGCCTTGCTCTTCGCGTTCTGGAAATGCTTTCTGAGAAGAGATGCTTCGTACTTGGGATAGCTCGCTATCTTCTGTTCCAAGTAATATCTCAATGATTCGCTTTTCCGTTTTTCCTCAATCGTCTCGTTAATCTTCCTGCTCTCTTCAACTTTCTTCTGAAGGTTCTGAACCTGGTTCACAAGTTCTGAATTCTTCTTCGTGCTTTCAACTATCTGTTTTTCCTTCGCTTCTATCTTTGCCTGCATCTGCTTCACCTGCTGCTTAAGTTCCGTTATGGACTTTCTGCTCTCCACAAGGGAAGCACTCTTCTCAGAAATCTGCTTTGCCTGGGTCTCAACCAGAGCCTTGGTGGTCTTGAGCATCTTCGCGCTCTCCTTCGCCACGCGATCCACCTGTTCGTCGGCGTTGTAGCCCACGCACTCCTTGATGGATTCAACGCAACTCTCCAGCTTCTTCATCCTCGCATAATCCATCACCTGGGGCATCTCCTTCTTCAACTTCTGTATCCTGCTCTCCACCAGCTAATCGACCTTCTTCAACATGTCCTCGGAGACACCATGCTGATCTTCTCCCACATCCATTCTAGCCTCTTCAACCAACCTTTCCTTCTTGGCGAGAATCTTCTGCGTTGTCTCAAGGCATCTTTTCTCTACAGACTCTTCAATGGTTTCAACCATGCTCTCTATTGCATAGACCTGAGCCTTTGTCAGACTCTGCCCATGCGTCTGGAGAATGCTTGATACTCCATCGTAAATCTTCTGCGTTGTCTCCGAAACCTTCATCTTTGAACCAACTTTCTTTTCTTGAACACTACATATATTTACGAAAAACAAGACAAAAACTGAGAGGTTTTTGCGATTTTTCTTTGGAAAAATCATGGTAAATACCACAAGAGGAAATAGAGAAATGGCATCATCCAACTACAACGACGAGAAGAGGTTTTCCAAGGAAAATGTTTCATTGTCACAGGACTTTCCCATAAAGTATGCGACATTCAACGCATACCAGATGAGGGATTTGATTATACGCAAGTTGATTGAAGATCCTGCTGTGAGAGACCAGGTGTATCCTGGCTCCAACATAGCGATTCTTGTTGATCTGGTTGCGACCATGTACCAGACATTGACATACCAGTTGAACCATGCTGCGTCGGAATCCATGTTCTCGCAGTCGCAATACTATGAGAACATAGTGCGGATAGCGAAACTTCTGGGGTATAACGCATAGGGCATAACCCCATCCACGGCCATGTTCAGAATAGACGATGCTGGGGATTTGGTCAACGAGGACTTGGATTCAGACGTCAAAATACCCCCTTTCGCGATGGTGCAGACGAGCAATGGGAAATACTACTCGTACTCGCCCTACACATGGCGCGATTGCATCATCCCCAAGAACCTGGAACGGGGAAAGCCGTATGATTTGGTTCTTCACAATGGGGTGTGGAAGAGATACCAGACAGTGTTCACCCCCAATGGCTCCGACTTCGAGACTTTTGTCCTTCCAATGGTGAGAAGCGAAATGGACGAGCAGAAGTACGCCAGCACAGCCCATGTGTTCGCAATTGAAGTTGTCGAGAAGATGAAGGCCGACAACCCAGACGAAGTGGATTGGACATCCACCGACGTGAACTTCTTCCACCCCACGAACATGGGTCTGTTCAAGGGGCTTCCAAATGTCAACGACACTGACCAGATACACAATTTCCTCTACAATGGGCGTGGTGAAACCGACTGCAATGTGTTCAATGTGGAGCTGAATGAGATTAAGCAACTGGTAATCAAGTTCGGGGATGGCATCACCACGAGGAAGCTGACGCCCAATTCGCAGTTGTATGTGTTCTACCTTGAAACGCAAGGGATGCAGGGAGGTGTCCAGCCAAGCGAGGAGAAATTGGCGTTCGTGCATGGGCCGGCGATGTTCGGCGTCTCAACAGAACTATATGCCAGAATGTTCGGTGCGGATGCGCAGAAGGTGGAGGAGATTGAATGTCGGGTCTTGACATCATCCACATCGGCCTTGAAGGAGGAAGGGGTGGAGCAAGTGAGGGAGAGGGCCCCCCACTGGTTCAAAATGAACAACAGATTGGTGACAAAAGAGGACTATGAGTTCTTCATCATGAACGAACCCTCCATATCTGGGATGTTCAACTCTGTGAAGGTGATGAACAACTGGGAATACACCGCCACATTCTACAGATGGCTTGTCCAGATGGGAATGTCAGAACGGCATGGACAAAACCCCAGATACTACCTCAACCCAGCAAGGTTCACAAAATATGGTGGGGCTTCCCTTTCAGACGCAGTGGATTCAAACAACGTCTACATCTGGTACATAACCAACTTCGGGGACGTAGACGACATCAACTACGACCAACTGGTTCAAAGATGCAAGTCCATGATGGTGGATGTGAAGGACATGTGCCACGAACCTGTGTTCATGCCAGCACTCCCCATAAGATGCGAGATTTCCAGCGTGCCAGAGGAGCAAGGCAGGCAGATTCTGCGCCAAAGCAAGAAGACCACGGTTCCAACAATAGAAGATGGGGACAGCAGATATGACGCTTCGTGGCTTGAAGTGAGGATAAACGACGACTACTCCATATCGTCATACGAAGTCATGGAGCGCATATGCTCTCTGATGACCTACTTCTTCGATGTGAGGAATGGAATGGTGGGATTCGGTCCATTCAACACCAACGACATAGTGAACATGATTATGGAGAAGGTGCCTGCTGTGTCAGACATATACACTGTGTATCAGCCAGGCGCAGGAGAGAACCCCATCTACACGCACGGAATCTCAATGGCATGCTTCACCACCAACACCACCCTTGTGGATCTAGGCGACGATCTCTTCATCAAGACTGGGCACATGGGGCTTCAACCATTCATGTATCCTGTTCTCTACACCAACACAGAAGAGGAGATGAAGAGCAGAATCAGAATTGTGAACAAGAACATCAACATCCTCTCCAAGAACAACTACTGACAACAAAATAGCCACACCCTTTCGGATGTGGCTTGAATCTTTTCAATGGATTCAGTTTCCCAGAATCAAGGATTCTGAATCACGAACTGATGCAGGAAATTCGTCAAGGTTGACTTGATTGTTGCGATGTCTTGTGCGTTGTTGATTCCATCAATCGCAACCAAGGCGGCGGCACTGATTGCTGGGTTCTTGTAGGAATCCAAGTCAGTGACCTTTGCTGTCGTGATTGTCAATTCAGAAACCTCTTGCTTCGTTGCCAATCCTGAGATGTCAGGGACAGTTGGAATCGCAATGTCAACTTCCTTGTTGGAAATAGCCACGGCAACGCCATTCGTCTTGATTGTTGGGATGTCCTTCAACCTCGCAATGCCATTGGTGTCGGAGCTGAATTCATACGTCTCGCCATTGTAGGCTATTCCATTCTCCTTGTATTCAACATCTCCAATGCTCATGGATTCGTGCGTGATGATGGTGTGTGTTTGTCCAACAGTTCCAGATGGCATTGGATACACCTTGAAGTCTCCAAAGGCAACGCCATTTGTCTCGTCCAGTTTTCCATCAACAGATGGAACCGTTATGTCAACTTCCTTGTTATTTGGTGTGAGCGCAGTTCCATTCACCTTCACAGTCTCAATCACATTTGCGTCACCAGGAGCAGGAATCACGATGTTCACGGTCTTGTCCACGATGGGGAGGGCAACACCATTCGTCTGCACCACCTCAATCTTGTTGGACTCTCCAGAGCCACCACCTCCTCCAAGCAAGGAAGCAAGCGTGGAGTCCCCTATGAATATGCTCGCTGTGGTTGCGTCGAACTTTATGTTGTCTGCTGAGAAGAGGATTTGCCCATTCTCTGGTTCAAGGTCGTCGCTGTCCCTGTCTATCGCAAACACGATGGAGTTTGTTCCAGCAATCATTCCAACGTCCTTGGGCGTTCCCTTCATGGAGCCAACAACCGTGACTCCATTGGACGAAACGATGGCGTTTGTCACGCTGTCCTTGAAGTCGCTCATTTGCATTGCAAGAGTCTCTGCCTTGTTGGTCGCCGAAGTGGCTTTCACGTCAGCTTCGTTGGCTTTCGTCAATGCTGTCGCAACAGCCTCTGCTGCGTTGCTTGCAGAAGAAATGGCCGAGTTGGCTTTGGCTTCTGCGTTGGTCGCGGCCACGATGCCCAATGGGTCTTCCGTGGTTCCAGCCTGGGTTCCAAATGGGATGTTCTCGAATGTGAGAACATCTGCCGAAGCGATGCCCATCATGAACACCACACTTGCCATTATTGTGTTCTTTATCGTTTTCATTGTTGTTTTACCTCGTGTAGTTGTAGTTCAATGTGATTGCGGATGAACCACTGCCAATCGTGGCGCGATTCTCAACTTCTGTGTCTGTTCCTTCACCCCATCTAGTCACAAGAGATTCGTTGGCGTTCCACTCTTCCAGAGTGCCAGCGTAGTTGATGACCCTCAGGCGCGTTGCGTCCTTGAAGCCCCAGCTTGCATTCACTTGCACATTCTTGTTCAGCAATGTGATTTCAGTCAAGTTGCGGCAAGAACCAAAGCCCAAGATGTTTTCACATGCTGCTGGAAACACAACATTGGTCACTGCCGTATTATGGCAAAAATTCTATCCAATGCTTTTCAGCTTGTTGGGGATGTTCACGCTCTTCAAGCCAGTGCATTGCCACAACACAGTGCCATCCATGTTGGTGATTGAGTCAGGAAGCGTCACCTCCACCAATTTCGGGCATTTGCACAAAACGCCATAGTTGACTTTTTCAACTCCTTCTGGGATTATCACCTTTTCGAGCAATGGACAGTTGTAGCAACTGTTTGCTTGAATATATGTGTACGATAGCATCTTGTACTCCACCAGGTTTGAAGATGCAACTATGTTGTTGTCGCCTGCAAAACGCATCTAATGCACTGTTTTGTTCGGGTCGTAGAGCTTTATGGTGTGTATGCCGGCTTTGGCGAACACATAGTTGGTGGAGTTTATCTAGTAGTTGTTGTTTCCAACGTTTGTGACTATGCTGTAGCCAAGTGGAATCTCCACATTTGGCTCAATCTTGATGGATGCCTTGTTAGCCTTTCCGTCGTCCCTGTATTTGTATCCTTGTGTCATTTGGGGAATTGCTGAAACCACCAACTGGTTGTCCACCGTAGTGAGAATCTTCCAATATGAATCACACTTTCTGAAGTCGCCCCCAGAGACGAAGTACAGGCCTCCGGCGTTCATTGCCAGAGCAATCATGGTCATTGCCATTGTCATTATTGTTTTCATTGTTGTTTTACCTCATTGATCATTTTGAGAATTGCGCTCTTGTCTTGAGCATGCGCTCCACATCGTATGAAGCCCGCTCATGTCCAAGACCCGAGAAGTGGACAAGGCTTGTCACATCTCCACTTTCCTTGCCGAAGTAGTGCGGGTTGTTGGTTGGGTTGAAACCATATTCAACGGTTCCGTCGAAGTACTCTAGACTGTATTTGTCGCATCTTGACATCATCCAAATTGCCCTTTCCTCCCGTGTGGGATTCCAATGATAGGGGATCATTATGAGCTTCTTCGCAAGGGGGTAGTTGACCTTGATACTGCCAAGAAATGTGTTCCACGCGCCCTTGAACGTGTTGGTGGCCGTGGAGTCGTCGTCAACTGAAGCGTCCCAACCATCGTTGTAGCCAATGTGTACTATGATGTAGTCAGAATCCTTGGGAATCCAATCAAGGTGGTTTGGAAGAAGGGCAGTTTCGCTTTCTGGCCCTCCCACAAGACCACTTCCTCCCTTTGCCTTGTTGACCAGAACCATGTTGTTCCTTGCGGCGAGGCGTTCAGGATAGCTGGTGCTGGGTTGGGCTTCGCTGTCCCCCACCACTGCGAGTTTCTTGCCCCACAAAGGATTGGCTTGGTTCAATGCGTTAATCGATGCAGTTGTTGCCCTTTCAGCAATTATCTGGTCAAGAGCCTTTCCATTGATGTAGATGTGTTCGCAATCTGTGTCGAACTCGTCAGTGAACAACTCTATGGTCTTTCCTGCGCCCATCTTGATGCTTTCGTCAGTGAGGAAGGTTATGCCATTGGTGGGTAGGTTTATTCCCGCGTCCTTGCCTGAATGTATGATGATCACATCGTTGGTGTCATCGTACACCATCTTGTTGTTCACCACCTGGATTCCGTTGGTGTTGATTTCCTGCTGCAAGTTGAACAATTGAAGGGGGACAGCCCACGTCAATAACGCCATGGTTGCTGTCAAGGTTGCCAAGAATGTCTTTTTGGTTGTTGTATCCATTGTATCCTTCTCCTCTCATCTGAAAAGTCATTTGACATAGCTGAAATGCAGAATCTTCTGGACGCCTTGATCTCCAGATGTTCCACCTTTCGCTGGTATGGACGCCGTGTCGTCTCCTGCTATCTGCGTTGCTTCCCCGAATCTTCCCACCAGGGACTCGTTGGCGTTCCAGTCAGACAATGTACCTGCGTAGTTTATCACCTCTATGTTGGGGCAGTTCTTGAACGCAGCAACACTTCCTGTCAAGGGTTGGACATAGATGTTCTTGTTCAAGAAAGTCACCTTCTTGAGGCTGGAGCAACCCGTGAACGCACCACCCGTGAGGTTGGTGAATTCTGAATGGAACTCAATCTCCTTGATTGCAGCCCCCTGGCAGAAATAGCCCGAAATAGAGGTCGTTCCCAATGGAATGTTTATCTCCTGCAAGTTGGAGCAGTTCCAGAACGCGGTGCCGATGGTGCGTATTGAATCGGGAAGATGCACTTTCGTCAAACCTGTGCATCTTCCAAACGCCAGATATCCAATCCCCATCACGCCCTCTGGGATGACAATCTTCTCCAAAGCCACATGGTTGAAGCATGTGTAGTTCTCTATGGTGTTGGTGGTTGCTCCCTTCACTGAATATCCCAAGAACTTCAACTCCTTGATTGTTGTCTCCTGTGGGTCGCTTTGGGATTCCCCTATGATAAGGCGTTTCACGGTGGTATTTGGGTCGTAGAGCTTTATGGTGTGTATGCCAGCCTTGGGAAATGTGTATTGCATGCGCTGTATGATGGAAGAGTTGTCGCGAGGCAACTCCTCCTTGCCAAGTTGAAACTCAACCGAGTTGTCTATCTTGATTGACGCGGAGTAATCGTATATGCTCGCTCTCATCTGCTAGTTGAACTTAGGCGTGGCGTACACTGTCTGGTTGTCCTATGTCGTGACAACTTTCCAGTATGCGTCACATCTTCTGAAGTCCCCACCAGACACTATGTACAGTCCCCCACCAAACCCCATGGTGGTTGCCATCGTTGCGATTGCCGCCATTGCTGTCTTGATTGATTTCATTGTTTTCCTCGTTATTGTTTGATGCTGTTGAAGAAGTTCGTCAGGATTGCCTTGACCTGCACCATGGTTGTTGCATTGGTTGCCAGTTCGTTCTGGGCAACATCCGCCGCGTTCTGAACCTTCGCCCTGAACTCTGTGTCTGCCCCACCAGATGGAGCCTGTTCGGCGAGAATCTGGGAAAGTGGCTTGTTGTTGATCACAATCTCGTCAAGATGGATGTTGCTGTCGTCCTGTTCCTCAATGTAGGACTTCGTGAAAAGCATAATCTTTCCATCACCTGACGCGAACACGATGTTGTCGCCGGTTATCCCAAGCGCGTCCTTCACGCTTTCTTCGGACACATGGAGTTTTCCATTTCCTATCACATTGGCCTCGCTTGAAAGTCTGTCCTTGATGGAGACCCCATCCACGAAGAAGTCCTTCAAGCCATCCCCATGGAACACGAAGTTGATGGAGTTTGACTTCATGGCCGTGGGTCTGTCCCTTATCATGCCCTCGGAGGAACGATAAGCCATGTTCGTGAAATCCACCACGCGGGGGACGCCAACCACAATTGCGTTCGTCATGCCGGAAGGAATGGTGCAGTTCGGTCCAACAGCCATTGAATATGGCGAACCAGATGCGATGTCGGTGTCATATCCAAATCCATGTCCACCCTCTGAATAGACATGCGATTCAGATCCCATCGCCATGCCCCAAGGTCTTGAAACGTGCGAATAGTGCCCGAAGGCAGTCCCATGATAGCCAAACACATATGAGCGTGAGCCAACAGCAACGCCATAGTAGGCGATGGTGAGAGGAACATCACCTTGTCCACCACTGATGATTCTATTATACATGCTCCAGTCCTCAGGGGCAACATAGGAAATGTCTTGCAATGCTCCAGATTCCTTTTGCTCATAGACATCAGTGATGTTCGTTGTTCCACCTCCCACTATTGGAGCTCCAGAAGCAATTTTCTTCCAACCGCCACCGACAGGAAGCCTTTCATACTTGGCGATGTCGTAGTGATTGGTGTAGGCGTTTTTGATGATGTTGGTTGTGACTGTTGTTGTTTCTCCCGAAATGGTGGTTGTCACTTCCATCTTGTCAAAGGAAATGCCAAACATGTTTCCAGAGTCAGTATGAAGGGTTCCAACCCTTGCCTGGTCGCCAATCGCCACCGTCACTGGATTTCCAGCAAAGGCCGAGTCGCCAATCGCAACAGACTCTCTGTCGGCATACACATCCCCAATGTAGTCGTTTCTCCAATATGAACGTGTTCCATCTTTGGCATATAGAATCGTCATCCCATTTTCCCCTCTGTTGATTATTGATGGCATGCCAATTGCAAGACCCTGTGAATACGATGCTGAAGCTCCATGGCCAATTGATATGTTGTACTTGGAATTCTTGAAAGCAGAGAACACTGGATCCACTTCGTCCACGCGATCTGAAAGAAGCTGGGACATGGACTTGCCACCAATGATGAAATTGTTGGGGCCGGCGTTGAACACGACCTCATTGCCATTCGTCCAGGTTCTGAATGTGGGATCCACTTCGTTAGTCACCACGTTTTCACTTGCGACGATTTTCCACAATGGGGCCGACTGCCCATGTGCACACATAACGCCGAAAAGGGTGATCATCGCCATCGTGGTTGAAAATATATCATTCAATCTCATTGTTGTGCCTCCATGTTGTTTGCCTTGCTCTGGTTCAATCTTCTCAATCCGAAATGGAGGCGTCTTCCTCTTCATCTGCAACATCTTCGCCAGAAGATCCTTCACCCGAAGATTCTTCATCGTCTGCTTGCATGGAGTACAATATCGCATTCTTGAGAACCTGTATCAACTTCTCAAGCCTGACTGCAACCTCTTGGATATCGAATTGATGGTTCTCCACATCCAGACCCCCCTGCAAATCAATGAATATCTTGTCCAGACCACATAGAAGCTTCCACACGTCTCTGCCGCCTACATTCAACTTGTCCACTTGGAAGTCGCCAACCTCCAGTTCCTCCAATGTCAAATTGGCGGTGTGGTTGTCGTATTCTGATGTTATCTTGCTGCCATCCGCTCCATTAAGCACCACAGTATCAACATACTGGTCGGCGTTTGAAATGTATTTCTTCGCTTGAGAAGTGTCTGCCATGATTGTTTTAACCTCCATGTTCAATATATGGAAATGATATATCTATTTACAAAATCCACGCGCATTATGGTAAATAGCATCAACATGGCAGACATCACCGACATATACTACAACGAGTTCTTCGAGGGGGAGCCGAAACTTTCCAAGAAAGACCGCGAGATTTGGGAGAAGGAGGTCAAGCGCAAGAAGAAGACCTTCGCCGAAAGACCCTGTGTGGACACCCTTACGCCAAGTGACATAATGTAGGACAGGGCGAAGTTCTACTTCCTTCCGTTCCTCATCAATTGCTACAAGTTCACCCGCCAGCACAAGCTGCCACACTTCGCCATCCCAGTCTCTCCAACATGCATGTTCTACCGCGACAGGTTGCATCTCAGGAACTGGATGGACACCATACACCAATACTTCTTCAAGTGCCTTGACATGTGCCTGAAGAAGGGGGAGAGGATAATGCTTCTTGTGGAGAAGCGGTTCCACATAGAGAACCCCATAGATGGTGGAACGCAGCAGCTCTACAACATGCTGTGGGATGTTGACCTGTCTGCGCTGAAGGGGGAAGACAGAATCCATGTCCCACCAAAGGTGATACTTCCCCCGGTTGGGGCGCAATTTCCAAGGTTGCCTGCTTCGCCAGAGGGAAACACGTTGCCTGAAACATCATGGAACACCGACAAGTTGAATCCAGATATTCCACCGGAAGGTGGAATAGACCTTTGCCGAAGGACATTGTGGTTCCAGGACGATTTGAACTTCCTGTGCAAGAAATACTACCTCATGGACGAATGCGTGTTCTACCCAGAGCAGGTGGATGTGTCGAAGTACCCAGAAGACAAAAAGGACTTGTACGCGAAGACTGCAAGGGAATTCTACTTCAAGATATTCGAGCCAAAGGAGACCGAGGACGATGAGGACACTGAGATAATATCCTCGGACTCGGACCTTGATGGCGACGACGATTTCGATATTGACAGCACTGGCATTGGAATGCTGGATTCAACATTGGACTTCGAGGAGGACGAAAAGGAAATGAACAAGATAATAGCGTTTTTCGCCAAGATGCCAAAGGTCACTGGACTTGTCCAGGGCATGTTGGACATGATGACCTCGCTCACAAGGGTTCTGCCCCTTGTCGCGGTGAAGATCGACGACCCCAAGTTGAAGGAGTCGTTGGGCAAGACCGTGGACATTCTGAACCTCGGCATTGGCAAGGTTCTCAAGATATGCGCCTATCTGGGAATCAAGGTAGAGAGAAAGCCGAATGGGGCGATTGGCCAGATTGTCAAGAACAGGTTCAAGAAGGACAAGAAGGACTTTCTGGAATACGAGATTGACGAGTTGAACAAGTCTCTGGACTCGCTGGAGAACGTGGATGACGATGAAAAGCCACCAAAGCCACCAAAGGGGCAGATTCCAATTGATGTGAAGCCGAACCACCTCTACCCACAGAGAATGCCACTGCGTCCAATGCCACCACCTCCAATAGTCGTGCCACCTGAACCTCCACCAGTTCCTGTGAAGCCACCACCAAAACCGCCAAAACCAGAGGTGGATCCAAGTGGTTCGGAACTGGAAAATGGGAACAATAAGCCCAACAATGCAAAGCCAGAACCCCCAAAAACACCAAGCGTGATACCAGAGCCGCCAAATCATCCACCCAAGAATGAAAATGGAATCAAATGAGTTCAAACAGGAATCTTCTATTGTTGTTTTTGGAGAAGATTGAGCGCATGTTGGGTTCTATCCTTCAGTCTGCCAACTATGTGATGCCCAACGATCTCCGCGCCAATCAACTTGCTTGCCCATGATGGGCTGCACTTCTTCGGGTTGTAGTATGCGTTCCAATTGTCGTTCACTGGCTTGAACGTCCCATTGAACGCGCTTTCTGCGATTCTGACGCACTCGTTCCACATCTTGAAGTCAGCCCCCTTGCCCACTTGTACGCAATCTGGAAACTGTATCTGATACGTGGCGGGATTCTTCTCCACAGCCTTCTTGTCGTTCCAGCACGAAAACTGCGATGGCATGAGGCATTCTGGAACCAACTGGTCTATGATTCCCTTTCCTGCTCTGTTCCAAATCACGGTCATCACCATGTTCAATCCAGTTGAACCTTCACCCCTTGCCTCCATGTAGAGTGTTCTGGCAAGGACATTCTTCGCCTTTGCCAGCTCCCATTTTCCCACCATTTCAACAGGCTTCTTCATGACATTGGGTATTTACCTTTCTCATCTCTTCTTGGTAAATACAATGTGAAACGCACAATCCTTAAGCAAAGAGGAAAATACAATGGCATTCAAAGCACAGAAAAGACTTGCCACCCAAGACGAGGGTGGAAGCGGAACTTCATCTGCCACAGCATGCAGTTCTTCAAATGTCGTGGCAACGCAATCTTGGGTGGTGAACGTCCTCAAGAGGTTCTGGGACTGGACGAGGTTCTTCGCCACCGAGCAACTGAAGGTTGCTGGCTCCATCAACTCTGGAAGGGTCAAGACAAGCGAATTGGAGACGAACGATCTGTACGCCCATAGGTTCATACTGCTTGACGATGACTGCCGACCAGCGGTGATAACCTTGAAAAATGGGATTCTGGATGTAGACTACGACTTCAGGGATGTGTTCCTGTATCCAGGAGACCTCTCGCCCCTCAAGTATGTGTATAGGTTCCCAGACGCCAACATCATGCGCAACTTCATCGGACTCACCCCATATGAAACATACCTCAACTTCATCCCATTCGAGAGCAACGAGACTGACGTTCTTGAAGACATTGAATGTCCAAGGCTCTGCTCCGCTGATGGCAAGGAGGTTCTGGCTGCGGATCGTCCAATCCTCGTGAAGTGCCCAAGGACAAGGAGAATTGTCGATCTGGAGGTGCTTGACGAAAGTGGAAACCACTTGGACACGATTTCCATTCCACAGATAGATGGTTCGCCCACAAGGATTCTCACAATCAACATGCCATGCTTCAGGAAGATTGACAACCCTGAGGAAAAAGCGATGTTCGTGGCACTTCCAAGTTCCACCGCGATTGACGACTACTCCCACAACAATGTCATGCCCCCATTCCTCAGACCAGACTGTGATTGTGGATGCCACCCAGGGAGACCCATAAGGCCGGAAACCCTGTCTCCAGACTTGTTCGATGACGACCCAATCGAGGAAGATGATTTGTTCAACGATGATGTGGACTGCCCATCCGAGTCATGGGTGGATTTCAACAAGGATGACGTGGATCAATACGAACCATCATATGAGGACTACGCAACCAACACATACTCCAATGTGACCTTGATGAACAACAACTTCCAGCAGAATGTCAAGCAATTCTTGAAGATCAACACATAGCTGGTCTGACGATTGCCAGGACAGACTGAATCCAGAGACGACCACCAAGTGATTGGTGGTCGTTTTTCATATATATTTGGCGAAGGAAACGCAAGGTTCTTTTTAGCCCTTGCGATGAATTCGCCATCTCCTTTCAAAGTAATTATACCACTTGAAAATATTTTTGTAAAATATTCTCATAAGAGCAAAATTTTCTTATGAAATTGTGTAAATAATATTATCATGATTGAGAGTTACAAGTTCAGATTATATCCAAACGAAGAACAAAAAGTGCTTCTTGCAAAGCACTTTGGTTCTGTACGTTTCGTCTATAACTGGGCTTTGGACTACAACACCAGACAATATGCTCAATCCAAGAAACATCTTGGTTGGATGTCCATAGCATCTTCAAATGACTTCAAGCAGCTCAAGTTGGACAATCCTTGGCTGTATGAAGTTGGAGCAACTACGTTACAGAATACAATTGGGCATCTTGACAAGGCATATCAGAAGTTCTTCAGACATCAAGGTGGATTCCCAAAATATAAGTCAAAATATGATAATCAGCAATCTTTTGAAGTTCCATCTGGATTGAAATTGGACTTCAAGCACAAGAAGATTCAAATACCCAAGTTCCTCAACAAGAAGAACGAAGACAACAGGTTGAAATGCGTCTTTTCAAGGAAAGTGAAACAGGGCAAAATTGGAACAGCAACCATTTCCAAGAACGCCTGTGGTCAATATTTCGTCAGTTTCATCGTCCATACTTCAGAAGTTGAAAAGCCAATAGTATCTGATTCTGAAATATCAAGAAACAACTCCATTGGCATTGATTTCGGTTTGAAGCACTTCTTGACATTAGACAATGGAACACAAATAGACTCGCCAGAATATTTCAAGTAGGCATTGGACAAACTTGCAAAGGAACAACGAAAACTTTCAAGAAAGCAAAAAGGAAGCAATAATAGAGGAAAGCAAAGACTGAAAGTGGCGAAATGCCACAACCACATTTCCAACCAACGCAATAATTTCCTGCACAATCTCTCCACCAAATTGTCTGACGAGAGCCAAGTCAAGGCGATTTGCATAGAGGATTTGAACTTAAAGGCAATGATGAAGCGATGGGGAAGGAAAGTGTCAGACCTGTCATACTACACATTCACGTCCATGTTGGGCTACAAGTTGAAAAGAAGAGGAAAACGACTATTGAAGATAGGTCGATTCCAACCCTCTACGCAAATTTGCTCCAATTGTGGTCATAGGCAACATATGAAGTTGACCGATAGAACATATGCATGTCCTGAATGTGGGATGACTTTGGATAGAGATGTCAATGCGGCGAAGAACATCAAGTCTTTCGCTCTACGAGACATCATCAAGACTTTGAGTACCGATGCAACATCGGGAATTAACGCTTGTGGAGTTGAAGGCTCTGATTTTGAATGTCAAACATCCAAGATGAAACCATCGACATTGAAGCAAGAAAATTTGAGGAAAACTTAATCACCCTCAATCTCAACGGTCTTCAGCCGTTAAGTAGTTGAATGGAAAACCCCCTTTACATTTCCACCAAGATGTTGTATAATTATCTGTAAACGCCCACCATGGGATTGTGGTGGGAAACTGCAAAACCAGAACATTGGAGGAATTTCCAAAATGGCTACGAAAAAGATACTGATTGTGATTGATGTCCAGAACGACTTCATCACAGGCGCGTTGCGCAACGAAGAGGCAATCAAGGCATTGCCCAACATCGTCAAACTGCTCAAGAATGAAAAGTATGACGAAATCCATGTGACCATGGACACCCACGATAAGAACTACCTGAATACCCTTGAGGGGAGCAAACTTCCTGTTGAACACTGCATAAGGGGAACTTGGGGATGGCACATGCCTGAAGAGGTGAGCAAAACAAAGGCAATCCAGAATGCCGAAATCTACGAAAAACCCACATTTGGTTCGACTTGGATGGTGAACCACCTTGCTGCAACCCTGAGATGGAATGGCATAACAACCTTTGAGACCGACTACGAATTCACGATTGTTGGCTTTTGCACGGACATTTGCGTGGTCAGCAACGCGCTCATGCTACGCGCCCATTTCCCCAACAGCACCATCAAGGTATTGAGGGATTGCACTGCCGGGGTCACGCCAGAGACCCACGAAGCCGCATTAAAGACGATGGGTATGTGCCAGATTGAAGTGGTTTGAACTAACAGAAAGGAAATGCAACATGACTTCTGTAGCACAAACCATGAACTGGTATACTGACTTCTTGCCAAAATTCACAAATCCCAATGAGATTGACATAGATACTAGCAAGGAGTTTTGGTTGTATCCTGAAGACTACGAGGATTGCGGCTTTGACATGCCCAAAATGATTAAAAAATTCAAAAGGCATTTCAAGGGGTGTGAATACATGTGCGTGAACAGAATAACAAAAAACTTCTGCGTCAAATTCGTCATATACCAAAAAGGAACCACTGATGCGGGATTGGTATTTGAAGTGTTGCAGGATTTGATGGACAATGGCTGTCGCATCACAAAACTCAATACACTAAACCAAACATTAAATTTTGTGGTACAAAAGGACAACGATCATACAACAAACATCACGGACGATGCAATAACCACCATATTCTAGTTCGTTCAAAACCATTGTGATAAAAACCAACGAACCACATTGACAACATCAACCAAAATATGATATAATATAGGCAAATCAATGAAACGAGGAAATCTCTATGATTAAAGTAGAAGACTTGAACAACCAGAACACCGTGGAAATCACCCCCACAATGTTCCCTGATGGCACGAAGCTCATCAAGTACAACCCCACTTTCGTGGATGGGGCATACAGAATCACCTGGCTATACGACAACGACGCCGAGTTGTTTCAGCTCATCGCGCTCGTAAAGCACCTCAAGAGCAAGGCAAGGTGCAGAATTTGGCTGAACCTTCCCTATGTCCCCAACGCACGAATGGACAGGGTGAAGAACTCGGACGAGGTATTCACCCTCAAGGCATTCGCTGACACAATCAACTGGCTTGGATTCGAGGGCGTCACCATTTGCAACCCCCACAGCACTGTAAGCGAGGCGTTGTTCGACCGCGTAGATGTGGACTTCAACTGCGTGGCCGAGGATGTCCAGATGGCTCTTCACTTCGCTGCAACTGATAGGGATGTGGTTCTCTACTTCCCTGACGAAGGTGCTTGCAAGAGGTACAGCGACCTCCTCGCCCCATTGGGACTTCCGGTTGCATTTGGCATCAAGAAGCGCGATTGGAAGACCGGAAAGATTCTGGGAATCGACATCGCCGGCTACGACGACCTCAAGGGCAAGAACGTTATGATGATTGACGACATTTGCGCCTATGGTGGAACATTCTACCACTCGGCCTGCGCGTTGAAGGACAAGGGGGCAAACGACATTAACTGCTATGTCACCCACCTTGAGAACTCGGTTCTTGACAAGGAGAAGGGCAAGCTGATTCAGGGAGATCTCATCAAGACCATCTATACCACCAACTCCATCTTCCGTGGAGAGGCAAACGAGAAAATCAAGATCATCCACGAATTCTAAGGAGGGCATGAACATGAAAGCGAAGAAGAACTTGACGATTGAGGACTTGAAGAATGCCATTGGCAAGCATGATGACATCTATTATGCAGTGTATGAGACACCTGCTGACGATGATATTTCCGTTGTGAGATTTGACACCGAGAACCTGGAGGAGTTTGGCACAGAAGATTCCTTCAACCACCTTCCTGGACTTGAGGAACTTGACGGATATGAGATGCTTGGGGGAGAAGGGGATTCTGCGTTCCCTGTGCTTTGGGTTGCTGCTGGAGGAGATTGGGAGCTGCCACTTGTGTTCGTCCTCTACATTGGGGAGGATGGAGAAATCCACGCCCATGTTCCAGAAGATGGCAACGCCTACAACCACGAAGAGAAAGCTGCCTATGGAAACAACGAGGGCGACCCTGTGTATGGAGACAAGGACGATACCAGATACGTCTTTGATGTGGCGAAGATGAAGAAGGACATTGTTTCCGCCATTGGGAATTGAGGAAACTCATCAGACCCCCTTTACATCCAACACCAAATATGGTATAATTAAATTGTTGCCACCAAGGGGATTCTTGGTGGAAAACACTAAACCCTAAACCTAGCCGGAATTGGCAAGAGAGGAAAATCATGATAGACACAAACGCAATGTTGTTGTGCGACACGTATAAGCAAACGCACAGGCTCCAGTACAACGCTGGATTGACCAAACTCTATTCGTATTGGACTCCGAGAAAGTCCATGTTGAAGACCTGCGACAAGATGGTGTTCTTTGGGCTTCAGGCTTTCATCCAGGAATTCCTTGTTGACTACTTCAAGAAGAACTTCTTTGACCGCGAAATCAACGATGTGGTGAAGGAGTACGAGAAGTACATGAAGGTTCAGTTGCCCCAAGGAGGGTATGACGTGTCGGGCGTGATTGACCTTCACAGGCTTGGATACCTTCCCCTTCAGATTCGCGCAATCCCAGAGGGCACTTCGGTGAACATGGGCATCCCCTGCATTGAGGTCACGAACACCAACGACAACTTCGCTTGGCTCGTCCAGTGGATTGAATGCATCCTTCAGGCTGAACTTTGGAAGACCTGCAACCATGCCACAATCTCCAAGATGTATCTGGAACTGGCAAAGGAGTTCTACGACAAGACCGTGGACAATGGCGACCCCAAGAACGCAATGTCGGACTTTGGAATGCGTGGAATGAGCTGCACGAACGAAGCGGCAAGATGCTCCGCTGCATGGCTCACCTGCTTCAACAAGACAAGCACAATCCCTGCCCTTCCCTACATTGACAAGTATTATGATGCAGATGTCTCCAACACCAAGATTGGTGTTGGCGCAGTAAGCACCGAACACAGTGTGATGGCAAGCAACTACGCCATTGACGGCGACGAAGTGACCTTCATCAAGAGGATGCTGACGGAAATCTACCCCAACACCTCGTTCAGCATGGTGAGCGACACCTATGACTATTGGAATCTGGTGGACAACATCATCCCTTCGCTCAAGGGTGAAATCCTCAAGCACAATGGGACTTTGCTAATCCGCCCTGATTCTGGAGACCAGTTTGAGACCGTGACCAAGACGTTGGATCACCTTTGGGCAACCTTTGGTGGATATGACAACGCGAAGGGATATAGTGTCCTCAACGATCACATCCGAATCATCCTTGGAGATGGATGCACATTGTTCACAGTGCGCAGAATCTGGGAATGGATGGAAGAACACAAGTATGCTGCAAACAATTTGGTTCTGGGCGTGGGGGCCTTCTGCTTCACGGGAATCTTTGACAACGAAAAGCTGATTGTGAACACGCGAGACACATTTGGATTGGCCATGAAGTCCTGCGCTGGCGTGGTGAATGGCAAGTTCCACTTCATCTACAAGGATCCGAAGACGGACACCGGCAAGTTGAAGAAGAGCCACAAGGGAATCGTCTGGGTTCAGAGGGACAGCGATGGCAACCTCTTTGAGACGGATGAACATGACACCATGCTCAACGAGAACGCCTCGGAACTCAAGACCGTGTTCAAGGATGGCGTGATGCTCAACAAGACCACGTTCGCTGAAATCAGGGACAGAATCAACAAGGAGGGCAATTGACATGCCAAAGACGGAAAAGGAATTGAAGAAGTTCATTGAAAACTACATCAAGGAAAACCTCAGTATATCTGTAGTTGATGACTATTGCTGCGACGACAAACGCATCACGGTTAAGTTGTATTTGAAAAACAAGCAAATTTCATCATCGGATTTCTATCTGTGATTGATAAGGAGAGCTGAAATAATGGAATTCAAATGTCCAAACCTACATGAAAACGAATATGGGGAAGAGGTGTGCAGGTACACAGATTGCCCATGCGATTGCCATTCACGCAAAGACTGCACATTTAGCACTTGCTTTGATGGCGTTTCTGGTGAGTTTGACTGAGGAAGGGGAACTGAAATGGACAACGACAACTACACCCTAACAGCGCATTGGTATGTCCTTGAATACGAGTATGCCACCTGCTCCAATTGCGGGTTCATGGAATACGCGGATTGGAATTCCACCAACGAGGCGAAGGAGAAAATCAAGACCTTCCATGAAACCTACAGGTATTGCCCTGGATGTGGAAGGAAAATGGAAGCACCAGTAGAAAGAAGAAGGAGAAATTGAAATGAACGACGACCACGTAGTGATGTTCAGGCACGACTTTTCCAAGATGCATGGTCAGAGAAGTGGGAGGTTAATCCATGCTGAATTGGTGAAGATGGACGAGACCTTCCCCAAGGAGGCTTTGGAATACGATACGGATGGATTGTACGAGTTCAAGATGGGCGAATACTACATCCAACTCGTGTTCTTGGGAGACAAGGACATCCCATTCACAACCTATAGGAGAGAAACCCAAGAGAACCGTGACAAGTATTTCCTCCATGTCGGCGAGGAATTCGAGTTTGTGGTTCATATCAAGGAAATCTAAGCAAAGGAAAAACTAAAATGGACATGACATATTTCAACGCAGAGAAGACGAGAGACAATCTCGTTCAGTGGATTAGGGACTGGTTTGAGAAGAACGGTCCCACAAGCAAGGCTGTCCTGGGAATTTCTGGAGGAAAGGACTCCACGATTGTTGCCGCGCTTTGCGCAAGGGCGTTGGGAACAGACAGAGTTCTTGGCGTTCTCATGCCGAATGGTGAGCAGAAGGACATCTCGGACTCCATCAGAGTATGCGAAGCCCTTGGCATCCCCAACGTCACAGTGAACATCAAGGGCGCGTATGACGCAATTGGAAATGCAGCGATTGACGCATTGGGTGACATGGTGGTTGAGCTGTCCGAACAGACACTCATCAACCTTGCTCCACGACTTCGCATGACCACATTGTATGCAGTGAGCCAGACGGTTGGTGGAAGGGTTATCAACACCAGCAATCTGTCCGAATACATCACTGGCTATTTCACTCGTTGGGGAGACGAATGTGGAGACCTCAAGCCCCTTATAGATCTCACCAAAAACGAGGTGGTTGCCATTGGTCTGACGATGGACGAGATTCCACGCGACCTTGTGGAAAAGGCTCCATCTGATGGATTGACTGGAAAGACAGACGAGGACAAGATTGGGTTCAGCTATGATGCTCTGGACACATTGCTTCGGGGAAATGTCAAGGGATGCCCCAATCCGCTTGATGTGCTTCCTGTAGAGACACTGAAAAAGATTCAAGAAAGGCTGGATGCTGTGAGGTTCAAGACCAAACCTAACCCAATCGAGGTTTTCAGAAACATTGAGTTTACAGAATCTCAGCTAATAGAACTCAACTAAAGGAGAGAACAACCATGAAGAAACTGCTTGCATTGGGAATGAGCATCCTTCTCATTGGATGTTCTGAATCCCTAGTTGACGAAAGTGGCAGACATGTTGCCGAAAGAAGTGGAACAAACGAATTCAATATGGTTCTGTGCCCAGGAACCGGAGAATGGACATTCCGGTACATCATGGTTGATGGACATGAATATCTATTGATGACAGGATGCCACAGAAGTGGATTGACTCATTCTCCCAAATGTCCATGCCTCAACAAGAGGATGGTGTTCGTCATTGAACAGAACCAGGACATCCAGTTCCCAAACATAGGCGTTGAATTGGTAAATACCTATACCAACAACTGGACGACGAACCAGGTGTTGTGGGGTGGAGGAATTTGACAATGTGGAAGAAAGTCTACAATGAATCAGACGAGTCAGTCAAGTTGATTGACACTGGACTCGTGGGTGACAAAGCCAAGGACATCCTTGACTCGGTGATTGGTCAGATGTCAGATGGTATGTGGGAGAACTCGCCTAAGATGGAGCATTATTGGCCGTTCATAGATGTTGAAATGAAGGGCCAGAGGGTGCATTTCGCCGTGAGTACGGAGCCATGGAGAAGGAACTATGGCGCGGACAACTGGTTTGCAAAGGTTAACTTTGACGAAAAGGCAATCAAGATGTGGATGGCCGAGAAACTCAAGGCAGTTGCGAAGCAGGAGTTGAAGGACGATCCAGATCTTGGGGATTGGGATAGAGGCAATGTTGAGGAGACAGGCTATCTCTCCTACGACAAACCAATCACATTCCAGGAAGTCTATTTCGCATATGAGATTCTGAAGGACAGGGATTGCGAACGCAAATACCCACCCGAAGTGGTTGAGGAAATGCTTGGGGCGTAATCCAACAAACAAGAATCATGGGAATACAAGAACCCTTGTCCAAAGACAAGAACCCTTGTCCAAAGACAAGAACACCACCCTCGCAAGACAAGGTGGTGTTTCTCGTTATTATATGTATAATTGTAAATAGAAAAGGTTGATTGAGACTGCAATTCCCAACCAACCAAATCACTTATGATATGAGAGGTATCACAAATGACTAATGAAATTATACATGAAATTGACGACGAAAGAAATCCTGTTAGGGATATTGTTGAAAAGTTCGTAAACAAGAACTCAAATTGCTTCCTACGCAAGATAAAAAACGACAAGTACATGCATACCTTGATAATGGTCAATACATCGTTTTTACCTGAATTCTTCGACTACAATACGAGAATACAATACATACTCCGTGAGTTCAATGAACCTGTTTGTTGTGAAGTGTGTGGAAACATCGTAATGAAGCAAATCCACGGCAACCACGCAAAGATATATACCACTTGTTGTCCATCATGCGCCCATCTCACGAAAGAATACAAGGACAAGCATAAAACCACCATGGAATCAAGATATGGCAAGGGAATTACAAATCCTATGCAAGTGAAGGAGTTCAGAGACAAGATACAAGAAACCGACAGGAGAAATCATGGAGGTGTGTTATTCAACCAAACAAAAGAAGGTCGAAAGTTGATTTCTGATAGATGGACTTCCCTTTCAGAAAACGAGAAACAAGAATTGATACAACGAGCAATAGACTCCAACAAAAGAAGACATGGTGGTATCCATTCGTCGTCGTTGGAGGAAACCAAGAACAAGTACAGAGAGACCATATCCAAGCGCACCCAAGAAGAATGGGATGAAATGAAGAGAAAATCTATTGAAAAATGGGAGAAACACTATGGAAAGGGAATAACCAATCCATCCCAAGCACAAGAAGTCAAAGACAAAGTTAGGGAAACATGTATAAAGAAGTTCAATGCCCCAACATATTTCAGTTCAGAGGACAAGAAACTGAAATCACATGCCACTAGCAAGGAAAGATATGGAGACGAGGAGTATTCCAGAACAGAAGAATGGAGAATAAAAGTAAGAGAGACTAGCAGGAAGAATTATGGAACAGATAATCCAATGCAAAGTGAAGTTGTGAAAGAAAAACTACGACAAACAATGCGAAACACATATGGATATGACAATTATGCTCAAACTTCAGAATACCACAAAAAGGCACACAAGCGATACACAAATCCCAAGTACCCCGATATGACATTTGGTTCTTCTTGGGAATTTCTGGTCTATGACTTCCTGTTGGAGAATCACATCGACTTTGAGTATCAACCAGAAATATGCTTTCAATATATGTATGATGGCGCAGAACACACATACCATCCTGACTTTTTGGTGAATGGCAGAATCTACGAAGTCAAGGGAGAACACTTCTTCAGAATAAACGAAAGTTCAGGAAAGGAAGAAATGTATTGCCCATATCGGGAACCAGAATGGTCTGACGAGAAGTATGATTGGATGTGCGGTCTCTACGAAGCCAAGCACCAATGCATGCTTGCCAATAATGTGAATATATTCAGAAAACAAGAAGTTGAGGATCTTTCAATTGATATGTTCTTCTAACACAATAATAAAATCACATAAAAACAAAACTCCCACTCTTGTGAGTGGGAGTTTTGTTTTTGACTTCAATGATCTTTATGTCAGATGCTATCCATTTCAGTCCAGGATGCACCAGTGTTGAGAACACAGAGGTCGATGATGATGAACTCGATGGTCTTGCAGGGCTTAATCCCTATCTTCACTCTGAGTTCATTTCTGTCAATGACTTCCGGCCCATTGTTGGTGCTGTCGCAGATAATCTTGTATCCATACAAGCCACCTCTGTTCATCAGATCCTGGAAGAATGGCGTGATTGTCTTCACGTACTTCTCGCGGACTGCCTGCGTATGTGGCTCGTAGAGGAACTGCCTTGACGCATGATACACATACCTCTTGATGCGGCCAATCAGACGGCGGACATTCACGCGGTCAAGCGCACTCTGCCTCGTCTGGAAGGTCTTCTGCCCTTCCTGGATGATGCCATCGTTGAGATAGTGTATTGCGTAGTTCCAGTTGGCATCGTAGATGTCTCCTGCCTGATCCTTGTTTGGATTGAAGGAGGTCTCCACCATGTTGATCACGCCACGGCGCATTCCAGCGGGGGCATCCCACCAGTTGTACTGCTTGTCGGTGAGGATGTATGTGCCCATTGCCTTGATTGACGGAGGAACCCAGAGGGTGTCTCCCGTGTAGTCGCTGATTGTGCGGTACCAGTTGAGGTAGCCTGCGCCATAGGATGTGTTGAATCCAGTGATCTTGTTGAGGTATGGCAGGATGTTGAGATCCACGCTCGTGTCCTTCTTGGTCTTGCGCACGACCTGCTTGTTGCCAATCAGAACCATGCCACGCGGACCCTCGGTGCAGAACATGCAATCTCCACGATACTTGCAGAAGGTATCGAACTTGTACACGATTGTCTTCCAATACGCCAAGTCGGTGTTCTTGTTGAACTTGAAGTAGGCGCTGTACTTGACAGGCTGGTAGAGACCACCAACATCCTCGCCATCGTCTGCGCTTGGGTCGTAGACCTGCTTCACGAACTGGGCGATGTTGGAGATGCCTGCATCGCACACCACATCCACATCGCACTCGTTGATGTTGTTCATGCTGTCCAGAATCTTGTTCAAGGACTGCGCGATTGTGGTGTAGGTGATGATTGGCTCTGCCATCTCGGGATAGAAGCCAAGCATGATGTTGGAGTCGTCGATGTTCCTCTGGGACTCAACATAGCGCTGCTGGGCATATGTGCAATCCTCCATTATCTTGGCGATTGTCTTGAGCATGTCGGCCAACTTTGCGTAGTACTGGGACTGGAGATACTGGCGAACCCTGAGATACTTCTCCGCGAAGATCAATTCCTCAGACTTCTTCTTTGGATCCTGCGTCCCCTGTCTTGGCTTCATCTTCTCCTTCTTGGAGGTGTCGATGTTCACGATTGCGTCAAGTTTCGCCTCAAGGGCATCCTTCTTGGAGAGAAGGTCGGAGTTCTTGCTGGTTGAGTCCGTTGAGGATTCCTCTGGAATGGCCACGAACTGGATTCCACCAAGCAGACCAACATCGTTGTAGGACTTGAAGATGTCCTCAATGTACTTCTTGCCCACTGCTTTGTTCGCCTTCTGCTCGCTTGTCTGTGGAACGTCAATGCAAGCCCAATCGAAGTTCATGTCAAGTCTGTCAAGGTTGATTTTCGCCTTCTTGAGGTAGCGGAGCTTCGCCTTGAACCTGCCAGACTTCTGGATTGAGTTGATAATCAACGCCTGGATTGCCGCCTGGCGGACTTGCGCCCACTCAACGCTGTCGAAGTCAACCTCATTGCTGCCCATGAGCGTCTGCGGTATCACCAGCTCATCGAAGTCGTAGATTGCCCTCAAGTAGTCGGTGGAGTTGAAGATGGACAATTCAGACAACTTCATCTCGGCAATCTTGTTGCCCATGTTGTCTTTCTTGTAGTAGTCCACCTGGCCGCCGTTTCCATTCTCATCCACAGAGGAAGATCCCATGGTGAATGTGTAGTCATAGGAGTCCAGTTCAAAGTTCTCAGGATTCTCCACATTCTCCGCCCTATGCAGGTCAAATACGATTTCACCATTCTCCTCATCCACAGGCACCTCTTCTCCATCCTTGTACTCAGTCCCCTTTCTGGTGATCTTGTAGGTGATTGATGGCAACTTGGTGATGAACTTGTCGGAGACATCCAGATACTCCTTGAACTGATCGCTGAGTCCATTCAGATAATCGCCCGCATATCCATCAAGGTAGTTTGGATTGTTTGGCTTGACGCCTGTGCTGTCAACGCCATCGTCAGTAGCCTCTTCAACGATGTCCTTGAGATCATCGAACGAGAACTTATTGCCCATCACAAGAGGATCCAATGTGCAGATTGGCTGCTTGGCGTCTTCGTTGTAGAACTTGCGGAGGTTGCCCATCGTCTTGATGGACAATTCCTTCATCTTCTCCTGATTCTCGTCCAAGTCTCCGTCAGGCCAGGATTCACCATAGACCTCGTCGGTGAAGTCCCTTGGCGCGGCAAGCGATGGCAATTCATTGTTGCTCTCGCCCTTGTTGAAGCCAAGCATCGCAGCCGCGTAGGCGGAGAACAATGTCGCCGCCTGATACTCGGTGTCGTTCTGATGATCCTCCTTCGCAGTCTCATACTCCACATCGGAGCCAGCCACGAAGCCATGGTCTGGATTCAGAACCTTCTGTGGATCCTGAAGGTTGGAGAAGCAGTAGATGTACTCGGAGTTGTTGTTGATGATGGTGTCGATGAACGTTGTCAGACCCTTCTCGTTGCGTCCATTTGGATCAAGAGAGCCAACCCAAGTCTCAACAGGGGTGAAGTCAATCTTACCATCCTCAGTGGAGACGAACGCCTTGAACACAACAACGCACACATCGTTGCAGACGAATGGCTTGAACTTGCCATCAACAAGGTTTCCATTGGAGAGGCATGACTGCGCAATCGTCGCGGCCTGCTCTGAAAGGGATGCCTGGAACACGCCCTGCCCCTTGAGCAACTGGGTGTGGAGATCGTCAGCAACGAACTTAGTTGGCTTGTACTCCGCTGCGGAAGCAGCTCCTGCTGGGAACTCAATCGTCCTCAAAGAACGCACCGGCTGATAGAGTTCATCCACATCAGACTCAAGCCCCGTTATGTTCTTCTGGAACCATGCAGTGTTGCAGAGGGTGGTTATCACAGGCACAATGCCAATGCAATACCTTGAATCGCGGTTGCTCTGCTTGTCTGCAATCTCGGGGGCGCGAGTGTACACAGCCCTTGTCTTGTCAACGAGATAGATGACGTTGGAGCCTGGAGCGGATTCACCTGTCTCATACTCCTCAACCAAATCCTTGGAAATGAAGTCCTGTCCAGTAGGAGCAATCAACTGAAGACTGTTTACGCCAAGATCCTTGAGTCCACGGTAGTTCTTGTAGAAACGCCCAAGTGGATGTCCAGGAAGCTCGTCCTCAGCATCTCTGTACTTCTTCACTGGCTCTCCAAGTTCATTGGTCGTCCAAGAATAATACAACCCCTCCTCTTCATCAAGTTCATACAAATCGCGTGGAGAACTGATTGTGTATTTCGCCGCAGCATAGATGCCAGCGATGTCGTTTGAATAGGGAATCTTCGCAGCATAGAGAAAGCCCTGTTGATTCAAGACCTCCATGCCAGCATTGTAGAAGTATTCCTCGGCCTCATTGGTTGGCGCACCGAAGTTCAGAAGCCAACTTGAGCGGTTCGTGATGTGAATAGGCTCAAGGTCTTCGCCCTTCTGAGCAAAACCAGTGACGAGGCAGTTGGTTCCCAGATTGGTGGTCGTATAACCAGACAAGTCATGTTCGATTATCTCAACCCCAGGGCTGGAAATTGTACGATTTGCCATTTTTTACCTCTTTTTTGTTAGTTATAGTTGTTTGACTACTCTATAATGAACACTAGTCCAAAACTTTGTAGTTCATCTATATTTACACAAACCGAAATGAAAACCAAACCCCTATTCTGTTTTTTGATGTATAATTGTAAATAGAAACGAGGTTGAAAGAAATCGTTACTTTCAATCAACCTCTAATCACATCCAATAAGGAGACTATTGAACATGACTA